GTAGAGGTTACTGACATTGCACGCCTAGCCAAATGGGCAAAAAGAGCCCCCTCCGAACGACTTGCAAACACAATCCTTTCAGCGCTACGGCTTAGGATCGAACGGGATTAGGCTCTCCTCCTAAAGATTGGGCTTGCCTTACCGTACCCTAAGGATTACACTGCTTGAAATGTGAGAGTTAGTCGGTAGCAGCATGGGTTCGATTCCCTAACTTACAACTAGACAGCTCCAGTAGGCCCACCTCCCCCCCAGGCCTATTGGAGCTGTCCCTATTTACAGCCTAGAGGTAGCGTGGCAGTTTTAACCGTACGAAATGCCGATGGGGAAACTCTGTTTGTCATCGAGCAGATGGAGGGGCATTCTCGAATGGTAGAAACCAAGCCCAAGTTCTCGGCTACAGTCGAACGCTGGTTAAGCCAAGGCTTGTTCGAGTGGGTTGATGAGGGGAGCGAGGTGGGGTCCGCACCAAGGATAACTCCAGCCACCTCCCCCGACTTCCTACCCCGAATTCAAGGTAGCTTGCAATCTCAATTCAAGAGCCTTCAGATCGAAGTAACATGAGCCGGTCAAGGCGACGTCCAGCTAAGACAGGGTACCAGTGCCTTTGTTACTGGTGTGCCCCAGCGAGCAAATCGGAACCCGTACCCATCCGAGACCTACGGAAACTGGAAGATATAGGTCTTCTCGTGCTCGAAGCTACAGAGGACCACTCATTTTGGGAGCGGGCCGACCTAGAAGAATTTGACGCTGAGCGAGCCTATGATGAGTCTTTACTCTCTGAGTATCAAGAGGGTGATGAGCCATGCGACTAACGGAGCTAGAGGCTAACTTTGTACAGGTGACAACAGATGGATTTAGGGTGGTAGGTACCTTTGAGGCATCGCAAGGAGTCGTCTTCGATTGCCCTTGCACCAAGCACTCCATACTGATCTGGTTCCGAGACCATGGGGTCCAAGATACAGCAGTTTTGGGAGCCAAGCAGTGGGAGGTAGCAGGTACTACGTTGGAGAGTCTCTCCCTGTCTCCGAGCATTAGCTTGGATTGCTGGCATGGCTATGTGACCCGTGGGGAAGTTACCACGATATAGAAGAAGGGGCTTAGAGTACGACTCTAAGCCCCTTCTTCACGCTCTAGTAAAGCTCAACCAAACGACTTGCGAGCTTTGGTTTCGTTATCGAAGAGACGGCAACCCCAGTAGGTTAAGGTACTCTCCTCAAAGGTACTGTTGCCCTTGAAGATAGCAATACAGGCGTCACGAAAGGTCGATGCCTCAACCTCCCCATGAAAGATGGCTGGACTACTTTCACCTGTAGCTCGAAATCCTTCTTGCCATACTTGGAACAACACTCTAGTTTTCCTCCTTTTTAGGGTCTGCTGTACCACCTGCGTCTACGATGTCCTGGATGGTTTTGTCTAGAGCCTTACCCTCGGGAAGCTGAGGATGACGAGCTGCTGCTACCCCATGCCCTTCTTTCTTTTCTTGCTGAGCAAGAGAGGTGGCCCAAGACTCCTCAGCCTCCACCTCAGCCTCCCTGAACACAAAGGTGCCGGACCAGGGGTCCTCCCAAAGCTCAGTCAACTTCTTCATTTCAATCTCAATTTCTTCAGGAGTTTGAGATGAAGGTACGACGATAGCGCCATCTCGATCAAAAAAGGTATCGATGGGAAGGGCTGGGACTTGACTTGTGTCCCTGACTTTGTAGGGGGTATTACGCAAGTCTTGGTGGTAATGCGTAGGACTTCCTAGCCCCTCTCTCACTCGATAGACTTGAGCTATACCTAACTCACTACTATCAACATAGGGAGTTGGGTCTACCTTTGGGTAATCCTTGGGGGTATGGCGAATCGGGAACCAATTTCGGAGCCCTAGTGCATTCGTTAGACCCCAAGGATCCCCATGACTAAGCAACGCCTTGGCCCTTACAATTTGGAAGTGCAAGGGCCTATAGAGCTGTAGTGCTTTGATCTTAGCAGAGTTGATCTGTGGGCCCAGCACGTCCTCTTGAGAGAGAAAGTTGACCAAGGTGCGGAACACTCCTGGTTTTGTCTTGTTAACTGACGGTCCAAGCATTCTTAACCTGTACTTCTTTCATCTCTAGGGTCTGCTGTACCCTCTTTTGGGTCCTGAAATCGGCCTGACGTACTCATAGCTTTACTTGGATCTCTTTCATCTCGACTTTGCCAGCTAGCTGGACCCCATCGACTTCCAGAGTTAGGGAGTTCTCGTCAAGAGAAGAGAACTCCTCAAACCAACCTTGGCCAACTACGATTGCAAACTTCACTTGAGCAAGCTCAAAGATGAGGTCCCGAGCCGCCTTGACAGAGGCCTTCGTCTTGGTCTCAAGCCAAGCAAGGACTTCAGCCTCTGAAGGCTTCGAGTTCAAGTAGGCCTCAACCTCTTCAACGACTGGCTTCATGAGCAGTCCAGGCCCATTGAACTTGTTCGTAGAGGCTTGCTTCTTGTACTCCGTCATCGAGGGAAGCTTGGAGTACCCCTTAAGGGACACCTCAAGAGCCTTACCTACGTAGAAGTCAGTGCTCTCTGCCTGGACCATCTTTGGCGAGAACCCGCTGTAGTCCGTAAACCCTTGGTCCTTAAGCCACTCTGCGTCGGTAGCTCCATACGTCTCTTGGTAAGACTTGGACTCCTTCTTCGCAACCCGCTCATCCTTGTAGGCCTTGTACACCTTTTGAGCTGCCCGAGCCTTCTCCAGCTGGAACTGGGTGCGGAACAGGGTTGCAGCTGAAGCCGTCTTGCACATTTGACGGTTGATGACAGGAAGAGCCGTGAGGTTGATCGTCCCCTCTACGTAGTCCTTGCTTACGATCATCTTCGCAGGAAGAGCCGCAGCGGGTAGGACCTTGGATAGGGCGTTTGCCGTGGCCTTCGTTACACGGACAGGAAGTTGCTCCATGTTGACGAGACCATCGGCTACCACGTTACGATCCCGGTACTGGAAGGTAGAGAATTGATCTGGAATCTTACTTCCCTCTGGGAGCCTACCTGTCAAGTCTACCGTCCCCTCAAGCTTCAGCTTCATGCTGACGTTGGGACGGTCCTCATTGAAGGTGAGAGAGGAGATAGCGTACCCCTCTGGCTGCAAGGTCTGCGTGAACTTCAAAGGATTCTTCTTGGCCGTGATTGCAGACAACTCGGCTTGAAGCTCCTTCAGCTTGGCTGCGCTCTTTTCGGTAGCTAGCTTGCTGCTGATCTCAGCTACCTGCTTCTGCTCATCCTCGGTCAGAACACTCGCTGCGTCCACTCGCTTACGAGAGATGCAGCTAAACTTGAAGTCTGGGTGATCCAACAGAACGCGGTTAGCTTCATCGGATGAGAGTAGCTTCAGCAAGTCGAGGATTGTGTAAGCATCGTCGGCTGGGACCTTATTGGGGTCATAGCCCTTGCTAAAGCACAACTTAGGATTGAAAGCCGCAGCCTTCGTAGCATCCATGAACTCACTGTACTTCTGCTTACCAAAGCAGGAGGCAAAGTCTTCGATGAACTTTACGTCCCCCGTTGCCTTGAGGAGCGGAAAGATGACCTCTGGCTTCATCCGAACCGAGAACAAACTCATTGCCGCATAGAGTGGAGCAAAGGAGTTCTCAAGCTTGTGCTCAAGTCCATTGGGCTTAGGGGACAAGTACCAAAGATCTCCAGTGCCCTCAGTAACACGTACCTTATCGCCATCGATCGAGTAAGTTGTCAGGTCTCCACTCTCTTGGGACCAGACAAATCCTCCAATCGCATCCCCAGAGATGGACACCTCAACCTTGGAGGCTCCAAGAGGGCGCTTTGCCATCGAGGCTTCAAAGATAGGCTGGAACTTGTCGAAAGCGTTTGCGTGAATAAGGCTACCTCCTGCCTTTTCCGCCATGGCGGTAAGCAGGGGTCGATCTGCGTAGTAGCCGTACTCAATAATGGTTACTGATGCAACGCATTTGCCAGCTTGCTCAACGGCATTGAGCACATCTCCACGAGGAGAGCAATTATCATGGCCGTCAGATAAGAACAAGAGAGCGAACGTACTTTTGTTGATCTTGGAGACCCTCTTGGTCAGTGCTATAACCTCTTCCAAAGGGTCTTTGAACCCAGTGAGACCAACTGGCTTAAGCCAGCGGTCAATTGCTGTATTTACGTCTTTTAGATCGGCAAGGGTGGCAACAGGCTCGGCCTCCAGAATAACTCCAAACTCCTTGCGTCCAGAGAAGAATATGATCGAAATTGTATCCATCTCCCGGAGGAGTTTGGGGAGTTTCTTCTTAAGTTGCTCTCGGATCATCGGTAGATCGCTGGACATAGAGCCGGACACGTCACACACGAATATATAATTGGTTGGTTGTTCTACCCGTTGAACAGTTGGCTTCCTTGTGATCTCCTGGCGAACGAGGTACAGATTTGGACTGATCTTATGCGACGTAGTGCTCATCTTTGCGCTCTTTTCTTGACTCACGATTGATTTTTCGAGTGGCCACTCGTTTAGCAATAGTTTCTGTGGTTTGTTTTCGGCCCCTTTTGGCGGCATTCATCTTGGCTTTGGTCTCGTCCGACAGTATACGCCCTATTGCGGCAGCGGCTATCTTGGCTCTGGATTCAGGGGATAGGATTTTCCCCTTATTAGCTGCACTAATTTTGGCTTTTGCCTCCTCAGTATGCTTTTGACCAAGCTTGGAAGCTCTCATTTTCTCAATAGCTTCGGGGGTGTGTTTTGTACCCCTCTTCGCAGCGGCTGTTTTCTCAATCGCAGATGCAGACCGTTTTTTGCCTCGACGGGCAGCCGATGATCTTTCCACTTGATCTCTGGGTGCAATACGACCGGTGTTAGCATGACGAAGTTTTTCTCGTGTGGTCACGGATACCACGTGACCAAGAAGAGCGCCTGCAATCTTTTCTCTCGTCTCAGGGCTATGCTGATACCCAACTATGCCTACGCCCCCTTTCGTCAAGTTAGTCAGACGTGAGCGAGCGTCATTTTGATAGTGTGTGATCCAATACATCTCAGCATCCGCCCATCCTTCTCCTTCCCCTAATTCAATGATGGTTAGACAGGGTTCGACCCCAGCGTCCAGTAGTGACCTTTTCCAGTTACCGCAGTAAGTTTTATCCCGTCCGGACACAGCCTCAGTCAGGTGTTTTCGAAGGCGACGTCTGGGGTCAGCGAGGTGCGTTTTGCCAATGTACCTAACAACATCAGGCTCACGTGGGTCTGTGAGCTTATAGATAGCCCAAGGTTTTAGGCTATCGGGCTTCACAACCCACCAGAGGCCTTTAACTTCAACTCTAGTTGGTCTAGCCCATGTTCCAGTAAAAGACACAAGACCGCCGTGCGATCAACTGCCACCTCCATGGATCTCTTCGACATCTCAATTCTGACAGCTTCAACCCTAAGTGAGAGTGCTTCGGGCATCCGAAAGGTACGACTGATTCTGTTACTCATGTCTTACATGGCGTATAAGTAAGTTACTACAGTCAAGACTTCATCAGTGCTCAGCTGCGATATCCCAAGTGAGGCCACACCCTCTACACATAAGATTGCCACAAGGAATGCGCTTGCCAACGAATACACCGGACGCTGCTATCACGTAGCAGCAAATTCCCATTTTTCGATGGTCGCAATTCGGAGGTAGGGTGCGCGACTCTCGGGAGGGAGTAGGTATTAGATCGAGGTTACGTATCCCTTGTTTTGTCAATTGCAGGGGCATGTGTAAGTAGTCTCTTGTCACCCTTCGGTGGTCGATTCTTGGCAATCAAGTTAGCAACGTACTCTTCGTCTTCTTTACGGCATTCCTCACGCCATCGCATGTCTAGTAGGCGGAGAATATCGAGAATGCTCATATGGTCGGCCCAAGCTCTAGTGTAGTGGTCACTCATTCCAGCTCCGCAAGGAAGTCAGGTAACTCCTCGTCCAGTGGGCCTCCAGCATCCGAGTCTTCCCAGACAAGGTACTGAGGGTGCCACCCGTCATGTACCTCCCGGTGGCATCGACAACAAAGCAGCACACACTTATCCAACTCAGCTCGGATAGCCTCAAAGGAGGTCATCCGAGAGGAAATGTTGAACTCCTTCTCGTCTGGGTTCAGGTGGTGCAAGTCAAACGCAGACGGGCATTTGTCGTAGGCGCAAATCTCACACTTCCCACCCTTGTAAGCTATAATCTGGTCCCTAAGGGCCTTCCTAGCTTTCGTTACCCTCTGTCGACGTTCCCATCTCTTGTCATCTGGCATCTATAGGGTGGGTATGATAAGTAGATTACCGTACCCACCCCACTGACCTTAGAGATTTGCACTCACCAGAAGTTCGGTAACTAGCCCACGTTTCGTTCCGTCACTGTTGATGGAGCGCTTTGCCTCTACGGTATCCACTTGAAAGTCAGAGTACAACTCTCGAATTACGGGCATATCGGAGTTCGAGAGGAGTACTCTGACTCCTTCCCTCGCCAATCGACTGAACGTTGCAGCTAGTCGTCTGTGCTCGGAGAGGCCAAACCCCTCAGCGGTATACGCTGTAAAGTTAGAGGTCTCCGTCCTTGGGATGTACGGGGGGTCGAAGTAAACCAGGTCTCCTGCTTGGGCTTCTGCGGTTGCGAGATCAAAGTCCACGCACCTTACCCTCTCTTTCGCAAGGACCTTCGAGACGGCTCGTAGATTGAGAGCATCACAGATGGTAGGGTTTGCAGCCTTCCCAAAGGGGACGTTGAATCCACCACTCTTGTTTACTCGGTAAAGACCGTTGAACCCGGTCTTATTCAAGTAGATGAACCGAGCCGCAATCTCAACCCCCTCCTGAGAGTAGTACAGGTCTGGGTCGCTAAGTAGCTCCTTACTTGGTTGCTTAGCTCTGACCTCAAGGAAGAATTCCTTGGTGTTTGGGTAGGTTGCTAGCAGCTCAATCAGTGTCGAAAGCTGAGTAGGCTCTCGAATAACGCTGTAAGTCAGAATCAGCTCTTTGTTTACGTCATTCAGCACAGCATCCGTGAACAACTTCCTGTTTGCAAGAGCAAAAAACAGGGCCCCACCTCCGACAAAAGGCTCGTAGTAGGTATTGATTGGACTAGAGATCTTGGTTAAAATCTTCGAGACAAGCTGTCTCTTACCCCCAGCCCATTTCACGAAGGGCTTGGCTACACTTAGATCCAGCTCCTTCGCGACCACCGTTAGGTCAACAACAGTCGAGTTGCAAACACAGCACTTGTCACCCTTGATCCATCGTCCGGTTCCGCATTGAGGGCAGCACATGGAACTCACTGTCCAACCTCGGCATCCTCAAATAGCGTTTGTCGAATCGCCAGACAGAACTCGTTTCCACCTAGGCGGACAACCAGTCCAGCCCCCTCGTTGAACCCCTTCTCTTGAACGGTCTCCACGAGCAAAGGCAGATCGTTCTCCTTGGCGTAACCAGTCAATGCGAGCTTAACCACATCCTCGAAGTCTTCTTCATTCATTTGGGTTTTTCACATATCTCAGCGCTTCCTCCTCCGCCTGAAGGCAGAAAGAAAACGCTCTCTTTGGTTGAGGGTTTACTTATACGTCTTGTATCTATGAGATGAAACTGATCGCTACCGTGCAGCTCTTGACCGATGAAGCCCAGAAGGAACGCCTTTTGGAGACACTTCGCCGTGCCAATGCAGCTTGCGACTGGATCGCCGAGAAAGCTTTTAAGCTTCGAACGGCTGACAAACTTAGGCTTCAGAAGCTCTTCTACCACGAGATCCGCAAGACATTCGATCTCAGCGCTCAACATGCCGTACGAGCTATCAGTAAAGTCTGCGAAGTCTACAAAAGAGATAAGGCCAAGCTTCCCAAGTTTAACCCGCTCGGGTCGTTCCCATATGACCAACGACTCTACACTTTCAAGAACGGTCTGGACCGACTCTCGATCTTGACCCTCAATGGTCGTATCACGGTTCCGTGTGCCATCGGGTCCTACCATCGTGCTCGTCTTGAAGGCGTTAGAGGACAAGCTGATCTCGTTTACCGCAGGGGTAAGCTTTACCTCTTTGTGACCGTAGATGTTCCAGACGGCTCCCCTATTGACCCAGAGGGTTGGCTCGGGGTCGACCTTGGGATCCGCAATCTTGCGGTGGACTCCGATGCCGAGTTTCATTCTGGGGCAGAAGTTGAAGCTGCCCGCCAGAGGTACTCTTCGCATCGGCAAAGACTTCAAGCTTGCGGAACCAAGAGCGCTAAACGACGACTCAAGAAAATCTCGGGTAAGGAGGCCAGATTTCGATCCATCGAGAATCATCGCATCAGTAAATGCATCGTAACGAAGGCTAGAGACACCGGACGCGGAATTGCTCTTGAGAACCTCAAGGGAATTCGCGTCCGGGTAACGGTTAGGAAAAGCCAACGAGCGAAGCATGCTGGATGGGCATTTTACCAGCTGCGAGGGTTCATCACTTACAAGGCGCTGCTTGCAGGCGTGAGTGTGCGGTTGGTGAACGCAGCCTACACGAGTCAGAGTTGTCCAGAATGTGGAACAATCGACAAGAGGAACCGGAAGACGCAATCCGAGTTTCTCTGTGTGGGTTGTGGGTTTGAGGGACATGCCGATCATGTAGGAGCGAGAAATATTTCTTCAAGGGCTGCTGTAAACCAGCCTATTGTAGCGAACGATGATGGGGTTGTGAGCCCCGGAGTTCAGTTACAAAAGTTTGTGGCGTAAAGCACAAAGCCTCTCCCTTTTAGGACGAGGTAGTTTACATTGGTTTCATATAGGGTGGAGTAGGCAGAAGAGGCAACTGAGGCGATGCGTGATTCATCTCCCAATTATCCAGTACTTGGCGAAAGGTTGTGTAAGGATTTAGGACAGGAAGAGGCATGTTAAAGCCAGCAGCTTTGGTGTGTCCTCCGCCTCCATGGTCCTTACAGAAGGTGCCACAATCGAACGACCTTCCTGTCCTGGTGGAGAAGTAGATCTTGGGCATGTTGTCCTCTACCTCGTAACCAAAGGCAACTACAAGATCAGCCTCTTCTCGTAGTAGCTCTGCGGCATCGTTTACCGCACCTACGTTACTGAGCATTACAACCCGAGTCCCAGCTAAGCTCTTAAACTTGAAGGACTTAGCCACTGCCTTTTGGGTTGACTTCGTATGCTTTGCGATCAGTAGCTCCCCTATCTCCATACGAGGTAGCCATCGACTCTGGTTGGAGTTTAGGAATGGGCAGGTATCCGCCAGTAAGGTCTCAATGGGGAAGAACCTTAACATCTCAGCTTGAACACAGGCTCTGTGCCAATCTGGACTGTCCTTTTGCCAGGTATCTCGAACCCCAGCGAGCGTTGCGAAGTCCTTAGCTATCTGGTATTCCTTTAGTGGGGGCTTAGGAATTAGGTAGCTAGGACTCTTTAGTGGCGCCCAAACATGGTTGAAAGCCAGGACGGCCCCACACACCCCAGGGTCCTGTACCTCATCCCCAAACCTACCGTTATCCCCAAAGGCCTCTACGATAGCCCTTGCGGTCTTGTGGTGGTCAAGAATCATAGCTCCAGCTTCTACGAACTGCTGAGCTTGGGTCTCATGGGGAGCAAAGTCGACAAACAGCACCCCTTCAGATACGGGTAGACTCTTGTGCTCCAGTGTTTGGTGCTGTACGAATACTATCTTCGCCTCAGGTAGTACGTCATGGAGTAGGATTGCCGAGGCTATACCATCTGGGCAATTAGCATGCGTGACAATCGTATGTACGGCCCTTAGCCGATCCGTCGTAATCAAGAGTCCACCTTTTCAGCGGCCTCAAAAAGAAGCCTCTTATCTCGGATCATGTCGATCAGCACATTTCTAAGTACCTGAGAGACAACACGACTCCTCAACGTGGTCGTCGCTAGGTACCACTTAGACAGCTCGGCTAAGGTCTCAATCTTCTCCAACTCTAGGATGAGTTGCTTTTGGATGTCGTACTCTTGGTACTCCTTTGGAGGCTGAGTGAAGGCATCCGAAGCTACACCCCTATTCTCAGGCGGTACCTCCTCGAACTTGAGCCCAAGCTCCGTAACGTCTTTCGACGCCTTAAGTGCTTTCTCAAACACGTCCCGGCACTCTACGACACGAGCGGGGTCAAGAGAAAAGGTTGCATCCATGAGCCCTCGAAACGCGTCGAAGGTCACCATAAATGCTGTGAATTGAGCTTGAGTTTTTAGGCTTGGCATTTGAGACTTGAGCGCCTCAGCCATCATACGTCCGACATCTTGACTCATTGGGTTCCTCTACTATGAAGGCTTATGCCTTGGAATCTTCGCAGCTAGTTGACTCTTGTACTTACTAGCAATCTGGTCTGGGTTTGACGCCCCCGCAGCTTGAGCGTAAATGCGCATCATACCACGAAGTAGGTCGAGTGCAGTGGCTGGGTTCTCTAGTATGCGCAGACACGGTCGACAGTAGTGGTACACCACTTGAGGGGTCTTCTCCCCCATTTTTAGCAACTGGGCTCGGTCTGCCTTCGTAGTAGGGATGGCCTTACAGGAACTCTCATCTCTACGTCGAGCGCATATGGCGCATGTAACTTTCACAGCAGCTAGCCTTTCTCTACGTACTCTTGGTAGATTAGCCGATCTAGATTAGCTAGCTCAAGACCTTCTTCGCACACTTGAGCCCCAAGCAAAACAGCAGCCCCAATAGGCATAGTCATGAATTGCAGCTTGTGTTGACGGAGTTCAGTCTCCTGTTGAGCGTTAAAGGCATCTACCACTTCCTCCCTCGATACGATTTGGGTCATGACTCCAAGTCGATGAGGGTGGCAGTAGTAGGGGTCACTCGTAGCAAAGTAGGCTCTACAGACTAGCGGTCTGGCCTTGTATACAGAGCACTTGTTGTCCTCTAGGAGAGGGCATGGGATGTTGGAGAGTAGCCACACCTCGAAGCTTGTACCATACTGTTGATCCGATACCTTCTTGAGCTTCTCTTTCAGTCTAGTTGTCCACTTGTGGTTTTGAACTAGCCAGCGATAGATGAGAATCCCCTCGAAAATAGAGATCTGAATCGGATGGTGACAGCAGCTAGAGCAACCTACCGTGCAGGTCACTCGTGACCCGCTCTCTGTCATTTTTTGCCTGGTCTGCATCTCAAACTTCGAGGCAAGGTCAAGGCGTACGTTTTGAGTCGCCCCTACAGACCTACTCACAAGGATAGGGAGGTGCCGCTTCATTTATTCCTCACCGTCTCGGAAACGATCAAACCTGCTCTTGGTCACAATCTTGGGAATCCCTCTCTGAGTCTCAGCTTGCGTCTGAGGTAAGGTGCGACACTTAAGAGGTACCGTGAATCTAGCTCCAGTCCCATTATCACGTTGAGCTAAAAGTACTGTACCATAGGGTAGGGTAACCTTAGGGTTAACAAGGATACTACCCCCATCTAAGTCTGGAATGACTTGAACCCATTGCTCGTGAGGCTTTAGAGTCACGTTACTCGCTGGAATCTGAACCTGAGTGTATGGGCCCGCCTTCTTCTGTACCGAACCCAAAAGCACATACCACTCCGATAGCGGGTGCGCGAAAGGCTTCAAATCAGGTTCGTCCAGAATTGTCATTCTCTCGTGAGTTGGACTTACCGCCTGACCGGTCCTAACGTTCGGGTTGTAGCTTGCGATCAACCACAACTGATTGTCTATTCGGTAGAGGTCTCCAACTCTCATCCTAAGGCCCCACCGTCAGAGATAGTTACCGATACCAAGTACTCAATTGGGCAATCCAAGTTTGCTACAAGGGACTTTACCTCGGGTACCTGGTCCTGTAGAAGGTCTGTCGTGGACTTTCGTGCTCTCTGTATAGCTAGAGGGAGAACCTTGTGAAGGTCGCTGAGCTTAAGGCTTGGGAGGGCGTTCTCAACCCAATCTTGTCTGGCCTGGTCCACAAAGGACTGCCCTACGATAAGCATGGGACCCCATATATCTGGGGCATCGTTTAGCTTTACCCGGTACACAAACTGTCTCATTTCAGCTTCTAGTAGCCTAAGTACCTGATTGTAAAGACCTAAGTTGACCATACTCATGCCTATGTATACACCAAAGGGGACAGGGTGCTGCAACCCTTGTCCCCTTTTTCGTGCTGTGGCCCCTTGCGACTAGATCTGAAACTTGTTCGTTGACTGTATTCCTGTAGTTGTCGCCACGATCTCGGATGCAATCTTAAGCCCCTCAGGCACCTCATCCAGCAAGCCACTCAGCGCAGCCATGGGGTCGTCATCATCTTGGACGGGTGGAGCAGCTACGGGTGGCTTCGGCAGGGGTGAAGTCATCTGAGAAGCTAGCCCAGTCATCTGGGGAGTTGCCCCTCTTACCTGAGAAGCAGCTTCAGTTACCTCCGAAGCTAGCCCTTTCATTAGCTTAGGCAGGGTAGGGGTTATCTGGGGAGCTAGCTTAGTTACCGGGGTTTGAGCTACCAGTGGAGCACTAGCTTTCTTCTTCTTAGCCCCCTTCTTTTTCGTAGCCTCATCCTTGGCTAGGAGCGCTGCTTTGATCGCCTTTAGCTCCCCCTTGTTGGCCAGGTAGTACTCGGCCCTTGACCCTGGGAGTCGGGTAAACAATTCTGGATGTGCTGCCAACGTGTAGCGAATATGAGCCAGTGGCTCTCCGCAATCAGGCAGCCACTTGTAGTCTACTAGTGCCGCATGACATTCCACCGGATTAAGGCTAGCCTCCGCTGTGGTGTGAGCCATAATGACTTGCAAGCTATCTAGGATGTCAGTAGGGGCTGCACTTAGAGCTAGCTTACCTAGCTCTGCTTTTACTTTGACAGGAGCCTCGACCTTAGGAGCCTCAACCTTAGGAGTCTCAACCTTAGGAAGAACCTCTACCTTGGGAGGAACCTCGGATTCCGTGGCCTTATGGGTTGGGATGGGGAGGGTACAAAGCAGGTCAGCTACTTGACTGACCTTGGCCATAACCTCAAAGGTGAAGTCAATCAGGTCCTGCTTTGATAGCTTGGATAGCTCGTCTTTACTTGTCATGTTTTCCTTCATACTTCTGTAAGTTGGTTACCAAGCTGGTAATTAGCCGAACCTGGTCGGGATCCTGATTCCCGTCCTTCAAACTCGTGTAATCACAACGTTTAATTTGAAAGCAGGTGGCAATTACCCCAGGACCTGCGCGTAACCCGTCGCACTCTTCGCAAAACGGGGTCCCGAAGTTCAACTTGAACCTTAGCTTAGCCCCCTCCAGCATCGCTTCTTTGTAGGCAACTTTCAGATCCAAGGCAGCTTGATACACCACCTCAGGGTCGCCCTGCTCAAATGCTTGCAACAACGTCTGAGCGGGGTCTACAGGTCGTTGTCCGGGAATTCCCGAAGTAGGTCTACCTCGGTTAGAATTCCCATTCGGCGAAGGGCTTGCTCGGCCTTCCCAAGGGTCATTGCCTCCTGAAGCCCTTGTAGTCTCGGATCCTGTAGGGCCTGAGCCCGTTGAATCACGGTGGACATCAACTGGGACCAATCTTGAGGGCCCTGTGGTCCCAATCGTTTCTGAGTTGGGAGGTCTATTCGAGTTGTCATTCATGATCCTCTTCTGAGTGACTATGATCGTAATCACTCCTTAGCTCAGTCTCCAGCTTCAAGCTATCTTCAAACGACAGAGAACTCAACTTGGAGAACAACCCCAAAGTCACAGCTCGCTGCTTGACGTGTTCCTTCTTGAGGGACGCAAGGTCTTCCGCAAAAGTAGAGATGAGCTTGATGGAGTCCTCAATCTGAGCAGCCTGTGCAGAGGAGGGCGTTACATTGGACAGAAGATGCTCTAGTTGAGTCTTTAGAGCCTCTAACCCACCCAGCGGGTTTCCCTTTGAGGAGTTGGACTTGGCGTTAAGCCCCTTCCCGATCAACCTCCGCTGATTTCTAGCGCTACTCATCTGTCGTTAAAGTTCCCACGAAAAATCGTGTAGAAGGGGAGACAGTCAGCGCTGTTGAACGCTTTCTGCTGTGCGTCGTCTTCTTGGACGGCTGGAAGAATGGGGATGTCCTTAAGTAGCTCTAGGATGTCCTCACATGTCGTCACTTTGACAAGGTCGGTTCTTGCCAAAGGGTTGTGCTCGATTGTGTAGACAATCTGCTCTTTGCTCATAGAGTCGAGTAGGCAGATTCCATTCTCTACCCAGCAGTTATTCGTGGTGTTCCCATCGCATAGCGTGGGTGGAGGCCCCTCACCTGTCTGGCAAGGATCACAATCGTTTGGATTACTCATTAGTAGGCAACTCCTCTGTAAGTGCTATGGGTAGTACCTACATTCTTGATAATCAAGGTGAAGTGCCCAGTCCAGCGGGGAGTTACGGCAAGTCGGCACTGGTCGGACGAGTCATCGTCTTTAACGACTAGGTTGTCGTTCTCATCAAAAATGAAGCAATCCAGGTCACTACGACCATTACCATTGATCTCGACAATGGTAGTCTCATCCCCGTTTAGGACTAGATCATACGTTTGTTGCATACCCCGACCAATAGTGTCACTGAAGGTCTTTCGACCTCCTCTTGGGTCGGCTCCAGCCCCAACTGTAAGGGTGGTCATCAGTAGTACGGTGAGAGTGAAAAGAAGGTTTCGCATTCGTATTTTCCCCTTAGGTGTTTTGCAGCCAGTCAATCCGAAATAGTTGAGTGCGGGAGCCAACGGCCACCCGACAAAGAAGTACACCGCATTTGCGTCTTAGCGCGTACTTTGGGAAGTAGCGCTCTACAATGAAAGGATCCTCATTGCTTTGCTCGATGAGCAAGGATAGGAGCTTGGAGAACTCCTCAATGGATTCAGTGAATACCGCCTGCTCAAAGTCTAGGTCACTCACATCCTCAGAATCCTCGTCGAGTTTGATCCCAAGGTCTTCTGGAGTGAGGAAGGGGGTAATCACTGTAGCACCTGTAAACTCTTCTTTGTCGTGTTACGCTTTTTTGGGGTCAGAGACTTGTCTGCGGCGTAACAGTAGGCACAACCTAGGTTGCAGGACTCATTGACTGTAAACGGGTCTACCGTCAAAACACAACCACAACCCTCGGAAGGAAGTGGTTGAGATCCGGTAAGCTCGAACTCAGCCGGAGGGACACACACTCCGGAAGCCAGGTTACTGTAAGTCTCCTGAGTTTGCAAGAGAAGATTGTCCTCATTGCACAGAAGGACCTTCACCCCTCTAGTTTGAGCCAGGTCAGCTAGTTGAATCAGCAACTCAAGGCGCTCCTGTTTGCTTCGAGTTTCGGGTACCAAGTCATTCGCCTGAAGGAAAGACACGTAGACTTGTCTTAGCTCTACCTTAGCTGCGGTGTCAAGGATGCGTTGGAACCTAGCAACTACATCCGATACCAGGGGTACCGGAGAGAACCTCCAGGTTACATTCTCTGGGCCGAAGGTCTCGACGGCTTGGGCAAGGAGGGCAACACCCTCAAGAAGGCTTGGAGCCCCCTTCTCGACCTCTTCCCAGCCCGTCAGAGTCATGTGGACCTTGACCTTGTAAGATTGGAGTAGCTTGGCATCCAGAATGAGATTGCTCGGGTCCTTGGTCCAGAACAAAAGCCCAAGGGTGTCTTCTGGTCGTAGCGACCAACGAGCTGGGATCCCTGAGGTTGGGTCAAAGGCTAGCATGTAACCTCTGGCTAGGTTTGCGAGGAACCAGGCCCACTTCCCACTCGGGATGTCGGTCCATCTTGACAAAGAGTAGGGGAACCCTGATGTTTTTCCGCTTCGCAGCATGTTCTACGGTACTACACCAAAAACAAGGAGATGGGTCACTTTTTTTGGTGTAGTACCTCGACATGAAACTAATCGTCACCCCAGAGAGTCTTGCTGTCCTCAACGCCCTTCGTGATCTTGTGGCTGAGAACGCAAAAACCAAGGGATTCCGAGACCAACTACGAGGGGACCTAACCGATGCTCAGTGGGCTGGACCTGTTGGGCAAACTCTTCGTGCTGCGGTCTACACTGCGAATCAACATGGAGAGTCTTCTGAGTTCTGGGAGGCGTTTCGAGCAGGGAAGCTCTACACCCCCTGCGATAAGTCTGAGAAGATGGAAGCTCTTGGGCTTCCAAGTCTTAACAACGCTGAGGAAGAGATTGCAGATGAGATCATTCGTGCCCTTGATAAGGCTGAGGCTCATGGTGTAAATGTAGCGAAGGCAGTTGCCGTCAAGTTCCAATACAACGCTACACGCCCAGCTCTTCATGGAGGGAAGAAGGCTTGAACACCCCTCTTAAAATCATCGTGGTTCCGTCATGGGCCATGCCAGAACTGGAACGCCGAGAAGGGTTTGCTGTCATTCTCGGGGATTGTGTTATGCCTGGACACATTCTTGCACGAGCAGAAACCGTAGAAGAGGCTGACGAGAAAGGCCAGTGGTGGGCTAACCACTACAAGTTGCCTGTATACCTGTACGACATGGAAGCGGCTCGACGTAAAAGTGATATCCAGGCCGATGCTGTTCTGGGGCGAATCATTCCAGGTGGGGCAAGTAAGTCGTGAAAACATCTAAGGAAGTACTGGACATTCTCCGCTCTATCAAGGATGTTCGTCTTGATGGGGAGGGGGAGCTTGAAGTCAAGTTTGAGGGGGACTGGGAAGCCAACTCTGGCTACAACCATAACAGTTTTACAGAGCAACTGCTTCTTCTCATTGAAGACACGCTCAAAGGGGACGTTGAGTGACTCTTAGCCCAGAGATTGTACGCCAGATAAGCGACCACACCATGGTACTAGGGGCAGATGAGTGCGGCTTTGGGTCGTATGCCGGGCCCCTTGTTGTGTGTGCAGTAGCGGTACCCACAAGTTGGATTCCACCGGTAGGCCTCAACGACTCTAAGAAGTTGAGTAAGTCGAAGCACAAGCACTTCTACACGTACCTTGTAGACACCCTTAAGGTGCCATTCAAAGTCGAAATGGCTCAAGCTGAGGAGATTGACCAAGTAGGAGTAGCGGTTGCTCTGCGACGCTGCTACCAAGCTGTAGTGAGTGAGCTACAACGGAGCCATCCTCAAGCACTTGTGATCATTGACGGGCAGAACCAAATGCTAACCAGCTTCCACATCGCTCTCCCAAAGGCTGACGGACTAATCCACGCAGTCATGGCAGCAAGTGTCATCGGTAAGTACCTACACGACCAACACATGCTGGAGTTGGATACCAAGTACCCAGGATATGGTTTTGCTACGAACGTAGGCTATGGGACTGCGAAACACGAACAAGCTATACGCGAACTAGGGATTTCCCCAGCCCATCGTAAGAGCTACATCCCCAAGAGGTTGTCGTCATGATTGGTGGGTTCGACGTAGAACTTCTTGGAGCTAGGAACCCCTACGATCTAGTAGAGGCTTTGAACTACATAGTCAGGAAGTGGCCCAACGCAAGTGTAGTCTCTTGTGCTCCATATGAAGGCCACCTTAGGGCCTTGACCACAATTCAGTCTGCGATACCACGTAAACTTTGGGACGTTACCGAGCTATTTGTCTACAAGGACGAAGATGCGTTCCGTAGTTGGGAGAAAGATGGCCTCACCGACACGAACTACGACGATCTTATCACCATCACTCTAAGCCCAGAGGGGGTATTTTTTGTCGTAGGCGATAAGGAGTCTGCCTCAAAAGCCATCGTGGATGGTGCGATAAGGGAGATTAAGTACTATCGAAACAGCCGTTGTACTCGATGCTCAGGCTCAGGGTATGAACCTCAGCCCGCAGACTCTATGGAGTGCTCACTCTGTTGGGGGCATGGTAGTAGCGAATGGGACGACTACTAGCGGCGGTTCAAGTAGTCGAGAGTGTCCTCTGTAGTCTTCACTACGCCCTCACAGGACTGGTGAGCTTCCTCCAACTGGTCGACGATCCACTCTAGGGAGGGCTCTATTCGTAGAGCCCTGGAGAACTGAACTGCCTTTCGCAGTCGGGCCTCAGCCTCCTTCATCTCCTCCAACATGGCGAGGGCACTCCGAACCACATGAGGTTCCATGGAGGTCTTTGCCGTCTTGGTGCGAGCTGAGGCTCTATGAAGATCCCCGTAGAGCCGTTCTACTGCCTTCTTTAGCCCTGCGGCTGAAAACGCACTAGGGTTGCCTTCCCCATTGTCGATAGCCTTTTCGACCTCTTTGAAGCTTTTAGCTAAAGCGCTAGCGTCATCAGAGTCTAACTTACCGCTCTTGTGCGCAGCAACTGCTAGGTCAATGACATCGGAAGCGGCCTTTTCGATCTTACCGTAAAGGGCCTCCACCTTGTCATCATTCGCTGCATGAATCTGCTTTGTCAGACGCACGACAGTTTGGTAGAGCTTCTCGACCTTGTTGAAGCTCAAGGGGTCTTTCGAGGCCTCCAAGAACCTTGTCAGCACCTTAGTTGTAAGTTCGCTACTCATTGTGAGTACTCAGACGTACTTAGCAATATCTTGCCAGATTTCAAGGTCTTTTCGAGCCTCACCAATATCCTCTTCGGACATTTCGACCTTCACTCCATTCATGGAGAGACCACTGTCTCCACTGATTCGACGCATAAGGTACTTTATCTTGATCGGAACCACCTTCTTGAGGATGCTCAGATCAGAGTCTGGAAATGCTTTGACGAACTCTAGCATCTCCTCGTCCTTTGTGTACTGACCTACCCCTGTCCATTGAACATGCTCCTTGGAGTCAAGGTACATAGCTCCGCCCCATGGCATGTAGGTAGACTTCTTAGGTGCGTTCCAACGAAGCCGTTTCGGGTCTTCCGTTTGAGACACGAACCTAGCTCCCTTAGAAGAGCTAAATTCAAGCCAGTACCGGATTCGGCATCGAGCCCTCGCCCCATAGGGGTAGTCCTCCACGAGGTAAGCGGAGTTCTCATCCTTATGTCCGTAGAGGGGTTTTCCGAATGCGTTGGCTTGAACGATTCGAGCCGTAACCGCTGCAACCACGTTGCGGGTAATCAACGCATCCTGAAACTCCCGAACCAGATTACTCATTGAAGTACCTTTCAATTCTACGTTGCAGTCGATTTCGACCTATTTACTCCATACTCCAGAACCAGCTCTTGCGATTTGAGCTGTACTTAGCCTTCCCCACCCCCATTTTGGACCAGAGGCGAAGACAAGCAAGCTCAGAACCAAAGGCGTACAACGTCCCGCCTACGTCTTCGACCTGTACGGGCTCACCAGCCAACCGAGACCACTCCCTGGTTGCACGTTCTTCGAGGCGATGAGTACGGTTGTGTTCTTCGTCTCTATTAGCTGTTCGATCGTAGTTGTGTGTCATGTTGTTACTCGCAAAATCGAAGGTTGGGGCCAGGCTTGGCCAGACAAGAAAGTTGGATGGGTCGAGGCTCAGTCTCTCCATCCCACAAAACGTTTACCAAAGTGGTCCCGGCTCGAAGGGCTACAATCGTTCCTCGTTTGTGCCACATGGGATCGGTAGCTCCAACACAGAGTTGCTTGAGAAAGTAGCGGGTGTAGGAGACTTTATCACCTACCGCTGCCCCCTCAAGAGGACCTGGGGCCTTGGTGGTGCGGAAGTACACGTCAAGGTTCTGCTGAGCAAGACTCTTTTTCATGCTTCATCCTACGTAAGCCATGGGAGATCCTTAACCCAGCCGCGAAGTTTTTTCATGCCGCACGACGTTGTCGCAGTAGTTTTACGTACTCATCCCTTGCCGTTGTCCGCCACTTGAGGCGCCAAGATGTACGATCGGTCTCCTCCTCCTCCTCCAACTCGATCTGCTTTCGGTTCTGCTTTCTGTTTGTCTTTTGTGGGATCCCGTCTCCCCCTCTAAACGTATCACCACCACTATAGATAACAGGTGAGGGTACCAAGGTACCGGTACCGGCACTTTGAGCAGACCCAGTGATCGAAACTACAACAATCGACCCAATCGACCCAGTTGCTATGGCATCTACTGCATCTCCAACTGCGCTTCCAGCGCAAGTGGTTAGCGTGACATCCCCAATAGAACCTACCCCGACTGCATCTCCAACTGCGCTTCCAGCGCAAGTGGTTAGCGTGACATCCCCAATAGAACCTGCATCTCCAACTGCGGGGGACATTCCGGCAGATGCTGCATTAATAGGCGTGAACGGGGGAGCTAACCCATCAAGCGCAATGTTTATAGGGTCCGCCATGAATTTAGGTCCTTGTGACCGTGACGGACCCTAAGGCTTGAACGATGGTTTGAGATATACCAGCTCCAGCGCTTCGTGTGTTATTGGTGACAACGAGCGGTTTGGTCGGGTCAAGTCCAGCGAGGCGGTATAGGGTCAACAACATCTCGTTTTGAGTCATATCGAGTCCAGAACCGCTCTGCACCTTGTCAATGATGTTAGACACGAGTGTTTCGGTGTGGACGTTGAACGCGCCCACAGTCGGCACGAATATCGAGCCACCTCCGCGAGGGAAGATGTTTCCACTTAGTGCCAGTTTGTGGCTGTACTCAGCAGGTCGAAGTCTCCACCCGTTTTCAAGGAAGAATGTTGATCCGAGGGACTGTGTACCAATCGTTGGGTCACCTCCAACCACGGAGAATGCTTGTGGGTGACCAAGGCGAGAAGGGTTCGTACGTAGCCAGTCCTTCCACTCGCTGTAGATCTCTAGAACGCTAAGAACATTCTGGGCTGGACTGCCAACGTTGATCTCAACGATTAGAAGCGCGATTGGATCGAATGTGACTATGTTGGCCATAGGTCAAGGATTATAGAAATTGAGGTCCAGTCGCTGGACTGGGTTGAAGTTCTGATCGTTTGCGAAGGTCTGTGCATAGAAGTCGGCTGGCTGATAGGCCACTGGAGAGTAGTTATGTACCCGTATGTCCAGGGATGTGTTAGGTGGAACTAGTAGTGTGTGGGATGACCCAGTGCTGGTTTCTGTCCCATCCACCTCGGTATTTGTTCCAGCAAGGTAGGCACGCACCTCAGACCCAGCTGCGATCGGGGCTACCGTGATGGCAACGGAGTCCATCTGATACTGCGCTGCCCTAGCCGTAGCGTCAGCAAAGGTGTAGAATAGTAGAGATTTGATTGCAGCTGCGTTGGCCGTAGTTGTCTTGACCCTAACCTTGATAAAAAACCCTATCGAAGCGTCTATACCTGTCTCGGATGGGAGATGGAAAAATCGCAGCGTGCCAGATACTGTGGCGGTATTTGCAATATCCACCGTCACATTGGTCCCGCTGTCGACTGTAACCACTTTTGCGTTCGGAGCTATGCCAGTTCCTCGCACGTAATCACCTGGCTCCACGCCTGTGGTAGAGGTCATCGTCACAGTGGTTGAGGCGGACGAACCTCCAGCACCTGCTCTCGTATAGTGCAGGTTGTGAAACGTGCCGTACCCAGATCCGTCATTCTTGTCTAGCGAGTACGTAATGTCATAGTTATTGATTGTGCCGCCAGCCATAAGTGCCTCGGCAATCGGAAACCTAGCATGCCCGCGAATCGCCTCTCTAGTCGAGTACGTAACAGGGGGGTTGAATGTCACTTGATCACCAACGTTTGGCATGAAGAGGCTACCTGTACTTGTGAATGCTGCAACCCCCGCATCAATCGTGTAGGCTACCACGTCTGGGCTCGCCTCGTTCATTTGGATCGCCACCCGGCCGACAAGTGGATCGAATGACAATGTACCACTTGTCGCTCCGCTGTTTACCCCTACGATCGTGAATGTGTTCGAGGTGAGCACGGTCACTGTGTACTGGCCCAACGGAAGTGGGGTCGTCGAACTCGACGTTGTGACGACGATGAATAGGCCTGTGCGAAGCCGATGATCGTTAGCCGTAACCGTCACGGTCGTAGACGATCTTGTCCACGACTGTGCATTCGTGTTCTGCGATACGTCAGCTACATATCCGTCAAGCCACGTTGTCCCATACACCGAGGTCTGTGCAGTAAGGAGTGGGGTTCCAGTTACACCACGATGACGCCCATTCAACTGAGGCGCAAGGAACGCGTTCACGTATTCAGAAAATACTGACTCAAGCCGGATACTCTTTGAACTATTATCGGCCGTGTAAAGGTTTGTTCGAGTGTGGGGTGTATAAACTCGCTGAATTGCTACGTCATTCGCCGCAGCTCCTGCGGCTAGCACAAACACGTTAGCGCTCATGGTTGGGTAGTACGATATCGTACCAGAGGCACCACCAGCGCTCAGGCATGCGAACGTAAATACATCGGCAGATACCACAGTAGCGACGGTCTTTGCGCCAACAACGATGGCTGCGATGTCGCTTGACACTGGCACATACACAATATCGTTAACTTTGAGCCCATGTGCAACCTTCGTGACCGTGGCCGTTGTGGTGGTTCGTGTCCAGGCCACAAGGTCTTGGCGTGTGGCCCCTAAAGATAGAGGGCTAGCGTAGGTGCCTATATTCCTAAGCTTAATCTTTGTGCAACCAGCCGCCACAATATTGAGTATGCCGCTGTAGGGTTGCACTAACGTGAGCCCACCGAATGTGAGCCCGTCCATCACCACACGCAGACAGTTGACTCCCATGTCGAATATATACATAGGGATTGTGGTGTTCGTCGTTGTTGCCTGATGATCTGCGTATACGGTGTTTGTGTATGTAACATCGGTACATGTAGTGAGGAAGATGCGTCCACCCCCGGTGAGTGTTGTGTTCGTCCACGAACAACTCGACCCTCGCACAAGATTCTTAGAGCCAGTAGTGGCGTTACCTCTTGCACCACCTATCATGTGCATGCGCTCGTTAGTGCATACAAACCCAAAAATATCAGTTTGGGACGTAGTGTAGTTTCCAGATGAGGCCATCAGTGCGCGAGTGAACGTACAATTAGACATTGTACCACCTGCGAAATTTAGGCTCATTAGCAATCCGAAGTTCGTAGTCTGAGCCTCCTGTCCTACTCCAACGTGGGACCACGCAATAGCTGTTGCACACTCGGTTAGAGTTAAGTTCGAGAACGTCGCAACGTTCGTAAGTGCTACCGAGTAAGGTTGATTGAGATTCAAGTACCAATTGAAACATGCGTTCTGGATGTCGAGCACACCTCCGCCCGTTGTCGCAAACTCCATTCTCGTTGCTAGCGTCGCGTTAGGTAGTACGTTGACTGTTGGACCTGCTGCTGTACAGCACATGAAGAAAATACTAGGGATTCGGATCTTTCGCCCGCTTCCAGGAATGAACCCCCCAGTACTATTTGTACCATCATGCCCAAATCTCAACAGCCCTGCTGTTGAGATCCAGCACCACCTCCCTCGCACCTCATCTGTCGCGATGTTTGCCAGCAGCGCAGTTGTCGACCCTGCACATGGGTAAAATTCATATAAGTTTGAGGCTACCGCAGTCTCGACCCATACCCCAGGCAGATATACTAGGGCACCATTACTAGGAATCTGGTATGTCGTCGCTCTCGTACCATCTGTGGTGCCAAGGTCGAACCAATCGCCACGAACCTTGAAGGTCCCGAGTCGGTTACAGGTCATCGTAAGCGCATCTACGCCCACGATCTCCAGCCACCCAGCACGATCCGCTGCTGTGGCTGTCGCACTAATACCTGTCAACGCACCAGTGGAATAGGCGACGCTATTCCACTGGCGAATCTTGATAAATCCAGAGGCTGGCATAGATGCCGCAACAGCTGTCGGAGCAGACGCAAGAGTCGCGTACACCCCGATCAACTTACCGCTTGCGCTGCCACGAGTGATGGTCGTGTCATACGCAGGCACAACCCCAGTCCCTGTGTTGTATGGGATGATTCGTACAAGGGTCGAGTTGAATTCTACAGTACCCCCTAGTGTGGCCGACAGGGTTAGGTTACCCATGGCCGCACTAGTGTTCTGATTCTTTCCGTATCGCGTGTCCTGATCAACGGTGAGGTACCCACCGTTGATGTTGTACGTATCGCTCCCAACCTTGGTAGCAAGCGTATCAATGTTGACAGGCGTCGTGATTGTATAAGTCGCCATTCAACGCTCTTGTTACTATGGATTGCTGAAGTTACGCTCGATGTTAGCCGTTACTGGAATAGTCTTAGCAATTGCGCTTTGTATAGTCTGGACAGTGCTCTGTGCAAACTGCGCAGTTGATTGACCAATCGCTCTCGCAACCACGTCTGCATCGGTGGCTCCAGTCCGCCCCCCTTGAACATTGTTCGAGTAGTCAAACGTAAATGAGAAGTCGGCAGTAGTAAGTCCAGTCACATCTGCCCCAGAATCACTCTTCACAATGATCGCATCTGGGGTATCGATGCAGTTCTGGTCAATCAGCTTGGAACCAGAGGCTACAGTCGCGATCGTGGCACCATCCCACCGAGTAACGTTCCAGCTTGAGGTGCTCGTAAGAGCCGTCACCTGATAGATACCATTCATCGCGTGGCCTAGACTGATATACACCCGAATGTATGCTCCGACGCCCCTATTCAACGACGCTGGAAGGTTAGCACCAGCACTAGTGAAAGTTCCAGTTGAACCAGATACAGCGTTGATCGCAAGGTCCGTGATGGTGTTCCGAATCGTACGATCAAAGAACAACGTATATGCCGCTACCGAATCGTCAATCAAGGTCTGGTTGAAGTCAAGCGTAACTGGCGTTCCGATCGGGTACCCACGAGAAGTACCAGTGTTGTCATACATGCTCGTAGAGTTCTTCGAGCCGCTTGCAAGTCCGGTGATGTAGACACCAGATCCCCCACCCTGTGGATTGCTCGGGAAGTTCCCGGCCAGATCAATACCCCCCTGATAGGAGTCTCCGATAAAGCGACCTAAGCCGTCGATCTCTCGACCGATCGCCGTAGAGGCGTCAGCGTCGATGTCAGTTGTCTTCCGTAGTTGTCGCTGTACCCACTCGTGAAGCTGTTGGGAGGTTCCTCCGTTTGCGTTCAGAGTGAACCCGAAGTTGAACGGGCCGCCTACGAGGACACCGCCCCCACCGAGAGACTGCGGGGTAGGGTGAATCGTGAGAGACATGCCAGTGTACGGACTACTGCCATCGATCGTTACGTCCGTCGCGTCAATTTTCTGGTCACCACCATTTGATAGCGGGAACGCAAAAAGGGCGTTGGCAAGGGCACTGAAACCACCCGAAGCCAGGTTGGCAGCGGCGTAGGTTTTACCCTTAGCGTCCGCGTCTCGCACTCGCAACCGAAGAGACAACGCTCCAGTATTGTCTGGACCGAGTTGCGCCGCAGCGTCGGCACCTACCGTGAACGGCGTACCAGACACTGTCAGTGTCAGTGCAGCTACCGAAGTGAGAGTCCATGCTCCATTGTTGCCTCCCACTGTGGCTACGCGAACTCTGACCTTACCTCCAACCTTGTACCCATCTGTGATAAAAGAGCCAGATGCACGAGTGATAGTACTAGTTGTAGCAAAGGTACATGTTGCAGGATTCCCGATCTCAGAGAAGCACTTGATTGCCTCATTGACTGGGCCCGTAAAGTCGAAGTCCACAGTGTCGTCAACCGTCGTGTCAGACCCGAACTGATAGTATGCTCTATCTCCTGTTGATGGCGTCGAATCCTCAAACGTACCTAGAGTCTTGATACCAGCGTAAGTCGCCAGAGTTACTCCGTTTGCGTCAAGTTCTGACCAGCCCATATTCCTAAGTAGCTTACGAGTTCGGATCGTTGCTGGGCTGGTCTTATCTGCCCAGTTCCAACCGTTGTTATTACCTGAGGCATCCTGCCCAATCAGGTACTTGCCTGCGAAAGCGTCGATACACAACATTGGAAACGGGGCGTTGGCAATCAGGAAGGCGTCGTTCTTCCAGTCAATCATCATCTTCGAGTAGACAGTTTGCCCGAGCACCCCTTCGAACCCAAGCCCATTCTGCTCAAGCAGGTACACGAGACGACCGGCAGTATCGTAGAAGATATTCGGACGATTACCAGTTGTACCTAAAAAGGTCGTCGATGCACTGCCCTCAGTTGAAGGGCTCGCTCCGCTGACCTTTGTAGCAATAATGCTGCTCGTCGTTGGTGCCCCGCCAGACTCCTTGTATAGCCCGTTGTTGACAGCGAGAGCGCGACCTCTAACTACAAAGTACTGCCCCGCTGCTATGGCTGGAAGCGTGGCAGCAGACGTGATCGTGGCCACTGCGCCAGCAGCAGTCCATACGACGGCAGCCGCTACAGTACTGGCGCCCTGAGAAAGGTTGTCGGGATCTGAGATGATTGGCATAGTGGGTCCTAGCTAGTTGGCTGAATGCCTTAGAGTCAGTTTTGGTAGGTGATTGGAGTTGAGAACGTTACTGTAAATGAACCAGAGGTTGATGTGACATCACTGCCAAAGTCAACATGAGCGACTAACTCGTCAGCTGAAGCAGCACCACCACGTCGCTTGTACAAAACACATGCGCGAGCCGTAATGGTTGATGCTGGCCAAACAATCGAAGCGAATGTAATGGTAACCTTGTCAGTCCCATTGTCCTTTGTAACAGTAGTTGCACTCACGGCCCCTCCCGCAGTATAACCAGTACCCACAACTTCATTTGTAATGTCACTACGTTTGGTATGGGTGTCCTTGTTTGGAGTGTAAGAGGACGTAACTAACATCCCATAGAAGGTATCGCTGTCAAAGTCGATTAACGCTCGTGCTGCGTCATCCACACAGGAGTTATAGATCATCTAAGTCATCCTTCTTGGTCGGCACGGGTACGCCATGTAAAGCAGCAAGTTGGGCTAAGTCAAAAGTCAGACCTAACTTGCTATAGTCTTTTAGATCAGCAAGAAAGGCAGCATTTCTCTCTGCAAACGAGCGCTCCAACTCAGCATTAGGTTGCTCCACCTTGGCAGTTGGAGCGGGCTTCACGGGAGAGGTCTCTTTTGGGACTTCTTGCCCAAACGGAATCTTGAACTTTTTACAGTACGCTTCTATGTCAACCGGCACGCCTAGGGACTTTAGTGCGCTAAGAGCACTTGCAGCATCAAGGATTGACTTAGCCTCAGCAACGCGATCCTCAACAAGACCAGGGACCTCCTCGATTTGGGAGGAACTCACTACAGGTAGAAGGACAGGAACGGATACCTCTTCTTTTGGAACCTCAGGTTCTTCTTCAAGGGTAGAGGCCTCAAGGAGGGTAGCCTCAGGTTCTTCAAGGGTAGAAGCTTCAGGTTCTTCTTCTTCTTCCTCAAATGTAATCTCGAACTCATCAAAAGCTACCGAAGAACCCAACACTCTAGGTGCTAAGGGCTCAGCTACAACTTTGGGTGGGGGGGATTTTGGAAGCTCGGGTTGAACTGCAACTGAGGATGACCGAACAGGAGCCGGAGCCACAATAGGAGGGTGGGTTGGAGTGTAAAGATCAGCCTTTACCTCAGCCTTTACCTCAGCTCTTGCGGTTTGAGACGCTAAGTACTGTCTCAAAGCAATCCGGTTTGAGGTTTCCGACCCACCACGATCGCTCTGAGTCTGGGAAAATCTTGCTACGACACTTCTGATAGCCTCTGAATCTTTAAGCTGCTCGGAGGTTTCCCCAACTATCTCTTCCGATTCCTTGGTTGCTGTTACTCCTAGACTCCTATAACGACTTGCGATGCGATTTGCAGCTAACAGTAAACGTTGTTTGGCAGTAGTTGACATTGGTTGACATCTTACCTTACCCCGACCCCACCGTGGTCTACTTTCAATACCCGTTCGAGAAAATGGCCTCGCCTTTAGCTTCTAACTTAGCGAATCTCCTCAGACATTCCTCACACGTAGCCGCCTCCTCAGGTAAGTCTGAGAGATCCGCTGAAACCTAGCAACTACGTTCCTGGTGACAACTAAGTCACTCATTAGGTAGACTCCGGGTACTCGTCTACCGCTTTCTTGAGCGCTTCTTTCAACCAGGCGGGCTCTCCCGTCAGGCACTTCAGTAGCTCAGCAATCGCCTCTTTGGGGCCAATCTTGAGGCGACCACCACGCATACGCGTGAGGTTCTTCGGGGCCCCTTCGCTAATCTCCCAGCTTAGGACGAATGGGATGAACACACGAATCATCTTCTCGATGGTTTCATCCTCCAACTGCTCTGTCTTCCCATTTACACGAACAAAGAAGTCGTACTGGTGAGCGTTGGTGACGTAAGGGATCTTACCCTCTGCCTTGAGTTTCTTGCAACGATTGTAGCGTTCCATTGAGGTCTTCGTGAAGACCTCAACAACACTCTTACGTCCGGTAATGGTTGGGTCATCATCGTTAAGTAGTCCAGTACCTGCAAGAATATCCTTCAAAGCAGCTCCACCCGATCGAGGCGTCTTCTCAACTAGGACTTCAGTAGGTTTACCACCAGACCAAGCGATGTACTTCTTTGGGGTTGGCATCTTCGGCACATCTGTCCAACCATCGGCTAGGAGTTTGATATACTTTGCCGCAATTTTGGCAATGTTCTGCGAGATTGGGACGTCAATTTCACTAGACTGCCAATCCTTCATGATCTTCGTCTGACCCTTATCTGTAGGGACAGTGCCTGAACTCTCCCCTCGCTGCTTAAGAGCGAGGAACACATGCTTTTCATCGGTTTGCCCGTAGAGTACCCAGATTCGATGACTGGGGTAGAAGCTCTTTTCCCAATACCACTCTGGAATGGAAATGAACTTCCACTCTACGCCAGCGGGAACTCCTGAGTTACCCATAGCGTCCTCAAAGGACTGCCCCTCAAGAACTTCATCTGGCTCCTTAGGAGGTGGTGGCTTTGGGCGAGGGGGTGGAGGTTCAGGTCGGAAGGTTGCACGGCTCTTACCGTCCAAGATGTCCTTAGCTACGTTGACCTCTACCATCTTCTCGTGACTGCCCCCACGGTCAGGATGATTCTCAATGGCCTTCCTACGATAGGCCTTTGTAATCTCATCTGCGGTTGGGAAGGCTTGAGGAGGAAACCCTAGAATGACCTTTGCCTCTTGAAGGGACATAGCCAGAAAGAGTTTCGCATAGAGGTATCGACTTGCGATTCGCTCGGCAGCAAGTCGAGTTAGTACCCTATGTGCAATTCGGTCAATTGAGTGTACCCTATGTGCAATTCGGTCAATTGAGTTTGGCATCCTACCCTGAGGTAGAGTATCAAAAGAAGTTCGGCCTAGTAGAGTCTAGGCCTGTCGAATACTTGCACCTCAGGAGGCGCATACCCCTTCAATCTTTTGACCATCTCCCCTCGTGCGCGCTCGTTCAGGGAATGCACGTAAATGATTGCGGGCCACAGGTCTATGTGCGCATTAGCTAGCCAATCCACAACAGCCATACCCGTCTTGTGTTGGTACGTTGTCGGGTCTCGTGAGGTATCGTAGTGCTCCTCATGCAAGTCGTGGTCTAACGAAAGCTCTTCCACTCGTACGTAGCGCTGATCGCTAAGAACTTCAATGCACGCATCTGCGGTAAGGACTCGATCCCAACCAACTGGTTCCCGACGCATGTCATCAAGAAATAACTTCATAGGATGGCTTCTAGCATCTTCACTTGGGCGTCAGGTAGTTGGTCCAAGCAATAGAATGCCACCATCTCGGCAAAGTTCTCTTTGTAACTCGTCTTCGCGTACCCCGTGATGAAGGCAGAGTCTGGAGTAAGGTCCAGTCCAGTCGTAAGCCCAGACTTCATCTCAATCCAATTCAGAAGTGGAAGAGTTGCCGTGTGCTTAGGATCATCTTGCCTTACTAGGTGAACCTTGTCGTAGACCGTTCTAACGACCTCGTAGGTCTTACCCTTGGACTGCATCGTCTCCCCTGGCTTGGGATGGGACTCAGGGTTGTTGAGTAGCTCCCGCACTCGATCCTGCTCCGACCTACCTAGGTTGTAGTAGAGCATCTGGAGGTCCTTGTCTTTTGACTTAAGGAACTTCCAATGGAGCCTATGCCCTAGCTCATGGATCACGAGACGGACAACATCATGCCCCTTGCGTAAGTTGGCTCGAACAAATAGCTCGTCCTTGTCGGACATGTAGAAGGCAAGGACGTTTGACTTCAGTAGGGTATTTGTGATTAGGATGTCCCCGTAGCACACCTTACCTAGCCCCTTACGCTGAAGCAGGCTAGCTGCTTTCTCTACTACCTCCGATACCGTCTGTATGACCTTCTCGTCAAACCCACCAGTGTTCACAATGGTAAACGGGCCAGCTTTGATTAGCTTTGCAGAGGACCCCTCCTCACCCTCTACTCGATGCTTACTCTGAGTAAGCGCAATCGTCGCTAGCTCAAATTGCTCTCGGTACAAGCTCATGTACTTCTCGAACAAGTCAAGAACTTCCCATTGCTTTGGGTTCACATTGATTCTACTCTTCGCGTAGTACTTCGCCGCAGCTTCAACCCCTTTACGGATTTTTGGGGGGAGGTCATACTGCTGGAGGAGAGAGAAGAACAGAGCGTACCCAGATCTCTGGAATCTAGGGTAGGAGTACTTCACAGCCGATGCGAAAGTGGACTTGTGGACGGCATACTCCCGCCCAGCATTTCGTACTGCGTTATCTCCTTCAGGCGTTGAAGGGGGGCGGCTTTGAATAGGGAGAATGGCTATCCTTTGGGCCTCTTTGAGTATGTTCTCTGCTGCCCTTGCCTGAGGAAGCTTGGCCTCGAACGAAGCCATAGTATTGAGTACTACTTCAAACTCTCGAATGAGGGCACTTGGGTCCCCAATGGAATCTGCAAGCTTGAACCTAGCTACTACGTTTTGGATGATAGGTAGAGTCATCTTCTAAGAAGTCCTATCAAAGGGGTATCACTTGCGTCTGCTTTTCTTCTCCTCAAGTTCCCCCTGGTTTTGACCGCAATGGGTACAGTTTTCCTCCGGGTCGCTCTTGTCCGCATAATGGTGCTTGCACTGAGTTTCTTTCGTAACCATTGCAACCCCTGTCTCAATCGTTTGCTCGGTTACTCGAACCTGGATAGCACCAGACCCTGGGAGGGAGTACATCACCTGTCCAAGAGCCTCTTCGACAATCGAACGAAGAGCCCTTGCTCCTGTAGGCATCTTCTTCGCCTTCCTAGCAATCGCGAGAAGTGCTTCGGGGTCAAACTCTAGGCTTACCCCGTCCAACTTGAACAAGGCTCTAAATTGCTTGATGATGGAGTTTCTTGGCTCAGTGAGGACTCGGATCATATCCTCCTCACTCAGCTCAATCGTGGTCGTCAAAACTTGAAGCCGACCAAGCATCTCGGGGATAATGCCGAACTCCAATAGGTCTTCGGGGCAAGCGGCTAGGTAGGTCTTTGTCTGGTCAAACTTCTCTCGTGACTCTGACCCAAACCCAAGACGGGATCCTTTGTTGAGTCTCTTTTCGATGATAGGCTCGATTCCCGCGAAAGAGCCAGCGCAAATGAAGAGGATGTTGGTGGTGTCCAGTACGTCTGTAGCGTTCATAGAGGTCCCGGAACGTCCAGAGCGAGGCACGTTGACCTTCGACCCCTCCAAGAGCTTTAGAAGTGACTGCTGGACTCCTTCCCCGGTGACATCTCGATAGCCCGAACGATCTCGACCACCCGACTTGGCAATCTTGTCTACCTCGTCCAGGAATATGATCCCCCACTGGGCCCGCTCCACATCACCCTGAGCATCCTGGAGTAGCCCTTGTAGAAGCGTCTCGACATCATCCCCAACATAGCCTGCTTGAGTCAAGCGTGTCGCGTCTGCCACAAAGAACGGCACATTCAACATCTTAGCGATGGTGCGAGCGAGATAGGTCTTTCCAGTGCCCGATGGACCCAAAAGCAATATGTTGCTCTTGTCCAGCTCTACAGCCTCTAGGCCCCCAGCTACCTCAATCTCAAGCTTACCCTCTTTGGCAACTTGGCGACGCTTGAAATGGTTGTAGACAGCCGTAGCAATCGTGCGCTTTGCTTGGTCTTGCCCGATGACGTAGGCGTCCAAGTGTGCTTTGATCTCCATGGGAGGCTTGAGAGGCTCCTCCTTAGGTTTCTCGAACCCACCCTTACGAGAGCCTACCTCCAGCTCCTTCATTGCTGACCGTACACATCGGTCACAGATTGAGGTCTCATCCGTGTCGGAGCTTGAAATGAGGTTCTTAACTTCGTTTCTTGGACGCTTACAGAAACTACACTTGACCATGAGGTAGCCTACACCGATCCCTTACGCAACTTACGCGACTTACGTGCCGTCTCTTTGACTCGGAAGGCTTTCTCTTGTCCTTGACGTGCTCCTTTCACACCCAAAACAACCTTACCGTAGTCAGGTAGCGCAACCTCAACCCCTGCAAAAACAACGCTCCAATCACCTTCAGAGTCTACTAAAATTAGCTCTCGACCGGTTGGGTAGGTAGTGTAAGCTCCGCTTTTCAAGGAGGTAGCCGCAAAGTGATATCTTAACTCTTGATTTGATTTTGAGTTTGACTTGAGAATTACCTCAAATACCTCGAACCCATCCGCAGAAAACTCAGGGTCTTCGATTGTAGGGGCCCGCTCCATGGTAGGGCCCTCAAGAAGACCAAGTCCAGGACGACCATCCGTTTCTAGGACCACAACCAATCGCCCTGAGTACAGCGATGCGTCGAAGACCACAAGACCAGTTGCATCGATCAGCATGGGTCTACCACCTGGGAAGGAGCTTCAGCTACTAGCTCAAATTCTGAGTAGCAGTAAGCTGCTGGGTACACATCCCCCTCATGCAGCACCCAATACACATCCCCTCCATGCCCACCTACAACCCCGTAGATTTCTCCACTCGTCGCTGGCTTTCGTAAAGCAATGTGTTTGGGCGTAATTGAAAACCCAGTTGTAGGGTCCAACTTCGCGTGAGTAATTACTTTTGTGCCGTTGGTCAGTATGAATTCAGGTTCCCGCATGTAGAGGGATACACCGAACCCAGGGACTTCACCCCATCAAAGCGTCGAATTTCGCTACGACTTCTTGGTTCCATGGCCCTTTAAGGTCGAAGTTAGAGATTGCAAACAGCTCTGCGAACTGTTCTCCGTCCTTCTTACTGTAGGGGCTGGTCCACCACTCCTGTCGCTCAAAGTCAAACTTTGTTCCAACTTTTCTCTCGTACCTGTGACCTAGCTCATGAATGAGAATGTAGTCAAGAGCGCCGTAGCTGCCTCCTGCCCTTTTTAGAACATTCGGGGTAGCTCTTACGTAGAGGATGTCTTGGTCGGACTTGTACTTGCCCGCCGCAGTACCTCGAAAGTCTTTGGGGCCAGCAAAGGCTACGGTAAGCCCCCCAGCAAAAGCTTTCCGTCTCCAACCCTTGACGTCCCCGAAAACAGCTTCCATAGCCGTAACGTACTGACCAATTTTCTTCTGGTCGAAGCCAACAAGGTTCAGGTAAGTGTTACCCCCAACCTGAACCTCCTTGGGGACGATCTTACTCCCCTCGTTGGAGAAGTATCGGATGAGATCCCCCGCCAAAGGCTGGACCTCCTCCTCCCAAACCCGCTTGGCCTCTTTACCGCCTCGGGCCCAAGCTAGGTCGGGGGTATCCTCCTCGTTGGAGAATTGAACCCCTTGCCCATTGAACCTGGACTTAAGGCTTGCGGATTGCGTTAGCCACCAATGCAACTTCTCAGCTTTTAGCTTGAGGTCTCTTTGACCTTGTGGAGTTTTGGACACGTCGAATCGGAAGGTGTCCTTAAACCAATTGGCAACCTCAAGAGCAGCATCCCCACTGAAGTCCTGGAATAGCTTGCCAAACTTGGCAAGTAGCTCCTCATTCAACCCAGCTGTGAACGAGAACTTCGCTGCAACCCTTTTTGTCATACGGTCTTGAAAGAAGTAGGCTACCTTCAACGCGATCTTGGTATCAAGGGTTGACGGCATCACTTCACCTCAGAGTAAATGATGCAGTCTGCATTCCACTGGAGTCCCTCACAATGCACCGTACCAGACGGCTCAATGATACAGGACCCACCCCCACCAAACTTATTCGGCTTGCCACCCTCTTCACCGTAGCGATTCGATACGATCAAAGTGGTCTTGTTGTCCATGGCAAAGTCAACCCAGGAGACTGCTGGGAACCCACCATCCCCAAAGTTCGCAGAGAAGGCTACCACGTCTGCATCCCCAGGCGAGTAGAGGTTCGTCCAGTCATCGTTAACCTTATCCCGTATGTCCCGGCATACGAGAAGACCTACGCGTAGGTCCTTACGGTCAAAGGTCGCTCGTATGACCGGAGGGTTTGACTTCCCTGGGGTAGCCCAAAGAAAGTCATTTCCCCAACGATTGATTTTGGCGTACTTCTCGAAGTAGCCTCCTGGCTCAAGATAGACTTGGCTATTGTAGAGCTTACCAGACCCAGAGTCCTTTTCGACCATCCCCCAAACCAAGCAGGCATTGGTCTTCTGAGCTATACCTAGGAAGAAGTCCATTGTGGGCTGACCAAATCCTACGATCTCAGCGTCTTCCTCGGCTTCCTTGGTGCTCATGTAGGAGTACCCAGTTGTAGCCAACTCAGGAAAAACAATAAGTTTAGCCCCTTCAGCAGAAGCCTCGATTGCAAGTCGAGCCATACGCTGCACATTCTCCCGCTTCTTACGGAAGGATGGGGCGAATTGGACGGCAGCTAGTTTTACCAAGAAGACAACTCCTGAGCCTTGCTACCATCGAGCTTCAATTGGCTCTCCTTAAAGGTAGTACCCTAGATGGAGTATAGAAACTGTATTGCTAGTTGGGCTTGGTAAACTGCCTCTCCCAAAGAGGGTCCCCAGGGCCTAGGTAACTAAGTGGATTTTTCGCTGGACCTTGTAGTTGAGTGGACGCTACTTTGGCAGTCTTTGTACCCAACCTCACCTCAAATCCAAATGGAGTAATGCCGATCACCCCTCGACCACTCTCGAACAACAAGTCCAGTAGCGGCTTACTAAAGGGGAGATTGGCTTGCAGTATCAGAAATTTGGACGTACCTAAGGTCATCCAATCTACAACTCCCAAGTGCTTGAAGTTGAGACCAAGTTGACTAGCAGCTCGAATTGTCACTTCGGCTACCTTTGTGATGTTGTCTGTGTTGAGGGCTTGAACCGCAAACCGATACATGGTGATTACCTAGTGCTGTAGTGGATAAAAGTTATTCGAGTGTACTCGCAGTGGACAAGAGAGCCGTCCTCTGGGTTAGTTTCTTGATTGGTTAGGTGGAAGTCCCCCACCATTGGGTCCCCTATCATTGGACTCACACACTTGCTATTGGCAGAAATCCAAATTGGGATACCTAACTTTTCGTTACGGTTGGCTGCAAACCATGGGATAGTTACTACGCCTGGTCCCTCGGCAATTTCAGAATTCACAACCGTGATGTCTAGCTCATCGCAGTACTGAAGACCTTCCGCATAAACAGAAGACCCACCTGCAATCCAGACCTGGTCGGTCTCTCCTGCTGCCGCTAAAGCGTCAGGAAGGCTTGAGAAGACCTCAGCTCCCTCCAGCTTTAGGTCGGGGTTGGAACTCAGAACAAACGTCCTACGCCCCGGTAGCGCCCTCCCAATCGAGTCCCAAGTCCGCCTACCCATGATGAGTACGCCACCAAGAGTGACTCTCTTGAATCGCTTCAAGTCCTCTGGTTTGCGCCATGGGATCTTACCGTCGATCCCAATTACCCCGTTCGCACTGGTAGCTACAATGAGCTTAGGTTTCATATCCGTACCCACCCCCAATCAGCAGGGGGGTGCGAATTGCGACAACAGCCTTTTCGACCACTTCTTCTAGACTGGCTGAGCTTTCTGCTCCAAACTCAGCAACAAGCTTTTGAGTGGCTTCATGAATACGAAGACGTGCCGTCTCTAGCTCACCCTCTGTCTGAGCTAGAGTCACCTGAAGTCGTTCAATACCCTGTTGTCCAACACTAGCTACTCCAGTTGGAGGACTAAAGATCTCATCGAAGTGCCTTGAACAGAGATACGCAGTTAGGTTGTGCCTAGGTAGGTTAGGGTCATCGACCGCTATCTCTTCTCCGACCTTGCAAGTGGCTGTAACGCGAACGCCAAGGTGCTTTATGCAGATAGAGCAAATTTCACCTAGGCACGAACCAGACACAAATCTACCATTCACTGTTGTAGCTTTACGCGAACGTTCAAACTCTAACTGCCTTCCCACCTCAGCTAGACGTGATCTCGTTGAAGCTTTGGTAATAGGTGCGGAGTCTGGTAGGTACTCAAGCTCTCTTGTAAGCCAAGCTACCTCAGATAGAAGAAATTCAAGTTGAGTCATACCGCAACCTTTCCAGATAGGGCTGGCCAAGGATCATAGCCCTCAAGCACGAAGTGACGCATGACCTCCTCTGTTGTTACGGAGGGGTGCATGAGAGCCTCTACGTCAGCTAGGGTCTTGATCTGGTTCGAGATGATAAGCCTCGGAAGGGCTTTTGGCATCCGAGTCAACTGCTCCTTCAAAACAGGAACGTGGTCGTACTCGGCCATCGAACCATCTGGTTTAGCTGTGTAAACATGCGCGTCCACCAAGGTGTGCCCAAAGATACCAGGCTCAATCCCAGAGAAGCGAGAGAACAAACTGAGAAGCAGTGCGTAGCTTGCAATGTTATAGGGTACGCCCAAAAGGACGTCAGCGGACCTCTGGGTGAGGTGAAGGCATACCCTCTGTTTAGTACCCATGATGGTAGGTACTAGAGTTCGACCATCATCATTCTCTTTTGGCGGGTGGAACTCAATCTGGTTCGCATTCTGCACATTAAGCATGAAGATGCTGTGGCAGGGTGGGAGCTTACTGGTCTGAGCGTTCCCTGGAGCCCAAGCAGAAACAACCATACGTCGAGACATGGGGTTTCGGTTTAGCTCGTCGATAACCCATCGGATCTGGTTATTCGGGAGTGGTCTACGGTACACCCCAGAGGCCCATGAGAACCTATACTTGTGGTAATCCTCTCCATTTTGGATGCAGGTAAGTACACGACTCTTCTTGAGTTTCGAGGCAGCAGCAGCCTCAGATGCTGACAAGACAACTCGAACCCCACCATCAGGGTATTCGACCTTAACTGCCTTGGCGTGAGCGTAAAGTCGATTATCCTGGTGAGAAAGCCATACACAGGTAGTAGGAGAGTAACAACGGGCGCTGAAAAAATCCTTATCTAGGGCGTACTGCTTTGGATTGTCCCTCTTGTTGACCCAGTTTGGTAGCGTGTAGCAGTCTGCGTGGAAGTTAGCGAAGTTGTGCCATCTGTTGCACACTGTAACGCCTCTCAAGCCATACCATGGGTACTCTTTACAGTCAGGGTTATAGCAACGGTCCATCATGTGCTGCCAAACCTTGAGGAGATCCGCGTCTATCTCAGTTTTGGTTGTCCGCTCTCCATAGTACCCCACTCCGTGGATAGAGGCGAAGTATCTATCCCGAACCTCCCCATTTTGAATTACATCACGGCGCACCCGCTTCTTAACATAGCCCGTAGTTGTAAACTGAATATCGAACAGTCTACGACCTTCGGTATCTACACCTACCTGACGAATGATCTTGAACGAGCCGTGGTTTTTCGACTCGAAGAATTTCCCACACCATTCATGGTTCGACTCAGCAGTCAACTCATCAAAATGAGGCTTAACATAGTCATTTCCGGAAGGTTCGCGTGGAGTAACAACTTCGGGCTCCTGAGCTGGTGGGAAATTAACCCAAAAAGCCCCATAGGCACTTGGAACTTTACCGTTCTCGTCAGCCCAAGCGTCCCAGAACTTACAGCCATGACGCTTGAGGATTGAGATGTCAGTCTGTCCCGAAAGGAACCACAACAACTCGACCACTATGTTTTTCCAAGAGATCTGCTTGGTCGTGAGGAGGGGAAACCCGTGAGCTAAATCAACCTCGTAGTAGTACCCAAAGGTACTGAGAGTGTCTACGCCAGTCCGGTTTTCCTTGCGGGTTCCGCTACCTAACACATGTTCCACTAGGGATAGATATTGACGCATCTGCTTACCTTCTTCTACGTAGCACTTCAGCGAGTAATCTAGGAGCTGCTTTGACCAAAGCAGCATGGTACCTGAACTCTGCATCCTCGTCTGGGGTCCAGCCTCGCATGTCTGGTGCGTACTCCCCGCCATTACCTGATCGTATGCTTGCAAGCTCAGGGTCGTAGGGATGCTGCAATGCCAGTAGGCGCAGTCGTTCAAGCTCCTGAATCTCAGCTGTACTCAAGTCATTCACTCTTTGATCATCAAAATCTTTCAAATCGGCTACGTATCTCCATTGGGAGCACTTGCCCATGGCCTCTGAACACCAAGGGTAAGCTTCCTACCTGGCCCCCTAGACTTTTGGTTATGTGTGCGGTAACATCTGAGTTACCACTGATCTTTAGCTCAATGGCAGTACGAGTAGCGTGAGTCAGAGCCTTATAGCGTAGGACCTCCTCCGAGGTCAAGATGACGCTAGAAAACTTGCTCAACGTAGACACTTGGTCGTTAAACCATCGTGCCTTAAGGACTCTACTTCCGTCCTCTACCGTACCAGCATCAGGCCCCTTGTACACAAAAGCCTTGTGAACCCCATCCATAAGGACCAAGGTTTCCGGATCAGAACCCCTTAGCTTCTTGACTGCCTCATCTAAGGTGACAATCCTGGAATAGACCTTACCCAAAGCCGAAGCTTTGGGTATATCTGAACTCAGGTCCGCGTCAAAGGAGAAAAAGGCTACTGGTACGTCATTCACTAAAGCAGCTTGTGCCGCAGCTAGTAGCAATTGAGTTTTGCCAGAACCTCTAACCCCACTAATACACGTAATCCCCTTGGGGTACCCTCCCCCAAGTAGGTCATCTAGACTGATAATGCCTGAGGAGTTCATAGACTTAACGGTTCTCTTTTGAATCGGCTTACAGGCGCTTTCACCCATTTACCCCGCAGTCTAGCTTGCTTGTGCATGTATATGGTACGCCCGTCTGGGATTGAAGTCATTACCCACGACCCCAAAGACTCCCTTGAATCATTTACACTCGCAACTAGGTATGGGTCAGTGCCCCTGTAGAGCCACACCTGCCCAACATCTACCTCAAGATCAATCATGAGTCCCACTATCTTTACCTAGGAAGTCAGAGAAGCATCTAGCAGGTACGTGCTCACGATTGGTATCCGAGTAAGAGGCGCACGGAAGTGGTTGGGTAGGTTCAAACTTGTAGAAAAAAGCTACCCAAATAGCCAGAAGGGCCGCCACTAGCCAACATAAACCCGTCACATGCTCTGCTACCCAAGTAACTACATTGAAGATAACCCTCAGCATTTTTCACTGACTCCCCGCAAAGGTCTTAACCTTCGTTAGGACCTCCCCCCAAGACCGTACTCGTAAGTGATCCAAACCCAACCCACGAGTATTGGGGGTATGCCAAAGCATTCCAAGCCCCTGAGGATTTTCCTTCGTCCAAGACTCTACGTGCTCTGGCTTATCGTCAAGAAAGATGTCACCTCGAACCAGGTACTTAGCTGAGGTATGAACGACCTGGCTTTTTTCGAAGCCATAGTGGGTCTTTAGCCATAGGTTACGTTCATAGACCCAACTCAGACTGTGATACGGGCTGGTGACCACGTAGACATCAAACATCGTCTGAAGCTCTGCAATAGCCTTCTGAGCTTCTGGGAAGGGCTGCAAGTCGTGGCAGAACCCCTGCTTGTCTATGATAGCTAGGACCAGGTCCTTCTTCGGCCCCTCTAGGGTAGAGAAGATATCCCAGACCTCAAAGTCCTCGATAGAGTAACGTTGCCCCATAACCGAGGACATTACCTCTAACGCTGGAGTGCGGAAGTCCGCTAGCACTTCGTCAACATCCACAAGAAATCTTAGCTTACGCATATCTACTTCCAACGAGCATGAGGGGGAATGGTAACAGCAAGGTCGCAGTCTTCAACCTGCTCATTCTGCAACATCCTTGAGAACCTGTCCGTGTCTGTTTTCCAACCATCGAACACCTGACGAACTACGGCCGTAACCTCGTCTTGCTCTTTCTCACTCTTACAGTGAGAGTACATCCGAGCGAAGACTTCGACTTGCTCTGCCGTGAGGCACTTCGATACCTGGTGGGCTTGTAGCACTCGAATCAAGTTCGCTTTGCGTTTACGAAGGCTCACCCAACTTACTACACCAGCAAGCAGTAGCCATGCGTAATTCCTTGTAGGCGGGCCTCAGGTACGGTCAAAAGTCTAACTAGTCCTTCGCTACGGAGCGTCTCAAGAAGGCTCTCTGCCTCAGCTAAGGAGCACCTCAGCAGTAGAGCTACCTGTCCAATCAGGACATGACGCCCACCCGTGAATAAGGATAGAGCTTGGTAGTAATCTCCAGCTTGAAAGGATCTCACTTCTTAGCCCCAAGTAGTGGGGTGATGCTTCCTGCTAGTTGAGCCTCAAAGACTTCCACGGAAGGGACAGGCGCAAGGCCATCGAGTTGATGGACCTGGAGCACCTTGACTCCACGGCTACTCAACTTCGCCTTGAAGGACTCAAGTGATTCGTTGAGTAGTACGACATGGAAAGTATCCACCCCCTCTCCTATGGTCAGAAGATACTCTGGGAGGTCAACCTCGAATTCGGACCGAACAACAAAAGAGTAATGCACTTAACCCTCTACCGTTATGCCAGAGACCGGAACATCTTTGACCTCGAACACTGCAAATCTCGAAGTGTCAAGCCAAACATCTACCTTAGCGTACGTAGTAGCGGTCCACCTATCGTGAACTTCCCTAGTGTCTATCCCAGTGTCTTGTATACGAAGAGCCCCCAGGACAGTCCCCTCGACCCCAAGAACAACTCCGTCCCGAAATTGGTTGACGACAAGAGTTGGCCGGTCAGGACTTAGGTACTTCATCGTATTTGGGGACATAACGAACATGATGTTTGTGTGGTCTGGGCTACCCACCCACTCTGTCATGTTATGCGAGAACTCTGAGCCTAGCCTAGCAAGAATGTTCGTCGCAAGCTCTCTCGTCCAAGAGGTAACAGTGGACTCCAGAACAACACGCTTTATGTCAAAGTTCAGGTTACGCGCAGTTGCATCGACTAACGGGGTTCTGTACCTACCACCAACTTGAAAAGTGAGGTCGGGACCTCTGAGTAGCTCTTGATCGGAGGGTGGGAGAAACCTATTTAGAAGGTAACTGGCCGGTGAAAGCCTAGCTACCTTCGCAGCATCAAGTAAGTTCGGAAGAATCTCTGCAATCTGGTGACGGATCTCTCGTCTACCGTTCAACGTAGTGAACAGTAGACGAGGGTCGCCCATCTCTCTTACGAGATCTGTAGCGTGTGGGACTCGTAAGCTAATCCGATCAAGGTCATCTTGCTCTCTTACTCGTTCGAATGAGTAGTGTACAAGGAACCCCTCCAGCTCTGGACGTAGCCTCTTTGCAGGTACGGCCATACCTCCATGCTCTCTGGGTACCGACTGAGGTTGGTAGATATCCTCCTCTGTAAGTCGGGCGATAGCTCGACCGGTATGAGGAGAGATTAGAAGGACACTATCCCCAATCTGTACGAACTCGTCTAGGATGTAAGTTACGGCGTCCTGTAGTACCTCTGTATGGTATCCGTACTCCGTAAAAGCCTTCTGGAGGTGAGCTAACAACTTGCCTGGAAGTGCCTCCATAGGAGTACTCTTGAATAGCTCAGCAACCTCAGGCTGCTGAATCACTACTCGTACCTGACGTAGAATACCAGCAGCAGGGTTTGCTTTACTCTTAACCTCGACTTCGAATGAAGAGGCCCTAGGGACCATGCTTGAAGCTGTCTTCGCGGCTGCTTGCAACGTAGCTTCAGAGTTCATTCCCTGCCGATCAAGGAACTCTAATGCCTTTTTCCAAACGATCGATTCAGGTACTACGTTTAGGTCGCACTCGACACAACCCGAGCACAACTCCCCTTTACAGCTTCCCATTCTAGTCTCCCTGATTGTCGGGTATCACTTTCCACATAGGCACGTCATGTTTCGCTCTCTAAGTACCTTCAGCTCCATCACATCTGACCGCATACTACATGTCGTAACACTGACCACGAGCGCAATGAACGCGATGCAGGCACAGATAAACGCTACGCGAGTCTGTCTGTACGAGAATTCTTTGTCAGACATTTTCTGGGGCTCCTTTACAGCAGACACTCTATATGGGTGTTCGTTCACTTCTTCATGACTCCTGTACTATGGGGTACCACCCAAAGTCACATTGAACTGCTCACTACGATGACTCGACGCCAACCTAGCACGAATTCCATCGTCTACCTCAGGGTCGTAACCAACCCAATCAAGAACTTCCTTGATTTCATCCGTCATCGTTTTGATGATACGAGGCCGATGAGCAAGCTCTGTAGCTAGAATTTCTTCGTCTAGCCCTGGCTTCCCCTTCGTATAGGACTCCATCATCGCTTCCTGGATAGCCTGCTCAATCTCACGACCTACCAGACTCTTCGCCTTCTCTGCTAGGTCCACGAGATTGAACGTGGTTAGATCCTGACCAGCCGCAGCTCCGTGGATCTTCAGAATGTCAATTCGGTCTTCCTCGTTGGGGAGGTCAAAGAAAAACCGCTGTGGCATACGATTCACCATCTCTACTGGAAGAGACTTGAGGCTATTCGCTGTCATGACGATACAAATTGGCGCCTTCGACTCCTGCGTCCAGGTAGACAGGATACCAAGAAGTCTAGATGTCGTACCTGCATCAGATTGCGCAGAGGACTGACTACCCGCTAGGCTCTTCTCCGCTTCGTCAATCCACAACACACACGGAGCTACGCTCTCTACAACGCGTAGGGCCCTATAGAGGTTAGCCTCTGAGTCTCCAACACCTGAAGACCTAAGCTTCCCCATCTCGAATTGCACCAGGGGAAGGTCCCATTCATTTGCCATGGCCTTGGCGCTGATACTCTTTCCGCACCCATAGACCCCCACAAGCAGAACACCTCGGGGTGGCTTTAGGCCAAAGGCTTGTCCCTTCTCGGTCCAACAAGCTTTCGTCTTCCTTGCCCAGCTCTTGAATCGGTCAGCCCCTCCGATCTTGTCAAAGGAGTCCTTGGTGGTCTCGACATATTGGACTAGGTCAGTTTTTCGTAGTTGATTTCGCTTGTACGCCTGGATGAATGTGGGATCAACCTGTCTACCTTCCGCACTCTTACGTGTGTGGTAGGCAGACAGGGTAATAGACTCTTCAACCTCGTACGAGGTCATACCCCTGAATAGCTGAGCCTCATTCGGTGGGATCTTTGCTTTGACCATTCCAGACACCTTGGCTACAAGGCTCTTTGTCTGATTCGTATCTAGCCCAGTATCCTGGATAACGGTAAAGTACCGCTGAAGCTTTTCTGGGATGGACCTACGAGGTCCCACAAAGATCATGACCTTTACCACAAATTTATTTTGATGGCCTTGGTGGATGAGGTTGAGAACTCGACGATGTACAAGCTCATCCTTGAACCAACGGTCTGGATCTGTGATTACGTAGAAAAGCTCCTTACCTTTAGGGTTGTCCTTGTACATCTTGACTAGAGCATCATGGATTGTAGGGACATTCGATACATTGTGGGTCAAGTTTTCCCAATCCGCTTGAATATCTGCGATAGGCTGAAGCCCAAAGGCTCCATTGTACACCCAGGCCTGACGCTGCTTTAGCACTTCTTGCAACTCAATGATGAACCTATCCTCTTCGTCTGTTACGTAGAAAATAGCCCTAGTGTACGCACTCAGATGTTGAATTAGCTCGGGATTCATTTTGGGTCTCGTTTTGAGGTACCGTGTACCGTAAAAAGTGAAAGCTCACCTTCTTCGAAAGGAAGATGAGCTTACTACACCAACTGCCTAGGAAGGTTCAGGCCATTCGACAAACAAGCTTGATCGTGCCGTCCTTGAGGACTTCTCGACCAAGAATGTCAATACCCTGCTGAAAGGCTTCGGCACGGTATTGAGCCTCTGCGTAGGTCTGACGTAGTACCCCAAAGGTCTCCGTCGTCACTCGGACGTGGTCCGTGTCACCACTTACCAACTCACCCGTAGTCAGGTTCAACCTAGAACCCGCAAAGTTCCCTGAGGTGAGGTGGATGGTGGACCCTTCCACCCGATGTTGGATCTTCAGCTGAGTCATAGCAGCCACAGCAAAATCCTTGTTTGTGATTGCAGTCTGGACAGTTACTCGATGTGACATGTTGTTTCCTTTTAGGTGCTCGTGGTTTCACGGACAGTAGAGGCGCAATCTGGAAGCTCCTCATCTGAGAGCTGAGTCCCCATTCGATTGGTGACCTTGTAGATCTCAGCACACAGGTGCTCTTGGCGGTCTGTAACCTCCACCACTACCTTACCGTCCGGCTTAATCAACGTCGTAAATTCCATCTTCCCTTACCTCTATCCGTAGGTTGCTGCTCTACTTTACACCACCACGATCGCCCCCGAGCCGAATAATCGCACCTTTTTTTACTACGTCCCCCTTAGGTGCCGTTGGGGCAGCCCAAGGATCCCGAGTCGGAGGAGCCACTGGAGGCCCCCCTCCTATGAACTTACCCCCATGATTAGGAGTATTTAACCCACCCAACCCGAGAACCCTTGGAGGTTCCTGGGTTGGGGTAGGTGGGGTTGGGAGGACTTGAGGTACCTGAACCTCCTGAACCTCTTCCGATGGCTTCTTGCTCGTACCAGGGTCCGTACCATCGACCTTTACAACCTCCTGGGAAGGCTCCACCCAAGAGGCTACCTCATAAGGAGGGCTAGGGTCGATTAGCATGAATTTCTTGGTAGCTATCTCAGCAAACCTTGGATCACTAGAATCCATCTTAGGTACCGCAGAGAATAGCCGTTCGTGCCAGGTATTTACACGACGGTCAAAAAGCGAGGTGCCGTAAAGACTCCTTGTGCATTCGGGTTGCGAGCACCTTTGGCAGAAGGTCTCCTGAAATTCGGCCAAAGGTAGGCGAAATTCGTTGCACTCTCCAAGGTAGTCTTTACGGTCCATGCTCTTCGACTATAGCCCACGATCGCGCATTAGACGACCAAAACTTTCTGGGTTGACTCGAATGCCAAGACTCGCGTCAATTAGAACGTACTGACCAGGCTCCTTTACAGAGACTAGGTGGAGCACTTTACAGTCTCCATCGTCCAGTAGCTCTATGCAGATAGCCGCCACCTTCCTCATGGTGAACTCGGTAAGGGTGTAAATAGGGTAGACGAATATGTCATCCTCGGTAAGAGGTGTCTCTGGCTCTGCTACGGCAGTTGTAGGGTTGGCTACTGGGGGGAGAGCTGAAGGGGCCGTGACCTGAGCTTGAGCTTGTACCGGAGACGGAGCTTGTACGGTTGGGGGAGTTACAATTCCAGCAATTGGAGCCCCTAACGACTTCTGCTGCTTTGCACTAGGGTCCCAACCTTCACGCTGCCAATCCGGGATAACAATGCCTTCCAACCAAGCTGGCACCTTGTGGAAGATGTAATTACCCACTCGAAGGTCTAGGCCCTTTAGCTTCTCTCCTTCCTTCGGTGGCTTGAAGGAGCCATGGAGAATCTTGTGGTAGTCGTACTTAGCATCCCAAGTAGAGTCAATCAGGGGCTCCACCTCAAGAGGGACTTGCCATCGAGCCATTCGACCTGGACGAGTCATTAGCTCCTCAATGATCGGCATGGCCTCTGGTACGAGATGGTGCTTCACCTCGAAGACGATCTCGTCATGAACAGTCAACAACATTCGAATGGCGTCTTGAGCATACCATCCTAGCCTGTAGAACTCCTTGTGTAGGAGAACCATGGCCATTTTCATGATATCCGCGCCACTGTTCTTTGAGATAACCCCATCGGCCTCAAATCGATGGAGAGGGTCATTGACTGACAGGGTGTAGGTGTCCTCTACTCTGTCAAGCTCGGTCTTGGACACAAGCCGTTTGAAGCCGTAGATAGGATGGTCTAGTCGAACCCCCAAGGTTCGACAGAGTCGGTCAAGGGTATACACCCCTACCTTGCCTCCAGTACGAATACGACTGTACAGAGTGTACAAGGATTGGTCCCCTTTGAAGTCTGACCGCTTCCAAGTACCCTTAGACAAGAAGTTTACTACAAGGAACTTTGGGGCCTCCATGTCGTGAAACTTCTCGTATCTTAGGTCCGTACGGTCCATGACATTACGCTCAAACATCCTTCGCTGGATGTCTAGTCGGTAGCTCGTCGTCTCCAATCCAGTTTTCTTATTGACATACTGGTACGGGCCACGAACACAGGACTCTACACCTAACGTACGAAGAAGCAACTTCGTGTCAGCAAGCAACTCCCGTTGGCAAAGATGTAGGCTATAAGGGTTACCCTTATTTTTCTCGACAGTTGGGCGACAACCATCTGAGTCCATGAAGCCCCTCATGAAGGCTTTACGGTTGACTAGGGTCTCTTGCAGGATGCGAGGGGTAAGCTTTTTGGTGTGCGCTGTAGCAGGCTCTATTCCTATAGACTTTAACCAAAAGGCAAGGTCTTTGCTGTACACGACAACTTGATGACGAGTCGATATTTTTTGGTCTGGTTGGTGGGTACCTGTCTTAACTTTAGGGTTCAATCCCCACAACTTCCAAAAGGCAACGCAACGAGCAATAGCCTCCCCCTCATGGTCCCCAAATGAGTAAGTAATACCAGGATTGTGAGTCAAGTAAACGTTACCATCCCCATAGTAACGCCCCATCCAATACCAAAAGTCTTGGAGATCCGAGTCTGGAGTTACAGCTAACCTCGATAGCTTCTGAGGGGTTATACCAGCTAGCGGCTCAGGAGAGAACTCAACTGGGAAACACAGGGAGGTAGCTACCTTATCCTTTGGTTTCAATTCTGGGTAATCTACCCAATTATACCCTTCTTCGGTAACTACAAGAAGTTTGTGGCGGGTGTCACACGTTACAGTTGCCCCATCTGCCAATCTGATGTTGGATAGCTGGCACTGGCCCATATTGAACGCTTTGGCTGTAGCCCATACAGACCCGGTCCAAGCGGTAAATGCCTCTCCACTACCCTCCAAGTCTCCAATACGTTTGAACCCCTGAGTAGTCATAACTCTAGAGTTGAAATTTTGACAGCCTTGTATGGGATAATTTATAGACCACCTTTCTGCGGCACCTACTAGAGCCTTGTCCTCGCTGTCAACCTGAGGTGTCGCAATCCATCGACCAAAAGCAGTTTTCACTCCCTTGTGTTCGTGAATGTACTTCTTCTGGAGTGTGACCCAACCAGCAAACCTTGGCATGGACTTGTCGAAGTTTAGCTTCCTACGACCTGCCTCAGGTTGGTTGCAACCCGTTGCGTTCATAATCGCCCGCACTCCACCTCCGTAAACGAGAGAGAAGTTGGCAATCTTACCTTGCTGGCGTTCCTGTTTTGTGATGTCTTCCTTGTTGAAGAACGCCTTTGCTGTAATCGTATGGAGGTCCCCGGTCCCCTCCAAGAACTCTTTGATCCAGACAGGCTCCTGAGATAGGTTGGTTACAATCCTAAGCTCTTCTCCAGCAAAGTCGACCTTCACCATCGTGTAACCAGGTCGAGCAATGAAAGCTTGCCTTAGGCACGTAGCTACCTTTGGCTTCTTCTCGTCATAGGTGCTTGGAATACCGTGAGGAGGGAACCCACAGTACCCGTGTTTGGGGTCGCCACCAGGAGCTGAGATACGCCCGGTTGCAGCTCCTGTTTGCTTGAATTGCACCCTGGCCTCATCGTTGGCATCGCAATTAGCGACCATAGCCTCCAAGTAGGTACCAATAACCTTTTCCACTTGTCGGTACTTGACCACCACAAGAAGGATTGGATTGACACCTGAGTTCTCTAGTACGATTTTCTCTAGGGTATCAGCGTCCGTTTTGTACTGACCACTAGGGGTTTGCTCTGGTTTGGGCTCGATCTTCAAGCCACTTGGGGACTTGAATAGAAACTCCGCCAACTGAGCTGGAGACTGTGGGTCGAAGTCAGGAAAGCCATACTCGCTAGCGAGCGTAACGATTTGATTTCGGTAGCCATCTGCCTCTATTCTTGCCTCGGCAAACAAGGATCGCACGTAGGGCAAGTCGAGCTTAACTCGATTACGCTCCATACCCCGTAGTGCCTGAGCAGACTGCTTTTCAAGGCGATACATCGGGAAATACTTCGGGTCCCGTGTCATACTGATGAGTTCCGGCTTTTTGCAATGCAGGAACGTGCAAATGGCATCAGAGCAGGCGTAGGCAACTACACCTGGCTCTTCTGGGTGAAGCGAAGGGAAGTCAATCTCTCGCCCCTTCAAGAACAGCTCCTTCAGCTTGATCATCTCGTAGGGGATAGCGTTGTTGTTCTCCGTTATGAGCTTCCCTTGAGCGTCTCGTACAAACAGCTCTTTGAAGGACTTCTGCTTCAGGTCTAGGTTTTTATCGCTAGTGTACTTAACAAAGTACAGTAGCATCCCATCCTCATAGGATTCTGGATGCCAAAAGTCGATCCCTGTCACCGGGTAGAGTAGCTCCTGATCGAACTTAGCGTGCCAAAAGTATAGCTTGATCTTACCTGGAGTTTTGATCAAGTAGCTGCCTAATGGGTCCTGAGCTAGTCCCTCCGTTGTCAACTCAGGTTGGGCTGCATGACACAGCTTTGAGATAAGCTGCCCAGCTCTCACAAGGTCTACGTTCACGGCTCCTGGGGCAGTGTGACGAACAGGAACGTAGTACCCCGTTATGCCATCGTAGGACAGACAGTAGCCCACAATCTTGTGAACAGATTGAGGGACTAATGCAGGAGGTGATGCTGGGTCCCACCAAATCTCGTGAGGGGATTCCAACTCTGAGACAGGCTTGAGGTAGACTCGGGTATCCAGTCCCTGAGTCTCCAGGTCAAGGGAGCACTCCTTAGCCTCAAAGGCCTTCTGAATAACCCACTCAAGCTTCTCAATCGTACTTACCACCTCGAATCGATGGTACTTCATCCAAGGCTTCACAATATTCGGCGTCTCCCTCTGTTGAGTGAGACCTACATTCTGCATGAAGTCTAGGGGGCTTGCGTTGGACATGTATCTCCAAAAGTTGGCAGTTGTCGTGGTAAATTAGTGAGTTACAACAATTAGGTACACACCCAACTTCCACAGTCGGATGGCTTCTGCACCTAATCCCCTAGCTGTGAGGTCTACGACGGATCCCGGCTCGAAACACCATGGCATTTTTAGCGACTGAGGTTGGCAGTCCTTCGTGTATAGCGGACATACGGTCTTTTTGTAGCAAGTCCTATCCTTTAGTGGGAGCTTACGTAAGGCGCCTGCTGGAGAAAGCCCAAGAGCCTTCACGAGCGGAGAAGTCCAACCGCGTAAAGCGTGATTCATGACCTCGAAGTGGATGGTCGTGAACAACTCTGCGATCGGGAGACTTTGAGCTGCAACCCAAGCATCCTCCCAGACTTCCCCGTACTGATAGATGAGGTAGAGTTCCAGACCCCCAAGCTCAACGGTCTTCAGCTTGAGCTGCCTAGGCACGAATCTTACTGCCAATCTTATCTAGGATGGCACGAGTATGTTTCCAGGCATCTTCGATATCGATTAACCGATTAGTGACCTGGTAGTGCAGAGTGTCTAGTAGCTTACCTAAGGTGAGAAAACCTACCATATCGCAGCTCTCCTTAGCTTGTTTGAGCCTACGTTCGCAGGTATCTAACAGAGAGAGAACTTCCTGCTCCCTCTCTGTAGGACCTCGGACTGAGCTAGCTCCTGAGGAGACTTCCGGGGCTTCTGGGGTAGTCAATCCAAAAGCACGCTCGATACCGAATAGTAACTGAGTGAACTTCTGGTCCTCCCCTTGGAACTTCTTCCATAGAGCAAAGACATCCCATCGCTCATTGCAAACGAAACACCAAACATGGCTAGACGACCTAGCGCTCTGTGGGTACACCCTTGCAGAAGGAGAGTTGTCTTCTCCATGGAAGGGGCACGATATCTGCTCTTCGTTGTCATCTCCGGCATACTTGAGACTAACCCCAAAATGACGGAGTACGTCATAGGCGGTCACTGTATCTCGTATGGCGTTAGCTCGCTGACTTACCCATTCCTTGTACAACCCACTACGGGCACTATCTTGTAGGGCTTCCCGCAGGTTGTCACTAGAGTTGACCTGTCTCACTTGATGTTATTCGCATCTTTTGGATTGAGTCTGATGCGAAGATAAGTAGCTAGTAAAGCTACAACCCTAGCGGCGTTGTGCTCTGACATGAAGACTGCGAAGTTACCATCCGCATCATCCACACAAAGAGCCAGTCGACCATTACCCATGGCTTGTACGGCCACCTGACCATCTCCAGGCTGTCTCGCTTGTTGTTGAAAGTTACCGGACATAGGACCCTCCTTACACCGAAAACATGCCCGCTAGAGCTTGAGATATGTCTCTCTCGTTGTCGATTCCCAACCCCCGATCCCCTACATTGCTGAAGGTGTCTCGATTGTAGATACGACTAGTATTCCAATCGATCCCTGCAAGGAATGGCTTAAAGAACGCCCCATCCCGTCGTTTCAACATGTCGAAGATCGTGGTCCCAGCTGTTCGATGCTCTTCGTTCAGATACGTAGTGGTTACGTAATCCGCAGACCGCTCCGCCTCATTTGCGTAGCTCAGTGCTCTCAGCTTGTAGCGACCCTCATTCTTGTCTGCGTACTCCTTACCCTCTCGGCTGATCTGGAATAGCAGCATAACGAGAATCTTCTGACCATTGTTGAACTGGAGTGCCAGCCGCTTTGAGTCGCGAATGACAGAGTTCAACTCGATAACGTAGTCCTTCGACTGCTTCTTTCGTCTTGCCTGTACGATTCCACCGTGGTCGATGATCACAAGACCAAGGCTGTGCTTCTGGTTGACAATTTCTGCCTTAACACGGATGTCATCCGTGTTTGCATCCTCAATCGGAGACCAGAAATGGAGAGACCCGTACTCTTCGTTTGTAGTGAAGTCCGTGATGACCAGTTGCCAGAACTTCTCCTCTTCTGGAGTCAACTCCCCAGCTATCACCTTTGCGTAACTGAGAGGTGCATAGCCCAAAGCTCGGAATCGATGATTCGAGCTATGCATGACATAGAGCTTGTCTACAACCTGGGTGTAGGGCATCTCTAGGGTGGCATAGAATACGTTGGTCCTGTACCTGGTAACTAGGTTGTAGGCCCAATTCAGAGCAAAGGTAGACTTCAGCTCACCCGTGAATGCAGCATGGAGCCAAAGCTCTCCCTTCTTACCTCCCTTGATTACCTTGTCTATCTCGTTTAGCCCACATAGCTTACCCCAAGCTTCACTTGGGTTGTTCTTGGCGTGCTGATAACGATCCCAAACCTCTTGCCCGTCATCCCGAGCATCCCCCTCTGCTCTAGAGTTGAACTCGGATGCAATTAGCTTAGACCCATGCTCATAGACATGTGCAAGAGCCTCAGCTACTCCTTGCTTCTTCTCCTTGTCGATGATGAGCCCTCGACCTGCAATCTCTCCGGCTTCCTTGAAGAGCGTGATCGCCTTAATCTGGCCTTGCTTCTCAAGGGTTGTAGTTAGGAGGTGCGCAAAGTTCGTACGAATGTACGCCTGCACATTCGTAAAGTCCTTGACCCGCTCAATCGCTTCCTGGTCTCGTTGGACCTCGAAGAAGTCCATGAGCGTCTGTCCGGATGGGACTTCGTACTTTAGCTGGAAGTAGTGCGTAATTTGGTCGTAAATTCGCTGATCCGCTGGTTGAGTCCATTCAACCTTGGACACCATCAACTTTTGGAGGTTGGCGATGAGATTTACCTGGTCTTCATTACCTGCAATGTCAATTACGCTACGAAGTATGGATTTCAACCTCTACCTCCCTTCTTGTAGTTCTTCTTGACGTACCCCGTACCCAACGCAAGGTCTGAGCTGAAGTCAGCCACCCCTTCAACCACCACTGGCGCTTGAGCTTTGACTCTTGGCTTAGGCTCTGGAGCTACCTCCGTCTCTGGCGTATCCAGACCAAGACCTTCGTCTTCTTCCTCAGGAAGACCTGACCTAGGAGTCCTTACAGCCGAAGTAAAGTCCAACGTCTCGTAGTACCTCGTTATGTAATCGCTAACATCTAGACTCCACGAAAAATGCCCTGGGACAAAAGGGGAGTCTGGGTCCTCTACTACCCAAGTTGGAACTCCTTGAGCTTGCCTCATCATCAGGGTCTCTTTTAGGATTCCGGGCATAGCCACGTTCTTGTAGCCGAGGAAGCCAAGCCTAATGATGATGAGGTTGTGGGAGTTGCCAATGAGGTCGGAAAGCGAGTTGTAGACCTCCCCCTCATCTCGCTTCTTACGCTGCTTCGCTGTGTAGGCCTCATTCGATAGGTACACATTCTTGAGTCGCTCATCCGTGACCACCCGGAAACTAAAGGCCTCTACTCCACAGCTGTAGAACTTGCGAAGGAGTGCGCACTTTAGGTGAGGTAGTAGGTCTACCCAGTCCCCCTTTAGGAAGAGGTTACTCTGAGTCTTATCCTTCCCTCCCCATACGTAGAGTGGGGAATCTGCTAGAGTGGCAGCTGTCGCGATTTCAACCCCTAACTTCAACCCCACCCTTCTCAGGAACAGGTTATTACACTCCACTTGAGTGAAAGGATCTCCATCCTTCATGATGTAGCCCCTACCGCCACACTTTACGCAGTTAGGGCAGGACTCTACCAATGGGTCAACCGCAAAGAACTCAGGATCTAGGGTCACTTCACTTCTCCATCGTCCTTCTCGGCGCGGTCACGCTCGCCCTCCAGCCTCACCATCCGCTCGAAGTAACGGTCAACGTCCGTGCGGAGCGTGTTGCGCTCCCTCATTAGAGCCTCCACCTTTTCTTTCAGCGTGTCTCTCTCTTTGGTGAGATTAGCAATGGTCACTCGGGCGCGGTCGAGGTCGGACCACTCCGTGTCACATCCGCCACTCATTTCGCCCCCTGCACTGCACTGTACAGGTCACGAAGATCTGTCTCGGATCGATCAAACTTCAAAGCTCCCACAGCAGCCTCCCCGAGAATTTGGTCACTCAGACCCTTTTTCTTGCGCAACTTCTTGATTACCTGATGGTCAATCGTCTCTTTTTTGGACGTCTTACCGTGTCGCTCAGCGACTAGATGAATAGCTAGGACGCTTTGGTGAATAGACCCGATACGAATCATACGTCCAAGCAACTGGACATACTGACCCCACGACCAAGGGGAGTCGAAAAACACCATACCGCAAGCAGCCTGGAGGTTGATGGCCTCAGACCCTGCATCCGTGATGAACACGACGGACACATCACTCGTAAGGTCCTGGAACTTGTCTTGGGCCTTCTTACGGTCGGTATCCTTTTCCTTACCGGTGATCCTTACACTTTTGATCTTCTCAGCGGTTAGCAGCTTCTGGAGCCTTCCAACGAGCTTTTCAAACCTAGTGTAGACGATGACCTTCTCCCCATCAAACTCCTCTGTAAGTAGGTCAAGGAGCGCTTGCTCCTTGGCACTTTTACCCTCGAATTGGGTGTCCCCCTCCTCAAACTTGAGAAGGGCAAGAGAGTTTACGACTTCCTGCGTGTAGATAAGACTTGTGAGTTCTCTGGTCTCCCGATAGTCTTTCTGATCCCCATCTCCAAGCTCCAGCAGTCCGGCCAGCGCTTCCTGGTATTTGGCGTCCTCCTGAGGGGACAGCTCACACAAAATCTCCCGTGTAGTAAGAGTAGGTAGCTCGTCACTTACGACATGTTTCGGTCGACCGTAGAAGAATGGGTCAATGGTATCCCGGAAGTGTACAAGGTTATGATATCCTACAACAATAGGGACCTTGATCCCTCCCTTTACTCGCTGCATTTCCGTGACGCAGTAGGCCTCAAGAAACGCAGTCTTTGACTTGAACGTCCCAGGTCGAATCACTTGGTAGATGCCAAATCCCTCCATCAAGTTGTTCTTCAGGAGGGTAGCCGTCAGTCCCCAGACCTTGCTCGATTTGACAGACAGTGCCTTACAGACCTTGTGGGTCTTTGTAGAGGGGTTCTTGAAGGCTACGCACTCGTCGAAGCATACGATAATCTTAGGTATTCGGCTGGTCATACCATCGAGTAACCCCAACCCAAGGGTAGGTTGAGTCCCATGCTTCGACCCAGGAGGAGGAGCCACCTTCTGAATGTCCTGGTCCCAGTCTCTCACCAACGTGTGGTAGTTCATGACGAGGATGGCCCTAGACTCGGTTTCCGCTTCCCATGCGGCATAGGTAGCCTTACGTTGAGCCACCGTCCCAGTGGCCACAAAGGTCTTGACTCCCACGGTGAACTTCTCCACCTCAGCCCCCCATTGGCGAATGGCTGACTTAGGGCAGACTACAATCACCTTCATCTGAGGATCTCGGTCCCAAGTGTAGCAAAATGCGCCTAAAACCTGAATCGTATTGTGACTCACGAGTCCGTTGGCAACATAACAGTGGTCAGGATCCTCAACCTCGATATCCATTACATCTGCTTCGCCGTACTCAACTTTCACTATGGGGTCATAGAAGAATCGACGCTCGTAAACCCCAAGGACTTCAAGGTACTCTTCGGTAGTCGAGAGTCCAAGACCACGAGAGATATCAAGTAACTTACCAAGCCATTGGTAAGTTGGGTTACGCTTCTTGTTGATGACATGCTTGAGTGTGCTTTGAAAACTCTCCCCAAACTGCTTAATACCCCAGCCATATTGGTTCCTACTTACCAAGTTTTGTGAGGTTGCCTTAAGAATAAGGGTCTTGAGGCTTTGGACCATAGGGCCGGAGAAGGGCACCACATCCTTGTTAGGGTTAGATGTTTTTTTGATTGCGTCCCGCAAAAGGTCCTTTTTTCTGGCGGACCTAAACCCAATACTTGCTTGGAAGGTGCGAGCATCGTCCCCAAAGAAGCAAAGCCTCCAGTAAGTGTGCGGATTATTTGGGATTACCTTGGGGGAAAGCGTTGAAACAACTCCGAAACGTAGCAGCAATACTTGAATGGTTCGGATGAGCTGCTCGGAGGAAGAAGAAAACTCAACCCCACCCTCAACCTCAACAGAGCCCTCACCCTCAAACATAGCCGAAAGGAACCCTCGAACGGAGGAACGTGTTCCTCGAAGGATGAGATCTGGAACGAATTTGGTCCGTGAAAGTTCCTCCCCTACCCCACAAGCAGCTAAGTACTCTTTAATCCCGACGCTTGACACATGGATTCGGATGTCACGTTGACCACAATTCTCATTCCCAGACCACCCAAATACCTTGAAAAAAAGGTCTCTAATCTCTTGGTGGGTCTCTGGGTTTAGGGTGCTGCATTGAGTTACGCAAATCCCGTAAGGGGCTCTATTACCTTCACCCACTACGTAACCAATCAGACTGGCAAGGTCTTCAGATAGAAAACGCTGGTACCTATAAATTTTGGTACACCCGTGTGGGAGCTTGGGTACAAAGTTTACTTCTGGCTCAACCTCAGGGAAAGGAGCTTCTTTCCTCTCTACGCATAAGTGATCACCGACCTGAAGGGACCCAGCCTCTTCCCAGACGTGACCCTTCTCACTCCGAACTAAGAGTGGGTGGACAAGAGTCCCTTCAATTCTGTAGTTATTTCTGGTTGTAACCTTGACCGTTGGCTTTTTACCACCCCAGTAGAACCTAGGAACGGTCGCCATTCTTCGGCCCGTCCAAACTGCCAAAGGACGGTCCAAGGGGTAAAATCCTTCCGTTGAGTTAGATTCAAATTCTTTGGGTGCCAAAGAGCGAATAGGTATCTGGCCCTCTGAGCTTATGATCAGTGTGTCCGCCGGTTCACACTTACCTAGTCCCGTTCCGTCACCAAGAACCATGCGGTTGACGGTCAGGAGGTGGAAAATACCCTGAGATTGGTAGTATCTCATTCGGAAGGGTTGAGGTTGCCCATCCAACCCTGTAATCTCTTGCCGTAACCTAGGGGATGGTTTCAGCTCAAGAGTTTTTGATGCCCGAACCTGCTTCACTCGGTCATAGATAATAGCCGTTTGGTCTTCGTCGGACAACTTTGCCATGGGGTAAAGGGTACACCAACGGAGTAGGGGGGGTCTCCAAAAAGTTCACACCCCTTGATTTTACTCGGAAAGTACCTAAATCGCTGATAGAACTGCTTGCAGCTCTGGCGCAAGAGGCATCCCAAGAACAAGGTGGGCAAACGCCTCAGCAAAGTTCTCCGCTGGGTCAGTGGCTCCATACGGGGTAACCGCTAGCTCTTTTTGTGCAGACAGCCTACGAAACTCCTTGCGGATGTCACTCGACACAAACTTTCTGTCAAGCCTATGCCCAAACTCGTGGGTAAGCGTGTAAACATCATCAAACCGCTTGCGGGCTCTCACACTTATGTAGATTGTATCGTCCCAATGTGCGTAATGAGCTGCTGTTTTGGCTGCGAGGTGAGTAGATAGGTACACCTTACCGTAGATAACCTGTGGGAACTTTAGCCGAATCTTAGCGACGGCTGCGTCCAACGCTTCAAGTGCACCTTCAATTTCAACCTTCTTCAGTCCTGGCATTGGAATGACAGTGAATCCACCTCGTTTAATCTCAAGGTCCTCATTACCCCCTTGACTGGCAATCTCCAGCGTACGTAGCTTTTTACCCCACTCCTCTAGTTCCTTGACCGTGTGTTCCTGCATCCTCTGCGCTTGCAGCTTAGGGTCTGGAAAATTGTAGAACCTTGAACTAGGAGCCTCTGGGTTCCAAAGGTCTGCCGTGTAGCCAGGTAGGGATCGTAACCAACGCTGCCCCTCTTTTTGGATCCAATTGATAGTCGTACGCTTTGCCGTTCCAAGGGCATAGAACCATGATGGCGGAGTCGTTCCCCCCTCTGGAAAGATGATGTCAAGTACCCTTTGGATGAACTCCATTATTGGCTGCTCATCCCCCTGTTCCCATGCAACAAGCGCTAGCTTGAACTCTGGAAGGAGGCTGACTGCCTTTGCACATAGGTACCTAGCTACAACTCTAGTTTGCATAATAGCCTTAGAACGAAAAAAAGACGCCAGCCTGCGGGTTGCTTCGTAAGGTCCACCAAGAGAATGCGTAACCAAGAACCAACCCAAAATTTCGCGTCAAGTCAACCCCAAGCCCAGCCCCAACAGACCTGAACCCCGTGGCTACGTTGAGGTTGAATTGCTTGTAGTACAGGAAGTCCCAAAGAAACCCAACGTCGATGGCATCCGCTGCGGTAGGTCGCTCAAAGGCATCTAGGAATAGGAAGCTACCTGCGAACTTGGGTCGAAACCTAAACCCCCAAACAGGAGGCTCTTTCTTGGCCACGACAACGGACAACTTCCCTGTTCCAGTTACAGTGTAATTACACCACTGGACCTTTAGGGTGTATGGGTTAGGCTGGTCCCCAGAAAAATAGACCCTCCCCTCTACGTCTGTTACGATTGTAATGGGGTCTAGTTGGAACGTAGGAGGAGTCTTCTGAAGGCACTGCTTGTCCTTTAGGACTTGAACTAACACCTTCATGTCCTCGGCTTGAACACAAGTCCCTGAACATGGCTCTACAATCGCTGGAGGGGATTCTGGTAGGGTCATGGCGCCTCGACGATTAGAGCTAAGAGTTCCGGCAGTGAATCCATTACTTGGATAAAAGTACCCTTAGGTTGGATAGCCAACTCAAAATGCGTTAGGTCGTACCCCATAATCACTCCCTCCCAAATCAACCCAGAGGTATCAGACTGGAAAATAGCTACTGGGTACCAACCCGCCGTCAAAAGACTACGAACCTCAGTTTTTCTAGCGTAGTATTGGGCATGAACAGTAGAGGTATCTAGCTTGCGCGCTCTACATGTCAATGCCCAAGCAACGGCTCGAACGCTGATATCCATAGCGTCTAGATTACCAAGGGGCTCCTTAAACAAGGGCACCGTGGTCATTTCCTTGAGAGGTGGTAGTAAGTTAGCGGCTAGTCTCACTTCTTACTCACTTGAATGGAGGCTTTGAGTAGTAGATCACGTAGTTCTTGAGGCTCTAAAACAAGCTTTTCCGAGAGGTACTTGAGGACAGAAGCACCATTCTTTGACCTAGTTAGGTCCTTCTTCTCATCCGAGTAGTAGTAGTAGTTCCCAAAGACTGAGGATACCACCTTTGTTTTCCGCTGGATAAACTCGATGGACTCGTCCTTTAGGGCGTACTCTCTGCCGTTGATGATCAACGTAATAACCTCTTTCTTTGGAAAGGAGGTTCCAGAGGAGCTAAGACGCATGACTACGGACAACTTTCGGTCGGCATCCTGCTCAGTAACTCCAAGCTCTACGAGAGCATCCTTCAATGCCATCTCTTGGCCATGCTTGAACATGACACCCTCGTTGAGAACGAAGCCATCAGATAGGAAGGACACTTTGCCGTTGAAGCCCTTATTTAGGCCCTCAAAAGAGCTGTACAGATCCTTGAACGCCTTTGGTGCTAGCTTATCTAGACTTACCGTGTTCTCTAGCCGGTACTCCCTACTGAACATCGTCCAAACATCAACGTCTTCCCCTGTAAAGGCATTCTGCGAGGTGTAGTGATGCACACCTACGAAAATATGCTGGGATGCAGTTTGACCGTAAACTACGACAGCCGCAATGCTCTTATCTCCATACCCACCAAAGGCTGTATTAGCTCTAAGCTTCCACTCCACCCCAGAAGGAATCCCAGCTTCACTCTTCGCGTCTGCAAAGGAAGTCCTTACTGGCTTGGGTTTAGGTCGTTCAGACTGTTGCTGCCAAGCAGGTTCAGAAGTGTTGGAAGGTTGAGAGGAGGGTCTACGCTTCCCCTCTAGGACCTCCATAGCTACGTTGACTTCAACCATCTTCTCGTTGCTTCCGCCACGATCAGGGTGGTTCTCGATTACCTTACGCTTGTAAGCTTTCTTGAGGTCTTCTGGGGAGGCATCCTCAGACACCTCAAGAATTTTAGCTGCATCGGCTACTGACATAGCCAGGAATAGTCGCCAGTGCCTCTCTACTCTTGCAGCAATGAATCTGTCCAGAACACTAAGCTTTACTCGCATACCGGAGTAAGCTCAAAAACAGATCCTCAACCAAGCTAGCAACTTAGCGATCCAGATCATCCGCTGTCTTCTATGCTTCATTACCAGGGCAGCAGCTTGATCGGAGGTTAGGACCCCCTTACGGACCAACTCAAATACCAGGAGAGGGTTTGACATGCAAGCCTACTCGTTGTCCCCATACTGCCAGTTGTCATCGTCATCTTCCAACGCAGCACGCATAGCGGCATCTACGTCATCTAGGGCACGGTCCATGGCATCAAGGCATAGCTCTTGCTCAGAAGCTACTCCAGGGTTTAATCCCTGGTCATATGCAGCGAGGGCAGCAAGGCTACGAAGGTACTCTCTATCTTGCTCTGAGGGAATGGGAGTCACTTCGTTACCTCATACTTCTTGAGCAGGTCATCTACACTCTGAGCTGTTACTCCGGAGGAGTCCTTCACGGTTACAGCAATCACTTCAGGACTGACAACAACTACCTGGTGTACGTCTTTGTTCGTGACCCCATCCGGAAGTACAACCTCAATCGGCTTGTCAGCTCCAGGAGGAGTAAAGACCACCTTGTTTGGGTCTGACAGCAACCCAGGTTCCTTTATCGGGACCACGATAGCTTGTGTCTGACCCTTCGTGTCAGGAGTGTTCGGCTGAATCAGCTTACCATCAGGACCAACCCTATTGGGGTCGATAGTGTTGGTCACATCCACGGACCCCTTTTGAGGGGAGTTCCTACCTAACAGTCGTCCAATGAGCCCACCAATTTGAAGCTCTTTGAACCCCATGGCCACGAGAATCACAGCCACGATAACGAGAAGTACAACCAGAATGGGCCCCAGAACTTTTACACCTAGCCAGCTAAGACCAGACTTTACTGAGGCCCAAAGACGGGCACCAAACGAGACTTCGTCAGCCATGGGAGACTCACTTATCCTGAAAAAATCTCTTGATTAGACTTAAGGTCTGACTAGGGTCATCTTTTGCAGACACCCTCAGATCTACAGAGGTCTCATGGGACATCGATACGTCTTTGTACCATAGGACCACAAGAGCCTCTACCTTAGCCGGGTCTTAGCCGGGTCTAAGGACACTGCTACAGTAGCTGTTGCCTCCAAGTCCCCCTTACTGTACCCCTTGGCCTCAACCTGAGAGTAACCTCTCTGTACAGGGTTAACCCTAACCCCATCTACCTTTAGGTTAGATGGGATTTGGTTAGGAACTTGAAGAACAAAAGCGTACACCCACTGCTCTAGTAAGCTCCACATTGAGGGGGGAACATGAGGGGCTGCGGTTCGTTCGTAGTTGTGGGCCATTAGGGATTCTCGTCTGGAGGTGGGGGAGGAATTTCTGGACTTAGGTCATCTGCGGGATCCGAGGTATCATCCGCTGGGGGTGGGTCCGATGGGTTTACTGGCTTTAGTAGACCCCCCTGCCCCTTCGATTGAGCTGGGGTGCTCTGGATGAAGGACCTAATTCTGCTGTAGAGTAGAGCAGAGAATACACCGCAAATCGCGCCGTACATGATCCTACCCGAGAGGGAGGTACCAATGACGGTAGGCCAAACGAAAGTCTTGGCCATGATCCCAACAAGCCCACCGTTTACGATAGGTCCGATAGGAAGCCAAACCTCTCGCCAGATTCGATTATCCTTTGCACCCTTCCAAGCACCTTCGACAACCTTACGGATCACGTAAGTTAGGAGGTATATTGCGAGGCAGATAATGATTGTCTGCACGTTCACGAAAGCTTGAAACACAGTGTCTAGGTCCATGGCCATGTTAGGTTTCCTCTACACTCAGAGACTCATCAATGAAAACTGAATGGTGTTGTGCAGCTCGTTGAGTCTCCGGAACTTGCTCTGCCACTACAACAGTTGGTACAGGCCTAGGTAGAATCTCACCAACATCTGCCTCTTCCCACTTAGCTACCCAGGCCAACCGATCGAGCAACTCAGCTCGTTGAGTTGCCGTAAGGTGTGGGTTAGAGAGCAAGGTGTGTAGTTGTTGCCGGGACTGTGCCGCCCCCTTGGCTCGAACCTCGGGGGGGACGTCATATACCGTTATGGTTCCACGCGCCATGACTAGCCTCCGAAGCTAAACTTCTTGGGGAGAAGGACCGTAGTTGGGTCGACCTCGTACTTCACGTTGTCCGAGAGCAGAGGGTGACCGTCGATACGGTAGAGGGCTACAGCAGAGTACCCCTCTGCTGTACCGTTCGTTCCTACCACGGACGTAGATGAGGTAGACACTCCAACGGCTTGTGCGTTGCGGATGCGAGTCGTGACGATTGCCATGAGCAACTCGTCTCCAGCTGAGACCTCGTTCGCCCCTACAGTCGTGACCGTGTTGCGAACAAGGAAGGCTTGGCCAACCAGAACCTGACTGAAGTCAGTGAGGGCATCGAATGAGGTGAAGACCTCACCTCCTGGTCGTTCTCCACTACCCATGAATGCCGACCCACCACGGTAGGTTCGGAAGTTCGTGAGCGCAGCGTAGTTGCCAACCTCTCCGTCAACGTGCACTAGAACGTCTCCGGTTTGACCTGAGGATTGAGTTGCCGTCACGAGCGCAATCTCCTCCTGGTCTAGTGTCTTGGTTCTTGCCAAGCTTGCGCCGCCCACGCCAACGCCAGTGGATGAGGTGTACACAAGAGGTGCTTGGTTGGTCTTCGTGAAGGAGTCCCCTCTGAAGTCCTTGTCTCGCCATAGTGCGCCCATGGGTAGACGCTCGGATGCCCCTAGATACTCTGGGTTCACATCACTAGCGACCAAGGGATGGATGGCTCCCATGTTGACTCTTGGGCGAGGCGTAACCCCACTCACAGGAGGGTAAGTCGTAGGCTCTTCGAATCCGACATTTCGGAAGTCGTAAGCGTTGCCTGCAACCACGTCTCCACTAAGGCGTCCAGACCCGAGGGACGTAATGAACCCCTTCGAGGCCAGGACCTCAAGCGAGGTTTGGTTCGGTCGAGTAAGGGCAGACTCGTCTAGTTGAGACGAGACCAGTTGGTAGGCCGTCGATGTCTGAAGCGGACCAGGACTGTACCCCACATCGAGGTAGTTCAACTGACTTCCCCAAGGATCGCCTTGGTAAGGAGTTCGGCTGTAGTTTACAAGCACCGTATCTGACGTTGTCAGAGGTCCTGGTAGCACGCAGACTGGACCCACTACGATGGCATCCGTATTCGTTGCACGCACCCCAGTGTTTGCGGCGGTTCGATCTCTCGATAGGACAAGTCGGAAGGGCTTCGTGAGATCAAACGAGTCTCGATCGAAACCAAACACAGAGGCCTCCACCACGTAGTGTTTCGAAGCAAAACTTGGGATGGCCACGGGAGACTTATCAAGGTCCAGAGCGTTTGCATTTACAACGAAGGTTGAGTCGCCATCGTCATCGATCTCTACCCAGAAAGTTGGACCACTAAAGTTGGAACGAAGCAGGTTCTTCGCTCCACTTCCAGTTAGCTCTCGGGTCGAAGGATTGAATGCAGAGCCGTTCGTCTTGTAGTCACTGGACTCGTAGACTCCAAACAGTCGTGCGATGCCATAGAAAGGAGGCAGCTCAATTCCTTGGCGACCTAGACCTCGTTGATCCGTGAAGAGCCTTGCACCTGCTTGCGTGACTCCGCCATACGAGAAGGTGGAGTTGTAGGTTGCAGGTACTGTCGTAGGGCCAGAGAAGTTACCCGTAGACATCGACGCGTAGGACAACGGAACGTTCGAGGTGTAGTTGATGAACTGCTTGCAGTGGTCAGCATCTGTCGTGTTGGTGTTCAAACCTTCACGAGCTTGAAGCATGTAGTTTACACCACGATGAAACAGGGCTCCGTTCGTTGAGAGGATTGGAGCATGAACCTCTCCCCAACCAGGCACCAAGTGCCGAGGCAGAGAGACGAAAAAGTTCTTCCGGTTTGCATCAGGATCTGACGAGCCTGAGAAGAGCCCTAGTGGGTCTGTCGTGGTCCACTTCGCTGTTAGCCCGTCCCGCTTCTTGAAGGGCATCAAGCCTTGTGTATGATACACGCTGTAGGCAATGTTCGATGCGGTTGGGATCGGGCGGTCTAGAACCAACGTCGTTGGACTGACGGTGACCACACGATACTTGCCAGCTGCTAGGCCCTTGGTCACTTCGAAGCTGTCGTTCGCAACAACTCCACTGACCCCAAATCCAGCCCCAGCATCTGTGAAGGTGGTCGTTCCTACAGACGAGCCAGCCGTGCCCGTTGTGACGGTAGCCGTGTAGCGATTTGTACTTGCACCATCTTGAGTTCGCACTCCTGTTGGTGTCGCAGGGTACGCGATACGACGGAACGGAGTAAGGATGACGGTCTTACTTCCAAGGTCGGCATAGGACCCTGCTGTGACAGGTAGCAAGTTCTTGTAAGCTGCCGATCGATACTTGCTCCAGAGTAGAGCCCACGTTGTACCCAAGGTGTAGTTCGTGGAAGGTACACCAATCGATGGGACAAGAATGTCCGCCGCTGGGTTGTACATTGCAAGATTATGGATCGAGTCAGGCCTATGCGAGAGACCTCTACCCGCTCCGTACTGTACGTGCGAAGTGACGTAGACAGTCTTTGCAATTGGGAAGGGAACCCCTACCCCAATGAACTCGATTGTAAGGTCATCGCTCGACGTTGGGTTGAGTGGAGTAACCTTGAAGCGATGCTGAGGAAGGGGCTCTTCCATGCCATCGATACGAACTTGGATTGACCCCACACCACGACGTATCTCGTAGGTGATCCCAGATCCTGCCACCAAGACTCCATCGACAGTTACAACTTGCGCAACGGAGCTGAGGACCGGAAAGGACCCTCGATTGGTACCTTGGTAAATCACCAAGGTGTCTCCAGGCTGTACCTTCGAAAGGTCACTCGTTGCATCCGTGAAGGTAGCTCCACCTGCACTCTGACCCGCAGAGCTAGCTGCTGGGGACTCATTCAAGAGTCGCACCTGGTCTGCATCTGCTCCCGGTACAGTGTTCTTGAATTGGGCGACAAGGATCTTGATGCGATCCCCCAACCCATCTCCTGCGGACAACTCTGTGTCCCACTGGTTACCAGATCGTTGTCTTGTCGTGAGAGCGTTGATCGCAAGAGACCAAGATGTGCCAATGGGTTGAGTTGCTGGGATGGCTACAGCTGCTGTAAATGGAGTGCAGAGAACCTCCACTTTTTGCATGGCAGCTGCATCCGAGAAAATCATACGGATCCCGTCAGGGGAGTCGACCTTAGTGATTCCCATGCCCGCAGCCGAAGCGGACACCTTATCCTGGTACGTAATGAAGGTGCCTTGTGGGCCTCCTCCCGTTCGCTTCCAGTTGGACCTCAGCTGCCCCTTCAAGAGCTTGTCGAGACTCCCGGCCAACAGCGCGGAGTAGTCGAAACCATTGGGGCTAACCACATGGCGTAGGTCCAGAATATCGGTAGCTGCAATCTGATCCGAGAAGAGACCGTCAGGACGACTAGACACAACCTTGATGGTCTGCCCAATCAGGTGAGCTTCTTTCTGAGTTCCGTTCACACCTCGGGTCAGCCCACTGAGAGTGGTCCCTGAGATAGACGTGTAGGTGAGTAGCTCGTCTCCGATCTGAATTAGAACAGGAGATGCTGGAGCTGTGGGTAGCGGAATATTCGCAGCAGACACAATCGTGAGCGAGGTGGCCACATCCGTTATCCCAGCCGCAAGCGTAGCTACGGTAGAGAAGGTCTTCACTCCCGTTCGGTCTGTAGCTACTGGGTTACGATTGAACCCTCCATTGAGGTTCTGCGATGGGTCCCCTGACCACACGACAGAGTTACGACGGAAGACAGCGCATAGCGGGATGGCATAGACATACCCATCCACGGTACCTAGCGAGTTTGCAGTGCCGTCCCCAGCCCTCCAGAGACCTGGGTCCCCGAGTTCCTGACGCATGTTGGTGAAGGTGAAGGAGGTATCTGCCGCAGCGGCTCCTCGGCCCTTCACGAGGGTCGGGTCAAACCCATCCGGGTAGGTAGCTAGCCCAATGAGTCCCTTGACTACTCGAATTCGGTATTGGACTTGAACTCTCTGAGTTGTCTCTACCCCGATTTGAGGGTCCTGGATATCGTCAGGTAGGTAGCTGTACCCACCTTCAACATTTCCGTAACGGTAGACAGCCGAAGCACTTGGCTTGTTGAGTGTAGAAGGCCCTGGAGGAACTCTCGCAACCCACACCTCCAGGAACGTAAAGTCTGCTCGGAAGTCTCCACTGTTTGCTGGAGGAGGGTCCAGTGCAATCTTGTTCCAGGTGTCCGTGTTATTCGGAGATCCTGGTGGGGTACCCGTGCGTGTCCCCGTCACTGGGATAAGCCAGCCGTTAACCACTGCCCATGCAATGGCCTGCTTCTCTCCAGGTCGTTGGCGTCCAAATTGGAACCAGTTAGACCAGCTTGGATTGGTCAGGTAGTCCTTGGAGGTGTTCGCATCGTTACCCAAAAATCCAGAGGGGGTGCCCCTCAGACATAGTTGCTGACTCCAGTTAGCTTGAAGCTGCTGAGCCAAGTTCAACTCGCTATCCAGTGGGGGCTTACCTTGCTGCCAGATAACCCCTAGGATAGAAGCTTGTTTTGGGTCGAGAACACGAGATACGCCTGTACCGTAGTTATCCGACGACATTGATCGACTCCACTACTTGATCTAATTGAAATTTCTTCAGGATATCCAGCTTACTGGCTGGGGCAACTATGAGGTCAGTCATGGGAGAACCGCATCGCTTTTGTTCGGCTCTTGCTCGTTGAGAAGCACTCATCTTAGCTTTAGTTTCTGATGAGTGCTTCTTGCCCATATGAGCAGCAGCCATTCTAGACCTACGCTCTTCAGGGTGAGGCGTTTTGTTCTTTACCCCTAACCTCCAAGCATGCCCTGCTCGAACTAATTTAAGCTTGTTGATGTGCTCAGCAGTTAAAGACCTACCACGCATTGAAGCGGATAATCTTTCCTTCGCTCCAGGCTTGGCAAAGCGCTTTTTCTGAGCCTCACTTTGCTTAGCTCGTGTTTCTGGGCTCACCCCACGGACATTCCCACCCCCATCCAAGTTGTACCCAAACTGTGGGTCATTCGACTTGAAATGCGCAATCCATCGTTGTTCGGCTGCATTAGCAGCTTCAAGCGTGTCCACTTTCTCAAGCACAGCTAGCATGAAACTCTCACGACCATACTTGCGTAGTGCTCGATAAAGTCTAGTGCTCACAAGACGCTTGGCATCGCAAACGTGTTGAGACCATCGAGTTGCCAGCGTACGACGAGTTTGTCCGACATACAGCATCCCATTCACAACGTTTGTGCAAGTGTAAATTATGAATTCCATCTAGAATAGAACCGCCCAAGATCCGATCAAGACCCGACCCTTAGTTGCGATATTGGTTGTCCTAGTGAACTTGAGAACAACTGAGGTCCCTCGTGACACCAAGGGGATAGAGACTAATGCTTTATCGGTAGCTGCAAAAAAAGTGGTCCCCCCGTTGAAGCTAACCTGAACAGACACATTCGTATCTGGGGTGACCTCACGGTACTTACGTACGTACACTAAACCCTTGTCGTCTACATCCACGTACTCAAAAAGCTCGTAGGTCACGATGGCCTGAGCAGGCCCTGGAGGAGTACCTCCCCAGACAATACCGTACGGTGCGGTCTGGAGAATCGGGATTACAGCTCCATTGACAGGGTAGAGGCCGCATGTACCCCTATCCCCCAACGTAATCCCGTTACTAGCCCCTGCATTCATCCCCAACCCATCCAGCATGTCATCATAGATGATCTGGGTGAATAGGGCATGCATACCTAGGGTGCCTGCATACTTCTTTGTGATTAAGTCTGCAACGCTCGTTGGGTTTCGCACTGGGATGTCATCCGGTACTCGAATTACGTAGTTCCCGGTAATCGTTGACATGGGAGGAGTCCCACTCGTGGTGAGAACTCCGTTGATTTGGTCGTCGAACAGCCCGACTAGTACGTGGGTGGACATTTCACTTACCTCCCTTTGCCGTGTACTTAGCTAGGGCCCCAGACTTGACATTCGAGCAAACCAGAGTGCTCACCTTGTCCACTGGAGTGAGCAACTGGTTGTGCATCTTAGGCCTGGAGAGTCTACGGACAAGAGCAGCTGCTACTCCACCCGTAACCTCTCCAACTTCGATACCGCCAGACTTCTGAACCATTCTAGCTAGGTTCAAGTACTCCTCTGAGATATCTACGGACCCTGCCAACTTGAGGTTGGAGAAGGTCACTCCATCGGCATCCTTGATCTTGACCGTAGGCTGTCCAGGAGAGAGCGTGAATAGGAACACATCCTCTCTAGGCATTGCGTAGATCTCGCATTCTGACTTTGCTGCAAGGAATGCCGCCTCTTGGGTTGTCTCACTCGTATCTACGTCAATTGTGTGAGTCGTACCAGCGGAGTTATTCTTCAAGTTCCAGTAGAAGTACATCGACGGACGGTATACCGCATACGTAGGTGTAACGTTAGGTAGGTAGTTACTTGGAGGATTGGTCAGGATTGGGTAGGTGTACTTACACCGCGTAACGTTACCTGCGTGTGAGGCTGAGGTGATCTGACGAAGGGCAGTCTTAAACACAACGTCAAACCAAACGGCGCTTAACCAGTCCCCAGTAACGACACCCGCTGCGGTAAAGTTTTGACCAGAATCCTGCATCGTGAATCGATCAGGGGTGTCAAAGTTCAACACGCCTACTGGCCCACCTATTACAAATTGGTTACGGATAACCATCAACCTTTGACCTACAGTTGGATTAAAGGCGCTACCGTAAGTTACGGTCCTGTCTACCCAAGTTGTGAGGGAGGTGCCTACCTTTAGGATATCGAAAGGCGTGTAGTCGTTGTAGTTAGGGTGTCGAATCGTCGAAGCTGTTGTCCCGAAGGATACAGCAACTTGCCAACGCCCTAGTACATCATTCCACTTGACCTGAATACCTCGGACAGCCCCATAAGCTCCCGTACCGTAAGTAGGTCCTGGCATTTTACCAGCTGTGTTCCCAAGCACATCCGTGTAACTGAAGTTGACTCGGGAAGCATTTGGCGTAGCAATCAGTCCCTTACTCACTTCAGCGTAGTACACAATGTCTGTCTTGGCGTAAACTACAAGAAGAGAGTCCCCATTCAGACCTATAGCTGCGTAGGTTGTGGTGGCTGTAGAGGCAATCCTCACTGGCTCACGGATAGACACTCCTGACTGTAGACTAAAGGACGTCACCCACAGGTCGTTCGTAGACTCTTCATAGAGAATGAAGAAGGAGTTGGTAGAGGGGTCGAACTCTAGCCCCCAAATCCTTAGCACACTCCTAGGGTCCTCTTGGACAAGAACCCCATCTCCAGCTTTCTGTAGGTAGTTACCGTAGGCAGATCTGCCCAAAGTTGCAGTGTCTACACCAGCCGTAAACTGGTTGCCAAGGAGGGTGGCGTTCTTGCCTCCCATAACCCCACCAGACATCAACACACCATACACGTTTAGGCCGTTGTAAGCAGTAAGATCACGACCTATGTTCATTTCGTTTGAGACTGGGTCGTAGTCTACAACCGTATACCAACCAGCAAGGTCAACTGCATTTGCTATCGTCGTTGCAATGTCACCACTTCTGTTAATGCAAACCAAGTCCCCAGGTTGGGGTCGCATTCCAACGTACTTAGTCCCGTCTTGGGTCATAGTAATATTGCCGTTAGCAATATTCCCTAGCCGCATCTCTATGCCAGAATCCCCCCTACCTACATTATCTGCCCCCAAGGCTTTGAAGGTCACATTCGAACCTACCCCATACTCAGGGATCGTAACATACTTGATGTTACGGTGGGTAGTGTCATCGTAGTGGACGAAGCAGATAACAAACTTGTTTCCATCCCAAGTCACCTTGGGGTGAATTAGGGTCATCTTCTCCTTGAAGGAGTTCGTTACGAACGCCACATCCAATGGGGTTGCCTCAACTCCATACCCATAGCCTCCAATCGAGTTAGGTGGAGTGTTCAACCCATTTTCGAATAGACTGTAACCGACAATACACCCCCCAGTTACGTCTGCCCCATCTCCAGGAGAGGCGTTGTACCCCATCGACCAGGCAACGCAAAAGACCTTACCAGAGAAGGCCACATCGAACGTAAGTGCGTCTCTTACCTCAGCATCTGCACTTGCCCCTGTAGATATGACAGTAGAAGCTACGACTGTAGAGCTTCCAGACCGAGCTGTAGAAGCCCCTACCTCAGAAACTCCACCCCCAAGAATGTTGTCTGGGTTTGAGTTGCTGTGGTCCCCGCCCGTGAACCGGAACATGGAAATCAAACCTCTCAACTTAGGGTTACTCCCTGAAGTTGCGAATACGGTAGTGACTCCAACAATTGTAGTCGCAGCTTGAAGTACCGTCGTACCAACGAACGATACGAAGTTTTTCCCATCCCACAGTACACGAGGACTAGAGCCGTTGAGTTGTTTTGCCGTTACAACCGACCCTACGACAGGAGAGAAGGTCGTGTCGTCAAACTCGGCCGAAGTAAGCCCCATGTAGAGCCCCTCTCGAATCCGAACTGGGTCTCGACCTGTCACGTCTGTGTAAATCGACTGCATCCCCGAACGGTACGTGGATGCTTCTCGGGGCTCAAAACTAGAGTTAAGCTGCTGTGGAGCCAAGTGAGCAAAGCAGTTTCGGTACCCATCGGTAGCGAAGAATGGGCTACCCGAGTTGGGCAGTAAACCATGTCGAGTAAAGATATGGTGAGAGCTTTCTAGCTTCAAAGCACTAGACTTGGATCCCTGGATAGCTAGGTCTTTCAGACCGCCTTCCCATGGCCCAAAGCTCTGACGATAGAACACAGTTTGATTCTTGAAGTTGCCTGGGGCTCCAGTACTTCCAGAGACATTCCGATCAAGGAATCCGTAGAAGTTCTCTCCCCAGGCAAGAGCCACCATGGGGAACTCAGTGGTGATCAGCTCACTGCAACCCTTTGGAGCCCCTACCGCTACTCCACGGTAGAACAGGTTGAGTTCAAGTCTAGAGGTTGTCCAGACGTCGTTCCAGTTGAGACTGACGTCCGAAGTTGGAGCCTGATACCCTGCCCCAAACAGATTGTTAACCGTGTAATCTCCCCACAGCTTGGGCCGCCAAATCGTCTCTTGGTGCCTTAGAGTTGGGACGTGAGTTGTAGCATCTGGCAACTCATCTGCGAAGGTGAAGAAGTTGGTGGATACCGTAACTTCGCCTCTTGCGCTGATTCTAAACCCTGGGTTCTTAATCCCACCAGAGACTCCAAGGTTACTTGGACGAACTAGGTACCACGAGTACGTAGTCGTTAGAACAAGACCTGCTACCGGTCCGGTAAATCTGACTACGTGCTCAGAGGATATTGCAGCAATCTGTGCGTACTGCGTAACCGAGGGGAAGTAAATCCAGTCTCCTACGGCTACGGTAGCCGGTAGGTAACTTCCATCTACGCTCGACCCACCAGACCCGAAAATGAAGGATGGGTCCGCAAGATAGAAATCAGGACCGCTTTGAAGGTAAGTCCCGGTTGCAGACTCGATGCGACTTACCGATGGACTGACGACAACCCAATCCTGCCCCGTCCAGGTAACGTCTGGAATAAGAGAAGGAGCCTTCGTGACGGTCCACGGCTGAGAGTAGTTACGAGCTGCAACTTCCATCTCCCAATAGCCACCTGGACGGTTGACGTTGAGGATCGCGTTGTGGTTTGGAAGAGGGACTACTCGACCCCCAAGAGACCTTTGGCAAGTAGTCGTGTCAGCACCGGCTCTTGTGTAGAAGTCGTCACTTGAAGCTGTTAACGGACTACGCGGACTAATGTCTACCCCGAAGTCATTCACTAGGGCGTAGCAAGTAGCAAGATGCAGTCGACGTGGAGTAAGGTCTCGACAGGTACCCCAAACCTGGTCAACAAATCCAGTGTTTAGGTTGTTATCCCAGTTTTTGATCGAGCTTGCAGCTAGGATGGTTGTCGTGTCAAACGACTGGTAGATTACTGCCCAGCTACCTACCCCGCGTGAAAGTCTGACGTAATCAGGCTCCCTCACATCAAAAACGTAGAAGTTGGCTGCTGGCGATGTGCCAGATACAACATTCACGGTCCCAAAAGAAAGCCCAGTGCTCTTTACTGTGTAGATGGTAGAGGTTGGGGCTAGGTAGTAGGTTACAGGAGTATGGTTCGTCCACGCTGCAAGAGTGTCGTTCTGAATCGTTAGGGTGGAAGCTGGAGCAATAGCAGCAACAACCCCAGAGGTACCGTAGTCTACCGAAGTACCGCTCACGTAAAGGAATCTAGATCCTATCTCTACGCCAACCGCAGTGAAATCCGGGATGCCCGCATCCACCAAAGTCTCACCAACAATATTCCCTGTCGTGCCCAAGATGAGCTTGTGTTTGCGAACACTGAAGGCGAACAGGAAGTTACCTTGGTCGTCTGACGACACATCGGTAGAGGACACTACAATGTAACTGGTGAAGGCGTTTGTACTGGACGCTAAGGAGGCTCCAGTAATCGAGTCCATCAAGGCAGTACATAGGGTCGCATTGTTGTGTGGAGCCGCATGTTCGGTATACGATAGCGCAATGCGGTAAGCTACCGATGGATCCGTGATGCTATTGTCTACAGCCACACTTGGGTGGTCCTGGTAAGTGCCCGCAGGAGGTACCAAGGCTGGGCCGAACTTACGAGTAAATGCAACGACCCCTTGAGTGTTGGTTGCCTGGACTACTTGTAGCTTGGTCTTAGGTCCGACTGGCCCGCCACCCTCCTCTACCCAAACGACCGAGTACTCGTCCGACCACTGTTGGTAGGCGATTCTTGGGTAGTGGGAAGGAGTGTGTTGGTCTGAGTTTGTGGACGCGTTGGAGAACAGGACGTTGGCATTGTTCTTTACAGCAAACCCAGATCCTGCAACTACCTTAGTACCATTGGGAAGTACCTCGTTGAACCAAATCTCATTCGTGAGTAGGTCGGCTTGAACCATACCCCATACACGACGGGTAGGGTTCCAAACAACGTCGATACCCTCAAGTTTGGTTGTGGCCCCGTAGTTGAACTCTGTCGTTGGGGTGTACGTTGAGTTTAGCTCGTTGTAGTCAAAGTCGTACACACCCCACGAGGTGTTAGGTCCAAACTTGAAGACTGAGGGCCATACGCCAACCCCAGAGGTGTACTGCGAGTCAATTTGAGTCGACTGCCCTTCGCCCTCTACGATAACACCAGGTGGTACAACGATCGTGTTAAGTACCACGTACTTGCCACGACGTAGGTGGACCGTACCATACCCATCAAGAGCCGCTGCACGAACAGCATCTCGAATGGCCAATCCGCTCTGACGTAGGCCCTTTGTGGTACTCGCAGAGAAGTAGTCGGCTCCTTGATTCTGAGGAGGTGCGGTTCCACCACCCAGGGTGAAGGAGGTCTTGTCTGCAACCCGTAGCTCAGTGGAGCTAAGAGGGTCAGTTGTGGTATTCACCCTCTGTCGAGGGATCATACTGATACGAGGGTCACTGGCCCTTAGCCTGAGACCTCGGAATCTGTCGGTCCCAGCAGACAGGTAAGTACCGAAGTCAATCTTCTCGCCTGGGTCCGCTGCGGGGACTTCAGCTGGGGAGTAGGACTGAACATAGAATCCGCCATTTACGGAGGACCCCATCATCCAACCCTCAGCAGAGTTGTTGTAGTAGACCTTCCCTGGCACCTTAGCTAGGGCCTCTGTACTACGGACCGTGTAAACCGACCTAGAAGCGCCAATCGTAGCCGTCTGGTCTACAGCCCAAAAGATGGCATAGAGCTGAAGGCGACCCGTTGTAGGGTTGACGCCTTGATTTCCACCCGTAGGCTTAATCGCATCCCCAGCTCTAGGTGCACAAGAGAACCTAACGATGCCAGCTCGGTAGTCAAAGGTCATCCTTTGATCCGCAGCAGCAACCGTGCTGTCAATAACAGGGGATAGTGTTGCGATAGGCTGATTTAGGTCCGGACCGGTACCTGTGTTGTTGCTCTTGTACAGAACAACACGGTAACCTAGGGTATCTAGGGGGAGTCTTGGCCCACCTGTGTTGGGAGGACCATAGACCGAGTCTGCTCGGTCAACCGCAATGTTCCCATTGAATGCGGGAGGAACAATGTTCTGAATACGATCTGCATTGATGCCCCCTAGAGTGGGAGCTGGATTCACATGTAACGTGGACCCAGGGACCACCATCATGAACGACTGCTCGCGTCCAAGTGGGCCTGACCCTGGTACAGCGAACAACTGTACCACATTGGGTCGGATAATGAGGTAAGAGTAGCTGTCCCCAGCTATATCGAATTGACTTATGACTGCTGCATCTGGTGCGTAGATGTTAGAGCAAGTTAGGGTGTTACCTGCAACAACTGTAATAGTAGCCGCAGCAAACTGATTGTTATCTGCACCTGCCGTCTCACCCTTCACTAGAAGGATGTCGTTAGCTACGACTCCAAGAGCCCCGAAGTTAGCAGAGAGATCTCTCCACTGGCTAACCCCAAACCCAAAACCAGTTGTTCCTGCTGCAATACGAGTTGGTCCATACCAGCGAACAGTCTCAGACGTTAGGCCAACCTGAGTTAACGTCTCAAGCCCTAATCCTGGAGAGCCTGGAGGGGTTTGGGAGTAGGTGTTGTCAAGGGCTACAGAGGGTCCTGTACCGTAAGGCTCCGCATTGATCGAGCCTACTCCTACCGTGCCCTCACCGTCTCCAACGGTGAGAGCCTTACCCCCAGAGGTGAAGTCAGCCTTGCGTAGCTGCTCCTGCTCTAGTTTGGTGAGGTTGGAGTATACGTTCCCAGTGACAGTGAAAGTGCCAGCCATGTAAATTTCCTACTCAGCTTCTCTAGCTAACTCTCTAGCTCAGACGATAAAAGGTTCATGCCGTTATCCGTCACGGTGGAAGCCACTCAATCTCTTGAACGTTAAGAGTCTGACCCGTGCCATTCTTGATTAGAGTCACCCGAACAAAGAGCAAAAACAAACCACTGCCGTTATCGGACGTGAACCCACCTGTATCGAAAGTGTACACGTCCCCAGCAATTCCTGTGCGACAACCACGGAAGTCCGCAACCTTAGCGAGGTCTGGTAGACCGTCTGCTCGACCTAGGTCAAGCCATCCGGTAGCCCCAGGAACCTTTATTTGGACAATGGCGCCCCCAGGATGATCCGTCAACTCTGCTGGGTCTACAGCTGCAATTCCAGTGTCAAAAGAAGCGAAGGACAATCCCGTGATTCTCAGCTTACCCGTGTTTCGAGCAAAGCCAGTATTGAACGCTCGGACATACCTACGCTTATGGTTTGCAGCATCTCCCGCAAGGACCGCAGCATAGTTACACCCAGCAGTCACTGGATTTACAGGAGCTACAGTAAAGTCGATCGATGGGTAAGCAATTCGACCTGAGAGTACCTGAAGGTTCCCATCATTCGCTGCTAGCGCTGTAGCCGATACGTATACATCTCCACCCGCTGGGAGAATGGGGGTTACAGGGTTGTTAGCTGCAAACGTAGAAATGTGCCTATAGCCTTCGTCGTTGAAAGGCTCTAAGGTCTGAGTGGTTAGAGTTCCCCCAACCGTATTGTACAGATACACCTCTGTACTACTCTGGAGGACGGACCCTGTAAAGGTGCCATTCCAGTTGATGGAAAGGCTTGCATACGGGAATGGAATACCATTGCCAGGAGCGCCAATCCCCTGAGTTGCATCCTCAAATCTAGCCGTATGTCCGCTTGAAGGAGGAGCTACCGTAGTGTATACAGCACCTCCAGCGTCATTCACGATCTTCGTGTTGTTGTACAGCGCAATGTTCTGCACTGTACCTCCAAAGGCTGACATGTCGACTTGTACTGGAGTACTAGCAGACGTGAAGGCCGCTGGAACGCTACCGCTGGCTACGGTATTCGTGAAGTAGGAGTTCGTGAAAACGCCAGTAGCCTTCGCTGTAATGTTGAACTGAAGCCCTGTGGAGTTGTAGTGGTTGACTCCAGAGTACTTTGTGACCGTTACAGTCCCAGCGGGTGCTGAGGTGATCGTCGTTGGGGTAGGCCCGCTTCCAGAAGCCGTATCCAAGAAAATCAAAGAACGGTTTGCATTGTCGTAGTTAGCCCCATCCGAGGGCACTGCTGAAAAGCAGTTGGTGGCGACTAGGGTCAGTGCGGTCAAGTTCGCAGGTTGGATCGCAGCTAGGGATATCCCATAGGTGTGCTTCCAATGCACTAGGAGATAGCTGTCATTGTCGCCAGCAATCAGAGTGATACTGAAGCTGTACTTACCTAGTTGGTAGGTCGAGAAGTTCGTACCAAAAGCCGTATACTCTAGTCCTGGGTAGGATGCAGAGTATGGAAGTCTAGCCGACAAGGAGATCTTATCTAGACCCGCCCCGGAAGCTACATACGCTGTTTGACCTGTTGGTCTCGTGGCCTCTACAAACGCTGCCCCTGGGATGCCAGCAGGAGGAGGGTTGACCCCCAACCACAGAGCCATTTCAAGGGTGGTCTGAGCAGCATTGAAGAAGTCACCTGCTGTCGTCTTGTACAGCGCAAGAACCCCTCGGTCGGCTGGATATACCATACCTCCAATGGTCTGGGCCCCCAAACTTCCGTTTGGAGTTAGGTATTTGGTCACAATACCACTTGCTCCGTCTGTCCATCCACCCTTGATCGCATTTGCACTTAGAGCATTCGACCAATTCGTAAGGCCAGAGTTTACAATTGACCCATCAAATCCAATTCGATCTGGACGGGTTGGGAACAGGTCTGCAATGGCCGTGAGGGCATCCATCACGGACTCCCCATCATAGGGACCATTTACGCTAGATAGCAGAGGCTGCCCCGTGACAGGGTTGGTCTCAGGGATACCAATGGCCCCACTCATGTGAGCGTCTGTAGGGTCCGCAAGGTGGTTCAGGAGGTCTCCAGCCCCGCCGAAGGGGAAGGAGATTGAGCTTGCGCTGACTTGCCCAGCCGCAAGCCTACCCGCACCTGGAAGCACTACAGAAGGATCTTTATTCGATGGCATCAGATTCTCCTGTTGAGAAGATTTCCAGAGAGGCGGAAGATACTTGCAGTTGTGGAGTTACCTGACGCAAGAAACTTGACGCTGTTCTCTGAGTCAAATTCAGCCCACCTGCTTAGTAGGACTAGGACCAAAGTCCCTTTACGCCCTAAGGTCGTGTCTACCGTCGTCTCCATGACCATAGGTAGCACTACCTTGTGGACTCGTTCGTCCGATAGACTCTGCGCGAATGCACTGGGCTTGTAACTGGACGAAGAGCCAGTGAAGTAGGTCCTATCCTCGATATCTGCATCAATTAGCGCCCGAGTTAGAGTCACCTCGTCTGTTGGCGAATAGGGTAGTACTACAGGTACTCTCAAAAAGCCAGTACTTGCGTTAAAGTCAGAGATGAAAATTTCGGGAGGTCCGTCTAGCTCATGCTCTCCGGTAAACGAACCAGAAGACTTGTTCAGGCCACCCGTCTGGACATATCCATAAGGGAAGGGATAGCTTTCCCCTTGCGAACCTGAGGCTGAAGTAAAGACGTACAAGAAGGGAGAGACCCAACGTGGTTGGAGAACCTGGCTGGTACCTAACAGGCTTGAGCGAACAGTCTGAGCTGCTCGTGCCTCGTAGTACAGGGTCATCTGTACGCCACACTGAGGCATAGGTCGAATCGCCTCATAGTCTACAGCCACAACATCCCCAGGGGCCGTAGTACCTCCAACAAGCGTCAGCAATCGACCACTAGCGTCTACCGTCCCACCAACACCAGGAAGGGCTCCGCCATTGACTCGAACTTGGACAAGATTGAGCACTCGCTCAGGCATCAGGTACTTCGATCCAGGGTTTATGGTCGAGTACGCTGAGAAGGTTGTAGTGATCGTCGAAGTTTTGTACTGAATCTGAGCCTCTCTATGTGCATAGTCATAGGCTCTGGTTTGCATTGCAGCGTAGGATACAGGCACCCCAGCGGTCAGGGCGATAGGGTTGTTCACCTCAAAGCTAGCTGCCCCAAAGTCTGCGGTTGGGGTCTTTGACAACCCTGCCCCGGAAGGGTAGGCAACAAGAAAGTCAATGTAGATTGCTTCCGTAGTCAAACCACCAATTGGAGGAGTACCTAGAGTGATCGCTACGTTACCAGGAGGGTACGCTCCAAGTCCTGTCACATTCGTTACCGGGTAAACCGAAGAGGTTGTTGCAGGGGCCGTTGCTTGAATAATCCCAACGTCAAGGTACTTTTCGCCTCCAAGGACTCCGCCAATTCTAGCTCCTAGTAGGTCTAGAATCCTCGTCCCAGCTGGGGCTCGATTGATGAACCCTACAGCTGCCCCAGAAAAGGGGTACTGCGCAAGTATCGTTGGATTCACGGTTACGATTGTACCCGCTTGCCAAGTGCCAGTAGATACCTGAGGGTCGCCTGGAGCCACCTTGAAGGTGAGGACCTCGTAGATGGAACGATCCGAGATGAACCTGCGAGTACAGTCGAACTGCCCAAGCAGTTGGGCTCCTGGAGTATCTCCAGTCGTTACGCTGTCCCCAGGTAGGATTCCGATCTCATCTGCCCACAGAAAGGTATGCCCTACCGAACCTCCACCTAGAGTAGAGGTGCCCCACTCTGTTTTCAGAGCGTTGTCAAGGAGGAAGTTGAAGTTCTTCTCCCCGATTTCCTGATAGTTTTCCCAACCTCGTACTGAGGTCACCTGTCGTAGGTCTACGACATCCTTCTGGACTAGGACATCCGTTAGATACCCATCAGGTCGAGTCGAGGGGCCAGGAGAAGGTGCGCCACCATTTTGGTTTAGGTTGCGATCCCAAGCAGTGGTGTTGCGCCTAAAAACAGCACATAGAGGAATCGCGTAGATGTACCCGTCAACAGAGCTTATCGTGTTGCTCGGAACTCCATCTCCAGCTCTCCAGAGACCTGGGTCTCCATTCGCGCTTTGATTTGTGTAAGTGAAGAGCGTTGCAACACCGTCAGCAACTCCACCAGCAGGTGTGGAATTTGCAACAATGGCAGGGTCGTCAATGCCCGCTGGGTAAGCAAAGAGGTCGATCCCAGAGATAACCCTCAGTCTATATTGAATCTGGACTCTCTTTGCGGTCTCAGAGGCTACTACTGCATCCAGGATATCATCCGCAAAGTTCAGTACTGCGTCATCCGCAGCTTGAATCTTGACGTTACCGTTCTTCCAGATTCTACCTAGTGGGCTCTTACCATCGGTACTGGGTGAGGCTGAGACAAGCTTGCGCCAAACCTCAAGGATCACTAGGTCCGTACGCTTGGCCCCATTACCTACAGGACCCGCCCCAAGACTAATCTGATTTAGGGTTAAGTTGCCAGTGGAGGCCACATCTAAGAACCACCCGTTAACTAGCGCCTTAAGGTTGTTCGCAAGGACAAGCGTGTTTACTGTCGCTGAGGACACAAACATTGCCGCAGTTGGGTTGGACTTATTCAAGTGGTCTGCGGTCAGCCACCCTGAGGTGGCTAGCTGCTTTGTGAGGCCCAAGCTAAACGAGTTAGCAATGTCCTCACTGAGATTCAGCTCCTTATCCAGAACAGGCTTACCTGCCTGGAAAACCGGATTCTCCCAATTCCTACCCTCAGAGTCGAGGAAGCCACTAACTGCTGGTCCGTAGTTTTTCGTTCCCATTACTGAGTCTCCACCATTGAACGATTATTTACGGGCTCAGTAGAGTTTACTTTACCCCCTACCCGACGAGACTGCGTCCGAACTCGATGGCAGTTAGCACAAACCAACTCACACTTGTCAATCTCCGCCAGTACACGATCACGCCCCCAAGACCACATTTGAGATATTTCCAATACCTTAACGTCCCGCACATGATCGAAGTCCATCGCTACAGAATGAAAAGTCTTACCGCAATCCAAACATGGGGCTGACTTCAACTCATTGAGCCAAGTTCTGAACTCTTGGACTTTAGGGATACTCGAAGGTCCTTTGCGAATGTTAGTTCGCACTCGATGACAGGCACAACACACCAACTCACACTTGGCGATCTCGTCAAGCACGGCCTCTAGACGGTGGTTTGCCATCTTACCTAGGGCAAAACGTTTCTCTCCTCGAACATGATCATACTCCATGCAGAACGGAGGAAATAGCCCCCCACAATCAAGACACGGCTTGCCTTCCTTCAAAACCCCTAAAGCCGCTCTATGTTCGCTTCCCCGAAGGCGATAGTAAGAAAGCATAGAGTCTCGGTTTGCCTCAGACCACTTGTCAGCGGCGACCTTATATCGAACTTTATTCTTGACCCAACGCTGACGTGACTGGGCGTTAAGCTCAGTCTTGTTTTCGATGTAGTATTGCTGCTTAGCTGCCTTCTGATCTGAACGCTGGTATAGGGCCTTGGAGTACGTCCTGGAACAACCCAAACACCATGAGCCACGCCCATCGGCACGCCGTTTGTCCAGGACAAACTCATCAAGAGATTTGAGAGTCTTGCATTTAGTGCAGGTCTTCATATCTTAACCCACTCAAAAACTCAATCTCCACGTTATCTCAAGAGTTGAGGTAGCTGGTTTAGAAATTATAGGAAAAGTAAGGAAATTCACCAAAGTCTCTTTGGTCGTCAAGTCCACGGCTGGGTTGTAAGGCCCATTCGGAGGAAGTACTGGGTTGCGAACCGAGAGGTTGGTGGAGATATTGCCACCAATCAAACCCATCTCAACAAGGGGACCTACAGCTTCAGCCTCCGTGAAGATTGCTGTGAAGTCCACAACATTTGTTGGGGTAGCAGTCGGGATTCCAGCCGCGTCAATGAAGCGGGTCTGCGAAAACGTCTTGCGGGTCAGCTCTGAGTAGAGGGCCCTCTGAGTGTTCGTAGGAGCAGGAGGAGCCAGAGGGTTCCACCCCGTATCTCCAGTACCTACCGCTAACGTAAAGATACCCTTTGGCGGCTCGGCACTGTCTTTCATCAGACGAGCGACGAGGATCGAGGCATCTTTTACGATAAGATTACGACGTTCCCGGTAGTCTTGAAGTTCACCACTTGCCCCGTCTCTCAAGGAGATAAAGACATCCCCTCGGATACCTAATCTGGCATTCTCCTCATACTTTGGACGAAGAGCACCAAAAAAGCGGCTTGCCAACTGGTTAAGAGCTTCATTTACCTTCATGTCATCTCCTCAGCCTAGGACTTCAATGGAGGTAGAAGTTATCAAAGGATCGTGACTCCTTCAACCAGCTCCAGAACCTCAAAGAAGTTCACCCCAAGTTGCGTCGTAACGTCCTCCACTATTAATAGAGACTCATCGAGGTTAACCTGAACCACGGTCTCCCCAGGGGTGAGGTCGAAGTCCTCAGACAGTGCGAGCGTATCACTAACTGCCACACTCGTTGCGGTTAGGGTCTGAAGACCATCTTCAACAAGCGATAGAACCTCTGCCGGATTTGCGTACTGCCTACGGTAAGTTACAGCTCCTACTGGGATAGGGCTCAAGTTGTCCGTAGTTATGAATGGGTAGGGAGGCGCCACCCCATTATTGAATACCACCCAAGCAGGGTTGTTCAGTAGAGCTACTCGCGTTGGAGGGTAAGTGACTTCCGTAAACGTGAAGCTAGCGGTAAGGTCGACTACAGTTGGTACGGTATCTAGCCTTTTGTCCTGTACTCCGTACTTCGCTTCCTTTAGACGGTAGAAATCCGCATAGAATACGGAGTTGTTGAGGGTCGCGATTGGAGTTGGCTTGATCCCTCCCCCATGCGTGTAGAACGGGTTGGGGTCTAGAATCTTGGGGAACTCGTACGTATCAAAGGACTGAGTACAGGCCTTCACCTCATCTACCGCTAGCGAGGAACTAGGAGCCCCCCCGGTCTTGAGAGAGGGAGAGAAGAACACAAGACCATTTGGATTTCCGAACAGATCCGAGATTGCAGGGTCCAAACCCTGAGCAAGGTCCGGAAGAATCGTCAACCCCTCTTGGAAGAACAACTCATCTACCAGGCTTACTTCGCTCGTGTTACGAAGATCTGGCTGAGCCGCAACTGAGGCGTAGAGATGGGTTCGGAGCGTGTCCGTATTTGAGATAGAGTGACTTGTGGTAGGGTCTCCAGACCCGGTTACAGTCACGGCCTCTGCTAGGTCAATAAAGTCGTAAAGAGCCTCTACCTCTACCGGACCCTCCCTTAGAGGAGCTAGGACAACGGAGAGAGAACTCTCCAGTTGTAAGGTCTCGCTCAGCCCCAGTGGGGAGAACTTCCTCGCCCTTACCTCCCCAGTAAAGCTCGAAAGGGAGATGGAGGTCTTGTTCTGAATCTTCCCCCACGTAAGGTTCGCAGAGTTGGGTTGGGTAATACGCCCATCTGCCGCTTTTACATTCGAGGATACCGTGAGGACCTGAGGTACTCCAGCAGGGAACGCCCCTACCCGCAGACTTACGCTAGTCGCGTTTGATCCAGTATTGGCAACAGCCGAAAGGACTGGAATCGCTACGCCAGAGTAGGACTGGATTGTGTAGTTAGCGGTATTCGTTAGTGCGGCATCGACCAACATAGGTTGGGCGAACAGGACATTGACCGTTGTAGGTCCTTGCACTCTCGCAAGGAACTTTGGGGTCAGAGGATACCCTGTAAACGTACCAGAGTTAGCTAGCGGGTCTACGGTAGCCCCACCTACCGCAGTAACGGTACCTCCAACAGTGACCACATACAACTTGTAGTCTTGCTCTACCGTGAGCAACCTAACTGCGTTAGGGTTAGCATCTGGCAAAACTCGAACTGCCGTCAAACCACCATTGAAGGTGTAGTTCGCAGGGTTGACTACGCTTGCTACTGTAAAGTCTGGTGGGTTGGAGAAAATAACTACAAGGGTAACGGAATTGAGGGATTGGGCGGATACAACTTGAAAGAGTGAGCCACTTAGTTCCCCTGTAAGCGTAGCACTGCCACTGAGGGTGGCAGCAAGTGGCTGAATAATGTAGGCATCCCCAACAAGAGTAGCATCCCCACTGAGAGCCGCATCTAGGGGTTGGATACCGTCTACGCTCCCTACGAGGGTGGCGCTACCACTGAGAGCCGCATCCAGAGCTTGAATGGTATCGACACTACCTACGAGGGTGGCATCCCCACTGAGGGCTGCATCCAGAGCTAGTCCTATAGTAAAGCTGTAGCTAATCGAACCTAGCGTGCCTGCAAGGTCGTAAGCCGTGATATCCACGGTCACGGCCCCAAAGGAGAAGGCCGGGTGGGTGGTTACACTTACATCTAAGTCTGGGCCTGCAAACGCTATCGTCCCGCTGTAGCCAGCTAAGAACTCTCCGTTACGTATCACCTCAACCGTGTTGAATTTGACGGATAGCGTTAGCTCATCAAACTCAGCTGGAGCGTTAACCTGAAAGGTTACGTTTGCACTTGAAGAGACCCCCGTAGCACCTGAAGCTGGAGTGGACGAAACAAGGGAAACCCCCCCTGAGACCAAGGAAGTTCCACCAAAGGGTGTTGTACCGTATGGGCTAACCCCGAAGGACACTTACACCTGCCAAGTTTCTGCGATAATCACATCGGCTAGGGCTGTTGCCCCACATCGGGCTCCAGCATACAATGCTCCCGTAGGGTCAGGAAAACCGGACACCACCCAAGTACGATACGTAAGGGAGCCGCAATCTACGTCTCTCGCACGCATTTTGTAGTAAGTAACCGTAAAAGACCTTAGGTTACCCGACTTTGTAGAGAAGTGAGCTTGATTCGTACTAGGTAATACGTCTAGCACCACCACTGTCATACTATTTCCGTCTACAGTTGCCATGTGACCTCAAGTGATTACAGGTACAGACCCATCCCATGGGAGCACAAAGTCCCCCATCACGACAAACTGACGAGAGGTGTCATTGGGGAAAGTATCAATCTGCCCTAGAGAGGTTGGTCTCCACCACAGGTCGAACACCGTACCGTGCCTACCCTGCATTGCTACAGTAATCGACCCAATACCTATTGGGAACAGGGGCCAAGTACCATCAAAACTATTCGCAGTGGTTCCAATTCCAGTAAGATTCGATAGGAGTCCAGACGTAGCTTGAGACCCCTCTCCTGTCATTGCCAGCACCATAGCCGCTGAGCCATACCCCTTGAGGGTCGTATTCGCAAAGTCTCCGAATAGCCCAGCAGTGTTCACAACCCCTGAGCTAACTCCTACCGTTCCAAATAGGCTGGGCTTTGTCCAACCTGTCACTGGGTTGGCGGGCTTATCTAGAATCCAGAAGGTACACAAGTTCGTTGAGGCTCTCCAAACTGCAACTCTGGTACACTGCCCATCCGTAGATTGCATTACATGGACAACATGATTTGCATCCAAGTTCGACCACGCATAGGCTGAGTTTGCTTGGGTTAGCACTTCATCTGTTGCGGTAGGTCTTGCAGTTGTAGATCCTCCCGTAAACCCAGATCCAGGGGACACTACGAAGTCAAAGTTCCCAGATCCACCATTTGAGTTGAGGTCAAGGCAGATCTCGAAATTTGTAGCAATTCCAGTCTGTCGAAGTACAATCCAGGAGTGTACGTTACCTGCGGTATCATTTACCAAGTTTGCATCCGCAGCCCATCGGTCAACGGCATCCATACCCGCTGCCACGGAGTCACTAGACCCTCGAACTGTCCAAGGTAACGTGGCGAACCCAACCAAGGAGTTCTTGATTGTCCGCCAAAGCCGTTGCGAAGTAGCGATAGTTGACCCTTGTAGTGCAACCGCCTGATTAACGTTGTACTGCCAGGTCTTTGCTTTAGTTGGGAGAGCCATTCGTAAGTCCAGTCCTTGTGGTAGGGGTTAGCCCCAAGTCAATACAATGCGAGCATTTGTGCAAGTTACTCGATCTGACGCATCCCCAGGAGTCGTCATTCGTATCAAAGCTTCGTACGTCTTCAGCGAAGCTGGCAACGTAATGACGGCCTCAACGACTGCTGGGGTAAGCGAGGTAGAGGTCAGTGGAGAGCCAACAAAAGACCCGTCTGTAGTGTTGTACAGTTGAATCGAAACCGTTTTTCCAGTTGTCGCCTCAACCTCTGCCTGAAACCTAATCTCAGAGGTTGGGAACTTGGAAGGGTCGATGGTTACTGCCCCAATTCGAGTGAATGTCACCTGGTCCGTCGAGCGAGTACCGGATACCAGTTCTGCTACGTAAGCCTTGGTGACAGCCTTAGGGTCTACCGTACCAGTCCTAGTAATCGACCAGTTCGTACCATCATTGACCGCTTCCACCTCATACGTGAAAGTAGCCGTTGGGGGGGCGGTCAGGGTTAGGATCGTCGATCCTGCAACTCCATTCTTAAGAATGAAGTTACCTGCCCCTGCTGTCATCACGACTCGATACCGGACCCGCATGCCATCGTTGGCTGAGGCTGTAAGCTCCTCGGTATAGGTGCCAGCCCCTGTCATCGTAACAAACCTTAGAGGCTTGCTTACCCCTTCAACAATAGCTAGGACTACAGGGGCGCCAGACGAGTGACTTACAACGAGAGTGTGCCCTGTGTATCGGCCTACGCGAGCTTTTAGGAACCGAAGGTATGCATCCAGCTGGAAATTCGTGGTAGCGTTCTGACGACCGGCCCAACCAGCTCTCTGAGCGTTTACAGACTGGTTGGTCATGTTCCCAGTCTGACCCACCGAAGGAAGCGTAAGGGTGTCCTCATCTGAGACACCAAAGAACTTGATGTCCGTGGTCGTAACCGCAGCCTCTACTCTGGTGAGTTTCACGATGTACACCCCATCTAAAGTGGGCGTAACCGTTGCAACTTGCGTTGTAGAGTTCGTGATTGCAGGAGCCGACGCAAGTGGACTAGGCCAAGAAATGATTTCCCACAGGTAGGAAGAAGCTCCAGCCCCACCATTATCGGTCATGGTCGCAACGGCATTGGTAGTGAATCCAAAAACGGATTGACCGCTACCTCCTACAACTGCACCTTGCGTAAATTGGCATGTCGCGACACCCATGTTAAGTACCCTCTTGGGAGCTACCGCTCCCTTGGACTTCCGTAGAAGTTCTTTATCCCACTAGGGGTCGATGGACACGTCAAGCATACTCGTTACAGGGTTCTTCTCTAGACGGTACACATGAAATAGTCCATCTAGAAAGTCGAATGGGATCGCCCCAAGGACAAGATTTGTGTTTAGGTCCAGCAGACGTACCTCTCGGTCCCCAAGTGGAGTAGTCACGAAGGCCAACGAAGCTGTCAATCCTAGCGCGTTGAAACCAAATCGTATACCCGAGTCCCCAAGCCCTAGCGATGAATCAGCTACCACTTTGATCTTGAAGTCCACTCGTGTCTGTAGCCCAACAGAGTCAGTTAGTGGTGTAGCATTACGGTAAATGGTGTTGTTGTTCGGGGTCGCTGTGGTGGAGTAGGTCAATACCCCTGACGATACGGTTGTTGTGGTGGCACCAGGATTATCCGACTGAAGGACCCAGGTGGTGCCAAAGTTGGGGTCTAGCTCAGGAAGTACGTCGGCAAGGTAAGTACCGCACACCTCTTTCGTCCAATTTAGCTTACCAAGTGCTGTTATGTTCCCATCTGAGTATGGGTAGAGGTGCTCCGCTTCCCCTGTGGTCTCTTCCGTAATCTGAAGACCGTCGTATAGCACGTCATTAGGAACAATGAGTCTGGATCGTTGTGACGCATCGTTCAGAACGAAGTCAGGGTCACTATTGAGTACGTCTTCAGGTCGATTAAGGCCCGAGACAAACTCGAACACTGGAGTAGGTCTACGAACTTCATAGGTTTGGGTTGAAGGCATGAGGGGTGTACCCTCATTCAACCGAGTGAATGCTATATTCAGAGCATTGTCTGTGAAGTCCTTCCATGGGTGTGGAATCCCAGTAGAGGAGGAAGAGTACTGAGTGTGGCCGTGAGCGACTGTCGTCGTCAAGTGCTCAGGCGAGGCCATGACATTGCGCTGATTTAGAACTTGATGGTGTGGCGCAATTCTCGTCTCTGTTGGAGAGCTAGTGATCCCATACCTCACGTAATCCCAAGCAGATTGAGAGAGGTTTGTAGGATCAAAGCAACCCCACGAAACGGAAGGTAGCCCTCGGTTGATTATGTAAGGTACTCCAACAGAGCTAGGAGGTAGAGTTACGGAACTGTAGTCAACGCGTATGAGCGGGGTTGTAGTAGCATCCAGAAGGACGGCTACAAACCCATCGGGGTCTCTTACGATTCGATACTTGTGTGCGAGTGTCCAATCCACCTGAAGAGGAATTCGGTACCCAACCATTTCAGTAACTTGAGCGAACGACTCCACAAACGTTAGAGTGTTCGTGCCAACACTCGCAACCGTGTAGGTCCCCTTATCTGGGCCAATGTCAATGACAAGGTGGTTACCCACAGAGACAGAAGCAGCCACGAAGTCAACCGTAGTATCTGTCAGTGTGTTGCCAGCTACGATCCCAGACTTGGACTCTAGTTTAAGTGGTAGGTGGTAACCTGTAAGTGAGTCGGAGTCGGAGCCCTTCCAGATACCCGCATATCGGGTAGGAGTAGCCGATTGACCTCTCCAAATATTCACATACACCCAATCCACAACGGAGGTTGAGGATACACTTGAGCCCGTAGCCGAACCAAACGACATAGTAGGGTTACCCAACCCTACGTTGAAGGATGTATACGGAAACGACCCAATCAAATTGTTGTCAATGAAGAGCGATACGAGGTTCCCAGTAGCGCTCTTTACGACCCGGTAGATGTGAGATAGACCATCATTCCAATTGAATAGGAATTGAGACCCTACTCCCAACAAGGACCCATCTGAGTGAAAGGCTACTTGGAATACGCCTAGAGTTGTTTGCCGCAGCATCAACCCAACGGCTCGGGTCCCATCGAAGATGTCTACTGTAGCACCACAAAACCCAATCGACGTACCATCTGGGGTGAAGGACACTACCTTGACCTTGAACTCTGCCGTAGAGTCTATCGAGGCCTCAATGATACGGCTAGGGGAGCTAACTGCCTCCAGGTCCTCCCGGAAGTACACCAGCCCTCCTGTGGTCAAGGTATCCGTAACCCTAAGCGTTCGCCCTACCATGCTCCCAGTGGCTGTCCCAAGAGCTGCCCATGGCGGAGAGGCCTCCTGTGGCAAGGACCGACCTGGGTAGCTTACCTTAGGCTGGGACTGGTAAGGGAACAGGCATAGCTGAATGAGTCGGTTACCGTCATCCAACGCTGCCATCAGAGCATTGGGGGTTATGCCATGAGTTAGAGTCCGAAGCTGTACGTTTACGTCGAGAACTACATTCGAAGAGACCGAAAGTAGCGGTTCAATTCGGGTAAACCCTTTGAAATCCCCCCCGATAAGCCCCACGGAGGTAGAGGTCGACTGGGTTGTTGCAGAAGTAGAATCAAGAAGAAGAGACCCCGTAGCAAGAAGTGTCTCGTTACCATGATACCCCACTGGCGTCCAAGGAGTTGCGGTTACCTCAGGTAGTAGATCTCCCTCATATCCAGCAAAAATGGACGGCGCAGTTTGAGATGGGTTCGTAGGCTGGCTTAGGTATCGTACGAAGTCCCAAGAACTAGAGTTCTTGGCCTCTCTGCTAAGAGACCCAAAGAATACTCCTTGTAGCTGCACGAAGGGGTCGTTAAGCTCCTCAAGAAATGGGAGGTCTGCTTCTGCAACTTGCAGACTAGGAATAACCTCTCCGTCCACAAACAACTGAACCACTCCATCCCGACTACGGAACAGACGGTAACTGTGATTCGTGGACCAGTCAAAGTTGACGGGTAGGTTTGTAGTCACTCCTCCAAACCAAGCGGTAATGCCTGATGGGTCGTTCCCAAATCCACGCTTGAGGAACCCAAGTTTACGAGTACCCCCATCATAGATGTAACCTAGGACAATCGCCGTGCGGCCCCCAGACCACCCAATACCAACTCCAGTAAATACCCCATTTGAGGTAAAGGAGTTCACCTGCATGCGCCAAGTAGCTGCGAACACATGAGGGTAGGTTAGGTCTACATCCTTTACCCAGAACAGAGGGTTACCTGATGGGAACCCACCTTCTGTGGTGTCTTGGATAACAAGACTTCCAGCAGTGACTGTAGCCGTACCAGAACCCTTACGTACCCAGGGATCGGAGTCTGCCTCGGGTAGTGTGTCTGCGGAGTAGTTGACCGTAGTCTGAACAATCTCACGAGATAGCGGAGCATAGGCTATCTTGTGCGTAGGGCAATTCAGAGTCAGTAGATTTGGATCGTTGAGTGCAACCGAGTAGGCTCGCTCGAATGCCCGATAGTGCAACTCCCTAAAGAGGGGTTGGACTAGACTTGCTGTCGTAACGGTTGGTACAAACTTGGCTGGCTGTACCGTAGTGTTACGGTACCGATAGCTATGCTGAGTTCCACTTGCGGTTCCTACGTTATTGCCACAAGCATTGAGACGAAACTCTTTGGAGTTCAAGCGCCTGAACTCTACGGTAGGCTCGCTGATCCAACTGTAGTCGATTTTAACGGTATCCGTAGATGCAGGTACGCTAGGTAGTACGACCTGGCCTAGTAGTCCAACTACAGCAAGAGGAGTTACGGCTACCCCATTCACCCGAACACTCACGTCCGAAGGGTCATCTGCTATCTCCCCCGTTCTAGGGTTTACAAGCTTCCAACTTAGGCTGCCATTATTGGAGTCTGGTAGTCTAAGGTTGGCCTGAAGCTTCAAGCGATTTGCAGCTACCACCCCAAGTACCTTGTAGGTACCACCATTGACCGTGGAATTACCTAACTCAAGCTGCAATCCGACATGACTGGAAGTGAATACACCTCCGGGAAGAACTACCTCGTTCGAGGTGAAGACCTTTGAGGCTCCAAATGTCGTTGTCGTAAAGGTCTGAATAGTCCCGTTCACCCCACTTTGAAGGGTGAGTGCTGGCCTTACGATCGGACCCTTATCCGTGAAAATGGACTTACTGGTAACTGGGACAGATCCGCTGAATGCCGCCAAGTTGAAGATAGGGTCAATAGGGTTACCAGCTAGGTCCTTAGGAGTCCCTGTTGCGTTGACCGTTAGATTGTAGCTCCCAGCTCCAAACCCTGAAGTCAAAAGAGCTATACTTCGTGAGCTTATCATTGAGACAGACTCAATCTGCACTCTCGTAGGGCCCGTAATTGAGTACTCCGCAACATCCAGAAGGGCTGCGTCGATTCGCATGTCCTCATTGAAGGTAATGAGTAGCGTACCCTCAGTGGACAACTGCACGCTAGAAACTCTTGGCTTCAGGCCGATAGCTTGAAACGAGAACGAGCTGGGACTGGAGTATATTTGACCGCTAACGGCTCTTTGCAGGTGCGTCACTCTACCTAGGTAGCTTGCTCCATCGGTACCCTCAGTGACCGTTAGCGTGGCCCCCAGGACGCCTGTAGTGATGCTCCAAACAAGCTGACCCGTTCCAGAGGTGAACCCAGACCCTGGGACGTAATTACCATTTAGCCCGTAAATTGGAATAGGTCGGTCTACAGTAACTTGAGATCCTGCTACAGCAGTAATCTGGAATGACTCTGATCCTAGCACTAAGTAGCCCCCGATATCCGAGGGAATAGCTGTGTCAGAGTAGAGATCAAATACCCTGGAGTACAGTACACCAGGAGCGGACTCCACAACCTGACCTTGTACGCCAGATTTTTTCGTCTGAACGATTGGAGCAACGGATAGGATGTTGATAGGGAACCCACCACCGTAGCTATCTACTGAGTAGTTGGTGACATCCGAAACTCCGTTGAGTCTTAGCTCCTCTGGAAATACAACTTGAATCGTAGTGTTACTTTGGCTCTCGAACAAGGATAGTCCTGTACGGATAGCCTCAAATAGCGTTAACGTGTCCTCTACTGCAACGCTACTTCGAGTCAAGAAACTAGCATCTTCAACGATCGTGAGATACTCGTCGAAGTCACTCGATATCGTTGTTAGGGACAGGAGGCCAATTGTAGTCCCTCCCGCTAACGTAGCAGACAAGCTCCCCTGAAGTACGAGACTCGCCGCAACCGTAGCCCCCCCAGCCAACGTCGCGTCTACTGGAACTGCAACACCTGAGGTAACTAAGCTTGCGGTAACAGTGGCGCCCCCAGCAAGAGCTGACGCTAGAGGACTTACCACGCTTAGAGCTGAAGATACTGAGGCGTCCCCACTTACAGTGGAGCTTAGGGCTCCCAGTAAACTCAAACTAGATGCTACAGAGGCATCTCCAGCTAGAGCTGCAACCAAGTTGACGTCAAGACTTGCAGCTACAGAAGCATCCCCAGCTAAGGTTGCACCTAGGGCTCCTAGCAGACTAAGACTTGAGGTGACAGACGCATCCCCAGCTAGGGTGGCATCCATACCAGACCCAAGAACATCAAGACTTGCAGTTACTGCTGCATCCCCAGTTAGAGCTGTATCTAGGGCTCCTAGTAAGTCAAGACTTGAGGTAACCGACCCATCTCCGGCTAGGGCTGTAGTGAGTGCGCCTAATAGGTCAAGACTTGAGGTGACCGAGGCATCCCCAGTTAGGCCTGAGTCTAGGGCTCCTAACAGACTAAGACTTGAAGTGACCGACCCATCTCCGGATATGGTGGCATCTACTGCGATAGCCCCTCCAAGAAGATCAAGGCTTGCAGTCAGAGAAGCATCTCCAGCTAGAGTTGCATCAAGCGGAAGGAATATGTAGCGATCCCTGTCGTAAGCATACAAGGAATCAAGTGTACCATCCGAAAATGCAGATGGGGCAACACCTAACGTGTAGATGTCCGCGTCAAGGAAATTTGAGGCGTAGTAGTCCTTTCCTACAAGTAGTGGAACTCCTGGGGCAGTAACAATAGGGTCCACATTCGCTACACTTGTCCAAGCACCCCCATCTACACGTATAGAGCAATTCGTGCCGTCTGAACGTGCTTGCACACAGTGCACGACCCCAAGAGACAAAGGCACGTAACCCGTCTGTACCGATCCTGTCGAAGTGTAAACCTGAAAGGCGACTCCAGAAGTAGTTACTGAAATGCATATAGCTGCACTGGCATACACATTTATGATGCACGGATCGTCGTAAAGGAATGCACTTGGAGCTACAGCACTATTCACCTTTACGACTGCATGGACGGTAACCCAGTCCGTCATGAAGTCTTCTACAAGGTTTACCGAAGATAGAGTGTCGTTTACCCCGTCAAAGTCAGCTGGGGTATGCCCGTAGCGTGCGGTTCCTGTAGCTGGTGGATTTGTAGCTTCCGTTAAGTCACGACCAGAGCTAGCCCCAGCAGTCGCCTCCCCAACCCAAGGCGAACCTGCATAGTTCGTACTCCAGTACCCGGACCAAGCAAGGGTGTGAGGGTACGCCATGTTAAGCTACTTTCCTAAGTCTTCTAGCAACAGTAATTCGAGCTATCCCGTAGTACTTTGCAATCTGAGAGGGGGTGAGACCCTCCTGAACCTTTTGACGAAGGTCTTCGTCCAGGATGTCATGTCGGTAAAAGTGGTGGTCTGTCCCGGTCGCCTTACCCTTCCTAGATGCGGCAAAGTTAGCAACATGCTCTGCTGAGTGGGCCTTGCCCTTGTTCCAGGCTTCTCGCTTACCCTTGGGTCGACTCTCTCCCGTAAGCCCCGCCTGGTTCAACCTACGGTGAATGAGCGTACTGGAAACATCAAGCTCCTCAGCCACCTGAACCTTCGTCCGACCCTCAGCGATTCTCTGGAGGATGAAGTCTGTTGAGATGTCGCCCCGGTACTGATGATGAGTGGCTCCAAGGAGCTTGCCCTTCCTTGAAGCGGAGACTTTGACCTTCTGCTCCTCGCTCATTGGGCCACGCTTGGAGGATGGTTTGCCCTTCTTAGCTGCTGAGATTTTGGCTCGTACCTCTGGGGTGCGTGGGATGCCTCTTTTCATTTCAGCAAGACGAGTATAATGCTCAGGAGAAAGGGAGTTTCCACCTGGCTCAATATTCACAAGACGAACCTGACCCAACCTAGCCAAGGCGATGTGTTCAACCTCAAGGCGATCAAGCTCCTCCCTCGAAGAGGCTGTAGCGATCTCCTTAATGATTGGACGTAGACCCTGGCGAAGAATTGACGAAATCCAGTAGGCCCTGTACTCAGGATGAGAGAGGGAGCTAGGGGTCATATGCGCAGCCAAACGACGCCTCAGAGGGATTGTTGTCTGCCCAATATACCTGAGTTCTCCGGTACTTGGGTCATATAAACCATAGATGCTACCGTAAATACCCATGAGTCAAGCTAAGGTTATGCTCATGGTCACGGTAAGTGTGTCGTTTGTGAACAAAGTGCGAGGGGCAAACTGGATCTCATGGGCCATGGTACCAGCAGAGGCATCATCAAACAGAGCCGTCTTCTGGACTCCTTGAGGACCTGGGGTGCCCGTGAAGGTAAAGACCTTCTGAATGATAGTCTGAGTGCCTGCTCCCGTAGGAAGGGTCACGGTACCTAGTGCTCGCTGAAGGCCAGCCGTAGGCACGGTATTCGTGATCTCCCCTGTCAGGACTGTATCTGACTGAGCAGGAGCGGTCGCATTGTTAGATAGGGCAATGTAGTTGAGCCCAGCCCCGATCCCTACTCGCTGACCTCCAGCCCCGTAGAGGTAGGTGTGGATTCGCACACGACCAGCATTCGTAACGATGTTGGAGGATTCCTGCTCGTCAATTACTCGACGCATCCAGATTCCACGCTTCTCATCGTAGTCGTAGGGTCTCTCGTGAATAATAACAGCCTTAGCTCTAGGTCCCTGTACGCACTCTTGGATGTTCATGATTCCTCCTACCGGAAATAGAGATTAAAAGGTTCTGCCTCCAAGAGAGGCTAAAAGTCGTCGGAGTGGCTCTCGTCTACAACCGCAACATTTACCTTGACTCCAAGCCTATCTTGGTCCTTCAAGCCATCGGTATAGTTCCGAAAGTCCTCGTAGTAGTAGTTCGCTAACCTCACACGAGACGTATCGAGGATCTTACCACCTTTGTCAGGGTTTGGGGTGTAAGAATCTCGAAACACGTACCGAATCCTAAACAGAGTATGTGCAGGTCGAATCGTGTCCAACAGTGGCCTGAGATTTGCGTCAATGTTGAAGATGTCAGGAGGAAACACGTTCCCTATCGCGTCAATGTCGAACTGGAAGCCGAACTGATCACTAATGTCTAGGCCTGGGGCCGACGCCCTAACGAGGAGGAAGTTCTCAGTGAAGGTCACCCCACTCGAAATAAACAGGTTGACCGCATCTCGCATACTCGCAGGGATAGACCCTTGAAAGTATATGCGAATCGTGTTCAGGAGGAAGTTTTTGAACTCTACGTCATCAAACGTAGACGTTGGGACTCTACCGTTCAAGAACACTAGGTACCCTACGAGACTATAGATGAAGTCGGATCTCGTAGTCTTGTAGTTCGAGTCCGTCTCAACGTCCTCTAGGGCCAACTCTAGCCTTGCCAGCTCCACGGCAACAGCCTTCACCTCATTCGTGTAGTTTGGACCCTGTACGGTACTGATGTAGTTAGACGGAAGTAAGTTAAGCAAGTTTGTGAAGATAGCTTGCGCTCTCTGCGCAAGTCGAAAGTTGTACTCCTTACCGCGTTGGACTAAGGTGTGATTTACCCGAGAAGGGTCTTGGTCGAATCTAGCCATTAGGCATCTCCAGCCAAACGGTAGGTGACCGTTAGGTTGCCTAGGTCTATGAACTCAACTCCGGAGGAGGTGATGTCCTTCGACCCTGAGTCCCCTCGAATTACGTAACTAGCCGTGTAAGTGTGCTTCGACGGGTCTTCCAGTAGAGTAGACCCAGATAGGGCAACGACCACATGGTTTGCAGTTCTGCGTAGGAACTCGACTTGTTGGGTCTCAGTGGTTGTAAACCCAGCCGCAACCAACGTTGCAGTGTCAGTGTACCCCTCGATGAGAGCACCCGCAGACCCGATAATGAACGCTTGGTTGGGGCCACTTGCGACAAGACTCAGAGACGAAGCGAGTACCATAGCCTCATCGTCCTGGAAGACCCCTCGATGCTCCGTTGCCAATCCTCCGCCATCCGTCGTTGGGAACTTCAAAGCTCCTGTAAGGATGTAGGCCCTATTACCACCAGCATCCAACGTGGGTAGGAGCTTAGAGTTACTTGCAAGAGCCTCCCGTAGTTTCCTAGACCCATCTGAGTAGGCCATCTTTGCCAACGGAATGACCTGAAAGTCGACCCCAGGAGTCGAGTCCACGGTATTGATGAAGTCAGACTGTGCGATCCCCTGCCCAATCAGTCTACGGTTCAACTCCATACTTACGTTTGACCGAAGTAGTGGGTCTACCTTGTCCTTGGTAGACCCCTTCAACATTTGGACAGTGGTTTCGCCATCAAGTGAGTTCTGGATAGACTGCTTTACTATTGGGTCTGCGGCTACATGGCGCTTATAGTCTAGAGTTCTCTGTAGCTGCTGTAGCAAGTCGTTGATTACGTAGGTTACCGTAAAGTTCTCATCGTGTGCGTAGTCCACAGAGACCGTCGACCCGTTGACGATAGTCGAGCTAGAGGTCCTTACGATCCGTACAGGAGTGGTCGCTGTACCATTGATGATTTCAAAGTCTGGACTTGTGGTCTCAGGTCCTGCGTACTCAACGGTTCGAGACTGATTGAAAACACGAAGGGTTTTCGTATTTATGCCAATGGATACGAGGGGTTCCTCTGTGAATCCAATCAGAACATGGCTCTCGGCATTCACAGTGATGGTACCCCCAGTAGGAATTCCAGCTACCTGGTTTATGACCAAGTGGTCGTTCGCTATCGTGCTCTCTCCCTCTAGTAGAGGGTCGTCAGTCTTGAATAGGCTGTACCCCAAGGTAGAGTTTAGCGTACCGGACACCTCTCCAGTAACCGACACAATCCTACGGACGGGTTGGAAGCTAAACCTGAATTGATTGATGGACCTGAAACGGTAGTCTGCTGTAATCACATCATCGAATGCCGTAACAGGTTGCCCTGCAAGTGCAGGATTCAACCTGAAGGTCTGGTAGTCTACAATGACCGCCCCAGTAAGAAGATAGTCCAGGCCTTGGGTAACGTTACGAACTCCCAATCCTTGGCTCTGGTTATTGAGTAGCTCGGTTATGGGGGTGCTTGCAGTGACCCGACTATCCTGTACTCGAATCGTAAGGGTACCCAAGTCGATAACTTGGCATTGAATGTCCCGAGCAACCTCGAAGCTAAACGCAAACTTCTCAGTGACTTGCCTTTCACGAAGGCCTTGGACCCAGATATCTACCTTTCCACCAATGTGCTTCTTGCGTACAGGGTCGTAATCCCTCATCATGAGAGCGTCCCCGCTCTTCACGACCTTCGCCTTAATCACTCCAATCTGAGCTGCGGAGTTCGCACTATAGCCACCTTCTGTGCCAGTATCTACAGAGGTAAATCCAAGGAGCGCCCTTTCGGCCAACTCCGCATTGGACTCGCGATCCCGCCCAAAGACAGTAGCTTCCGTATTTGTGACAGATAGACCGCTTACTCCCTGAGCATTCTTTATCTGGTTAGCCGTCTTATTCCCAGCACCACCGATCTGCTCAGCTACAAGATCTACAACGATTTCGTATCGCTTTTCGTCGAAGTTGTAGTAAGCGTCCGCCTGGGATGCTAGGAGCGTATAGGTCCCACCGACTCTAAATCGAGCGGACGGGGACCCTGTAGTAGAGTCTGCCTCACTGGTGACAATGGTTCCCGAAGGGACCACAAGGTCTACAGTTGGCTTAGACGTTGTATAGAAGACTGCCTGACCTACCGATGGACGACCAGGCAGTCGAGGCTTACTGACATTCCCAGCTAGCTTGTCGAACGCAGAGTCAATGAGCCCTTGTACGGCTCCGGTAGACGTGAACCCTAAGGCCGCTTGTAGGGCTGTCTTGTACGCACTTGCCTCTACTAGGTCGGACACCCCATCGTTGTTGGCATCGTCGATCTGAAGCAACGTAAGGAAGCTCTGAGCCCTATGTACGAAGTCCAGTAGGAAGTACAGACGTTCGGCTTCCGAGCTAAACGGGTCAATCGACACGTCTCTCGTTGTAGAGCCTGGAATAAGACTGATCTCTGCATTTACTCGCTGGATAGCTCGGATGAAGTCTGTAACGACATTGAACTGGTTCCGCCCCGGCAGGTCTCGGATTGCGGTATCAATGACAAGAGGGTTCCCTAGCACCTCTTGAGAGTAGGGGCTCTCGAACTCCTCTCCCGTTTGGGGATCGAAGTACACAGCTGATACGACATAGTAGAGTGGCTCACTTGAGGAGACCCCAGAGAATTGGTCTTCATTGACAATACCTACTCCACCCTCGCGTAGGTGTCGGAAACTGATGAACTCAGTTAGCTCTACCTCTTCTAACGTAGAGGCGAACCTCAGATTTCTTGTATACTGAGCTACCGAGTAGATGCGATCTAGCCTTGTCGCTAGAGTGTCACCATATTCATTCTCCTCAGTTACCTTCACCCTTAAGTTCTGTAGCGTCTCAGCTTGCCATACCGTAGAGTCCGTACCAAACGTAGTGGCCGTCTCCTCATACACGCTAGAGGCTACGGTCACGAGCTTATCGTTGATACGATAGTACCCCGAAGTTCCGCTAGGGTTCAAGGAAGCGTAGAAATGGAACCCTCTGAAGTAGTTAGGAGTAGGGCCTCCAAACGGGGAGTTAGCGGTTTTGGGGATTGCAGCTAGGATGTCTACCGCATTACGCCTACGTCGCACTTGAATCCCAGTGGGGATCTCTACCTGTGGTACGTCAATTTGACGTAGCTTGGTAATCTCTACGTTTGCTGGGCCACTAACCCCACCTACAATGTCGATAGTACGCACACGGACAGTGTTGAGCCCGGAGACCAGTGCCAACCCATTCGGGTAGTTGTCCAGGTTTGGAACTGTAAACGCAGGTAGGTTGAACTTGACAAGCGTGGGGTCAGAAACGAAGTTGGCTCCATTGATCGACACCTGGATGTCTGCCGTGTTTACACCCACGGTACCCTCAAGCACAATCGACTCTTGGTTCGTAGTGAACACAAGATTCGAGTTGTACCCTGAACCATCTCGTAACTTGACTTGAGGAGTTGCTGCCATGTGCTTAACCTATCGAAGAGTACTCACTTAGAGTGGTGCGACGCTGGTCTGTATTCAAACCCAACAAGTCAAGAGAGGTTGGAAGTCGAAGGCCTCTGGTAAGTTGTACGGGCTTTAAGGACCTGTTCTGAACGTTCACGGTCACAAACATCACTGTAGGGTCCCGCTGACTTTGCTCCAGTAGTACTTCATTCAACCTAAAGGGGTACTCCTCATCCGAAACAAACTGCCCGCTGTTCTCCTCTTGCTGCCGCTTAATCGACTGCCATCGGGTGAATGTAGTCTTTATATCTGCGGTAATCGTACTCTGGATGAGACCGCGTGAGGTAATCTTCTGCCCAATCTGCTCAGTGATGAGTGTACCATACCAAGGATGGAATGGGTTACTCCCTCTGGCCGTGTAGACCACCTTGGTCAGCTCTTGGATTAGAAGGCTCTCTTGCCGTAGCTCAATGACCTTCCCATCCGTATCGTACCGCCAATCATTCTCTGTGCCTATTCCACCACAACGACGGCACTCCTGACGAATTGTGGTGTAGTTCAACTCAGCGAAGTCTTGGAACCCACGTAGCGCCTCATCAAAGATTACAAGCCGAGTTGGCCTATCTTGCAGCGTGTTTGGGTCGTTGATGAGAGACCACCCAGGAGCAATCTGCTTCCCTTGGTACAACCTATTCGACTTGATTCCTACGGTACCTGCAAGAGTACTGCCATTTTTGATGTAAATTGTGGCGTCGTGTCCGGACAGGCTAGAGCGAAATTTGAGGAAGTTACGATCAGCATAGAATTGGACTCCCTGAAGAGCAGCATTCAGTGCGATAGCCAACTTCTGAGCAGACATCCCTTTGGTCGTAGGCAGGGTAGCAACTTGCTCTACCCCCGAATTCACCTGAAGGGCCAGGATGTTGTTCACTCCAGCTACAATGTCAAATGGACCTTCCTTCGTTCCACCAGATTGAGCTGGAAGGTGGACCCCTGAGAATGGGACATCCAACTCTCCGTTTAGCCTTACGGTAACAGAGTTTGCAGAAGCAATGGGCCTCAACGGAATTACCGTCTGCCCATCCGTACGAACGAGTAGTAACTCCTCAGTTACGAGGTGTGGGCACAACTGGTCTATTTGGCGATCGTAGCTCACGGTCACCCACTTCCTGAGACAGAGTAGCCCTTGGCCGTCTTTTCTACGTTCAGGCCATCAGGAGCCTCACGACCCTCTCCTGGCTCGTAGGAGGCCATAGGAGCGTACGCCAGCTTACCATGAGGGTCGCCTCCCTTGTCATCCCCCAACGCTCTGTAGTTGGGATCTGAGATAAGGTGACCTATCTCTGCAACAAGGTTCTCAAATGAACCAGTGGTAGCAGCCCCCTTCTTTAGGAGTTGCAAGTTTTCAATCTCCGCTTGCAACTGATCCCCGTAATCCAAAGCTCTTCGAATCTTACGTTCGAGTCTTGCCCTACGCTCTAGTGTAGCATGTAGCCAAGATCGCATCTGCTGGCTAAGATTAGCTGAAGGAGCATCGGCTAGTCCTTTTTGAGGTAGGGGTTCTCCGTTCGAGAGAACCTTGGTCGCAGCCGTCTCAGTACCTCGTGGGTAGTACACGGGTTGGTCCACCATTGCACGAGTCTGCAAATCAAAAAATGGGTCTCCTCCAATAGCCTCGTAGGCTCCCATCAACTTACCGATGTACGTAGGCGAACCTCCGTTCGACCCTGTGGAGTACGCGGTAGGCTTGCCCGCAGAGTTGTAGGAGAACTTCAGGAACCCTATGCGCATTTGCTCATAGGTTAAGTGAGAGATTCTCGCATCGATGTGCGCAAGCTGATCTCTAGCGTAAGCCGTAAGTCGGTCAAATTGACTGCGATTGAAGGTTCCTAACCACTCAAACGGCATATGACCCTCCACTCATAGCTACAGCTAGAATATAAGACCAAAAGCGGTTGCAAAAGCGTCCACATTGGGACCCGCGTAAGCGAGGGCAATACCAGCGGTATAGCCACCAGGACCAGAGGGAGGTCGAGTTCCTCCTGCATTGTCGATAGCGTCAATCCAACCTGGGATGCCACGATCCGTGTTAGGTAGCGCCAAGAAGTAGAACCCAACGGAGAAGTTGTCCAGGTAATTCAGGATCTCAATGAGGAACTTGATGAACCTCTCCATGACATCGATCTTGCGAATCAGTAGGTCGATGAAGGCCTTCAGCTCACTGAGCGCACTTTTGAAAGCGTCAAGGAGGGCGTCAATCCTGGCCAAGAGGTCGTAGATGAACTGCCCCGACCATGGGATGATGTCCCGTAGCAAGCTGACCTGAATCCAGTTGGGGGGCGTCCCACCTAACGTGAAGGACTTAATGAACTGCACTGCTGTCAGCAGATTTAGCCTTGTGTTCGGGTCCGTGTAAGCAAACCCGTAGGTCTCGTAGACCTTAACGTCATACGCATCTGGGAAGTTGTCTGGAAGGTTGACGAACTGGAGAACCATCTTCTCAATCGTCGTGATACCGCTAGAGAAGTACCCTTCGCCACTCACTGGCTTTGGAATGGTACTCTGATAGAGGTCCTTAAGTGGGATGAGCATCCCACTATTGTCCAGCATAGCCTGTGCAACCATTGTGGTTAGCCTGGCAGCCTGAGCCTTGACGCTGAAGTAGTTGTGAGTCACATCTGGGTACTTACCAGTTACCGGGTCTGGCTCAACGATTGCTTGAGTACCCGCATCGGAGAACCCAGCTCCAAAGAGCGCAGCAAACTCTGTATCTGGGGATAGCCTACCAAGCGGGCCTGCAAGATTCGCAAGAGACCCCCTTCCTATCTGGATCGAACTAGTACCTAGGATGGCATTTCCATCATCATCGAACTTCGCATCCGGACTAAGCTCCAAGTGGAACCCGAGAGCGAAAGCCATTCTAAAGGTGGCTTTAAGTACCTTAAGTACGTCGAAGTCCGTTGGGATGTTAGGAACTCTTCCCGTAACGATCCCTGACGGACGCCCCATGATGACATCCTTACCCGGCCACTTTTGGATAAGGTCCTTCGTCTTCATGTCCTCTATGGGTGCCGGTAGGCTAATGGTCCCGCTACTGCTGACCTTCAAGTCCCCGCTAAATGCCCTTACTCTGTAGTAGTAGGTCTTATCCTTAGTAACATCTTCGTCAATGTACCTAAAGGTGCCTAGTTGACCGAGTAGGTAAGATGCTGTGTTGGTACTCGCATCCAGTACGATGTACTTCTCAAACTTACGGAAGTAGTCCCCTTGTTCATCGCGGATACGCTGCTCCCGCTTAATCAGCTTACCCTTCTTATCCTCGAAGTTTGTAGCTGACGTCTTGGTTAGAATCTCTGGCCCACCCTCACGACCAGTCCGCTCAATGAGCCACTTCTGAGGGATAAACTCGTTTCCAACCGAAGCTAGGAGGTCATTGAACCCTGGATCTGGTGGAAGTTGATTTGTAGCCAGGGACCAGGAGATAGACAACCCCTTCAATTGAGCACCGAACACACTAGCCACCTGAAGCAGAGCGTCTACGCTATTGCTTCCAGGTTTCTGACCAGCAGGAAATATCTTCAGGTTGGCAGGTGCCGTGTACTGAGGAGAGAGTAGCTCTTTACCGAAGAATCGCATGAGGATGTTGATAAGCCGCAACATGCCAAATACAGACTCAGCGTCCGCCACGATGAGTACAAACCCACTCTTGTTCGCTCCAGGAAGTGGCTGAGGTCGGAAGGGGTCCTTACTGTCGAACAGAGAAGACTTGAAGCGCTCTGTGAAGGCTTGGTAGCCCCCCTTGAATCGATCGAACCCAGGGTCCTGAAGCGGGTTAGGTATGTCGAAGTACCCGAACAACCCAGTCCGCTTTAGACTCTCGAATAGCTGAAGAATCAAAGCCAGCAGTGCTTCAATGAGTAGGCGAAGAGGGTTCCCGAAGTCGATCAGGAACAGCGAAATGGTCTCAAGAATGACCTTGAGAATCTCCAGGAAAATGAGGAGCGTCTCAAGGATCGTCCTCACCCCTTCGAGGAGGTCTTTTCCTGGGATCTTTATCGCAAACTCAGCCCAATCAGACATGAATCCTCAGCTTCCGTAAGTCAACTTGTCAAGCTTACGTAGAAGCCCCGCTAGCTCTAGCTCAGACGCCTCAATGGACTTCGCTACCACCTCCCTCATTTTGGTATTGATGGCAAAGTCTGTCTTGTACTCCCAATTCGGAGGGGCCTCCTTGGGTGCCTCCTCTTTAGGTACTTCTGCCTCAGTAGCTTCCTCTTTTGTGTCCGGCATGGCGTCAGGTACCTTCCTCTACGGTAAGTAGCTTGATTAGTTGTTTCAGGGTCTCAGCCTGAGCTTTAAGTCGGTCTGAGACTGCTCGCTCCTGCTTGACAATGATCCCCTTTTCCAGGTTAACTCTAGCGTCGATCCAAGCGAAACGTGCATCGTATAGGCGGTCCCCAGAAGACAGGACCTTCTCTACCGTTGAAATCCCCGTATTGTCTAGATAGGTCTTGCGATTTGTGACGGATGTACCTCTACTTGTGAAATCAGCTAGCGTGTAAGCTCTCGCGAAGTAGGTAGCATTTACAGTCCCAGGAGGGACTAGCACACTTACCGGGGTCGTTACTAGGCTATTCCAAGTCTGAATTGCTTGTAGGTAAGTTGCAGTGCTCTTACGCACATCAAACAAGTCCTTCAACCCCTGCCCCCCTAGGCCGAAGGACTTTGCGACTCGGAACGTCAACCCTACGAGACTAGTGAACCCTGGGGACTCACTGATCTTCAGTGTGGTTGAGTTCACCACTTCCCCAACCGTGTAGATCCCCTCGTTCGCTTGTCCTGGCTGCACATACACAAAGTCCCCTATCGCTACCTTTGAGGTAAGGAAATCAACTCCCACTCCAACAAGAGTATTTGCCGCAGTAGCCGTACCTGATGCCACTGTGGGAGATAGCCGATCCGTAAATACTTGATTGTACGTGTTGTCTATCGAATTCAACTCGCTATCCGAGTTTGTGGATAGGATGGCAACCTGACTTGCTAGGTTCGAGCTTAGTGTCGTAGAGCTGTAAGTGTTGACTGGGTTATGTACTCGATACGTAGCAGGGGTAACCAAGCTAGAAAATGGAGCTGTCAAGGTAAGCTGAGTCGTTGTAACGGAGAGTACCTGTCTCCGTTCAAGCTCTGCCAAGTGGCCAGGTTGAGTTAGGACGATGGTCTGTCCAGGCTTTACTCCAGCCGTTACGAAGTTTACAAGAGCGTCCGTTACTACGGCTCCTGCCATGACAGTTATCGTGCCTGTAACCAGGTTAGCAGCTGTGGTTACAAGGTAATTGAACCCAGCATCTTGTACCGAGAATGGCACATCTACGGTTATCGTATTCAGGGTGGCCGCACTCACCCTACGGAAGTCAGTCACCCCATTCAACCCAGAAGTAATCCTAACAAGGTCTCCAGTTTGAGGAACTGGAACTGGGAAGTTCACTGGGTTCGTAATGATGGTTCTCGCTACGTTGAGTGTACCTACCCCAGTGAATGGATTTACCGCGTTAGCTGCACCGTCACTCAAGGCTGTCTGCTCAAGATTCAAGTAGGCTGGTTTGGTGGTACCAGGTTCGGCTAGGGGGGCGGTCTCCCTCAGGTAGCTAGGATTGATTAGCGGAAGTCTCTGATCTCCATCGTCATCAAATGCCTTACCCAGCAGGCAAGGAAACTTCTCCGGCTCTGTACTGGAGTTTGAGACCGTGATGGAGGTCTGAAGTAGCTCTTGAGAGTTTACGTCCTGAACCCTCAGCTCAGCCGAGATAGCAGGGACAGTCCCATCAAACGGGAAGAATGGTTTTGTGTACAGTAGGTAGCCCTTCTCAGCATCCAACCCCACGTCAAACCCAATCCGGAAGTTCTTCTGGTAGGAGCTATCGAGTACGCCAAGATGTACGGTAGACCCAACAGGAACAGCCCCAACGACTCCAGGCGCTAGAGTTAGCGTGTCGGCTCCACTCACGGTTACAGTTGACGGAAAAAGCTCCGTCACGAGGTAAGCCCCTGAAGGGTCCCGTACCACCACCTTCATGCCAGTCACGAAGGCAGGACGGTAGGGGCCTGGCTCGGTCGTAAAGGCAGCGGTCGTATCTACCTTCAGGATGGTCGCCCCAGCTGCCGCTGCTTCCACAACACGCGCCCTAGGTATCCTACGTGAGGCTACAGGCGCTGTGCCCGTGATGTTCTTCGACCCCAGGTCTACCATTTGGGCGCCAGTCTCAGCAGCCGTATTCAGACCCACCACTGTGTACCCGTATCGATTGCGAGACGTAGGGAAGAACCTACTCTTTGCGTTCGGCTTGTAGGCTTTGATGTAGGTATCAACGAACTTGAATGGGAACAAAGGTGGCGTAAAGTTGATTGGGAACCCAGAGATCTTGAACGTATCGTCAATCTGGTTTGTGGCTAGGGAGAAGTCAGTCACTAGGACCCCAGTCGTCCCGTCAAACTTCAGCTTACCGTCGTAGTCCCCCACTACACGACCATCCATATTACGTAGCAAGTCCTCAAGGAAGTTGACAGTGTCGTTGTAGAACTTGAGGGAAGCTCGTGCTACCAAGTCCTCATTCAACAAGTAACCCTCATCAAAGTAAACTGACTTCTGCCCCTGCTCGTATAGCTTAGGCTGAGAAGCATTATCCACCCTAGGGCCACTCGATGGAGCCGAGGCGCTTGCATCCGCCTTGTACTTCTTAGCTACTTCCCCACGGAAGTTTGTGAGGGTCTCCACTCGGAAGTAAAAGGAGTCTGGAGATAGGGCCGTAAAGTTGGCCGTAAGGACCTGATTCTCAAGGCCATTTGCAGAGTTAGGAGCAATGGATGCCGTATAGGACGCTCGAAGTTGCCCTGGTTGGATGAATCGATGCCTTGTGTAGAAGATCGAGAACTCTTCACTAGGCTTCAACGGAGTGTTGAAGGTGACAACCCCTGAGTTATTGATGGTGAAGTCGAGCGGAGAGGCTAGAATTTGCCCGGCTTGACCCTCTACCCTACGAAATACCCTTACGCTGTCCAGAATGGATGTGAGGGGTGGGGGGATTGCAGGAGGAGTGCTGGTGTTGACGGTCTTTGCAGTCGCCTCTAGTAGGGGCCGAACAGCCCTACGAAGAGTGTGGGAGGTGTACTGCCTTGCTGTCGATTGAGTCAGAACAACTTCCGTTCGATCGAGAGTCGGGTCGTACGTAGACCCACTTACGAGATAGAAGTCGTTAACGGATGGAGATACCTGTGAGAAGTGTAGTGCTACCCCAGCTGCATAGGAAAGGGTCCTATCCCCTTGCAGCCTAAATCGATTCATCCCACGAGGGATACCATCGTAAACAGCTGACTCTAGTGTGAAGTAGGCTGGCTGTAGAAATGCGCTGGTAGTCCGCATGACCCCGGAAGACAGGTACAACCGAGGTTGAGTGTAGGAGTCTCTAAATACCTGAGGGCTCAAAAGCGTTACGGTAGTCTCATCCGTGGTAGCGTTGTAAGTAGACCCACTGAGGTAGTAGGCTTGCTCTGTCTCGATGCGCAGAAGGTAATTTGCGGGGAAGTCGAGAGTACGATCTCCCTTTACCTTAAACGTGGAGTCGCCCTCTGTAATCACCACTTTGGCTAGATTAATGGAGGGCTTCAGAACCGTGGTTGTGTTCTCCCCTCCAATAGCATCGTACACAAAGTAGTCTACATAGATTCTCTCATGGGGTTGGACAATCTCTCCATGGGGAAGAGCGTCTGTTACCCGCTCCTCCCCTCCCACGGTCGGCACGACATCAGGCAAAAACGTAATCGAAAGATTGGTAGCTTCGATCTGAGATCCGTCTTGCGGTCTACCTCCTCGAAACACAGAGGGGGGAGGGACCGAAGCTACACTTCGACCCAACAAGTTGTAGCGCACCTTGGACGTGGGCTCTGGGTGAACGACCAACTCTTTTCGAACTAGGAACGTACCTCGTTCTTCAAACGGAACGGAGGGGCTATCCTGAGTCGAGCTATACGTGATGTACAGCTCATCCAAAGCTAGTAGCCGCTCAGTAGTCTGAATGAACCCAAGTTCTGGCTCAATTCGATACTCCTGCCCCTGCACTAGCTTTCTAGCCCAATAGACCGTCTGACCTGTTGCCACGTCGACCTGACTGAAGTTCAGGTTTCCCGTAGTTTGACTAATCTGCACAGTCCCTGTAGCAAGAGACGCTGGGGCCGTAAACGCAGCGTCATTCGCAACGATACTCAGGGTGAGGAATTCAAGAGCCAGTCGGAATCTAGAGACATTCAAGTAAGCCAGTGGGATGCTTAGGCGAGGGGAGTTCGAGATAGCCCCAAGACCCCGAAGCTTTTCCACCTTTGTGTTCGGGTCCGCAAGCAACACTTCCTTGAAGTAGCGGTCAACTAGGATCTCTTTGCCTCTACGTACCTCGTAGGACACCCCAGAAGTGTTTGCTTGGAAAGGGGGAGTGAATGTGAGGGTGGTGGCTCCAGTAACTGCGGTAACGTCGTACACCCCCTTGGATGCTGTATTGAGCGCTATGAATTGATCCCCTGCAACCAACCCACTGAAGTTTGCGCTTGTGTCTGTCAGGGTAGTAAGGGCAGAGACCACCCCTTTCCCACTCGACACCAGAACTCCACCTAAGGTCTCAACGAAGGTAACGACCCCAGATAGCGGCTCTAGAATACTGTCTGTCCCTAGGGTTAGTGGAGTGTACCCTAGTCCTTGATCCAACTCCAGGGTTGCGTTGGACACCAAAGGGTTACCTAACTGGACCGACCCAGAGATGCTTGCAATAGGAGTAACTTCGTTGTTTACTCGTTTTGCGAAGTTGAACTGCTTCCCCTCGAAGTCGATCGTATAGCCCAGTCCGGCAGTGGGGGAGGGGACATCTAGTCTGGCCAACGCACCCGTAAAGGTGCCCGTACCCTGCTCGACGGTAAACGTCATAGGGTAGGCATTATCGTCAATGGGAGCAACGGGTAGAAACACCATAGGCGCCCCTACAATAGGGTCAGCCAAGGATGCCCCTACCGTAGGGTAGAAAGCTGCTACGTCCTTAACCGTGGTGCTCGTAGCTGCCAAGTCCACTGGAGTTCTAAAGAGGCGAAGAGCTAGCCCACGCTCGATAGGTAGGTCTCCAAAAACCACCTCGGCAGACTGGGCCCCAAATCGAATCTGATCGGACAATGAGAATTGAACGGCACCTGTAGACGGGTTGACCTGTACCTGCCCTGACTTACCGAATAGGTTGAATGAGGTAGTCCGAGTAAACTCAGGGAGCTGAGAGATACCCTTTTCAATCTTGTAGCTTGCCCCCGTGATAGCTGGGAAAGGAGGAGCTACTACGAGTTGGGTTGTAGTGACAGAGACAATAGCCCTTCTTGCTCCAGCGTAGGGACCGCTTGTCAAGACAGCAATGTGCCCAGCCTGAACTCCATTCACGATGAAACTAGCCGCACCATCCACAAGAGTCGTGGTGCTTGAAAACGTAGCCGTACCCGTTAGAAGGGTAGGGACAGCTCGAAAGACAAGATCCGCCCCATCACTAGGTAGTCCTGTAATTGCAGTGGGGGCGCTAATGGTCCCGATGACCTGACGGGGAAGACGTAGCCCAATTTGGAGATACACCCCCTCATAGTAGACGGGCTTCCCAGTGTTCGCAGCCAAGTCCACTGAATTGAACTTTAGCAGCCCCGTATTCAGAGCCCATTCAACTGTACCCTGTACTGGGTTCGCAGAGAACGCAGCCTCCGTGGCCCTCTCGATGGGGTGTAAACTTAGCCCAAACCCAAACCTGACAAGAGGGAACTGTCCTGTCTTAGGGAGAGGGTTGAGGAGCAAGGAGGCCCCTGCAACTCCAATACGTCCAGTAGACTCCTTGATGGAGTAAAATGTCTGACGTTGAAAGAACGCCTTCTGGCCTAGGAACGTTGTAGCCAGGTCTGTAGTGTTCCAGTGCAAGTTTCCCGTGGCTAGGGACAACTCGACGGTACCGCTAACTGGACTCCCGAAGTTACCATCTGTCGCTACGGTAACTATATTCACCGTGGTACCGCTACCCACACTACCCACGGCTAGCCGATAAGGCGCTATAGCCGCTGACAAAGTAGGCTTAGGTAGCTTCAATCGTGTTGTGTTCGAGGTAGTGTCTACAGTCCCAACCTCAAGTCGAACCGAACCCTGCATAGGACGAAAGCGTTGCTCAGCCCCGTCGAACTCAAACCGTTGAAAGGACGACTCGTTCTTCGTCCACCCAAACTCAGCGTTTGCAAGGTCGCCATCTACAAGCACGGAGGTGAGGTACTCCACCCGTCCAGGACTTGTCTCATCCAAACCAAAAGTGGAGCTATACGCTCCAGAGTCGGAGATCACGTTGTCCGGAGAGCTAGTATAGGCGGAATTGGAAGCTCCAACCCGTGGCTTCTCTAAGACGTAACCTTTTAGCGAGAATCCCATGAAACCTCTTAGTAGACTCTACCGATGCCAGAACCCCCTCCAGGAGAGGGGGACGATGGACCTATGATTTTGATTGGCATCTGAAACAACTGAAGCCCTAGAAAAAGGGCGGTAGAGATTGCCTTGCACTTTTTCACTGAGGAAGGTCCCTTCATCCCAGCAGCCTTGAAACCTTGCTCCAGCGAGCTGAATGCGAGAGGGCCAAAGACTCTAGCCAGAGCGTCCCCAGACCCTGTCGTAGCATGACTCGTCTTCATGATCCCTTGCGCAAAACCAGAAGCTAGTCCCGAAGCTAGCCCCTTTGCCTCGGGTTTGGACATAGGACCAAGCTGACCGTTCACGGCATAGGCATTCATAAGGTTGGTCGTAAGTGACCCCACATCCAATGCGAATGGAGCCATACCCGACCCTACCCCATAGGTCCCTGTATCCACAGTGCTCACAATGAGAAGAGGGACCCAGCGCATGATCCCTCCTGCAATTCCTTGAGCTAGTTGCGGTACAGCAGGACCTACGACCCCACCTGAGGCAAGGCCCTGGATAATTGCTAGAGTGAGGTTAGGCATTAAGAGCATGTGGTCTCTAACGTACCAGTTTCTAGGTAGCGAGCGACACGACGGAAAACTTCGGGGTCTGTACAGTCACTTTTGATCGTATTAGCTAGATGGCTGATAACAGCAATATTCCCAGGAACGTAACCCAAAGATGGGTTAATGCGATCAAGTGACATAGACCTAGGCCCAACTTTACCATCCCCTTGTTCAAAAGGCTCTTTCGTAATGGGGCAACAACCATCCGATGGGAAAAGTTTCAGGATATCCTCAATGGTGATCCCAAACGGGACAGAAAACCTACGAGCCCTCTGACGAGCATTCTTCAACAGCATTTTTTCTGGGTGAGTGCGATAATAGTCTTTCTCTTTCTGTCGAACGATGTCCCCGTTTTCCTGCCTGTATTGTCGGGACACCGCTCTAAATTTCTCAGCGTTTGCTGCATAGTACTTCCTACAGTAATCTTGGTACTCTTCTCGATGAGTCTCTCGATGGGCCTGCTTGCCTGCTTTTACTTTCTCATGATTCGCTTCTCGCCAGGCTTTTTTCTGAGCTTTGACTAGCTCACTATTGGTCTCTCGATAAGACTTAACGTGTTCTTTTCTCTCCTCAGGGGTCTGAAGGATTGACGCAGCTCTATGCTCGTAAGCAGTAATGCCAAACTTGGCTATCCACCAACGACGAAGGGTAGGTCGACATATACCTAACCGGTCAGCAATTGAGGTAAATGTCTCTCTTGAGTGAAAAGAAGCGTAAGTGTCTTCTGGTTGAATACGAGACGGTGGCATGATACCTCTACTCTCGTATCCACCATTGAACGATTATTGACGAGCAACATGCGCTCACTAAATACTTCGAATCAAACAAGAACCGGCCAAGGGCAAACCTGTTACCCAATCCAAACTGGGAGCAAGGGGGGGCATCATTGGCAAACCACGAGAGACTCCTAGTACCGCGGCTGGCCCTCCTAGTAGGACCTGAGGAGCCATGAGAGATATGGCTACTCCTGATACCACACTTACGGCCAAGGTGCCCACAATTGATACAGCTCCTAGCCCAGTTGCCAAAGAGATAGCTCCAGCTGCGGTAGTGACTCCAATAGCTCCAGCTCCCGTAGTGAGACCAATAGCCCCAACTCCAACCAGAACCGAAAAAGCTCCAGCTGCATTGTTGAACGAAGTTGCTCCTGCCAGCACATTTGTGACCATGGCTCCAGCAAGTAGGTTTTGGACCTTAGCTCCAGCCAGAATCGTGGAGATCTTGCCTCCTAGTGCGATCGTCTCTAGGACGGCTAAAGCGTACTGAGTTTGAGTCTTCCCAGAAACTAGTAGGTTGTACTCTCCAAAGTTACCTGAAAAACCATTCAAGCCGTTCATTGCGATTCTACCCGCGTGGACACTGTACCCACCGTCCACTCGCTTAGAGTACGCTCCATTAACTACTTGACGGTCGTTCCCACCCACGTAGGTCTCCGTGTTACCCCCAATGTCAACGCTCTGTGCCGTATCATTGACGCTGTTGCCACCCTTGTAGGATTGCTTTACAGCTCCTCTGAAGTTGGTGGTGATTACCTCCCCGTCCTTGTTAGACCCAATGTCCAGGAATACACCACCCTCTAACGTCAGGTGAAGGGATATCCTGTCTGGAGTGGATGCTCCGAGCCGAGCCTTCAGGGCCCCCTCCATGTTCACTTCAGCTGAGATATTGTTCGTGAGCTGGTTCTCTACTGTAGACCCAGGCACGTTCAGGAACAATTTGCCCTGCTTACTGACCGCCACTGCAAACTTGTTTTTTGACGCACTCTGAGGGGGAGAGACTGTAAACAAGTAAGCTGCCGCCATATTCATGGCTTCATCAATCGACACACTTGGAGGTCGTGCTGCCTCCTCCATGCGGAACCCACTTGGCCGAGCGGTCTGGTCAAAGTCCTCAAAGAGGGCTGGCTTTAGGATTCGCCCATACTGACGTTGACCTAGACTAGAGAAGGGGTCGTTGCCAATGACGGTACCAAATACCTGCTCTATGTAGACTCTCGGACGGTCCATCGAGAAGCCGTCGATTTCCTCCAGCACTTCTTGCTGTAGGTCTGTGTCGTGTCGAATCTCTAACCTACGCTCAGTAAAGGCCCTTCCCGTACCACCGTTGAGCACGTCCTCAAAGTTGGTAGCCTGATTTCCAGAGGCGTAGAATACCTGACGCCCATTCGAGTAAGTCAGAGGTGGAAACTCTTCGTCTGCGTTGATCCGATCTAGGACCTTCCCAGTAGTCGGGTTAACGAATGTGTTGGTACCTACCCCAGCACTACCAAGCTCGTCTCTCCCGAAGAACCTCTGATCTTGGGTCTTAACTGTACGAGAGAGCTTACCATCCTTGTCCTTCTGGAAGATGTCAACAGGTAAGTTCATGCCTCCACGTCGAGCAGCTCCGGAAAATAGGTAAGATGCGGAGTCTGCCTCTACTCGATGGAGCGCCTGAGTTACCCAAGTACGGTCTACATCTCGTAGCTCAGCTAGGTCTCCCGCTCGATTGCAGAACTTCACATCCTCTGAGAGTACCATCTCAGACCCGGACGCACTCATCCCTAGAATGTCACCGGGCTTGCCTGTAATCCGCTTGTATCGGATCGTCTTCCCGTAGACCTTCACCGCCCCTGCTACATCCGCTGGCCCCACATCTCCAGGGTCTACCGGACTAAGAGGATCGAACTTGAGCCCTAGAAGGTTACCAGTTGGTAGGTACCCAAGGATAACCGCCTCAAATACTTGCTTGTGGATTCTACGATAGGCAATGAGGACAATCGAGTTGACTTCTGGAATACCACCAAAGAAGCTTCTCGGTCCAGCCATAGACTGAGTGAGGTCCACCTCGAACCTCTGCTCAGAGCCACTGAGAACTCGCACATCGCACTTCAAGTGCTGTGCATCGACGCGTGTAATGATCCCCACCCGAGTATGAGCGTACCTCTGATCATCGCCATCTACGAACTCTTTACCTGGTATTTTACCGTAGGGTACGTTACTCACTTAGGTAATCTGAGCAAGCTCAGCCTCTTTCTGGGTTAGCTCTTGCCGAGTCTCTGCAATGTCCTTGTCTAGCTTTTCAATGGTATCCGTGTTACCAGCTACATGCGACGTAGGAGTTCCTTCCGCAATCAGGTCTTGCTTTCGCTTCTCTAGTCTAGCTAGCTTAGCGCGTAGTGCTGCAATCTCCTGAGTCAACTTCGTGCGTTTGGTCTTGTCTTGCAGGTCCTTACCAAAGGAATCCCACTTATTTTTCAGGTCGGCTGCTGCTGAGCTACCCTGAAGCCCCGTCGCAATGGGGTCCCCCAATCCGCTACGATTACTAGCACCAAAGGGGGGAGCGACTAGAGACTCTGGGTCTGGGCTCTTGAACAAGTCTGGAGGAGACCTGTTAGGCTCTTCAGCAGATCCCCTCAAGACATTCTCATAGGTTTGGTGGGGGGCATCCAACGCCTGGTACAGCCCAAACAGGTAGCCCTCTACCTTCGACCGAACATTGGAGAACTTAGACTCCGGACCCCTAGGTTGGCCTCGCTGCTGCTGCTCACTACTATACGCCGCCAAACTTTCGTACTCTTCCTGAGCCTGATTTGCTTGGCCAGCTAGCTCGATCCACTTCTGAGTGTTAACCTCCTGCTCCTTTTTGAGCTTTGCGATTTGAACACTAAGTGTGTTTTGGACACTAGGGTCTGAGGTATTGGACAACCTTCTTCGCAAGTCGTCTATAGCAGCGGTTGTTGCGGTCATGACCTTGTCAGCAGCCGAGGCTTGAGCTGCCAGATCCTTTCGAGACGCGTCCGCCGAGTTCAATTGCACAACAGCTTGACCGTACAACTCACTAGTGTCAGGTACAGATCCATTTAGTGTCTTTACGCTGTACCCAATATTGATGAAAGCCAGATCTGCTCTGCCCATCTGACAAGCGCACTTGTCATCATTCGGTAGCGTAGCATCTTCCCGCACTGACATCTCAGCTAACGTGAGGGCTCGGGATAGCTGACCTGCCTCTACGCTAGGGGCAGTCTTTATCCCAGATCCTAACGGAGCCGACTCTACGAAGTTCTCTTTTGTGTCGTCGAATTGAGGCTTCTTATGCCCATCAGTACCACCAGGTACCAAAATGCCAGCTGTTTGTAGATCCTCAGGCTGCATTCGTGCAATTGCATCCGCAGGATTAGCGTAGGCCGAAGCCACTGAGGTAAGACCCTGTGACTGCGCAGTCAAAGTAGCAAACAAATCCCCACTTAGAGCAAACTGAATTCCTGGATTTGTTCGAGTATTCGTACCCCCGCTCACATTCTCATTCAGAATAAGAGACCCATCTCGCAAAGCAACGCCTCTCCCATACCGGAAGTGCCCGATGACCTCGAAGCCACGCTCGTCTGAGACAGGACGGACCATCGTGGTACCTCCCTTAAGAGGGTTATCCTTGGCATTTACCTCATCAGTGTCTTTCGTGACCGTGATATTGGATGCAGGGATAAGGGCGAATTGAGTCACTACCTTGCTCTTGTCGTGAGCATACACGTAGGACCCTGAAGACGTTACACCATACTGGTACTTGTTTTGCCCGTGTTTCAACAACTGGCTCATGACGTCGGTAGATGTGAACGCGTTTAGGGTCTTTATCAGATTTTGCTTTTGCGTATTCTCTACTTTACCCTTGTTTGCTGTCTTTACTTCAGGGTTCTTTCCTGGGGGCTTCTGACCTGCAATACCCGCATAGGCCTTTTCGCTCAGCTTATTGTCGAATGGTCGAGTATACACCATGACAACATTAGGATACCCCACAATCCTGCCTGTCTTAGGGTGCCGTAGGATTAAAGGCTCGTAAGCATCGGAAACCCTAGAATCATCCACCTTAATTGGAGGAAATGTTGCAGCGTCCCCCAACTCCAACTCAAAGGTCTTACGAGCTAGCTCCTTTGTATTAGGTGGGCCTGGGTCCCCAGTGTCTTTCTTAGCCTTTGTAGGGTTCTGAGGGGAGGATACCGACAGAGCAGCATTCTTGTCCTTCTGAGCCTTACTCGCATTCTTGTCGTTAGCTGCCATGAGTTTCACATAGGCAGCCTGAGCTTTCCGAAACGCAGCATCCGAGGTATCCCCTGTCATCTTCAGCGAGGATATCCCCTTAGGGGCCTTGAACTTTTCACGACGAGCCGTCAACTGAAGGGTGGTCGAAGCTCTCCCTCCAAAAGCTATGTTATGGCTAATTCCCTTGATGTACCAAACCTGGTCCTTTGCCGCAATGTAAATAGGGTACCCTATCCGCAACTCAGGTCGAATGGGAATCGTAACCGTACCTTGATGCCGTCTCGAATTAAGTCGGTCAAGGATGTCTAGCCCATGGTAGTACATCATGAGCGGGTCGCCCATGAATTCCGAGTTGTAGGTGTGAGGTCTCCAACCGTACTTACGTAGGAGATGGTAATCCGTCACTGAAGTAGACGGAACCATCTCCTCACTAAACCCATAGTCAACATTCCCACCGAAACTACCTTGCAGAGATATCTGAGTGACTACCTCAGCTTCGTTCTCAGAGAAGTTCCAATCGATAGTGTCGATGTCTTGAATCCAAGACACTGGCTTGTTGGAGATAATGTCCAGGTTGTAGAACGGGGGCTTGAAGACGATGTCCCCCGTCACATCCATATAGAACTCAAACCCGATGGCCTCTTTACAGGCGTTCGCGATCTCAAGTTTGGTTTGGTATTCCGATTGCCAAAAGTTGATTTGCCCCGCTTGTGCAAACTGGGTTCGAAAGGCTGTCACCCCAGGGTCAGTAGGGTCGAAGATTAACTGCGTAGCGTTAGAACCTCCCTGAGGGTTACTGTTCGCATTTCTTACTGCGGTAGCCGCGATTGGGGTTCGTGCTCTACCAGTCTCATAGGCTTGAGCAATCGAGTCTCCACGGACTGCAACACCGTTGACTCCATACAATAGCAGGTTGGATCGGATCCGACTGAACCTACTCGCCCAATACAACATGATGTCACCTAGTACTGCACTAAAGGTACTAGGTTGACTGGCTTCCTTACTGAGGTTAACGAGGGACCCGGTACCGATAATGACATCCCCAAACGCCATATTTGCTAAGGTATATATGGCATCATAGGGGTTAGTGCCAAAGAAGACGTTACCAAAGATGTTATTGCCAGCTTGAGGAGTTGCCCCAAACGCCGGGTTCACGTTCATCCTGCAAATTTCCCACCACTTCAGGATGTCCGCGCATTGAATGGTGACCGTATGCTCCCCTGAGGAGTAGCTATCACTCACCTCAGTGATGAGCCCCCAGAAGATAGGGTAGTATTGTGGGAGCCCTTCAAGAAGGTAGAACCCCTTCGCAAAGATCTCCACCTCCATCATTGCGGTGACTAGCGGAACGCCATCGAAAAAGAAGTCGTCGACTACGTGTCGAGGTACGGACATCGTAATTGATGCGCTCCCAGGAACGCTGTCTAGACTCAAGTCTACTTGGAGTTGAGTGATGTACTTACCGAAGTCAAATCGTTTCTTGCAGCTCCCACACCCAATGATGTCCACCTCCCCATTGATGTAGACCAGTGCATCTGGGGCCATGACCACGGTGGGTCTGACATTTGGTTGGTAAGTACCCTGAAACGGACTTCGTGCCATAATTACCTATCACTCAATCAATTGAGACCTACGAAGCTTTGCTAACTCAGGAGAGGTCTTCGTAGCTGCACTCACTGAAGGGTCTATAGCAAGGTCCTCACCTCTGGAGGCTCCCGCACTCAGACCTCCCAACCACCCACTCGGATTGTTCAACTGATCAGGCCCTACGGGTCGATCCGGCATAGGTATTCTAGCGTTAGACTCCTCTACCGTCCGATTAAATTCATCGATACTAGGGTCTCCAGAGGTAAGGGCATTCGTCTGCTGGGCCTTACCCTTCGTGTTATCTGGCCTGTCGAGTAAGAACGTGGCACGAACAGTGAACTGAAAGTTGTACTCTAGTGTGTAGGGTTTGTCATCCGCTTCCGTAAGGTTGAAGCTATCAAAGCTACCCACATACATGATATCATCGTAGTAGATGTAGATAGAGCCCACCATGGACAGTCTAGCGAGTTCCGTACCGTCAAGGCTTTTGGTGTAGATCCCAGCGTTGTTGCGGTACAGTAGCCAGAGGGATAGTAGGTTGTGATAGCTAGCCGAGAAGTTCCTGGCAACTCTGGTTAGGCCTGGCCCCTCCCCCTCAGCATCTGGATTGGGGGAATTTGCGTCTATAGCGAAGAACCCTGCGACCTTACCTGAGGCCTCTAGCTTGTCTTGCCCCTCACCCCAGTGCTCAATAATTGGCCCGTTCCTAGTCCAATTCCCATCCGCAATGACTTTCTCACTACTGACCTTGAAGGTTGCTGGGTTCACGAGTAGCCGCAACGGAGGAGTGTCTCGCATTTGCTGGATTGCTATCGTGGTCGCCTTTATCTCAGCCTTTTGTGCAGACGAGAACTTGGCACCTAGTTCCGCTTGCCTCTTCGCAAGCTCTTTCCCCGCTGTCTTCGAGTTATCACTCTTGGACTTGCTAGCATTTGCACTTCCTTTGTCTACCCACTCCCCATTCGTGTTTTCCGCCTTTGGGGCAGGTGGGGCTGGGGGAGTGTAGTTACCACCAGCTCTAGCGAGGGCTGCGTCAATTTCGGCTCTTACGGCTGGAGTAGGAAGCCCTGTCATATAGTCGCCCAAAGCATCGCGCATGATCACGCCACCCGGAACCCCCCGAGGCCCCGTTTCCCCATTGGGTCCAGTTTGAAAGGCTGGGTTACCGTTATAGCAACTTTGCTGATTCGCGGATCTTCTGAATCTTCCGTTATCCTCAGAGTGTATGACCTTTGGGTTCCCCCAAGGCTCCTTTACGTTATCCTCAGGATGTGCCGCAAGCCACCTATTTTGAGCTTCGATACTAGCATAGGAAGACCCGTCAGGGTTTGTATCGTGGTAACCACCCAAGTTAACGCTGTACATTTGAGTCGCCGTCTTACCTTTAGCTCTACCACTAAAGGTTTTCTCTACGTACTTTAACTGCTCCTCAGCTGACAAGTTGGCTACATTTTCCCACTCTGCATCCCCCGCCTTGCCAGCTGGCAGCCCAGCTCTAGACAACTGGTTAATGCCTTGCGCTAAAATAACTGGGTTACCTTTACTGTCTAGGATAACCTTCCCGTTCTTATCCCTTGCTATATTCTTAGCTTTTGGGTTGATTCCACTTTCACGCTGCATCACAGCGGCAATAGCGTAAGGATCCGCCCCAAGCCTTTTCACCATTTTAAGGTAAGCGTCCCAAAACGATGCATCTTGTTTTGTGTAACTAGCCCCATAGCGTTTTCCGCTACCACTAGCAGGCTCACTAATAGTAGGGCCAGATGGGGCAGCAGCAGAGGTGACTCCCAAATCCTCAGGAGCCCCAAGCACGGAAGCTACTGAGGCAGATCGATCCAACAACCTACCCGAGATGTTTGCAGCTGGTGGGATGAGCCCCACTATGAACATCTTAGAGTTTGGCTTGACTCCCGTGACAGGGATGAAGTCTAAGCTGAGGTTGTCTTGCGATGGAGTGAAGTTAGAGTAGAAGCTGAGCTTCGAGTAAAGCTCTGGCCCATAGTAGTCCGCTGCCTCTTCAATCTGCTGTATAACTCGCTTAACCATGGCTTAACCTGAAGAGGAGTTAGGTCTTGCAGACTTCAACGCTGGAGTGCCAGTAGAGCTAGGACTTTTTGTAGGGATAGTCTTGGCCGGAGTCGGTGTTTTTGTGGTTTCAGCTCCTACAAAGTCCAGACCCCCAAGCCAACCACCACCACCAGAAGTTGAAGTAGTACCTCCAGAAGTCGAAGTAGCCCCTTTTTGAATATCCTTTGCAGAAACCTCAAGCTTCGCGTTACCAGCTTTCTCAAGGGCCTCTCGCTTTTGCTCCGCAGCCGTCTGACCCGTAATGGCCCTACCATCCGCACCAATGACAGCTAGATTGCCATTTCTGTCGCTAAGTACAGGAAGGTTACTCTGATTTTGAGATTGGAATGCCACGGAACGCACCTGCGTCACATCGGCATTCATCGGCACCTGGAAGATGGTTTCTACAACTTTGAAGGTCCAGGACAGATTGAACGCAAAGGGGCTCGTCTCTGTCTCCTCAACCGAGAACGTTCGGAAGTACCCAAGATAGGTGCCTCGGTCGTACATCAACATGACATTACCCTGAAGGACGATATTTCCGTAGGGGTCGTAGACTGAGCCGTTATTGTGGTAGAGGTCGTACAAGTCCCGAAATCGATCCCAAGCAATTGTCCGATGACGCAGAATTGAGGAGAGACCTTCCTGTAGATTGACGAAGGCTCCGGTGGATTGGTCTACGCTGATCTCCCCAAGGTCATCCCCCCAGTGCTGCTCAACAAATCCTCCACGGGTCTGGATTCTTTCGATCTTCTTGTTGAAGGTCTCTGCGAAGCTTCGAGGGTTCACATGAGCGATAAGGGCATGAGGTAGCAGAGCCTTGAGCTTGTCGTAAGGACTTGTGATCTGGAAGGCGAGAGGTATGTACCCCGTCCTACTTTCAGCTCCATGAGTGTAGGTAGCCAACCCCGGTTGCGTAAGGGCCTTGAACCTAGCTGGATTCGCTGATCGAATATAAGCCATCAGGTAAGCTTCTCCTTACGCTTGTACTCGTAGATCCCCTCAGCAACCTTACCTCGAATAAGGTTTGCCAAGTCAGCCCCACCAATGCCATTCACATTTACGTTGATACTCCCACCTCCACCACCTCCAGCAGGGACAATTCGCTCCCCTCGGCCAATGGAAGCCAGTCCCTCACCTGAGGCAGGAGAGATCTGAGCCAGGCCCCCACTAATGCCAGTAACCAGACCACCACTTGCGTTTGCTTTAGCTTTCTTCTCATAATCTGCACCCAAAGCCCCTACCTCAGGAAGTCCTGTTTTCTTGATTTGGTCCAGGATTCTTGTGGGATCCGCAGAGGTATACATAGCATACTCGAACATCCCTGTTCGGATTGCATCGAGCGCCCCATCTCGAATCACCTTCTTGTACTCACCCTCCAATTGAGTCTTATTGAGCTTGATCCCCTTCGTTGCCATCAAGGTCCAAAGGTCTTTCAAGCTGCCTACAACGTCAATAGAGCCTTCCTCGGTAACCTCTGCCATCTTGTTCCCAACAGTAACCGCAGCCGCAGTTGCTGGAGTGGCAGATGCGGACGATGGGGTAGCTACCCCTGGAGCCACACTTGATTTTGCTGTTTGCGGCTGCACTGCCGCCTCCTTGGCCTTAGCAGACGCAGCAGCTTGCTCAGAAGGGGACCCCCCACCTACAAGCTTACTCCCAGCCACCCCGGTCTCCAATTTAGCCAAAGTACTTGAGTACTTATCGTCACCAAGAGTTGTAATGGCGTTCGTAAACAGCTTCTTTGCATCCTCCGGAGTGAAACCAGACGAACCCATAGCTTTTGTCACATCCCCAGTTTCAGCTAGTGTTTTTTGAAACAGAGCTTGTTTGTCTTGACTTGCCTGATCTTGAAAGTCAGTACTCAAGAAAGAAGCCCTACCAAAGTCTGCCCCACTTGCTGCAAGTAACTTCAGGTCCTTTGCAAAAGCTCCATCTGCACCCCCCATCTTATCCTGAAGAGAGGCATCGCTGTAGTTAGCCATGTTCGCTTTTTGGGACTGAATAGATGCGTCAATTCCTGCAAAGATCATGGGCTGCGCTGCCCTAAGCATTGCTGTCTTATCGCCTCTTGCCTCCCTAAGGACGCTTGTGTACCCCTTATTGTCCTTGTTAGTACTTGCAGCTAACTGCTCTCTTTGGTGTTTAGCTCCTCCCAAACCACTACCGCTAAACAAGCTAAATGATGCGATTAAGTCAATAAGGTCCCCAAGGTCCCCAACGACATCTCGCATAGCTACGTAGAGGAACTCAAAAATTCCCTCTACGATGACACCAAGCTTATCGGATACTGTAGTAGTAAGGTTAGCTGTCTTTTCAGCCCAGTCGGTTTGCTTTCCAGCTTCCTTGAGTGCATCTTCTGGGGAAACTTCTAGTGCATTTAGGATCTGACTTGTCTTAGCTGCCTTGATTTGCTCCTCCCCAGTAATACCCATATCCTTCAAACGACCAATGATGCGTTGTTGCGCGGCTAGCTCTTTGGGATCCGCCGAGGGGTTGGCTAATGACTTGATTATGTCATCTTTTTGGTCTCCGATAGACTCCTCTAGTTTACCAATTCCTCGCGACTCCTCAAGTGAAACTCCAGCAGCCTGCCTAGCCGCAGTTCCTTGAATCCCAGACATCTGAGAAACTTTTCCAGCCCCTCCAAATCGCTCTAAGGCTGCTTTTTTGGCCTCATACGTTGCCCCAGCCGAAAGGTTTGCCATTGCCTCTCCAATCCCAGCAGGGCCGTGCTTGCTTGCCCGCGTGTCCGCAGTCATCTCAAATAACGCGCTACTTAAGGCTCCTTGCTGCTCCTTAGGTAGCTCTTTGAACATAGACTTTAGCTCCTTTTTGGCCCCCTCACTTCCATTACGAGCTTCATCTACTAACTTTGAGATGTCCTCAAGTGACTTGGTTGTCTTTCCTCCCAAGCTACGTTGAAGCTCCCCTGCCATAAACTTGCTCTTTTGAGCAAGGTCCTCCATCACAATCCCCCTTGCCTTATCCTGTCCGATCAGCATGGTCGTGCGTATACGATCTTGCTCGCTCATGCCTTTCATACTGTTGGTAAGTCCTTGCATAAACTTACCAGCCTCTTTTGAAGACATTGCCTTACCCAGAAGCTTAAGCATCCCTGTTGCCTGACCAATACGGGTCGTGTACAAGGATAAGTCTGAGGAAATCCCGCGAATGATCCCAAAGAACTTGTTCGTAGCGATGCCAGACTCAGAAGCATCCTTTGCCATAGCAGCAAATTGCAACTGAACCCCAGACAAACCAGTACCCATCTCCGTAAACATCTCTGCTTGCAGATCCGTAACCTCAGACAAACTGACACCATAGAGCTTTGCGTAGCCAAAGCTCATTCGAGCTAGGTCTCCGGCATTCTGAATCTGAGAGCCAGCACCCTTCGATGCCGTCTCAGCATTCTCAAATGCGGTATTAAGCGACGTTAGACTTACCCCTGCTTGAGTAAAACCCTTAGTGACATTTAGGATGTCCTCAGCCTTCATCCCAAACCGCAAGTTCTTCTTAACGTCCGTAGCAGAATACCGAATATCATCTAAGGTGTTACGTAGGGTATTGAATGACTTGTTGGCATCCCCACCATTCGCATACAGCATGTCGGCTGACCCAGCAGACTCTAGGATCTCCTTATTCATACCCTTTGCCGCATCCTCTATCCCTAGGATAACAGAAACGATAGCAGCAAACGCCCCAGCTACTCCAGCAAGAAGAGGGCCAAGTTTAGCCAACATACCCACCATCTTACCCATACCCGCTAAACCATTCCCAAGCCCCTTGAGTACTTTCCCGCTTATCGTACCGGTAGCCCCGGTACCACCCATAGCCTCACTCTTAGCATGAGCAGCTTGGTTAGCCTTAAATAAGGCAGCAGCTCCGGTACCCCCAACTCCCTTCAGCAAACCACTACTGAACTTTCCTGCTCCTTTGATTAGACCAGATAGATCTTTGCCTTTGAAGGACGAGAAGCCATCCTCTAGACCACCCTTCAGCTCAGTCGCTATAGTGTCTCGGAACTTCGTCCAATCGGTTTCCTTCTTGAAACTTGTCGTAAAGTGATTCGCAAGCTGCCCAAAGTCCATTCTATGCGTAAGTGACTGCTTTATGAACTTAGCTGCTTTCTTAGCTTCAGTAGTAGCCTCTTTGGCTGCATCTCTCGCAATACGAATGGCCTGAGCGTTCTCCTCCTCCAGAATCTTGATCCGATCAGAGGCAGCTGCTCTCTCCTCTTTAGTCGTAGAATGAAGGTACTTTACACGCTCTTCCTCCATTCTAGCCGCAGAGGTTGTGACTACCTCCTCAAAGTGCTCCATGGCCTTCTCAGCTTTTTTGAGAGAAGAGTCTTGGTCCTTTGCAAAGTGCTTGACGTTCCTCGTTAGGCCCGCAAAGTCTTTCGAGGTCTTCTGTACGGAACGGTCGAACATAGCCATCTTACTCGCAAGTTTGCGAGTATTTAGCTCTATCTCGAATGCAACTTCGACCTGTTCCTTAGCCATAACTATCTCCTAAATGGGGTCCCTGGCGGTCGAACAGGGGGGTTGAGAACCTCGGATGGATCTCGGTCGGTTACCTGGATTCGGTCAGCTACAGACTTGTGCATATATTTGTCTATGTACTTCTCGTTAAAGTCGCTCATCCGCTCGTCCGTCAACTCAGGGTGTACGATACGAGAAGCTGCTTCCTGAGCTTCAAGCTGTCTCCTTCGCACAACACGTTGTGCAATCTCTTCCTTAGTAAGACCCACCATGTCCGTGAAGGCAGCCCTTGGGGAGGACCGGTCTTCTCGTTTAGACTGAATGAGCTGTTGCAGCTTCGATTGTCGGTCTTGGATTGCAGCTCGAATTTTCGCTTCCTCCTTGGCCACGATTTCATCGTGCCAGTCCTTTTCACCTCGAAGGTCTCTCTCCAACTGAGAAGCCAGTTCCTCAACCGTACGAGCGACGATCTTTATCTGATTGGTCTTGGAGTCAACCTCTGGGTTTTCCCCTAGTAGGACTAGTCGAATGATTTTGTCCTTCCGCTCTAACCTCGTCTCTCGTTCCTTTTTTCGACGCTCTTGGTCCTGACTGTGAACCTTCCGAATTTCCTTGCCACCTACAAAGCATCCGCCAATAAACTTAGAATGGTCCCACTCTCGTTCGGTTTGGTCTTTGATGTCCTCGTAGTGATTTAGGGCTCTCCAGACTAGCTGTGCGTAATTAAGCCCTAGATTAGCTGATCCTACAATGCCAGTACAGGCAGTGGAGCCTAACCCAAGCCCCTGGAGTTGAGCCCACTTAAACCGAGAGGCCGCTTCCATCTGGTAGGCCTCCGCAAGCGTGACAGCATTCGAGGCTCTTCGATTCACCTCACTCAAGTACTGTACGATTTTGACTCGTGCTGGAGCTGGGAGCGTCTCGAACGTCTTAACTAGCTTAGGAACCCACCGCTCCCGATCTAGGAGTATGTTCTCCCCATCGACCATGAAGATCCCATACGCGATGAACGTAGCGTAGTACCGCAGGTCACTCCCCCTCCCCGAGATATTCCCAGACACCCATTGGATGTTCTGATGCTCGTGATGGTTTAGTGACTTGAAGATGAATGGGACTCCGTTGACCTCTCCATACAGGGTCAGAAACCCCTGGAAGAGCAATGTCTCTACATCCTTGTAGACCTCAGGGTTAACCTCTGGGTCTTTAGGTGCAGTGATATGGATGTCTTCAGGGGAAGGTTCTTCCTCTTCCCCCTCAACCATCCTGTTAATTGCCTCAGCGAAGTTGTTGGGAGAATTCACTTGCGCCTACCTATCTCGGAGGTGGCCTAAACCGTGGGTTGAGGCCTAGAGTAGGTGGCTGATCAAAGATAGGAGCTAGCGCTGCTGGATCCAACTTAGGTTGTACTCGGGTCAACTCAGCTACCTCTGTGCCCCCTTGAATAGCTGGTTCTGGCTCCGCGCTAAAGTCTCCCTCTAGTGCTGCAATCTCAGCTGCTCGTTTAAGAGCAGCTGGGGAAGCCGGGATGACAGGATTTACATGCAATGCCTGAGGTGGGGTCACAGGTTGGGGGACAGCTACGACCCTTTGGTTCAGAGGTTGACGTCGAGTCATCAACTCATCAGGGTCAGGGGTTGGCTCTGTAGGATCTTGAACCTGTGTAGGAGCCTCTACGACCATGCGAGGAGGGGTAGCCCTTCGAGGGGTTGGCTCTTGGGGAGGGGGCTCAGGGTCTTTGGTGAAGACCTCTTCTTCAGGCTCAGGCTCCAACTTTGCGAGACGGTCCCCCGCAGCTTTGTACTCCTCAGGGGTTGCTTTCGCCTCACCCCCAACAAATCCAACTTCTTCACGAATTCGATTGACTAGGTCAATCGAGACAGACCCCTCAATCGCCTTCGCCTCAAGTAGAAGCCTACGGTATCGTTCCTCCCCCGTCTCATCTGGGGTCAAGAAGGTTACCCCCTCAGAGGCTTTTCTTTCGGCTACCGTAACTACGTCATTGAACTTACGAAAAGCTACGTCAAGAGCCTCTCTCGCCCAATTCGAGATCACGTAGTCCCGAATGAACGCGTGACGCTCTACCTTGACCTCTTTGATCACGGTCTTTCGGGTCTGAGGGTCCAAGTCCTCAACATCCACTGCAACAAAGTCTACGTTTCGTAGGTCAATACCATTGACCTCTATGATAGACCGAGCTAAGTGCTCTTGCTTGAATGCCTTTACGTAACCAGCCTCAGGGACCTCTTCGATCTCAGACATTACCACGATGTACTCATCGGAAGTGAGGCTGCGAAGCACTATTTCGCAGCCTCCTATGGTAAATGCCTCTTCTGTGTGCCCTACGTTCTGAGCCTTCTTTAGTGCTTCAGTGATCTTCTTCGCTGAGAGTGTTGCCATGTGTGTTCTCCGCACCCATAGGTGGGAGAGACAGAAAGGGAATTTGATCCGATCTAGTCTCTCTACGTTTATCTTAATCTGTTAGTTTGTGAGGGGTTAGACTGCCCCTACCGCCGTATTCGAGGCAGCTCCACCTGCAAAACGAAGACTGTACCCAGCTCCAGCCGACCCGTTAGCGCCGATTGGCGCTAGACCCGAATCAATGAACTCTCCGTAATCCGAGAACCCATCGATGATGTCAGTTACCGTTACGGAGCTATTCTCAGCTACCATAGCGGCATCTGACGTAAACGAAGCCGAGTAGCTGTTCAACCAGCATCCCTCATAAAAGGTAAAGAGCGCCTTGATAGAACCACCATTTAGGAGCCCATTTACTCCAGCTGTCGCTCTACCTGCGCTCACAGAGTTTTTTAACCCAGGGGCACTCACGTCTTTTGCATCTGAGCTGATCTCCGAGAAGACAAGCTCCTGCTTGAGGTCGAAAGGCCACCTGTGGTGCTTTAGAGAGCGTACAAGACCCTCTACGCCACCTTTGTAACCCAACACCTGAAAGATGTTGACGGTGTAGAGTAGGGTACGGTTTAGGGTCAGTGTCATCGGCTCAGTGACTCCAGGCACCAACTCGGCAACCTGATCTCCGAAACCTACGCCACGTACAGCGTCAATGGTCCTGGACTCGTCGAAGCCGAACTCGGAGATAACTCCGATCTGCTGAAATCCTTGCTTTCCGGTCATATACCCGAAAATTTTGTTCTTTTGGCTTACAGCTACCCTAGTGTTTGGCGCCGTACCCATACGATAAATGTAGGAATTTAATTCCTGCTGAGGGGATCCCATACTTACGCTCCGTTCTTTGCGTTAAACTTGTGTGAAATTGGCTTTGGGTGGACCACAAACTCGAATAGAGCTGGGTCTTTTGCGCCCTTTCGAGAGTTACATGACTTACAGGCTGGGACGACATTCTCTTTGGAGTGAGCCCCACCCTTTGAGATAGGTTGAATGTGGTCCATTGTGATCTTCTTGCTACCTGAGCCGCAGTAAACACAACGACCCCCAAAGGACTGTACGACAGCCTCCCACTCTTGGGTAGTTAAGGTGTTCTCAACTTTGGAAAGGGTTACTCTTCGCTGCCTAACATTTTCTGCAACTTTTAAGGGGTTAAGGCCCCTCCATCGTTTGTTTATTGCAATCCGACTATCTGGGTGGGACCTAACCCAAGCAATGCGAACAGCAACGGCTCTTTCTCTATTTGCTTTGTACCAAGCCCTTGCTTTACCCGCAGCTTCTTGTTTTTGCTCCTCAGTTTTAGGGGTTGCTAACCAGGACTCACGTTTCCTTCGGTTAATCTCTTCCCTATTGGTCTCTACGTAGACTTGGTTAACGGCCTTCTCGCATGTACCACAGAGACTGTAGCGTCCGTAGAGTCCTCTTTTCCGAGGTCTAAATTGAGCCAGCGCCAAGTCCTCTTTACATCCAGCACAAGTCTTCGATTTAGGAATGGCAACGACCTTCTTGGGCTTAGGGCCGAGACCCAGCTTCTTCCTACGAAGATAGTCTTGAGTCGCCAAAACCTCACACGGCTTGCACCAAGTTCGGAGTACTTCCAGCCCCTTCTTGTCTTTACGAATACCAAACTCCAGTGTAGACTTATCAAGTCCACACGGGCCCTTACAGACCTTCAACAAGACTTCCAAACCGCTCTCATTTGGAGCGGACAGGGAAGTCTGTATTTGAAGTCCTTGAAGCACTAGACGACTCGACTCGCGAAGTGAGACCGAATCTTACTTACATTGAAAGACAAGTTTCGTAGAGCCTTTTGACCCTCGACGCTATCTACGCCGCCCTCACGCAGCAAAGAAGCTAGCCTTACCGTGGTAGTGTGTAGGTCCTTCTTCGCTAGGTTTGCTCCAGACTTACCACTGGCCTCTACTACTTGGAAGGTGTCTTCAACCTTGGATAGTAGACTCTCTGCCTCACTCTGAGCATGACCTGAGCAGCCCCCGCCACAAGCAAAGTGAGACTGGATCTTGGCTACCTTCCCAGCCAAGTCCTCTAGCCCTGCTGTGACCTCAGGACCCGCATCTTCTGAAACCATAGCAGCTAGTTTCGTAGCAATGATGTGAAGGTCTTTCTTAGCCAGGTGCGTGTTGGCCTTAGGGCTAGTCTCGACCACTTGGAGTGCAGTCTCTACTTGCCCAACAACCGTCTCCACTTGAGCCTCTACCGAGCTAGAAGCCTTCTTCAAATGGTCGTACTCCCCATTCTTCATTAGCTCTAGCTCGTTGTCAGCCATGTCCTTTGCGAGAGACTCTCGGAGTTCCTTGGGGAAGAGGTTTTTTGCGTCCCCAATACCGCTACCCATCTCCTTCGCGTACATCTTGGCCCCTTCGTCCACGAGGTACATCCAAAGTTTGGGGGCCTGGCTGTGGTTGTAACCATCAGACTTCAACTTACGGAGTAGGTTGGTAAGGATACTCTCCTTCTTAGCTGCCAACCGCCCCTCGTTCTCAATGAACAAGCTCAGCTCTCGCTTGGCATCCGCATCAACCGCTGCTACCCTTAGAGCCGCCACAAGCTGGCGAGCAACCCTAGTATTGTCCTCGTCGATACCAAGTTCGACAAGGGTCTCTAGAGATGCGAGCTTAGAGCTAAACAGGTCAGTACTCATTGAATTCCAAACTCCATTAGGGTCTTGTATACCAACGGGAATAAAACGATTCTCATGTGCTGCCCATCGGGACTTCTTTGGGCGAAGAACCTTCAGTAGAGCTGACTGATCAGCCGCCAAAGTGACGGTACCTTTAGCTAGGAAGGTATCTAGGGCCTTACGAATATCCGCTGAGAAGGGCACCACTTCCGTAATCAGCTTTAGGACCGAGGTTGTACCTAGGTTGATTGTGTCGCCATTGGGGAGACTTACATAGTCTCGAAACCCATCCGTAGCTATCGTAACAAGGGTGCGACTCACTCTAACCTAAACCGCACAACAAGATCCTCATACCCGGAGTAGGACTTGAAGGATGTAGTTGGCTAGCACTACAGACCCCTCTGTCGGACTCGTCAGGTACTCCCCTGAGACTTCCCACTCTGAGTCCCCACCGGACAGAACCTCTAACTCATTGAGGTGTGAGGCAGCCCTAGCTAGGTCGAATTGAACATGAGAGCTTTTCTTGGAGGCTAGAACCATACGACGCTCACTATCCACCAGAGGCCCCAGTATAACCCCACGTAGGAACCCCAAACGATACAGCACCTCCCAACACTTGGTCGATGGCTGATCCGACTCAGCTAATACAAATCCATTTGTGCCGACATCTAGGATTCGAACTCTGGGGGCGTGAGGGCCTAGGTTCGGCAAGGTCCCATCGAGGACGTACTCTCGAATCCATTGAGCTGCGGTCCCTATCCGGACTCCACGTTCCTGCTTTGAGGTTTCTTGTCTGAGATAGTCTTGGAGGCCATGTAGAAAACGAGCGAGGTCCTCATCTACGTGCCCATAGAAGGCTGGACCCCTACGGTGGATAAGATCTACAGCAGACACGAGCCCAGTCGTGTTGGGATGGAGAGTCAAGTCTCGATGCAGAAACAAAGCCGTAGCTAGTATAGCATCCAGGTCCTCTACCTTGTGTAGGGACAAGGTGAGAGGCATCGGGACCCCCAAGATCAAGTCCTCGTAGAACCTCGTGAGGGCTCCAGCGTCCTCCGCACTGAACTCCTCACCGTGGTGCTCATAGGCGACCCCTGGAGCTAACTGTGCTCTTGTAGCTCCAGTCTCAAACGAAACCGCACCCTCCAGAATTGAAGGGTGCGTAGGGTCCACAAGAACTTGAAAAGTAAGAGGGGATTCTGAGTCTTTACTTGCTACGGTCATAGGAATAAGAAGCAACTACAGAGTTACAACCACACGGCCCATCATCCGTCGCACCAACCTTACACGAACACGGACCGCTGGCGGTTCGTGTCTTACTGATCGTGGTTACAGTGATGAAATCCCCATAATCTATACCACTCCAGACAACCTCACCACAGACTAGTATCTGAGCTTGCCCACTCTGACGTTTGGCTAGGACACGATCTCCAGGACCTGCCTTGCCGATTACACGAAGGCCCCACTCTCCACTCCTAAGCTTGGTGAAGGTCGCATCCGCTGGACGACCTCTAGGCTCTGGGTCACGGTCGCGTTGCTCAGGCTCTGGATCCCTCTGCCTGACTTCCGGAGCCTTGTCTTGGATGGGGTTTCCAGTAGCTAGCGCCTCAAATATAGCTTCCTTCTCTTCGTACAACTCAAGATAGTCTTCTACTCGCTCCTGAAGATTATCTTTCCACCCTTTAGTTCGTCTGACGGTAGGTGCCTTTGTACCCTTCTCGGTTAGGGGCCAAGACCTACCACCTTTTTTGGCGAGTATTTGAATGCGAATCGCGTCTGAGCCAATATCAGCTCCAATGTCACGACTCACCCCAATTGAAGTCCAAATACGGATAGCTACGTTGGCACTCAATGCGAGGTCATAGTAGATTTCACGCTTCTCTGTACCCTGTTTCGGGCGAAGAGCACGCCAACTCCGCAAGATGAACTTGGATATATCTTCGAGGGTGACTTCAACAAATCTAACCCCTTTGGTATCTTCAGACATGGCTTGCTTACCCATCATAGCCCACCCCCCAACTGGTACAAGTCGATCAACTCTGCGGCTTCTTTGGTGAGAGGTGGAGTTTCGGGTTTCGAGATGTTTTCCCCTGCCACCAGGCCAGCTTCACGGACGAAGGGGCTAATTCCGGCCGATCTACCCCCAACTTCCTTGGGGCAAACGATGCGAAGATTCTTGGCGGCTCGGGTCAGGGCTACGTACCCCAAACGACGCTCATCTTCCCAACGCTCTGCCTCTTTGACCGGGTCTGGCGGAGGCTCACCAGGCTTGGGCTTGATTTCCATGGGGAACTTCCCACCCGGCATCTGGACGAACGTGGTTTTCCACTGCGCGCCCTTCACTGAGTGGACCGTACCGAGATAGACTCCTGGTGGCCTCTTACGCTGTTCTGGAGGGAGCGCGTTCTGGTCCTTCGTCCACTTACCGAGGTCCGTCCGAAGGTCACGCATCTTGGCGGTGTAGCGGGACATCTTTGCCGCGAAACCATCCGGGGATGTGGGCGGGGTGATGGCGTCATCTTCATCCGTGGGATCTGGCTCGGCCAACTTGTAGAGAAAGGCAACGTTACCAAGGCCCTTGGTTGAGCCCTCCTCATCCTCATCGGATTCAACGGCCTCGTCGTCTTCCCCAAGAGCGTCCCGCAAGTCGGCCTTCAGGCTCTCACGGAAGGTCTGTGGTTGCCGGGAACCCTTGACGTAGGCGACTCCTTCGACAGACAAGATATCGTCGAACAGGTCCTTCGTCTTGTAATCGGGGTCCGAGGCACTAATCCTGAGATCCCGTACCGAATCCGCAAGATCCCGAAGCTGCTCCTCGAACTTGGTGCCCTTGCCGCTCTTGGTCAACCGACCAAGATTTACTGCTAAGTTACGAAGGAAATTCCTGTCCTCAAGAGCTTCAAGTGGATTAACCGCCTTGATGCTCAACCCCTCGGCCCGAGCGTATTGGGCCAGCGCTTGATCCACAGCCTCTGGGATTCGCTTCTTATCGGAGATGAAAAAACGATTGGGGGTGTCAACGACTTGAGCCAACGATTGCTGCATTTTCTCGAAGTCCGAGCCAGTTGCGAGTTGGACATAACTCAAGACCGCCTTTGTCTCAGGCGAACCCAGGAAAGACCCAGCCCCCTTCCTGGCATACGGGATGCCGCGAATGATGCAGGCCGTCTCGTAGGAGTGAATCTCCTTGTTTGTACGAAACAAGACAGCGTTGTCCGTAAGGTCGTCACCGTTGACATGTGCTTGCTTGATTTCTTCGATGGTGCTGAGTGCAGCGTCCGCCTCATCCTCAGCCACTTGAACCTTGATGCTCCCCAAGCCAGGCTTACGTCCTGGAGCAGCCACTTGCGGGATCGGAACGTTCCCCTCGTTGTGACCGATGAGCCGGTTTGCGGCGTCGACAATTTCAGGCTCGCACCGATAGTTCGTGCGAATCACACGGGTCTTCCAGCCCTCTTTCTGGAAGAGGTCCTTGAAGAGTGCCGCCTTGGCTCCTTGGAAGGAGTTGATGGCTTGCTTGTCGTCTCCGACAATCCAGCATGACTTACCATCTCCCCCGTCCGTAATATGCTGGGACATGAGGTCTATCATGTCCGCCATCACGGTGTTTCGATCTTGAGCTTCGTCCACAATGATGTGGTCGAACATCCCTTGGACCTTGGTCTTGACAGCTGGGTTACGCTTCAGAATATCCCTGAAGATTTTTAGCTGATCGGTGAAGTCCCCGAGGCGATCTCCACGCGGTCGGTATCGACCCATGAAACTCTCGAACGCCCTGCCTTTACACGGGGGCTCCCAGTCCGGACCTGCTGTACCCTTGAGCCCTTCGTACATCTCGTACCACATGGCGCTCTTCATCTCCTCAGAGGAGACGGCTTGGGCCTTAGCCATCTCCGGGGTGATGTCGTTACCCGACCACTTCGCCCGGTCCATGGTTGCATTCTTCAACTTGGGCGGCGGGTCCTTATCATAGCACTCCTCCCAGACCTTCTGGACCGCTCTTGCGATCGTGGCCCCACCCTGCATGAAGCCGGACTCCAACGCGGACTTTTCTTCGGGGGTCCCGAATTCAAGGACGAACCTCTTGCCCATGGAGTGTAGCGTTCCGACAGACATCTGCTGGAGGGTGTCCCCGCTCGTCGAGCGTCCGATCTTCTCTTTCAACTCGGAGGCTGCCTTGGTGTTGAAGCTCGTCACCAGAATTCGGCTCGGATTGACTCTACGATCTCGTACCAAGTAGGCAACACGAGCTACGAGGGTACTGGACTTCCCCGCTCCAGCTCCGGCAAAAACTCCAACTCTACCGTCTGTAAGAGCTGCGGCCCTTTGCTCATCGTCAAGCCCACGAAGAGCCTCTGGGACGTTTTGTGGATTGGAGGGGTCGCTCGTAGCAGCTGCTGCTGCTGCTACTGCAATGCCCACGACTTGAGACTTTGTAAGAGGCTCATCAAGCTCCCCAGCTTGATCCATCGACTGACGAGCCGCTGCGGTAGCATCATCTTGGACCTTCAGAAGCTGCGTAGTCTGAGCTTCTTGGGCCTGCTTAGATGCGTCTCCACCAGAGGCTGCCATCTGTTGGATGTTCTCCTCCAGCAACTTACTCTTTTGGTCTTGAGCTTCCTTGGCTCCAGCCTCCACGACATTGGCTGGAAGTTGGCCTGAGATAGCTGTTTTAGCCGCCAGCTCAATCCAACCCCGAAGCCGCATGTTACGAAACGTAAGCTTAGCAAAAAGGTCCAGAGCCGCATCTGCGTTGTCCATTTGAGCCGCACTCATGGCTTCACGGACTTGCTTCAATGCCTTGTTAGATTGGAACACACCTCTCATAGTGGCGGCCCCACCTCGTGAGAGTATTGTCCGTAAACCAAGAGCACGACGGCCCACCCCTTGAGGGTTCGTAGCTTTGATCTCAAGATACTTCAAAAGCATTCGCTTATGCGTATCAGAGGCCAGATGCCCTTGCATGAATGAACTAATCGAGTCCAATTCAGAGTCGGCGTTACGAAGAAGTCTTAGCCCCTTTGCAACTACCTCATCCAGCGGGTCCTCTTGGGAGGTTGCTTCCTCAAGGTACCGAATGTAGGTATCTACCGCAAGTAGGAAGATTATGTACTCGGAGACTTGAATCTCCCCAATAGGCTCACCATCCTCGTCAAGACCATCACTTGCAAAAATGCGTCGGTATCCAGCCTTTAGGCCTGAATTGACAGAGGAGTAATCGTACTTGTACATGGGCTACCTTAGTGAGCTTGAAAGACCCTACCTAAGATAGGGACATAGAAAGAACCTCAGTTACGAGCTACACGAAGTTCGTAGACTCAGGAACACCCCAGGGGCTTTCATGGTATGGAGTAGACGACGGCACCCCTAGCAGGGACATGGCAGCCTTCCCAGCCTCTAAGGTAAGGCACGAAGCAACCTCTCGTGCCTCTTGGTTTACATTGACCTCAAACACCAACCACTGCCCCTTGATGTGGGGAGTACGAAACTCACTGGCTACTAGGATATAGGTCATGGGATTTGCTCTTTCTGCCAAACTAGTATGGGCTCGCCCTTCATCGTACCTTTGAAGGTACGAATAGGCATCCAAAGTGTTGGCAACTCTCTCAACCCAAGCACCTTAGCCTCTCGGGTAGCTTCTACATCCAATCGAGTCCCAAGTACAGGCTTATATGGTAAATTCAACACAAGGTGCCCTCCTGGCTTCAAACGTTCCATAGCTTTGGTCATCACTGGACGAAGGAAGTTCTCTACCCAACCCTGAGGCGAGCCATACCCAACACTAGCCCTTAAAGAAGCTTTACCGTAAGTCTCCAGGTCAAAGTAGGGAGGAGAGGTGAACACGAGGTCGAGAGGTACTCCAGGGTCGAATTCCTCGGCTGCCTGAAGCTCAACCTTGTAGGAACCACTTACCCCCAAGTGTTTTGCGATAGCAAGATTACCTTCAACTGTAGCTGGTTCAATGTCCGTTCCGATGTAAGTAGAGACTCCAGCAGCAAGAGCCCCTAGAAGTCTACCTCCATACCCAGCACACGGGTCCCAGACTACCCCTTTGTTCCCGTAAGTTTGATAGACGTACTTTGCTACGGCAGGACGAAACACAGACGGGGTTCGATGATACATTACAAGAGCTTTTAAGACCCTCTCAGGGGTCGTAGGATGCCCGGAGTCCAACTGCAACTTGATAGCTTTCCTGAGTAGGTCGTCATCATGCCAGGCTTCCCATACACTCTTATCTACGGCCTTGTGTTTAGCTTGGTACCTAGCGGGAAAAAATGAGGCACAAGCAGAGGTACCTCTTACAGAGTAAGGGTAAATAACGAGGTCCGAGTTTACAACCACACTTGTACCCTGAAGTCTAGTCAAGGCTTTCTTAAGCTCAGCGTCAAGGGGTTTGGGCATAGGAAATACCCCTTGACGTAAGGTGGTTACAACCTGGTCAATTTGATTCGCCAAAACAACAGGGTCTACAGGACTAAGTCTCTTCCAGAAAGTTACACTATGCGTTGGGTCAACTGGGCGCACCACCAAAACCCGAAACCCAAGCTCCTCTGCTCGTTGCTTTTTGAGTAGGTCCCTCTCCCGTAACTCATGAAAATTCTCCATAGAGCCATGCCAAGCCTCAGCATACCTATAGTGCTGGTCACCATGAGCCTCAACTATAAGATTTAGGCTAGGGAAGTATCCGTCAAAGTTGAGAACTCTCCCAGTACTTGGGTTGACTATTCTGGGGTCAGACCACTCCCACACATAAGGTGCCTCAAACGCCTTACTGGCTTGATCCAAAACAACTCTCTGCCAAGCCAACTTATTACGTGTAGGTAGCTCCAAAGACCGACAGTACTGGAGTACGGTAAGTGGGGAAGCCCCTAATGCCAAGGCTGCCTCAGCAACGATTACACGACCTTTCTCATCTGTGAACTGCCTCAGAACTTCTGGGCTCCAATGGTAAGCTCTTCGACTCGCGGATGGCATTAAGGACTTCAGTCTCTTCTCCTCAGAGAAGGACGAAGTTACTAGCGCACCATTAAACTTTGTTCGGTAGCTGCTTGCATCTAAACCATGGAGTTTTAAGTGGTTATTTAGAGCCACCCCTCGAAACCCACACTCCTTGCAAGTCACATAATGTCTGTCTTCGACTAGGCCAGACCACTTCGCTTCTTCCTTTTCTTCTTGGTAGTTAATGTGAGCCTCGTCCTTTACCTGTGCAAAGTGCATAGCGATTCCCTTTACCCCCATGCAGCCTAGACCGCAGACAGGGCACTTGGAATCCATACCTAGGCAAGTCTCACAAACTACTTTGGTTAGGGCTGCAAGCTGCACTTTAGTGAGAGACACAAGGGTGTTGCACCCTGAACACGGCTCATAGACAAAGTTCTTCTTTTTTGCGAGTCCGGTCGACCTAACCCCGTAGGATACCGCTCCTTTTGCTTGGGACGCTTTACCCCTAGCATGAAATGCTTCGGCTCCAAAACGAGCTACCCAAATCTTTCGGAGAGTATTTGGGCTCATACCAAGGCGTTTTGCCAGAGCCTTAAAGGGCTCATCTGTATTAAACACCTCGATGGCAAGGTCAGCAGACCCTAGTGGAGCACCTTTTTGATGCTTTCTTACTCTCTCCTCAAACGCCTCTTCCCCGTAATGAGTCTTCCATGCATCACGAAGGCGATTCGGACTGATTCTAAACTTTACGGCCACCCACTTAAGCGGGTGATCTTCGTGAAAAGAGTCTAGAATCTCCTGGGTACTCGTACTGGACTTGGCGACCACACCTAAGTAGTACACCAGATGGACTCACTTGACCAGACAATAGTGAAGACCCAACTCTTTTTGGGAGTTGGGTCTTCTGTTACCGGTAAGTGTCTGAATTTACTGGGTAAATCAGATCCTCGCCCTAAGGTTGAATGTGAGCATGAGGTACAAAAGTGGAAATATAGGTTGGTAGTAGGCTTCTGCTCTAAGTACCGTTGGGTCCTCAGTGTCGATTGCCGCTGCAATCCCTGTGAAGGCCGAAACGATCTCTTGCTGGATAAGAGACTTGAACAGCGAGGTCATAGAGACCTCAACCTCATTCACCCGACTAGAGAGGAACTTGGTACCCACGAAGGCATCAAGAACCGACCTAGAGTTCTGCGACACATGGTCTGCGATCTGAGTCACCGTAGGTAGGCGAGTCAAGACCGAGTTCATGTTGGTGGTAAGACCGTGACGAACTCGGATGACTGGATCCAGGTCCTCCAGGATAGTTACACCTGCGGTTGCCGTCTGGTTCATCTCCACTGCATCCATAATCCTAGGAATGCGAGTGAAGCCTTGGACCCTACGGTGGCTGTATGGAGTCGCTACGTCAATCGAAGGACTTACAACAGCTCCTGCGAAGGCAGCTGCGAAGTTCGTACCGTCTACCAGGGTCTCGAAGTTCTCACCCAACTCATTCGAGAGAGTGATAACTGCCGAGTCTGGGTAGAAGGCAACGATACGTTGACTTGCCAACGCCTTGGCAATGGTCTGAGCGTTTGTTGGAGTTGTCCCGGAGGCAAACCCAATGAAGCCCATACGCTCCGATTGATTACGGATGTTACTCGCCACCTCACAGTGTTGCGTGAGGTACGAGAACACTGCCGTGGAGGACGTAAGCGGGATCATGATGTCCGGCTTGATGTTTCCAGGTAGTGGGTTACTAAGCGCCTGAAGAGCCGTGATGAACGACTGGTCACTAGCCTGGGTTGTGTTTGGAACCTTCTCGATTTGCTTGACCCCTACCAGGACTGCCCCGTTAAGGATAGACAGGTAGGCAGCCAAGGTGACTCGATTCTCCGCAGAGAGTCGGCCATAGTTGGCTTCGATCGTCTTGAATTGACGGAAGATTCGAGTCGTGTAGTCCTGCTTCAAGAAGCGGTAGCTAATGGAGTAGAAGTCCCCGTTCTTTGGTTCAACGCCACTTGGGTTGAAGGTCTGAAGTTGAGCCGTGTCGTTGATCCCAACGTTCACCGTATTGGTGACGATTAGCTCCAAACCTGGAACCGATAGGTAAGGTACCGAAGAGTTCACCTTCCAGGTTGGCGAAACCTCAAGGGTGAAGAACCCACCAGTTGCATACGACCCATCGGTAGAAGGTAGAACAGTAAACCGGAGTCCAGTCCTAGCGTCTGTGTAGGTCTGCCCTGGGATACCTGTGCCAGCCGAACCTACGGGGTTCGAGGATGTTACGACGAAGTTGTCGTAAGTAGCCTCACCGTTATCCCCATCGGTACCTGGAGTAATCTGAGTACCACTCAACGTGTTGAACGCTGAGTTCGCCCCGGTAACGAAAGCAACCGAAGAGGTTAGTCCAGTGATGAGCGATGCAATGGTCAGGTAAACTGAACCGTTGATCGTTGCTGGGTAAGCCACAGCTCCTGCGAATGCAGTAGGAGGGCTCCAGGTAGATACGGCAAAGTTAGGAGTATCCATCAGTCTGTTGGAGACTTCTTGGACACTGACTCGAACCTGACTGGCGAACGTACCCTCTGTGAACCCAAGGGTTGCGTTTGCAGTGCCGTTCAGAATAAGAACGGTGGATTGATCCGAGTTCACGTTTGAAGTGATTCGGATCTTGTTCAGGTTGTCTAGCGTCCCGACACTTGCAGTACCTTGGGAGGCAATGATGGCGTTGAGGTTTGAGACAATCTGAGCAGAGGTGGTCGAGGCGGAGCTGAGAGTGACCGTGAAGTCAATCCCATTGATGCGGACCTTGAATAGGTCGTTCACTCCAGCCGTGATGATGAACGGTTGAGCCGTCGTACCCAGAAGGGTAGCAGGCTTGTTGACTGCGGTAGGTGTACCGTCAGCACGCTGGAAGGTCGTGAGACCTAGCGTAGTCTCTGCTGTACCTTGACGGATAGCTGCATAGGACTTGTGATCAAACCCACCTGGAAGAGCCGCTGGGGTTGAGTAGCTACGTAGAACAAAGTAATTCGTAGCTCCGCTTGCCCCTGGGATAGCTGTAAACAAGTTGTTTGGAGCTGTACCAATGAACGAAGCGTTTGCATCGACTACAGCATTGACAGCCGTAGCAATTGCAGCTGGGGTAACCGCTACGCCTACTGGGAGGGTAACCGTTAGGTTAACTCCGTCTACAGTAAGCTCTAGCAGTTGGTTCGCGGCTGTGATGGCAAACCCACCTGAGACCAAGGTGATTTCCTTGGACACAAGGTAACCACGAGTGGCAATCGCTAGGTTGGTAACCACCGTTGGAGCCCCGTTCAGGGCTGTGCGCCAAGTGGCAGAGGATGGGCTGTAGAACGAGAAGGGCTGTGCTCCCTTGTTCGTGTACAGAGCATTCGTAGCTACACTCGAACCAAAGGTAACGGTGACCGTCTCAGAGGTTGGAGTCTTGCCGTAGTGGAAGGCATCAGGAACCTGCTCAGCTCCTCGTGGCCACTGTACAGTGTCCACCAAACCGCCACCCTTGGACCCGAAGCGCACCTGCATCACATTGGTGTTGTAGAGTGCGCTGAGCACCTCAAACTGACCCGAGCCCGCAGGACCACTGGTCTTGTTTGTGATGACATAGGTGTCATCTGCAATACGGTTGTAGTGGTACGTAGCGTACGCCTTGAAGTCTGGCGGAACAGGGTCCTTTAGGGTGACCTTGCGAGTGGACCCGTCAAGAACAAGGACCTTTGCTGCGGGACGACCCAAAGCATCTCGCAAGCTTCGACCAACACGAATCACCACCAAGTCTGGACGATTGGTGATGAGGTCGTTACGAGCATTCGTAGCCGTGTTGAACAGAGTCTGAGTCAGCGGAGTGTTACGCCCGTTACCCGTGGTAGGGGATACAGGGAGGACGAAGTCTGTCGTAGACACCTTGGATGGGACCACAGAGGTGTCGACGTAGCGCTCACACTCCACCAACCACAGCTTATCGTCCACAAGCGTGGGGATAATCTGAGAGTCATCTAGCGGCTCTGCCCCTGGAGTGCGGAGCGATGAAGCTACACTGTAGCTCGTACCCCAGTGGATGATAGAGACGTCAGGACTTGGGTTGGAAACTACGAAGTCCTGGTTCTGGATGTAGTCCGAACGGTTTGGGCTAATGCCACAACGGACAATGTTCGTTACCAGCGTGTTAGGTAGGTAGTCGAACGTGTCCTGCCAAGTATTCGAGTAGTACGTGATCTCTACAATCGCCCCAACAGAGGGCGGAGAGCTAAGATTCACGATACCGTTTGTCCCATCTACCGAGGATGGGATTACCTGAGATCCATTCACCATGACCACTACCTTGGAGGGGTCAGTGGTGGTGATTCCCCCAGAAGACCCATCTACGATAGGCCTCTGGTAGACGCGGAAGGCAGTGTTTCTCGTAGACTTCTGCCCTGCAAAGAGACCGAGCGTCCCGTTCGCATTGCCATCCATAATCTCGATTGAGATTGCAGAGTTCATCTGGAGGTGGAGCGTGCCGTCATTTGCCTGGAACACCAGGGTGCTTAGCCCCGAGATACCAGCAGCGTCAATCTGATTCTTCAACGAAGACACTGTAGCAGCTGCGGCATCCGTGAAGGCAATCGTGGACTCTAGTCCGTCAACCTTGATTTTGAGGAGGTTGTTCGTGCCAGCCGTAATCGAAAAGGGCTCGTACCCAGAGGCCACAATCTCTGCCGTTGTGCTCGTTACTTGGTCCGAGACATTATCCGTGAAGGCCGTGTCGCCCCGGTGGAAGAAGTAAGTGACTCGTACGTTATCGGTTGGCTGAGGAGGGACCTGAAGGATGACCTCTCCAGTTGTACCTCGTACCGCTCCAATCGCAACGGGAACACCATTCACGGTGACCGAGACAGCCCTAGCATCGTTGCTTGGTCGACCGATACCCTGCCCATCAACGATAGGGAAGTTACGAACTACAAATCTAGTTCGGGTACCATTGTTTGCCCCCAGAACCAAGTTCTGAGGGTTGGTGTCGTCTACAACCCAACGAGCAGAGATATCCTCGTTAAGGATCTGCTGATCTAGCGTGGACGAGGAACCTCGCACCAACTCTAGGTCGTACTGCTCCAGCTCCTCCTGGCCAATTCCAACCAACATTGGAATTCGCAGCCCTGGGATCAATGAAGCTAAGGTCGCCTCGGTTAGAGTACGCGAGTATACGCCAGGTGGGACGTAAGTGCCTAGTGGACCAAAGCTCATGGAATCTCCTAGTTAGCTAACACTGTAAAGGGGAGTTTGATCTGGGTCTGAGTTTGGGTGCGTCTCTACCACCCTACCGGTCTAACAAGTGAACTATTAGTCTCCGGACGGAAGCCATGCCCAAGCTAGTCGAACAGCTTCAACCAGGTTAGAATCTAGCTTAGTCTGATCAATTGATCGAAGTAGACTCTGGCACTCAACAAACTTACCTTGCGCACAAAGGCTATCGATAGCTTCGTCTGGGCGCTCTTGCGCTACCAAGGAGTACAAGTCTTCTGGGCGCACTAGGCTCCTGGCTTAGCCACAAGGGGTTGTTGAGCTACAGCTACAGCGTAGTCTACGACCTTCTCCCGTCCCTTCTTACTAGAGGCGGTCATAGCATCGTAATCCACGAACCCATCTCCATCGTAACGCAAGAGAGCACTAGACCCGGAGGTCTCTCGAACCTGCTTCTTCACCTTGTCGCGTTCTCGATACTCACTCCAGCGAGCCTCGGCACTTCGACCTACAGCCTTATCCGCAGAAGGGTAATCTTGGTCATGCACTCCTGAGTTCCCAGGTGCCTTTGCTCCTGGGGTCACGAACCCAAAACCGAACCCAGTAAAGATTCGTGGGGCATCCTCCCTACAGCTTGGACAAGCGTACAGAGGATACTCCCCCATCTTTAGGGTTCGGTCGAACCTGGTTTGGCACACTTGACACTCAAACGAATACTTTGGCATAGTTAACTCATCTATCTTGTTGGGGGTACTGTCACTTCGCCTTAGCCTTAAGGATTGCTTCGATTTGAGGAGTCAACTTCTCAGCTACCGCAGCCAAACCTGCTATCTTTTTAGCTATAACTGCAACAAAGTCTGCGTAGTCGTCTCCATCCATCTTCTGCATAGCCTTGAAGTCACCGAAGTACTTGGTGATCGCATTTCCGACAAGTTTATTTACCGCAGGGGGTAAAGAGTAAAGAGTTAGTAGGACTTTATTCTTGGCGTTAGTGGTTACATCCACCAGATACCGTTGATGTCTCGTTATTGGCAACTCAACATGGGAGGGGTTAAAGCTCATCGCAGGAGCGCTGTAGAATTGACTCATCGAGTTGGCAAAACTCTTGCCAACTTTCTTAAGCTCCGCGTCAGCCTTCTTGAGATTCTCTTTGAGCGTTGCCATGATGGCGTCCACATCCTGTAGTAGTAGTTTAGCTACTACATTATGAACTATCCGTATATCGGCACTTGACATGACATCTCTCTCCTTAGGTGATTCTCTCGTAGTCGCTATTCCGACCCTTGATGACGGGTACAGTGGCAAAGAACAAGCCACCTTGGGACATCGCTACGAGACTCGAAGCCCCGCCACGACGATCTGCTGTAACGGAGGCCTCTGCCTGACGAGTGGCAGCTACGACCTTACTAATCGTAAACGGTAGTGGGATATGGACCTCCCAGTCCGCTTGAAGCTGGACAGACATAGACGCAGTATAGAAGTAGAGGTCACCCGTCTCGTCATAAGTCTCCTCGGCTTCTCCGCCCATAGAGACATCCACCAACTCAATCCCCTCTGAGGACAACACGGACCTCTTGTCTGCCCACAAGGTCATTGTGACGGTATCTGCAATCTCTTCCATTTGGATGGGGTCTTGAGCGATGACATCGAGGTCGAAGCTTACGTCAAACCTCCCACCGTATGCCTGAGCGGTATCCACTCGATCGGCATACACGACAATGGCCATCTTATCCCCAGGCTTGCCTCGCTTACCAAAGGCCAGTACAACCCCTGGAATTGTCGTCCAGTCTGCCGTGTTCCAGGACCACTGAATAGGTCCAATCGATGGGACTACATACCGGTAGTCTGCGGTAAGCGTTGAGCCCTCGTAGAACATCGAGAGGAGCTTGACCTTACCTGTATCGTAATTGACGGTGTAGTCTCGACCTTCAATCAGCAAGAGGTTGCGATTCTCCCAGATTCTAAGTGTCTGACTTACAGGTAGATTTGAGAGAATCGCCTCTGTCTCCACCCCCGACTTGATGGCAAGCAGAGGCTCATCCGTTGCGGTTAGTAGAGGGTCGATTGCAAACGTACCAAACTCCCCAGGGATCGTAGGGGCAGTAAGACACTCGATGTAGTAGACTCCAGGTGGGGTAGTAAACCCATTCTCACGTATGTAGGAGTAGTCCTCTTTCACCCACTCTAGCAAATGGGAGGGTTGCTCCATGTAGCTGAGCATCACATGTGATTGAACTACCCCAATGAAGTTCTCGCTTGAGAGTTGCACCTTATTGGTGTTGGACCCCTTGACTACAATACCGAATTGGGGTCTCTCATCAAACGCGTACTTATTCTGTATGTAGTTTACAATCTTACTGTAAACAGGATGCTTCGCAAAACTGTCCTGAAGCTCTAGGATGAGTCGTCTCTTCAAAGAACTAATTAAGCAATAATACACCTTAGTGTCTCACTTCTTTGAGAATGACCTGAACCGTAGACCGCGATAGTTCAACCGTTTTTGCGATGACCCCTAAACTAAGGCCTTGCTCCCGCAAGACCTTAATCTGAGAACGCACTGCATCTGTGATCTTGTATCGACCATCACTGGGCTGAAAAACCTTGATGACCGGACTGGGCACTACGAAATCCGTTGGTTGGTGGCCCTCAAGGTACTCGGCAGCCTTACGTAAAAGTGCTGAGCTATCCTTAAAGTGACCTAGACCTACGTTGCAGGTGTGGCACAAAAGTCCCCGAACACGACCTGTACTATGGTCGTGATCGATGTGAACTCGTTTCCCAAACGACTCATTACAAATAAGGCAGAGACCACCCTGTATCTCAAAAAGTGCTTGATGTTGCTCAACTGTAAGCCCATACTTCTTCAAGCGTCTTCTCTCAGTAGCATCATCTCGCTTGTCCGGGTTAGCTTTGGCCCAAGCTTTACTGTCCGCATTCACCTTATCCTTGTTACTCAAGTATTGAGCGTGCTTGTATGCCTTCGCCTTCGGCTTGTCGGCATGGTAGCGTTTCAAGTTACGAGCGGCACCACAAGGCAGACAGTGCCCGTATTTACCTCGCTCAGAACTACCACACTTAGTGCATGGGTGCGAAGGACGTTTAAGCGTCCCATCTGCTAATCCCTGCGTACGATTGCGAGAGTTAGTCTTAGCCTGACTTTTATGGGATTGGTAATAGGCCTGTAGGTAAATCTTCGCACAAGGGCGACAACCACCCTGACTGTTCCGATCAGTTACTCCACATTTTTTGCAAGGTTTCACGAAATCCTCACTCTTGCATCGCTAGTACAAGAAGGCCTTCTGCTACTGCCGTCATAGGGTCCTTCGCCTGTCGAACCTCGGAGATTTGGATTGGGAAACCCTTCTTCTTCATGGCTTCAAACTCCTCTTTGAAGATATCCATGAAGCCCTCCGCCTTCGTGGTCCCACCTGACACTATGAATGGGATGGGGTCCGAGAGTTCCATCTTCCCTGCGTCCCTACGGAATTGGTGTGCGATCTTCTCCAGGCTGTAGCTGATGAGACTACGAATGTAGAGAGATATCGCTTCAGCCTCACGACTGTTCTTCGGTGGGTTAGCAAGATTGAAACCTCCTTTTTCTTTGATTGCGCAAATACGGGAAGCTGTCATTCCAGTGGCTTTAGACGCGTGGAGATCAATCCAATCCCCACCTCTAGCCATCGAGAACTCCATACCCATCATGGTCTGATAGGCGAGTGCTACGTTACACATGCCCGAGCCAAAGCTGACCGATAGCCCAGAGAACTGCTCTTCTGCACACTGGCTATAGATGATAGCCATAGCTTCGTTCATCGGGTGGGGGGTGTAACCAAACTCAGAGATGATCTTGCGGAAGACCTCACGGTGGTAAGTGACGTCCTGGTCTGGGATGTCAATAGGTGCCGCAGGAATACTGTAATAACAGTGCTCCCCTTCGACCAAGGGCTCCTGTAGGACTTGGAAGATCATCAAAGACAAGACTTCCTGAGCCAAGAACTCCCCAGCTGCAACAACGCCTTTCGCGAGAGGTCTACGCACCTCCCGCTTGAAGAGGTTGGCCATGTTCAAGGCTGAGTCTCCAATGACAATCAGCTGACCATCCCTCTCGACGTACTCGACCTTCGTCATTTTGAGGGCCTTTTTAGCCTCCCCGTCCAAGTCAATGAACGCATCCCTTACTCGTTTGGTATGGATCTTGTTGTCTTTTGTCTGCCGAGCGGACAAAATATTCATTGTCCCCAAGTCAATCCCAACTCCATAACAATATGTCTGGTCTGTACTCATTTGTTCCTCATTTTGAGAGCCTCACATAGGATCTCTGCACACTTTTCCTGATTTTGACGTAAGTCACTTTCCCACAACCGTATTAGCACATAACCCTTGTTCTTAATGAGGGAGTTACACGAGGCATCTAGTCGTCTCTGCTTCTGCTGAGACTTGGATAGTTTATCGTCGTTAGGGTACACTTCTGGGTTCGCATGCCAATAATCCCCGTCAGCCTGCACCACGAGTCGTAAATCAGGGACAAGAAAATCCACCGTGTAAGGACCTAAGGTGGCCTGTTCCACGAACGACGCTCCAAGCCCCTGAAGAAGACCCCTGACAATCAACTCGGGCTTTGTTACCTTGCGCTTGAACTTTGACATCCTCCCTGGAGAGGCCGCCCTGAGCTTATCCTTATACTCTGCGGCTTTCTTCGCCCCGTACACCTCTTCGTAGCTCCTACCTGTCTTACTTTTGACATGGGCTCGAATGCCACGGGTGATGTTAGCAACGTAAGCAGGATCTTGGTATAGATGCTTTACCTTATGTATGGGGTTCTCAACTCCACGTTGGTTGACTCCAAACTCTGGGTGCTCCTGATGCCACTTACGAAGAGAACTATTTTCTCCCTCCAACCATGGTCTCGGCTTGGAGCCATAGTTAGGATTTTTTTCACCCTTAGCAACGCCATTCTCAATGCGCTGCTGACTAATCTTTGTTCGAGTCTCAAGTGTATGCTTGCGTTCATCCCATTTTCTAGTTCGAAGACCATGCCTAGACAACTCTCTAGCCAACGTCTGCTTGCCACAACTCAGGATAAGTCCCATTTTCTGTATTGTGATGTTAGGGTCGGTATCCAGCAAAGACTGTAGCTCTTCCTTCGAGAATGTTCGTTTTTCTTGAGGCATACTACAACAGGGCATAAGACCTTTATCGAACCCCAACCCTACCTCAAGATCTCAGCCTGGACTTACCTTCCAACGATCTGACGTAGCCCCTTTTACCTGACCAACCTTACTCCGTTGAGTAAGAAGGTAAACGTGCTCTTCGTGCTTATCTTCAATGCTTGCAAGTAGGTTATCGGTACCACGCGAGAGAGCGCCTGAGGCCTTCATCGTCGCTACGACTTGCTTCAACTGAGCAAGAACCCATCGCTCCGCAACAAGGCTGGTAGCGATGTAAGACTTAGGGTCTTCTTGGAGGTTCCAGGTCGCAAGCACACTCAGAACTTGTTGTGCTTGAACCACGGGGTGGATGGAACCAGATGCAGCCCCAGTTCCCACAGCTCGCTCAGCGATGCTGTCAATCTCCCCAACCGTATCCGCGTAGAGACGTTCAAAGAGAAGGTGGTCTGCGTAGAAGGCTGGACCTGAAGTAAGCCAGTGGTGCGTTTGGTGAACCATAGCTAGGGCGCGAAGGGCCGCTAGTGCCTCTGGCAACCCAAACTCAGAGCTAACCCTCTGAGACGCTGTACGTCGGGAAGGGCTCTCCGGAAGGTACGGAGGCCCCTGAGTGTAGGGGTCATAAGAGGATGGGTCTTGCCAGATCGCCTGAGTGGCGTCAGCTGCTACTTTCCAGTTCACTTAACTCTCCGCAACTTTCCGGTCTGCATCGGAACAACCTCAGATTCGACATACTTGATTGCATCCTCGTCAGTCTTCGCCTGAACGCCTCCGCTACAACCGCCCCCGCGATAGGAGTAGGTTACTTTTACGTCACGTCCCGGTATAGTCCATTCCTTTTTGTATAAAGTCAAGCGTTCACCCTTTTTACGTGTAGGATCCCACCATGCAACTAGAGTCTCCTTGAGCTTACCAGTCTCACCTACTACGCGACGTACCACTTGGGCCACAATCAGAAGATCAGACATTTTAGATGTGGGTTTCAATCTAGCTTCTCCTCTAGCTGCTTCGCAACAAGCAGAGCCTTCTCCCCAAGCTTACGAATCTCAGGTACGACATGAGCCATGACAAAGGTTGGGTCTTCCGTGGTACCCACTCCTACCTTCTTCATTCTTGCCGACCTTTGAGCGGCCTCCTCCAACCCCTCCAGGATCTTCGCGTATTGGACCTGGAGGACCTTCAACGCGGGGTGGGATTCCTTCTTCGCGAGGATGTCTGAGGCAAGCTCCCACTGCATAGGTGAGCTTGCAATCTTCTCTTTCAAGTCCTTACCTACGTCACTCAACGTAGCCTTCTCCGCCTTAGGGGTGACGCTCTTTCCGGAGTAAGGGCTCTTTAGCGTGCTGGTCTTCTTCTCTGGGAGATAGAAGTCGTTGCCCTCGTCATCCGTGTACTTGAAGAGGGAGCCCTTGGTCTTCGACCCGTCTTCCTTTTGCTCTTTGCTTACATCCCCTAGAGAGGACCTCTCAGGCTTGGCGGTAAAGCTCTTCCCGGAGTAAGGACTACGAACGGTGCCAGTCTTCTTCTCTGCTAGGTAGAAGTCCTTGCCGTCTTCGTCTACGTACTTCCAAAGGATAGCTGCTGCTGCCGTGACCTGAACTAACTTGGCGATGCGGTCTCTAATAGTCATGACTTATCCTTCTCTACCTTCAACTTACGTAGTGCGTTTGCGGCCCTAGACACCCCAGCTCCTGAGGTAGTTTCTGTGGATTCAGGGGTACTCAACCTAGAGGTGTCAACATCATCCATTTTGATTTGGGATGGGATGAATACTGGAGCCTCTTCCGAAGATGGAAATGAGTCACCATTAAGGTTCGAAGTGCGAAGTACAGAGGGCCCTTGTGCAACCCCGTTCTTCAACATGGCCATCATCTGGTCTAGCCTCTCACCAATACCTAAGGAGTCCTTAAGCAGGGAGGACTCTCGGGTGAGTACGGAAACCCTCTCTTGAAGGACGTTGTTCTCCTCTGCAAGTCGAGCATTCTCAGACTTCAGGGCCTCAATCTCTACCTGAGCTGCCATAACTACAGGCTGTAGCGAAGGGCTCTCCAGGGGCTCTTCTTTTGGTGGGGAGTTCGGTCGGAGCCCACGGCTGTTCTTATTCAACTGGAATATGGCCCCTACGGACAGTTGACGGTACAAGTCTGTCGACCTGACAACAAGGTCCGCTGGCACTGTAACAGCCTCTCCTTTGGGCACCACAAACTTGATGTCATCCAAGAGGATGTCTTCGGTCACACCACACACTACGATATCACCTAAGTTCATCTAGTTCTTCCATTCTGTCTGGCGGACTGAGCTAAAGTCCTACGTATCTCTGCCATAATTCCCTTGCGAATCCTATCCTTGGCTTCTGCCTTAGCTTTCTCCACAAAGTCGAATGGTCCCCTCCCTGGGTGAATCCACTTACCATTCAGCATGGACCTTGCAGAGGCTGTACGGAAAATAAGCTCTCCTGTGTCCGTAATGATAGGGATAGGAGCCCTAGCCTTCACGAGCCAGGTCATCTGACCCTTACGCTGCCCTCGCAACAAGAGAATAAATGCTGGGTGACTGGACCGGATAGTAAGCGAAGAACTGCCTATTTTGACTGACAAGGACCTGGAGAACGCCTTCTTGGCCCTGTCCGAGAACGTAGACTGAAGTAGCTTGGCTCGGACCCTCTGTAGGATGTCCTGCTTAAGTAACTTGAGTGCCCGCTCAGGAGTCGCAGCTACCCCTTTGACAAGGGGCTTCCCGTATACTTTAGCTAGGTTGGACAAGAGGTGAAATTACCTTTTAGCGGGTCAAACTTTTGTGGACTTTCAACGCACTTTCTGCGTCTTTCTTCTCTTCAGGTGAAGAATCCTTATCCTTCAAAATGCTATCTGCATTGTACTTAAGCGACTTCATTATTGACTTTAGCTCAAGGTCTACTGCGGTGGTATCCTCCCCCGGCTTAACCTTGTCAATTTTCTTGCTAAGACCCTCAAGTCCTAACTCATCCGACCAGCCCTTAGGTAAGCCCTTAAGAGCTTTTAATGCACCACTGCTCGTCTCAAGGGTTTTTTGGTTGGTTAGCTTAGTTTTCTCTCTAGCTTTATCTCTAGCCGACTCATTGCTAACAGCTCGATCCCACTCCCCATCATCATCCTTCTTCTTCACGGAGTGCTTGGACTTATCCGCGTCTGGATGATCATGAAGGTACTTCTTGAGTGCCTCAGGGCTGTCAAACTCAGTAGCCTCCAACACACGAGCCACTACGTTGCGGACGAGGACTGCGTTCTTGAATTCAGTTAGCTTGCTTGTCATACTCAGCTCCAACGGATAAGTGGATTAGGTGTAAGGTACTAGGAGAGGAGACCCTCTCCTCACTTGGGCACCAGTTTCGATAAATAGCTCTACATCCGTCTAACCGTTTGAGGACATCCAGCATGTGCTTTACTGCAACCCCAGACTTAATCTCCGTCTCCGAATACCGTACGACGCTATAGCCCAAAGCGTAGTAAGCCTCAGCAGTCTCAGTGTCAGCAAGAATACGATCTTGAGGGTTCCCGAAAATCATGCGGGGCCCATGAAAAGCTTCCCCATCACACAATACAACCACTTTTCGACCACCTCCAATAGAGATCTTAATGTCTGCTTCTCGCGGAACCATCTGTCCCCTTATGGGAACTGACTGCCAGACGTTAAGCTCCAAAGAGTTAACCCCTTGAGCACGGAGTTGATCAACCATGCCAAGCTCAAGAAGGGTGGGGCGGTTAGCCATCGCACTACGCCTCTTTGCCTTCCCCTCTGGTGTTAAGCTAGAGTAGGCCTTTCGTGCTGCGGTGTAAGCTTTCTTGGTAACTTCTAGCCTCCTAGCTCTAGCCCACTCTTGATATCCAACCAAACCAAGAATATCCTCAGCTATAGCACGAAAGGCGATGTAGGTTAGACTGAGATCCCTCAAAAGACTACGGACCGTGGTGTCTTCTCGCCACAGACCGGATTCAATTTCTAGGTAAGTAGGATCCCCCCTCTGCCAACAAAACGATGACTTAGTGGGGGTCTAGCTTAGGAGGTGGTGGTGAGATGTCATGTTTTTCGTACCCCAGCTTACCCAAACTCCTACGAAGTTGACAACAAGAGGGGCAACGTTTTCTGTTACTCTCGGACTTTGAATTAACCTCCCAGGGTACCCCACACTTTCGACATTTCAATACTACTCGATAGGTATCTCTCCATCGAAGCCACTCTTCGCGTAATGGTCCGTGCGCTGCATTCACTCTATCTGGTCTCAAATGACTTGCTACTCCACGATAGCTACGCAGAAGCTTACCACATACTTTACACGATCCTAGAAACGACATGAGAGGCCTCCAACAAGGAGTACCCAAGCAAAAGTAGAATACCGTAACTAGTGTTCTTCCAAGCCAAAGTCCGCCCCTTAAGCTCACGCTCATCCCCTACATTAGGGTTGTTCGTAACTTCTTGACTTGCTTCGTACTCTGGCCCCGAAGGAACAAACTGCACAGCGGAGTACTTTACAGGGTTACCTACAGGCACCTTGTATCGAATGTCCTTGTCATCGAAGGACGAGATAGAGAAGTGTTGCTGTAGGATGTTACCACGGTTAGAGGGCATCCGTACGGGGCCGATAGAATACCTGTCCCCATTGACCTTCATGATGAAGTCACGATGGCTAAGAAGAGGGGTGGGTCCTGTCCATACCTCATAGGTGTGCCCTTGAACTCGACCTGCTTCTGTCTGCCTAATAGCCACCTCAGCATCATCCGGTGCAATCAGGATTGGATAGGGCCCCTCATAGCCCCCAACAACTCCAACCCCGTAGCATAGGTAACAGTCGGAGATTGGCTGCTTGTGGTGAGGGGACACACAGGTACAAGGGACGCCCACATTCTTGCGTAGGAAGACGCTGGCTCTCTCTCCCCCCTGCTGAAGGATCCATCGATTTCGTCGAATGGCTTCCCTCCAGATATAGTCAAGCTTCTCTATCTCAAACGTATTCGTAGCCGCAGCATGCTCTAGTGGAGTCTCCACGAGGTCTTGAGCCGTGGCAAGTGCTGGGTTACAACTTACAGGAATACCTACCGTGGTAACGCGGTAGAAGATACGCTGACTCAGGTCTGTCTTGAGGACGGACCTTGGGTAAAGGTAAGTACACGTTACCCTGCTTGTCGTGGTGGGCAAAATAGGGGCTATGGTCTTCTGACGGCCCACCTCTGTATAGATGTTAGCGTCAATCTCAACCTCTCCCGTAGCTCCACTTACCCGAAGAACTCTTGCCTCCACCCCATCCACGAAAACTCGAACATCTCCAGGAGTGTTTGTGGGTAGTCCTCTGTCACTACCTGCTTTAACAATGGGGTAGCGTAGGGTCTTGAATACATACCTAGGCGCGTCAGACCCACTTGCAGATCGAGAGGCTCCAAATAGGATGAAGTTTGAGGATACGTCCTCCTCTACAATCAACTCGTTGTCTGTCTGGTCTCTCCAAAAGGTTGCCCCAATGGGTAGGTCGGATATCCGATGGTAAGGTCCAAACTCAGAGTCGAACGACCGGTAGACATTCACCCCAAGTAACTGAAACCCACTATTCAACGTCAGTATAGAGGGGTCATCCCAACGGAGGTCTATAGTCCCTCTCGTACCATCTAACATGAAGATGTTTAGTGGAGGTGCTGGCCACGGGAGCTTCGTCATCTCCAGTAGCTGAGGGGTCCGATCTCTTTGCCCTACCATACTTGGTACAGGGCATAAGTAGAAAGGGGAGTAAGCCGTTGGCTCACTCCCCCTCTAGGTCTCACTTCACTTCAAACTTCAGGAGGGCTGGTCAACAGCCTCAACAACCTGTTCGACTTGGCCCACGGGAGTAATCTTCCCAGTGGTAGCATCAATCTCGACAGGGAAGTTAGGGGGAAGCCCGCGAGCTACCAACTGAGCCTCAAAAACCTTCTGGCGATCCTGGTCAATTCCAGCTGCCATACGGAGGGTGCGAACCTTCTCCTGCTCTAGATCCAAAAGGCGCTCCGCACACTGCATCCGAACCCCCTGGAGGGTCTTGAAACGTTCCAAGGTCTCCTCGTCAATAGGGTCCTCAATCGTCAGGACCTTCTTCTGGGTCGGAACTTCTTCTTCAGTTACTGTAGCTTCTGTAGTCATCTCATCTCCTCGTGAAAGTTACCATCACACATACCCCAAGCGAAGTCCAAAGTCTAGTGCAAAAGTCTCCTTGGTGGGACTCCAGACTCAAGGAAGTCTAGCTCCATAGCTTCCGTACCCGTAACGCTCACTCTTCAAGTGTGTGTGCGTTGGTCCTAATTCTAATGCGAGTTCGGGTCTCCATCAGGATTACCCCCAGCATGTTCTTCCCAGAACCATCACCACCGTCTCCCCAGTAGCTATCCCTCTCAGTGTGCTCAACAAGCTTTCGGTCTCCAGTAGAGAGTAGAAGCTCACGAAGATCGTCATGCTGTGTAAACTTAGCGTAGACAGCTTTCCGCATAACGTTATCCTTGACTGCCTCCCAGTCTTTACGGAGTGGGTTACTTCGGTCCCGGCCAATCCTAGCAGCTTCCCCAGCGCTATAGGCCTTCCGTACTGTACTTTCGACTGGAGTACCCTCAAACTTCATCGCCTGAAAGTAATGCTCCGACGTAGGCCAAGTCTTCCCGTCAAGCCTCACTGCGTGCTTAGAGAAGTTGGAAAAGGCCCCATAGGCATTGGTGGGGCTGTAGAACTCGATTACCATCTGATCCCCCGACGATCAACATGCTCACCAGGGTGACCTAGAAGGTCCTGGCATATACTCGTGTACAGACAAACGTCACAGAGCTTGTAATGCTGTAAGCACTTAAGGCAAAACCCTGTTCGACCATCAGGTCCATACTCTTCCCTGAGGAGTCCTTCCTCAGGGTGCTTGGGGCACATTAGCGGGGGTTGTTCCATTCTTCAATCCTTTGAGTAGTTGTCAGCTGCCCAACCCTTACCCATAAGCTGGAACCCAGTGCCCTTACTAATCACCCTCTTCGCAGTAGGTGCTTGACAGTGTAAGCACTCCTGTGTGGGAGGCTCAGTAATAGACTGGAATTGCTCCCACTCCTTCTCACAAGACGTACAAATGTATTCGTAGGTTGGCATCTTAACTCCACTCGTACTCTAACTCTAGCACCTTGCGAGCTAAGGTGACAAGAGCGGCTTGCACATCCGCAAGGTTATCTACACTTGCGCCCTTCAAACTCGGAAGGCACTCCTGAGCCTTCTGGAGTGCATCCTCCGGGGTTTGAATTGCTCGTTGAACATCCTCGTACCTGCTCTGGTAGGTAGTTGCCGCCTTACCAGGTTCGCGCTTTTTCGGATCACACAAGTCACCGTCGCACACCGGGCACTCGATCACGTCGTCGGGTTGCATTGTTAACCCACAATACTTGCAGTAGTGGGTGGCTTTCGGGTCCGCTGAAATGTCTCGCCTCATTGTCCCCCCTCACACTCGTCCTCCCACTTGACTTGATCTACGTGGAGCGTAGGAAGAAAATCGTAATTGCTCCGATGAGTTACAGGCACTTCTCTTCCCCTCTCTACTTGGTCGTAGTACATTACTGGACCTGAGTAAAGGTTGAGCCCAGCTAGCTCCTCCCCCATCGGAGGGCGTTTGAGATCTTGCACCCCACCCACGACTACAAGTGTATTGAATCGATCGCTGTGGTAAGCAAGAAGCTCTCGATAGAGTTGGTCGTCAAAGAACTCCGGTTGTCCACATGCGGAACCATCCGTGTTCTTCCCCAAGTATATCACAACCTTAGCCCTACGGCAAATTTGCCGAAGATAGGGATTTGGATGGTTTGAGGGCCAAGAGACAAACGCTACCTCAGGTGCCAAGTCTTGAAAGTCTTGGAAAGATCCTTCCAGGACCTCCAGCCGAGGGTCTGTAGTCACAAGGGTTGGGTGCTTGTCAATTGCCGTAACCTTAGCTGCCCCGAGCTTCAAAAGCTCTAGAGAGAGGTTGCCGTTTCCAGCTCCAAGGTCATGGACATGCTTGCCCTTCACATGGAAAGAGACTTCCTCGCGTTGCATCTCGTTGAGTTGCCCGTACGTGATCCAAGTGACTCGCATTGGCAGGATATACACCAAACACCGTCATGGGCCCCGCTTTTTGTTCCCATCGCGGGCATCGTGTCCTCGCTGCACCATCCTCCGAACCGACTCATCCTGGATTGCGCTCAGGAGTTGCTTCCCAAGGTCCCGCTCTCGACCGATGCAGATTTGGCACGGCAAGCGCCAGTTGCCGCCGTGAATCGCGCCGCAGTCAATCTCTGCAAGAGTGTTAGCGATCCCAGAAACCTGCTTCTCAAAGGCTTCCGCTGGTGTGATGTCAACGTTGTTTGATCTGGATTTGGGGGGCATATTAACCTCTAACCTTCGGTTGCACCAGAAAGGCACTGACCTGCTGCTGAATTGATTCTAGCTTGGTCTCTAGATCGTCTTCCCAAACAACCAAGCAACTCACACCAACTGAGGCATAACCCTCTACGAACTCTTTCTCCCTAGCCTCGCGCGTCATGTTCTTGTGCTTAGTATGCCACCAAACCCCGTTGACCTCGACCACAAGGTAGGTACGCAAATCCCCCAAGGGGACTCCAGCTCTATACGCTGCATACTGCTCCTCGGTTAGTACCACGAAGTCTGGGTTCTTACGTCTCCCATTTGTCCACGTTACCCAGTACGCAAAGTCTCCAGAGTATACCACACGCTCGGGTACAAGGTCTCTAAATACCCTTTCTGGAGTCGTAATACGAGGGATAGCTCCGTCTCGAAAACGCTCCTTGATCTTAGCTATGATTCGCTCTTTAACCGCTGGTACCTTCGAGATGTTATCTACCCCGTAAAGCTCCATCAAGTGCTGCTTCCGTGCCTCAATGATTGCTGGATCAGAAAGGTGGTGCTGCCCCCCATGGTTCGCAACGGATGTGGCGTAGGCCTTACCTTGTACAACATCAGATCTAAATGGGTATGCAACACCAAGACTAGAAATCATACTAGTTTCACATGGTAACCTACCCTCTGGAGACTGCATAGGATGCTCAGTGCCATACCTCCCCAAAGAAGTTGCCTTGAACTTTTCTTTGAACTCGGTAGTCTCAAAGTAGTGATCTGCACCATATCGCTCCTGGTTGGTAGCTATACGTTGTTGTATGATCTCAGGAGCTTGATTAGGGTTCTCGACGCCAAATCGTTCGAGGTTGGTGGCTCGAATACGTTGTTGCACCTCCAAGGAGGCAAAAGGGTTAGCCACCCCGTAACGAGCAAGATTTGTAGCATCGATCTTTGCTCGTATCGAACTGGCTTGAATTGGATTGGCTACCCCGTGATGTTCAAGCAAGGAGGCTTTGGACTTAGCCTTGACTACTTCAGCTTGAAAAACGTTACTAACCCCAAACCTATCCTGTACCGTCCCCTGCCTCTTACTTAGAGTAGACGACAACCTCACTAGTGCCCCAGGGAACCTTAGTAGATACTGAGCCTCACTAAGCCCGTGTACCCCTTTTAAGTGGTCCATCATGCGCTTGAACCGAAAGTCCCACCCATACTCAAGGCACACCCGACATCGAACATAGTCGGTGCCATCCTGAGCTACGTCAGAGTATTGGTGGGGGGTCCCACTGAACTTGAAGTAGGGGTAAGGATCACCGTACTTCGTCTTCCAATCCACGCACTCAAGAGTATGAGCGTGAATACTCTTTGGAGCTAGGTTCTTCCCACACGCAGGACAAACGCAACGACCCTTGTTTGGCATAAGCCTAAGTATGGATCAAAACAACGAATGAGTCAACCTCGATATGGTGAAAAACTAAATTCCCATGAATTTTCGCGGAGATACTGCGCCCCTACTTTGAAAAGGACCGAAGGCGCTTCGCACGCCCATCCCATACTTAGGCTGCTGTAGCCCCTTGATGAACTTGACGGTTGCTTTCGCCTTCTCAAGCTGCTTATCGAACTGGTCGCTTGCCCCTTGTTTCAGAGTGTCATACTTACTTGACTTGTCTAAGTCGAGGGAAATTCCGCCGATACTGTAATTAAATTCATCTGCCGTCCAGTTAATTTGCAGTGCTTGAAGGGCCCAGAACATCCCACCCGTGATGAGGAGCGTCCTCCACTCGGGTCGTATTTGAGTCATCTGATCAATACCATTGAATGGGGTCCTAGGAGGGGACGCAATGATCATGTCTAGAGACCTCTCAAGGTACTCTAGCAGCTCTGCATCCTCCCAGATGTAACCAAACACCCGACTGAATTGGTTGACCGTTTCCTCGTGAGCTGGGGGCCGGAAGCGGTAGAATTTATCAGGGTTCTGATCTCTAAGTACCATTCGCAATCTGCGAATCAGGTCTGTTTGAGTAGGAGTGAAGCACGTTGGCATGACCATATCTCGGTCTTGAACGCTAAACTCTTGAACTACGGTCTGGAGTGGCCCACCAATTAGCTCTCGGATTGCCCAACGTATACGGTACTCCCCTAGATTGGCATCCAAGGGGATAATGATACTCGCGTAGTACTCCCCTACGGTTGGGTTTAGAGGGGTTCGCTGGTTACTACCAACCAATACCTCTAGCCCAGTCGTGAAGTCATAAATAGCATAGCTTATCTCTGCCGCATTGACGGGGTGCCCGGAAGCGTTTGTTAGGAAGAGATTCAGGTCCTCCCTACCCAGCTGCTGACCTCTAAGAAGACCTACACCCATGACTCACCACCCATACTTTCCGCAAGAGGATACTTGGAGACAAGAGTTCCGACAGCCCCACTGACACCCTCCACGGGGGTTGGCAATCGTGCACCCACATCCCGAAGAGTTTCCACAGCCGCAAGGGTAACTTGTGTAGGTCACTGGTGCGAATTGGGTCGTCTCAAACACACTGAACCCCATCTTGTCGGTCACCCACTGAGACCCAAAGGACTCCTGGTACTTCCACTCTACATACCACTGGCCTGGCTGACCGCACTCCCCAGCAACCCCAGAGACATAGTACTCCCCAATCTTCGCTTGAACGGGGGTTCGATCTATAGGTCCAACCTGAAGCTCACACGGACTATTACCTGCACGGTAGTATAGAGTGAACGTCACCTTGTAAGGGTTGGTCGCATTCCCACTAGAGTCCGTAATGAAGAGAGGCAGATCCCCTCTTTGGAAGACATAGCCTCGTTTGAACACTCCTGGGAAGGCCATAGAGTTACCATTCCTTGTTGGCTAGGGTGAGCATCAAGTCTCTACTGGGCTTGGGAACAACTCCTCAAGGAGGTCCTCTGAGCACTGAAGAGTGTACTCCTTACCGGATGGGCTGATCACCTTTAAGAAGTTGCTGATATGACTGCTAGGTATCAAGGTGTTATCCACATACCGAATCTCCCTTGTTTGCTCGCAATCAATGACCTGTAGTAGTTGATGTGACATTTCCCCTCAACCTATGAAAGAAGACCTTAGACCTAGACCGCCTGGGAACCCAACTTGAGGTACCACATCATAGCTTAGCGATACAGCTTGGTCGTAGATTGGGTAGGTCAGGATTACCCGCCAGATACCGATCTGGTTGGGGAAGAATCGAACACTGTAGAACCCGGTAGAGAACTCCGTCCAGTAGACCTTACCCGCAGCGATCTGCACATCCGTGACTCCAGCCCCTGACACCAAGGGCCAGTCAGCCTGTGTACCATTGACGTAGACTCTGAGGTAGAGAGCTGAGACAGGAACATCTTGGGCCCTAGTCTTACCGTCTGCAAGGAACAAGTCTAGTTGATCGAAGACTACCTTGGACGCCTCAGCTCGCCTACTTGGGACCCCGTAGCGCAGAGCTGTAACCGGACCCACGAAAACGTTCAGGGCGGAGGTGACCGATGCATCTCCAATCAGGATTGCCGAAGGGGAGAGTACCATGGTAGGTACTGCTGTCAGGTCCGCAGACGCATCTAGGCTTGCGAATAGTGGGTTCTGTAGGATTGTCGCAACAAAGTCCCCAGACCCAGCGAACGTTACGACAAGCGGATACTGTCCGGCAAGATCAGAGGTTACGGTGGCGTCTCCCGATAGAGTAGCGGCCAAGGCGCCTTGTAGGGTAGGGTCTACAACCCCTAGTGTACCATCTGCAAGAAGGGTCGCTGCGACCGCCCATTGAATCGTAGGGTCTACTACGCCAAGGGTGGCTCCGGCATCGAGAGACAAGGTACCCAACGCCCATTGCGCAGTAAGACTAGCTGCTAGTGCGGCATCTCCGCTAAGCGTAGCATCCACGGCATGGAAGTTCTGAATGATCAGAACGTCAGCACTTCCATCTAAGGAGGCATTAAGCGCCCACTGCACGGTAGGGTCTACTACTCCAAGAGTAGCATCCCCTGCAAGAGATGACCCAAGGGCCCATTGAGTAGTAGGATCTACTACCCCAAGAGTAGCATCTCCTGTAGGGGAGGAGGCTAGGGCGTAAATGGCAACTACATCAGAGGTTACCGAAGCATCCCCAAGAAGGCTCGCATCGACAGCAATATCAACCACTAGTTACCTCCGAAGTAGCCCGAACAACCCGACATCTATCAGAAAGAATAAGACGTTTAATGGGTGGCACCAAAAGCAAAAAACCATCCCGGTTTCCCAGAATGGTTTCCTGCTTTTGGTGCTAACCAAAGGGTAGAATCACCCCTCAGAGACAGTTAGCGCTCCGATAGCGAAACTGACCTGGTCGCCGTTACCAACGACCTTAGAGGTACCAAGGGCTCCCTTGTAGAGCATGTTACCCGTGGTCAACGCATCGCAGATACCAACGTGGGTGATCGTACCCCAGGCTCCCGTTGCAACTGGGAAGGTAATCGCAGACGAGTTCGCGACCGAACCCGAAGCGATGGTACCCCAGCTGATTGCAATGCGAGCATACGAGCCACCAGAAGCTTCCGCCGCTAGGGAGCCAGTATCCGTTGGGTCAGCAGTGTGTAGCGAAGCATACACAGTTGCTGGGAAAGAGTACACGAATTGAGCGTTGTTCTTTAGAACACGGTCAAGAACACGAAGCTCCAAATAGTCAGTCTTAGCAGTCATTGTTTTCTCCTACTTAACGTGGTGCAAAAGGTTTCTTGGGTGGGTTTGGGTCGACCACAGGGTGGCTAACGGGCTGAGTTTTCTGAGAAGCCTTACTAGAGCCAGTCGCATCAATGAATTGTTGAAGAGTGGCTCCCGAGTTTGCAATGGGCTTAGTAGCCACTGTCCCAGGGTGTGCCATCAGAGTTAGCTCGACCTGAGGGAAGTCTGCAACGCCTTCCAATGCCGCACTAACTCCATAGATAGCGAGTAGGTCTCCAACAGTCAAACCTGAGCCGTCTGCGAGTAGAGCAGCACTCAAAAGAATTGTGAAGGATGCAGTCAGGTCGGCCCCACCCGTGAGGGTGGCATCCATACATGCAAGTAGATTTGGAGCCGTGACGTCTGCCCCACCCCCGAAGGAGGAATCAATTGCAAGAGAAAGGACGAAGTCAGATGCCACGGAGGCATCCCCACTGATTGCCACCGCACCTAGCTCACCAAGCAGGTTTACAGCTACAAAGTCAGCCGCTCCAGTTACAGCTACTGCCCCTCCAGCATATAGCATGACCGCATCCGCCACCTGAGTGGAATCTCCCGCTAAAGTTGCGTCAACCGCATGATCAGCCATGTTCGTGCTCTCCTAAGGGTCACTCCCACCACACATACTAGGTTATCAGTAGATTAGGTGGGAACGGGGTAGTCTAGGTCATGTGACATACAGACTTCAACGACTTGATATTGTTCGCAAACGTCATTGCTGGAATCTTTGCAGTGCTGTTGAACCAACCTGTTTTCAGCTCTTCAATGTCTGCAACCTCGGTACTGAACACAAAGAACACCCGAGAGTTCTCCCGTTCAGACTTCAGCATCGTAACGCCTGCTGTCTGCAAGTAAGCTGCAAAGTACAGGTCTGGGGTCCTAAACGGCGCTCGTTCTTTCAATGTATTTGACATTTGCTCCACCTCTCTATCCATCGGTTTCTACATCTAGAAGGGGTTAGGGGAATGACCCTAACCCCGTACAGCTATTAGCTTTTTTGAAATTTCTTGGACCTGATTACTCAAGTCCGAAGTCTGCTTCCAGATATCAGATACCTGCTTTACGGCATTTGGGGGTAACACCCTCTTCGAGAGAACGTCCCCCATGTCCAAAGAGCCTCGCATCATATCTGAAAGGGACTTTGCTTCAGCCTCCGCAGCTAGTAGTCTAACCTGTAACTTACGTAACGCGTCTCGCCACTGGTCAGCGACCACTTTCTGAGCATCCGCAGTTTTCCAAATTAGAGGGTCCATTCTCTCTCAGGTAAGGGCGACAGCTGCGGACAGCATGTCGTTCACTTGGACCCTAGCCGTAGTGGTCGTCAGAGTTGCCCCTGGGACCAACGCTGCTGGGATGTCGATTTGAGTCCCACCTGCATTGATAGAGCCGCCCCCAGCAAGGATTTGCGCCTGAGTCAACTTCTTTGTGAGCACGCCCTCTAGAATTACGGTGTACGAGTAGAGACCGTAAGGAAGAAGACCCGTACCTGAAATACGAAGGTCTCCAGCTCCTGGAGTGTCCTTGTCCGCAGTTGTAACTACCGGAGGGAGTGGGTTAAATGCAGTAGACCCGTCGTCCTGCACACAAGAAATCGCAGCACTCGAAGAGAGAGCTGGCTCGCGTCGAGGGTCAGGATTAAACGAAGCCGACCTAAAGCCCGCAAGGTTTCCGTACAGGAAGCTCTTCTTTACGGCATCTGTCTCAACGAAGTAAGGCGCTAGCAAATCCTGTAGAGCTAGGACTTGAGCAGCAGAAGCTCCTCCAAGCCCAGCTACGCCAGTAATCGTAGCAGAAGATACGTTAACTGGACCTCCCACGGGAACCGTAGCCGTAATCAAAGTGGCAGCACTTGCAGCCAGTCCTTGAGCAGCTAGGTACGCCGTAATGTCCGCTACACTTGGGCGCCCAACAGAGCGAGCATTACTCTTACCTGCGAACTGACCTCTAGTGTCTACGTCCGCAATGTATAGACCCTTTGAAAGATCCCCTCGGATAACAGCAACACGCATTTGGAACTCCTCTAATCTTTGACCCTATATGGGCTGTAATTGGCCTCTTGCCTGATCAATCTTGAGATACCTAAGCATTTCCCCATACACTGAGTAGAAATCTGACACAGCTTGGATAAAGGCTAGGTCGTTAATTCGACGAACGAAGTTAGCTCTTTTGAGGATGAGGTTCAACTGCCGAATGGACTTGACAAAGAATGCAGCCCTAATCAAACCTTGGAACTCACTTTCAGCTTGAACTACCAAGTTGAACCTTCGAGTCATATCGTCCATCAACGTCTTCATCTGTAATTCAAACAAGAGGTTCTGAGGTCTCCACTTGTTGTCGATCCGCTGGAAAGCCCCAGCTTCTTGGTCGATTAGACTGAGAAGTGCGGGGGCTTTCATAGTTTTTAGGTTAGAGCTACGACAGCCGACAACTGACCATCTGCACGAATCTGAGCCGAGGTTGTGGTCAGAGCAACACCAGGAATCAGAGCTGCCGGAATGTTGATTTGAGTGGCACTGATCGAACCACCTCCGGTAGTGATCTGCGACTGGGTCAAGGTGATGGCTGCGGTACCCGTGAGGATGACCGTCGTGATGTCCGGAGCTAGGGAGGTTAGACCTGTGCCCGTAATACGAAGGTCTCCAGCTCCTGGGGTATCCTTATCTGCGAGAGTGAGAACAGGAGCCGCAAGGTCTGTCGCTAGGAAGGATGTCACGGTGATGTGGTTAGCCACACGGAGTCCGTTGATTGTACCCCTTGCCTGAGAGAGCAGTACCGCATCGCTTTCAGCAATATCGATGTACCCAGCAATCGTCACTTCCCCAGCCTTGACTCTAGGCACATAGCACTTCTGCTTGTCGAAGTTAGCCCCTGGCTTGACGCTACGATCAGCACCACCTGGGGAGTTACCATCACGGTCAAACCTCTTTGGAGCCCCAATCCCACGACCCGCAGTCTTACGGGGTAGGCCGTCATCAATGTCCGGAATATAGTGGGCACCTTGTGCAACTTGAGTGTGGGTAAGCCTCAACATTTGGTCACTCCTAAACGGGGAAGGGTTACACAACCCGTTTCATAAAAAGAAAACGTACGAAGGGCGCCTACCCTCACCGTGGGAAGGCCGAAGTAAATGTTACCGATAGGTCTACAGGGGTTCCAGCTCCACTCGCAAGTGTAGCCGCTCCCCATGTTGCAATACCGCCTGTAGATGTAGTTGCAATGGAGTTACCAGCTACCCCTGCTACCAAAGCAGTAACACCCATTACGTCTCCAGGAGCTACAGCGGCTACAACCGAGGTATTCAATGTGGTGGCAGCAGCGTAGAGAGTTCCAGCTCCAGCTGGGGTTAGATTTATCGCTGCAATCAGGTTGTCAATGGAATCAGAAGCCGTGGCTCCAATGAGCACGTTCCCATCGACGTTCACCATGGGACTTACAAAGGTGTAGACCTTACTGCCAATGGTAACCGTGTTCGTTGCAACCACATTTGCAGCAAGAGTCAACGATCCGACAGCGGCAACATCGGCTGCCCCGGCCCCTCTGACAAATAGCGAGGATACCGTGCCATGGAAACCTACAAGCTCTTTTCCGAAAGGGATCTTTACCTCAGGTCCGCCCTCATTGAAGGCCACCCATATAGCTACTCCAGTATCCAAGTTCAGGAGCCTAACATTCTCCATTGCCCTAGGTAGATCAAGACGAAGAGCTGTAGCAAGGCTTGCTCGGTTGGGTACAGAGACCGTAAACCCAGACATCTCAGGACCCCCAACAGGAGGGAGCATCAAGGTTGGCGCACTAGGGGCGGGGGTAGACAGCTCCAACCCCGCACTATCTAGGTAGACCAACTTTACCCAGACGGCATTGTCCGACAACCCAAAGTTGGAAGGCTTGAAGATCATCCGAACGTTCTCGCCCGGTTGAATCACATGCTGCCCTCCAGCTACGTCAGGGTCTACCATCCCCGTCCTAGGGGCCGTAACAACCCTAGTCACAAAGGCCCCTGCTGGGTTCGTGTCGGTCTTAATCCGATACTGCTCAACCAAACTTGATGGGGGTAGAATAGGAGTAATCAGGTCAATCAGACCTGCCTTACGCCTGAGAACGGAAAACAATCGTGGAGCACTCATGTCATCTGTTCCTTCTGTACAAGAGGGTTATAGGTGGCAGCAGCGGCGTCACCTTTTTCTTTTCGAGCCAACTCTTGAGCCTCTCGCCAAGAGCCAGTTTCAGCTCCATCGTAGTTTGCCTGAAGAGAGTTCTTGAAGACGTGATCGGCTTCCTTCTGAGCCATAACAGCCCTACGCTTGGTACGGTAAGCATTCTCCCGAATGGACTTACTCGCCCAACCACCGGACTCCCCCTCCTTCAGAATGAAGCCTATGGCTCCAGGATGGAATCCAATGTGAACCGGTAGCTCACACTTGTCACAAGTAAGGCTCTTACTCCCACCTCGTACAGAGTCGTACTCCGAGTAGGAAAGTCTTTGCTCCCGTACGGTCCCACACTCATGACACTCAATTGAATACGTTGGCACGGTTAACCTCATCTCATTTGTTTGGTATCTGCCAAGCTCGCACTTGGGAAAGAACTGCCGCCACATGCTTACAGACTCGATTTACACGATTGGGGTCTTTGATGTTCGGGGGAGACGCTGTACCTCTCGGCTTACCGTCAATGTAGTTCTCCCCTTTTGCATGATACTCTGGGCCTAACCACTGCCATCCTGGACAGGAGCAAGAGAAGAATAGACCCATCTTCGTAAGAGATACGACCTTACCGCTTCGTACAGCCTTTAGCCTCACAAGTCTAGGACCATTCCCACAATCCACCGAAAAGATCCATCTCAAATTAGCTATGTCAGCTCTCTTCAAGGTAGAAGAGCAAGACTTGGCTTTCATCTGAGTCTTGGGGTTCAACCCTGCCTCAATCTCAGCGAGGGTCGCAGCTACCTTACTGGGAAGTGTAAGGTCGACTTGAATCTCCCGTGCTGACTTAAGTAACCAGAGTTGAACTACAGACGAAACCAAACCAGCGTTGTGGGCGTTTGGGATGCCATCGCGATATGGGTATTTTGTGATGGAGCCGTCATTAGGCCCAGGAGAAGAATAGCTAGGCCTAACCTGAGAAAGATCCCGCCCATCGTATCCCGTCTGAGGCTTCGCCAATGAGTCGGGGTCATCCTTCCTGTAGATTGAACCCCCCTCGGCCTTATCTGGCTCCCTAATGTCTTCTACAGGCTTTGAAAAAGTTGCGGTTCCAGGTATACTAGAGTCCAAGGATACGCCTCGCGGAGAAGGGCCACCTCCAGGGAGCCCAGATTCCGCCACAGGGTACACTATGACTGCCCCTTAAGCTTAATAGTATACTTCCTGTTATAGTCCTTGTGGTAGTCCTTCTTACAAGGGGTGCACCAAGATCTATGAATGTCCAATGGGCCTCCACATAAGGTACAGACTTTAGACCGAGTGTTAAGGTGACTCTGCCTAACCCCAGCTAACTGATTTGCCCTACTCTCTGGGTCCATTTGTCTTTTCTTGATCCCATCCTTAAGAGACTGTACCCAGATAGGGTCCAAAGGTAACTCACGCATAGCTTTTAAGTGTCGTTCCCGCACTCCTGGCACGGAGTAGTCAACACCATCTCCACCATGAGTAAGGTTATAGCCGTAAGGGGCTACACTACCATAATGAGAGATAAGACGAATTTCAACTTCCATCAGAGTTGCATGAGACCCCTCTACAACTTCAATGCATTTGAAACTTGTTAAACCCATACTTACGTATGGCCTGGTGTAAAGCGAATGGGCTCCCGTTCTTAGCTGCGCTACGATGTTGAATCCAACGCCTAGATACAGTCACCCGTGTGCAACCAACATACTTCTTACCGTTAACGGTATTTGTGACAAGATAGACATAGCCAGTAGAAGAGGTGCCTGGGATCCCAGGATCCAAAGACACCCCTCTTCCTGCTGGGTCTCCCTCAGGGAGTTTGGACTCAGCCAAAAGGCCCTCAAGAGCCTTCATTCACCACATCGTCTGGGTGGCGGACTTCGTAAAACTCTTTGGCTTAGCCTCTTCAAGCAGTTCCTCCCCATTAGCTTTGCCAATAAACTTCCAAGCAAACTTCTGAGCTTCCTCCAAAGAGGAGAACTTTGTCTTCCCCTTCCAAGAACCATCCTCCGTTTTTACCTGAACTAGGAAAGGGCCATCCCCACTAATGGTCCAGTCGTGTTTAACCCCTCCAGCGTACTTAACTGATTGCACCCACTGCTCCCCCTTACGTGTCCAATCACTAGGGGACCCCTTTGATGGAGAAGTCGCAGCACTCTTGAATTCCATTGCAGCGGACTTGGAGTTGATGCCTCGCTTCTTCGCCCACTCGAACGTTGCCTTGGAGATGTCCTGGTAGGTCTCCTTACCCTTCTTCCAAGCTCGGAAGCGTGGTTTCTGGGCCTTGAGCTTCAGGTCGTCTTCGTACCTTTGCTGTGCACCATCCCCCTCCAGACTGTTGAACTTCCGACGATCAAATAGGTCGGTCCATTTAGCACGATACTCCTCCACCGAATCAGCGTACCTGTCGACCCAATCTTCTTCCGTCATCTGACCTTCCGGGTAACGGAAAGTCTTACCAGCAGCACTCTTGAAGTTATCGCGATTCTCTTCCGTCTGCCTCTTCCACTCCGCAGCGTCTTCCTCAGACATGTTCTCGGTAGGGTCTGCGGACTTGCCTTCTTCGTAGCGAGCTGTCTTGACCCTAGAAACCTGGTCTAGGCACTTAGCAACCAACTTTTGGGCCCTGTCGAGATCAACTAGCGCTACATCCGCCACTTCATCCGAAAGACTAGCTTCAAGTATGATGCGCGCACGAGCTAACGCCTTATGTCCAGATAGCAACTCCTTTAGTCCGTCAGCTACCGGCCTACTCCCAAAATCAGCCTGCTTATCCTTGACTACGTCCTTGTTCGCCTCCCACTGGTCCGCAATCTCCTCAAGCTGCTCATCAGTGAGGTCTGGGTTGGCTCCCTTGAACCCCTCCATGACCTTCTCACGAGAGTCTGCCTGGATAGGACCCATCGCTTGAACGGCTCGATTTGGAGTCTGAGCTAGAGCCATGAGGACTCGATGTAGCCTCATGGTAGCGTCCACTGGAGATAGGCTTGCCGCCTCCACTCCAGAAGCGATACGGTAAAGAGCCTCAGCAACACGATTTTTGGACGCAGCCTTGAACATAGCAGTTTTCTCCTGGGGGAAGGCTAGGCCTTCTGGACTCGGTTTAATGGCAGACGGGGCGCGTCGATCAAGGTGTCTCACCCTAACGCCCTTAAGAACTTCTTCCAGTAGCTCTACCTTCTCTGGCTTAAGGCTCTGCTTCAGCTCTTCATAGTCCAGCCTAGCCGCAGCAAGAGCCGTAGCGTCAAGAGCCTTATCTAACCGGAACAGAGCATCTGGAATCCCGTAGATGAGATCCCCTGCCACCTCATAGAAGGTATCCTTCTGAGGGGAGTCGGATATGTGACGTACAGCCCGATCAACGAACTTCTTCAGTTGGTCGCAACGCATTCTTGCGTCGGTCAACTCCTCCTGAAGGTAAACGATGATCCCAGCTTCTTTGTGAGTGCTTGCACTTCGAGTCATCGATTACACATAGGTACAAATGAATTATGCATGAAGGGTGAGTAACCTCACGTAGGCTACCCACCCTCCTCAAGCTCACGAACTAAGAAGTAAACGCCTCTGGGAACTCCTCCAAAAGGAGCTTCTTGAAGTCGTCACTCTCGGCTGCGAAGATTGCTCGAATGACCTCGAAGTTGCCCTCATAGTTCAGTCGAATGGTAGCTAGCCGACGTTTCCAGTGAGCACTGAAATCGTAGTCGTCAGGGAACTCTTTGCAGATTGACTTGGCGATCAACTTTCGAGTGTCCGCAGTACCATCCTTGTCGATACGAGACTGAGGCTCTTCGTGTCTTACGGGTACAATGTAATCTGCATCAGTAGAGGCCTCTGCCGAGTCACTACTTACAACCGGCTTGAATGCCTTCCTTGGGCCGTTCGTATTTCTAAACGTCATACCCTCAGAAGAGACCGTGTCCTGACGAGCTGGAGCATCATCCATTCCGGACAGGTCTGCAATCTCTACCCCCCTGCCTGTAGCCAAGGTAGTCGTAAAGCCCTCCGTGTTGCTCACCTTATGTCCCGACACCCTCCCTACCGTACGTGGAGCACTGGCCTGCTTAACCTGACTACCCAGCTGGTTGTTACTAGCTAGATTAGAAGTGGACCTCCCTTCTCGCTCGTAACCCACTGTACGACTAAGGACATCTGCTTTTCGAGCTTCCTTCTCCGATAGATAGGCCTCTCTGTCATCGTCTGACATACGGGAGAGCATCTCACTCTCAGACATTCCTTGCCCCGGTTGGACCTTTACCTTGTCGGCCGCCATAATAGCCTGACCTACCGAGTTAGGAGTAACCTCTGGGGTTTGCTTTGCTGGAGTAGTAAACGTACGAGCTACCGGAGTTCCAAACTCGGCACCACCTACGTCAATACCCTTACCGCTACCAAAGGCCCTAGCAACCCCACCGGAAGGCCTCGCCTGATCCCTTGCTTGATTCTGTGCCGTCCTCGCTTGCTGCACACTTTCCGCACGATCCCCTCGACTCATGACAATACGCTCATCCGACTCAACCGTAGCAATCATACCCTTACGAGCAGGCTGCATAGGGTTTTGACCTAAGTCACTCGTAGACCGTACCTGAACGTTCGCGGAAACTGGGCCCACGCCCCCACTCTCCATAATGGCATCGTACTCCTCTGGAAGTACCAACCACTGAGCCTTAATGGCCCCTCGAAGGCCAGGTAGGGTAAACCGATTACCGCTAAATTCTACGGTAGTCCCATCGAACAGGACCTCCATACCATCCGTAACGTTATACCCAGTACTACCCAACGCAAACGACTTGGTTGAGAAGAACTTGATCATCGTGCCAGGTCGAAACTTGATTTGATCTAATGCCATTTACCGTAACCTCCATCTATAAGGTGGGTATGACAAGTAGATTATCGGAAAGCAAAACCCCTCTCCCCTATTAGAGGGAGAGGGGTTTTGAGGAGAGTTCGGACCGACTTCAGTTCGAGACAGCAGCTGCCGCAGGCTTTGCAGGCTTTGCAGCCTTTGCAGCCGCAGGCTTAGCCGTCGAAGCCTTCTTCGGTGGGGCCGCAATCTGCCCAACACCGACCTTCAGCGAACGGACAAATCGAGCCTTCAGCTTCTTGCCCGGACCCTTCGCGGGGACAATCATCTCCTTGCCAGTCGCAGGATTCCGAGCCTTACGCTCTGGCTTCGAGCCCACCTTTAGGACAAGTAGCTTCACGAGACCAGGAATTGTAACCGCTCCGTCCTTCTTAAGGGACTTACACGAAACAGCCTCAAGTGCCTTGAGGAAAGCGCGGATGGTCGCCTTCGTGGACTTGTTGTTGCTGCTTTCCATCTCTGCTGCGAGGGCCGAAATCAACTCTGTCTTTGTCATTTTCTCTTGTCCTTTCGATATCTTACGATATTTGGCATCAACAATGCCTAAGTACTCCTACTATATAACCCAAGTACATTTATCGCGCTAGCGAAATCAACCAGAAAAGTTCGACTGGGTGAAAATAAGTCTTGGGAACTACTCACTGCGGGGCCTCAGGTGAGTACGGATCCCATGCTGGACCTATAGTAGACAAGCTCAGAGGAGTAGTTGTTGCAGCCCAGCCACTGCACTGGTCACTTCTTCAAACCCCAGAGACGTAAAGTAGCGTCTGTGACATGCAACCACCACACAAATGGTCCGATTGTCCAGATATTCAACGGTGGCATAGGAAGCTCCCTCTGTCAGGCAGTACCAACTTGAACCTTGTCTACGGTGCCGTTGAAGTCTCCGCCCGTAGCCACGCTTCCAACTCCTACGTAGATAAGGGTGGGGAAGAAACTATCCCAAGCTGCCGTTGGGTCAGTCGCCCAAGTGGCTATCTTCTCGTTGTTTTTGTACAGTACCGCGAATCTAGTGGACACGTCAACTGCCTGAGTAGATTCCCAAACATACCTTAGATTCATTCTAGTTCCAACTGGCTCCGCTGCAAACTGCGCAGTAGCTTGAGCTACAATGGCGGTCGCCTCAGAACGGTGAATCAGACTAACTCTGTTGTTTGTGTCGAGGAGGATCTCTAGGAAGTTATTGGTTACCCCGTTGGTAAGTACAATCAAGGACCTAGCTGATCCTGTCGCCCCAGTTGTAACCCAAAGGTCAATAGACCCCTGCCTACCCGTAAGCTTACCCTCGGCTGAAAACTTCCCGGTCCCTCTCGTAGAGAACGCTGGGCTACGCACAGTAGAGGTGATGAGGTTTGGACCCATGGTAGAACTGAAGTTCGTATCACTTCCATACACCAAAGGTAGGGGTACCCCTAGAGAACTCCACAAGGAAGGGGTCACCAAGTAGGACGCAGCTTCTAGAGTCAACCCCAAAGCCATGAGAGAGGTAGGGTCCGCTACAACGGTTGCAGATCCGCTACAGTCTACAGCTCCCAACTCGCCCATAAGTAGGTCTACCGCTACAGAGGCACCTCCAGCTGCCGTTGAGTCCAAAGCCCCGGCATAGAAAACGCTTCCAACGAGATCCCCACTTGCAGTTAAGGTCCCTGTTAGCGAGTCCAGTAGTAGGGTCGGAATCGATACCTGGTCTGCCCCACCAACCATCGTTGAAGATACGTCGTAGAGAAGGGTAGCATCTCCTGTTTGGGTTGCACCTCCCCCAAAAACCGAATCCAACGTATAGAGTAGAGCTGCGTCTACTGCTTGCGTTGCCCCTCCAGCTAACGTTGCATCTGCATCTAGTAATGCCATGAGTCACTCTCCTATATGTTAGGTAGGCTACAAGAAGATCCCTGGGGTCACTTAGACTTCCTCTCTGTCAGTATCTTGTACTGATGCCTACGGTTACGTATTGTTGGCTTAGAGACCCCATAGAGCTTTGCGATGTCCCCATCGCTTAAGGTTACAGACAACTCTCGTAACCTCTCCTCGGTTAGACCACTTAATGGCAACAGGGATGGATTACGTTTCTCGATTCTTTGCCTAAAGCTAACACTTTGGATGTTGAATCGCTTCCTCTGTTGAGAGATAAGCACATCGGAGACCCCAAATTTTTGCCCGATTTCGGAGTCAGTTAGCAGCTCTACCTCATACAAGTTTCGTAACTCCCCCTCAGAGACTTTTGTAGAGCTGTAGACCTCCCTACGAAGGGGTCCTTTAGGTACTGAGATGAAAGGAACAACACACTCACCACCGTTCTTTCTAAGTACAAGAACGGGTTCTTCCTTCCTACGTCGACCAAATGAACCTAACAACATGCCCAGCGTCTGCTCATGAACAAACCCCACCGACTGGGCAACGTCTAACGAAGTTTGAACAAGAGGGATCAACTTCCCACTCAAGTAGGAGTCCGCCACGTTGAGTAGCATCACTCCACCATCCTTCAGATGGTTAAATGACTTGCTAAGAAGTACCCTCAGAAACCTGTCTACCCACAAGTCAAAGGTTGGGTACCTCACCCAACTCTGGGTTGGATTGTTCGAGTAACGTTCAACAGAAAAGTAAGGGGGACTCGTCAGTATCAGGTCTGCTTGAAGTGCCCCTAACTGAACCTCTTCAAATGGAAGGTTGTAGAAAGTAAGGTCTCCGGTAATACACTCCTTCAAAGCAGCAAAGGCATCCTCTGCATTGGGGTGAGGGTCTACTCCAACGTACTTGCGACCCGCTGCAATAGCACCAACAGCACGGCCCCCATACCCAGCACATGGGTCTAAAACAGTGCCCCCCTTGGGAGAGAACTCTTCCACCAACTTCTTTGCAACGGCAGGCCTAAAGTTTGACGGGCTTGCATTCAAGGCCTTGATGGCTCTGAATACATTAGCAGGGTAAACAGGGTCGCCCACCTTACGTTGGAATGCGATAGCCTTTGTTATTGCAATGGGGTCAAACCAAGCTTGTCGAACCGAAGGCTTACTCTCTCTGGTTGCTTCATACCTATACTGAAAGTACGCCTGACAGGTAGTTAACCCCACCCTACCCCCTCCATGAATAAGCCCATCCTCAATCTTGACCAAAGTCTTGGAACATAGGTTCTCGAAGTCACGACGAGCCTCTTCGGTAGATGGGGCTTTTGGGAGAGGGAGGCTGACTAGAGCATCCACTAACTCGACATCCGAAATACCAACCTGAACACGCTGTTTTACTTCTTCCCATGTGTCTTGTTTGGTCTCAGGGAGAGTCAGGTCGAATTTTTTCAGCGCACGTCGAACAGAGGTAGTGGAAGTTCCAGTGGACTGCACCATCCAATCCAGCCCACGACCTTTTCCAACCGAGTCGCGTAAGACTTCTTCCGTTAACAGGTCCCGTGGGGCTACCCCCCGAGAGCGAGGGACTAACTCTAACTTATACCCCATAGAGACTGGAATATGCTCGGCTACTAGGTCTAGAAACCTGAGCATACTAGCTCGGTCATGTAACCAAATAGCAGGGTCATCTTTTGAGTGAAGAACAGGGTCTAAACCAAACCCTCGCAACAAGGTTAACTCAATTTGCTGACTCTCCTCGTCGGGGGTTACAGCAAGTCGTATGTATCCATTGTTCGACTTGCAACCGTCATCCAAGTACCACACAGCTAATGAAAGAGCGGTAAACTCAGTCAAGTCTAACTTAGAGAAAACCTTGTACCCTGCTCCAGACGGGTAAACTTTCTTCCAATAGGGAAATAGCTCCCTGCACCCATGGGTACGTAGAATATGACCACGGTAAGTTTTTCCGTTTTTTGTGCTATTTCCGTCACGTACCGAACAGAGATGGGCCCCCCACACACTAGCTTTCCATTGAAGGTATTCATACTGCTTGTCTGAGTGAAACTCCGAGTACCCAGCAGTAACCGAACCTGTTGAGAGTAATCTACCGTCTCCAAAAATTGAACCCAGTAACACCTCTTTCTGAGTTGTTGTCAGCGGAGGTAGGTCAAGCCGATCCGACTTACTAATCGTAGGGATGGAGTACCTAATCCGAAGGCGATTAGCTTGACTCTGAGTCAACCCAAAACGTTGACCAATTTCCTTTGTTGTTAGCTTCTCTTCCAAGTACAGACGTCGCAATTCGGGCTCTGAGATCATTCCCTCATCGTACAGCCCATGAGTATGTCTGTCAAGAACTTTTAACTTCGGTCTCTTCCCTGTTGACCGAGTGACGCATTCCCCAAATGACAAAAGACCATCCTGGTTTCCCAGGATGGTCTTTTGAGGTGCCTATTTCTAGGCTGGGTTATCAGACTCGGGTGACAACCAAACGCGTGAGGCCGCGAGGGTTGAAGGCACCAATGCCGATATTTTCAAAGCAACTGAACCCAATTGTTCGGGCCTTCGCGTCATCCGCACTGAGAACCGTTAGTTCTGTACGAACGGGGAAACGTCCAAAGTTCTCTGGCTCGGCGCAGATGTACACGAAACCGGCTGGAACCAGGCGGCTTGTGATGATCTGGGCGCCCCAGAGGGTTGCCTGAAGACCAGTCTTAAGCAGGACTGCTTGAGACTCGATGTCCAGGATGTCGCGACCGAACTTACGGATGTCCGCGTAGTCGGTTGCGTTCATGTAGATACGAGCAACCCGAAGGTCGTGACGCTCTACCTCAGCGAACGCGTCAGCTAGGACGCTTGGGGAGATTGGAGCCACGACGTTGATGTCGGGGTTCGTCTGCCCTGCTAGAGTGTCGAAGCCCGAGACAGCAATGCTGTCTAGAACCGCGAACACACGCTCGTCCTCAGCTGCCTGGATCTGAGCCTTCGCAAGGTCTTGCGAGCGCTCAATGAGGTCGAAACGACGCTCCTTGATCTGGGTGAGAGGGATCTCTGGGTTCGAGGCAACCTCGAACAGAGGGAAGATCACTCTGCGTGGCTTCTGGATAGCAAGGATGTTCTCGCCTTCCTCGCCAACGACGTAGGCCGTAACGTCCGGGTCCTTGTCGTAGATTGGAAGTGCGCCGTCAGGAAGTTGCTCCACCAAGAAGGTCTTACGACCCACTGCGGTGTAGTCACGACGCGAGCGGAGGGGTTGAATCATCGAGGCAGCAAGCTTTGCGCGACCTGCCGCAGTCTTGATGTACTCGCTGATGATTTGCTGCTTAATTTCGTTGGAAACCATTGTTAGTGCCTTTATCCTTTCTTAGAGAGCTGTTGCGCTCAGACGCGCATGCTCAGCACGAGCAATGGGTTGGTTGCATCAGGAGCCGCCAAAACGACGCCCATGACGGTGGTGGTAGGCATTGTTGCGAACAACACGCCCGATTGAAGCTGCTCATACGAGTCGTCTGGCTGCTTCGTGAGAAGGCCGTTTGCCGACGCATAGAGCAAGTCACCAGCTGCGTATGTGAGAGGATCAGCTAGGGCGCCAGGGCCTAGTGCTTGCAGAATCATGGTCTCATAGAGAGTGACTCCGATAACCGTACCCGAACCGTGGACGTAGGGTCCACGACCAGAGGCAGGTCCTGGGGTGTTCTCGTAGGCATTACCCACGGCGTCGTTGATGAAGATACCAAGAGGCTTGATACCTGCCAAGAACGTTGGGCCTGCTGTAGTAGCGGGACCGCCCGTAAGGTTGTTACCAACTTGAGGTCGCGTAAACGCAACCGAACCACCTAGAACGCCGACCTTGGTAATACCGGCTAGGGTTGTAGACTTAACTGTAGCGCCCGTGTAGGTAACAGGGTTAGCCTGGGTGAATGCATCTGCTGCAAGGGCTCCAACGCTATTGCGTGTAACCACATGGAACAACTGAACTCGGCCAGACGTTTCCTTGAATCCACCCGAGCTTTGACCGCGCATCGACATATCGAACTCCTTGTTAGGCGGGGAAAAGCAGGGTTTTTCTACATTCGCATCTACATCTAAGCAGCCACTTAAGGCTGAGTCGGTCTTTTAGCTTTTCAGCTCTTGTTCATACCGAAGACTTCACGCACATCAGGCGAGCTGCCCCACAGGGAAGAAAGCTTACCAATGTCATTGGAGCTTGCACCTGGGTTCCCACCAATTGCGCTAACGCCACCAGTGGGACGAGTCCCTACGGTACGCGTTGAGGCTGTACGGACTGCGTGGGCTTGCTTCTGCTGCTGAGCCTGTTGCTGCTGCCCCTGGTCATCCTGGTCAGCTGCAAACAAGGTCTTAAGGACATCATCCTCTGGGCCTAGCTGAGCATCGGACATATCCATGGAGGGGGCATCCATCTCAATGTCTCCCTCGCCCATCATCATTGGAGGGGCTGAGGAGGTATCGAGTAGCATGTCATCAATCAGCTGGCTGTCTTGAGCCATTGGCTGCTGCTGACCTTGCATCTGCTGCACTGCAAACATCGCAGCTTGGACAGGGTCCATACCCTGCTGTTGAGCTTGCTGAACAAGCTGAGCAACTTGCTGCTGCTGAGCTTGCTGCTGCATCTGAGCCTGCTGTTGCTGCTGAGCAACTTGCTGCTGCTGAGCTTGCTGGCCCTGTTGTGCCTGCTGTCCAGCTTGAACTTGCTGAGCCTGCTGGCCTTGCTGCAACATCTGAGCAACCTGCTGTTGCTGAGCCTGCTGGCCTTGCTGAGCCTGCTGCCCACCCTGCTGCTGTAGCTGGGCTTGTAGCTGTTGGAGTTGAGCTTGTAGCTGTTGAACCTGAGCCTGCATCTGCTGCTGTTGGGCTTGCTTCTGCTGACCTTGGTCTTGGCCCTTCTCTTCGTCGTCCTTCTTCTTGAACTGAGGAGGAACTTCACCGGCTTGCTTCGCCTGCTGCTCCTCTTGCTCTTGCTCTTGCTCTTCACCTTGAGCAGCTAGACGAGAGTAGGTCGACATGACCTCACTGTCTGGGAGGTGCATGAGAGATAGAGACTGGTCCTCAATCTCCGACTCAGAGGCAGTCTTTGGGAGAATGCTGCGCGAAATTGCAACGCAAAGAGCTGCCTTCTTTGTAAGGAACTCAACACTTGCAGTCTTCTCAGAGTGGTTGAAGGTGTCTTTGCGCATTTCAGGTAGTCCAATCTCGTTACGAGAGACTTGGCCCCCGCTATACTCAGCTTCCCATGTCCCCTTCGAGACATCTTCGCCAAATTCAGAAGGTCCACCAATGCCATAGGCATCATGGGCAGGTTGCTGCTTAACGTGATCCTGATTCATCAGGTAGGGGTCAGCAGTTCGTGCCATACCCGCTTGCTTGACAATTTCGTTACGGTTCCAAGTAGAGCGTTCGCGAGTCATTGGTGGATCCTTTCCTTAGTAGACTCATATAAGAACTTATTCAAAGTCCGAGAGTCCTAGTGAAAACAAGTTACCCTTCTCGATGAGTTGGACCTTTTCCGTTTCTAAGAGGGTCCGACCGAGCACTTGACGACAAGCCGCCAAGTAGGTATTTACATCTGAATACTTACGAATACCCCCTACAGCGATAACTGTAGAGTAGATTCTACCACCTCCGGACAAGTTAGACTTCCTTGTTGACCGATCAACAATGTGAGCGACTGCAAGGAAGTCTCGTCCCTTAAATCGATTAGCTTCTACGACAGCTTCCCATCCCCCACGATCATAGAGGATCCAACCTGCCAAAATCACTTTTGCCTTTGAGGCTGGAATCGAAGCTAGAATAGTCTTTGCCCTTCGTTGCCACTTAGGGTATCGAAGAGCTGACTTGATGATTGACTCGTTGGAAGAATTCTCGTCAAGGACCTGACGGACATTGGACGACTCTTCCTTATTGAGGTCGTCTCGGACCCGCCTCTCGACCTTCTTCTTAAGAGTGTTGTAGAGTTCGTCTTCAACCTTCTTAAGGGGGTCAACATCCTCTACAGGAGCAGGAGGGGTAGGCTCCTCCCCTTGCTGTGCTGCGGAGAACACCTGTACGCCGTAGTTACTTGGGCGCCAACCCTGAACGGTCTGCTGTCTTGCAGACAAGGTAGCAGCGGCTTGAAGGTCCTTTGAGTATGGAGTAGTCGCGTGGAGCTTACCAATCGAGGGGCCCTCGTACTGAGAGACAAGATGGTCAGCATTGACCGCTTTTGCCCCAACCCCAATAGGGGCTAACTTAGCCGCTCTCTGAAGGGAGCCTGGGTCTGCCGTCCTAGCTGGCTGAGAGAAGGCAACTTGAATTCGCTTACCAAGCACTCCCGCCATCGCATTAGCTGGGTCTAGAATATTCCTTAGTACAGCTCCAGTGAATGCTGGAGTACCTACCCAAGAGCCCTCAATGAACTTTACCGTCCCAGGGTCAGAGTGGTGCCCACATAGCTCTGCGATCTTACGACGCTTACCACTGGCATCAATAAACCAGTTACCCTTTTCGTACTTGATGTGGCGGCAAATCTGAAGCTCGTCCTCAGCAATGTTGCCACACTTCGTACACTGGGTGTAGGTGACCTGACAACCCATCGATAGGGTACTGAGCTTCTGGCTACTAATCGCCTCTATCAGGGACTTGTGCTTCAGGTCAGTAGCTACCAGGATGTCAATGTAGATAGAGTCTCCAATGTCTCTAGCCGCTGCATCGATGATCTTCCCCTTACTCAGCTCGGGGATTTGGACGTGCTCCATGTAGTTTTCGGCACCAATGAACGTTTTATACGTCGCTAGCAGCAACTTACGTTCAAAAGCATCGCAATTATGGACCGCAACCCCGTTAGCTACGTAAGAGTGGTCGATATCTGTCTCGAAATTGTAGACAAACCCATCGTAGTTCCGCTTAGTAACAGAGCGGATTGGAAAAGTTGTCCGTTCGGATTCAACCCTATTTGACAACCCCCACTTTCGAAGGTTGGAGGTAGCTCTACTAAACAAGGGACCCAAAAAAGACCCACCCATAAGCTTAGAGGCGAAGTAAGCTCCAATTTGAAGCTTGTACGCAGTGCAAGTTTTGGTAGGATCACTTACAATTTGAATCCCTCCATTAGCTACCTTAACTCGCTTCCGCCCACAAGTTATGCTCACTCCCCGAGTAGCAAATACCCCAAGACGCCCAAGAATCAAATGCATCTGGGAGATTAAGTCAGGTGACGCAGAGACAGCAGTTACCCAACCCCCAGCTGTACCTTCTACACAACCATCCCCCTCAATCCAAGCTTGAACCAACTCTCTTTGAAGAGCCAGTGGCCAATGGAGGACTTTTTCATTTACTTTTTTGGTTTTGGAGTACGACGTTGCATACTCTTGAATGAATTGCACCAGCTCTAGCGACTGATGACTAGTAACTGAAATTCCGTTTTCAGACACCCTCTGAATATTGGACCCTACTCCAAACTCAGACATGAGAAGCTTCTGAATCTCGGCAGCCAGAGTTCCAGTTTCATCTAAGTTCAATGCGAAGACAGCAGCTACAGGGATATTGCCTTTATCGTTGACCCCAAGGTTATCCAAAAATAGTTGAGATACCTGGCCAGTAACTTTACCGTTAGTCTTACGGGTTGGCTTCAACCTAGAAAAGAAGCCCTCAGCTAAGTAGTACCCTAGAAGGCGAGCTTTCCCAGGAGTGACCTCCGTTTGCTCCTCCCCTTTGAGACGAGGCAACGACAAGAAGTCGCCCTTCTCCAAAAACCCAGCAGATACCCAATTGTAAGGAAGTGGTGCTTGGTTTCTCTTTTGGCCGTGACCTTGAGAAAACTGTTTGAATCTATGAACGGCCGCCTTATAGTGACGACGTTTTAGAGGGGTGCCGCACCCACAAGCACATACTGTAGCTGGCACCTTGGCGAAAATTGGATGTTCTGGGGTAACCTCAAGTGTCCGCTGATCCCCAAGTCGCTTGATTACAGTAAGAGTTCCACTGTAAGGCCTCTTGAAGGTTTCTGTCACCACCCTACACATTCCTGTGTGAGTGATAACTTGGTCTCCAATACAGATCTGCTCAATAGGCTTTTCAGTCCCATCTGACATTAGGACCATTGTCCCTGGGACAAAACAGTTGTTATTGATGTACTTCTGAGTCTCAACCGTAATGTAGTGGTCTGGGAACTTCCGTTCGATTTGGACTCCATCAAACATCTGAGCCCCCGTAGGGAGGCCAGAGTTCTCCGTATCTACGGACGCTACAATGGAGCAGTGTGAGAGCAGGTACTGTGCGGGGTCATACTTCTGTAGTACTACATGCGCAGCTGTACGGTCCTCAAAGCTAGAGCCTAGTAAGGCAGCCTGACGGATCTCACTCCAGCTCTCCTGATTGATAGCTGGTTGTACGATAGCCGCATTCGCGTACTTTAGGAAGGCCATTTAGAATGCATCCCCTTTGAACATTGGGATAGGGGCTAGGGTCACTACCTCTTTGGGGGTAGCTGGCACTGGGGGCCCCGTCACCTTAGCTACATCCCCAAACCAAGAGTGAGGCTCACCCTTAGGGCCAAGGATAGAGGTTGGGTCGATGAGGTAAAGGCACTTGGGACAGGCAAAAATCTTGTGCTTAGACCCCTCCTGCATCTTGTAGGTAGCTTGTCGCATCCTTGATCCACACTTAGGGCAAGCGGGCTTACCTAGTTTGATGTCTTCGCCCGTAGCTCGGTATTGGCGATTCTGAGCAACCCAGTAAGCTCCCTGCTTACTGCGGAGAGCTTGCTTTACAGCTTGCTGGATACGAAGCTCTCCTGAGTTTGAAGCGAACAAGTAGAACTTGGACACCTCAGACCTAAGTAGGTCATCATTGATGTTGGGAGCATGGCTACGATAGAGGTCATCGTAAGCTACAACCTCACTAGCTCCCTTGTGCCAGTACTGAGCCAGCTTCACATAGAGCATGGGTGGGAACTTGGTGTGCTGCCAAAGAGGAGTAGAAGCCTTGCGGAGCTTTGCATCCTCCTCCCTAGCTTTCTCAATCTCAACCGTGTTGTAGCTCTGATCTAGGGTAGGAGGTAGGTACCGTAGGAATAGTGGATTGACCTTGACTACATCATCCGAGAAGACTCTCTCGTTCCCAAAGGGCCACTGAACGTCCAAACAACCCGTCCCACGAAAGACAGCCGTAACCTTACCTACGTAAGGAGATAGCTGCCCATTATGGGCATTGATCTTTTGAACAGCGTCCCCTTGGGCGAAGTCTTTGACGAGTTGCCAGTAGTCAATAGCCATTTTGGTACAACCCTTGGATCTAGTGACCGAGTTTGAATTAGGTAAGAGGGCGACCAACAGAGGACTTACCACTCACAACTGCTTGAGTCTGGTCATCCTCATAGAGGCTCATGTACTTCTCGTCCCTATCCGACTGATGAACAGCGGAGGGGGCATTGTAAGTACCCATGTACTTCTCGTCCTTGTCCTGCTGAAGCACCTTTGCTTGCTTGAGCACTTCAACTTGACGAGTCACAAGAGACTCCTCCCCAAACGAGGCCTTCTCAATCTCGTCTGCGGTCTTGTCGAGGTCGTTGACTAACTCCTTCGCGACGTCGAAGCCCATCCCCCACTTTGCATGGTTTTCTTGGATGGCAGCCGCAACGCGGTCAAGACGAGCTAGAATGGTGTTGGCATCCGACTTGGCAAACTTAATCATGGTCCTAGTTCCTTTAGTTGAGGTTGAAGCCTCGCGAATTGTACCCAGCGGTTGATCCGTTGAGTTAGCTAACTTAGCCAAGAGTTGGTTGTACAGGTTCGCTGTAATAGCTCCACTGTACCTACCGTCACTGACCTCACGGATTGCAAGATCAAGTGCAGCCCGAAACCTGGTGTCTGGTACCATCCCCTCAATCGAAGAGGAAAGTACGGGTGACCTTAACCAAGACCTAGCCGCACTCAAAATAAGCGCAGAGTCCTCAGGGGCTAAGTCTCGTTGATGAGCTTGCTGCCACTCTGAGTATGGGGTTTGAGGACTAGGCTCTACTCCATGGTAGAGTGCAGTGCGATTGGATGAAGTCATCTGCCATTTTGAAGACTGATAAGAAGAATAGATACTAGCGACAACTTTCTCTGTACTCTCCTGCTCACCCTCCAGAGCGCTCTGAATTCCATCATGATCCAGCTTAGGCACTTCTTTTGCCACAGCAGCAAGTACCAAGTTACTAAGCACTTCTTCTGGATCTGGACTCTCAGTGGAGGCTAGGTGCTCCATGAGGTGCTTCACCCCATGCCCGATGTGACCTACCTCCTCTAGTATGTGGAGGTGCCCAAAGAGGTTGGCTACCGCCTTCATAGCCACATGCTTTACCATCCCCTTACCTACAGCTCCTGCGATAGCAAGTGGACCTGAAGCTGTAAGTGCCGCAGCTGCAACACTGATTGCCATGTGCGTAGCTACGGTCTTAAATGCCTTTTTCTGGTGAGAGGTCATTTTGCCCCCACGCAGTACAGAGGCGATCCCTTGCCCAGCTTCTTTGAACTCTTTTACCTCGTGTTTTGCTGTGTCAAGTGCTCGCTTAGCAATCTTCTCCGGGGCTTTGAGTAGTGCCGCATGGGCATCCATGAGAGTCTTACGACGGAAGCTATCATCCTCAATGAATTGCTTCACTGCCTTAGGTGAGGCTTGGAGGGTGGCCTTTGCCTTTGCACTCAAGCTCTTAGCTCGTTCCTTCCAGCTTTGCTTTGGCTCGCCATGCTCATCATCCGAGTGCTCCGAGTCCCCATGAGTATCTTCATGTGGAGTGTGCTTAGCTCTTGCAGAGTCCAACTCCTGTTGGATTGCCTTTTGGTCATGCTCAGCTGGTGGGCGGACCTTCTCATACCCAATTGGTTTCCTGGGTGGCTCTGGTTTGAGTGGAGGTTGGGGAGGTTCTTTCTCGAACGGCTTTGCAGACTCTCTGTAGTCAAGGTCTGACTCGAAGTCTGCTTTGTCGGACTCCCACCGCTTCAGCTCTTGCTCGTACTTGGCGTAAGCTTTTTCAAACTTAGGTAGGTCGTGCTTGGTGTACTCCGCATCGGCCTTCTCGTAGTCATCCGCATCCGACTCCAAAAGCGCCTCAGTAAGCTCCGCCTTCTTTTCTGGAGGCATGCCGCTAAGGGACTCACGAGCCCTAACCCGAAAAACGGTAGCAGGGTCCACAAGGGCAACCCTTGCAGCTAAGGGGTAATCTCTCCCAGCCTCTCGAATCATCTTTGTTGCGGCTTGCAGCTTATCTTTGATGACCTTAGGTGGATCGTAACCAGAGATAGGGTTCTTTGCTTGGTCCCCTAGAAACTTATCCGAAGCTGCTCGGTAATCCTCTCCTTGTAGATGCGCCACCGCAGCCATCTGAGTGTAGGGGTCTAGATGGTCCATGGCGGAGATGAAGTCTTTGCGCTCCTGGTCCCCAAGAAGTTTTCTCTTTGCCTTATCGATGAACGACCCAAACCGATCGTCCTTTTCAGGCAAGCCTGAGAACCCTGTAGCCGCTTGCGTAAATGCTGTTTGCGCAGCCTGTCTAGCCACCTCCATCTGCTTTTCAGGGGGCATTGAGGCCGTAGTTAGAGTGAAGTATGCCAACTTACCTGCCAGGTACGAAGGCACTCCACTTGAGGTCATCATCTTGGTAACTCGAACCTGGGAAGCTAAGCTGGCTGCCATGACAGCCATACGATGCTGCTGTACAGCCTCAGCCTGAGAGTCTTCTTCAGATTCCTCAGGTCCCCCCTCAGTCTTTTTCTTCTTCGATGAACCAAAGTCGTCAGGTAAGGTTTGAACATCCTCTGGCTTAGAGACGTACCCGCCCCTTGCGTTTTGAATCTCAGACTTCAAACTACCGTAAACCGGCAAGGATTGGAACTTTGAGTAACTTGCCAGTAAGGTCTTTAGGTCGGCTGGATGCAGTAAGGATAGAGTGCTCCGTACACTTGGAGGCAACCCTGACTCCCGCAAAGCATCCATGGCCTCCAACTCTTCCTGCCTCGTTGGAGGTGGTCGTTTTGGAGGTGGGTAACTCCTAGCATCTGTCGGAGGGAACTTTGGAGCCTGAGGTTTTTTCGGCTCTGGGAATGGATCGGGCTCCGCTCCGTCAGAGGGTGCCTCTGGTGGGGTTTCTGGGGCCTCTGTTGGAGTCTCTGGTGTCTCCTGAGGCTTACCAGCCTCAGGAGGGGTAGGGGCCTTTTCTGGCTCTACACTCTCACCTGATTCATCCCAACGGGGATCCTTACCCTCAGGGGCCTTCTCTGCTGGCTTAAGGCCCTTCTCTTTTGGAGCTTTCGACTTTACCTTGGGGGGACTTACCTTGGGGGCACTTAAAGCCTTGACTAGGTCTCCAACGGTCTTCAGCCCCTCCGGGATCTTAACGTTTTTCAGTACAGCAGACGCAGCAACTAACGGGTTGGCCGCTGCCAAACCACCCAAGTCAGATTTTGGATTGATCAGGTCCTTAAGCATACCCTGAAGCTTAGGGTTATCCTTCGCTAGGTCTCGAAGGGCCTCTCCTTGGCTTGCAAGCTCTTGCTCAGGATCTTTCTGTGACTCCTCATCCTCTAGCTTCTCGTACTTACTAGCATCCTCCCCTTTGAGTGTCTCTTCCGAGACATTCACCACATGACCAGTCTCCTTGTTGCGTACAGAGACTAACTCATCTCTTGACAAGAGGAACCTAGCCGCCACTCTCGCCGCACCACCTACAGTCTTGTAGTTAAGGGATCGATCTTGGTCCCGCTTTATGTCGGGATCTCCATCGATGTCAGGATCGCGTTCCGTACGCATATCCTCCCGACGCTTATCTCTACGTGGGGGCTTTACCTTAGGCGTAAGGCGAACAAGACGCTCTGCTTCTTCGTTCTCCAGCTCTACATGGGTCTTAGTGCCAAAGATTCGCATGGTCGCCTTACCTAAGTAACAAACCAAGTATTAGAACCTACCCTCAGCTTCAGCAGGAGCCTCTGGGGTTACTTCCAACTTGAGGTATGCCGCAATCTTGGCCATAACGTCAGTCTTCTCTGCAATACCCCTACCAACCTCACCGTAGATTCCTCGAATGACCTCATTGAAGAGGGCATCGTTGACCGTGAACATGTCACGCTCAATCTTTTCCTTGGTGTCTACTGGGTCAATGTTGAACAGCTCCAGAATGACATCGATGGACAAGCTCCCCTTCTGGTACAGGTTAAGAAGAGCATCAAAGGTATCCTGGCTATCGCGTAGCGCTAGGCGAGTAAAGGATAGCCGAGGATACAGTACTACCTCTTCCTCCCCCCACTCATCAAGTTCAACGAACCCCTTACGTCTAGCAACTGGCTTGAATAGGTTCTCCTCTACGTACTCTTGAATGACCTCTCGGAAGAGGACATACTTCGTGTTGAGCACTTCCAGCTTTACACGGTCTCCAGAGAAGGTGCTTTCGCCAGTTAGGATACTTTCCGTGACTCCTAGTCCGGCATACAAGTGCTTATCGGTGATCTCGTACTCACCCGACAGGTCTAGGAGTCGATCTCTCGCCCCTATCTCCTCCCAATGCACTTCGTAGTTGGTGACAATCGAGTAGTCTGGGTCTACAAGCGCTAGGTCTACTTGCTCTCGAAGGTCTTCAGTGTCTCCCTCAGAAAGGTTCTCGCCCCACACGAGCCGCTTCGGTGTCATAGCCCTAGATGCGATTTGAGTCTGGGCTTGTCGAAGCTTCTCCCTGTACATCAGGTCACGGAGGCAACGATTTAGGATGCTCGCCCCCAACTCCTCCCCCGAACCTGCCCGAGACTTCAGGTGGTAACAAAACGAACCCTCATCAGGGTCTGTACCCAGGGGGATGAGTTTGCCGGTCTCGATGTAGTCCCTAACCTCAGGTGGAATCTCCTCCACCATGCTCATAGCCTCCTCATCCCCAGCACTCGCCTGAGTAATAAGGGCCCTATCTCTATCGGATGGGATCAGACTCAACTTGACCTTATCCGTGTAAGTCATGGACCGAACCGCAACCTGATCGATTGGGAGAATGATGATCTTGTCCCAACCCTTGTAGTGTCGCTGGTAGTAGGCTAACTCCCTGTCCTCCCTATCCTCATAGTCTACCGATTCCTCGGTAACTACCTCTTTGGTTGTGCCGTCATCCGCTAGGACTGCGCTTGCCTGCTTTACCGTAGTCTGCCCCACCTCAGCTGGAACCTCTACGGTACCATCCTCTGCAAAGATAAAGACATTCCCATCGAGGTGGTAGTGGTGAGTAGCCGTAATCAACCGCTGAAATAGCTTGACCCGCTTTACCATCCTATTGAAAAACGCTAGAATGTAGTTTGCGTAGTCCTCTGGACTCTTAAATCGACTTGGACAGGTCCTAGGAGTGGGCTTCGCAAGACGAATCTTGGAGAGGGGAAGATCCGTGTGTAGATCAATGGCCTGACCTACAATAGGGTCAGAGTCATAGAAATGACGGAAAAGTTCGCGTCGTTCGCGTATACTCTGAGGAAGCTCAAGGAAGTCAGTCGATAGCTGGGGACTAAAGAAAGAGGATTGACTTGAGACTGAGGTGTTCATCCCACCTCCCCCAAAACTGCTACCCAACTTGGTAAGCTTTCTTGCAGCCCGTTCCTTGTCAGTAAGGTTCGACATCTTACTACTCTGCGATACGTAAGGGCTGTACACCTTACGAGACGGGCTAACGGCTATAGTCGTGGACTTAAAGCTAGGAGTGTTGGTGAACGTGGACATTAGGTAGCATCTCCATACAACTCATCTAAGTCGTCAACTACAGTAGGTAAGGACAATACCTGTTGAAGGATTGGGTCCTTCCCTGCACTCTTAGGGGCAGCTTTAGCTTTTTGAGGGGCTGGTCGGTCTTGTGGGTGTAGACCTTGGGCGACTTCATCGCGTTTCAATGTTCGGTCGAATGCCCCTAACCTACGAGTTGCATGCAGCACCATACCCGTGAATCTTTGCCCAGCAGAAGCAATCGCAAGATGTACCCTAGCCGTCTCCATAGGGTCATGTGCGGTCTTACTTCTGGTAGTGGTTGCAACCTCACGTAGCTCCAACTTAGCCTTCCGTTGGAGAAGCTCGTACAATCCACGCAACTGCTCAATGGAGGTAACCAAACTACCTCGTAGTCGAGTTGACTCTACGCACAACTCAGCAGCTGTCATTCTGTCTATGGTTTTCATTTGCCTACATTGATGTCTGAATGCCCAAAAAGAGCTGGTTGCTAGCTTTGGGGGTCTGAGCCACAAACCCAGTAAAGAATGCAGGGGCCAGAGGACTACCCGACAGAGTCAGTTCGTTCTCTTTGGTCCACAACCCTCTTTTCGACAAGTAGAGGATGTCTTGCACCTGGTAGGTCAGAGGAACTAGAGGGCCCCCACCTATGCGAGACGCGTAGGTGTATCGCTCGTAGCTACTTGTCGAAATTAGACAACCTCCTGAGAACATTGTAGCATACTTGTACACAGGCTGCTGTCTTGTGACCGCTGTAAACCTGTCCCCAACCTCATCCGAACCGTGAATGAGAAAGCCCCCATAGAGGCCCTCGGAGTAAGTAACTACCCGCTCATCTGAGGTTGAGGCTACCCATTGAACTCCTTGACCTCCTGGCCAACCTCCAGCAACCATAGCAGGGGAAACAGCGACAGTCTGAGTGTCGCCCTTAAAGAATACTATGCAGTCTCGGAATCGGAGGATTTCAGGCATTGGCTTAACAGTTAGATGCTGGTCTGAACCGTAATGTAGTAGTTGTTATCCGCAGACGGTGCTTGGACAACTGAAGCTAGATAGTAGCCGTTTGCTCCTCTAGGGTCCGCAGTGAGAGTCCACTCGTCCTGTTTGGTCAACCAGCCCCGTAGAGAAAGTACAAGACGTTCACCGACTACGTAGGTCAGAGGAACTAGAGGGCCCCCACCTATGCGAGACGCATAGGTGTATCGTTCGAAGGTTCTCGTGGCAAGGAGCCAACCACCCGCACAAAAGGTACCAAATCCGTATTGAGGCTGAGTTCCAGTGAGAGAGGCAAACCGGTCGGAACTCTCGTCTGACCCCCAGAGAAGAATTCCTCCGTATAGGCCATCTGAGTAGGTCACCATGAACTCATCCCTAGGAGAGTCCACCCACTTAACACCTTGACCTCCCTGCCACCCTCCAGCCCGCATCGCAGGAGAGATGGCTACTGGGTAGGCATCCCCTTTGAAGATGGTGTAGCAGTCACGCTCTCGTGGAAAGGACAGTGGGCCAATCATATGCTCACCTGAACCCCTAAGTAATACTCAGTCGCTGCCGTAGGGGGTTGAGATACGAAAGCTATGTAGTACGTGTTTGGGGCACGAGGGTCACCTGAAAGGGCCCACTCGTCTTCCTTCGTCAGCCATCCTCGCAGACTGAAGACTAGTCGATCACTTGCGGAATACACAATTGGAACAAGCGGACCACCTCCAATACGAGAAGCGTAAGTGTACTTCTCGTAGGTACGAGTCGTAATCAACCACCCCCCAGCACCACAGGTTGCAAATCTGTAGTGGGGCTGGTTGCCAGACATACCCGTGTGTTTGTCCCCTAGCTCATCACTACCCCAAAGAAGGAACCCTGCGTAGAGACCATCCGAGTAGGTTACCACGAAGTTGTCTCGGGTAGGAGTTGACCACTGAACTCCCTGGCCTCCCTGCCACCCTCCAGTGGCTAATGCAGCTGAAATGGCTACCGGGTAACTATCCCCCTTAACCAAAACAATGCAGTCTCGTGTGCGAGGCAAATCCATCTCAGGTACGCTCCATGTCCTGCTTACGCTCAGGTAGTTGCGTCCAGGTACTTACGATGGTCTTCAATAGTTCAGTGTGAACAGGGTCCCCACTCAACACCTTCTCCCAACTGCCCTGGCACCTACGAAAGACAGAACGCAGGTTGTTGAAGTCAGCCTCGTCAATGACCAAGTCTGAGGATGCCATGTGGTCGACAAGCTGCCGTATGATCCTATTCGCGAAAAGCAAAGGCGGGTCAGGCTGGCAATCCATAGCAGACTTCGTTAGCTTTTCCACGACAGTACCGTCCTTTAGGTAGGCCTCTTCGATAGAGGAGACTAGATACTGTTTTCGTAGAGTAGCCGACTCATGCCCTACAATCTCGGCTGTACCCTCCAAGGCCTCCTGAAACTCGTCTTTGAGTTTCTTCTCCCGAGCCTTCTTGTCCTCAGGTAGCTTGCCGCCCTTACCTCGCAAGACCTTAAGTCGTTCTTGCATCTCACGATTCGCGTGAAATCCACGTAAATCCTTCGCAGTGATCTTAAATGCCTCAAGGTAGGAGTTCACGTCTCTAGATGATACCTTAGCTCCATCTGCATCAAAGATACCCAACTTTGCAGACTCTACTGACTCCCACGCAGCCTTCAATGCTTTGAGAATGGAAGCATCCGTGACCTTCTTCTCGTGCTTCACTCCAGACTTCCCTACATACTTGATTGTAGCGGAGCCTTTACCAAACGTAACATGCTGCTTTTGCCAACCTGTTACCCCATAGTGCCCATTTTCCGCAGACCCGTCATTTCCTACTCGCTCGTAGGTGTGGTCGATTAGGGCAACTGCGAGAGCGGTAAGCTTCTTCTTAGGGTCCTCACTCTTGAGGTCCTCCTTGACCTGCGTTCGCAACTTACTGATATGGTTGCGTAGCTTTTCAACCCGCTCAGCCTTCTGGCGATTGCGAGAAGCGACTTGACGCTCACTGTACAAGTAGACGGTATTCCCCTTCTCAGAGATTAGCTTCTCTTTGTACTTGGCTACAACTGCCCGAACTACTGGATCCATTGTATAGCTTTCCGTACAGGGACATTATCGCCGACGTAACCCTCGCACGTTACGATCTAGCAACACCCCATGGTTACGGGCCCTGCGTACTTGGTACCCTTGTAATGACGACCCACGAGCGAGGCTACTACTTCCCTCAGGTCGAGCCGTAGACTTTTGGTTGGAGACTTGCTCTAACGAGAGCCACACGGCACGTACCAACGCATCTGAAACGTCATCGTGCGCCCCAAGGATCTTGGGGGCCTCCACTAGGATCTGGTTCTTAGCCATCTGAGTGGCTTGCAGACTCAACAGCTCTTCAATCAGGGGGCTGTGCTTAGCCTTCCCATCCGCTGTTATCGGCCAATCGTACAGGACAATACGATGATCGAACAACATGAGCTTCATGGCCTGAAACATTCGACTTCGGTCGTCTCGGGTGAAGAACTCACTCTTGAATTGCTTGAGCCCCTTTTTGTGCAGCGCTTGCTCTAAGGGTAGCCCGTTCCACCTATCGAAGATCCCAGACGTCAGGTAGAATTTCTTGGATAACGTGACGATCCAATTAGCAATCTCATCAAAGTCCAACCGCTCTACCGTCTCTAGCATCTTGGCGTAGTCTACTAGAGGGGCAGTGAGGTGAGGGTTCGATTCCTTCCACGACACTCCTGCGTACCACGCCTCGTGGTAGTCTAGAATGACGTTTTGACCCTCGCAGTGAGTAATGGCTACAGTCGTCCCGTCCCCTACCATACCCACGTCAAGACCCATCTGATGCGGGTAGCGGACCGGCCCGTAAGACCTTGGGCGTAGGTCTGAGCGTATACAGGACGTAAGATCCTGCTCACGCTCGATCCAACCTCGTACACGGTCAGAGAATAGAGCCCCATGCTCTGTCATGAAAACCGTAGGGTCCTCATGGTACTTTGCCCTATAGTAGCTCGTAGGTACGGTAGGGTTCACCTCCCAAGTCGGAGCTTGAATGACAAGCATGTTCTCCGAACCTTCCCCTCGACTCATGCCAAGGTGAAACAGCTCGTAGAACTTACCTGCCTTATTCAAGGGGGAGGAGATACCGATGATCCTAGCCTCAGATTCGGTCTCTGAACCATTGATCGGCAACCCAGTGTTCAAGTCCTTCTGAGAGAAGGCAGCTGCGGAGGGAGTGATTGCGTCGTAGATGTCCTTCGCAGAGCTAGACCCATTAGCCTGGAAGTGAGCCATCTCGTCTAGGATGATGACTACGTTACCAGCTCCACGAAGGCCCTTTGAGATACTAGCTTTGAAGGTTACGCGGATTGAAGCCTTGCCGTTGAAGGACGTAAACTTGCCGTCTGTCGTCCTGTTGGTTGGTCCGTACTTTTCTATGTCACTAGGGGTTCTCAACTGAACGTAGGATAGCGTGTTGTTGGCAATGTACGGCTTGAAGAACTCGCACTTAGCCATGTGCGCGGTCACGTCATTGAACAACAGCCCTGCTTGGTCCTTGTCGGTAGCAACGCTAATGATTTGTATGCGGTTTCCGTTCGGGAGTCCGTAGTACTCCTGCGGATCATGTAGAGAAAGGAGACGGTACAGCTCGTAACTAGCGAAAATTGCTGAGAGAGTCGTATTGTGGTTGACCATCCCATTGGCGACAAACGCCTCCCCGTCTGGCACGGTCAAGTCGTAAACCTGAGCTTCCCCCTCCTCTATCGAGACAATTGGGTCGTAAAAGTAATTGAGCCGCAGCAACTCTTCGAAGTGGTCTACAACTGGACCCTCAGCGCCTAAGTTCCTCGCTACAACAAGAGCCTTACGTAATCTGGGGTAACTAAGGTCCTCAGAGGACCCTGGTTTGATGGCATTACCTAACTCTTGACGTAGAAGGCTTCGCCCCCACCCAGGTTTGCCAGCAGAAGCATTCCGCTTAGGGATAAGGCCTAGTAGTGACTGTAACCAATCAAATTGGTTGGGTATAGCTTCGGTGTCTGACTTGTTGTCAGCCCTTACCTTTTGCTGAGCTACCTTCTCTAGTAGGGGTCCTTGTTTTCTGTCAGAGTCAAACCCGATCTGCTCGCAGAAAATTGCCCGAGACTCCGCCCCCCTTATTGAAAGGATGGCGTAGTGCTTTTTGTACTTAGCGTTCCACTTCGATCCAATATGCGTAACCACCCCTAAATTCAACAACAACAGTTGGACTTCACGGGCGAGTTCAAAGCTAGACGAAGAAAGAGTAATAATCCGACCAGAGTCTTCCGAACATCCATCCGTCTCAAATAGCCCACGAAGGAAAGCACAAACAACGGACTTAGGGGATCTTCGAATAGAGAATGGGACTCGTTTCTTGTCTCGTTCTACGTCGAGGTTAAATCCAAGGTCATGCAAGACACCTCTAACTTCTCTAGCTGGTCCGTTAACCCCTACGCCCACACCATCAAACCTCCAACGCCAGCCATTTTCAGATCCTATTGCTGGGTAGCAACGTCCAGGGTGCCCTAAAACTTTTGATGCGATTTGAGCAAATCTACGAACCTGAGCTTCCAAACCGGTAAGCTCTAAGTACGAAGCCTGCCCCCAAGTACCATCTCCTACCAAGTACCCTAGAAATAATCCAAAGTCCTCGTCAACTACGTCTGGGAGAGTCCACGACTTAGCCTTAGGTACCGGAAACATAGCAGTCGGCCAAAGATCCGTTTGTCTATTGACCGCTACATAGTCCCCTACTTGGACATCTCCCATGCACTTCCAATCAACAACTCCATCTTTACTCAGCACCATTACTCTATGGTTGGGGGTGCTTTCGTCCTCAATACCACAGCGTAGCTTAATCTTACGGGTTTGACTTACTCCGTTATTGTAGAAGTGCGAGGATTGCGCTTGACGTCCACCAGCTTGTGCGACCGTGATAGCAAGAGGTTGCCACTCAGGCCCATTAACATCCCCTAACTCTGAAAGCTCTAGGAGACCATTTGACGTAATCACTAACGATTTAGGGGACTTGCATTTCCCGGCTCTTCTACCTATCGGAAGTGTAAGTTGCCTCCGCATGTGGTCCTGCTCTTTGATGTTGCAGCGACCCTCGTTGAATAGGTAGTGGAGGTACTCCTTCTCCGTGAAGGTGTAGAGTATCTTGCTGTTGAACATGTCTGAGACCCGAATCTGACGATTCACGTTCTCAGGTAAGACCTCATCTAGGGGTAGGTTGTAGTAGAGCTTGACGATGAACCGTTGTACTGGGTACAACGTCATATTGAGCCCCCAAGGGGCTTCAATGTAGGTCAGAATGTCGAAAATACGAATCTCACGACCACTTTTGGTGGTCGTGAGAAGCCCCGCTTTGCTGTTCTTATCTGTTGACTTTGATCTGTGCCCAGCACTACGGATGAGGTTGGCAATCCCAACCTGTTTCTTATCTTGAGCCATAGATCACTTGAGTGCGCCCGTTGCCCGCTCTTCCCAACCTTCCATTGCCGTGGAGAATCGATTGAAGAACAAGTCCAACATCTCAGGAGGCATAGTCTCTTGAGCAATCTCCCTGAGGGCCTCAACCCATTGCTGGAAGACCTTCTGCATACGTTCGCTAGATAGGTTGATAGACTCGTTGTCTAGCTCCTTGATCTTAAGCTCAATGTCTGCGATCTTCTTCAGGGCTTCAATTCGACGTGTCGAAACTTGGCCAGTATCCCTACCGTGCTTCTCGGTCTCAATTCGCTCGAAGTGGAGGCTAGCTGCCTCCTTCGCGACTTCCTTCTTGATGAGGTAGAGGATGTTGAGTGGGCCGTCTTTTGCCTCAACGGCTTTGACGAGTTCGTCAGTACCGATAAACTCTTGACGCTTTGTGACCAATTCAGCGTGATACTCTAGGTCACTTGTCGTAGCTGCTCGCTCAACCTTACGAGGTCGTCCAGGCTTTCGCTTGACCTTCAAGTCGTTCTTATCTGTCCTTGGAGCCCCATGTACAGGTACGATCGACAATACCGAAGCTACCCTATCGCCTGAGTTACTCATTTGAACTCCTACTTCTTTACGTTCACGGGGGGAGTACCTCCCCCACCTGCTGTTTCGATCAAGTACTGGGATAGATTTCGCACCGTAGCGTACCCTCTATCCTTAGGTATCTGGTTTTTGATAGCCTTCGAGAGGTCCTTACCAGTTTCAGCTAAGTTTCGCACTCCGACCTGATCAGGCTTTGGGATAAACAGATCTTCGGGTCTCAAGTCCTTGCGATTTGGCGATACGGTATCGTCATGCCCATCGGACATAGCCTTACCATGATCTTTCGTGGTAGACTTACCAATACCCTTTAGCTTGTTCACGGGCTTTACTAAGGCCTTGTCCTTCTTGCGTTGCCCTGAGGGCTGATCCGCACGAAGAAACCTAGCAGCTACCCTGAGAAGGAGCGTGTCATCGCTCATAGGTCAAACTCTATCCCACCAAGCTCCACGGTTACAGTGGACTTGCTTGTAGTTGGGTTCAGAGTCAGCTCATTTACTCCTGCCTGCATCTCAAACTGAGCCAAGATAGACGGGCTATTGTGCATGAGGCTACCAAGGTCTGCCTTTGTAGACTCCCCGGTTGCCAGGATCTCTCTCTGCTGGGCCTGCTTATCGGTGTATGGAGGCTCCACAACAAGAGGCTTGTTGTACTTCGAGCAATGGCCTACACGAGTCTGAAGTACACAGCTCTCGCAACCAGACCCCAACTTGACGTAGGGGACAAGTCGCGCTCGATGATACCTAGCACCCTCATCACACCCTTTGGCATAGTCCCCATAGACCATGGGGTCTACGTAGAATATGCCCTGTAGTCCCTGCTCAGCTAGGACGGATTTCAGTTCCTGCTTTGCAGCTACGATATCCCTAGGGTCAAATTGACGCTTAAGGGCCTCTCTTAGCTGGGTCCCGTACAAACCCTCGTTTAGGTACTTGGATGCTGTCTTAACGATCTCCCGCTTGGTTAGACCAGCAGTTACGTGACCGTGATCCTTACCTCTAAACGCTTGCTCTACATACCTTGTAGTGTCAACCGTTGGCTTGGTTGAGGCCTGACGGTATATCTCCTTCAGTGCCTGCTTAGGGGTGTCTCCCCATACAACCTTGTCCGCCCCAGTCTCCAATCGACCCGCGAGTCTATGCTCCCAAATGACATTCTGAACCACCTCAGAAGTCAGGGCGTCCTCTGCCTTAGCTACGAGTGGGCGGCCGTAGAGCATACAACGAGCTAGCTTGTTGTAGATGCACCCTTGGCACTTACCTCCAGCTACGATCGACTTGACAGAAGCATTGTGCTTCGCAAGGAAGTCTGCCCCCTGGTGGCAATCATCAAAGGCAGTTTGAGTCGAGTACACAGTACCAAAGAAGCCAGCTTCTTTGAAGAGGGGCTCCCAGTCCGATCTCGTTGCCTTGAGGTCTGCCACACTGAAAGACAGCTTCAACGCAGATAGCAAATCCTGCTCTCCTCGACCCCTAAGCATCTCTCGTTGCAGAAGGGCTTTTACCTCGAAAGCTGTTTTGCTTAGGTGGTGAGATGGAGCCGAAGTAGCTGCCACTTTACCACTTGGTTGAGGTGGGACCCAAACTTGGTCTGCCACAGCAAGACTAGCTCTCTGACTCTCAACTACAGGTAGGTGAACCCTACCTGTAGCTTTCACTGGCCTGAGTTGCTGAGCTGGATTTAGGATTGGCTTAGGGGTCTCAACAGCTACAACCCTTACATCCTTCGCCAATAGGGCGCGTTGAATACGAGCCTTAGGTGATCCGACACCTTGAGAGGCCTGCTTCCCTTGAGACGCCTGAGAGTTCTCGACGGCAACTGCAAGCTCTTCCGTGTAGGGAACCTCAGTGACCAACTGCTTCTGGAAAACACCGCAAGCCCCGCCAGCATTGTGTACGCAGCCTTGGCACTTGTCCTTGGCTAGTACGAATCTAGCCCCACCTGCAAACTTACGAGTAAAGGCGACTACCTTCTGAGCGGCTTGGTTACACCCATCAAAGTCAGATGCCGCAATGTAGTACCCACCCAGCAAGCCTTTTTCCTGTAGGACTTGACCTAAGGCGCTTTTGGCTGATCGAATTGTACCTGCATCGAACCTGGAGGTGATGGCATGTGCAATCTTATTGGAGTTTGTCGACTGCATGATTGCAAATCGAGCCACCTTGGCAACTTGAGGTACCGACGCACTCTTGGTATGAGCTTCGCTCAAGTCACTTAGGGTTCGAGGTGCTCCAGTATTTGGGACGAGGTAGTTTGTTGCGGACTTATCCTCATGTGCCCACATAGCCTCTAAGTCAGGAGCTATATCGAGATTCTGCGTAGGTAGGGTGTCCAAAGCTCGGTAGTCTTTTTCGTTAACGTCGAGCCAATCAAGGTCCGCTACCGAACCCTCCTTAAGGAGGTCAGAAATGTTACCTAGATCAGACATGTTACTTACCTACCCTATCAAAGTTTTCGTCATTCCACAAGTCTTGTTGATCGTGGCGATGAGAGTGCGTACTAGAGTCGTACTTAGCGTATGGGACGTCTTGTCGCTCGTATGAGTACCCTACGTTAGGTAGATTGATATCTACTTTGAACGAGACATCCTGTCCAGGTAGTTGAGAGTCCCCCGTTAGAACGTTGAACTGATTACCACCTTTGTCCCCATCGTAGTAATCAGACCGTGCAACGGGACTGTCCGTGGGTAGCTTCGCAACACCCCAAGAGTCACTCGATGCCCAAACGTTTCGCCCAACTCCATTCACAAAAGGGTCCTCTTGAGGGGCCGTTGTAGGTCCTGCTGGGTCGTGTGGAAGGTCGCTAGCAGGTCCCCAAACTCCTCGCCCGTCTGGGGCTGTAACTCCGTAACCCCCAGAACCTTGACCTTTGGCTCCAAATCCCAGCCCAAAATCATTTGCGTCTGTAGCTACGCCGTCGTTACCGTCAGGGATGGCAGCCTCTCCCCAGGCATCCCCGGTAGCCCACTTCTCCCCGTAGATCGGCTCTAGGGTGCTAGACATCCCCCAAGCATCCTCAACGAGGGGTTCATCTAGATTGTAGGACCCCTCTGGCCCCAACTGGTCTCCACGGTCCAAGTGGTTCACCCTAGGGCCAGGAAGAGTGTCTACGGGAAGAGAGCTATTGGCTTGCTTTACTTGACCGAACGGCCTTGCTTGAGTCCCCTGCTCTTTGGCTCCCCCATTGGGGACCTCTGAGGCTTTACCCTTCTCCGTGTCTTTCCACAGGGTGCTGTTGGAGGACCCTCCAGGACCATCATTCTTACTCTCTATGGCGTCTATGTCCTTCTCCCCAGCTTTCTCAGGGTTCTCCAGAACATCACCAGCCTCTTCCACTAGCTCCGTGATATCCTCAGCCTCGTTCACATCCAACTCCCCAAGGCTCGGAGTCCAATGTGGGGCGTTGATCTCATCGAACATCGTGTCTGTCACGGAAGAAAGTAGCTCGCAAGCTTGTTGCAACTTCGCCCGTACCTCCTTCACTTCTAGTACGTAACCCCGACCCCCAAGCTTACCATCTGGGGAGATACTAGAGGACTTGATTCGAGTAAACTCTTTGAAGGCTGTAACAGAGTGCCCAAGCGCAACGCTCGCAGAAAGTAGAGTCCTAGAGAGGGGCTTAAGAGCCTTGGGGTCGAACTTGTGCTTAGGGGGAATATCTCTTTTCCCACCACCCACAAACGACGTCTCCTCTGGAGGAAGCGGGTTTTCAGCTTCCTCTCGTGCTAGGATTACTCGAACTTTCTTGCGGACATCCATCTTGGTAGGTACCTTAAAACTTTAGAGGTTGTCCGTTGTCGTCAAACTGGCGCTCAATCGAGAGACTTCCATCCCCCTCTTTTTTGATTGACCACAAGTCTCGCTCAGACTTGTGGATCAGCTGGTCTGCTCCCACTCGTATGAACTCTTTGAGATCCTGGATAGAGGCTACTTTTCGACGGTGAGTAGGGGTGACGATCTGAGCCCCCTCGCGAGAAAAGAAGGCATCGAATCCTGTAGCCCCTTGCACCTGAAATTGACCTAGGTCGAAGTTCTTAGCCATATTTCCTCACACAATCACAAGACGAATCTCAACGTCGATGTACGAATTTGAGCTATACCCAGCAACGCGCAACTTCTCGGTATAGGTGCCAACTAGTAGCGTACTCGCTGGAGCTACCGTTACCGTTACTGTATCAGAGGTTACGGTAGTGAGAGTACCAGAAGAGGGTAGGAAGCTCGGTAGCCAATCCGAGAGACCTAAGAGTTTCTTGACCGTGTACTCTAGTACCGACCCGGTAGGGCCGATATTGGCCACGTTAAAGGTTTGCGCTGGGATAGCTGGGAAGTCTCCAGTAAGCGGCTTAGCTACCGTAAAGGTAAAGAGTAGGCTTGGCGTTACCCGGATTGTAGCTTTGGGTCTAACCACAATGGTAATCGGAAGATTACGAGGACTATTTGTTGCCGTTGAGTCCTGAATTGTGATGCTCTCGGCATAAGGAGAGTTCGCTGATAGTAGGTTGGTGGAATTTACGTCCACAGAGATCTGACCTGACGCGTTGAACGCTAGGTTACCCACACTACCTGGAGTCACTCTCACGTAAGCAGCTGACGGCGTCAAGCTCATCCCAAGTAGCGAACCGTAAACTCCATCATTGGTGAGAATGAGAGTCTGGGGCAAAGAAGTCCCTCGACCTTCATCGACCAAAAAGGTCAAGGAGGTTGGAGGTCCTACAAGGATATGCGGTTTGAAGTTGTCCTTAAGGTCTTGGATGGACTGAGCCATCGACTGGACAACTTCCCCAGGGATAGGAATCGAGTCTCGCAGCAACCCGTAGGGAGAGATCACATCCCTAATGTAGAAGGCTGGACTGGACTGCGACACGTCAAGTCGAGTTACCCACTTCCATTTCCCACTGGAAACAGGTAATTCAAACTGGTAGTCGTGGTACCTTAAGTTTGAGATAAGTGGCACAGGGTCCCTCTTAACAAGAATAGCATAAAAGGAACCTCAACACCTCTGACCCTCTCACTCCTTACCCCACGCTTTGTGGGCGGTCCAATCGTGAAACGAATCCCCCCAACGAGCGGGTAGAAGTTCCAAGAGGGGGTGAGCAACTACGTTGTGGACAATACGCCAGATTGTAGACATGGTCGCTACCTCTAAAGCCAGATTTCACGTCTAGCTATCTTTCCAATCAAGGTAACGCCCACCATAAACACTTCAGCGAGTTGCTTGTGCGTCTCACCCTTAAGGATACGAGCACGGATGTCTTGCACCTTCTCTAGGGTGAGCTTACCGGACCTCGTAGAAGGGCGGCGGTTTCGGTTAACTTCGGTTCGTGTAGCCCAACGTGCATTGAGCTTCCAGCCCTTTTCAAGACACTCCGTACACCCTCCACAAGAGTAATGCCCCTCTTGACTCTCTCGAAGGATTGTGTGCTCTGAGGTTGGCTTTGATCCAAGGTCCTCAAAGAAGGCAGGGAAACTGCTCTTCCATCGCTGACACATCGTGATGCCAGCTCCACCGTAGGAGACATAACGGTCATGCTTCTCGTTGAAGCATCGAGTCTTGATGCTCGTCCAAGTCTTGAACTCTGGAGTGCCAGTGTAACCGTGGTCAAAATTGCCGTGAGTAGGTCCTACCTTACACGGACGCCTGTTCTCTGTTTGCTCCAACTTTGTGGCCCAACGAACATTCCCAGGTTGGTAATCCGCATTATTGTCGATTCGATCCAGCGAGTGCTGAGGCGAGGGGCGGGGACCAATGTATTGGTAAAAAACCAGAAAGTCTACGATCCATGGTTCGTGAATCTTGATGCCCCGACCACCCCAATATGGATAGTTACCACTCTTCGGATTCAAACAACGGTCCTTCATCAGAGACCACGCCCGATATTCTGGAGTCCCAACTCCACCGTGCTTGAAGTTAGTAGGCTTACCGTCAGTCCGAACGGGCCTCGAACAAAGCTTCACACCATGCTTCCGGTGAGGACGACGGTTGTTGTTCTGTTCCTTATCTGTAGCCCAACGGACATTACCAGGCTCATAGTTACCGTTGAGGTTAGGGTACCTATCCAACGAATGACCATCAGAAGGACGGGGACCAACATGAGCCAAGAAGGCCCTGAAGTCTTTAACCCACCCATCAAAGATCGTTACCCCACGACCACCATAATCTAGGTAAGCGCGCCTCTCCGTTTCCGATGGCGTTCGCATGATACTTCACTTCGCCACCTCCAGCCCCGCGAGGCGCGAAAATACGACCTCCACCGATGTTCCCTTCGTGCTTTTGATCACGGCCAGCGGCTCGAACGGGAGCCAGTCCGCGCCGACGTTCTCGCAGGCAATGACGTCGCCTGGCATGCGTCGACACCATGCCGCGAGGCGCGGATAGTCTACATCGTGGAAGCGATAGAATCGCCCCTTGCCGAGGTACGGCGGGTCAACGAAGTATGTGGCTTCGGCCATCGGGACCGATTCGTAACCGCCGTATCGGATCTCCCAGTGACGAATGCGGCCCACCTGCGAGGCGATTCGCTCGCGCGCCCGCTGGGACCACACAAGTTGCGCTCGCTCGGTACGCGCAGAAAACGCCGTTTTCGTCTTCTTGGGTTGCGACGATCCACGGTTGAGCCAGAAGCCGATGAGCCATCGTGCCTCCTGCGGGAGCGAAAGGCTATCCACGTTCTGCCCGACGTCGAGGTCGGGGAGCGCGAGCACCTCTGCCGGCGAGACGTGGATCAGGTAGTCCCACACTCCAACGAGGATGGGATCGAAGTCGTTCAGAATCACGCGCGCAGGCTCGTGAAATGTCGCGTATCCGGCCGACCCAGCAAAAGGCTCGATGACCATCTCGCGAGGCGCAGGGTAGCGCTTTGCATCGCGCCACTTGGACCCGTAGAACGGGAAAAACGGCTTCAACATGGCAGCCCCGCGAGGCGCGCTCGGTGGTTGGAGTTCATACAGCGAGCCTTTATTTGCTGCCAACACTTATACTCTGGCGTGTTACTGAGTCCATGTTTCAGGTACATGGGCTCAGTATAGCTCTCGCGACCACTGAGTCAAACCTTTTCGAGGTTGTCTTTAGGTGACACACAAACCCAACTAAAAACAGCCGTCTCCGCCTCGTCCCTGCCATTGTGGCAATTTAACTTCGCGTAAAACGTTGAAATTTTTGTTCGCAATGGAACTGAAGACCTTGGAGTAGGGGACGAACTTAGGGTCCTCCGCAGCCCTCTTCTCTAGGACTACTACAGCCCCAAAAAAACGATGCCTAACTCTACCTTGAGTTAGGCCTAACTTGGAAGCTACTTCAGACTGGCAAGTTGTTTGCCACATACCCACAAGAATGTTAACGTCAGTCGGCTTAAATGGCACCTCTGGGAGGTCCTGACGTAACCCATCTTCACTGAGGGTTGGGATCGACAGCAGGAACCTAATTCGCTGGAGTCCTCGGTTCAACCTGTAGCTGATTGCAGCTTGGGTCACCCCAAAGATCTCGGCAAGGTCTGCCTGACGTTTCTTTTGCATGTAGTACAACTCCATGAGATCCGCCTCCCTTTTAGGGATCCGGTCTAATAGAGGTTGAATCTGGCTCTCATAGCTCAGAGCCATACTCGTACTTACTTCAGGTTCCTCCTCCTCAAATTCTTTGGGTTGAGTGGAGAATCGATTTGCTAACTCAGTTGGGTCTACAAGGATAAGGTACCCGTCTGCCATGGCTTTAGACCTCTTGTAACGAGCAAGGCACAAAAGTACCCACTCAAAGCTACTAGAGGTAACTCTGCCACAACACACCCAAAAGATCCAACCAAAATTAGCTAATCGTCTATAATCTCCAGATACCCCCTCAATCTACGTGGAATGCTATGAGTTAGAAGTACCGACCTTTTCGAACCCTGACTTACGCCTCACACTACTTGCTAATGTAGTAGAGACACCATGTCGCGTTAGTACGCCCTCAGTCTCATCTGGCGTCAACTCAGGGAAATATTCAAAGGTTAGGTCAGAGCGTAGCGTGACCAGGTGTAGGTTCAACTTCACCTGAGCCTCGGAACCTCGCATTTGCGCGCACTGTTTGACAGTCAAGTTGGACAGGCTAGATGCGAAGATACTTTCGACGTCGTGGAACGTATTGATTAGGTCGACGAATACCTTCTTCGGTACGCGTGGAACTCCAGGAAGGTTGTCGGATTTGTCCCCACAGAACGCCTTGTACTGATTAAGTCTCTCTGGGGCCAGGCCAAATTCCGACACTACCTTATCCCGGTCGTACAAAAGCTCTGCTCGTGCTCCTTGCTTTGGGACCAGCAACAAGTCGGAGTGAGTGACAAGCTGTAGGAAGTCTCGGTCTGTGGACACAATGACGTTTGCTTGACCTTTGAGAGGACCTCTTACCAGGCAAGCAATCACGTCATCCGCCTCCTCTGTAGGGTTACAGACTTGTTGCACCTTTAGTCCGGACAGAACCTCTCTGAGACTTTGCATCTCGGATTCTTTCCATGGTGGGGAGGATCTACCCTTCTTGTAGTCCGAGAACAACCCTCTTCGGTACTGAGAAGAGCCATCCCACACGACATAGATATTGGCGCGATCGAACTTCTTTCTAAGGCTAGCTAGACTCTTGAGGAAGGTTTGAGCCAGGACTGTACCCTCAGTTGCAGGGGCCATATATCCTCGGGAAGCTGCGTACGCATAGTAAACTCGATACGCCAAGTTAAGTCCATCTACGACTACATTCTGTACCATATGTCTACCTTTACCCAACAGGCTAGCCTCTAGCCATCGAACTTCACTGTTAATCGCAGCCAATCTTTGGTGCAGTCGCTGGAGTTGCCGCACCTTACCTAAGGTAGCGGACAACTTACTCCTCACGTTGTCTGCGCGCTCTAAGCCCTTGCTAATAGCCACAAGCTCAAAGAAAGGACGACTGCGCGTAAGTGCTACTTGCTGCCTAAGTACCTCCAACTTAGATAGGATTTGAGTCTCTAAGAGATTGGTACCACGTAGGAGCTGGTTTGGATCGAACTTCAGGCTCTGGTGGGAGGTCCACCATTGAGTTAGCCTCCGCCATCTTACGTAGCACTCAAGTAAAGGTGAGACTTTACCGGGCACGATAGCAAGTGGCCTTAGCCCTTCAATCCAGTCCCTAATGCGGGTCAATTTGTTGGCGAAAGGGGCAAAGTCTGAGCTTGCTTGCTGCTGACCCTTAGCGACAAATCTTAGGAACGATCGAGGGAGTGTGACAATCGCCTCCTTTGACCTTAGCTGAATGTGAACTTGAACGGACTCTGTTTCTGGGATGTCCTCTATCACCTTACCTACAATATTGCGGTAAGCGCCCCCAGTAATCTGGACCTCATCCCCAACATTGATCCCCTGTTCGCACTCCACATGGATCTGACGTCGCATCTTCTCTATGTCAGAGTTGCGCACTCCAGTAATTTTTCTTGATGTGCCAGTCGACTTGTTGCTAGTGAGGACTGAGTCGATATACCGTGTCCCCTCCAACCTCAGGTACGCTGTATCGGGTAGAGTTCGTCGAACGAAGACATAATTGTCAATTAGCTTGTGAACGACCCTACTGTCTCCGGAAGTACGTATAGACACCGGAAGGAAAATCTCTACCTCCCTCTTTAGGAGCCGTCGTATGGCCTGTAGGATAGTATCCGGGTCCTCCTCTTCCCCTTGAGCACTTAGCTCGATGACAACCCACTCATCTAGGGGACTAGCAGTCACTTAGGTCTCCTGCCCCAAAGAGCCTCAAAGTGCTTTCTCCATGTACTAGGAGGGATAGGGGCATTGTTGTCACCTCGCTTTTCAAAGATGAGTGGTTTTCGTATCCGACCCACTCCAGGTTTCTCGGTAGGCATTGCCTTAGAATCTACTTCTGTCAATGCGCAAACGTCGTTAGACCCTAAATCCCCTAAGGGGGGTTGAGGTACGAAGCTCAGAGTAGGGGCTTTATCCTGGGTGACAGGAGCCTGGACCTGAGGGGCGGGAGCAGGAGTAGGAGCAGTGACCTGAGGAGCAGGGGTAGGGGTCTGAGGGGCAGCAACAGGAACAGTGACCTGAGGGGCCGCCTGGACCTGAGGAGGGGCCGGGATTGGACTCTGAATCTGAACCTGGACAGGCGCTTGAGCGGTCGAACTCAACTTATCAGCGAGGATCACTAGGTCGCAAACAAGCCCATTTTGTGTCGAGTACTTCGTGGAGGTGAGCACCCTAACCAACTCAATTAACCCACTACCACCATAACTTTCGAATACCCGTGAGCCAAGATTCTTGTCAGCGTACCTAAAGTTAGCACACATCCCCATAGCCAAACGATAGGAGTTCATTGCGGCTTCGGTCAAACCTGAAGCAACCTCGTCCGGAGTACTTGTATCACCTAGCGAGTCTAGTAGATCCAGAGCTTCTTGCGTATTGGAGACCAAGCTAAGTAGGATCTTGTAGTAGGTAGTGACTGCTGACAAGTTCAAATGGGCCCGAGCACTGCTTACAGTGATTGCCCCAACTTGCGCTAGCATCTCTAGACGATTCAACACATCTCGAACGTGTCCCCCAGCGAAGTCGATCACGGTAAGAACTGCATCTTCCTCGTAGTCCACCTTCTCCGATTGAAGGATAGACACCATCCTACCTAGGATGTCTTCTCTGGTGATTCTCCGAATCGCATACTCTTCACACCTAGCACGAATGGCGTGTCGAACCTTTTCAGGCTCGGTAGTGCAAAGAATACTTACAAGCTGCTTCTCCTCAATAGGCTTCAATAGGCCGTCTTGGGCAGCTAGACTCATGCGATGACACTCATCAAAGAGGTAAACCCTCTTTCTGGCGCCGAACACAGCGAAGGGTAGGTCCTCGACAATTTTTCGAATGTGCTCAGTGGTGCCCTGGTTCGCAGCGTCTTTCTCGACAAACGCAGACGAGGTGTCTTCGAGGCAAGCTACGCAATTAGGGCAAGCATTGCAGGGGTCTGGGAGAGACTTGTCCAGGTGGGTGCAAAGTAACGCCCGAGCTAAGATACGACCAAGAGTGGTTTTCCCCTGACCAGAAGCCCCGGAGAAGAGGTAACTCGTATCCAAAGCTGTATCATTGGCTAACCTAGCTCTAAGCACCTGCACTGTGCCTTGCTGGCCCAGCACATCAGAGAATACTAGTGGACGATATCGAGTATCCCACACAATTCACCCCTCAAGTCTTTACTACCATAGACGACAGGAGAGGGGAAGTAGTCTTTCCCTCTCCTGTCTTAGCGAGCTTACCCAGCAAACTTTAGTTTGTGGTGGTTTGCACGGTCTCAGTACTTGACTCTACTTCAGTTAGGTACCCCAAGTCAATGGATTGCCCAACAGACACAAAGGCGGCAAGGTCATCGTGCCAAGCCCCATACCTACGAAGGATTGTAGCAAACTCATTTACGTCTGGCTCTCGAACAGACCACTTCATATCCCCACCGCCATCTTCATCCTCCTCACCTACGCAGCGCTCCAGTAGGTGGTCGATGAGAGCTACTCGCTTCGTGGCATCCATCTCATTCCATGTCTCAAGAGGGATCTCCATTAGGAAGTTGGCGTCAATCAGGAAGAGCATCTGGTCAGAGAGTTTTTTCACTGACCCAGGTTGAACCTTACCACCCTTCTTCGAGGCCTTCTCCTTGAAGAGGAACCTGAACTTGGCCGTAGCCAGGGTTGGATGGTAGGTGGCGATTAGGTCGTTTGCGATGGCCTGAACAGCCTCAGCCTCAGCGTACACTTGCATAACTTACTCCAGTTGTTGGGTCAAAAATTGAGCGAAACGTTCATCACCCAAGGCTTCCCACAGGTTACCAGGATCTTTGATGGGGGTACCATCAATTAGCTTTAGGCCTAGTGGGTATTCGATAGGGCGTACAGTAAGGTCTCTACCGTACTTGGTGCGTATAGCCTCTACACCATGTCTACCCTTCGCGTCCGAATCGTAGAACGGGTAAATGGTGTGAGCGACTCGTTTTAGCGTGCGAGCAAAAGACTCACTGACTTTTGCAGTTAAGGTGGATACAACCGTGGGGTTGACTCTTTGGACAGGGAATAAATCGAACACCCCCTCTACGACTATCGTAGACTCGTCCTTCCAAATATGGGGCATTGCCTGCCCCAGTCCGAATAGTACCGGCTCAGAGCTAGTCAAGAAGAAGTCAGAGTACTTGCTACGGTCCAAGGCTCGTACTTGAACTCCTCTTACACTGCCTAGCGCATTCGTCAAAGGGAAAACGAGGGTCTGCCTGAGCTTTAGGCCACCCTTAGCCCAATCTAGGAACTCGCTGGAGTACTGAGCTGGAGGTAACTCTCCATCAAAGTACCCGAGATTGAACGATTCAATCTGATCGTTAGAGACTCCTCTACCCCAAAGAAACTCCAGAACAGGCTCTGAGGTAAGGAGTAGCTCGTGAGTGTGAGCTGTAAACGTATCAACCCACATAGCTAGGGTCAACAAGGTAGAGGTTATGTTGAACATCGTACAATTGGATACCAAGCTGGTCTCCAATGCGCACATAAACCCCAAGAGCTGTAGGGTTAGCTGCCACCATAGCCTGACCGTCCACTAATCCGTTCGTGGTGATTACATTCAACCCACTCAAGGTCAAAGTCTCCCCCTCCTTTAGCTCATGGTTTGTGACAGCTTTCGCTAGATCACTAGCCAGTACCACGGACTTAGGGGTCGTACCAACCTCCCGCATCTTACTCAGAGCTGAAACCAAGTCAGGGTGGCACGTCTTCCATCCCTCTAACTTAGCCTCCCTCTGAAGGGTTCGGAAAAGCTTAGCTAGTACCTTGGGTTCGTCCTCCAAGGGGCAATCGAACAACCCTAGACGTAAAGTACCATCTGCCGTCCTACGAGTTTGAACGAAGTCCCCCCTCGTATTCGTAGCAAGCGCCTGTTTGGCTGTACTTACCCCTGGCAACTCAATCATCATCGGCACTGCTAAGCCCACCTTTGCAGACTTAGGTCGATGTCGATCAGGAACGAGTAACTGCGATAGGATAGATAGCATCTAGCGAAAGCTCCGAAACCATTGAAGTATTCGACCCCATAGGGTGACCCTTACTGGTACGAGGGGCAACGTCTCTACAAGAGTCGGCAGCGCTTCTGGGGTCTTGTCGCAGGAGGGACAGCAGGAGGTAGGGGACCACTCGTTTTCAAGGGGTACCCCACAGTGGCAACAAGGGAACAGAACTGAGGCCTGTGACGCTTCTACTGTGGCCTGTGGCGCCTCTACGAGGATCGGGCTAGGGTCGGCACCACCCTCCAGTGAGAGGACCCAACGTAGGGTATGAACCTGAGGGAGATTCAACTCCACCCAAGAATCGTCCTGAAGCAACGCCTCGAATTCACCTAAAAGTTCACTCTCTGAGCGAGCTAAAGTGAAGTCACCACAACGCTTGGCGTCAAGAGGCTCCTCACAGATAGTCCCACTCCAACTCTCAGGATCGTCGGACCCTAACATGCACAGCCCAATTGTTTGGAGGACGGGCAAGCTGCGCTTCGATGACGTAACCCGATTGTAATCAGGGTTAGCCTCTGACCCAATCAGCTTTCGTTGATCTAAGGAGTGCCTGTAGTTGTGCACACAGTGGTGAGGTAAGCACTCGGTAAACTCTGCAATGTAGCTATTACGAGCACTAGCTAGTAGCTCACTCAACCTATGTTCGACCTGCACCTTTAACACGTAGGGCCTCGTACTTTTTTGAGGTGGAGTTTCGGCTTAGAGCCAACCTCAGCCTTAAGATCCCCGTGGTAGCTGCTATTGGCATAGTCCGACCAAGCAGCTTTGTGTGCAATTAAGAGTAGATTCAATCCACTTGCACCTGCAAGCTTAGATAGGAACTGAGCAGTCGGCTCTATGTACTCATCCGATATCGCAGCAAGCGTCTCATCTAGTAACAGTAACTTCTGTCGTTTGAGACGTAAAAGCGTCAAGATACGGAGAATGAGACTGGCAACCGTAGCAGGACCACCCCCAAAGGACTCCAATGGGGCACCTACAAACCCACCATTGTCCGGATCCCCGATACAGATAAGGAACTCAACGCTTATCTTGTTGTACTTGGACGTTACTTCGGCCTTAAACTTGAGGTCTTGATCGAAAAAGATAGCCTTCAACCCCTCTGTAACGATGTCCTCTGTCATCTTCACCTGATGCAGGACGAGTCGATCCATAAGGGTTCGGTACAGCTCGGACACCTTCACTAGGATGTCCTGCTTCTTTTTCAGCTCTAGGATCTCAAGTTCTCTGGCAGTCGCGGTAGTGACCAGCTGGTCTCGAATGGTCTTAGCTCGTAACGCCTTGTCCTGTAGGGCACGAACACGCAAGGTTAGAGCGTCTACATTCGGGAGGACATGAATCGTATGACTCGACATAGCACGGAACCTTCCGAGTCAGGGACTGACTCTCCATTGGAGTCCAATCGAAACTCATCTATAGTGCGAAAAACCCCAGTTGGTTTTCGAGCTTCAGCTACTTGGCACCACCACACTCGCAGCTCCACTTCAGGGCTGAGGTTATCCTTAACCAAGGACATGAGATGGTCTAAACTGATATCGAAAGACCAACTTTCGGGCAACGCCCAAACCTCACCGTCCGGTTTTGCCTTTAACCTCACGGCTGTAGGTGGGCTCTTGACCTTAGAGGACCCATCTGCAATCACAAACTCAAGGCTACATTGCTCGTGAGAGTAGACTATCCGCACCTTCTCGTAATTGGATTCCAGCTCTTTTTTCAGATACTGAAGAGTCCCGTACAGTTGCTGCCGATCAACCCCAAGAACAAAGTAGTCGACATCTAGGGCGTAAGTGCTGAAAATACCATCCGCATTTGCGTACTTTGGCCAGCCAAACACTTGACCTTTCGTGTTTCGAACAAAGGTAAACTGGGCCCCAAAGAGGACCTGAATCTCCCCAGGACTCTTTGCCAGAAACCCTATCAGGTTGTCTAGGTGGAGCTGGTGGACGGAGAAGGCCTTACCCTGAAAGGCCTCAGACCAAAAGAAGGAGGCCTTCTGCCCATCTGAGGCGCAAAGGTATCCGTCACCCAGGTCTGTATGCAACCGTATGGACCTGAACTTCTCCTGTGGGGCGTCCTTACCCATGAAGGGCTTGCTGAGTACAAGGGCTTTTTGGAGCACCTTGGCTGGGACAGTGTAAGCCTCCTCTGCTTTTTGCAGCTCCTGGTCGCAAGTGGATAGAGACTTAGGGTTCCTTGTGGTGCGCTCAGACTTGGCCCCATTCGACGCTTGGTAGCGTACAACGAACTTCCCCTCCTCCTCCACGGTCTCAAACCTAACGGTATGCTTACCGAGGAAACGCAAGGCGTCGATGTTCGCAACGGGGTAGATAAACTCCCCATCCGCGTCAGAGCTTACAGCGAACTCAGCTCTTGCCACACACAGGCTATCACTGGAGTAGACGTAGCAACGCTCGCCCACTACCTTGAATAGATAGCCAGAGTCCTTCGCTGGGGTGACAATGCCAACGAGACTAACGGCTTCCAGTAAGTCTGCAATGTTTGCTGCAAATTTCATCGGACTACTTCTTCTTGTCGTAATCCTCGATTGTGGTCTCAGCTTCAACCAGCCCCTTTTCAAAGGAGAGCATTAGGGTCTCTAGCTCCTGCTGCGTTTTGTCTCGGTCCTCCACCAAAGTCTTGGGGTTGTATCCAGCTGCTTTGATTTCTGCAACGAGATTCGCCAGCTCCTCCTTCTTAGACTTCAGCTCTCCCCCTAGCTCAGTTTTACGCTTAAGAACCCGCTGGTTCCTGGAGATAAGGTCTGCAATTTTACGCTCAAGTTCATCGGGTGCTAACATGACTCACTCCTCATCTAGAGACAGGCCATCCTCTAGTACACCACTCTGGGGTAGGGTAGGCCTAGGTTTTCGTTGTTGATTTTGAATGGAAGCTACTTTTTTCTTACCCTCCTCACACACCGGAAGGTACGAACACAACGAACAGTGCCAACCTGGCTGAGCTGGGAACAACTCCTGTAGCAACTCCGAGTGCTCTTGAGCCTTACCGCTCACCTTAGCAAGCTTCTGGATTGACCCGGACACCCTGTCGACCGTTGACAACACCTCGTGTTGAAGCTGGTCTAGATCGAACTTGGTGAACGGGATCCACTCCATAGCAGCGTCCCCCTCAAATCTCCAGAAGACATAGCCTAGCTGGTCAGGGACCTTATTTAGCTTAGCTCTATGCAGGAAGGCGTACCACTTGAGCTGCACACCCTCTACTTGCTTTCCAGCTTTCTTAGCGTGCCCATCGACATACTTATCTCTGTGCTTTGACCCCTTACCGTCAAGCAACACGAGGTCACCGTCAGGAGCCACCCTCTGGATTAGGAAGTCAGCTCTACCTCCAATAAGATGCTCCCCAAACTTCGTGTCAAGCTTTACCTCAGCCTCCGCATACCTACCAACGAGCCTATTTCGTCGGATAGTGTCTATGCCCCGTGGGATAGAGTCTCGAACATCGACTAGTAAGGCCTCTTTACTTGCATAGTTCGACCTCTCGTCCCCCCAGTCAATAACCCTACCCTTTTGAGGTTTTGTGGACTCAAGGTAGACGGGCTCAACGAGATCCTGCAACTTATCTACGTAGTTGACGTGCTTCCAAATTCGATCTCGATAGAAGATCTCGAAAACCGTGCCAATGATTATCCCGTAGAGGGCATTCACACCGTTATCTGGGGCAGTTAGCACCGTCTTGTTTACATACCGATGCCAGTAGGACAACGGGCACTGCTCGTTAGACTTGTAACCAGAGTATGAAATGTACACGATTACCCCACTGTGTCAACAAGTTCAAAGTAGCGTAGAGCAGCATCCCGAACCTCATCTGCAAAACCAAGCGTTCGAATGTTCTCCTCGATGCTAGACGTAGGGTCAATAGCACCCTTCATCATCAACTGTAGAACAAACTGCTCGATATCTTTACGTTCTCGCTCTTGAGTAGCTTTTCGCTCCAAGTCGAACACGTCTTCAGCGGACGCCACGGAAATTAGAGAGGACGTGACAGATAGCTTGCCGTTATCGATCTCGATGATGGAGGCTTTAGGGATCCTAGTTAGGTTCTCTCGAACGAGCGCACCTCTCGATAGGGCACCATTGTTCACGAACTTTACCCCTGAGATCTCTTCGACACCCTGATCCTTGTGCCAATGCCCAAATACCCAGCAATCTGGCCCATTCCTACTCACTAGAGACTCGTAGGAGAAGACTGGCTCGTTCCAGAAGTCCTCGACTTGAGGTGGAGGGGTCTTCGATGCTAGCGTGTGAACTACGGCAATAAGGTGAGTATCTCCAGGCTTTTTTTGGATCTGCAACAACTCACTCAGCTTACGAACCGGACTGTAGGGAACCCCGACCACACGGACCTGTAAGTTCCCATCTCGGAAGACTTCCTCCCGCAGGTGCTGGAACACCTTCGTGGCGTACAGTACCCCAAGCGGCTGATCCGCGAGCGTATCAAGGTTGTTGTAGGCTATGTCGTGATTACCCTCCACACAGAACGTAGGACATGAGTACCCTTGATGCAGCCTGGCAGAGCGCTCCACTAGTCGATGCGGATTCTTTGTAGCAGCCTTTACGTGGAAGTAATCCCCTGCATCCAGGACAGCGTTAGCTTCCCACTTCTTAGCCAGGGCTCCTACCTGCTCTAGGCTAGACCACACCTCCATTGGGTAGTCGGCCTTCCAGGAAATGGGGCTTCGATCTGACAAGTGAGTGTCAGTCCTACATACAAATGCAACCCTAGGCATGGTGGTGCTCTCCGTGAATAGCTTGTAGGCAGGTTGGGCACGCCCCTATTTCATCCAACTCAGCCTGCAACCCGACCTCCACTTGATCGAGGTTAGACACTTGAGCTTCGATGTCTGCAATAGTCTTCTGTAGGCTGGCCAACTTCACTTGAAATTGCTGGAGCTGCTTAAGGGCAGAGAGGTTAAGGTCGGCTGCACCTACCCCCTGCCAAGTCGTTCCAGCTCGCTCAAGACTAGCAAACTTCAACTTGAGGTCCTTAAGTCGAAGTACCCAGTTACTAAGTTGACGTAATTGCTTATGCCCAAGGGTCAAGTCAACATCCAGCTTAGTCGAGTTCAGTAGCCCCTGAAGGGGAAGGAGTTTGGCTAGGCTACCCTCTCGCTTCTCAACCTCCGAGTTAAACTCCTGAATCTGTAGCAGCCTACGGTGGGGACCTGAGATGGACTCGGACTCTGGGGTTACCACTGAGCTGATTCGCCATATGGTCCTTAACCTGTCTGAGATGCCCTGTAGGGCAAGGATGAACCCATCCACCTCATCTAGGTCTCGGAGCTTCCCCCTTACGGTAGCGAGCTGTTGAACTACAGCATCTACACAACTCAAACCTAGGTCTAAGTCGACATATTGCGTAAGGTGCTCCTGGGTCTCCTTTAGGTCCTTATCCCGCACCTTTTGAGTAGCGAGAGCCTCTCTACGATCTTTTTCCACAAGTCGTAGAGCACTATTTACCCTACCTAGGCTAGCCACATCAGAGATAGCTTCTGCTGCTGCTGGGCCAGACTGATCTAGCATGAAGATGGGGTAAAATTGGTCCGACACCTGAATCAGTACGGAGTTACCCCCTATCTTCACAGGCGCAAACCCACTAGACATAAGGAAATCTGGGGTACCAGCTCCCGGTTTATCGTACGTGTTACCATTGAACACATACCGGTTGACGGCATCCCCCTTTTCCCACAGTAAGTCGAAGCCTTCACCTACGATATGAACAGAGGATTGACACTTACAGGTTTTGGCTCCTCTTAGCGCTCTTGCGCAATCGATAGCGTGTCGAACAAAGGCAACTCCACCTGAGTTCGTGAGGGCCACTTTCATAGCCCTCACGAACGCACTCTTACCTATGTTAGACCTACCCGTTAGTGCGGTAAATCCATCAATCTGGAGCTTTACATGCTCTATCGATTGAAACCCTCTGACCTCAACTTCAAGCATTTAGCCCTCAGGAAGCTCTTCTGCGGACATAGCTACATCTAGCGCTTCCTCGTCAATACCACTATCCGCTTGGTCATCATCAGAGATTCCAGCCGTCGAGTCAGACTGGATGTCGTCATCCTCTACGTCTTCCTCCTGAGATGCCGCCTCAGGTTTCTCCTGGAGTAGGGCCTTGTGGATCTTTGCGCGAAGCTCCGCAGCAGCTTTAGGGTTCTCAATGAGGTACTTGCGCAGTCGATCCTTACCCTTGAACTTCTCACCATTGTAGGTGTAAGTAGCACCATCCTTGTGGATAATTTTCCTTGGGATGCCGCACTCAATGAGGGACATGAACTCGTCTAGCCCGTACCCGTACCGAATGAAGACTTCGGCCGTATGTCCCTGCTTACCATCCAGCTTGTTTTTCACCACCTTCACGAGGGTGACGTTTCCGAATGGGACCTTCTTCTTCTTGCCAGTGTTTAGATCGACTCTCTCGATAATGTCCGAACGAATCCGAGTGAGCTTGAGACGGTGAGTTGCGTAGAACTTCACTGCCTTTCCACCAGCTGTAGTCTCGTTGTCCCCAGGTCCGGATGTAATCGTAGACCGAATCTGATTCAGCAGCATAACCACTGTGTTTGGGGCCTTCTTCTGCCACTGAACGAGCTTAGAGATATTCTCCGACATAGCTCGTGCGAGGGCGCCAATAGCCGCAACATCCCCTAGCTTCTTGTCCAGCTCCTTCTTCGGAATCATAGCCGCAACAGAGTCAACAACAATCAGGTCGAATCCAGCCTTGATTGCGATGTACAGCATCTTGAAGCCATCTTCAAGCGTGTCAGGCGCATAGCAGATTGTGTCCGTATCGTTGAAGGGGCCTCCAATGACTTTCTGAGCGTACCCATGGTGCAGGGAGTTCTCGAAGTCCAGGAACATGGACGTGCCTCCCATCTTACGCACATTCCCTATTGCCCCCAAAGCTAGGGTAGTCTTGCCGCTAGACTCAGCACCATACACCTCGATAATGCGACCTCTTGCGTAGCCTGGACATGTCAGTCCACTACCGTCTGGTAGTGGACTGCCCCCCAAAAGGTTGTCTATCTGGATGATGTTGGATGGAATATGGGGGAACGTAACCGTAGTAGACCCAACTGGAGTTGCCCCAGTTATCTTCTTGATAGCGGCTAAAGCCCCTAGAACATTCGCCCTAGTCACTGAAGACTTGTCTTTGGGTTGAGACTTTACCGTAGTAGCAGCGATCTTACTCATTTGCGCTCCGAGAATCTAAAGAATCTGTCGTTCTCACGAAATATTGTCCCGTCCTGGTGAGTCTCCCCCTTATGCTTGCCTTTGGTGAAGGTTTGCTCACGTAGAAACACTCGTTGCTCAGTGGGTAACAGGACGTCTTGGGTGATTGTCCCGTCCATCAAACTCCAAAACCTAGCTGCAAATCTAGCTAGGTGGTAAGCATCCGCCTCATCGGCACTCCACTTTGCGATGCCAGTGTCGGCCTTTGCCAAGGCGATCATGTCTGCCTTGAACATCTTACCTTGTCGTAGGGTAGGATCCTCCTTAGTTAGGTACTTCAGTGTGAGAGGATCAAAGTAGACTACATCCCGCTTACGCGTGTAGATAGCCTCATTCACGTACAAGAACAGCCCGTACAAACCCTCTGACCACAGCTCCCCAAACGGAGGAGACTCTACACCAACATGAGTCACCTCTGGCCAACCATCCAGCAAGTCACAAACGCAAGCCCTAAGTCCAATATAGCGACTAATGAATGCCGCAGAGGATGGACTTGCGAACCTACCCTTATCCAGAACCCTAGACTTACCTAGGGCGTTTGAGTCGTGGACGCACCAACCAAACCCAGACATCGATGGGTCTAAACCAATAGACAGCATTACCCCTCAAACAAAGGCGAAAGGGGAAGGAGCTACATTAAAGCCCCTTCCCCTTAGGGGGTAACGTCAGACGTTGTTCAGAATGTTGGTGAAGTCTTCTGTAGAGAGGTCCGAACCAGGGGACACAACCCCTCCTCCGGAAGACATCCCAAGCTTCTCTCGTAGGTCGTCCACGCTCATCTCACGGAAGGGGGATAGCTTCTTGTAGGAAGCAATCGCCTTCGTTAGGACCAGCCTACGGAAGTTATCGTTTCTCTGGTACAGTGCAGGACCGCACTGAGTAATGGTCATCTTCTGGAACCCGGTATCCGTACAAGAGATACTGAGGTCTACTGAGGATACCGTACTATTGCTCTCCACGAGACCCTTGTTGATCTTGCGGATTACCTCATACTTCTCGGCTGGGAATCGCCAAGGCATGATCTTGAACTTACGGATCAAGTCTTCCTTGCTCGTAAGCTCACCCTCTCGGTCAGTGGGGTAAACCACAAGGAGAGTGCATAGGTAATCCTTACGCTCCCCCAACTTCTCGAACACTTTCGCGTCCTCTGCGCTTAGGGTACCCTTTGGCGCTGCAATGTAACCCAACCCAGGGGTCTTAGAGTAGTACCCAGATACCGGCTTAAAGCGTGCCTCGGTAAGGTCCAACAAGTCCACCTCATCCAAGAGGTCAGCGGACTTGTTCAACTTCTTGGCGACCGAAAGCTTTGCCTGCTCAACTACTTCTCGTTTTTGAGCATCCGCTAGTTTGGGGTCTGCGCGAAGGGCCCGACGTAGAGAGGTCATCTCCACTGAGTTGAAGTAGACGATCGCTACACGATCCGTTCTACCCTTTTCACCCTTGTACCAGTCAGTCTTGGTACTATTGACACGATGACGGTCCTCATCGCCAAGACCAATGTCATCATCCTCAAGATCGTAATCGCCCATGATCATTTTCCTTTTGCTGATTAAACGTGCCGCCTGGATATTCCAAAGGATATTGCCAGGAACAGGCTGGTTAGTTGAGAGCTTACTAAGGCAGAAGAACGAGCTTCCTATCCAGTTAACTCTCTACACGAAGGTTACCACACGAGTCACATTTTGTCCACTACATCTTACTTAAGATTTCCGCAAAGTCGAAGTCTGAGAAGTCGTCGATATTTGGCTTCGTTACCTCCTTACTAGTAGGCTTAGAGGCCTTGGCCTTGCTGCTTGTAGTCGCCTCCTTGGGGGAGTCCTTGGGGGTTGCGATAAGGTTAGGAGTGTCGCGCCCCACATCATCTAGGAACCTGGAGAGTTCAAAGTCTTCGGTCGCCTCAGAGGCAGGAGGAGTAGGAGCCTCAGGGGTAGGAGCCTCAGGGGTAGGGGCCTCAGGGATAGGAGCCTCAGGAGTAGGAGCCTCAGGGATAGGAGAGACCTCAGGGGTAGGAGCCTCAGGGATAGGAGAGACCTCAGGGGTAGGAGCCTCAGGGGTAGAAGAGCTTGTCGAGGTCAATGACCTCCTCTGAATCAGGCGCGAGGAGGCCTCAGTGACAACCTTCTCAAGGAGGGTAGGAGAGACCTCAGGAGTTGGAGCCTCCTTCACTATAGCCGCGATGACCTTACCCTCTTCGTCGGCTAGAGCATTGGCACTGGTCCGCTCGTAGTCTAGAAGGTCGTTTCTGGTGGTCTCGTAGAACCTCACAGAGGCCTCTGGGAGTGCCTCTGTGAGTGCCTCTGGTTCAACAGGAGCAGGAGCAGGAGCAGGGGCAGGGGCAGCCCCAGGACTCAACTCCTGGAGTAGCCTATCTAGCTCACTCTCGTCGATAGAGCTAGCGGTAGTACCCCTAGAGTCGCCCCTACTCTCATCTCCGTACCCTGCACCGGTATTACGATCGGTCTGCAACAAGGAGCGTTGAGTTTTGATGTTATCGCTGGTTCGCACTAACTCTTGGTGCCTAAGGCGAACCGTCTTCTCGATTGTATCTAGGTCTGAGATCTGTAGCTCCAGATCTGCAATCTCCCTCCTTTTCGCAGCCAGCATCACATTCGCAGTAGACTCCCTATCTTTGATGTTGGGTAGCCGCTTAATGGAGTCATTCTCTGCTATCAGCTGGTCAAACTCGATCTTGAACTCCAGCTTCAGACCAGCAACCGCCTTAGAAAGCGCACGATTCTCTCGTTGCAACTCCAGCAGCATCATCGTTACCCTATTCATGTAGTTGCGGCACCTAGCCACAACCTCATTCAGGTACCGAGGGCCAGAGATTGTAGGGTCTGAGTCTAGCTCAATACCCATACTAAATAGCTCAGTGTATACCTGCTCAATACGATCAGAGTCCATGGGTTAGTTTCCTGTCAACTGCTTAAAGGAGTTCTCGACTGCCAAAGACAACCCAGTATTTCGTTGAACTACCTGGTCATTGGCTATTGCTCTGCGTACGGCATCACTTCCACCCAAGAGCCAAACTTTACGCTTGGCTCTCGTTATGGCCGTGTAGAACAGGTTGCGCTGCAACATCCTACCTTGGCTGCTAACAACGGGTAGGATGACCGTGTCAAATTCAGACCCTTGACTCTTGTGTACCGTAATCGCATAGGCCAAACGTAGCTTTTGCAGCACATCCTTTTTGGGGAACTCTACGTACACGTCCAAGCCGCCCTCCCCAATCCCGTGAATACGGACAATAAAGTGGTCGGTCTTTACCGCCATCAACTTACCCATGTCCCCGTTGTACACCCCAAGCTTGTAGTCGTTTTTGATGATCATCAAACGGTCCCCCTCGCGAAACCTCAGGGAGCCGCTTGACCATTCTTTCTTGTAAGAGGACTCTGGATTTAAGGCCTCTCGTAGGAGGTCATTCAAGGAATTTACCCCCACCACCCCATCATACTTTGGCGTAAGAACCTGGAAGTTGGCGTCCCGATGCTTCAGCTTAACGGCCATCTGGACAATCAACTCTGCAATTTGAGGTTCCTCCGCAATGGGTACGAACCTGAGGTCAGAGTCTACACCGCCAGCAAGGATCGACTCCCCCCTATTTACCCTGTGGGAGTTGACGACGATAGAGCTTTGCTCAGCTTGCCTAAAGATCTGAGTCAACCTCACTGTAGGTAACGCTGGGCAATTTGCCAGCTCTCGCAGCACATTACCTGGACCTACCGAGGGGAGCTGAGCGTCATCTCCAACAAGCACAAGGATGGTACTCTCATCTAGGGACGTAAGGACTCGGTAGAACAACTCCATGCTGACCATGGACAGCTCATCTACAATTACAGCTCCAATAGGGTACTTGTTGAGGTGGTCGTAACCCCAGGTGTCCCCATCGTACCGTAGTGTCCTGTGAATCGTAGCCGCTGGATGCCCCGTCACAGACGCCAGTCGTTTTGCCGCAATACCGGTAGGGGCCATCAGAGTAAACTGAATCGCAGCTCTCTCGAATAGACTTACGATGGCCTTAATCACCGTAGTTTTACCCGTACCAGGCAATCCTGTAAGGACCAACACTCGATGCTTTGTCAGCTGCTCTACTGCAACTCGCTGAGCATCTGAAAGCTTTATCTGGTGCGTCATCTCGTAGTTGTTAAGGAAGTCCTCAGCATCCACTTCTAGTTTGAGCGGAGTCAGGAACTTAGCTAGGTGGGAAGCGGAGTCCCTCTCGTGTTTGTAATGGACGCCTAGGTAAACCCCAACCTCATCCACCTTCACGACATCACGAGACTCTAAGCGTTGGACAGCTACGAGTAAATCCGCCCCCAAACCAAGCTCTCTAAACGAGTCAACTTCGGGGTACTGCCTCAGTAGTTCTTTTAGGTGTGTAGCTAATGAGTCCAACTTCAAGCAAAGGTGCCCCGAAAGGGCAGACTCTCGTAGTAGCCACAGTACAGCACCCTCCAACCTACGAGAGTCCTGACGAGAGACTTTCAAGTTCGAGGCAATGGAGTCTACCTGATTGAAGGAAAACCCGTCCGCTTCCAGGAGGCGATATGGATTCTCCGTGATAACTGCCTTCGAGTCGGCTCCGAACAAAGAAAAGATAGCTCGAACCTGACTAGAAGTCACCGTGTGATCTGAGAAGAACCCTGCTAGGTCTTTTGCTGCTTGTACAAGGGCCCAAGCCTCTACCACACTCTCGACTTGACCCTCCTCTAGTCCGTCAATACTGTTAAGCTTTTCTGGGGTCTCCCGAATTACTTGAATGACGCCTACACCAAACGTGGATAACAACACACCAACTAAGGTGTAGTCCAGACCTAAGCAGCAAGTTAGGAATTTGTCTGCCCCAGACTCAGACAGTGGGTAAACATCCCAGCTGTGTAGCTCCAACTGTCTCCCATACTTCGGGTGATTTACCCACTTACCGGTAAGCTCTAATGGGACTCCAGCAGATAACCCCTTAACCCCTAGTAGATTACCCTTACAGGTACACACCTTCCCACTGTCAAGCTCCACTGAGAAGATGAAAAAATCTCCGCTAACGTAGGTTACAGCGCTAACTATACCGGTAATCGTATCCACACTAGGACCCTTCTTTGGAAGAAGCCTCAAGGGCTTGAAGGGTTTTCTCCACAGCCTGAACGGTTGCCAAAGGTACGACAATAACTCGTACCTCCTGCCCATGTAGGGTGGCCAGGGCAGCTTGAGGATCGAATACACCTACCATCTTGGATTGAGACTCGAACTCCTCCTCTACTTGTCGGATAACGTAACGCCCCGACATAGGGTCTAGCTCCACGATGCCTTCTACAATGAAAGTGTCCTTAGTTAGGTAGGAATCTGACATACCTCCTATACACCAAAGAGGAGAGGTGCCCCTCAAAATTCAGGGCACCTCTCCTCTTTTTCGACCTACGAGACTAGGTTAGGAGCATCCCATACTATTCCCGCAATTCAAGCACCTATAGCAGGTACCATTGCGGACTGTAATGTGCCCACAACCGTCACAAGCAGGAGCGTCCCCCATCATCTCCGCATGGTGCTGGTCAGCTGAGATTGACTCGGTCAAAGGTCCCTTGGGGGTTTCGTCAGCATAAGCCTCGGACTTGACGTGAGCTAAGTCCTCACGACCTAGGTACTCAACAGCCAAGCTTCGAAAGACATAGTCAACAACACTTGTTGCCAGCTTCACCTTAGCGTGTCCAAGGACTGGGCCAGACGGCTCAAACTTAGTGAAGGTGAACTGCCTCACATAGGACGCTAGAGGCACCCCATGCTGTAGCCCCAGACTTACAGACATGGCTAGGCAATTCATGATGCTACGGAAGGTGGCTCCTTCCTTGTGCATGTCGATGAAGATCTCACCTATCGAACCATCCTCGTACTCTCCAGTGCGTAGGAACACCTTGTGACCACCAACCCTGGCCTCCTGGGTTATCCCAGACCTGCGTGTAGGTAGCCGCACCCTTGACCCTGTAGGCCTCTGAGCAGGCTCCTTGGCTTTCACCTCTGGAGTCTTGACGGCCACCTCTGAAGGCTTGCTAGGAGCTACCTCGACTTCCTTAGTCTTGTCTGCCTGGGAGTTCAGAGGTTGACTGGACTTGCAACCATCGCGATACAACGCAACGGCCTTCAGACCTAGACTCCAACTACGCTCGTAAATGTCCTTAATTTCCTCGACCGTAGACTCGTTGGGCAGGTTGACTGTCTTGCTAATTGCTCCCGATAGGAACGGTTGAGCCGCAGCCATCATGAGCACATGCGACATCGGAGCTAGGTACCTTGTACCATTCTTTCCACACCTATTCGCACAGTCGAAGATTGGAAGCATGCTCGGAGTAATAAGCGGGCAACCTTCAACCGTATCGTACTGCTCTACGTAGGCGAGTACCGACCGAATATCGTCCTCACTGAACTTCAAGTTCTTGAGGGCTTTAGTGACGGACTGGTTTACGATCTTGATCGTACCCCCACCCGCCAGCTTCTTGTACTTCACCAGCGAGAAGTCGGGTTCGATGCCCGTGGTATCGCAATCCATCAACAGCCCGATTGTCCCTGTAGGGGCAAGAACAGTGGTCTGAGAGTTCCGATAACCGAACTGCTCCCCTAGCCGTAGGGCATCATCCCAGTCTTGCTGGGCTGCTTGGATCAAGTAGTTTGGCGCCCGTTCAGAGAAAAGAACTCCAGTGAGTCCATCGTTGATGGCTGCCACTGCTGAGCGATGCTTACCAATAACCTGGAGCATGGGCTCCTTGTTCTTAAGGTAGCCAGCGAAGGGGCCTCGCTTAGCAGCAATCTGAGCGCTTACCTTGTAGGCATGACCCGTGAGTATGGCCGTCAAAGACCCTGCGATAGCTCGACCCTTATCTGAGTCGTAAGGGATACCAGATACCATCAATAACGTGCCTAGGTTAGCGTACCCCAGACCTAGAGGCCTATAGTCATGACTCGTCTTACAAAGACGCTCTGTTGGGTAAGACGAGAAGTCTACCAGGATCTCTTGAGCCAGTAGAAACACTCGGATAGCGTGGCGGTAAGCCTCGACATCAAATGTCCCATCATCCTGCAAGAACTTGGTCAGATTTAGGCTGGCCAGGTTGCAAGCTGACTCGTCAAGGAACATGAACTCAGAGCAGGGGTTACTTGCCCTAATCTTCGCTGTATTTGAGCAAGTATGCCACTCGTTGATGGTGGTGTCGAACTGCAATCCTGGGTCTGCACACTGCCAAGCCGCCTCAGCAATCTTACTCCACAAGTCTCTAGCCTTGTAGGTGTGTAAAACCTCTCCAGTAGTACGACTCACAGTAGACCAGTCACCGTCCGATTGAACGTTACGCATGAACTCGTCAGTAACCCGAACAGAGTTGTTTGAGTTTTGACCTGATACGGTTCGATAGGCCTCCCCGTTGAAGTCACTAGGCCAACCAGCAGCAATAAGAGCCTTAGCCTTCTTTTCCTCCCTAGACTTCCACTCGATGAAGTCCACGATCTCAGGGTGGTCCATGTCTAGGCAGCGCATAACGGCAGCTCGCCTAGTCGTACCACCAGACTTGGTGGAGCCCGCTACCCGGTCAAGCATCTCTAGGAAGCTAATCAAACCGCTAGATAGTCCGCCTCCGGACAACTTCTCGTACTTACTACGAAGGTAGCTCATGTTTGAGCCTGTACCAGACCCGTACTTGAAGAGCATTGCCTCATTCTTGGCTAGGTCGTAGATGCTCCGTAGGTCGTCATCCACACTCTGGATAAAGCACGCTGAGGATTGGGGACGCTCGTAAGCATTCTCCATCCCCATGATCTCTGGGTGCTCGTTTTGACCGTTAAGGCTTGGGTTGTAGCTTTCGTTGTAAGCCCACAAACCTGCCCCACCCTTAATCCCATACCGCTGCCATAGGCCACAGTTGAACCATACTGGCGAATTGAACGCACCCATTTGAGTCGTTAGCATGTAGGACAACTCTGCCTCGAAAGCGTTTGCCTCCTCAAGGTCAGAAAAGTAACCCCTACTCTCTCCAGCTTTGCGTATCGTATTAGCTATACGGTACACGACCTGCTTGAACGACACCTCTCCGCCCCCAGCAACACCAGCCTTGCGGAAGTACTTACTAGCTGCAATATCTGTAGCTAGCTGAGAGAAGGTGGATGGCACCTCAGCATCAGACTGGAAAACCACGGTACCGTCTGGGTCCGTGATCTTTGCCTCTCTCTTCTCCCAAACACAATCCCAAGGAACTCCATCTTGAGTGAAGCGTCGGGTGATTAGCCGTTCGGATTTTGTCTGAGGTGCAGTAGATTCAGTGCTTGGCATGGCTTCCTATTTCAACTTGAGAGAGTAAGAATCGCTAATTCCACATTCGTTTGCCGTTGGCAACCGCTACCGCCTTTTAGGTTGGCGTCTAAATTGCACAACAACTGCATCCCAGCTATCAAGCTATGCCGTGTAAACAAGGTTGCCTGTGCCGGAAGCTGAGACATCTTGAATCGATAGGGGTGCATACCCAGTCGTGAGGCTATGGCCTCTGACTCAACCCCCGAGTCCAACATAGACCTTACAATCAAAAGCCTTTCCGCCTGACTCATGAGTGCTCCTAGGATGACCATAGAAGGATCCTCAGGGGCATGTTGGTAGAGCGAAGACGCTAGGTTGAGAGCCGATTTTGGCTTCTTACTGAAGGTTGCATCCGAAACATCCCAAGGCGTAGTTGTAGTGCCTGGAGATAGGACCAATTGCAGGTGTTCGACGGTTACTGGAGTGGACCCCCCTACGAGTAGGAGCAACTTGCGTAGTTCACTATTTATGCGGTATAGATCTCCACTCGTAAGGTGAAAGATCGCCTTTGCGACTGTGGAGTCTAGGGTTAGCCCCAACTCTCTCGCTGTGACCTCAATCCAGCTCACAACCTCATTGGCACCCCAGGTCTTGAGTTTTGGATGCTCAATCAGAGTTACCTTTTTCTCTGGCAACTTAGCCCAAAACGTTGGGAGTTTACCGTACACTGCCAAAGCTAAGATGCAGCTTAGGTCTTCCTTCTCCTCCAAGTAAGCCTTCAACGCCTTCCCAGGCTTGAACTTATGGGCATTGTCTACCACAACTACACAAGGCTTCGTTGTAGCAGGGTCCAGAAAGTCCATAGGGGGGCTTGAGCAGAGATTCACTAAGCTCTGGTCCGTAAGGTCCGAGCCCTCCAAGAGAATAGCCGTCCTACCTGGTTGGCTGCGGAACTGGAGTAGGTCCTGAGTTACAAAGAAGCTCTCGGCTCCGAATGATACGGTGATTGGAGTTTTGAGTTGAGGCTTAGGCACACTTTGCGTCTTCGGTGAGGGTCTTTGTCTCTAAGTTTGAAGCACGCCGCTCCCTCTTACGAAGGGTGCGATAGATAGAGCGTTAGGCCTACGAAGAGTCTTACCTCGCTTACGATCTTCGATTTGACGGTACAAGCGATGGCAAAAACCGTAGGCCTTCATTGAAGCCTAGATGAAGCTAGCACTGTCTTGAGCTGAAACGACACGTTCAATGGAGTTTGAACCAACTGGGCAGTCAGCTTCTTGAGACCTAACCAAAGGGCAACCCACACCTCAAAACCTACTTGCCCATGTAACTCTGAGATGGATGCCAACCGATCCTGATTGACGACTCGTTTCGAGGCTACCTTATACACTAGGCAATCGTGTACGACAATGCAAAGTAGCTCTAGAAAGGTCGAAAGGTCTTCCTCTTCGTCTACAATTGAGAAGGCCTTGACGAGGTCCTTACCCACCCATTGGCAAACCTCAATAGCCCTATCCCTATGGGTAAGGTGGTTGGAGGCATGGTATCGAATCGCCTTCCCAATAGACCCATCGCTCATACGAGCATACACTAGAGCATCACTTGCGTTGAGGGTGCCAGCCTTAACTAGGTAATCCACGACAAAGGCTTCAGGTAGTCGTTGAAAGTCGATACGATGGCACCTTGACCGAACTGTTGGGAGGATTCGATTGTAGTCCTTAGTTAACAGGAAGAACCGAGACTTGGCCGTCAACTCCTCCAAGGTTTTCAGCAGCGCGTTCGAGGCTGCTTCGGTCATTTGGTCGACATCATCGAGCACAAAAAAACGATAGGGGGCCCTTGTAGGGTACATCAGAGCTTGGGTGACGACTCTTCGTACCTCATCTACCCCAAGACTCTTACCCTTACTCTCAGGTGCAACGATCAACAGGTCCGGATGGACCCCATGCTCCACCTGAAAGATGTCCGAGTCAGTGCCCCCCGAGAGTTGAAGCGCCTCCTTGAAGGCCTCGATCACTGCAAACCTCTTCCCTACCCCCTCAGCCCCTACGCATAGTAGAGGGGACTTGGATTGGCCGGTGATTACACGTTGTAGACTCTGTACGCCATATTCTTGATGCAGGACGTCACTTAGCAAGGAGCACCAAGGGTTGTAGTTTAGGCTCTACGGGGTCTAACGTGAGTCGTACGATGTAGTTTTGACCGCACTTATCGCAAATCATTCGATACACTTCCTGCCCGCTTGTGCAAAGGTAGCCAGAACAACCCTCTCGTATACACCGCATGGTCATCACTTGCGGGCCATACCCCTATTTTTAAGGAACTCGTGGACTTGGTTGTAAACGTCTTCCTTTAGGATGTCCCCACTCCGGATATCCTTCTCAACCTGCACAAACCAGGCATCGATAGAGCTAGATCTCCAGGCCATGCGGTAGTAACTCCAACCCAGAAACTGCCTACGGACCGAATCCTTTGTCGCCTGACTGAACTCACCCTTAATCCAATAGGCACAGGCGAGAGTCATGGCATACCCTCGTTGCTCCCAATGTGTTCGCCATGGAGATCCCCAGGGAGCCAAACACAGGGCAACCAACCCTAGCAACCCCAATGCCTTCCAGCCAACGACCGGAATTAGAGCTAGAGTCAGAACCAGAGCAGGGATAGCCAAGACTTGAGGTAGTAAGTAGGACACCCTAAACCACACGGAATGCTTCAGCGTATCCGACAAGTGGACCCGCTCATGCGCCAGCACGAGAAAGGATTGGGTCGGGTCCCTATCGTAAAATTCCCTTGAGGGGAACCACACGTTAGGATGCAAAGTTGTGGTGTACCTCGTTAGGTAGTCTGGGTTGAATGGTTTGACCAGCCAACCCAGTACACGTTGTAACCTAGAGGTGCTCTTCCAACATACCTTGAACCCTGGAATCGCATTAGACGTGTCTGCCTCGAACGCCCTTAAATCTTGCAAGTACATACCAAGGGGAGTTCAGAAGTGAACTAGCGATCAGAAGTTGAAGCTACCTCCCACGGGGACAGCCCATGAGTGTTTACACTTCACGCACTGGTAGAGTCTACTGTGCGTAGCCGCTGAGTCCGTACCTGCGGCTACAATCTCAATTGCCTGAATGGACTTGCACCCATTATTCATACACTTCAGACTCAGAGTCTTCGGCTCAGGGATTGGAGACTCTACGCCTGGGTTCGTACCTGTTTGGTCAAAACTCATCTTGCCTGCACTCCTTAAATCTTGGTGGTTGGGAACTCAACGGGGAAAAGTCGCTCTAGTACCGTAAGGACTCTTGAGTACAGCTCTTGGTCTCTAATATCCGTAACCGCAGAGTCAAAGTGGTCTTGATTTACCGTGACCCAATGGTAAGTCGGAATCACTAGTGGGTCGAAGGTGCCGTCCCTCAAGTACGGTACCACCTTCAACCAATCCTGTGCAAGCACTAGCAGCTTTATGTGGGTACGCTTATCCTCAAAGAGGATGCAATCCGTTCCCTGTACGGCACACCGTCCAACGATGGCCCTACCTCGTTGGACTGCAACGATAGCTCTCGCTAGGGCTGGAGTATCGTTCTTACGTAACGCATGAGGCCTGGGCTTCCCGAGTAGTCTTTGGTCCACTCTTACGTGGGAGCATAACTACATCCTGAGCTTCAAGGAATCTTCTCCCAAGGAGGGAGGTCCACTGTTTGACCTGCAAGTTCGTGGGTAGAGTCACTACAGAAAGCTATCTTCCCGTCCGTCACAAAAGAGTGACACCTTGCCGGAGGTGATCCGTCCACGCCCGCATCCGACCCATCATAGGTCACTAGGATACTTGCACGAATTGTAGGCAGTACCAAGTCCTCATTGAACGACCACTTATCGTCAACACAGTGAACTCTCCCTTTACACCCAGGGCACCAAAACATGAGGTCTCGTTTGCCCTGAGAGTCCTTGGTAACTTTGATCTTAGGTTGCACTTTGATCCTTACGGCCTAGTGTATTGTGCAAGACGAGGTATCGCTCTTGTCGCAAGGTCAAAGTAGATTGAATCAAGTTCGATACCAACACTCTGGTAACCATTGAACTCTGCGGCAGCGATGGTGGAACCACCTCCCATGAATGGATCGAGCACTACACCCTCACCAAGTGGAAGGGATGCCCTCACAACCTGTCTCATATAACTCTGCGGCTTGAGTGACGGATGGTTGGAGATCTTACGCTCCGCTGGTCTTGTCGGAGAGCATTGAATCACATCAGTGAAGGGGCGCTCCTTCGACTCACGACGGAGACCCCCGGTCTTCCACTTCCTAAGATTATCTTGGACAAGTCCCTCGCAGGGCTTTCTGAAGAGTCCCCAAGGCTCCCAAGCTGATCGTGGCATGACCGTCACATTTGAGAACTCTTCATGTGCGTTCTTGGGACGGTCCCCACCTCACCTCTCAATGTCTGAACAAGTCGAATAATCTCCCCACGCTTCTCGAATCCAGCCTCCAACATGGGAATGTAGACGAGATGGGATACGAGCGGATTACCAGCAATGATTACATGCCCACCAGGAACCAAAATACGCAGAACATGCCTAGCCCACTCTGCAAAAAAGTCCCTCATCACGAGCTGCTCCTTCGCCGTGAGGGTGGTAAATCTTGGTAAAGGCATGCGCTTGCAACCATCGAACTCAGGTGGAATGCGCCAGACTCCACCGCGACCCGTGCGGAGCTTAACCTTCTCGATCTCACTGAACTCGCGCAGGCCGTATGGCGGATCAGTAACCACCGCATGAATCGAATTAGGAGCACGATCACGCATCCACCTAAGACAATCCCCGTTCACCAGTGTTGCACGCCCGTAGTTAGTTGAACCTAATTCAGGATCCTCCACTACTGCACCACACCCGTAGTCACCTTGGTCTCTTTACGAAGGGCCACCTCCGTTGTGAGTAGAGTGCCCGTAAGGGAGATAGCATTGGATATTGCGGACCTCACGACTTTCGTCGGATCCAGAATTCCAGCCAACTTTAGGTCAGTTACCGTCATGGTCTGAGCGTCAAATCCAAGGTACTCGCTACCCTCTTCTTGGCAGGCACCTTGTACTTGGTCCAGGTACTTGTCAGGGTTCCGCACTCCAGCATTCTTCAGGATCGCTCGGAAGGGCTCAGCACACGCCTCTAGGACCAGGTTGAACCCAGCCCTCTCATCCTCACTATCTAGTCCAGGTAGGTCGGTAGACCCCCCCTCCAGTTGCGCCTGAGCGTCCCATGCAGCCCTTACGAGACACATGCCGCCCCCAGAGACCAACCCCTCCTCAATCGCAGCCCTCGTGGCGTACAGAGCGTCCTCCATGCGAGCCTTGATCTCCTTCAGAGCTAGCTCCGAAGCAGCCCCCACCTTGATCGAACAAACTCCACCAAGTAGCTTGCCCATCCGAGACTGCAACTTCTCTCGGTCGTACTCGCTTCCTGTACGCTCAATCTCAGACTTAATCTGATCGATCCTACTGTCGATAGCCTCAGGGGACCCCGCACCATCTACAATCGTTGTTAGATGGTCGGTAACCTTCACGAGTCTAGCCGAGCCAAACATAGCCAAGGAGACATCCTGAAAGGACATCCCAAGCTCCTTCGATATGAAGGTGGCCCCTGTAAGCGTGGCAAGGTCCTTCAGAATCTCTGACTGTTGAGTACCAAACGCAGGAGCCTTGATTAGCTGAGAGATGAGCGTCTTAGCGCCAAAGTTCTGACACAGAGCTGCCAAAGCCTCACCATCGAAGTCTGGGGCAATCCAAAGAACAGGCCTACCCTCTTTGATGATCGCCTCCAACGCTGGGACAAAGGGTCCGATTGCAGTAACCGGCATGTCCGTAACAAGTACGTAAGGGTTATCTAGAGTCGAAGAGTAGGTGTCTGGGTCCATCATGAAGGCAGAGCTAATCCAACCCCGCTCAATCTGCATACCATCGGTGGCTTCGATGGTAATGTCCATCGTCTTGCCCTCCTCGATACTGACAATCCCGTCCTTACCTACCTTGGCTACCGCCTCAGCAATGATCTTACCGATCTTGCGATCCCCATTGGCGCTTATCGTAGCTACACCCTCGACCTCATCCTGCGTTCGAACAGGGTAGGTCTGGTTGTAGATGGAGTCCTCGATGTAGAGGTAGGCTTTATCCATCCCTCGCTTGAGGAAGATTGGTGCGTACCCAGCGGTAATCAGCTGCATACCTCGAACAAACATTGCACGGGAAAGGACAGTCGCAGTCGTTGTACCATCCCCAGCAACGTCACTCGTCTTTGACGACACCTCTCGGATTAGCCTCGCCCCCATATTCTCCCATGGGTCCGATAGCTCAATCTCCTTTGCAACGCTCACTCCATCCTTTGTGATTAGAGGAGCACCAAAGGCTTTTGCTAGGCAGACGTTACGTCCCTTGGGACCTAGAGTTACAGCTACTGCATCTGCAAGCTGATTGACCCCGGAGAGAAGTGACTTGCGGATAGCATCCCCAGACTTAATCGACATTAGTGTGACTCCATTTACTTTTTCGAGTTAGACCCGTATACCACGTCAATCTCTGTAGGGTCAAGGTCTGGCAGTGAATCTGAGGTGAACCGAGCTGCGGCTGCCTGTAGGTCTCTAGCGCCTAGCTCCCGCTTTCGAGGAGCCCAAGGGGACGACACATCAATCATCTTGGTCTCTAGCCACCCTAGGGTATCCAACAGGACGAGGTTTGGAGCTACCGATTCAATAGTCCAAACTTTGGCTTCCCCTTGCATGATAGCGGACACCCATACGTAAGTTTGGGAGTCTTGACCAAATACCATAGTAAACCCTCTTGGCAACCTCGCCTCTATCTCTTGAATGAGCTTAGGGATATCCCAAAATGCGGCCTCTGGGGTGATCATGCCTCTCCTGCTACAAATGGCTTAGTAGTTAAGCATCTCTAGGAAGAGATGCCCTTGCTCGATAGCGTCCTCTAACGCTACATGCGTATGCCTAGCCTTCGAGTTGAACCAACTTCTTGGCATACTTCGCTTTGTAGTTCCTTTGAATGAAGTCCCCAACTTCGCCATCGCGTAGGACTTCATATCTAGGGCTGAGAAGCTAAAGGGGTCACCTCCAGTGAAGTACACGAGGTACCAATGCATGAAGGCGTGGTCAAAAGTTGCTGGGTATCCTACAAACACAGGCTTTCCAGGTAGGGACTTAACCCACAGGACATACTGCCTCATCGTCTCAGCGATAGGCTTAGGGTCCTTCCGACAAGCAGCCCAAGCCTCTGGGTTCTTGTCCCAGAACTCAGACTTTGTTATCGGGTCCATTGTCGCCCCAGGTAGGGTTTCAAGGTTAGCCTCAAACGTAGACCCCAAACCACCACTCAACGTGAAAGCAGCTGAGCCAAACGACAACATCGAGTTCGGTCCAGGAATTGGGCCGTCCGTCTCAATATCCGTACTTACGTAGATTTCTTCCACAGTCATCTCCATACACGCCTCAACCGAAGCGCTTGATCAAGTCAAACCTAGGCCTAGCTCGATGGCGAGGGAACGCAAACGCTCCGTTCCGGGCCCTGAGCGTATCGCGGTCAATCTCTCCGGACGCTAGAGCGCGCTCATCCTCTTCGCGAGAACGCTGCTTCTCAAGAGCACGGTTGGAGACGTCATAGCGAGTTGTCATGTACCTACCTCAACCTCAACGTAACGAGCTGGATGGACTCCTCAGACCAGTGTGAGACTTCCGTCAAGGCTAACATGGAGCGGTCAAAGAAGTCAACCCTAGCTTTTCCCAGCACCTCAGCATCGGCTCCAAGATTCTTAGGTAAGGTTAAACACAGGAGCCCAGTGATACTCGCAGGAGGAAGTCGAAACGGATCGGCCTCTTGAAGAAAGAGCGACACTTGATCGAACTTACGATTCCAAATCCATCGGTCTACAACACCTAGGGTAAGGTCGGTAGCTAGGATTGGCTTACCAGCCTTAGTTAGGTCGTAAGCGCGATCGAGAGCAGACTTAATCTCAGCTTGAAGAGCCAATACACACCCCCCTACAGGAGGGGTGATACTTACTCTGGCGCTAGAAGGTCGAAGAGTATGGTTAGAGGAGTGGTCAAAAGGGTGCATCGAGTACCGTAACTTTATACACCACAAAACGAGAAAGGGCGAAGCAGGTTTCCCCACTTCGCCCTTTTCGGTCTCAGACTAGCTACGCAGCTACCCCACCCAGCATGTAGAACCCATCTCCATGCTTGTAGGCCTTGGAGAAGTCTAGGTACGGCACCCAAGGAGCAGGAACGTCCATAGAGTGGATGAACACGGCATGGAGTGGCAGAGAGTGGGGCTTTGCTGGCCGCTTGAGGAGCTTCATTCTAGCCTCCTCAGGAGTACGACCACCCTTCTTCTCGTTGCACTTGTAGCAAGAAGTGACGATGTTCTCCCAGTTCGTACGACCACCCTGCTTCCGAGGAAGCACATGGTCATAGTTCAGGTCCTTCATCGACTTCCGCTCCCCGCAGTACTGACAGGAGAACGAGTCTCGTGTGAACACGTTGATGCGCGAGAACTTAACGCCCTTCTTGTACCCCTTTACTGGTACCTTGAGCTGCATAACAGCTGGGATGAAGTACGCTGTTGACGGTGAACTTACCGTCTCCTCGTAATCCTCCAAGACTATTGCCTTCTCTTGGTAGAGGAGACAAATCGCCTCCTCCCAACTAAGGATGGCGTGGGGGAGACCCCACGTATTCAGAAGTAACGTTCTGATTCCGCTCATGTTACACCTACCTTTGCCTCTTCCTCATGTCCGTACCCTCTTTCGAGGGGCTAGAACTTCTAGTCCCTCTCTTCTACGTAAAAGTATCGAACCAATTTAACCGCCTGCTACAAATTCAACCTGCTAGAGTCTGCCTCTGAACGACTGCGGAAGCGAACTTAACCACGTCGGCGTCAGTGAAGACGTTACGAGCATAGTTCGCGATCACTGCCACAAATCTTACGTTGCCTTGCAAGTAACCTTTGGTGTTGTCGATACGGTCTAGACTAGCGCTGTCTATGCTAATTGGACTAGATCTAGTCCAACCCTCGCCCGTAGGTGGAAGTCTCAAACGCCACCCTGTAAGGGGGCAGACCCCACGCTGAATCTCCCACAAACCCTTCAGGAATTCAGGAGTTAGGTCGGTTACCCCTTTCTTAGGTCTCTTAAGCGCATTCCTAGTAAACCACCTAAAGTGAGTTAGCCCGTCTCTCCTATTATCCGCTAACTCTTTGATTCGGTCGCTTCTCTTCCACCCAAGCTTATTCCTTGCCTTGGTTTGACAAGGCAACCCACAATAGAAGTAACTTCTCCCTGTTTTTAACTGGCGACGGTACTCCTTCGCGGACTTCTCAAATACTTTGGTACACGTTGCACAACTTAGGGTTACGGGAGACTCCATACCTTGGTGGAGCTGATAGGAACTTTAGTGGAGCTGCCGAGTATCGCACTCGGGTCCATCAGAAATACGTAAGTGCCTTCTTCCACATGATTGGTTGACGTATCCCCGTCAACTGAGTTCCTCGATTCGGCTAGGACCTATCTACCCTGTTTATCTCGTCTCGTGCTCGGTTAGCCCAGCTCTTCGACCAGCCCTAGTGATTGATGCCCCCGTTCAGGTACCAGGACGATCTTCCTGGGGGACAGCTACTCAAGCCGCTGCGAGAGCGGGAGTAGCGTATGCGTTATCGTTCGCAATTAACGTTCCTTGATTGGTCAAGGCGGGTCAAGGACCGCCTACATGCAGGCACTACTTCTCTCCAATGTCGAATCTATTTCAGCCCCGTTTCTCAAAAACACAAGTTAAGTACAGTCTAAGTCACACTATGTCAAGGATCGAGGTGCTTGGTTACTTCCAACCTGGTAAGTTTACGGCTTACCTTTCTGAGGAACCCTTTGGGGATTCCTGCACCTTAGTAGGACTGGAGGGATTTGAACCCCCATCTCGCGCTTATCAGACGCTAAACCGGTTATAAACCGGGTGCCTTAACCGTTAGGCTACAGTCCCAAGTCTCTAGCTCAAACCCAACTGGAGGTCCAACTTAGCGTCTTTCCGTAAAGCCGCCCGATTGAACTTTCGCTTACGCCCGCGTAGCGCGTTGTACCCAATCCTAGAGGAGAGGCGCAACTCGCGAGCACCTTCGTTACGCTTCCTATTTGCAAGCTTCTTCCAGACTTCCACGTCTCACCCCATGTACATCCTGTCGAGTTGGTCCGACCACTCACCCTCAACTAACTCTCGCATGGTACCGTGAGGTGTACCACACTTAAAGCAGTAGTCATTATCTGCTTCATCGCACATATCACACAGATGTTGTCGATGCGAGGGGGGAGTTTGAACTTGACGTGAAGTCTCAACCTTGATTTTACGCGCACTCATTTAATCCTCAGTAGCTCAGAATGAGGTAGTAGCCCAGGAGGGAATTGAACCCTCAAAAGGGACGGGGTTTAAGGCCGCAGACTATGCCATTCGTCATTACCCTCACTAGGCCAAACACACTTACACTTCAATCTTTGGGACAGACCTAGTCCACCCAGCACGCTCCGCAGTACGTTTACGATGACAGTTAGCGCAAACTACCTCGCACTTCTGTATCTCCTTCTGGATCTTTTCCCAACTGGAATTTCGGTTAGCCAGTACAGTTACCCCAGCAAGCTTCACCCCTCGAACATGATCGAATTCCAGCACAATAGGGTTAGATTCTGGGCAATCCTGACAGCTTTTCCCCTCCAAGTAGGAGTACACCTTAGTAAGAAGGTCTCGACGACGTTCGATGTTGTAGGTGTGGTAACGAGGCTTATTTTTCTTGTAGTGGTTAACACGAGCCCCAATTGCACAAGGCTTACACCACACTTGTCGAGTACCCTTAGCTTTATTCCTCCAGTGGAACTCAGCTAACGCCTTGGAAAGCTTACACTTAGGGCAGATTTTTTCCAACTTCAGTACTCCCGGAGGGAATCGAACCCCCAACATCCGCCTTGTAAAAGCGGCAATCTACCATTGATCTACAGGAGCATAACGATCTACAGGAGCATAACACAACTTACAAGTCTACGCAAGTAGGTAAGTCTCACTCTTCAATACCCTAAGCCTCTCTCACCTCTACTACGTCTCAGACCTCCTACTCTTTAACCACAATCCTCTGAAAGAAGAAGCTCAAGAGCTGCCTTAGAGAAGGTGCCGTCCACGTCAACGTAAGTTCCAGTTACTTGGTTCCTCACCAAGAACCCCAGCCTTACCGCCACAACTACGTGAGGCTCGTTACGAGCACTTTCACGTACAGTCGCCTCCTTCGTAGCTTCTTGTACAGTTGTAAACAACCGAACTACGCAACCACCCACTTCAACTCGGATGCTCATGGTCTACCCCCTACGTAACACTGACTATGGGAAAAGGATTGAGAGGGCACGTTCCATACCCTCCGCGAGGTTATCACACATCTCAGCTTCCCTTAGCGCATGTTCCGCCCGCTCGATGGAGTTACCGATGGCCCGTGCTCGCGCAGCTGAAGCCAGACGGCGACGTTCCGCGATGTAGCGACGAAGCGTCTCAACCCGCTCCTTTGTCGTCCAGGTGAGTTCTGCTGCTTCACTGCAAGTTACCTTAGTGATGTCCATGCCCTACCTACGTACACCGGCTGAGAAGCTTAACCAGAATTTATCGCAGAGGGCGTAACCCTCGGATAATCGAGGTCTCAGGCTCTACAACGACTTGTAGAGTGGTAATGTCGAACAACGCACGGTGAGGTGGGTGGACGAGACTTCGGAACCACGTACACTCCGCCATAAGCACCCCGAAATCCACGATTCTCGTAACAGTCATCCCTGGGTGAGACTTACGACAGACCTTATCTCCAACTTTGATGCTCACAGTCACCCTAGAGACAATTGTCGCTGCGGGGGTTCTTCAAGGGCACGCTAGACGTGTATTCTTCTCTGCCTTCAAGACCACTAGTTGCCATGTGTGCGGGTACTCAAAACACGTAGAGATAGCCCATAAAAGGGCGGTAGCTGACTTCCCAGTTACCGCCACGGTGGGGGAGATAAACAATCTTGAGAACTTGATGAGCCTGTGCCCTAATCACCATTGGGAGCACGATCACCCAAACTCACCAAGTAGGTAGCAACCATTCGCTACTAACGAACACCCCCATGACGCGAGCAACAACCTCGACCGCAACAACCTGCTGATCCATCGCGACAGGTACAGCCGGAGCTTTGTGCTTGGGCTGGGGCTGCGGGCTTTGAAGCTGGCGCATGGCTGAGTGGTGTAGCGGCATCTGCTCGATTTGTTTTACTGGCTTGAACTTGGGCTACAGCATCTGACGTAGACTTATGTCCTATGACACAGTGAGTCAGCACCCCCATCTGAATCTGAAGCGCTGTCCGCAGCGTCTGAAGAGCTATCGGTAGACGAATCTGAGGAGGGGCTATCGGTAGCTGCATCCAAAGAGCTGTCAACGCTTGAGTCTTCTGGGTTGGCGTCCGAAGTCCGTGAGTCCCTCCCCGCATCCTGAGGAGGTACTGAACCCTCAACAGGGTCTAATTTCAGGGGTGGGTCCTGACCTCCACCTACCTGACCCTCAACAACAGGGTTGGAAGAGCACGCAACCACGAGTACAGCAACCAAGAATGCAATTGTCTTTCGAGTCATAAAATTCACCTCTACAACTAGTACGTAGTAGCGGGAACTTCTTCAACCACAATCGACAAGCACCCTCGAAAAAGTCACACCGCAAATTGCGAGAACTTACCTTCCAATAAACTCGCGTAGTCAAGATCCCCGAGGCACTCTTGGATAGAGGTGTCGCCTGGGGTAAAGCCTAGTAGGCGACCGTCATAGAAGAGGGCTGTTTTAGGTACCTTGACCTGACCCCTCGCAAAGAGCTTACCCTTCTCAGTCAGCTGGTAGTAGCCCCTTTTAGCAGACTTACCATCTTGCTCCTTGAGGAGGCCCCAATAGCAGAGCCTGGCCCAGTCGCCCCCCTTACTCATGGAGCCTAACTTTTGCATGTCATCCAGGTACTTCGCTACGTTTACCCACTCCAAGGTCTTCTCTCGAAAGAGAACCATGAGAGCGTACGCCATCGAAGACGTAATTGACTTCCTGTCAACCTGCACCACTTGGCGGCAACAAGGGCAGACCGCCCCCTTCCCCCTCATGGCATGCTCTCGGAGAATCTCTTGAGCTTGAGCTAAGGTGACTTTCGGGTCTAGCTTCGGGTCAAATGGCTTCGTGGTCATTTACAGGCATCCAGGACACGGTCTTTCCACTCAGTGGAGTTAATCTTCTTGGCCCAGTAGAGGGTGTAGATCTCTGGGACCACCTCAGGAATCTTACTGAGGAACGCAGTAAGGAGTCGCTTCACTTCCGAGAGGTCTGGGTACTCTTTATCCTCGAACAGATCTGACCCTGGTAAGTAACCTATTGGCCCCTGCAAGGTAGGAACGTACGCTCTAACCGTGTACTTCTTCTGCATCACTCCAACAGACTCCATAACCACATCGCGTTCGATGTAAGCCACAACAACGCCATCCAGTAGGACCTTAGATGAGCCCATACCACCGTTGGGGTCTATTCGACTAAACGGCTTAAAGGTCACACGACCAGCAGCAACACGACGGTCATAGGAGTAGGCCATACTAACCGCCCGTTGACAAGTAGAACCTTAGCTCCTGGAATCGAAATTTCACTTATACTTCGACTACTCGTGCTAATTTGTCCAACAGAGCTACGGTGAAGCGACTAAGGGATGTCGTCAATGCAGCGAAAAGTCAACCTTGTGTAGACTGCGGTAGGCAATACCACCCATGCGCGATGGATTTTGACCATGTACGAGGCGTGAAGATTCAAACCGTAAGTATAATGCTCAGCGAGCGCCGTCCAGAACAGGTAATTCGAGAGGAGATCTCTAAGTGTGAGGTGCGTTGCGCTGTTTGTCATCGTCTACGCACGCATAAAATTCCGGAGGGCCAACGTGAAGTCCGGTCAAGCTCCGTTAACGGCTAACTCCAAGACCTGATAACAACACTTGGCACCCTTGGTAGGAATTGCACCTACAACCTTGTGGTTCGAAGCCACCTGCTCTGTCTGTTGAGCTACAAGGGTAAACATAAAAGAAACCAACTAGCACCCTTGGAGAGAATCGAACTCCCATCTTCGACATTAGAAGTGTCGTGCCTTAATCCGTTAGACCACAAGGGCAAAGAGAGTCGAGAATCGGAATCGAACCGATGAAAATGGAGGTTGCAGCTCCACGCTTTACCATTCAGCCATCTCGACAGGTATCAGTGACACTTTTCGCGTAGTTGTTGATTTTCCCTCGTAAGCCTGATCACTTCCAACCGGCCATCGGCCAAAGCGTGAGCTATGTATAGGGTACCTAGCACCACGATGATGATTGAAGCATGCCTCGAAAGGGTGAACCACCAGTCGAGTCTGGACTTAAACTTTTCGTACCGTTGAGGGTCTGGTGTCTTCATGGGTTCCTGTTTCATTCGAGCGGGCGAAGGGGGTCGAACCCTCGACAACTGCCTTGGGAAGGCAGCACTCTACCACTGAGTTACACCCGCATTGGGGCAGTTTCCGATCTAGATTCGGTTCACATGTAGGTTACACTGCCAACCTATACTCATGTTATAGTGCATGGTCGATACACTAGAGCGGGCGAAGGGATTCGAACCCTCGACAACTTGCTTGGCAAGCAAGAACTCTACCACTGAGTTACACCCGCAAAGTAAACACACTCGTAGGACAACTCGGATTCGAACCGAGACGAGCCCGGTTATGAGCCGGGGGATCTAACCAATTGATCTATTGTCCCAGGACTCGTAGCATCTCTTCCGCATAAGCCTTTTGCCTCGTATACCTGGCAACAAGTCTAGCTCTATCTAGGTCAGGTAGAGCCTCAACGTCATCGTACCCGTACTTGTAACCACGCTCAGACTCTCTACACCGTCCCGTTCGATTGGAGTCTCTGCATGTCTTACGAGATTTGAGCGATAGCTTAATTCTCGTGTTGATTGAGTCGTTTGTGTTTACCGTTTCACCACCCTCCAACCAAAACCCCGAACCACCCTGTGGGTACTCGGAATCTTGGTTGGAGGGGTAGGACTCGAACCTACAAACCTTGCGGCGAAAAACTCAACCAGTTATCTTCAGCTTCAACTTGAGCTTAGTGCTCACTTTTCAGCTTAACTCAGGCCGAAACCTAGGTCAAGCAAAACTTTCAGGTGGGGAAGAGGTACTCGAAAAGTGCCTTTCCTGGCCCCTTGTCCTCCACGACGTTCGTCTGGTTTGCTTCTTCACGAGCAAACTTCTTCTGGAGGGTCTCCACTCGGGAGAGGTAGGCAGCCTTCACGGTAACCGGAACAGACTTCGCCTGCTTCGTTGTACGCCAAGTGCCAACCCGAACATCATCCGAGACTTCCTTCACTTGAGCAGGATGCTCCTTCGTGGCAGGATGAAGGACCAGGACGTTCGTAACCTTCTTGGTACGGGTCGTCTCCGTAACCTCAGACACCCAGCAGCCTTGCTGCTGGTCAAACGTCCACTTCTCACTAGCATCCAACGTGGGAATCTTCTTCACCTCGCTGTGAATGTCATTGAGGTACTTCTCAAGGGACAGGAGAAACGGAACAGGGGCTCCCTTGATCAGGACGTTCCCATCCACAACCACATCCGCCTTTGCGACACAATTCGTCAAGTCCCGCTGCCAGGTAACGTCGATGATCTCACTCGACGCCTCAGCCACTTGCTGAAGAAGCAGGTGAACATCCTCCTGGATGTTCTTGGTTTCCGGAGGGAGCATCTCCCCTTGAGGAGTTGCCACGTCATCGTTCATCGGAGTATACCGACGTTGAAGACCAGTAAAAACGTCCTGTCGCTGGAGGGTCTTGTACACTCCAGTGAGGCGCTCCACTCCTCGACCACGAACACCCTTCTCAACCGCGATAATCTGATTCAGCTTCATTTTCATCTCTCCAGGTGTTGAATACACCAGAGCGGACGACGAGAATCGAACTCGTTCCCTAGGGTTGGAAACCCTCTGCTCTGCCTTAGAGCTACGTCCGCAAGTCTTACAGCTTACACCGACACGAGTACCCGTTCATAGTCTCATCTGGGCAACGACCCACCGTATGTTTTCCGTGACCGCAGTGGTCACACTGAGTGACCGAATGACACCCCATAGACACATCAAGCGGTTCCGGAGTTAACTTGGGTTGAAGCTTCTTCTTTTTAGCCACGCGAACCTCCGCAACCTAGAGCCCCAAGAGAGAATCGAACTCTCATCTCCGCATTACAAGTGCGGTGCATCGCCATAATGCTTTAGGGGCTTAATTTCATTTGTGGACACTACTGGGATCGAACCAGCGCCCAGGGATTTCGTCCCTTGCTCTACCACCCACATACAAGCGGCGCCACCGTATATGAGAATCTGAGCTAAGTGCCCGTAGACGATACCCGAATATGTGACTCTCACCCTACCCTTAAGTGTACTTCTTACTAGACTTTCTATGCCTACCCATCCCACTCAAAGTTTGAACTTGAGTGTGAGTGCGAACTCTGTGGCAATTAGCCACCATACCCGAATAATGTGTAGGTAATCTACGCCCTACACTTGAACCTACGAAACTTCAACCGAGAGGCTTAACTAGAAATCGGAGGGGTCCCAATTTACCCGAAGTCGAAACTTACGAAGGGCAGCGACCTCCATCTGGCGGACACGCTCTCGGGTTACCCCCATCACCTGCCCTACCTCGTCTAAGGTCATTCCCCCAAGCTCAGCTAGGTCTAGGGAGCAGGAGTGCTTCGAGTTGTTCAAGTGGTGCCTACATTTGACGTACCCGCAAGGTCTACTGCTGTTGGACCCATCGGGTAGACACTCACTTCTGGTGAGGGGGAGCTGAGACCCCGGCTCATCTCGACTAGGTTCTTCAGGGATAGGCTCTTCAGGATTAGATTGCAGCATTGCCTGTTACTACACCGCTAACTTAGCACCCTTGGTAGGATTCGAACCTACGTAAAACACTTTAGGAAAGTGTCGCCTGATCCACTAGGCTACAAGGGCATGGGGTGACATACGGGTTTTGCTCCCGTCGATGACTGATTCACAGTCAGCCTGGTTCACTAGCTCCATCATGTCACCATAACACAAGAGGTAGATGGAGGGCTCGAACCCCAACGTATTACCGTCCCTCGGTTTAGTAAACCGGTTCAGTCCCCGACTGATTCATCTACCAGAGAACACCAACCACTATCCCCCACTACTTAATCTCGTTTTGTCGGTTGACCTCAACCTGGGCAAGCATCTCATCGGAGATCTGCGGGACGGGTGTTCGACGACGTACCTCTAGCTCAATGGCCCTGGAGAGCCTGATGTGAGCACTCATAACTTGACCGAGCAGATCTCGCTTACGTAGAAAAGACTTCATGGACTTCCTCTAGCGTAACTAACACAACCACTAGCGGAGAGAAGAGGTCTTGATCCCCAGCGTGTTACCGCCACTTTGTTCAGCAAACAAGTCCGGGCCCTGCCCGATTTTCTCCCCAATCAAATTTACATACTGCGGTGCGGGGTTGGAGATTCAACTTATACCGCACTGTAGGGGATGAGTCAAATAGTATGCCCCGTATGTGGTTCACTTTCGAGTAACCTCAAGTTCTGCTCTAGAAGCTGTGCCAACAGACACAACAACTCAATAAGCCCTAAGATAAAGCTCAAGAACAAATGCAAGGTATGTGACGTACCCATTCGGTCTTACTGGACATACTGCAAATTATGTCGACAACTAAAACCTAAGGGAGGAGTCAAGGACCAAGGTAAGGGTAGAACTAAAGAGAAGAAGTGCCCTACTTGTAATACATGCTTCAAAGAGGACCGGCAGTACTGCTCCAAAAAGTGTATACCCGCCCATTGGGAGGGTAAGTCCAGAGAGTTCATTGCGCTTTGGAGGAACGGTAGTGTCTCAGGGAGTATAAAAGGGGCCTCAGTCTCGTACCGTGTACGACATTACCTTTTCGAGAAGTACGGTTCGAAGTGCTCTGAGTGTAGTTGGTCTAAGGTGAATCCAACCACCAAAAGAGTACCGCTACATGTTGACCACATAGACGGAGATTGGAGCAATAGTTCGGAACAGAACTTACGCCTCCTATGTCCTAATTGCCACTCACTGACTCCGACATATGGAGTACTGAATAGAGGCCGAGGAAGGCCTGATAGGCGCGTAAAGTCTAAAGCGGAAGGAGGAAGTCCCGACCTCCAGACCCTTTCGAGCCCCAACGACTTTCCAAGTCGCGCCGATCCCTGATCGATTCACCTTCCATGGGCCAGGTTTCAAGGATCTTATCCCTATAGGCTTACTGGCGGAGCCTAATTCCGAGATGAGGTTCTCGGACAACCAGCGGGAAGGTGAGGACTCGAACCCCTGGCCCCTTTCGGGACCTGCACTGTTTTCGAAACAGGCTCAGTTCCTAACTGATTACCAACCCAATTACTCGGTTTCTGTTGAGTCTAAGGTGCGGATTTCAACTTGCACCACCTTAGCCCCGAGTGCTTTCATCCTGTGCCAAGGAAGAGTTACAGCTGCTTCCTCTTCACAAGCAGACATGGAACTCTGGCACGTATATGGAAGCAGTTTTCCTTCGTCACTCAAAACCATAGCAGCTATCAGCTTCATTGAAACCCCTAGTGCGAACGGAGAGACTTGAACTCTCACACCTTTACGGCACAGGATCCTTAGTCCTGCGTGTCTGCCAATTCCACCACGTTCGCATTACACAATCAAACACTACTTACCTAGACACGACACGCCTCACAAGTGATGAGTGACTCATCAAAGGAGAAAAGCCGGTCGTCCTCGTCTGATAGATACACACGCTCTGGAGTAAGAGGCTCCCCTGAGCCATCTCGGATACGACCATCCGACCCCATGCTCTGATTAACCCCAGCCCACGCAGGCTGTCCCCATTTACCGTCACATCGGAATTGATGATCAGGTTGAGAGGCGTACCCGATACCGTGTACCTTCTTTACAGGCTCCATGAAGTCACCTCAGTGCGTGGGACGGGACTTGAACCCGTACACTTCTAAGGGTGGTAGATTTTGAATCTACTGCGTCTGCCAGTTTCGCCACCCACGCAAGAGAGGAATGAAGAGGTCCCGACCCCCAGGCGATTTCTCGCTCCTTTGGTTTTCAAAACCAAGCCTATCCCCGATAGGTTTTCATTCCAGTTGAACTTAATCTCAAGTTACGGTACACTAGAGGCATGACATGTATCGTTTGTGCTGGCAAACTAACCGGTAAGCAATCTAGATTCTGTTCTAGCAAGTGTAGGAACCAAGACTCAAACAGGAGGAACCAGAACTACGAATGCCAACAACAACGCGGTATAACACGTAAGGTTCGATTGGTAAACTCCCATGGTGGTAAGTGTCGGTTGTGTGGATACAGTAAAAACTACGCTGTTTTATCGTTTCACCATATTGACCCAGCCACCAAGAGTTTCGGACTGGATTTACGAGCCTGCTCAAATCACACCTGGGACACCTTAGTAAGTGAATCTAAGAAGTGCCAGTTGTTGTGTGCTAATTGCCACACTGAGCTACACAACCCAGTATTTGGGTAGGCCATTAAGCGCCGGACCTTGGACTCGAACCAAGATTTCTTGTAAGCACCTCAGAGAACCCTCAATAAAGAGGGCGAGAAGAGATGCTGGTGCTTTTCGTGCTTCATTACGAATGAGGGGACCCACCCTCTATGTCCGGCTAAGTAAATCGAAGTCGAGCAGGGGTTCTGGATTTGCTTTCTATATCCGAGAATTGCGTGTAAGAACCCCAGAGTGACTTCGATCAGTAACAGAGGTTGGATTCGAACCAACGACCTTTGGGTTATGAGCCCAACGCGCATACCAGGCTGCGCCACTCTGCTATGTAAGAGACGATTGAGTTGAGGTGTTGGATTGATTGCAATAGGAATTGAACCTATACAGTCAGCTATCAGGGCTGATGTCCTACCATTGGACTATGCTTGTAAACACCTCGTAGTAACCGTCTCTAGTGCCGCATGTTGGACTCGAACCAACCGTTCTTGTAGACACCCCGTAGTAAACCCTTACGGGCTTGAGGTTAAGGTGTCGGGTTTTCTTCCGTGAAAAGGGAGCGACCCCACCTGGGGTCATATGCGGCGAAAGTAGCTTCTGACTGAGTCCTGAATCTGGGTATTGATCACTTCTAGGGTGATTGCGTTTGCCATTCCGCCATACCCCCGAAGGGGTAGTTGGATTCGAACCAACATTGCTTGTAAGACTCAGGTAGTAGACAGAAGCAGGGGAAGAGGGTGGATTCGAACCAACCTGAGGTACCTACCGATTAGGTCGCCTCTTCCTGTTAAGTACCTCTACACCAGGAGTAGAGGTTGGGCAAGATTTTCTTTTGCGAGGTGTGCGATTTTTCCTACGTCCTAACCGCACCACCTGCATGAACACTGTACCCCAACTTGTTACCGGTAGCAAGAAAAGCACTGGTAACCTGAGCTAGATAAGAGGCCACGATGGAGATGAACGCTAGGTGCTCTCCGTTCTCACAGGTTGGCGTACCAACTCCAGGAGCCTCATCGATGGTAAAGGACTCTGTCCAGATTACCCTACCAAACGAACCATCCGCTGCTAACGCCCCATGTAGGCATGGGACACCTTTACGCTTCGCATAGTCCTGTACAAGTCTCCTGGAAGGGCCGTTGTCTAGACAGTCGACAAGAAGGTCTGCTCCTCCAAGTAACTGATCTTGGTTGTCTGGAGTAAGCTTGTGAGGTACGACTTGCAGCTTTACGCCCCACAGGAACTGCATGGTGGCTTGAATGGCTTGAACCTTAGACTTACCAACAGAAGCCTTTGCGTGGAACTGAGACATCGTGTTCTTTGTCTCAACCCTGTCAAAGTCGACAACCTTTACAGTTGCGTCCAGGTTTCGGAGTAGAGGAACAAGGTGCGAACCTAGAGCCCCTACTCCCACTACTACTACGTTTTTCATCAGAGTTTTCTCATCAGGTTGAGGACTGAGTAGTACCCTGCCCACTCAACATGACCTTTCGGGCCTTTCAGCTTGACAGTGTCATGGAGCCAATCAACCTCAATGACCTTCCAGACTACTTCCCCTGAGGAAGAGTAAAGCTCCGTGTAGGAGTCCCCCACCTTAGGTCCGTTGACTGGCTCCGCAATCTCCCCAATTGTTTTCAATCGAATCGTAAGAGTCTGGAAGTTCATGTTATTCACCTTACCCACTCTTACGTACCAAGGGTGGGTAACTTTAACGAGTTTTTACACGTCTCGGTAAGTTTCACCAGCACGGACCAGTTGGACCACCCTGTGGGAGACAGAGTAGGCTTTAGCCAACTTCGAGAGTGACGCTCCGCTAGCTCGGATAACCCGAACAGCATCAGGAGTTAGCTTTCGAGAGCGCTGCCACCAAGGGTTGGACTTAGTGTGGCTAACGTGTTGAATCTTATACAGAAAACACTCAGGTAAGAAGGGTCTAACCAAATCCGCTAGCTTGAAAGCTTCCTCTTTTCGACCCACCATAACCTTAAACTGACCCTCCCTACTGGAACGATAAGGTGTTGAAACCACCCCTAAGTCCCTACTTAAGCAGAGAATTAGAAGTTGAACATCCTCAAGAGTAAACCCCTCCGTGCAGAAAACTAAGCTACCATCCTTATTGGAGGTACCGTCCCCGCACATCCAATGGGCCACAGAAAGTGGAGTTAGTACCAAGTCCAGAGGAACCACTTTAACCCCACTAGGGTACCAACGTTTGATTTGAGGCTTGAGTTCCTTGTAGCAAACCGTGTAAAGTAAACTGGAAGGGCCTCCTTGAATAAGGCGACCTTCACATTTTTTGGGTTTGGGGACCGGTAAAGGTAAGATTGTGGACTCACATCCAGCCTGCACCAACTGCTCTTGGAGTTGTAAGAGCCAACCTACACAAGACTGTCTCTGCTGTAATCGTAAACACCCCTTGGGATCAATCGACCCATCCCCAAGTAAGATACCGTCCAACAGCTGATTTACGATATCAAGGTTAGATGGGTAAGCTCTGTCTCCAAGCCACCTAGCGTTCTGCTCGTCTGCACTTCGAACTTCACACCCGATCTTACGTAATCGGGATATGACCGACCAAACTGAGCATTTTAGTCGCCTAGAAATGGAGAGAGCGCTCTCCCCACTCCTGTACGAAGTTTCAATCTCCGAATTATCTAGGTCTGTTCTAGCTCTCATACCTAAGTATTGAGAACAAACGGAGTATTGAGTGTCAACTAAGACTAAACTCCAAATGGGGTTTTCGGCCTTAAGAAAATTGCATTGTAAGGCCTTGCCTCATTCGCCGTGAACCGGTCCACCACAAAGTCTGCGAAGTTGGCCGTTGCCGTGGCAGGAATCCCTGGGATTCCTCCGGTCCTTACAGACTCAGTGACCCACTGCTTGATGTCTCCATCCGCTGCATCAAACGATACAGGGTCGGGCAGGTCCCCGTTTGCACCTGCGTAAGTAACATTCACTCGTGCTTCATTTGCTTCCATTTTGAATTCCCCTTACCTATCTCCACCAAGGTCTATGTTCATGTAGTCCATTTCTGGACTGCCCTCATTGTTTAGGTAAGATAGAGAGTACAACCTCGCAACCCAACTTAGTTCCTGTTGGCTTGAGCTGTCCTCACTCTCATACTTAGCCTCTCGGTCAGAGTTCACTCGGTAGTCGTACAAACCAGGACCGACCCAGCTATACACCACTACCGAGGTCTTACTCATAACCCACCAAAGCAACCTTCGACCCAAGCCAGCTTCTACCGCTGAGAAGGTTGTAAGATCTTCGTGAGAAGGGTGAGGGTAGCCTGCCCCTGGGTGGCTGTGAGCAAACCCGAGTAGGTTGTCACGATTCTCCCAGAACACATCCCAAAGGTCTCTGCTATCCGGTAGGTACCCAGCAGACCGTCCTGGTGGGAGGTGCCAGTGAATCGGCTCCCCTTGAAGGTTTACCACCACTCCTGTTTCTATGCTCATGCTCGTACCACCTCTTTGGTGTACGAGTTTACAACTCGTACTTGCGCTCCAACCTTAGTGAACTCTGACTCAAGCTCCAAAGCATCTGAGATGCTAACCTTAGAGGCTAAAACTACGGGAGTGCTCTTTACTAGAGCAACAGCCTTCGCTAGGTCCATGGGGAGCACCCTACGTATGACTTGGACCACCTTTGTAAGGGTGGTCTGAGAGTAATCCTCCAAGCAGACGTCGAACTCGTAGTCATAGGGATCATCACTTAGAGTTGGAGCAGGCATCACGTAGAGTGGGGCCCCATAGATTGGGACAGCTGAGACGTGCTCTTCTTCTCTGCTAGCCATGAGGGCCTCATCCTGTCGTTGCAGTGCGTCCGCGACTTCCTCCTCGATGGGGCGCACACCCACTGGATCGTTACTCAGCCTGAAAACCCAAACTGAGCGGTCTTTTTCGTTAGCCATCTACGTGCCTATACACCACAAGACGGCCAAGATCCTGAGCTTCCTTCAACACGGATGGCAGGGACTCAAGAGTAAAGAAACGGTCTCCTTTCACTCCCTCGTCAAACCCATCATCGTCATTGTGTGCAGTAAGGCACACTCCAGAGTCAATGATCTGTAGTGTTTTCTCGTCGCACACACATTCAAACCTACGGTTCATGTACCGGAACCTTACAACCATCTCACCTCTCGTGACGGCTCTACGATGGTCTAGGTAAGTAGCACCCCCTACCGCAAGGGAGGCCTTCGCAGCTTCTGCAAAGTCGAGTTGAGCCATTTGACGGCGACCAACTGCGTCCCCAAGCTGGTTCAAAATCTGTTGACGTTGCTCTTCCTTACGTCGTTGCTCCTCCGCCAATCGGCGACGCTCGTTTGCTTCTACTCGCAACCTCTCTGTTTCCAGACGTTGCCAAGTTTCCACTTGAAAGGCAGCTTCGAGCGCGGGCGGAACTCCTTTGACTTCACGAACGGTTGGAGCTTGGTCTAGGAACATTTGAAGGACTTGCTCCTCCGGACCCAAAGGGAACTCTAGTCCCATGTAGATAAGAGGGCCACCCTCAAACGCTCGCCCTACGGAGACTCTAGCGAACCGATCTAGTCCAGGCTCAACTAGCCCCACTGGACTCATCTGACGCAACGCCTGAGTAGCACTCTGAGCTTGGATTGAATCAGATACGAAGTGGTCTCCTACTAGGTAACCAACATCCTTGTACGGGTCGAGCATCCCAACTACAGGACCGCTAGGTCCACCTAGGGTGGCATTACGACCCACTATCCGAAACGCATACCATCCATGCTCGTCTGGTAGCGCACCTTGAATTTTCCAAGTACGAGAGCCGGAGCGAAGAGACCTACCTCCAACCCAAGGGAAGATTACAGTCTCCTCTTTTTCTGGAAGCAAGTCTCTCCACCCCATGACGCTCTACTCTTTCACGAAGCCCAGGTCGGCTTCTGCATGATATCGGTTTTTAGAATCAGGTCCACAAGACCCACTCGCGTGGTCTCGGGCTGCTTACGAGCTACACCAACAGGGGTAGCTGAGATGAGATTCCGCATCGTACGTGGGATTGCGTAGGGGTCGTCAAACGTATTTGCGTCCACCATGAAGCAAGGAACTCCCAAGTTCGTTGCAGTGTCTCGTACTGCCGAGTATTGCTGCCCCAGCACATTTCTAGCTCCACCTGGTAGAGTCGTCCTCCAGTCAGCAGGAGCATTCACCTTGACGAATCCGAATGCCGTTGGGTTCAGACCAGAAGCTTTGACTTCTGTAGCGAACTCTCTAGCATCCTCGTCTCCTACGAAGAAGAAGATGACATCTTCGTCAGCTTGAGGCTTGAACTTCATGAGGGCTCGGATACCAGCCCCATAATCCGTACCACCTCCAGCTTTAATGCCCTTGAATGCGTTCTCTACTCCAGCCGCTGACGCGTGAGGGATTTGGATTTCCCGTCCAGAAGTATTGAACACACTCACATGGACCTTGTCTTTCGGGAACGCCTGGAGGAACTTACTGATGTAGCCCTTTGCGGACTCAATCGCGCCTTCCATCGATCCCGAGATGTCAACCATGAAGTAGATTCGAATCCCCTTCATGACCTGCTCTACAACCTTCTTGATTGCTGTGTCCGCAGCATCCTGTAGAACTTCCTTGGTCGCTTGGCTCTTGACTCGTGTGGCAATGTTCGCCGCACGCATGTCATCCGCCTCTTTCGTGGCTCGAACCCAGCGGGCTCGAATGTCCTGAACATCCAGGAGACCAAGCTCCTCCAGCGTCGGGGTTGCAATGATCAAGTCCTTGTCGCTAAACGATCCAGACTCAATCGCTACAGCCACGATTGCTCGGGTAACTCCAACCTCCTTAGGGAGAAGGCCTACGATCCGCTTCCAGTTAGGTCGAGTAGACGCAATCTTTTGACAGACTTGCTCTTCAGTCAGACCATTCCAGGATTCCGCAGCGGTTACCGCTTGCCCAATGGCAATTGAACGGTGACCATCCTTGGCTTGCCCCTGCTTCCACCGAAGAGCCTCAAAGAACTTTGAGGACTCCGGCTTGTACCCAACCTTACGTGCCAACTCCATTACGGTGGACTTGAATCCAGCCTTAACGAGTCCTGCAAGAAGCTTGGGGTTTTCCTCTCGGAACCGAAGCCACTTAGTTACAGCCTTGGGCCAACGACCCAGAGCCGGGTTACGTAGGGACCGTGAGAAACCAAGCTCTCGGTTGATTGCAACCACCCCAGGGAGGGTCAGAATCTCCTGAACTCGAAGAAGCAGCTTGGGGTTCAACCCAGCCTTGTTGTCCTTGTCATGGAGCAGCAACATGGCCTCTCCAACGTCTCGGAAGTCTTCATCGTAGAAGGCTACCTTGCCTTGATCCAGAACAGGGTCTCCCTTACGGGACTGCACAAGCATCAGGGCTGCCAGGATGACCTTCAGGTCTCGATGCTCTTGCTTGAAAGCGTAACTCGCCCAACGTGCAGCGAACTCGTTGTCAAGCTTCCAGACCTCCGTGACCTGACGGTACATCCAGGTCACAACCTCAGGGAACAGACCAGCTGGTCGATACTCCCCAATCAAGGCCCCCCTAGGGCCAGTGATTCGATTGTCCGGCTGAAGAACACCCAACCTCGTACGGACAGTCTTCTTGCCCACCTTCGAAAGGGTGTAAACTACCTTCTCATCACCCTCTACCTTGTGAGTGACAGGTTGCCACCTCACTCCGACAACAGAGGCGTCCTTTACGGTGTACCCTGGTCGGTTGTGGACGGCATGGTCCGTGTACTGAAGCAACGTTTGCAGAATGCGCTCTGCTGGGCCTAGATTTTCTTTGTTCATCTGGATACATCTCTGGTGTGACTTGCAAAGCAAGTCGAGTTAAGAGAAACGCCTTAGGTGGAGTGGGAGACCATACCCCACCTAACTAGAGACTACCCTGCCTGACAGTATTGGTACTCTCTATGGTGCACTACATCCGACTCGAACGGATACTTTACTGGTTTTGAATCAGTTGCCTCTGCCGTTGGGCTACTAGTGCATGGCCCACCTTTACCTTAACTTGAGTTAAGTAGTTCCTACAACCTACATCGATCGCAGCGAGTTTGATCTAGAAGGTGGCTCCATACCGGAGGACTCAAGAAACGCTTTACGCTGACACCCTCCCCAAAGGTTAGGTACGAGTAAAGATGGGTGTGAGGTGAGGGGATCGAACCCTCCAACACCTTCTTGTCAAGAAGGGCTAAGCACCAGCCTAGATACCTCACGTTGCTTTTACTTTACTTGGGCCGATAACTTAGCCCAATAACCACGAGAAGGAGTTTCGATACCCCTTCTCTTACACCACTTCTTAATAGCTACCGAAGACACTCCAAGATCCTCTGCCACTTTTACGGCAGGCTTCCCCCACAAGAGAATCTTCAAGTCACTATTACTGGGCCAAATAGCCTTTGTAGGTCGTGGATTAGAACAGCCACTACTACTACGTGATTTTCCACTCCTACTAGGCTTCGTTAACTTTGAGTCCGCAGTCTCCTGAGAGTGGCAATTAGGGCACAAGAACCTAAGATTGACAAGCCTGTTATCCCGGTAATCCCTGTTAATGTGGTCTACCTCTAACTGCAAAGGTCTACCTTTCCAATTAGCAGACAAACCACAACCGTCCCCAGCACACACATGGGGGACGTTAGATTCTAGCATAACTCGTCTTAGAACTCTAGCTTCCTCGCGATAGCCTTTTCTACGATTGTAGACGGAAAGAGCCTCAGGGGTGACTATTCTAGCCCCTCTACTCTGGGCATTACCATTCAACCTTGACCGGCGAGAGAAATGAGAGGTGTCTAGTGCGTACTCCCTGATACGAGAAGTCACTAGGTGGTGATTACCACCTCCCGTTTTGCTCAACCCTAACTCTACCATTACCTCAATGACAGAGGTACACCTAGCTACTATAGGGATGAGAAGTTCTCGTGTAAGTTTTCTCTTGGCCATACCTAAGTCGAACTCACAAGTAGACTATTGCCAGTACTGGCAACCTTTGTCGGGGCGACAGGATTCGAACTTGCGACTTTCGCGACCCAAACGCGACGCTCTACCAGGCTGAGCTACACCCCGAGACACAACACTACACCGAAACACTAGCGGGCCAGTAAGGAATCGAACCCTATCGACGGTGGACTTGGAAACCACCCGGCAACCTTTGCCTCTGACCCAAGGTCAAGCTAGGACCGCCCCCGAAGGGACGGTCCCGTAACTCCTTCCACACATGGTGGGCGAGCTAGTCAGAATAGCTAGATTTGAACTAGCATCACTCGGATCCAAACCGAGTACTCTACCAGGTTGAGCTATATTCTGAAACACACCACAAACACTACCCAGTCAGATCCCTAAGGGTGGCAGAGTCCCTAGGGATCTGCAACTTCTTCGTTTGAAGAGCCATCACGTAGAACTCAGCATGGCTAAGCTCAGAGAACTCCGCAACAATCTCTTTCCAGTGCTCGGTCCTACGTACACACACGTAGTTGATCCCAAGGATGGACTTGATCGTGACCTCAGGCTCCCCCTTGAGAGGAGTGAACCCGACACCCAACGCAGTTACCGGACCTGAACCACAACCCATTTTGCACCACCTCTCTGTTAGACCTTACGTCACCCAGAGGGTAAGAGTTAACCACTACTTCGCGACCCTAGTGGGATTTGATGGTAACTCTGAGTACTGGTTGTGCCCCCAACCTCCTCGTGGGGTTGTTTTAATTCCGAGCTTTAGACATCTTTTTCTCACCGCAACCCCAGACACACCAAGCTTACTAGCCACTGAAGCAGTGGGGGACTCTCTAACCATTCGAGCTAGTTCCTCAGTGGATGGCCAAGTTATCCGAGTAGGTCTGATTGATGGCTTCCTAGGTTTAGATTTTCCTAGTTTCTGTCTCTCTCGGTAGTTACTTACGCTTACGCTGTTAGCTAACCTACAAACGTCACACCTGCAACCTTTGGTGTACCCGCGTAGCCCATGCTCTGGGGCTAGTTTAGGAGCCCCTAATAACTTAAGTACCTCAACCTTACGTACCCTCAGACTCTCTGCGTCTTTTTGAGCATGTACCTCAGCATGGCAGTTGGCACAAATCAACTCACACTTATCTAGCTCAAGTTTAAGTTTCTCCCAAGAGCGTAAGTTCCTACCTATTGTAAAGTCCTTAGCACTTTCGTCAATATGGTGGAAGTGTAGGGCCGACACGCACTTTGAGTACCCACATACCACACAACAACCACCTTTATACTCCACTGCCCTGGCCTTAAGCCTAAGTCTAAAGGTGGACACTGCTAATGAGTTCGCCTTTTTATGGGCGGTAGTGCGTTGAGCGTAAGGGGTGCTATTAATCGATACCATACCCCCCAAGGTAAGACATAAGTCGATTAACCACTCGCGCTAATGGTAGGGCACCTGGGAATCGAACCCAGCACAGAAATCTTATCAGGATTTCAAGAGCAACCAGCTCGTCGTACCCTAGATCAACACATTGCCGAGTCGAACGGCTTCATTTAACCACCAGGCAAATTGAGGAATCGAACCTCGTAGGGGATGCCTCCCACGACCACCTCATGTGTTGAAGTGGAGCTGAAGGGATTCGAACCCCCCACATCCTGGATGCAAACCAGGCGCTCTACCAAATGAGCTACAGCCCCGAAAATTCACTTCGTATCGGACTCGACTGACTTACCGTCTACCCTGAGAGTACACATGCATAATTATTCCTAGTTCGGGCACGTGGAATCGAACCACGCTCTACTGATTCAAAGTCAGTCGTCTTAACCGATGGACGATACCCGAGCGAACCCTCACCCTACCTTACGTACTCACCCAGTCAACCTTTAACGTCGAACTCTACCCTTACCTCGATTAAGAGACCCATAGGTAGGCGTAAGTGAGTGGCAACTTGGGCACAAAACTCTAAGGTTAGATTGCCTAGAGTCGGCAGAGTCACCATTTATGTGGTCAATCGTTAGTGGTATCTTCCCTGTGACAGAGTTGACTTTAGCCCACCCACACTCTGAGCATTGGTTACCAGCTAACTCAAGGCAGTACCTACGAACATAGGGAGATATAGCCCCAGCTGTTAAGGCCCCTTCGTTTCCAGTTTCTAACTCTAACTTCCAACGCGCAATGTAAGCCTCAAACTGAAACTGAGATCGACAACTAGACTTTGGACAGTACTTAGAAGTACCTGCAACCCCACACTGAAGGCATAGCTTAGTAGGCTGTTGTGTTTTCCTATGCTGCCATCGACACGTCTGATTGCAAAATGTGGTACCTACTCTTTTAGCGTGTGCAGCCTTACGACTAAAGGATCTAGAACACTGAGTGCATACAACCTCAACGGTATGCCCAGCTTGCCGATTTCTATCAGCTCTGGCTTTAGCTGCACAAACCCTGGAACAAGAACGAGAGCCTAGCAGTCGATGCTTAGGTAGGTAAAAGTCTTTACTGCACACCATACAGGACTTTAACCAAAGTCTCCTAGCTGAGCCGTCGTAGGACGTGGATACTATTGGGGTCATACCCACCATGCTGGCATAAAAACTTAATGGACTGGCGGGGGACCAGACATCAGAACCAGTCGGTATGAGAAGATTTGAACTTCCAGCCTCTCCGTCCCGAACGGAGCGCTCTACCAGATTGAGCTACACACCGATATTGAATTTGATGCGATGCATGACGCATAACCCTGGCTGGACCCGAAGCCTCATCAGCTCGCCAAAGTGGGATTAGAACCCAACACACTCAAAATTGAGCATCTAGAGATAGCCGAAGTCCAGATGTATCGACGGCAGGGTGCGCACCCCTATCTCTTCAGATGCAGCGCCCCTGATGGGAATCGAACCCACCTCGACGGATCGACAATCCGCTCGCCTCAACCAGATGCGTACAAGGGCAAACTAGCTCAGAACCCAAAAGGTTAACGTGGTGGTTGATGTTGTCGCGTCCGAAAGCCTGTGACTATCTCGTCGAGAACATCGTTAAGTACATAAATGAACCACCACTAGCGCTCTCTACGAGGATCGAACTCGTCTCAGCCCCGAGACAGGGGGTCCGCGACTCCAGTCGCGTCAGAGAGCAGGTACACCTAGAAACTAGTGTCTTGATCAGAGACACAGGGATCTCCTCGCTTCTTAGGTGTGGTGCTTGATGAGAGAATCGAACTCCCGACGCCGATCTCTTCAGGATCGCGCTCTACCAACTGAGCTAATCAAGCTGATTTTCTTCTAATCGAACCGGAATCGATAGTTCATCTATGGGGACGCTCATACATGAGATCTTGGTCCGACGATGAACTAACAGTGGCTGTAATTTCCAACATCACGATGGCTGGAACTCTGAGAGAGCTTGGCTTATCCACTAGCCCAGGTAACTACAAGTTTGTTGGGGCGCGTATCAAGTCACTTGGACTAGACACCACCCACTTCCGTGGTAGGTCACATGGGTCCTCTATCTCACCAAGGGCCAAGTCCTTAGAGGAGTACCTAACACTTGGGAGTGCTATTGGTAGCTCCTACTTAAAGACTAAGGTCCTTCGAGCAGGCCTTCTGAGGAATCAATGCTTCGAGTGTAAACTTGAGCCCAGCTGGAATGGTAAAGACCTAACCCTTCAGCTAGACCACATTAACGGTGATTCTTCGGATAATCGTATAGACAACCTACGAATTCTTTGCCCTAACTGCCACACTCAAACCAAAACCTTCACTGGTAAGAACCTACCGAGTCGGTACCGTTCAGTAACCTCTCGCTGCGTACATTGTGACACCCCTGTAACCAAAGGAGGTAATAGGTGTATGAAATGTGCAGGTCTATACCTTGAGACCAAAACCAATTGGCCCCCTCCTGAGCAATTACTAGAAGAAGTTACTCGTACCTCTTATGTAGCTGTGGCTGCAAAACTAGGAGTATCAGATACGGCAGTAAAGAAGTACCTGAGACGTAAGCTAGGGTTCGCACCTAAAAAACACAACTACCCTGTACGACAACCCTAGAGACTAGTGATCCTGACGGGACTCGAACCCGTGTTACACGGCGTGAAAAGCCGGTTGCCTAACCGCTAGCAGACAGGACCAGAAAGGTGCAGAGGCTGGAATTGAACCAACAGAACTAGGCTTATGAGGCCCAGTCGGGACCGTCCCTCCCTGCAAAACAGGTCGTTATTCGTACTCCCTTAGGAGACTCAGGCCGTACCTACGCCTGATTACAAGAAAGTTGTCTTGACCGCGTTACTTTCCCCGTCCGCATCCTTCAAGGCTCTCTCGTGAAGAGAGGGAGTTCTGGTTTCACACTGACAACATCTAGTTACTACCTCTAGAGGTAGCGGTACAGGATAGTCTTTCTTGGGGAACTCCCCACCATTTCAGACCAGCCATAACCCTAGATGTCCGTTGTCCCGAGAGGCACTAAGACCTCCATCTACACCAGAATGAAACCACTCTTCTGGTTCGGTCAGCACCTACCTAGTTAACGTAGGTGGTTTACCTGTCTTAGGTGCCTACGTCAAGTAGGACCCAGGTCTTAACTTAAATCGACAGTCACTCCTTTTGGGAGGAAGTGGGCAGTACCCAGGTGAAAGGGTAGGTCTTGGCAGAAACCAAACTCATGTTTCCGTGTAATGAGTAACCTCTCCCCAAGAGCCCCGTTCAGAACCTCATACCTCTGCGTAGAGTCTGCAAGAATGACCCCATTGTAGTCCACACACTCGAAGGTCATGTAGTACAACTCGGAGCCTGAAAAGGAGATCTTGAACCTACCTACTTGGACCTGCACTAGCATAGCTCAGGTACTGTATCCAATCTTTAGTGACCCCACCGGGTATCGATCCCGGTCCTGCAACGTGAGAGGTTGCCGACCTATGCGCCAGTAGTCTATGGGGCCGAAAACAGGCTTAAACTGGACTCCCAGGGTACGGTTAAGCCTTCCGTACACCTATTTAACACCTTCATGAAAGGGTACCTGCCCCTTGCATTCCATTGCTCCAGTTGGAGTTTGATGATTCTTGAACGAGCATAGATATGACCCATGCACTTCCAGCCTACTCGGCGACTCCCTGGCAAGGGGGCGGTCTCCTTGATCCTATCGTTCAAGAGTGGAGCTGAAGGGAATCGAACCCTTATTCTGAGACTGCCAGTCTCATGTCCTCCCGTTGGACGACAGCCCCATGTCGACTTGTTCTACCACGTCCGCGATTCAGAATCCCAAATGTAACGGTCAAAGAATGACAATTTGGACAAAGTAGCGTGAGATTACCCTCTGAGGAGTCAAATGGGTCTCCGTTGATATGCTCAACGTTAAGAGGGATCCGCTTCGTTGTAGGGTGCCGCTCAGCCCATCCGCATTTCGTGCAGCGATCTCCAAACTTCTCTCGGAGGTAACGGCGAATATGACTTGATACTTGAAGGGTTCGACCGGAACTTTTGTTACCAATCTCCTGTCCTAATCTCCAACGCTCAATGAACGAGCGATACTGAGATTCATTCTGACAGACGTTCGAGCAGAACGTAGATCTCAAGTTAGCTACAAGTTTCCCGCAGATCTGACACAAAGTTCTGGTTTTTCGAGGATGACCCATACTTAGGCGTAAGCGATAAGTAGATCTTGAACCGCTCTCCTAGATGGACCAAAGGTTCGATATCAGCGTGTTGCGACACACCTCAAACGCCCACTCGTATTATCCCGTGTCGAACGGGCAAGGAGCTTGGGGACCCCTCGTTTGCCATACTTACCGAGTATCTTTTTGCCGGACTCCTAGCCGGGACTCTGACATCTAAGAGCTACGTTGATACGTTTTCACCGTAGCTCTTTGTGCTCAAGAGGGGACTTGAACCCCTACACCACTAAAGGCGGCAGGTTCTGAGCCTGCTGTGTCTGCCATTCCACCACTTGAGCGAGAAAGTAACTTAGTGCTGGAGTGTGGTGGGCTCAGAGTTTTACTGAGTCTAGTCATATGGTTCAAAGGCCTTTGAACCATATCGCTGGCGTCAGCCGCAGCTACTACCACCACACTCTGTGCGAAGGAAGGGAGTTGAACCCTCACGATTTTACTCGACGGAACCTAAATCCGTTGCGTCTGCCAGTTTCGCCACCTTCGCATTTGTCTCTAGTAGAGCACGGTACCAGAGACATTACAACCCTTCCGTGAGGGTAGTCCGAACATTTCAACTCAAGGACCAGTGAGCTTCCGTCGCTCCACTATTTGATCCCTCGAACTTTCGTTGTCATAGGGTAGGGGAGTTATGGGAGTTAGAGACTTGACTTACAACCAGTGGTAACCTTTTCAGTGGTTATTAGCCACTACTTGAGTCAAGTCTGGTGGAGAGTGGTGGAATCGAACCACTTGCTTGAGGGCCACTGATTTACAGTCAGCTAAGGCTTCCATTGCCTAGGGCACTCTCCGTATCGTGTCTTACACCGTAACCTACGTACCATCAGGGAAAACTTTAACCGAAAAGTTCAGAGCCTTGCAGATGGCCACACATAAGGTAGGTCTAGAGGCTCGTCAAAGAACTTCTGGTAGTCTGCATAGGGTAAAAACGTTTGCACTAGGACACCTACACCGAAACGTTGGGAGCAGGACTAAGAATTGAACTTAGAGAGTCTGGCTTATGAGGCCTGACCGGGACCGTCCCTTCCTGCACAGAGCGATCGAGTGGAATCGAACCACCTACCTGTCGTTGGCAACGACAGGCCGAACCTTACGGACAACCGCACTCCTACGCTATCTCTGCCATCTACCCTCGTACTACATGTAGGCTAAGGGGGGAAAGAAGAAGCAACGCAGAATAGAGCCAACTGCGAGAGTTGAACTCGCCTTATTCCCGATTACGAAACGGGCGTCATCCCACGATGACTAAGTTGGCATAACTACATTCAAATTAGTAGGCCTCGACGCACTTTTGTGTACTTTGGACCAATACCCTCTCGGAGGGGTTTCGATTCCTCTAAGTTTGCATCTCTTCTTTATCGCTACCGAGGATACCCCGATCTCCTTCGCTAAGGAGGTAGCAGGTTTAACCCAAATCAAAGCCTTCAATTCTCCATCTGAGGGCCAATCCACATACCTAACGGAGGTATGTAAGTCTTTTTCTTGCTCACCCACGACTTTACAGCCAGCGTACTCTACAGTCTGAGACTTCCCCTTACGCTTCAAGACATAATCTCTATGTCGTTTTGCGTTTGCCTCCCTACAGAGAGAACATCGACACCCTTTGATGTAGTGAGCTACCATACCGCACTTAGATGGAACTCTTGCAGGAGTAACTAACCGCACCTCCGTCTCTTGTTTCAAGCTATTTTGAATGACATCCTTGTAGTGGTGCTCTCCATGGCAGTTGGCACACAGTAGGATTGTCTTGTCTAACTCTACCTTTAGCTTAAGCCAGGATCTCAGGGTCCCTCCAATTTGGAAGTCCTTCTTTGTTGGGTCCAGATGGTGGAATTGAAGACTAGCTACACATTTTGAGTAACCACATTGGGTACACTGACCCCCTTTGTACTCAATTGCCTTGAGTTTCAGCTTACGTCTACTTTCAGCTACAACCCAATTCAGATACTTAGCTCTACTAGGCTTCACATGAAGGTGTGCGTAACAAGAAGATTACCCACCCTAGCAGACTTCAATGTTAGCTCCGACGCCGGGACTCGAACCCAGGACCAATCGCTTAACAGGCGAGCGCTCTACCAACTGAGCTACGTCGGAAAAATTAGGGGGCTCACAACCCCCTACCTAACCCAACCCGTGCCCTTGTGAGGCCTAGGTCAGGTTTCACTTCATTTGTAGCAGGAGAGAGCAACACACTCACATACTAGTCGCTGTAGCCCCCCAGTATAATCGGGAGTCGATCACGGCTAACTGCTTCACGAGCCTAAACTCGTCAGTGTAGTCACTCAAGGTCCTGTTAGATTGTCAAAGAACTTCGCCTAATTAGGCTAGACCTACTTTCGTAGGTCCTAGTCCCGGATGAGAGAATCGAACTCTCGTGGGTGGCATCAGAAACCACTGCCTTACCATTAGGCGAATCCGGAAGAATCGTAGGTGCGGCGGGAATCGAACCCGCATTTCATCGATTAAGAGTCGAGTGTGTTAACCGTTAACCACTACGCACCTATACCAGCAAAGCTGGAGTGGGGCGCACCGGAATCGAACCGGCCTCTGTGGAGTTAAAAGCTCCCTGCATCACCTTGATGCTAACACCCCGTATTGTTTTGGCCCGTCTTTCACGGGCATGGACTTCTGTTTCATGACTTTCCTTGTTTTCCAGTGGGGCTGCTAGGAATTGAACCTAGTTAGGTATAACCAGTTGTTTTACAGACATCTTCCGGTCCCAGCCGGACAACCCCGAATCATCGTACCCTACGTAGACACCGCTCGAACCCTTAACCGTTTTCTCGTACCCCAGAAAGCTTTTAGGCCGCTCTGGTTACCCAGGCGACCTTTAGAGGAGTCAGGAGTTTCCTGTCTCTACTAGTCGCCTTTGTTACCCACCTCTGGATTGGAGTTCCGCTTAGAGGTGGGATACCAGAGTGTGGCCAAATCTCCTGCTGCAAAGCTACCCTGAATGCAAGCATGGGAGAGCTTCAGCGATTGCTGAGCTTCTCTCGTGACTTGTAGGTTCATGGCAATTGAAGACATTAGACTTTCCACATGGGTGCAAGAATGCACCTTCCCCTTACCTATAGTACTCCTCTGAGGAGGGGTCAAGGTGTTTTTTCCACCTTGACGTTTTTTTTTCTCAGAGGAGGTACACTGTACAGATTGAGAGCTGAAAGCGCGACCCGAGCCACTACCAAGAACTTCCAGGTTACGGAATCGAACCGTCACCGTCTGGCGCGTGTCAACGTCAGACTGATGTGTGCCCGTACCTGTGACACCAGGTACACTCAGGTCCCGCTCTCAACTCTCAATCCACACTCTACATCTACCCCGAAACCTAACCCATCATGGGTTTTTTTTTCACAAGGGCTGCTTTACTTACAGCAACCCACACCTCTCCGTACGCGAAACGTACGGTCATTCCGACTCCTTTGTGAGATTGGTCGTTTTTCCTGTAGAGGGTTTCGACTACAACCCCCTCGTCAGGCCATTCGATGTGCTTGACAGCGTCCCCAACTTGGAACCTCATTACAAGGACCTCCAACTAAAAGTGGTCTTGTTGTAGTCCGTACCGAAGCACACACGCACCGTGTAGCTTACCACTTCACGATCCCCCTCGATACAGATCTTCCCCTTGCCGAGGAAGCGACCGAGAAGCTCACGCTGCTTTGCAGCGGGCATGTGGCCCTCCCAGGTCCCGCAGACGGACCCGGTGTTTTCCTGAAGGAAGCTTGCGAGGTTGGCTGCGGTATCCATACCACTACTTACGAGACCAACAAGGAGGACTTAACCTCAAACGAAAGAATTTTTCGGTTAACTCTGGCTCCACCTCTCTCGTATGTGTGGCATGGCTACAAAAGTTAAGCTCACCATCAAGACGAACTACCTCCCGACCTGGGGGGCTTACGAGGGCATCCGAGAGCTGGTACAGAACGCTCGGGATGCGGAGGTTGAACATAACGCGCCAGTCAAGATTGACTGGTACAACGACAACCTTCGTATCGAGAACGAAGGATGCACGCTACCCCTCAAGGCCCTCTTGCTGGGGCATACTACCAAGTATGGTAATTCCAACATGATTGGAAAGTTTGGAGAGGGTCTCAAGTTGGGCGTGCTGGCTCTTGTTCGAGCTGGACATGACGTCAAGATTCGAAATGGTAGCGAGGTGTGGATCCCTACCATTGAATACGATGACCTCTTCCAGGAGGACGTCCTTATGTTCCGAATCGAAACCGGCCGGGAAGACAAGAGTCGCGTCCGAGTGGAAGTGGGGGGCATCTCCAAGTCTGACTGGGACAAGTTTCGAGACTGCTTCCTGTTCCTGAGTACCGCCAAACGGTCTGAAGTAGTCACAGGAAACGGGACTCTCCTACTCGACCCCAAGTTCAAGGGTCGAATCTACGTGAAGGGGATCTTCGTGATGAACTCCCCTGAGACCAACTTTGGGTATGACCTGAAGGATGTGGAGCTTGACCGTGACCGTAGGATGGTCGACTCGTGGAACCTGAAGTACCACTGCCGTAGCATCTTACTGAGTTCGGTAAATAAGGAGCCATCCATCCTTTTCCCTAAGTTTATCCAGATGTTGGACCTGCCAACCTTGGAGACTGAGGGACTTGATGAGGTTACGGCAAACTACGGTGTTTCCAAGTCCATTGCAAACGACGTACAAGTAAACTTCCAGGAACGTTACGGTTCAAATGCGATCCCAGTCTCCAACCTGGAGGAAAGCAAGAGCGTAGAACACTTGGGTAAGCGAGGAATCGTTGTCTCTAAGCCTTTGGGGGCAGTCCTGGCTCAGACTTTTGGAGCCAAGGAGGAGATTCTGAAGTCCCTGGAGAAGGAGGTCACTCGTACACTCTCTTGGGGAGACCTGAGCACGGATGAGCAAGCTAAGCTCCTGGACGTGATTAAAGTCGTCAATGAGGTTGAGCCTGTAACTCTCTCGGACGTCAGTATCGTTGAGTTCAGGTCGAACCTCCTCATGGGTCAGTACAATAACGGTAAGGTCCTCATCTCTCACCGATGTTTTGAACAAGATACGGTACTGCTTACGCTCATCCATGAGGTAGCTCACCGTAAGGGGGAGGATGGGGCTTTCGAGCATGTCAACAAGGTGCAAGAAATCTGGGCTCAGGTTTACCGCAACCTTCGATCCTCTTTCAACGTCCTCCGAGGCTACTTCAACTCAGAAAGTCCTGATTGATGTCAATCACTTACCTAAAGGGGGATGCTACGCGTCCCCAAGAACCTGGACCAAAGCTGCTGGTACATATCTGCAACACCGTTGGGGCTTGGGGGGCAGGTTTCGTACTTTCTATCTCCAAGCGTTGGAGCGAACCAGAGATTCAGTATCGTAATTGGTTCCGAGGGAACTACGGGTTCCGAGGAAACTATGATGACAAAATGGTCACAACATCTGGATCTTTCGCTCTTGGAGAGATCCAGGTTGTCAAAGTCAGTGACGACTTGGCGGTTGTGAATATGATCGCCCAAGAGAGTGTGCGACACTCGGTGGATTCTACCATTCCGCCTATTCGATACGAAGCCCTACGGACCTGTCTGGGGCAGGTTGCCGAGTACGCTAAGTTTTTCAACGCGAGCGTACACATGCCGAAAATTGGAACAGGGCTTGCCGGAGGGGACTGGGCCGTGATTGAACCAATCATTCAGGAGCAGCTTCAGGGCATACCTGTTTTCGTGTACGAGTACGGTCGGTAAGGGTTAAGTCTAACCTAGGCCTTTCCGTAGAGTACTCTATGGGACACATAGAAGAAGCTTGGGTAGCCTGGGTTAACGCGGAGGGTGGGAACAAGGAGCGTCGAAAGCTTCTTGTTCAAATCATCAACTGTCTCTGCCTGAGTTACAGGTGGGAGTCCTACGAAAGGGCTATTGAAGCATTTTGCTTTGTCTCTAGACCACCTCAGGTTCTGGGGTTGGACAACACCCTTAAGAACTCCGAGCTTCTACAGGAGGCGGTTGCACTTGCTGTCAAGTACAACTGGGATCGCAAACGTATCCGTGAGGACCTTTAGGTCTCACCCTTCCACTTTCACGAAGTAACTCTTGCAAGTGAGAGCCTATGGTCTCGATGGTCCGGAAGGTCGGGTCGCCAGCCATAGAATCTCATTTTTGATTCAACCCTCGAATCATGTAACCAACCATGGCAAGCAGGCACCCTGCGGTTAGCATCCAGATCCCAAAGGGAGCCCAAGTAAGCTTACCCTGGACCTTGAGGTAGACGCCTGCGACGCAGGAACTTACCAAGACAAGAAAAACAACGGAGAGAGCGATAGCATTGACTAGTTTCATGGGGCCTCTTAGGCGGATGGTACGGGTTGACTGATTTTCAACTGAAGCATAGCGTGGACCAAAAGAGTAGCAAGGACGTCATCGGACTCACCCCAGGGAAGTTCCAGCTTCACTCGACCCACTCACAGCGCGCGAGCACCGCCTGCGGGATCTTCTTCACCGTCAGGTTCGCGAAGTCGGGCTTGCCCCGGAAAGCGCCACAGCAGATGAGCAGCGAGCGCTCGGGGCCAACCTGGTCGCTGATGAAGCGGAGCTGGTCGGGGCTCAGGTTCTGGGTGGTCACGTAGATGAAGTCGCGCTCGGTCGAGTGACCATGGTTCCAGAAGGCCTCCCGATCCGGCGCGTACCGGAAGCCCTCCAGCTTGCACATCGCCTCGGCGAGCATCTCGGGTTGGTACTGCTTGCTGACGATCCAGTTGCCCCACTTGTCCTTCTCAAGCAGCGAGGGGGCGAGCCTGTAGAAGCGGAAGCCTCCGCCTCCCGACCATTCGACATCTGTCGTAATGCCGTAGGGGTCCTTGCCATCGACCACTTTTCGAATGCGCGGCAAGAGATGTGAGTAGCAGTGCTCACCGAGTTCAATCATGATCCAGCGGCGTCCCATCTTTTGTGCGACGGCGCCGGTCGTCCCCGACCCAGCAAAAGAGTCTAGGACGAGTTCGCCGGGGTTGGTCGCAATCGTGAGGATTCGCTGAAGAAGACGCTCCGGCTTTGGCGTAGCGAACGGAGTCACGCCCTGCAGCAGCTTGTTGAGGTGATCGCGCTTGGCCTCTTGGTTGTGCCCTGCATCGTCGGCGGGCCACCAACTGCGGGGAACGACACCATCCTGCACCTCGGACAAGTATCGTTTGATGATAGGCATACCATCTCCATCACGCCCGCAGTAGACACGTCCCTCGGACCGCGCGGTTTCGAAGGTGTCGATAGAGAAGGCCCACCCGCGACCATTTGGAGGGCGAACCACTCTCCCCGACGGGAGAGTGATTGGCCAACGACTTCCTTCACTTGCACTCTTTGCAGTGCCATTGTCTCCTTGCAACCACGGACCACGGGGGTCGTTGTCAGGATTCTTGTAGCGCCCTTCCTGGTGGGCTTCGCGAACAAGAAGATTCCGTCGGGAACCCCAAATCTTCGAGTTCTTGGCGTAAAGCAGGATATAGTCATGAGAGATCGAAAGCGCGGTATCGCTCCGCCTTCCCTTGTCTTTCTCCCAGACAATGCTCCCTACATACGACCCCCGACCGAACAGTTCATCGCAGAGGACCTTCAAGTAGTGAGCCTCGGTGTCGTCGATGGTAATCCAGATCGAACCATCATCTGCCAGAAGCGCCCACAGCAGCGAAAGTCGATCTCTCATGAGCGATAGCCAGAGAGAGTGCTCAAGGCCATCATCGTACTGCTCAAATGCATTACCCGTGTTGTACGGAGGGTCGATGAAGACGCACTTCACCTTCCCCGCAAACTCCTGCTCCAGCGCCTTCAGCGCCAGCAAATTGTCCCCGTGGATCAGCCGGTTGTCGAAGATGTCCTCGTCTGACACGCGCTTCGCGTAGGACAGCTGCTCGTCCTCAAGGAGGATGCGTGGCTCCAGGCGGGGCCGGTCCTCCTTGCCGATCCACGTCAGCTCCAGTCGCTTGAGTCGTTTCGTCATGTCTTCTTCCCTGGCGCGAGGCGCTTCACGGTGGGCGAGGTGAGCAGCGAGCGCACCTGCACGATGGCGACCGCGTTGAGCTGCCGCAGCCGGTCGGGCGCGGGCAGCTTCACTCGACGAGTCACCTCAAGACTTTTCGTGACCTTCTTGATGGCTTGCCGCATGGAAGTAGACTTGTTCCCAGTAAGCTCTTGGATGATCTCCGATGGGCTCCCCCGGTAAACATCGTAGCTACTACGAGGTAACCAGATCGCAAGAGGTAGCGCATCAGTGAGCTTACCTATACTCAGGTCGGACATAACTTACCATCAACTAGGAAGTGGGAGTGAGTAGGAGCTAACCCCCTCTGAGGAGGATTTCGAATGGACCTCCACACTGGAGCTACCTGGGTAGTCTCGATAGAAACTAACTGACGCTGTTTGGCGACATCGAAGACACAAGAGACCACCCTGAACTCACCTTGGATCGAAAGCTCCTCTGTCCTAGGTCCCCTCTTACGCTGCACTTTACAGCTCAAAGTCACCTTGGAGCCGATAAGTAGAGGGCTAGGTAAGTTGACCCGTAGTTTTGGGCTATCTTTCACATCGGATAGCTCGACAACACTAGCTAAGTACATGAAATACCTCAATGAGATGGTACCAGAACAAAATGACTTGCGCTAGGGGTTTCTCAGGTCTATACGAGAGGGGTCAACCTCAGTGACCGAGGGATGGGTTATAGGGTTCCATACCTACTAGAAAGTAGGACAAGTAGTGACAGCACTTCCTGATCAGTACTTGAAAAGCCTGTGTGGGTTAGTCTAGAGGGGTCAGCTTCTTTCCTCTAGAAGGTCTCTTAAGGTCCTCTCCTTGGAGAGGAGGCTCTGAAAGATGAGTCGCTCCAGTCTAACATGAAGTTGTGGAAAGTTAGGCAGATCCCGTAAGTAAGTGAGCATTGAGGTAGGTACTTCATAACTCACTCCGACCAAAGAGTCCCTCAAGGACTCAGTAGACTCAGATAGGGGTTACTACCTAGGACCACCATCCTTAACCCCTCCTATACCGATCAGATCTTATTCTTTTTGGTATAGCGTAGCGAAACTAACTCAAAAACCAATCATCCTGATACGAACATCCCTTTCAACCTAACCAGTCATCCTAACCCTACCCCCCTAGATAGAGCAGCCCTCCTCAGTACCTCAATCCTACTTAGTAGTCATGTGTGTGTGTGGGATCAAGTTTTCGGTTAAGTGTTCACCTCCAACTTCCGTAAGGAAGACGATGCTTGTTAAAAAGACTGATGAAGACTACGTACCTAAGAACAACAACGACTTCGTAAAGCATTACTCCACCTTTGTGAGTAGTGCGATCCGAAAGGCTAACAAGGTAGCTGATAACTCGGCGGATATCATCCAGCATGTCTGGCTCAAGTTGTTTGAAGCCGACTTCCTAAGGAAGTATGACAACTCCTACTCGGTAAGGTTGCCTGAGGTTGTGACAGCTTCCTCAGCTGCTGCTTACCTGAAGATGCAAGAAAGTGCTTTCAAGATGGCGGTATACCGATACGTCTTGGGAGTCTTCCCTAAGGGATTGAAGGTAGAGCGTCCCTCTAAGGCTCTTCTAGAGGAAGTGGAGAGTAGGGACCACGGGGTATGCTCTTCTTGTGGTACCGACATGAATTCCTATGCTAGCAAGCTTAGGTTGATGTCCAAGGACCTTCAAGAGGAGGAACGAGAGAACCTTCAGCGGGAGTTCGGGATCCCTAAGACCCGTCAAGTCTTTTGGGTGGTTTCTCGTTTCCAAAACTTCTACTTGTACCGTACGGGTAATGCGGAAGTGAGTAGTCTTGAACCTACCCTCTCGGAAGTGCACACCTTGTGCCTCTTTTGTTGCCCTAGGTTAAAGGGTCAGTGGGCGCCATCTCCTATTAGTGGGGATTGCATGTCCTCTGAGGCTACTTATTCTAAGTCAGACATTGAGAAGTACGAGGCGATTCGGGAGGAGTTCCGAATCAAAGGTCGGAAGGTCGTTGATTACGATACCTCTGGGTCTCCTCACCTTCCTAGGACTCGTGGTACCTTCAAGCAGTACTTGTACCGAGCTGTCTTCAATATCTATGTGAACTGGTTGCGAACCAAGTCTCGTAGGCACAAGGAGATTGTTGTCACCCCAAGAGAGGGTAGCGAAGAGGTCTCATGGGAGAGTGCTATCGTCGACCCTCATGGGTGTCAGCAAGAGGTCATTGTGGACCTCACTCAAACTGTGAAGCTGATTGCCTCTGGTAAGTCTAGCCGCAAGGCTCTGGGCTGGTCTGCGGAGGGGAATCAGGAGCGTGAGGTTGAGATCCTCAAGCTTCTCAGCGAAGGTTGCAATCTCAACGAGATTGCAACCACCATTGGGTTGTCCGTAAAGGGCACTCAGCGGATGGTCTCTCGGGGGATGTAGAATCCTTTTATCGTAGACTATCCGTAATGGATACACACGCCTTAGTAAGAGTCGCTAGTGAGTTAGGTCGTAAGGTATATGCCAGCCTTCCATGGGGATATAGGCTGGCTAACCTTCTAGTGAAGCTAGCAGCTGGGCCCGCTGCTGGGTTCGGGAGAGTTATCTACGGGTTATTCTTGATGAACGGGGTGGAGGGACTTCCACCCATCAAGGATCAACCTGCTGAGAACTTCAAGCCTCAGAACGCACGAGAGATGGACCGTAAGATCCCTAGTGGTTACGGCGCCAACTTTGGCTCGAAGGCTTACAAGATGCTACTCATGAAGCATCGCGATCCGAACCGAGCAGAAGACTTGATGACGGAGCTAATGCTCAAGTTCCTAGCTAAGCCTGACTCTCTACGGAACCTGTCGGGTCAATCTCTAAAGAGAGCGGAGAGCTACATCCTCACGTCCCTCAACATGCTAGCTATCGACCAGTTTAGGCATGACACCAGAGGTGATGAGGACAAGAGCATCACGGATTCCATGACGGACCTGGAAGGCGTTGAGAGGGTCATTGAGGACCCAGGGGCTTGGGACCACCTCGACAAGTACCTTCTAGAGAGTGACTTGGACAACATCCGAGAGGAGTTGGCTAGGAAGGTAAACCCCAGAGTCACTCCAGACCTGGACCTTTACTTTGACTTGCTCCTACAGGGGTATACGGACGCCGAGATTGTAAGGGATCAGATGATCCCGTTCCTCAAGAACAACCCGATGTCGCACCCAGCTTGGCTGAAGTACAAGGACCAAATCAAGTCGGTCCTACGCAAGCACTTCGACGTCAAGAACGAGAGAGCTGAAGTCTAAGGGATGCTCCCTCCTGAAGCTCAGAGGTACCTCAAGTCGGCCTCCATGAAGACGTCGAGCAAGGCATTTCAATGCCAAGTGTTCAACTCGGACTGGGACCAGTTTGTGGTCGACTGGGCTCCGCGCATTTACAGTTTTCTGGTTGAGGCTCTAGGTCCCTTCGGGACGGAACCTCAATCTAGAATACTTAAGCTCCCAGACGGGATGCACATGAGTGGAGCTACTGCGAGCTTCGACATGGTGAGTGGGCAGATTAGTCTGTGCTCCTCTGTAGAGGGTAATCCAGGACAGACCTTGGAGAAGTTGACTCACGAGATGGTTCATGGCTCACTGAGCCAGTTTCCGTCCGTTGAGCCATTTTATGATGAAGGTTTCGTGGATTACTCAACGTGGGTGCTAGCTCACGCTCCTGTTTTTGGGGAGTTCAAGCAGGCTACCGTAGATGCAGCCGCTTTCAACATCAAGATGCGTAGGGAGAGAGCCTCACGTAACCTATCGGACTACGACCGTAAACGGTGGGCAGGTGGTACTTTTGCGTCTCTATTCCTAGGGCCTATGATCCTTCACCGTCTCCGCATGAAGAAGGCGGAAGGGGACTTCACATGGTAGAGTCAAAAGTCACTGTAAGTCGAGTAGTCTCCCGCTACGCTGCCGCTCTTAGCGAGGAGAAGGTAAAGGCGCTTCTTGTCAAGCTCCGTAAGGGAGCTGACTCCAGCATTACGATGAAGCAACTACTTGAAGTTCTTCAGTACCTTGGAGGCTGGACTGTAGAGCCTTTCGTCGGCTTGGTTCAACTACACGGGTACCCGCAAGATCCTAATGCTCCAAATCTGGAAACCGACTCTAATCCGTTAACGGTTCAAGCAAGATGGGAGCTAACTAAGGACTTAGAGGTAAGGTCTCTACCGTCCAGCCCGCAAGCGATGAAGCATTACACGATGGATGTAACTGCTCCTACCTCCGAGGGCTTTAACTTCGACCTAACCGGCTACTCCTTCCTTGAGTGGGTAGGTGCAAACGGGCTTCGATTTACATCACCTGAAGGCGCTGTCTTTGAGCTACTACCAAGTAGGAGTTACTACGTTCAGTATTCGGATCCTAAGAAGATACCATACTACGAGATTCGCAAGTGGTTGCGAGAGAGTACGAGTTTCCTAACTCAGGTGTCCAATGCACTTGGAGTGAGCACGTATGAGCGGGAGCGTGAGGAGTCAAAGCCTCGCACTCGTGAGAACACGGGTACGTGTCCTTGCTGCTTCCGTAACATCAAGCTCAAACGTCAAGGGGATGACTACATGGTCGTCCTACACGGGTACGAGCGTCCAGGTTGGGGGCAAGTGCAGGGTAGGTGTCTTGGTGTCGGCTACCAGCCGTTTGAGCTGAGCCCTAAAGGCACGCAGCACCTTGTGAAAGTCTTACATGACTCCGTGCGGGACTCCGAGTCTTCTCTACGTGACCTCCAAGCTGGCAGGGTACTTGTGTTGTACACAACGCAGGGGAGAAAGCTAACGCTTGAGGACCTAGGTCAGCGAGAGTGGGATGACCGAGTCAAGGATCGAATTCAAACTACCACGGGTCTTATCTCGGATTTGAAGAAGGACATCAAACTACTCGACGGTCTGATTGATAGTTGGGAAAAGCAGGAACTACCTCAGGTGGGTGAGGCCCCCAAACCACCTCCCATGTTCCTACGTTAACGAGGTTTTGTGTGAATTGTCCTCAGTGTTTGCATACCTTAACTCTAGTGGAGCCTAAGGATCACCCTCGTACAGGGTTCTGTCCCCAGTGCTCTAGACACTTCAAGATTTGCAATGCAGTTCATGTAGTTAAGGTTCACGAGTCCCACTTCTTTGTACGGGGTTGTTTCGATAGCTGTCAATACGTGAGCAGATTCTTGGCAGTCCCACACTGACTTGGTGTCCTACATAGGATGACCTCTTTTCGTCGTTACAACATCCCCTCGATCAATGGCGAGGGTTGGGCTGTCGTTGTATTGGACCTGAAGGACGGGTACTTCTCCACCGTAAGCGACTGGGGGAACTATTCGTACATGTGGACCAACATCGGTCCATTGGACTTTAGGCAGTTCCTGTGTAGTACGGCTCCTGACTCCTTCTGGGGAAAAATTACTCAAGGTCGAGAGGCTTGGGTTTGGGACGTAGATGCTACCCAAAAGGCCATACAGTTAAAGCTTGATGCTATGCTGGCGGCAGGGAAGATAACTACAAGGCTTATAGAGGAGGCTCGGGATCTAAGCTCCACGGTAGAGGACTGGCATAGTCTCACCAGCTGGACTGAGGATCTAGACTTGGACTACCAGGACTGGGTTGACATCCCCGTGTCCAAACGCGAAGGGCAATCTTGGTCCTTTGTCGAGAAGGTTCTACCTAGGCTTAGGTTACTACTCCAAGAAGAGTTGGCAGCCGAGGGGTTACCGTTGAGAGGTTAACCTTCTTGTTGAGTGCCACCAGTATGAGTATTACCCTTCGAGTTGCCACTAGGTACTATGTCAAGGTAGCGGCTATGCTACCTCAATCCTGGTTCAAGGAGCGTAGCAAAGACCTTAAGCAACGCCTCCAAAAGTCTCTGTCGGATGACATCAGTGACTGGCCGAACATCATCGACGAGAAGCTCATCTTCTTCTTTGACGACTTCCTAGATGACTTTCGGAAGCAGGTTGGCTCTGGGTCCATAGCTGCTCAGGCGTTGGAGTCCATCAAAGACCGAGTGGATTCCATCAAACGCTACATTGAAGCGGTAGCTCAGAAGCTACCTAAGGGCCATAGTTATGTCAACTTCAATGACCCTGTGGACTACCTTAGGTGGTACGCGATAAATGCTATCTTCAGCAAGATAAAAGCGTCAGCCAAGACTCTAGGGTACTTGTTCAGGTACTCTTGGTATATCGACGAGAAGATGGTCGATCGGCTTGTAGCTAGGACCTTGAAGGCTGCGACCCATAGCCAAATGGAGGCCCTTACGGATGAGGGTCAGTACCATCGTAAGTACGCGTTCCTAGAGTCCATCAACTTTGAAGCGTCAGCCTTGAAGGCTCTAAGTCGAACCAAACTGGAGTTGGACTTTACCGACTGGGTCGATCGTATACTCGTGATGTTGGAGGCGAACTACTCTCAGAAGGCCATCGAGGATTCCCCTGCTGGGTTCAGGGAGTTTGACCTGTACGGAATGAAAGTTGTCGTAGATGACAATACACTTCTTCCAGATGACCTCAAAAAGTATGTGCGCTACTTGGACGAAGCCTTCAACAAGTTGAAGGCTAAGGGGTTCGCAAAGGCTTGGTACGGTACCGTGTTCATCCAGTGCAGTGATTGTGGAGGAGTGAACTCTAATAATGGGGGAGGGGTTGGAGGTCACTACGTTATCGGGAAGGACACTGTCTCAATCTTCAGTAGACCATCCTCCTTTATCGTTGAGCTTGTCGTACACGAGCTTGGGCACCGATATTGGTTTAAGCAAATGCGATCTTCTCAGCGAGCAAAGTTCGAGTCCCTAGTGAAGACTCACACGGTATCAAGACCTGCGAAAACCGTTGAGGTTAAGCTGGTACGTGAGAGTATGATCCAACCGTACCGTAAGGCTATCGACACATGGGGGAGTAACCTAGAAAAAGCTGTAACTAAGTACAGCGGACTAGGGGATGAGAGTAAACTCACAGACCTGAGTCGGCAATTCAGTAACGAGATTATTGACGCAATAGCCACCCCAGAGTTCGATACGACCCCAGAGGTAGATAAGGCGAAAGATGAGGCTTATCGTACTCGCGCAAAGTTCCACGAGCACGTAGATGACTTCTACGGGGTTACGGACGAAACGAAGGCCACATGGACAGCAGAGGCGTTAGTCTTGGTACATACTCTGGTGGCCGAAGCTCTCATTTACCTAGACTCAGCTGTCGTAGCTCACAACGAGCAAGCACATCAAAAAGCAAAGAACGACCCTGCTACAAAAGCTTGGCTTGAGAGCTACGAGAACAACCCCGCTCCAGTGGCACCCGTCTCCACCTACGGAGCTAGTAACATTGATGAGGCGTTCGCTGAGGTGTTTGCCCACTATGTACTTGAAGTGGACATGAGTCGAGATCAGGTGGAGAGTTTCCGATCAGTACTCGCAGCTGTAAGTACCCCTGAAGACGTGGAGACTCCACTACCGGTCTTGTATTGGAAAGCGACATAGCGGTGAGCCGCTCGGCTCGACGACCCAAGCGAACGAATCACTGGGTCCGCAGGTCGGATCAGGGGCGTGACTACTGGAAGTATTGCAAGTGCGACGAGTGCGGTGGCCCATCGTCAAAATGGTCCGCGTTTCACCGTAGGCGCAATGCAATGACTGAGAGTGAGTTGCCAGTGCCTAGGCTGACTTACCGTACTCTTGATACTCGTTGTCTACGTAAACTGGAGGGGGTTCAGTCTTAGCTCGCTCAAGGAACGCTGTCAGCTCCTCTACGAGATGCGTGGCTTCTGTTCTTACTGCACGCATCTGTTGAGATTGACGCTTAAATAGCTTGGGCTCCGGGCTTGACATTCTTAATCTCCAGTGTTGGTTAACGTTTCAAGTGATGGTACCCAAGTGCGGTTTGCAGCCCCTGAAGCAAACCATGCATTTGGGCGAGAGTGTTCTTGAGATGTCCAATTTCGTCAGCTCGTTGACGATCAGACGCATCAAGATCATCCGCAAGTACATATCGTTTCTGTCGAGCTTCAAGTCGAGTAATCGTCTCTTCTGCGTCCTTCAGTCGACGATTAAGCTCTCTAATTTGAGCCTCTTCCAGAGACTCCCCCCCTGGGAAAGACTTCCGCCTATTGGCGGAAGACTCCCCTTCAAGACGATCAACTCTACTGCATAGAGCCTCAAGACGTTCAACTCGCCCACCTATAGAGTCGTGTTGATCTTCACTCTTATCGTGTTTCTGAGAGAGTTCGTGTACGGTGTGACTGAGTCCAGTCTTATGGTCGGCTGTCCCTACAAGCTTCTCAAGAACCTCCACGCGAGACTTCAAGTCGCGGAAAAATAGGATTGTGGACGAAGCTGTACCACCCCCTGACACCAGAGCCGTAACAATACCTTCAAATAGATGGTCGAAGGCCATACTCCTTGTAGGGTATAAGTAGAAGTTTTGAAATGGGTAGTCTTTACCCACACCTAGCTTAAGCTAGAGCTAAGTGTGCGACTTAATTACAAGTTTCAGGTTTGCGCTTCCTTGCGATTTCGATTTCCTCACAGCTCTTCACGAGAGTCAGGCATCGAGGGTTAAGGAAGGCTCCACGATCCTGAGCTGTACGGCAAAAGGTCTCGCAACTCATGTTGGGGACATCCTTGGGGCCTGGACGGTCGGAGTCATACACTGGCATGCCTTCTTCGCATCCCAGTCCCCCGTCAACCTTTGGTCCAAGGTGTTTACACATCTTTCCGCAAAGATCCGTATCCGGAGGTGTGACGGGATTTGGACCAGGCGCCTCTCGACCGGGACAGCCAAGTAGAGTTAGGGCGGTGGCCACTGCTAGTAGGGTTCTCATAACCCTGGATAGGGTATGAAAGGATTGTGTATTGAGCTAACATAGAGTATACTAACCCCATGTTGACAATGTACACGGATATTCTTGAGTTGTTACGTGACGTTAGAGCTTACACGAAAGCTGGAGGTAAGGTTGAGCTTGCAGACCAACCCCAGCAACTGATCCTTGCATGGGGGGCAAAGGAGGACTGTACTTGCACTCAATGTCTCAATCCAGACTATGACGGAATCTGCGAATCCGAACCCCCATCTTGGGGTATCAAGCTAACTAGAGTCAAAGCCTTTGCCCTGGGTACAAAGATCCCTGAGAGTATTGCTAGGACTATTTATGACGCTCTACGCACCACTGAGGGTCGCATACAGCTAGTGACGGACCACTCAATCGAGGTCCCCGGCTCAGTTGTCCCAGCCCCGCCGAAAACACTGGAACTTACGGTAGTGTCTACTGAGACCGCTAACTCTTCTATCAGAGGTACTTAGGCATGACCACCCTATTCGGATATAAGCCAGACCCTACTGTAGGTATTGATGAGAATGGGAACGAGTTCGATTGGCTCGCTAAGGACCTGGACTTCACCACCAACCTCAAGCCAAGTCTAGTGATGGCGGATGGGGACGTGGACCTATCTAGCTTCACCACTGAGACCAATCAGTTCGGGCTGTCCTCCTGTGCGGGAAACGCTACAGCAGATAGCATTGAGTTACTTAACGCTATCCGAGAGGCTACCCTAGCTGTCTCTGAGAAGCGAAGCCCTCGCCCTACGATTCAGGTCTCTCGTCTATTCATCTACGCTCTAGCTCGTGGGATGATGGACGATGACGGGGATGGCCAGGGTGACATTGACAAGGATGAGGGGACCTACATCCGAAATTGCTTTGAGGTGCTCAGTCGCTTTGGAGTCTGCGACGAGAACATTTGGGCTTACGACGAGTCTAAGGTCTACACGGCCCCTAGCATCAAGGCTATGCGTCAGGCGGTAGGTCATCGCATCCACTCCTACTACCGAATCAGGGAGACTGGAGATGACCGACTTGAGGCAATCAAGTCGGCACTGCAAGCAAAGCACCCCGTTGTTTTCGGCACCCTTGTCGACCACCCTTTTTTGCAGCGCCTTGGACCCTCGATCGTAGACCCCCCGAAGGGAGCTACCGCAGGTGGGCACGCTATGATGATCGTAGGGTACGTAGACGGCAATTTCCTCGTGAAAAATTCATGGGGTAAGCACTGGAGGGATGGTGGGTTCGCACTACTGACTCCAGATTACATTACGTGGGAAAACACCTCTGACCTTTGGGTTCCAACTCTCGGTACAGAGTTCTGAGTTTACTAGGAAGGGAAAAAGGAAATGAGTCGAGTTATCGAGAGCGCGGGAGTTCACGTCCTCATTGACGCATTTGTTAATGACCCTCTTGTATTCACAAAGGAGACACTAGCCAACCTGTTTGTTGATCTTGTGTCCGCTCTCGACATGGATATTCTAGTGGGTCCTAACTTTGTGGAGGTTCCCATGGACCCTGAGGTGTTGCGTCAGTCAAGGGCAACAGGGGTATTCCGTGATGAGGGCGGCATTACTGGAACCTGCATCATTAGTAAAAGCCACATCAGCATTCATGCTTGGCCTCTCCAAAAGTTCTTTAGCTTCGATGTTTTCTCCTGTGGGGACTTCGACCCACAAGTGGCAATAGATCTAGTTCACGCTAGATTAGGGGTTTGCTCCGCTAACGTAACCATCATTGGCAGGGAGAAACCAGTTGACGTGCAGCCAAGTGTGTATTGCCTCACTAACAAAGTGAACGGTAAACGGTACGTCGGTAAGTCAAAAGACCCCGCGTCTCGATGGGGTATGCACGTTTGGTTGTCTAAGCACCCAGACCACAAAGCATTCAGCCTTGTACATAGCGCCATGGCAAAGTACGGAGAAGGTAACTTCATGTACGAAACCCTGGAAATATGTGAAAACGAAAAAGAAGCCTATGAGCAAGAAAAAGTATGGGTTGCCAGGTACCGCTCTAACGAGCGAGGGTATGGGTACAACCTAACCCCTGGAGGGGATGGCATAACTCTGTCCGATGAGGCGAGAGCCAAGCGAGCCGCGACAGTCAAAACTCGAAGTGCTGAAGGTGCTTACTCAGGCGAGAACGCCCCTTTGTTTGGACTTCGTGGGTCAGATCATCCGGCTTATGGATCCAAGAGGTCTCAAGACTTTAAGAGGCAACTCTCCGAAGCTAGGAAAGGTCCTGGTAATCCTATGTTTGGTAGGGAGGTAAAGCCAGAGAACCGTCTTGCCAAGTCCAGAGCTTGGTTGGGTAGTGGTAACCCAAATAAACCTAAGTTTAGCACTCAGGATGTAGCTGAGGTGAAGGCCCTTCAAGCCAAAGGTTTAACACAGAGAGAGATGGCACAACTCTATAAAGTAAGCCAATCAGTAATTAGCAAAATGCTTAATGGTAAGTATCGAACCAAGGATGGCTGAGGGCGTCCTTGGTTCGATACGCTGTAATACTACCGTACGTTAGACTTAGTAAGCTTCTCGACCTTCTTACGTAGTAGGTTCCGCTTTAGCCAGGAAAGACTTTCCGCTCCAGTCTTTCCCTCTAGGTGGTCGTACTCGTGTTGGATAGCTACAGCAAGGAGCCCTTCTGCTTCGAGAGTGAAGGGCTTACCATCGAGGTCTAGCGCGTCAACCTCAATGCGACTTGCACGAGTCAGCTCAAATCGTTCTCCTGGGAACGAGATGCAGCCCTCGACAGACTTTACAGTGGGTTCAAGCAACCTCAAAGTAGGGTTGATGAATATGTAGGAGGTGGAGTTCTCTACGCCATCTGGCCACTCTACGTCAACAACGAAAAGTCGAATAGGCACCCCAACTTGAGGTGCAGCCAACCCCAGCCCTCGACACTGCATCATCGTAAGAAGCATGTCGGAAGCTAGCTGCTTCACGCTCTCCGTAACCTCGGTTACGGGTGCACACTTCTGGTGGAGGATGGCATCTGGGTAGTATCGGATAGGCAAGCGCTTGGGCATGAGCATGTTAGTCATCTTTCTTAGGGAATTGATTCCACGACCTTGAGGCTACAGCTCCCCTTGCGGTACCCTCCTTGTAGTTGCCTTCATACGGGCGGTCCAACTCCCCTTCAACCGTATGGAATCGAATCTGACCTATACGCATACCTGGGTAGATTCGTACTGGGTGGAGAGCAGACACCTCTAGAGTGTACTGACCGTCAAAGTTTGGGTCCCCGAATCCAGCCGTGAAGTGGATGAGGACAAATAGCCTACCAATCGAAGACTTCCCATCTACAATTGGCACGTAATTCCGTGTCCACACTTGCTCTACTGTATGTAAGAGGTAGCCGATACCTGGTCTTAGTACCCATCCCGTAGGTGGGATCTGGAAACTTACCGTTTCAAGCTCTTGCTTGACGTCACACACCTTGGCGCAAGGGGACATGTCCTGACCAGCCCTTGGGTGGCTAGCGTGCTCATTGTACCCTACCCAATCCTTGTAGACCCTAAGCTCATCCCCAAGGGTAAGGTCATAGCTAGCTGGGTTGAGTTGGTCCTCTGAGTATGGGGTAATACGGATGTTACCAGCCTCAACTTCACTCTTGATCTTGCTACCGGTAAGTATACTCATTTCAGTCCTTCTTGAGGTGCAAGGCTGCGTTCGTGCCTACGTAAAATTCAGCAGCAAATTCAAAGCTAGGTGGAGCGAAGTACCACATCAAGTTCTCACCTAACCCTGTTAGGTAGTCTCGACCGTAAGGTCCGTTCTCTAGGTCTCTATGTAAGAAGTCAGGAAGCTCCGCTCCGTCCTTTCGAGCACTAGCAATACCCCAGGCGATAGCTAGCACAGAGTCAGTGTCTCCACCCCAGCTAATAGCCTTCTTTGCAATACTCAGTAAGTTAGGTTCACCAATTACTAAGGTAATAGCTGCCCTTGCAGTGAGCATCCCCAGGTTAGGTCCTACTACAGGGCCACCCTCCCACCGTAGGTTGCTCAGGTGTAGCCAGTCTCCAATGTAATCGAAAATCTCCGTGAGTGGAGCACTCTCGTACAAGGCGAACCTAGATGCAAGGGCTACCATCTGAGAAGAGGTAATACCTCCCTCTGTGTTGTGAGTCAGGCTCGCTTGCGTTGCAGCTACCTCTAGTAGATTGGGTTCGTGTAAGATAACGCCAAGCGGAACGGAGCGCATTGCGGCACCGTTCTTATCTGACTCCGGGTTTATCTTCAAGAGGAATTCGGCACCAGAGCTTACTGAGTCTAGGAAGGCCTGGAACTTTACCGCATACCCAGGTCGTGGGTCTCTCTTGTATGCTTGGACGAAGGCCTCAGCAAAAGCCTCTTTTGTTAGGTCTTCAGGGCGTGCGTATTTCGGAGGACGACGGCCTTGTGGGTGGATAAGGCTCTCGGCTACTGCGATAGACATCTGAGTGTCATCGGTGTAATGACCTGCTTCCGGACCCCACTCAGGATGACGGATATACCGATCGAACTCCAAGGCTGCCTTCAGGTTGTCGGTTCGAAATTCACACGCCATACCAAAGGCGTCACCTTGGGCTATGCGTAACAGCATCTTGGGGTTAGGATGGAGCACCTCTATGATTACACCAGTTCCACCAGAATTCATTCGCCTGTACTTGGCGACCTACGAGAAAACTAAGAATGACCTGGAAGACCCCGCAGACCCCATCCAAGCACTCCTCAATCAAATAGAGGGTCGGTACTGGGAGCAGATCTACAACTTTCTTCAAACGGACCCTGAGGAGCTAGCCAAGCACCCAGAGCGTGTTGGTAGGAGAGAGCGTCTTCAGGAGTTGTACTCGGAAATCTTGAAGACTCCTACCTCTAAGTGACTCAGCCCTTCTGCCCCGCAAACCCGATAATCTGCTCCCACCCAGAACCTCCATGAGACGGAGAGCTGCCCGGACCGGACCAACGATCATGGGAGTTCGACTTGAAGCCTCGAACGACCCTCACTGGCTGCCTTGCTACCATTTTCAGACCGTAGGCCTTCAACTCGTGAATGATCTTGAGGTTGGAGCCTTGGGTACGTTCCGCGAGCTTGATGACATCCTCGACTGAGAAACTGTCTCGATTGTCGTCCATAAGAAATTCTGCCAAAGCTTCAACCGAAGCGTACTCAGGCTCGTCTTGGGGGGTCATGTGTACCCTTACGTAAGGCCTCGCTGCAAACTTAACCGGTGTATAAGGTTAGGATGCGTAAAGAACTAGAAATCCTCATCTCCACCCTTACTGCCGAGGGATCCCCAGGGTCTGAGCCCTCCCCCGAACGAGACCAGGCTCTAAAGAGCCTCCAGTCGTTTCTAACCCCAAACGAACCATTTCCCCTGCGGGACGTAGCCTCAGCAGTGGTCCGTCGCTCTGAGGATCGAAGCTACAACTACTTACAGGTAGGAGACCTTCGCGTTGGTCTCGCACCTCAACCTACAGCTATCGAGACCAAGGTCCAATGGGCGGATGCAGAGTGGCTCGTGTTGCACCTACTGAGGCTTGGTTTTGATCTGGGTTCTAAAAAGTAGTTAACTCGTCAGCCGTGACTTACGTAGGGAGACTTGAAAGAGGTGTCCACATGGCCTTCCGCGTTACGTTCACTCAGAAGAATGGCTCCACCGGTTCCGCAACCTTCCCCACGGAGACTCTTGCGAAGTCCTACTGCCGTTCCGTCAAGAACGGCAAGGTCCAGGAGGTTGATGGGGTGGTGAGCGCCTCCGTGACGAAGTGCCCCCCTGGGACGCTTGAGAGCCAGCGAGAGGCCACGAAGCAGTACTACCGGGAGATCTTTCACCCGGAGACGAAGCCCGAGAGCGCTGAGATGGAAGCTGAGCGCAAGAACGAGCACTTCTTCGAGTCGGCTATCGTTGGGATGACGATGGCGGATGCTCAGAGTGACTGGGACTTTGTTCAAAGTCAGCGCTGAAAAGTCTGTCCCACCTAGAAGGGTACGGGGGACTAGAAGAGGGGGTAGTGGGAGGTAGGTAGTAACCGTACCCCCCTCGTACCCCCTCTCCAGCTACACGGATCAGCTTCCCCTCGTTAACTTGAGCTGTAAGTTTAGACGAGATGCTGGCGGACTTTAGTCCAATACTCTTAGCAACTTGAGTGGCGGTAGAGCCTGGATTTTCAACTATGATTTGAAAAGCGATGACAAAGTGTCCCCGATGTAACTTCTGGAACCTCCTCACGGAAAAGCACGCTTGCTTTCCACATAGGTTGGACCTTGAGTCACACTCCAAGTCCAACCTAGTACTCCCCATAGACCCCCTAGAGGTTAGGCGCTTTGCCCTACAGAGTAACTGGCTCTTGCGAGGTAGCTGTGCCTAGAGTCGCTGCAATCACGGGACATCGACAGGTAACCTACAAGGATACCCTCAGGATATTCAACGCAATGCGAGGTCTTGTCGGCAATACGAACGTAGATGCCATCTACTTTGGAGGTGCCTTAGGTGCGGACACGGAGGCCCTCAAAGCTGCATTAGAGATTAGAGCCCTTTCAGGGAGGGCAACTCCTTCTCTTGTCGTTGTCGTTCCAGACGTCCTTGAGAGCCAACCCAGAGATACTCAGGAGTGGTCAAGGAAGGCGGATCGAGTCATAGAGTTGCAGAACCCGCTTCACTTGAAGTCGAGTTACAAGACTAGGAACCAGTACTTAGTCGACAACTGTGCATTCCTAGTCGGGTTCTGGCGGGCTGAGGATTACAAGTCGGGCACCTATCAAACCTTGCAAATGGCGTCAAAGTCAGGTAAGCCAGTCTACGTAATCCCCATGGAGCTGACATGAAGACTTACTTGGAGGAGTACCTACAAACCTACTTGTGGCTTACTCTATCCGCCATCGTACTATGGCTACTCAAGTCCAGATTTTGCCCCCATACGGTATTCGAGGTTACGCCTGTAACCTCGAATACCGTGGTCTTTGGGGTTACGCTCATTTGGGGTTGTTGGACAACCCTATCCATACTGGGATTAACTCCAAGGTATGACCCGAGCCATAGAGAGTCTTACCTAAGATCTAAGGAATCCTATGAGAGGATGGAACGTCAAACTCAAGCTGAGAGGGAAAGGTTAGAGGAGGCTCGTGTAGAGTACGAGGCTCAAATTAGACTCGCGGAAGCTTTTACCGTGGAGGCTGAGGTGGATGAAACTGCGGGGGAAGTTACCGCTAAGGTAACTCGACGCAAACGAGCTAAACGCACCAAGTCTACCGCTAAGTACACCACTAGGTTTGAGCGTATTGGAAAATAACCCCAAGCCAACAAGATGCTATGGACCCAAGCGACACTCTGCGAAGTGTCGCTTGGGTCGACCGCTTTGTAGGTGGAGGCGTAAAGAGAAAGGGGTAATTTGTAGGTGTGGTGCCTACCATTACCCCCACCGCTTAAACTCAGGAAGGTGCGGGAATCCGGAAGCCATGGAGCTTTTCGTCCACGGTCCAATTCCTAGCGCCGATGATTTCCCCTTTGGTGCTAACTTACACCGTTACTGTAAGTGACTTCACCCTCGATAAGGCACGTCCTCTAGTAAGAGCCTCTCTAGTCGGGCCCTCTCGGCTTCTGCTGCGGTAGCAATCTCACCAGCCCTCCGGACCAGCGCCTCCCTGCTCGAAGGGGAGTCATGGTACTCCTTGCTGACTAACGCTGACAATGCAGCATTGAAAGCAGCTTCCCAAAAAATACCCATCGCTAAACCCTCACTGTAAGTAGAGACTTGAACTCAGGATTTGGCTCTCCTGGGTACGGTCTTGTAGCATATCCGAATGGGTTGCAGATTACCCTAGTCTGGTTAATCGTGTAGTCTACACTGCTATGCGTGTGACCGTGGATCCAGAGCTTGGCCTCCCCGCACCTTACGATGTCTGACACGTTGTGCAGGAAGTACCCATTCGAGGACGAGAACCTATACTTAGGTGCGATACTCTCTGGGTGAGGTAGGAAGTGTGTGATCACTACATCCCCAGGTTGAATCGAGGACCGAAGGAAGTCTGCTGAGTCCATTGCTTGCTGGTGGACAAAGTCAGCAAACCCTTCAATGTGATTGAAGTCCCCGAAGTCTGCGTCTGAGGGAAGCCAGTTAGGGTGCTCGTACCAAAGGGTACACCCCAGGAACCTTTGGCCCTGTAGTTCTACGATATCTCCCTCCAATACGTGAAGGTTGGGGAACACTTCCGCTACCGCTCTAGCTTTTGTCTCGGTACCAGCTACGGAACCTCCGTAGTACTCGTGGTTTCCTAGTACGAATAGAACGGGCTTAGGTGCAACTAGCTCGCAGAACATTGTCAGTACCGGATCTAGTGTTGCATCCGTTGCAATGTCTCCGGCAAGAACTAGAACGTCAAATGCGAGGTCTTGGCAAATCTCTACAGCCAAGGTCCAACCTCGGTCCCTGTGCATCTCACAATGCAGGTCAGATACTACTCTAATTCTCATACTCTAACCCCTACGTAATCTTTGGCGGACGGTTTAACCTACTTTTGACCTACGTAGCATGTCCTGAACGATCGCTTGATCCAGGATCAGGAGAGAGTTCACGTAGGAGTACGCAAGGAAGGCTATCGGGTGCCGCAAAAGCTCATTGTAGAATGGCTTACTGGCAGCTCTACGAGCCTCAGCGCTCGTATCCGAACGTAGGCTAACGTAGTTCATCCAAAGAGACTTGAGGGTTGGTGAGCCTGTTTTAGCTATGGCTACGTTGGCCTTCTTTCTGGCCTCCTTTGTCTGCATCGCAATGTGATTCCGGAGGGACGTTAGTTCCGGCACAGACAGATGTGTAAAGTCTGGTAGGTCGATTGGGGTACTTAGCTCATCTGTCACGTTTAGGCCTTACGTCAGAGGGAGTCATGTTCGCCGTTCGGTAGGCTTTTTGGTCTGGACTCACTGAGTCAACTTTCCGAGCGACTGGGTAGTATCGAATACGAATAGGAGGAGGGGTTAGGTCATCCTCCGTAGGAGCTACGGTAGGCTCCTTCGCCTGAAGTGTTTCAAATTCCACCTTCAGTTGACAGAGGTGCTTAAACTTCTCCGTCTTTTTGGGATCCCCTCCGGTCTGGTCGGGGTGAAGGCTTAGGGCAAGCCGATTGAACTCCCTCTTGAATCGAAGCTTAAGGGCCTCTAGCTTAGAGCTGGCTACAGCTAGAGATGGAGCTTGATCTACCTCCCGTAGACTCTCCACTGTAATACCCATCTCAAGTAGGAGTTTGAGGTCCATCTAAGTACCAGGTCTGGTCGGTAAGGATATCGGCAGCTTTCTTCAATCGGTTACGTACATCAGTCTCCTCTCCATACCCACACTCCCGAATATACTCAGCTACGTCCTCGACTCGTAGGTAAGTGTTACCTCGAACAATGACGGTACGTATTTGGAACTTAGGAGTTGACATTACCAACCAGGTGCCTCACGAATCGTACCACTTGGAACCTCCATGCTCGCCTTAATCCAAATCATTGTAGGGTAGCCGTCTACCATGAGTCGAATGGAGCATACGATCTGCTTACTAGTTAAGTTAGGGTCCGTTACAGTGTGTATGTAATGTGGTGCGTACCTCAAGAGCCGTCCTATATCAGCAGCGCTCAGCTCAACGCAAGGAGTGGTTACCGCAAGAATATGGTCGAAGAGGGACCGGAACGGCTTTGGCCAATCCTTCTCTAGAAGCTTCTCTAGTTCATGAATACGATCCCACATCAAAGCTTCTTCACGGGTTGCCTCACGATTATTGGCAGATGAGTAGTGCCCCAGCCTCTGAATTGAGTCCGTGCGCTCATCGTAATTGAAGTCAAAGTCGAGAGGCATGAACACTCTTACACCGTTTAGGTTAGGTAAGTGCGAAAAAACCTAGACGGGTGCTGGAATCTAGTGTATATGGGGGAGGATGGGTCCTACGCACCTTGACTCTTACTTCTTCGGTAAGGTCGATAGTCAAGCAATGTCCACCTTAGGTCTGTACTCGACTCGAATAGAGGAGAAGGGCCGAGAGCTGGACGAAGCTCGACAACGACTAGCAGATTCTACATCTCTCAATGTAGAATCGCAAGCTAAGGAAATTGAGGCTATGCTAAGCAGGGCTTGTCGCCTCAGTGAGGACCTCGTTCGAATTGAAAGCGAACGAGACGCCTTTGTTACACAACTGCTTGAAACTCTCCACAAATAAGGGACCGCTACGTTCATGAACGCTCTGTCTGATCTCACTCTCACTTGCATCGAACCCAACTGTCGTGCGCAATTCATCCACTCGGTAAGGGACCAAGAGTTCTTTGCCTCGAAGGGTTACACCCCTCCGAAGCGTTGTAAGTCCTGTGTGGCTGCCAACAAGGCGCGGAGAGCTGGTGAGACGCCTCAAGTTCCAGCCTTTGGGAGCTACTCGACATCCGCCCCTCCAGCCCCAGCCACATCTAAGTATGTAGAATTTGTAGGAGGGGAGGGGAAGAAACCCCGATCGACGAAGGGCCGTAGGAACGAGAGAGACGATTACTGAGGGTTAGGTTTCTTCCGTCTCAGTGCGAACTGGGACGGAAGACTCTCGTACAAGACGCGAAAGAAAACTGGCTGGACATGTCGTCCGCCCCGACAAGCTGTCTACGTCGACTTCCTCTTGCCAAGAAGGGGTTGGGGTGGCAGTGCCGAAAAGTACCATCTTAACTTTTCGTACGACACCAACGTCCCCGTCACGATCAACAACGACGAAGTCCCCCGCCTTGAACTTAGGATTGGGTTTCTTGCCAGCGGAAAGTTTCGCACATTTGTCACACCAATTAAAGTAACTGGTTTCAGCGTGAGGGCATGGGGGTTTCGTGTTGAGAACTGTGGTTTTATGCTTACTGGTAGCCATCTTACCTGTAACTACGATCCTAGCTCTGGCTGGTTAAACCTCCAAGTGAGAAAATCGTAGGGGGTTGTATGGGAAGGCAAGTCACCAAAGCTTACAACTACAACGGATTGCAGGGCTGTGTTCTACAGTGTAAGGTCCGGTCCACGAAGACTCTCGTTGGGGTTTACCACAGCATTCAGGCTGGGATGGAGGACGACCCTACCGCAGTTTGGTCTACCGTGTGTGAGACCCATGGAAATCTTGTCGGCCACCTTAGCCTTGGTGTAGCTATCGATTGGGTGGCTACGCCTGAAGTTTGGTGCGAGGATTGTCAATGCCTAGTCAAATGAACCCATGTGTCTGCCACCCAGAAGCCAATGCAGTCGGCATGGGGGAGGCTTGCCTCAATTGCAAGAAGTACCCCCAAGATCACTCGCCACCGGGCTATTGCCGCAACTCGACCCGGCAATGGGATTGGTTTACCCACCGCAGGGATTGCGAACAGGTCGATGTGAAAAAGGTTGCTGGATGAGTCTGAAGTTTATCGTAATCGCAAGAGAAGATCGCAAGGAGGACAACAGCCTGGGTCGTTACACTCTAGCTACTCGAAGAGTCTTCTATTCCGAGGAGGCGGCTCTAGAGTATGCAGACAGCCTAGGTCAAAGTCGGGACGCTGTGGTCATTCCAGGGAGATTCGACGAGCTACGGTTCTACGATGACCTTGCAGATGCGGTCAACTCCACGAACCCAACAAGGTTGCGGTAGTGCTTAAACCAATCGCCGTAGTTGGGCTACTCCTCCATGAAGGGGCTCTCTTAGCTGTTTCCAGAAGAGGTAACCAGTACGATCTAGGATTACCTGGTGGTAAGTTGGAAACCGATGAAACACCATTTGACGCTCTAGTGAGAGAGGTCCAGGAGGAGACGGGAGTAAAGGTCCTTAGGGCCGACCATGTACTTACTCGGGTAGATTCTGTAAGTAAGTGCTTGGTTTGGACCTACATAATTACTCAATGGCAAGGAGACCCTGCCACACTGGAACCAGGAGTGTTCGTTTCTTGGGTCCACCCCAAGCGGCTCTTAGGAGAGGCTTGCTCTTTTCGTGAGTACAATCTCAACCTTTTTCGATTTTTACTGGAGTCCCCTTGGGCCTCCACACTAACGGATCAACTATGGGCCTCAAGTCTCAAGAATTATTAGGTTACGTCCTATCGTACTCTGGAAAGCCTGGGGGTCCCTACTTTGGGGTGCAGGTTAAGCCGAAACGTTGGGAGGCGAACGAACTTAAGGAAGCTCAAGACACTTGCCGAATCACCCAGGAAGATTTTCCCGCTGCTCGTATCCTCCGGCTAACTCCGAACCGTAAACGTGCCGTCACGCAAGAGCTTGTGGAGTCAGCGATGCAACTGGTTGTGACTCTGGAGTCAGCTATAGGGGCTCCAAAAAAGAACTTGCATTTCCATGGGTTAGAGTGTGGGAAGTACCTCTCAAAGCTCCAGGCGGCATGTATTGCGTATCTAAAGCTTGAGGTAGAGAAAGGGGTTAAAAAGCCAGATCTAATCTCCGTAGGTGGGCTTATGAGCAACAAGCCTACCTCGAACAACACCTACAAGATCGTGAAATTTAGTTTTAGCGGCCCCCCCAAGGCTGTGCGGGGTAAGCGAGGCCTGAGTCTCGCTGAGGCTCAGGCTCACTGTCAGCGTCCGGACACGCGTGGAAAGGGGTGGTTCCATGGGTACACCAAGGAGTGACTTGATCTCAGTCAAGAGTACGCTTCTCTTTGATTGGAAGCCAGTGTATTCCGGCAACTTACCGTGGGTACCGAGTCGGACAATCTATCTGACTCGTCACGGTAGTCACGCCTATGGGACGAACCTCCCTACAAGCGATCTTGACTTGCGTGGAGTTATGATCGCTCCGCGTGAATACTACTTAGGGTTCCTGAGCACAATAGAGCAAGTCACTCAGTCCGAGCCTGACTTGACGATCTTCGAACTCCGCAAGTTCATGAAACTTGCGGCCGAGTGTAACCCAAACGTCCTTGAGATCCTCTACACGGACGAAAGTGATCACCTGGTCGTATCCCCACGGGGGACAACTCTCCTGGGAAGTCGCGAGTTGTTTCTATCTCAGCGGGCGAAGCACACGTTCAGTGGGTATGCGACTCAGCAGCTCAAGAGAATCAACACTCACTACAGGTGGATTAAGACCCCACCTGTAGCACCTCCAACACGGGCAGAGTTTAACCTACCGGAGCATACTCTTATCCCGGCCGATCAGCTTGCAGCTGCCTCCTCTACAATTCATAAACGTATGGACGAGTGGAATTGGCATGAGCTAGAGGAGCTTGGACCAGCCAACCGGCAATCCATCAAGGATGAGTTCTACCGTAGGCTGCTAGAGATCACCAAGTGGTCCTGGAAAGACATCGAGGAGAAGACCTGGACCGCAGCAGCGACCTCTCTGGGGTTCTCCACGAACTTCATTGAGCTGCTCGACTTGGAGCGACGCTACACGAGTAAACTGCGAGAGTGGCAGCAATTTCAGGATTGGAAGAAGAATCGCAATCCAGATCGTGCGAAGCTAGAGGAGCAGTTTGGGTACGACACGAAACATGCCATGCACCTAGTGCGGCTCCTACGGATGTGCCGTGAGATCCTCACTGAGGGTAAGGTTATCGTGAGACGTCCAGATGCTGAGGACTTGCTACGCATTAGAGCCGGAGCTTGGAATTACTATGAGCTTGTTGAATGGGCAGCGAAGCAAGACGTGGAGCTAACCGAGCTTTCTAAGGTGTCGAAGCTTCCTAAGAAGCCAGACTTGCTCAGAATAGACAGCCTATGTATCGATCTGGCTCACATGCGAGATTTTTAGTTAAGCGTACTCTCTCTACTTTCGTAGGGTTAAACATGAGAATCGGACGAAACGCAGAAGTAGTGATTCGTGGGTCCAAGGTTGTCGCAGTAAGCCTTGGATCGGAACTGTGTGCTGAGCACGAGTGGGGCATCAAACCGCTGAGACGTTACTTCGAATGCGATGATGATGGGGATGGCGTAACGTCTCGGCTTACACGTACCGTACCAGCCGCACTCACCTGGTTCAAGGGGGAGGGGTTTCAGGGCATCTTCCTCCCAACTTGGAGCGGTCAAAAACCCCCTACACCTATGAAGGGGACGGTTACCTGGGGCGCATGGGATGAGTGTTCCTTTGGGATCTTCAGTGAGGACCCGAAGGTCATCAAGAGACTCCTTGTGATCTACGAGGCAATCAAGGCAAACGACGCTGTCATTTGGCTTGGGGGTGGTGGAGTCTTCGATAACGCAGGGTTGTGCATCGGAGTAGCATCGAACCTCCCTACTGAAGTCAAGCAAGCTTGGAAAAAAGCGCATGAGGATCGAAAGGCTCTCCTTAAGGCCGCAGAAGCAACTGGGATTGCTGACCGCATCAAAGCCGCTGGACTGAAGTACTTTGCCTTGTCTCCGAAACTTGCGAAGGACGGTACCGTGCAATTCTTGCTCAACCCCCAGCAGCAAGACATTTACAACTCGATGATCTGCACCGTGGCAGACCTTGATGCTTGGATTCAGGGTAAAGGCCCCGTAGTGAAAACCAAAAAGCAGCAGCGTAGTCGCTGGTAGGTGTAGTACTAGGTATGCGCAATAAGAAAAATTCTGAGGGGCTCACTCTAATGGAGTGGGCTTGTGCAGCGGGGGCTTACGCTGCTTGGTTGGCTGGGGAAGACCCTACCGAATGGCGAAACGCTCGTGCATCAGATGAGGCTATCATGGCAAAGAAACGAGCTAGCTTGGAGCAGCTCGTAGGTGGCCCCCTTGAAGAGGACGTGAGGGAATTCACTGGGGTCCACAGGCGCACGCCGTGGCTCCCTCGGCTTCCTGTTGAGCCTCGTAGAGGCTTTTGCTCCACCTCCCGCAATGACTTGGACGTATGTACGATCACTGACTCAACGGCCACCACTGACAAGGGGTTTCTTGTATACGACGATGCGACTACAGCGGTCGAGCCGGATGCCCCAGTAGACGACATCGTAGGTGGCAAGATCGGCTTTCGTTGCTGGGAGCACATCCTCAGTGACGCAGACAGCCGCAAAAGTCGGACTATGCGAACAGAAGGCGCCGGGTTCACTCCCCCCACCGTTGGGGCCTACACCCTTGGTCTCACTGAGGAGGATAACACAGTAGGGAGAGTCCAGGACTCGAACTTTCCGGTTCAAGCAGCAAGCTTGACTGATGATTCCAACCCTATCCCGAAGTTTGGGGAGGTTTGGATCTCCAAAGATCGTAGACGTGCCAACTACTTTACGGTACGTTCGGTAAATCTCAAGGACGAAGAGGTTCACACCTCCGACCACCGGACAATCAAACTGAGTCGTATGAGCCGTTACCGTAAGCTGAAGTGATTGACACGCCAGCTTTTACATTAAGCCCCACCTGCAAGAATCCGTAGGCATGAGCATGAGCACCCCTAGTATCACTCTGGGCATCCCCATTGTCACCCTGAAGAATGACCTCCGAGTAGGAAACTTCTCGTCCCCTCACACGTTTTCCTTTAACACGGGGGAGGTTCTTGCGGCTTGTTCCCCCGAGAGGTCGAACGCCCTCATGTTGGAGACCGAGGAGGTAGAGGTACCCTCAAAGTGTGGTCGTTGGACCGACATTCAACTCTCTTTTAAGATGAGTGACCCGGTCTTGGAGGCCCTTAAGGACCTAGACATTAGTGACTTTGACGTCATGATCGTTCCGCTTCCAGTGCGAAAAGCTTTGGACGCTTACCTAGCAAATCGTGACTGGTACAATACTCGATACATCGAACTGGTGTCGGATAAGTGTCGCGTCTGTCGCTCCGCTGATCGGATTACCAAAACCATCTTCTCCGATCGTTTCTGTCTGTGACCGTGGAGGCGTAAGTGGCAGTTCTTGAGACCAAGTCGCGAGTTGGGTACTACGGGAAGCACTACCTAATTGTACCGGATGAGGCAGCTGGGAAGAAGTTTCGGTACACCGTGTACGAAATACCTAGCAGCCCATCCCGTAGGATTCGTGTACTTGGAAGAGAGATAGACCTACGAACCGCTAGGAAACTTGTACGTCTTGCTTTAGCGTGGCAGGCGAAGTTACGTAGTAGATAACATGAAACTGTGGCTTGACGACCAAATTGACGACCCGTCTACCCCTGACCGGCACCCGCCTCAGGGTTGGGTGGGAGTCTCCTCTGCTATGGAGGCTTGTCGAATTCTGGCGAGAGGTGAGGTTACCGAGATTGACTTTGATCATGACCTCGGGAGCACCTCGGGTACAGGATACCTGGTAGCTCAGTTTATCGAGAAGAGAGCTTACTTTGGGACTCTACGTTCAATGACGTGGAGGGTGCATTCGGCAAACCCGGTGGGTTTGGCAAACATCCAAAGAGCCATGAGAATGGCTGAAAAGTTCTGGGCTAGCTAGGGAGTTGGTGTAGGTGTACCTTACACTAACTCCCTAGTGGAAAGAAGGATCAAATGAAGAAAGACCAAGCGAAGAGAAACCTACCTACCTATGTTGTGACTTACTTAGAGTCACTTGTAAGTAGGTTCCACCCGTTCCTGACTCTAGAGGATGCGGAGGTCATTGCTATGATTGCCGGATGTGGGGCTCTAAAAACCCCTCCAATCCTAGCTGCGGCTATTGCTGCATTTAAGCAGCAAGGTACCAGTAGCTCAAGCACACAAGAAGAGACTTTCAAGGCCCCCAAGGGGGATTCTCAAGGGAAGAAGCCCTCTAAAAAGAGGCTTAGGGTGAACACGAGCACCCAACCTTACAGCCCTAGAGGTATTGTCGTAAAGTCGATTGTCACAGCCTTTCGAGACAACCCAGGGGCAAGCGTAGGCGAGATTGCCTCCATCGTTTACGGCCCATCTGACCCCCTTCGTTTACCTAAGCTTCGAGGGTTCATTACCACTCTACGCAATAGGGGGGTTTTGCAGAATTTTGGAGTGGGTAGGTGGCGTCTTACGCAAAAGGGTCTGACGGTTGCCGAGACTCCTGAGGCTGACGTGAAGACGGAGGAAGACCCTAAGGATGACGTAAAGGTGGCGGAGGAAGAGCCCCTTCTTGATGTGAGACCTCTCTTTCCGTGACAGAGCGGTAGAAAGTAGTTAAGTCTAAGCACTGGCTTTTCGTAAGTACCAGTAAGAAAGGCCAGTGTTATGGACAAGTACAACAGAACTCCCCATCTCACCTGGTCTCCTGGTGGGACTAACGATGACAAGAGGATCGTAACCCTTGATGGGTTGCTCAACCGAGAGATCATCGTCACTGAGAAAGTGGACGGCTCTAACGTCTGCCTTGAGCATGACGCAGTGTACGCACGGAGCCACGCTAAGGCTCCAAAGCACCCAAGCTTTGATGCTTTGAAGGCGCTGCACGCTCAAGTGAGGTCTGGTATTCCTGAGGGGATCCAGATCTTTGGGGAGTGGTGCTACGCAAAGCATAGCATCGAGTACACAAGCCTCCCAAGCTACTTACTACTTTTTGGGGTGCGAGTGCGAGATCTTGAGGGGGCTCTTGAGGGAATTACCCTTCGCTGGGAGTCTTGGGAGTTGGTTGAGGATTGGGCAGAGCAACTCGAAGTAGCTACGGTTCCGCTACTAGGTAGGTTCTCAGTTACAACCGAGAGTCAACTCAAGGAGGTTACCGATAGGTTTACTACAGCTCCCTCGGCTTTAGGGGGAGTCCGTGAGGGAGTAGTGGTTCGGGTTGCTGAATCCTTTGAAGACTCGGAGTTCTCCACCTCAGTCGCCAAATGGGTTCGAAAAGATCACGTCACTACAAGCGATCACTGGTCCCACCAAGAAATTGTCAAGAATAAGCTATATGACCGATGGTCAAAGTTTCTTGAGGAGTCATGACAGTCGAAATCATTCGAGCTAAAGCCTACGCCCTCCACGGCATGATTGTGATTGATGCGAAGGGTGGCGTTTGGCTTACTCATGCAAAGTCCTGGTGGAGCCTTCTATCTCACCTGTGGTTCTGGGCCATCCCAGGAAAACCTGCTTGGATTCAGATTAGTACCAGTGAAGGGAAGACCCGAATCCAGGCAAAGTTGCTGGCTAAGACTCACCTAAAGTTGGGAGGGGGTTGATTGTGCGAACACATCACTACTACTTCGAGGGCATCAAGGACCCATGTGGGGATGCGATTGCCACCATGGTAGGTAAACGCCCACCCCTGAAGTTGCTTCCTCGTGGAACCTACTCAACCTCTGAACTCCACGAAACGCAAGGTCTTGAGCTTCAGTTTTGGATTTGCAAGCAACTCGGTAAACGTGCAGTACCCATGCACTGGTCAACTGGAATTGGTATCATGGACGCTGCTGACGCTATCGTACAAGAGGCAGTCAACAATGCGAACATCGCCCCAAAAGAGGCAAAATCCACTTGACTTGAGCTGAGATGTAAGTAAGCTAAAAGTATCCCGAAAGGTAACAACACGAGGAGCACTGTATGATGCCATCCGGAGAAAGACCGGACCCAGTTGGGTAAGGCAAGTAACTACCTGGAAAATCTTAAGGGGCAGGGTTAGTAACACCCTGCCCCTCTTTTTCGTTAAGGGTTTGAGTGTCCCATCCGTAAGGTAGGTATGTACAAGATCGATGGCGAGCACTACGACTTCAAGAAGGTGTTCGATAGCGACGAGGAAGCCGATCTCTTCCTTGAGATGGCTGAGGCTACGAAGTCGTACCGAGAGTTCGTAAACGGGTACCTCACCGTGTGGTACTCTGCACCCTCTTTTCGTTAAGAGGTGGTACTCCAGATACCGAGACAAGTGGGAGACTAAAGTGGACAACCCAGAGTTTGTAAGTCATCGTTGCCGCACCTGTGAGGGTCATGCCCACCCTGCAACTGGCTGTGTTTACAGCCCTACGTTCATTGTATGCGGCCCCTGCACCAGGGAAGCTTGGGCTTGGATTCGCACGTTTACTGCGGGGAAGGGACGTCGTAGGGGTCCATCCTTCTACGACCACGTCAATCGGATTTCCCCTCCTCTTCACACTTGAGACCTGAAGCATGATTCACATTGTAAATGGTACGGATCGATCCTGGGTAAAGCACCGGTATGTCCTGTGGTTCGGGGCTTACAGGGACACTCAGCTTATGATCTGGGGGGACAGTCTGGACACGGCTTTGGATATCGCCGTAGACTGGATTGTAGATAACGCCCCTGGTCTCCTGTGTGACGACCAGGTACAGGAGGCCTACTTGGAGGCCATTGCTGAAGGTGAAACGGAAGAAGATGCTCAGGCCACTGCGATGGTCGACACTACTTGCGCTGGCAACTGCGGAAATTACCTTCACAGTTGGGAATGGGGTGTAGTAGTAGAGGACCCCACTCGGGAGCAAATCAAAAGCCTGATGGCTGCATAGAGAAGACAATGAGCAAGAAAAGCAAAGTAACTCGGCAGGGCGTTCGTGACCTCAACAGCTTGCCTTCGAAGCCACGAGGAATTCGACTGGATGACCTACCCCTGGTGGCAGACGCAAACTGTAAGCACCTGAACCAGAAGCCAATGTTCCATGGTGGAGCAACCTGCCTCGACTGTGGAGACTCGCTAGGTGGAAATCGAGGTCGAAATTGAAAGAGACTTTGAAGATTTGGGTAGAGAGGGAAATTGAAGTTGGTTTCGAGCCTACTCACTGTGGGTCAGCGTGCACCTACCTACAACGAAATGTAGCCCCGAACACTCAAAATCTCTCGGAGGCAAGAACTCGCTGCGACTTGTTTAGCCAAGTTCTGTGGGTGAAGGGACCCGACGTAAGGCGAGATGACGCTTGTATCAATGCGTTGCAGGTCCGACCTGGCACTCTAGTGAAACGGTAGGTTAAACCCTCACAACTCCACTACGTAGGACTTCACATGAAGAGAACTAAGCACAACCCTGAGCGAACGGCTTGGCGGGGTCGGAGTCATCGCAAGGGTGGCGAGCGTATCAGTGAACTGCGAGAAGCGGTAGCTAAGACCCCAAGCACTGAGGTGGTTGAGGAGTGCTTCGAGTGTTACATCGAAGCTATCGAGGGTGTCGAGCTTCGACTCCGAACGGTCTCATCTAAGGGGGAGGAAGCTATCGCAACCATGCCCCTCTCAGCCGTCCCCCTTAGTGAGCGCCCGTACATCGAACTCGGGGCATCCCTGTGTGTGACCATCTTGCGCAGTCATGATGGGAACCAAGTGCGACGTGAGCAGCAGGTACGCTTGCTCCCATCCCAGTGTAAAGCCTATCCTTGAATGAGGACGAATTCATGGCAAGTGATCCTGTAGTAGAGACTCTCCCCCCTCAGAGGGTTGAGTTACATCCTGGCACGGATGCTTGGATGCGAGGGGACCGGTTCGGAACTATTCGTAAGCTGGACAAGAAAAACTTGGTCCATGTGAAGATGGACCGCTCAGGTAGGATCCTTCGACTCGCCCCTGAGAATGTCCGTCCGATATGACCCAAGTAGGGTACCTCGTTCGAATCATTGGCACTGCCTCTTACTTAGAGGTGCACTCCTCTGGTTGTAAACCTGGGTTCGTCGAGAACGCAACTGTGTTCCGCACGAAGCACGAAGCCAAAAAAGCAGCGAAGAGGTTTCACCCAGCTAAAGGGACCCCTTTGACTGGATTTATGCTAGAGCCTCTTCTGGAAGATCCGGCTGAGGAGTGCATTTTGCCTTAAAGACTCCACGTCAACCTACGTAGTACCTGCCATGAGTAACCCCGCGAAGCAGATGAACGAGCTAGCTCAACTTTGGACGGAGAAGAACCCAAAGTTGCAGGGTCGTATCCAACGCGCTCTGGCTCTTGTCGGAGAGGTTTACGACATGGGGGGCTGTTACGCTGTAGAGGGGGTCAAGGGAGACTATCTCGTCCATGTGCACGGAAGTCGATCTACCTGCACCTGCGAAGACTCCCAACGGGGTAATCACTGTAAGCACAGGCTTGCAGTAGCTCTGGTGTGGACAACCAAGCACTTGCGCGATGTGCAACAAGTCACGGATTGGATGATGTTCTACTTCTCCCAGGTAGACCGTGGACTCGAACTCGGGGGTACCCGAGCACTCCCCTGGCTTAGGGTCCAAAGGGCCTACGAAAGCCTCAGGCAGGACCCGCACAACCTGTCCCGGCTCTTGGGTATGACGAAGACCATCGAAGCCGTACAACCTATTCTCGATAGAGTGCCCCTTGATGAACTCGGGGCTGGCGCCCTCACTTGGGGCTAAAGAAAGACTATGCCTATGCTCACAGACCACGATAGTATCAAAATTTCTCGCAACTCGGTCAAGTGCCACATTTGCCTCTCAGAGATTGAGAGTGTAAGTGTTCACCACTACCTCACTTGCACTTGCGGTAACATCGCAGTGGACGGTGGAAAAGAGTACCTGAGGCGGGTCGGTAAAGGACTTGCCGACAACTCTTTCACGGATACGAGCGTGTATGTACGTATGGCTCCTAAGGAGGTCATTGACGTTCTGTTGAGAATGGAGACCGATAAGCTTTCGGATCTTCGTGACCTGCTCACCCTCTGGGTAAAATCTGCGACTTTTAACAATAAGCTTGAAAAGATTCGCCTTGTTCGATCGCTCACAGGGTGTGGACTCAAAGAGGCGAAAGACCTCGTAGAAGGACTCAAGGTGCCGCAATGAAGTGGATTCTAGGTATCGTCTCGGGGCACCTCGTTGCTCATGCGTTACTTGAAACCGAGGACGCCATGTGGTGTGGTCGTAACATCGACCCTAAGTACGTGGCCCCTCACCTCGTACCGAAGTGCAAGACTTGTCTGAAGCTCATAGCTGAGCAAGACCGTCAGCCCTCAAAGTCGACGTTCAAGGTGGATAGTCAAGTAGACCTGAAACCTAGGTTCCAGGCTATAAAGAAGATGTTCGAGTCTCACCCCAACTTGATGCTCGCTCCAGTCCCAAACGCCCGGTTCATTTTTGGAGCCCCCCAAGACCCTCCAAACGACCTCGCTCAGGTACTTATGTGCGTGGATGTGGTAGAGTACAAGAGAGTCAAGCGTAAGAAAGTCCCAGTGGGGCAACCCTTTACTGTCTTTGAGGAAGGCCTCTCGGTAAAAGAGGCAGCAGATAGGCTGTTTGCCAGCTACGATTATGATTAAGGCTCTCAGTACGAGGTACGTAAGGTCTGTATGAGCAAAGCACCCTACATCACCAAGGGCTCGAAGATTCGAGCCCGGTGGTTCAAAGCAAACGACCCCCCATCGTCCCTTGCTGGAATGCAACTGAAGTTTGGGGTGACTCAGCGTCAAGTTGTTGGCACTTGTCGTCACTTTCGTGCTGACGACCCAGTCAACCCAACGGTAGTCATGGTCTACGTGGACCCTGACGACCCATCAGATCTCCCCCTCGTTCACCCCTACGGGTGTACTTGCCCTACCGGCCATGTGGAGATCAATGGGGATTGGATTGTGGGGGTCATTAGCCTGTGACTCCTCTGGAAGCCTTGCGAGCTGATCTACAAGCTGTAAGTCCTGCGTCCGCAAATGAGGTGTTTACTAGCTTATTCACTAGAGGTTGCGATGCGTTAGGACTCAACGACGCTCAGGCGGCAATAGTCTTCGATACAAGTAGGCCTATTGTAAGTCGTTGGAGGCGAGGAGTTGTCATCCCTCCAGCGTCCAATCTTGTACTGAGATTCCTTCTAGAAGAGGTGAGTAGGGTCCTTACCGAGCGAGGCCAAGTTGAAGGCTGAGTCAGCTAAGGCCTTGAAGGAGCACCTCCAGAAGGCTATAAAGGACTTCGAGGAAGAGCTAAAACACCTACAGGTGCGTTGCACTCATGTGTACCATGACGGAGCTTCAGCAATGAAGCATGGAGTGTGTACAGCTTGTGGTAAAGTAGGCGGGACTAATTAAGTGGTGTGGTGTCGTGGTGGTGTGCGGGTAGTGGAATCGGGGCACCCAACGGAAGTGGTCGTGTTGAGTCTCCTTCGTCCTTACTCTTGACGTACGGTGAATTGGGTGAGTCAAGTGACAGCCGGGAAAGACCGGCACTATAGGGTTGGAGCCTGACGGAAAGGCACTCAAAAACGGATCGAGGGGCGAAAGCCATAGCTGGAGTAGGAAGCTCGGAGAGGAGCTTCAGAATTGAAGTGAGGTTGCGGATGCACTGACTATGGCCCCACCTGGTAACAGTTGGGGGTACGGCCGATACCTGCCCATAGAAGGAAGCGCGTTTCCCTCATGACTTTGCAGCTACCAAGTGGGTTCGACTCCCACCAACCCTACCAGCCGAAGAAGAAAATCGTAGAAGTCGGTTAAAGCTTTCTGGTCTCACTTCGTAGTATCAGGCAAGGAGACACACAATGCTTACCGCAGAAATCATCCAGAAGCTCTCTACCCGCAAAGACGTCAAGACCATCGCGGTCCAGAATTTTCTCGGCTCCCTCGATGGGATGAGCAAGAGCGATGCGTTCATGAACCTTCAAATGGACGCCAAGTCCTACCGCTGGAATGCCGCCACTCAGAAGGCCATTCGAGACGGAATCGCCAAACTCTGAAACAGAACTAGGCCCTACTATCCGAGATAGTAGGGCCTAGCCTTACGAGGTTACCGTGAAGCTCAGAAGAGCTACCCTGATGCGCTGGGCTAACGATGCAGTACGGGAGGTGCTCCGACAGTGGAAGTCGAATGAACTGAGCTACAGCTCAGCCCTTCAGCAGCTCACAGCGTTGAACGTTACAGGACCGGATCGGATACTGGCGAAAACATGAATCACTCCGAAAAAATGGTGACCCACTCTTGTCATTGTGGGAAGTCTTTCACATCTCTTAGTGGTAGCAGTTACCCTACCGTAGAGGCCGAGGCAGCTGGGTTTACGTCTATCTTCGTTGCCTACGATGGGTTGAATATCAAGTGGATTTGCCCCGCCTGCTTAAAGATATGTCAACCTGCGTTCATGGTACTACTAAGGATTCTTGGACCAGAGGCTAAGTACATGAGCTTCACCTCATTGCTTACTGAAACGGAACACACTTACCCCGAGGTAGGCAGGCGCTAATGGCTGACCTAGCAAAACCCAATCTGAAACGGTTCTTCTTGCCGAGAGACGCTCGAAGCGGTTGGGCTATCATTGTTATCGACACGTCGATTGGCTTCTTCTCTGCCATGTCAGATAATGGCAGCTACGTCTACGTCTGGAGCCAACCAGGCTGTGAGTTCCGAGAGTTCCTTACTCAGTGCGATAGTACTTACCTCTACGGGAAGCTGAAGCCTACTGGAGTGCCAGACCGAATTGACGAGCGGGAGACGAAGCGTAACATGACTACGCTCATCTCGGGTATCTGGCCGAAGGGTACGGCAGAGTACGAAAAAGAGACGAGGTTGCTAGAAGCAGCTGACTTTTCTACGGAGCTTGGTATTAGTGACTGGAGAAATGGTGAGACAGCCTTGCCAAGCTACCGTCCCAGTTGGTATGAGGAGATCAGCACTCACGATCATGTTGGGTGCACTCACTTCTGTGAGCGAGTGTGGCCAAGATTCGTTGAGCTGTTGAAGGCGGACATTGAGCTTGACTCCAAAGAGGAAAATGCGACAAGTTAGAGAACTAGAGAACGCTGGTGTGGTTGAGCAGTTCTTGATTGCTGCGGCAATGAAGTTCGTTGCTGAGGTGCAACTAGGGCTTAGGTTTCCAGACCACGATCTCTACGAGGCTGCTCAGTCCGTAGCCTATGGGGTTACAGACCCTACCCTGGTTGGGTCTTACCTCCTGTTTGGAGGTAGAGCCTCTCTCATCACGAAGGTTGACGGTAACACTTTGACGTTTGACATTGGAGGTGGGCGTGGGAATTGAGATTGAACGCAAGTTCCTCGTTGTGAACGACACCTGGAGAGCATTTGCAGAGGCTGGAAAGCACTACGAGCAGGGTTATCTCCTAGAAGATAGTCAGCACCTTCTGCGAATACGAACCGTTGGGGGTAAGTGGGGCGGTACTGGGTACCTTACGATCAAGGGGGCAGGAAAGCTCAAGCGTGCTGAGTTCGAGTACGAGATTCCAGTACAGGATGCAAAGGAGTTGTTAGCTCGTTGTACTCGGTCGATCGTATCTAAGACTCGGTACCGCTACCACCACCAACCCCACCGACCAGAGGGTCACATTTGGGAGATTGACGAGTTCCATGGAGCGAACGCGGGACTAGTTATGGCTGAAATTGAGCTGACTAGCGAAAATGAAGCGTTCTTGATTCCAGGGTGGCTTGGAGAAGAGGTAACTCTTGATGCTCGGTACACGAACTCTAGCCTAGCGGACTCTCCTATGAACCCTATGGGTCTTGAGGTGAGGACGTGAGTGACCCCAAGAAAAAGCATGAGCCAGTAAAGCGTAAACGCTCAAAGCCGAACCGCATGAAGGCTTACGGTACAAAACCAAACACGGACATGTCCAAGCCCGAGCGCATCGCGGATCGCGGGGGGTGTGTATTCATCACGTCAGCAGCGGAGCGTGCTCGGGTGAGGCGGAAGCCACGGAAGGCCGCCAGGAGAGCCGCCAAGTCGGAAATACGGGAAGAGCGGTGATGGTGTTCGCCGACTACCGTGGAGGCCTACAGGGAGATGTTACGCTCCAAGCCGAGAGCTTGTCTGAGTTGTCCATGGTGCTAGCTGAGAGGAAGATCAAAGACTGGCTAATCGCCTACGATAAGATAGCTACAGGTACTGCGATTGTAGGTTACGTGTCGAACGAGTACTGGGTGTACAAGCCTAGGGTGTACACAAAAACAAGTTAACGCTGGCGTTTGCATTACGTAGGGTAGGCATGGACCAGAAGCTAGCTTCTATTCGAGTGCTCTATCGAGGTAAGGATCTCGTGCTCTGGGGGATCCCCTATGGGATGCGACCAGATCAAAACCCATCGGACCTGGAGAGAGCGCACGACAACTACGTACCACTACCTTACGGTACGTACGGTTCAAAGCAGATTAACCTGGATGACTGGATCTACCTCGGAAGCCCTGGGTGGTATGGCCATCTAAGTGTTCAAGAAATCAGTAGCGTCAAGTCCTACCTTAGTAAGCTTGACGCTACTCTAATCCCTCAGAACCACTACGAGTGGGTAGACTTAGCTGACCCTACGGTAGCAGTGGAGGCGGCTAAGGTTGATTGATCGACCAGCGGTCGTGTAGAAGTTAGCCTCATCCACGGATTGCACAGTAAACGGAGTCGACCTTCTAGGGTCCTTGGAAACCCACACCTCACCAGGGTTGATGGTTGCAGGCTGAGTGCTTACAACGTCTACTACAGGTGGGGGAGTCTCAACACTCGGATTAGGTGCAGGTGTCTGTGTGTGCCCCGTCAGTCTCTTTATGTGCAACTCAAGGAGTCCAACTTTAGCTTCAAGCTCTTTGATTCGAGCTAGCGCTTCGCTTAGAGTTAGAGGCTTTGCCCCATTACCCGTGAAGTAATGAATATCTGCACGCACCAGACCCTCTAGCGTAGGGTACTCACTGAAAACTGGAGGCTTTACATCTACTGGAGCGTAAGGTCTGTGGAGCTTCGTGCGTTCAAGCAAGAACTCTTCGTCAACTTCAACTTGGACGGGTAGCTGCTGCACTTGAGGTCCAGGTCCAGTTACTTGGGGGCTTGGAGGTACGTAGCTCGGAGTCACGGTCGTTGGTAGGGCCGGGGTCGCTGCCACCGCCTCCAGTGCTCCCCCTGACCGAATCACCCATCGCAAACCTTTGTGCGCGATAATAGTGCCTGGTGGATAGTTCCGGGAGAACCTCTCTATTAGCTTCTCGTCTCCAGGCCACGTTTTAGCCCGCACTACGCAAGATCCAGCTCCAGGTCGACCCACGGAAATATACGCGTCTTCTGAGTACACAAATACCTTTTCAGTTAGAGTTTCTAAGGGTTAGCTTACAGCACCTGTCTGAAAAAATCAAGCCCTTCCTGTCTCCGTCGATCTAGGTTAAGGGCCTAGCCCTCCATCTCGTACTACACTCTATGAGCACCACCAAAAAGTACCTTGGCTACCATGACGAGCGTAAGCTCCCCCTTAAGAAGGGGGATGTTGTGACCCTTAAGGCTGACATCTTGATTGTGGACATGGGTCGAGGGGGTTACGGTGACCCCGTGATCAACACCAAGCGACGTAAGGTGCGCGTGCATCATCTTATGCCTGGCAGTGATGCTTACCCCCTCCACGGTCAAACGGTCCCCGCACAAAACCCTCAAATTGTTTGGGTAGGTCGAGGTCGCTACTGGTGTATGGCAGATATCAACGACATCGAGGAAGTTGAGCCCGCCAGTAATGAAGTTGCCCCCTGAAGTTTTTAACGCTGTACTCGCAGCCTTCCCAGAGTATGCGAGGGGTCCAGTAGTTAGCTGGTACCCCCGCGAAGGTGATACTCTGAAGTTGTCTGCGATTCGGGTCGGCGTTGTTGTGGCCTTAGCTGCTGGGTGGGACCTTGACCACCTCGAAGCTACAATGGCGACTCAGACCCTAGATTGGACTCGTCCAGGACCTAACCCGCCTATTCAAATTCGAGGTAGGTCCAGACTGAGTCTGATTCTAGAGGACCCGGCAGAGGTATACTTGAGTCCAGAGGTTAGTTCCGATGCAGATCGTAGTTACTGTTGCCTTAGCTGCTGATGGCAACACGCGTCACCATCGCCCAAGTCGATCATCAAGTCGGGATCCGGCAGACGTGTCTTTACTCGGTGAACTTCACGGTACATACCTGAGTCTAGAGGAGAAGCATAAGTGGTAGTTTTGATTTTCGCTGGTTTGCTTGTAACTATCGGGCTGACCTACATGTACAAAAGCGCCCAAGTTAGCTACTGGCGATCCGAGACCGAGAGGTGGAAGCACCTAGCGGTTACGACAAAGGCAGCCTTTGATGAGGCCACTTTGATCCACTCTAAGACGCTCGAAGTTCTCGCACTCTTTAACAGCTCGATCGAACTCGACATTTCTGCTCAAGAGCTGAAAGAAAAGTTAAGCCAGATCACCTCGAACCCGTAGGGGGTTATATGGTAACCGTAACTTCAAGGCTGATTCAACGCGGCGCTCCAGTGGAGAGGCTCTCCAGGCTTCTCGCAAGCACGGATGAGGCTATCGTCCGACTTGAGGCAGCTCTCCTCGCAGGTTGGGACGTTGTGTCTCAGTTGGAGTTGGAACGTCAACGACATGCGGGTTACTCCTTGGCTCTAGCAAAGCTTGGTAAGTCGTGAGTCTGGAAACGATCAACGCGAGGTTGACTGAGTTACTTAACCTCAAAGATGGGTGGCTAGATGGCTGTGGGTTCGCACCTTCGAGGGCAGCCATAGAGACAGCACGAGAGTATCTCCCCCGTGTGGAAGATATCCTAGAGGCCAGAGTTTACATCTACCCAACGCCAGAGGGTGGAGTTCAAGCGGAATGGTCCACTGAAAATTGGTCTTTCGACCTTTGCTTCCTCTCTGACACTGTTCGACTGTCGGGTTCAAACATTGATGACGAGTCCGACATCGAAGTAAACTCCCCTAGTAGGGAGCTACGTTGGATCCTAGATACGATCGAGACTCTTACCGCAGGGGAGAAAATCGAAGTTCTTGGTTAAAGTGTAGGGCGAGACGAACGTAAGTAACATGACTGGAGAGGTTGGCCACCTTAACCAGAACACCTCTAGAGTATGGACTCGGTCCTACCTGAGGTTAACCTTGTAGCGACGAAAGAGACCTCAATGAATATAATCGTGCGGAGGGAGTCCGCTTGCAGAGGAACCCTAGCTTTCTGATCAAGAGTTAGGTTCCTCGGGAGAGACCACAAGTCTCTTCACCTGGTAAGAGAAGGCCTACCTTAAAACGGGTAGGCCTTTCTGCGTGCTAGCATTTGACTACCAAGGGGAGGTAGCGTAAGTAACCCCCGATGTTAGACGAATTTTACTACGGCCCCTACTTTAGACCCGTGCGCTGGGGGGCAACCCCTTTGGTGAAGCTCTCCCTTCGATTGCAAAAGTGGCTAAGAGAGCCCACCCACCTCTCTATTCTGCATGTGCTAAGGAGACTACCTATAAAGTAGTTAAGTAGCTGAGTGCAATGTTCGTAGTTACTGATATGATTACTCGACCCGACTGCCCGAAGCCGAACCTGAATGAGAAACCTTCCCGTGAAGCTCTTGCGTGGAAGTCCTTTGGTACGATCGGGTATGATGCCTACTTGAATTGGGTGCTTGCGGCATCTCAACCTAATTTCCAGTCGACTCCAGTGGAGCTTGAGTCGAAGTGAGTGTAACGAAGTATATGACGACTCATCAGCTCAAGCGCTGTTCTCATTGTGGGACTCGATACAGCTATCAGGGAAGTGGGCATGGTTGTAACGCTCCCTTGAATGACAGTACCTGGTGCCCTCAGTGCAAGCAGGCGGTTATTGACGCGCTACGGCCCCTCCCAAGGCTCTTCGAATGTCGGTACCGCAACATCCAAGAACTACCAGGGTTTGCTGACGTGACCCTAGAGAAGCTCCTCGAATGGGAAGCCGTACAGCTTAACCCCAAAGGAGAGGTGTTTTTCCCCGTAGGTCAACGGATTTGGCCTGGTCTCTACAACCTAGAGACAGGGGATAGTCAAAAGACTAGGCAGATTATAGGCCCCAGAGGAACCTTTCGGCTCTCTACTTGGCGGAAGGACCCAGAGGTCATTATCGACACTCCGATGGAGTGGGACCTTACGACAAGCACTTGGACAGGTCACCGTTACCCATGAGTCAAAGCAAGGCTGAATCGGATGCGCTCGTTAAGTGGGTCATCTCAACCTTCTTTGTCGCCTACCTTATCAACTTTTTCCTAGTGATTTCCCTTGCCGTAGGTATCATCTCTATGACAAGATGGTACATCGTTTTCATTCCTCCGGTCCTGTATCTTGCTACCATGTTCGCAACCTGGGTGTTGTTGGCAGTGACCGGTAAGCTACCCGATCGAGACTGAGGCATTGACTTGCATAAGAACAACCCGAACCTGAACTCAACTCCTAGTCTCAAGTCTAAGGCCGTACTTTACCGAGTTGGGGACAAGCCTAAAATCGTTGACTTAGGTAGACGTGACGATCGTCTCTTCCAGGAAGCTCATTTTCTACTTGGGGTTTCAAACTTAGAGCTTACCCGAGAGGGGATGTTCAGTGTCCTCTCAAACAGGGACATTCAGCACCTACCTTTCAATCGATTCATACCGAGCGGGAGAGCAATGTACGGTAACTTCTTGGTTGTGGGGGCTAGTCCGGGCTATCTCGAAGGTCTAACGCACAAGGAGGCTATGGTTGTAGTCAATACAAGGCTGGTTAAGTGAGCACTTACACCTTCGAGGAATTCCTCGCTAAGCTTACGGAGCAATGCCGAATTCATGGGGCGCCAAAAGTCCACCCTATACTACCATCGCGCACAAGAGTAGGCTTTACGAGCCCTGATGGGGTGTGGACGGTAGACTCAGAACGTATACGAGAGTCCTACATCCAGGAAACGGTAAGTTGCCTAATTAATCAAGGGCTAGACCTCCCCCCGAAGGATGCAATTCAAGCTGGGTTCATGCAGTACCAGGCCGAGAAAATCCTAGAGGCTCTTCGAGCGGCGAATGTTCAACCAACCCTCCACTGAATCTGTGCTATTAACGTTTTGCAATGCGTTCTGAGAGGAAGTAAATGCTAGGAAAGCAAGAGAAGCGTCTCGGTCCGAACACCCCGTGTGATCACTGTGAAGTGGTTGCGTACACTCAGTGGTACGAAGGCAATAAGCTTGTCAGTACCTTGTGTAAAGCCCATGACGAAGAGTTTCGAGGAGTGTCTAAAGCTCAGACCGCCCGCATCAAAGCGGAGTTGGATGAGGAAAGAGAAAAGCTCCGTTGTAGGATCAATAAGGCGAGGTCCCTAGAAGGACCTCCTGTTCCAGATTGGATTCGCCAGCGAGCGCTAGACCTCGACAAATTGTTAGCAAGGAGCTTCAATTGAAGGCTGTAGTCACGCTAACAACCCTTGTTGTTCTCATGCTACTCATGTTCCTCGGAATGGCTTACTCCGGAGTAGGTACCATTATCTCAGTGGTTGCAACGTTCTTCCTCGGATGTTGGTACTCCGTAACCATGCAGAAGTTGCTTTGGGTGGATCGAATATAGCTTAAACCGTACCTTGGTCGATACGTAGGTAAGGACATGAAGTATCCTGCAATGAGTCTGACCGGAAACACTGATTTTGCCAAGCTCCTTCTAGGAGCTATGTCCGGAAAGGATGGGGAGGTGGACTTCGCTCGAACCTACTTCCCGGATGGGGTGAAGGCTGACTCGGAAGTAGACGTCAAGGTGTCTGTCAACGGAGTAGCGAAGTGACGCCAAAGCAGGCTGAGCAGTGGCGCAGACTGACGCCGCGGCTGCGCGCGCTCCTCCTGTCCCATCGCCCCGACGAGTTCGAGCGCGATGAGTCGTTGCGGCTCGGCACGATGCGAGACCTAGAAGATGCCTTTGGGCCCCGCATCTACGACGCGAGCGCGGCACGCGTCGAGGAGGGGGAGAGCGAGCGTGAACCGCACGAGGTGACCGAGTACGCGATGACGCTGCAAGAGATCGCCGACGTGCTCGGGCTGAGCAGGGAGCGCGTCCGATGCATCGAGGCGCACGCGCTGCGAAAGCTGCGCTGCGAATTCGAGCGCATGTCGAGAACTGGAAGTAGACGTCAAGGTGTCTGTCAACGGAGTAGACATTGACCCTAAACTCTTCATAGAGTTGCTCATGGAGCAGTACAATGCCCTCTGTCAAGAACGGGCTCAAGAGATTCTAGAGGGTACGGCGAAAGACCTTCAGGACAAGCTCTTCCGGTTGGAGGAGGCTGTCAAAAGCCACATGCAAGGAATTTTCCGAAGCATGCCAGATCCCATCTGAGGCTGAGAAAGACCTCGCCATAGAGGGGATGCGGATCTTTGCAGTCGACTTGATTCCCTCCCTAAGTAAGGCCTACGAGTCGGTTGAAGTTAAGTGGGGCATATTTCACTACACATTTGATTGAGAAGAGCATGACTGAACCAATCCTAGCCTACGATAGAAATGGGAACCCCTACGCAGCATTCTGTGGTGGAAATGAGGGGCATTGCAGGTTTCTCGTCTTCGTGTCCTCCTTTGGAGAGGGGCCTGAAGCTCAAGAGCGAGCCATTGCTGCGGTTCGTAAGCATTGCGACCTACCAGAATGTATAACCTGTGGGGCCTCGCCTCGATTCCACTACTCTGGCTACTGCGATCCCTGTAAGGTGCTGAGTGAGAGAGCTTCCCTTGAGGCCGCATTCCGAGCTGCCACGAAGGTACCCATGGAGCGTTACCGTGGGCTTGTAGTTGCCCCTGGGGACGACCATTACATCGAAGCTGACGACTGGGATGGGGACGTCAGGGAGTGCTCTGAGGTTGACGGCGTTCGTTTCGTGTGGGGCACCAAAGCTGAGGCACCTACCGTTGACCTTCATCGTGAGTGTGCAGGGTGGCTGGAAGATCACCACGAGGACGCATTCGAGCAGGTCGACGAAGACTTGCTTACTCAGGCTCAGAAGCTTGTGGATGCGGCTCTAATCAACGTAATCACTCACTACCCAGACCAGTCGGTTGCCGTGATTGTCCCACAAGACCCGTGAAAGAGAAGGGGGAGGTTGTTCTAGCAACCTCCCCCTTCTTCGCTTTGTGTGAAGTCTAAGTCTTACGCGGCTTACGTCGGTTTGCGATATGACTCAAAACTGCCAAGTCGTCGATCGTGCGAAATCCGAAGGTCAACTTTGCCTTCAACTCGGATACGACTCGAAGTCGATGCATGTCTGACGACTTCGTTAGAAGGTCGTCAAGGAGGCTACGAATACTCAGAAGCTCCTCCCGAGCCTCCTCGGCTGAGAGGTCGTACCGTCTAGCCTCGAAGCAGAGAGGTGACTTGGACTTAGGCGACTTGGACTTAGGGTTCCTAGGGTTCATACTTAACTTTCCAGTACGTAAAAAGCCGAGTGTGGACTTCCCACTCGGCTTTTGTTTGAGGCTCACTCGTAGTCGCAGTAGTCCTCGTAGCTACAGAAGTCCTCGTGAGGGGGATCGTCGTAGTCGTACTCCGGACTTTCCTCCTCAGCGGCGTCCGCCTCCATCAACATGGTGTTAACGATGTCGTCCTCTTCCTCATCCGTGAGGGCGTCATCCCAAACCTGGCCGTTCAGAGTCAGCTTGGAGACCACGAGTTCCGACCCCTCAGGGGGATAGCAGTTCTCAGGAGGTCCGTAGGTCCTTCCTGGAGAACCAGGGTAGTAATCCGCCTCCACCAGGAGGGTAACTTCACGCCCGTCGCGCTCAACCGTAAACTTCGTGGTGGTTTTCATACTCTACCATACGGAGAGAGTCAGGAATCTTTAACCCCAAGATTGCAATTCTTCTGGTACCGGGGTCCACTCTGGTACCAGATCGGCATCCTCAAGTTTGCCTGGGGTAAGGTATACCCTCCCATGTGGGATCTTTGGGGATACTAAAAACGTTGCCCCCCAGAGACTTCCAAAGACCTCAGGGGTGAGGCTAGAACACAGGGTAAAGCCTGGAAGTGACTTCAAGACTCGAACACTCGTTGGGGATACCCAAACTCTCACAACGCAATCTTTTGTACGCTCGACTTCGCTAAACAAATCGGCTAGCTGCTCAGCTGTAGGTGGGACCGCAGGCGCTTGGTAGTCTTCTACGGAAAACGGTACCGTAGGTAGATCTGCTGGCACTTCAGACTCCACGGGGGTCCGGTCAAGCTCGTGAATTTCCCTCTCAATGGCAACCACCTGGTCTAGGTGAGCCTGAAGGGTCTCACGGAGGGCCATTGCTCTATCTCTAGGGGACTCTCTAGCCGCTTTGGCTCTCAGGACGGCCGCTACCCCTGTCGAGGTCCTCTCGATGCTTAGGTGCCCGTCTGTGACCGCAGTGACTACACCGTACCAACGGTCTCGTTTCTTAGTTCCAACCGAGGTCGTGTAGTCCGCACCAAATTCGATCGGGTCGAAGAGCTGGAGTTGTTCAAGCAAGTAGAAGCAATCCCCCTTGCCTCTTGGCATAAACCTACGGCTCAAACCTCCAGGACTGGATCCGTCTACGTTAATTACAGCCATCCAATTGGATCCTCGAAAGTGAGCCTCCCAAATGGGGACCTCTAGAAGGACGTTGTTGGCTACTGCAACTTTGATGGTCTCGCCTGGCTTAGTCGATTTGGTAGTCATAGTTGAGGTACAAATTCTCAGCAGTTTCAGAGTCGTACGGGACAGCATGAGTGTCGTCCCAATGGGCTTTAGCCATGTTGATCAGGTCGTTCAATATCCGGTCATTCTCGACCCGCTCCATTTCCGCAGCCATAACTCTCGCAGCAACCTCCGTGTGATATTCAAAGCTTGAGAGTAGTCTACGTCTCCAAGCACGATTCCATCGACGGCCCTTAGGAGGTTTACCTGCAAGTCGTTGGAACGTCAGTACAAGTTCCCCATGCCACCTGTCCTTACAACGCATAACCCCCTCGTACAACCCTATTGAAAGCTTCAGCTGCGGAGTCCCAAGCACTCTGCAACTCAATAGGAAACTCCGGGTAACACTCTTGGCTTGGAACTCTAGTGAACCGCCCCGTAACCGGATGTAGCACAAGACTATACTGAAAACATGCGTACAACTGCTCTCCGGTCACATCGTTGACACGTGCGATAGCCATTTTAGCTAGGTGTAACCAGGCCCTCTGAGGTTCCTCGCTGAGCCTTGACCAATCGGGAAGGACCTCCCCTGAGGGGCGCTCCCAATTCTGAGCTTTACCGTAAGCTTCGTAAAGAAGTGGGGCTAGCTTGTCTGGTGTGGGATGGCTTGGGGTTGGGACTTTGGAACGAGAGTCTTCAATCATTATCGTCTGTATTTCAGTAGAGCGTTGGCACGTTGAGATCCTAGCCTTGCAACCAAGACAGGCTCAGCTTCAGCTAAGAAAGCGGGTCGAGAGGGGAGGTGTTCCTTAGCGTGGAAGGTTATGGTTAGAATTCCAAGTAGCACCTCTGACGGTATAGCATCAACCTTCAGGTAAGTGAGAGCTTGGTCCACCACCTGAAATTTACCTTTACGGAAGAGTCTCTCGATGACGCTCACGGCCTCGTTTAGGATTGCCTGGGTTCCATCCTGAGGCATAACTACACCGTAATCTTAAGGAGGTCGTCAACAGTCTTACCTGTACGTGCCTCCAACTCTGCTATCTTGGCTATGATCTCGTCTCGTGTGAAGCGTCGATAGAGCCCCTGCAACGATGGAGCCCCACGGTCAGCAGGAACGAAAGTTTGGGTTGGCGTACCAATCGGAAGCACGTCAACGTACTGACGAAGGAACAGAACGGTACCCGGCTTACGGATCGAAAGCGTGTGGATTGCAGCCGACCTGCTGTCCCAGACAGCTCCAGCTTGGTGGTTGTCCGTGCGGTCTCGCTTAAGTTGAGCGGTTCTCAGATACTTGAACCCTGGCTGTGTCGAGCCGTTGAGCGGAGTCGTGTAGTGGAACAAGTCGAAGTGTTCGGCTGGTTCATTCGTCTCAGAGTAGATAACGTTCTCTACCTCTCCTGCAAGTACGCGACTTTCAAAGTGATAACGATGGTCATGCGGATTTACGACCTCGCCAATTTTCGACGCGTCACCATCGAAGAAGTACACCTTGAGTGTTAGCTCAAGATCTCGACGAATACAGAGGTAGTCGAGTCCTTTGGCATGGAAGTCACGATAGGAGTTGGCTTGAATGTCGTCAATACGAGAGTCAATGGTAGTTGAAGTACTCACTTTAAGCCTACACCTGGAGCCTTTAGAAGGTCTAGTGCACGTTGCAGGTTGTCTAGTGCACGTTGAAGGTTGATCCTGTAGTCCTTGATGTAGCACCTTAGCTCCTCGTTTTCTAGCTCCAACCTACGAACCCGAGCTTCTGCTTCCACCAATTGGTCCTCAAACTGACGAACCGTAACTGAGTACTTACTCATTTGGCCCTTTGGGACTGTCTACGAAGCTGATACCCAAGCTCCTTGGCTCGGGTATCAAAGGACGCGTAGAAGGCATCTTTGCCTTTCTGGTCTTCCCCATTCATAGGCCAGGAACGACCTACGATCTTCCGAGCTAGGAAGTCCCCGATCTTCTCTCGGGTCACGGTATCGCTGATACCCCATTCCTCGATTTCGCCTCGGAGGGAGGGGACACTCAGAATCTCTTCCACTTGAGCTTCGGTTAGGTTGAGACCCATCCAATCGGAGACGACGTCCCTGATTTTGTCTTTGACTTCGTTCTTGATTTCGTACTTCATGTGCCCTCCTTCTTTGAGACAGGGCTCCTTACAACTACCACGGAGCTGGCTAGCTCAAAAAGTTGAGTCAGCTTGGTTACAGCAGCTTTCGATAGAGGTGGGAGGGGAGGTGGGGTCAACCAACTAGGGGTGGGTTGCACATGCCCCCACAACCGGAGGAAGTCCTTCCCGGCCTTGGCACTACTACGTGCATCACGCTTACGAAATAGGACGCTGTTCGTAAAAAGATAGGGTTCCCAGTCAGGACTCAGACTTGCCATACATTACCTTATGTGAAAGAAGGGGTGGTAGTACTAACTACCACCCCTCTTAAGTTTCAAAACGGAACAGAATCGTCATCGACACGCGTAGAGAATGTGGGACCGGTTCCCCTTGCCAGCTCGGATGTTCGTGATCTTGTAGTCGTGGGTTGTGTTGTTGCTCATGTCAGACCCTACGAATGAAAGAGCGAAGCCCTTAACCGAAAAGTTCAGGTTAAGGGCTTCAGGTTGAGTTAGGGTGCGATTCCTGTGTCCCAGGTGTAGGTGTTAGGTCCATCCTCACCCTGCTGGTAGTTGGCTACCCAGGCATCGTACCCGTCTCCGGTCAAATTCCGAACCATCTGATCGATGACCCACATTTTGTGGTGGGCTCCGTCAATCCAACCATAGTTACGGGCCGCCTCTAGGGCCTCTTCGATTTTGTTGTCTGCGCTCGTCATGAATTTTTCTCCTTTTTCCGAGAGGCCTTCTCAGCCTTCTCGAAAAACTGTACCGCTTCAGGTAGTAGAAGGTCATACTCTTCCTTCGTCAAGAGCTTGATCCCACCCCCCTTTTCTGGGATCCCCTTTCGAGTCTCCCCTTGCATCCAGGGGGTGCCGTAGTCGTAGGCCACCTCGATAATCGTCTCTCCCATGTGTGAGACCTCCCCGAGGCCAACAACCCGAGCAACTGAGAAGAGCGGTACCGAGGTGTTCGTGGCGTGTGTGCTCCAGAAGCAATTCTCCCCGTTATCACCGTGGGTCTCTCCCCCTAGAATGGCATAGCGCTCTGCGTCTTTCTTGTTCGCCCAGCACCCACCCTTCGAGGGATGCCAAGCAAACCCCCCACTTTCCTTATCGATCTCCCGAGCGTCGAACGCGATAGCGTACGTACCCTCAGGAACCCACCTCTGACTTTCCTTGTGTTTACGGTGCTTTTCCGTGAACTCAGGACCTAGAGGGAAGTTTGCAACCCAAGACTCGGCACGCCCCTCCTGGCCAAGCCAGTTAACATACTCAGGGTCAGCCTCAAGTGGATGCTCTAGTGCCAGCTCTCGGTAGCGCTGAACAGCCAAGAGCATTCGATCCCGAACATCCTCAACCGCACGAGAACGAAGACTGTCTTGGACTGTCGTCCCAAACGAGATTACAGACTCCAGAACACGGAAGGCCAACTTCGCGAATGAGGGACTGAGCTTGGGCGCGAATAGTCCACCGTAGGGTCGAGAAAACGGGTACCAGTGCTGCTGGGACCGGAATGAGGGTGGCTCTACGTCAGGAATAGACGCGTCAACCTTAGCGCAGGGGAAGCCCCTCTCGTGCCATTTGATTCCACCACCGAGAAGGCACAGTACAGAGTCTGTAACGAGCCTCCAAGCCCGGCTTTTATCTTCAGGTTTCAGGTTCTCCCATGCGGTCTTTTTGCCAGTACCGTAGAGGGTTGGCCATCTCCACGCCATGGCCTGTACGTAAGCGTGAGGGTTAACTTCAACCTGCTCGTACGACTCCAAGTAATTCTTGACCGGATCTGGCTCTCGTACCCACTCGAATTGAGCGTACACTACCTCCTCAGGGCCACCTCGATCAACAAAGTCGTTATGGCGGAACCGGTAGACACCGGGTTTAACGTTGACTACCTCAACGTTGAACTCAGCCTGTTTGAGTCCAAATCGCTTGCATCGACGCTTGAATTCAGCCTGATCACAGATAGAGTACCACCAGAGATCCGTACAAATGCCCGCAACCTGCTTACCATCGAAGGGTGTAGGAGGGTCAATGTCGACGTATTTCTTACCGTTCCACATCTCAGTGGAGGGGGCATTGGCGATCTTGTATACCCCTTTCTCTAGCTGGTAGACTGCTGGGCAGGTGTTCCCCACGAAAGCATGAGACATCCCGTGCTGGGCATAGGCAAGCGCCGTTTGCTTGCAACCGTATGCCGTGTTGAAGCTAAAGTCCTCAGCCTCAGGGAGGGGGAAAATCTGGCGTAGATCGTTGGCAACAATCAACTTACCGCTAGGAACATTCAGCTCCCATTCCGTGGGCGGAAGACCCGCCTCGAAAGGGCACGGATCTGACGCAAGACGAACTTCGATTCCGTTCGTCTCCAGGTAGAAGTCTTCTGCCCCGCAGAACGAGCACGTTCGAGGGAGATTTGACAGGTGGACGTCGATTGGGACCCAGCGGTCGAGAGGAGTCTTCTTGCTATTCGCTTGTAGTACAGCCTTAGCGTCTGCTGTCGACATTGAGGTAACGTGGATGAAAATTGAGGGACCTACCGACATACCCTCTAGCAGGGCCCCATTTTTCCAGTGCCCTCGAAGGTCAATTTTGGCCCCCTTGATGATACTCTCGATCTTGTCTCGGAGATCAAAGGGCAGGATTTCCTTATTCGCACTCGAAGGGCGCTCTACGAAACCTATCTCCTTTGCCTCCACCGTGGCTAGAACCGATGGGTGAGCAGGAGAGAGATCACTCTCATTGTACACTCCAGCGTCGGTCTGGATAGGCCACGTAAGGGGAGAACCCTCAGGCGTCCCAGCTAGGACGGTGACCGTGAGATCAGAGTTGTTGACTCGTGCGATTTCGCCTGGCTTGAACATGGGTTAGACGTGCTTTACTAGCTTGATGTAGTGGAATGCAAGGGGGTATGCAAGGGTAGGATCATCGCTACGCGGGAAAGAACATTCCAGTACATTCTTCAGTTGAAGCTGAGCCTCATCCGCACCCATCGTCGACTTCACTTCAACTACGAAGTGGTAACTAACGGGAGCCGTAACGAGGTCCCCTGGGGTCCACTTATCGTTAATGTAGGCCGAAATCTGCGAAATATGTGGAGGTACATCCCTTGCCTCACACATGACAGTGAGATCTTTTTCACGGTACTTACATGGGGTATCTGTCCGCAACGTGACCTGGGACAACCTAACCATTCCGACCACACTATACTTGAAGTTTCGTTGCACTTTACTCTCCTCTAGGAAGTCGAATCTTTTGCTCATAGCCTGGACATTTCGAGTCGTGAGCGCACGTGAGCGCACTTACCTCCAGGCTTCCCGTCACCCCAGTGGTTGTTGGGCGGCATGCCGCAATGAGCACACACGACAATCCCGAGCAACCTCGCCTGCTTTAGCGTCATTTCAATAAGCATGGGGACCTCCCGTTGGTTTCGGCTTTCCTAACTACTCCTACGAAATCAGTGGCCGTAGTTAAACCCGTACTTGAAGGTATGTTGCCCATTCGGATGGGCGAACAGCATGTCATAGGCTCCACAGCAGCCATCAGAGACTGCGTCATCGTAGAGACCCTCACTGTGAGCGTCCCCAACGAGAGCAAACCTGAAGTTGTCAGCTTCCTGGTAATCGTCTTCTGCGGCAGCTTCCCAGAACTCCCTGATCTGAGACTCGAACCAGGCCATGAGGTCGGCTCCCACAAGGCCCAGAACCACTTCCTTCTGAACTTCCGCGTAAATCATACCTACTCCTACGTAGAGAGGGGCTAGGATTTAACCGGAGTCTTTGCGTCAAGCCTTGAGGCAATACCGTGAAGTTGGGTGGAGGTTACCTTTAGTTTCTCTACCATTGCGTCCGAGCCCCCAACCACTCGGTACCGCTCTTTTGCTAGGGCCCACAGGTCATCTGCAATACGGCGGAGTTCTGCTTTATTCTCGTTCAACTGGTCTTTCATGACTACCAAAACCCACCTACCCTCAGAATTTCACTCAGGTGCTGGACGCCAGCCTTGTAAGCAGCGTAGATCCTCTGAGCCTCTTCCCAGGTAGGGCTGTAAGGCTCTCTCCCTGTAGGGCAGAAAATGAGAGCCAGGTAGGTATCCCCTGCGTCTCGTAACCCAAGACAATCTACTACGTATGGGTTCATCGTAGATACGATCATGGGTTGACGGCAGAGCTTGGTAGACTCCATCCAAGGCTCAATCTCTCGGTGGTGCCAGTCATTCCCATGAGAGTGGAATGCTCGGCCATCCGACCCACCCTCACGACTCCACTGTGCAACCTTTGTCGCAAGAGTATTGCACCGGACGGTACTATCTCCAAGCACTAAGGTGGGCCCAAGCTCACGAATACGCCACTTAACCACCTAGAACCTCCTGAAGCTCCCGCTGAAGGGCCAGCCCCTTACAGTCAGGTTTATGCGTAATCGTGTGAGGTTCAGAGGAGTGTTTGCCGCAAAACTCACAACAGTAGTCGAACCTAGGGTCATCTGATGCAACATCAGAGACTCTACGGAGAAGGCCCCCCACGAGGTCCTTAAGGCGAGTCGCAAGCTCCATAGACAGAGTCACTTTTTCGTCCATCATAGAATGCTCGACCATTTTGCCTGAATACCCTGGAGTTCACTAGCAGTGCGTCGACTCAAGTTCGAGGTAATTGTTCGTGCCCGACCCAGACTTGTGACGAGTTGGTTCAAGTGCCAATCCACGGAAGCCGAGTCAAGACCAATGGTTTGTTCTTGCTCCCCAGTAGACGCAGCTAGTGCATCGTGTACAACCCGCAAGATTAGGGTTGCCCCCAAGGTCTTGAACGTCTGCAAAAGAGCTTGAGCTTCGAGTTGACGCGTAACGCCATCCTCACCAGGAGTAGCTTTCATCATCTCGATGTGGGCTTCCAAACCGGACACGAAGAGTTGATCGATCTTAGATAGGTTGTAGTCGGTCATGTAAAGCCTTACGGATTCTGCTAGTGCGGCTTAACCAGAGAGGTGCTTAAATCTCGAAGAGCTTCGGCATAACTTGAACCGATTAGTTGGTACAGGTCCTCTGGAGAAAACCCTGGCAAGCTCGTACCTGTCGAGTGGAAGTGCTCTGCCTTTAAGTGGCAATCTTTGCACAGGGAAATTCCGTTCCCCGGTACATAGCCCCCACCCGGCATCAGGTTGCGATCTGTAATGTGGTGCGCATCTAGCTCACCACCTACGGCCTTACAGACCCGGCAAACATGCTTGTCCCGAGTGAAGACCAAGTCCCTGAACTTCTGCCTCACGTTCTTTTTTGACATGCTGCATTCAATCTGCGTGGAAGTCCTCGCGGTAAGGGGCGTAGGGGTAGTCCTCTGCCGTAGCCTTGCATGTCTCGGAACAGTAGAAACCCAGGCTGCTCTCAATGAGATTCTCGTGCGTCAAGGGTGCATCGCACTCCTCGCAGAGCCCGTCATGGTCAGTACCGGTAACATCGTTTACAGTAGACACACTACACCTCGGTTCCACACCCTAGAGAAAAACAAGAGGGAGGTTAGCTGCATCCTAACCTCCCTCTCTACCGTTTAAGTACCTCATTGACCATCCGGTTGGGCTTCACAAGTCCAGTGGGGGAAGGGTGAGGCACTCTATCTACGTGGGAACGGGTAACTCCTCGCTGGAGTCCTAACTTAGGCACCTTCGCTACGTTAGTATCCAGTTTGTGGGACCTGTGGGACTTGAACCCACGACCTACGGATTAAAAGTCCGCAGCTCTACCAACTGAGCTAAGGTCCCGAGTAACTAGAGGCTGCTCATATCCAATTCGAGTCCGGCCTTACGGAAATCTCTCCGAACCGTCCACATGGCGTTGTAACTACTGGGGGTGCAAGGCGCGATCACGGTCGTGCCTCCGTTCGGGGACTTGAACTTGTAGTGGTTCTTCTGGTCGACCTTCCAGCCGAGCTTACTCACAAGCGCCACCACCTTCTTGATCCACTTTCGATAGTCTGACATTTTCATTGCCTCCGAGAGTACCTACGGCACTCCTTGCGGGAGACTTAACTGAAAATTCGCCGAAACGTCAGGTTAATCCGCTCTCCAACAGGACGGGTCGTTTTCAAAACCGCGTGTTTGTAGCTCTCCTGGACGCTCCCAGCCATCACGAGGAGACTTCCTGAGGTTAGGTCTACACTGAAGGCCTGCTTCGTCAGGTTGTGTTTGAGCTGAAACTTACGTGTAGCTCCAAGACTTACAGAGGCGATCGTCGGATCCGAGCCAAGTTCCGGTTCATCGTCTGCATGCCACGCAATAGAATCCGACCCGTTACGGTACAGGTTGAGGAGAACCGAGTTGAAGGTGGCTCCCGTAGTTCGTTCAACCTCGTCCTTCAGAGAGGCTAGGGCAGGGAACCATGGGTTGGGGTCTACCCTGAGCCCTGAGTACGTGTATGAGGTGCCAGGGTCCCCGTACCACGCGATCAAGCGAGGCTGAGGGATGTGCCTCCCATAGATTCGAACACTCTTCTGCTCCCAAGCTGATGCACCCCGGAGGGTATCAAATACCGCCCCAGGGTCTCTCAGAAAGTTTGGGTGAAATGAGACGGTAGGGGGGAGCATAACTACTCTTTGATTACTATGGTGACTCATCGGAATTGAACCTCTTTGATCAGGTCGTTACACAGGTGCGTGGCTACCGACTCGGTAGCCGTCCCACTCAAGTCAGGGTTTGAGTTCTTGAGAAGCCTCCAGGCTCGTCGTTTGAACTCGAATGCCATGTCCCTCAGAACAGCCATGTCTTCCTCTGTCAACTCGCACTCGACGACTTGGTTTTTAACTCTCATGTTAGACCCTACGTAGATAGCGGAGGGAGACTTAACTTAAATCCTCACCTGGCGCCCCTTGAGCGCCCCTTCTTTTTGATGGGAGGTGGGCTCTGCTTTCGCGTTTCAGCCGTGAGGCGGTACTTCTCCTGCTCTACAGCAATCAGTTGGACCTCTTCCTGGACCGATGGACGGTCGAGTCGAGACTGACTTAGGATGGTTTCGTGAGACGGCTTAGCGTACGGCTCATTCTTAGCCAGAAGCTCTCGTACCTTGTCTAGCTCCTCAGGCTGGTGGACCGTCCCACCAGAGTTGAGGTCTAGGTACCACTGAAGACACTCCTCGCGAGTCTTCAAGTCATTGACATGCCAGCGAAAGTTGCACTGAGTGAACCTTGGCTTGTCCGTGAAGTCTCGGAAATAGTGTCCGTCAAAAACAGGGACCTCGTTGTTGAGGAACCCAAGGGCCGCGTCCAGACGTTGCTTGCCGTCCACGAGAACACACCAGGACTCAGGGTGTTCTGGACCCAAGTTCCCACCGTGGAACGTTGGGGAGTTCACGTAGATGTCCAACCCAGACGTACCACCTCGGAGAAAATACTCAACGAATCGAGTCTTCTGCTCCGGAGTCCAGACGTAGTTACGCTGGAAGTCTGGGTTCACGTCGAGCCCGTAATGTACAACGTACCGAGCGTAGTGAGCAGACAGGTAATCCAGCCCCACGTTGACCATGTAGCTGGATGACCTAGTGAATGGTGGGATATCTCTAAAGAGCATCAAGCAGTCTTTCTGCGGTCGCGAGAGGAGCTAGCCATCTCGCTTGGGTTCCCGCACTTGTCGATCATGCGGAGCATGTCTTTGATGGTCGAACCGATTTGAAGTTTTGTAGGTGTCGTAGCTTCCGACACGACTTTACCGTTTCGGAGAACTCGAACCCCGTAACCCTTTCCCAGAAAGGTCACCTTCGTATCGAAGCCTTGGGAGTCTTTACGATTGCTCATACTGAGACCTACGTTTTCTTGAGAGTGGCTCTTAACTGGTTTCATACCCTTCGCAGTAATTTACCAGCAGACCATGATGAGGTACACGCCCTCCTCTAACTTACCTTCAGTGCAGAGGCCGTTCAAAATCGTACGGAGGCTGTAGTCCTTGACCACCTTGGTAGTTTTAATCTCCTCCCACAACTCCTTCTCGTAGCTTCTAAGGGGCTTCGCAACGAACCGATGCTGGGTGTTATTACCCCAACACTCGATCTGCTGGCACTCGATTTCAATCCCGCAAGCTTCCTCGATGAACGCATCTAGGTCGAAGTAGTCCACTATGTGAACTACTTCTGTTCTCTGCTTGAGTGCCATGCTCTAAGTCCCCTCAGTTACTCGAACCAGAACTACCCGGCATGTGTAGCGACAACAACTCTGGAGGTAAACCTTCCAGCCCTTGAACTCCGGGAAGGCTACCCGAGTATCCCTCTTGAATCTGGTATGCTTATGGAGGGTTCTCTCGTCCGCCTCAATGTAGATCGCTGGCGCAAAGTCCTGGTCCCCATCCTCGCCACCGTCACTGACGGCATACTTGGAGTGCATGTCAATATCGATGCACACGATGTTGGGGGCCGTGTAAGCTAGGTGTGCTGCGTTTACACGGGCGACCCCAGGGGTGATACTTAGTTTGACTTCCACAGGTCCTGGAGCCGAAGTGGTGGAGTTGTAAGTTCGACCGTACTCAAACAAGGCTCGGAATCCTGCACTACGCGGGTCCTCCTGAGAGGTTACGTCCTGCGCGGACTTCACGAACCCCGAGAGGTACACTTCGCGAAGCTCTTCATTTGTAAGGGGACTCATCGTTTCCTTAGAGGGAGATCTTGATGTTGTGGAGGGGGTTTCCATCGTTGAGGTTAACCTCAGGGTCCCCCAACCGGTTGGTGTGTCTCGCGTAGAACGCGATAAGTCGACCCTTGTAGGAGAGGAGAACGCGAACTCCTCCACCGTACTCCGCTCCCAGCTCAACCACATCATGGATCTTGGCAGACCCCTTGGAGATGTTCCTAGCCCTACAGCCCTTGAGGATTTTGACCGAGGAGCCAACCGTAACCTTAGAGGAGGTGTTCATGTCTGTACCTACGAAGAGTTGCCTAGGAAGTTTAACTCAAACCACCCCACTGACGAAGCTTTCTGTGTGGCTCAGGCTGGGTCTACCCACCTAAGGGCGTCACTATCTCAAAAACGTGGAATGAGCCACACATGTAAACTTTACCCCATGGGTCTGTTCTCAGGACAGGGCATGCTCCAAGGTACTTTTCCACTGTGTTAGGGGCAACCTCCCAACTATCAGAGACGTCAGGGCCGTAGGTTTGGGTCTCCACTGCCCTGAACGTTCTCTCTTCAAGAGACCCCTCAAGGGCAGCTCTAGGACGAACGCTTTCCAGCACCCAAAGAGCTGGAAATTCAAATGCCTTAGTACCTTCAAAAGTAATGTGTACGACAGTAGCTCCACGAGGTAGCTCAATCGAGCTTACCCCAAAGTTAGGTAGGACATACTTCTTAAGTTGCAGCATCGTCATTCCTTTGAGTACGCCTCAAGGCGTCTGCGTTCCAGAGCTAGTTCTTCTCTTACGTCCCACCCAGCAACAAGGGCAGCTTCAAGACGAGTGATGTTCTCCTGAGTAACCCTCATGAGATCTGTTTTATGACTTGCAGCAGAGCCCAGAATCGAAGAAGTAGGTTGCATACTTTACGCCATCAGGTTTTACGAGGAAGCCTAAATTTCAGATACCCCGGTCAATCGTGACCGCCCAAGGACCGTGAGCATCCCCAATGGCGATCAGTACGCCGTAGTAGTCCAGAACCGTCACGTCATCGTCCGTGGTCGACCAGTGGAGCACGGTGGCTCCCTCTCCCTCGTAACCTGCGGCAGCTGCATGGACGTCATCGCCTCCAAAGTCAGGGTCGTAACCGTCCCCCTCGTTGTTTCCAGCTTGCCAGAGAGCGAGGTAGTTTGCGGTGCTCATGTAGAGACCTACGTACGGGGAAGAGGAGGCTTTAACTACAATACTCAAAGTTACTTGATTTCCCACTCTCAACGCCAAAAAGGTAGAGTTCCGTTTGGAACTCTACCCCGAGAGTGTACCCACTGATCAGGAGGGCTACTTACTCTCTAACAGCGGACTCCCTCCGCACGATTATATTCATTGACTTGGGCTCTCTTTCATCGCTACAAGGTTAACCTCTCAGGTAGGACCGAGTCCATACGCTAGAGGTGTCTGGTTGAGGTGGCCAACCTCTCCATGTAAAGACCTACGTGATTGAGGGGTCTAGGCTTAACCCTTTTCTTCCTAGGTCTGGAAGCAGGGCTAGGTTTTCCCGTGCGTTGACCCCACGTCCTAGCTCACAGAGAGGATCAGTCTCGTTGAACTAGACCGCTTGGCTTCCAGACCTAGGAAGAAAAGGGCATGTCCGTTCGATCCCAGGCTCACTTACTCTCCAGTCCTTGGGGGTGTGCTCGGTCGAGAACGATCGCAACGATGTTTACTACCACATTCTTTATGGATTTTGATGGCAGAGTAGGAGTGTCGAATTCCGTGGAGTACACCTTGTCAGTGATGCTGTCCAGGTCCTCTCTGGCTATGGTTGGGAACTGGAACTTCCGCATTTTCCGTATAAGGCTCACGATGCGGTCTACCCTACCAGAGCCCTCCCACAAGTTGTCAACAGTGACTGGGTCGATCTCCTGGTGTATTTTCAGAATGCTTGCTGCCAGGTGCTGGGACGTGTTGTTGGCGTCCCGCAGCTCTTGGCGTACCTTGTCCCAACTTTTTTTCCACGCACTCACTTCCTCTGACAGCGATGTGTTCTCGGATGAGACTTCCGCCATCACCTTCTCCCAGTCTTCCTGCGTAAGATCCTCATGCGTCACTGTGGCACCGTCGTACCCATTCACGGGGGAGCGCGTGATGACCTCCACCACAATACGACGTCGCTGCTCTGTCGTTACGGATTTCTTCCACCCAATGAGTTTCATATGTTTCTCGTGCGTTGATTGGCTTCTAGATCTATTGAAAGTTGAAAAGCACACTCGTGACCCTAACACATGACGTGGGCGTTGGCGTCCCCTTACACTTCGGGTTTGAACCGAACCTTCCAGGTTCATCAGGCCTGGGGGTGTGCTCCGAATTGCCGAGGCTAGAGGAAGGATGAGGCCCTCAGGTTACGACAACCCAGTCACGGATGTGCATTTCAACTCTCAAAGTAAGAAAAGCGCCCCGCAGCAAATTCGGGGCATGGGTTTTGCTCGCCTCTCGGCTTTACCCTTCGCCACCCTACTTGGGGCAGACGCGTCCGGAGATTTATTCCGGAGAATGGACTGCCTTGCTAAGTTGACTACAGCTCCTACGTTGGTTCCGTGACTGGAACGATTCCAAGCCACGCGTGTCCCGACACTTAACGTGTCTCGCCAGTAGGAGTTAAGAAATTTCCCCGTCTTTCCGAGGTGTCAGCACTTACCCAATACTCTACACCCGTGCCGGGTTGGTTGAATAGACGTTGTTAACGCTCCCTAAGGCAGAGCCGTCACCTGTTGGGTATCCCAGGAGTACACGGTCACACGGAATCAGTCTTCACCAGAGTAGTCTTTTTCGATCTCGAAGTGGTCTTCCTCTCCTTCGAGGTCATAGTCGCGGTCAGTGTCTCGGGGGTCCGTCGCTTTCCAGTCATCGTAGTTCATGTAGAGACCTACGTCCTTTGGGGTAACGGCCTTAACTAGTTTTTCTTTTCACGCCTGAGGAAGTGAGCTTTCTCCGAACTGCTGCCTTGTACGACTTGGCTTCTTTTTCAGACGCTGGTCTGGTAATGTCCGTAGAGTCGACGTAGAGGTTCCCTTCAAATTTGTTTGAATCGAACTGGTAGGGGTTCACAACGTGAGTAGGCTCCCCAGTGTTGTAAGCTAGCCCTCCAGTGGCATGGGAGTACTTACAGACACCATGACCTTTGACCCAGTAGTAGCCTGGCTCGAAGCTCACTGGTTAAACCCCTCCCAAGGCTTAGTGACCGCGTAAATCGCTTGTGCCACTCTCTCAGCCTCCTGAATGGTGGTAGGGGCAGCTTCCACCGTTTCCCAGGTGTCCCACTCCTGAAGGAGAAATCGAAACTCGTCTGCTCGGGTGACGCGAAACTCTCGGAAGACCTTATTGCCCTCCCAGAAGCAGAGGAAGTACCCGTCCTCCTCCAGGTCTCGCATGAAGACCAAGGTGCCCTTCATGTTCATGTTCATTTGCATGCTAACTCCTACGGGTTGTGTGGGGAGAGACTTAACTAGAATCTTTGATCGCGTGTGCGGCTTACGATGGTGGAATAGCTCTAGCATCCGGATGAACTCGTACCGGTGCAAGGGGCAGATGGGATGGTGCAGCCTCGGCAGCAACCACTTACGGAACCGAACGTGTAGCCTGGCCAACCATGTCGTCTTCCAAGTAGTCATGTCTTTGAAACCCCACTTGCCAGCTCGTAGCCGAAGAACAGTAGCTCATTGGCTCGCGCATCCATGAAGTCTGATAGCGTAAGCTTACGACCAAGACGCACTTGCACACACTGCAAACACAGGTATATGTGATTGAAGCCATGCCGGATGAACTCTCGATAGTCCGGTATGGCCTCAAGCCATACCGAGTGCTCTAGCATGTACAGCTCTCCTATCTGTTGGCAATCCAAACACTGCAACAGCCTAGGCTTAACGTAAAGGCCCGTCTCGTCTATCCGTTCCTTCAACTTGTCGAGGTCAGAGTTCGGCATAGGGTCACTTAATCAGGGTCACAAGATCCGCAAAGAGCACGGCTACGTCCTTGTGCCCTCCCAACAAAGCCATATGATGGCACGCGATGAAAAACGCTGCCTCAGCCTTGGGGTTGTCAGCTACTTCGTAAGCTCGTAGCAAGTCCCCCTTGAAGTCTTGCGGGCAACTCACGTAGTGAGCCTCATCCAGTCGTTCGTCCAACTTGTCGCGGTCGGTTTTCATTGGACCTCGAAGATGTAGGCTCGACCATACAGGAAGTAGTCCTTCCATGGGCTTAAAGCGAATCGGTCGGCAAACCCAAGGAACTCCCCTACCTCCCGATCGGTGGAGAGCGTATCGGGCATATCGGGGTTCCCCACCTGGAACTCTTGCGCTGTCGTGCTTCGGCAGAAGATGACCCTAAACCTACGGTTCCTCAGCAGGGTCCGGCTGTCCTCTAGAGCCCAAACGTAGAGAGTGCTCTTGTCCCATCCGAACGTCAGGTTGGTGGCCCCAGTTCGCATGTCAACCGAAACCTCGGCCGCCCCTTGGTCGAGTTCTCGTTCCCCCCTCAAGAGGTGGTAACGTACGATTCGTAGGTTCATTGGTTCTTCAGTCCCTCTAGGATGACTTGCTTGGAGATTCGTCTCCGGGCTCGACGGGCTGCCTTCTTAGCCCCCCACTGTATCGGGTGGCAGGTGCAGGGGTTGTATACCCCAGGGTTCTTGGCCCCCATACCATTTCGATTTGCAGTTGCAGTGAATCGGAAACTCGTTGCCATGCTCTTTGAGTTTTCTGGACCCTCAAAAAATTTCCCCTAGAAATTTTCTGACCCTGGTCGTTGCTGTAGGAAAGGGATTTTTGGTCGTTGAAGAGGGGTGGGTCTTGGGTAGTCTAGTCTGTCTTGGATAGTCTTTTAGTTTGGGGTTTACCGCCGCACCATGACCATACGCTAACTGAATACGCGGTTTTGGGCTCTTACCGGTAATCGAAAAGATAATCACGCGGTTTTAGAGGGGTCACGTCTCAGGTGACCCACACTCTACTACGTACGCTCAGGGCTAACCCTTAAGGACTATTGACTCAAGTCAAGCAATTTTCTGAGCTTGCTAATGTCGTCCTTGTCTATCTCAATCCTTCGATCGCCCAAGTCGATCATAAGGTGACCGTCCTCGGTCTGGGAGAAGGTGACATCGCTAGTGTAGGAGTTATCTGAGTCGAATCGTGGGCGTAGGACGAGCTTGAACATGGGTTACTCAGTAGTTAGATGAGGATGGAAGCTCTTAGCTCCCATACAGTACCTTACGTTGAGGGGCGTTCTGGACTTATCCTGAAGAACTCCCTCATCTTCACTTTGAAGGTAGGGAGGCCTTGTGCTCGAAGGGCTGTATCCTCCCTACGGGTACGCTCTCGCTTCTCAGAGAGGGTCTCCTCACGTTCGGAGCAGAAAGAGCAACCTAGGCAGTAACCGCAGAGCATTGGGGCCTCAGAGGGGCAAAAGAACGAGCCTATTGTGTTTCATGAGCGGAGAATACTTACGCCGTCCCTGGGTCTCCCAGGACACCATGCAATAGGCTCAGTCTTTTACCCCTGAGGGTTACCCAGCTCTAAAGGAGCCGAGAATACACTGACGTACACCTGCTGTTGCTATTTTAAGGCAAGTAGAGAGGTGGGGGTCCAGCCACACAGAGGGGCCTTCATCCGTCGCTTGTAATGCAGCCTCTGCTCTAGCGTCTTTGTAGCTTTTTGCGCGTATGACCATAGCCGTAGTTTGGTCGTACATCACCTTAGTCTTACGTTCCAGCAGATACAGCATTTTGCTCCTGAGGCGCCGAATCCAGGGCTTGAACCTGGTCCCCTCTTGGCCATCTGAGGGTCGCCCTTACGGCCTTGCGGCCTCGCGATTCGGCAGGTGTTGATTAGTCGTGTCTTAGAGGGCAGGAGAATGAGCACACCGTGTTTCACAGGCCACACAACAAGCCGTACCTAGCTCTCCTAGGTCACCATGCAGTGTGCTCAGTCTCCTACCCTCTAAGGAAGGTAGGAGAGCGTTACAGCTCTCCTACCCAGCCATCATCTCAGTCGAGGTCCAGTCCAGCGAGAGGGTCCTCATCCTCCTCCGAGCCCTCAAAGGCATCCTCCGGCTTGTCCGCCAGCTGCTCAGCCGTGAAGCCCCCCGACTCAGGAGCCTCCTCCTCAGTCTCCTCAGGAGCCTCCTCCTCAGGGGAGGTAACCGGAGCGGTAACCTCGGCAGCAGCCGCCGGGGGAACCGACTTGCCCTTACGGGGGCCTCGCTTGACGCCCTTCGCGGTACCGCGAGGGTCCGAGATGTACACGGTCCCTGTCTTGCTGGTGAAGATGAACTTGGGCTTACCCCCCACCATGTGGGGTCCCTTTCCGTGAGCCGCAAGCAGCTCAGCAATGAGGGCCTTCTCCTGCCCCTCCACCCGAGCCTTCGTGGCCGCAATCACGGCCAGGTCGGCAACCTTCTTCTCGATACCCGCAAGCAGCTCATCCTTCGTCATCGTCATTTTCAGTCTCCTTGATTCTCATTACGCCAAGAGCTTCATCACTCTTAACTTATTTTGCGTCTTCTACGTTTTTTCTTTGGGTCTCTTCCGAGAGCCTCTTAAGTCTGCCCAAACTCACACCCGAGAGAACCTAGAGAGCCTATATTAGGCCAACACGTAGGGGCTTTTCTGCCTAGCTTTTCCGGGTTACGCCAGAAGGTTACGCCAAGCTTGCCAAGAGAGGTAATCACTTCTCCCTCATCTCGTCGAGTGCTTTCAGCTAGGTTGATTAGGTCCAGCTGAGGAGGTTGGGCAGATTGAAGAGGTTCTCTTCGTCTCACCCTCATTCTATCCTACGTAACCTCGGGGTCAACCTTTAACCAGATTCTTTCGAGCCCCTCAGAACCCCTTACCCAAGGCAATTCTCGTGCCTTTGTTGCGGAAGATAATCCACCCTCGGCTCACACCCAGCCAAACGCCACCCATGACGTCAGCACTGAGCGTGACATCCGTGAAGCCTGAGGCCTCAAGGGCTAGAGCTACCCGCTCAGCATCCTCGATGACCTTTGGGGTAGGTGCTGGAGCGGGTTCTCGCTCCCTGGGGTCATCATCCCACCCGTCCTTCAATGAGCGTAGGTGGGCAAGTTGCTCTTGAAGTGTATTCATGGCTTTACTTTCTTCTGCTCTATGAGCCTCAGAACTGGCTTGGTGGCTACCTCCGAGGACTTTATCGATGCAAGGAGAGCAGAGCGGAGGTCTTGCTCGCCTTCCCAGGACTCCCACACTAGCTCGAAGGTGTAGCGGGTTGGGGGTCCAATAAGAGCCCCACCTGCTCATCTGTCTTCGTTGGGAACTCTGGGTTTATTCGACTCATGTACCCAGAGTACCAAGGGAAGGGGATGTAAGCCCGGTCTCGGTACCTACGTGCTCGGGCGAGTCTACGACGTGCTTTGTTCATGGGACTAGCTCTCGGCTCTTGGTTGCGTACGTTAGGTAGAGGGCCTCAATCTTTTCGTTGAGGTAGACCACACGAGCACCAAGCTCTGCATAGTGCTCGGGGTAGCAGGAGACCCAGTAGGGGGAGTTACCCATCCAGAACTTACTGTTGTCCATCCAGAGCTTACCACCGCCTCTAAACGCCCCTTTGAAGCGGTACTCCTTTATCTGGTTCCCCGTAGGATCCAGCATGTACCTCATAAAGGTTTGCTTGGAGTCTGGGTCTGCTCCCGCATCCGTGATGAGAAGGGCGTAAACGTCTTCAAGAAACTTGAAGTGCAGCTCGCAAACCCTTTGGTAGGGGGTCACTGAAGGATCTTGAAGGCAGCTCGTGCCATGTGGGGGCCACTGTTTGCACCCAGGTTGCGGATGCCAATCCCAAGCAGGATGGCTTCCTCCAGGGTCTTAGCTCCCGAGTGAGTGCTCTTACCGTCCACCCACACATGGTACTCCGTGACGTCCAGATGCTTGGTTTCTCTTCCCCCAGTGTAGGAGATATGGCGGAACTCTGCGATCGTGTAGGGACCCAGATCATGGAAGGCCACGATCCGTCCCCAGGTAAATGCGGACGGAAACTTTCGCAGAACCGTGAGTTCAGTGGTCTTTGAGGGGTAGCTGGTGGTCATGGAGAGTACTACGTCTTGGAGGTTAGAAGGTTTAACCTGAATCTATGACTCAAGCGGGCTGAGGGTAGCTTGGGCGTTGGCTCGGGTAGCCCAGTCTTCTGCGATCTTACGCGCAGCTACGAGGGTCTTACACCCAAGCCAGTTGTTGTCAATGGCTTCCCACATCCCGAAGGATGCCCGGTCCACCCGAATCCGACCCTTGGTCCGCGCATCAATGCGCAGAGTCACCTGGGAGGTATGAACTCCCCCGTAGATGTCACGGTAGGTGACCGGGGTAGAAGAGAGGTGAATCGCAGGAGCTACCTTCTTGAACTTCATACCTGTACCTACGGAGATGAAGAGGGAGGAGTTAACTAGATTGGGGCCCGGAGGATGACACAACTACCGCCCCTTGGTGAGATTGAGGTACAGCTGGAGCTTTTTGAGTCTAGCCATACCGCTCCACCCTCTCCTCCACAATCTGGACTGGAACGCTTGCTAATGTTGATTGATTTCCCATAGTTCCACCTTTATCGTGGGTCAAAGTCAGGGGGGTCGTCAGCTGTACCGTGAACCCACTCGATGTCTTCGATGTCCACGTCCATCCCGCTGTCTGCCATTACACTGACAAGGAAGGCGAGAGGGTCCTCATCCTTGTCTACGTACTTGGCCAGCCAGGCAACTAGCCGCAACCCATCAAGCTGGGCGTGTCGGATGAGGTTACGGTCTGCCCCCGCCTGGTGAAAGTCGACCGCCTTTTGAGTCTGGTCCTCCTTTCGAATCTGTTCGCGAACCTCGTAAGAAGGCTCCTCCTCCTCAGACAAGCGCGGACGCTTCCGAGGTTCGTCGTACCCGTAGAGTTTCCGAAGGGCCCTCACCTCGTCATTGGTCAGTGCTAACCCCTCGTGTACGAGACCACCCCCAATAAGCCCAAGAACCTCGGAGTTACGTGGAGTTGTGATGTGGACCGAGGAGTTAGTCCTAGCGATCGTGTGGGTGGGACGTGTGCTCATACTGGTGGTAAGACTGAGGGTCATGTCCTACCTTACGTCAGGAAGGGTGAGAGATTTAAGTTAAATCGTGAGCGTACCCCTTCGTAGGGTTCAACATGAAGACCATCACGATCTCCAGTGACCCCATCTACCTTGGGGAGGATGCAGGCCCCGAGGACGTGGATGCTCTCGCAGCCAGGATCCGAGAGCTGTGTCCTGAAGCTGAGGTACGGACACTCAGCTCGCAGCTTGGTTCTGTAAAGATGTCCGCCGAGTGCCCCGAGGAATGGTGCACTCTCATTGACCAGGCGTACGCAGAGTTTTGCCTGTAAGATGACTACCCAAGAATACATCGCTGGAGAGCAACCCCATCGCTGTGACGAGTGCAACCTCTGCCTCCACTACGGCTGTAAGTGCTGCTCTGAGTGTCGTTCTATCCGAGAAGAAAACCTCAGACACGACGAAACATCGGAAGTTCTACCCGATGCTACCTTGAAGAGCGTATGAAGTTGTCAGGAGAGGGAGGGCTTTGAGACTTGAGTGGGAGCGTCCAATCGGAAAGTTACTATGGTCTCTTTGCTTGTTTAACCCCGAAGGGTGAGGGAAGCTGACCCGAGAACCGAACTGCGAAAGGTTGTTCTTATCTGATCTCTCGTACCTACCCTTGGTGTATATCATAAAGAGATTAAACCCGCAAGCCTCCCCTCCGTAGGAGAGAGCATGACGCTCGAACACATCAAGGCCGTGATTGCTGAAAACCGTAAGAGTGGCCGCTCCACCTACCAGGGGTTGGACTCCTCCGAGATTGGTGAGTACAATCGGGCACTTATGTTCGGGGACAATGATGAGGCTTTCCCCTCCCAAGAGGAGTGGTCGAACATTGTGGATTGAAGCATGAACCGACTCAAGTCCGCTACCCTAGCTACGATACGTATGGCTCAAGAGCTGTACGCTCCTAGTGAGATGGCACGCATGAGCCTTCTCAACTACTTGACTGCAACACCGTCCACGTCCCTCATGGGTTGCTCGGTTTACCTTCAACCCTGTCAGAGGTGTATCGACACCCTTCAAGGGCAGGACATCGCCTACTGTAGACACGCCCTCAAGGTCACCAAAGAGGCCACAACCTTCGTACGGGTTTGAATGACTAAACTCAAAGCAGCTACTCTGGCCGTGGTAAAGGCCGCAAAGGAATTCCATACTGCGAGTAAGCTGGAAGAGCTTACTTGTCACCACCCAGATTCAAGTGCGTGGCTACAAGCCGACCAACGCCTGATCCTGGCTAGGGAGGCCCACTACAATGCCGTAGAGGCCCTGCTGAACCTCGAAACGCCTAAGGTAATCCCGAAGGAGGCTCTTACACGGGTTCACTACAGTGGAGGCCTACGCTGGACCAGTGGGACGAAGCTCACACGCCTACTCGCAGGGTTCCCCGCTTGCACCCAGAAGCGAAAGACGAACGACTGGAAGCTGTCCGAGAACTTGCGGAAGGTTACCTGCCTTCGATGCCTTCACCTGATCAAGCTGTCTGAGAATTCTAGTTAAGGAGCTACCTGCCCCTTTCGTAGGTACAGGTATGAAGACAGAGAGCAAGGTCACGCTGAAGGATGGTACCACCTGGTACGTGGGTGGAGACGATGGGCTTGGTACCCTCTACCTCTGCAAGACCTCCTTCCAAGCTTACCAGGTGGGTCGTGGAATGGCTCAGGCGGACCGAGTGGTCTCTCAAGAAGAGGTGGAGTGCGATGCCCAGCTTTAGTGAGGACACGATAGCATACTGGAGGAGTATTCGCGTACATGAGCACAGGGTGCCTCATGACCCCGCATCCCTCGGATGGCTTCGAATCATTGACGCTGACATCCGAGATGAGGAAGCTACGCTCGAAGCTGCTCGTCGCCAAGTGGTAGAGTCAGAAGAAGTTCTTCGACTCCTGAGAGCTAAACGTGCTGCCGTTGTTGACGCACATGAAAATTCGACGTCATCACCTGCGGAGGATCCCTAGAAGTGATCTCGAACGGTTTGCCAGATGGCTACACCTGAGGTTCACGTCAGTCTGGAGTACTAAGCACCTTGCAGCTCTGGTGTACTGGCGGATAACACGAGGTGATGCAGCACGGCACTAACATGAAGAAGCCTAACCCCTACCGAACTTTTCACTTGGTTCAAGACGACTCAGAGGGCCGCTTCACCTACTGGTGTGAGGCATCTCAAACCTGGCTCTACCCTCATGAGTTTCTTGAGTCCCTGTCTGCACCCCAGCCTACAACCTACAAGGTGGCTGAGCTTCCTGCTCGCATCCTAGAGCTTAGAGCCAAGGGCTACAACCCCTACTCCCTCCCCAGCGCCCCCGAGAAGAAGAGCAAACGCAAATGAGCTACGAAGGCTATGTGCAGGCAATCTGCGAAAACGGCCACTACAGCACGTTTCCCGAACCCTACGACATGTGGTACGGAAAGCTTACATGCTCCATCTGCAAGGCGAAGTTCAGTTGGACCAACTCGGTTGATGACACCAACTGCGATGCGGTAGGGGTCATTCCTCCCGAAATCCTGGAGACCTTCGTCAAGGACCGCACTCCTATTCAGGTCTGCAACCTTGGTCACACCCATGGAGGAGAGGTCACCTACCGCATCCCCTCCGAAGAAGAAACCAAGAACGCTCAGCACTACTGGGATGGAGATAAGAAGCGGTACGTTCGCATTCAGACCATCCCCCAAGTCAAGAAGCCAAATGCCCGCAAGAAAAAATAGACCCGGTAAGGCAGGAGCTACCCCTAAGACGGGCGGCTCCCACCAAGACCGGCTACAAGCTATCAAGATCTCTGGGCTTATCCTCTCCCTCGCTGAGCAGGAGTTCCGACGTCCAGGTGAGGCCCACTACGTAGGATGGCCCCAGATGAAGGACGCCCACTTCCTAGAGAAGCATGGGTACCTCACTGAGAGTGGTACAGTCCTGGGGTGCTTCCACCTACAACCTTCTTTCAAAGAGTTGATTTCAGGTTAAGCTCTCTCTCCAATCCTACGTAGGTATCAACATGAACACCTGGAAGAAGATCGCCAAGGCCAACCACAACAGCGATGGCTGCAAGACCCGTCGTCGTGCTGACCGCAAGCACAACCGCAACTGCATCCGAAAGGACCGCCTCAACGCCCTCCGTGAGGGGGCTGCCGAGTGAAAGAGCCGAAGACTTACAACTCTCAAACACCCGTACTCACCGACAAGGGTGATATATTCCTTGCCCCCCGTATCCGAGAAAAGAAACGTGAGGAGCTTCGACGGCAACGGGAACAAGGGAAGGCTGGATTCAAGAAGTGACTCAACCTATCGATGTGGGTTGCATGATGAACATTATTCGTTGGGCTACAGAGCGGGCAACCGAGAATGTAAGTCTCGCCCACGGAAACCCAGACTTCAATTGGACGATAGTCCCATGAGCCTCTGGAAGGACTTTCAAGTCGCCTTCCCCAAGGAGACAACACCAGGGGACTATGAGGCCTACGTCATGCTTTACTGTAGCGTCTACTCCGAAGTTGTTAGGGCCTTGATTGCACGGTAAAACGGCCTCTATGCGGGTCGGCTGTAACTAGCTAGTTTCCCGTATACTCTTACAGGTACCTGGATCTTGTAGTCGTCGGCAAAACCCGTACCAACAAGGTTGTAATTAAAGTCTCTGGACTTTAATGGCGAGAGAGCTGTTCTGGGTTTGGTATACGGGGGTCTGGGGGACTCAAACCGAAGACTAGACCTATCTAAGGGGCTATCTAAGGGGACCCAAGACTAGACTCAGACTGCGCCAAGACTATCAAACCCAAGACTAGACTCAGACTACAGGACCGAAGACTCAAGGACAGAGGGGCAGGCCCAAGAAGGACTCCTCGCTCCTCCATGGTGGGTCTTGGGGTTCCTCCCTCTCTCTCACTCTCCTAGGCTCACAAGGGCCAGCATCCTTACACCCATGACTAAAGACCTAGTATGAGAGCATTCAAGTTATTCTGGCTCAGGTCAGGTGATCTCAAGATGCAAATGCTATTCAACCTAACTACACTCGCAACAATCCTGGTCATGTACCCACCACCCATAGCCTATGAGGTACTGGCCAAAGCCGTAGCCTATTGGGTGCACAACTACCCCAGGTAGCTCTAGCCAGGTAGTCATGAGGGGTCTCTCCCCAGGTCCTCACCCTCATGATGGGTCCCTCCCTCTCTCATGGGGGTCACTACCTAGGAGTGGCTGCTGACCCAAGGTCCGTGTGATGGTAACTCTCCCCTCTCTCCCAGGGAGGGTCTCTGACTGACTCCTCTCTCCTCTAGGAGAGCTTACTTGTGGGTTGCTCTAAACACCCTCATACTTGATTTTCAGACATATTTTGAGGTCAAACCAGACACGACTGGTGTATACATCACATACACGCTTACAGGAGTTTTGGATGCCACTACCGACGAACTTTCTTGGGATGGATAATGACGACGTTGAGCCTGTACCCAAGAGGTCTAGGCGAGTCATGTTGGGGGCGAAGACGGCTATCAAACGTCTCCTACTAGAGAAGCAGCCGGTGACTCTAGAGGCTCTATGCGGGGGGGGTAGACGCCAACGAGCTATACCATGTGCCCCTGTACTGTAGGCGGGAGTCTCCATAGTCCTCGTTCTCTCTAAGGGCTATGATTGCATCCTTCCGCGTTATGGCCCGTACCGACTCCCCCTTGTGGTTCACACGTAGGGTGTACTCGGGTTCGATGGTCATCTCTCCTCTGGTCATCGCACCGTCAAACTCATTGAGTAGGTTGGTTACGAGGTCCCAGGGCAGGTAGGGCAGAAAGTCTCTTTGGTCCTTAGGGTTCCGTTTTGGGTCACGAGGGAACTCTGCTTGACCTTCTCTCTCAAAGGCTACGGGACCTTTGAAATCGTTGAAGTGAGCCACCAGGGGCCCTACTCTCAACACGTATTCCCCCTTTGGGGTGACTCTAAACATCCAGGAGTACTTGGTGTCGTTCTTGGTCAAGGTGCCAAAGCCAAGAATTGGCTTTAGGCTTACCAGGGTAGTATCTGGAGTTACTGAGCCACGATAGAGAACGCCGATTGGTCGTTTCTCGTAGAGTGCTTCAAGCTCCGCCAAGTACCTTAAAGGGTGTGGGTTTACATCGGGCTCCCCCTCAAACTGGACATCCCAAACAGGAAAGGTTGGTTGAGGGTTCCGAAACATCGTACGTGCTCTGGAGGTTGGGTGAACCTCTCGAATGCGCCAGATACTCCCCATCAAGTCTTGGTATTGGTTACCAACACTGGGCTCATGCTCTTGCTCTACTTCAACCGTATACAGGACACGTTGGATGGCTCCAATTATCATGCCCTCTAGTACACCGGTCTAGACAAGCTCCATCCCTAGGACTCGAACATTTTTTGGGTTGAAGACCGCCACCTCTGGAACACCTCCAACAAGGTCCGTCCCGTGGTAGATGACAGCGTCATACCCCTTCGACTTGGCCGACTTAGCTAGGGACTTGCTTGGAGTAACCAGGGTCTTGTCGACCTTCACTCCCACCTTGTAGACTTTTGGCCTATAGTTTGCCGAGTCGATTCCTAGCTCGTCCAAGTTATCGTACATGTACCCTGGCATCCCAGTGCTCTGGCTAAAGAGGCTAAGCGAGTCGTCATCCCCCAAGGAGGACTTCAGCTTTGAGCCTAGGATGAACCGAGTGACGTCCGCAATCGTATTTGGGTCTACGTCCCCAACAAGACTCTGAGCAGCCCCCCAGAGGGCCTCTGGGGCTACGCCAAGGGCTTCGGGAGTAATCTCCTCCCAGGCGTCATCCCCTAGGTCATAGAGCTTCTGCATGAAGGCTCCGGCCTTTGGGTTGGCTCTCTTGAGGTCATCGATGATCTCAGGGTCGAACCCTATGTTACGATTTGCGTTCGCGTACTTCTCAGCGACCAACTTGGAGGGCGTCAAGAAGACACCACTTCCATAGTATTGATTGACCAGGTCGGTTCGACTTTTGTCTAGGTTGAACACCTTAAAGGATCGTGTTGTACCATGATACAACGTGACAGACTCTCCTTTCAGGAGGCCGTCAAGGTCATACTCGGCTGGGTCAAAGCCCTTTTTTGCCACCCGTCGATCGTAGTCGTAGCTCATCTCTTAGGGTAGCTTACAAGAGAACTATCTACAAGCATGTCGTTGATGGCCTTAAGAAGCTCAGGAGGAGGTCGGGATTGACGAGCAACCACCTCGGCTGGTGTGATTGGCTTCACTGGCTGCTTCACTGGCTTACTCTTCTTGAGGCTCATATTCAGTTTTCCCAGACATGGGTTAGAACTCTGCGGTAACTGTCAATTCCTGGATCGTACTCATAAAAGCGCGCTTTGCTACGCCCTTCCCTAATCTTCGGATCCCTGAATGCCAGTTCGACAATGGAGTTCAGTTGGTCAGGACTCAAGGATTGGATGTTTGGGTCTCCAGCCACAAAGATACGTCGCTTTGAGTCAGGACCACGAAATGTGTCATCATGAACGATGGTTTCGATCTCCGGACAAAAAAGGATTCCGTCTCGGTTGGAAGACACGTATAGGTGAAGAGTCTCTTTACTCATGTTTAGACTTTTCTAGCCTGAAGCTTCAACTCTCGTCCCATGTAGAGGTCCTCTGGGTCAAGCTCTTGGTAGATGGGAAGAATCGAGGTTTTTGGTTGGGGGCCATCTAGGGCAAGGTCGTACCTTGAGGGTATCCTTGCCCTAGCACGACGCTCTTGCTGAGCCTTTTGATCTCTCTTACGGAGTACCTCAGGTGGCGTGTAAGGCAAAACGATCGCGGACGTCCAGGTTTTGGACTCTAGGCACTTGGGGCAGGTTGGAATACCAAGTTGGATAGACTCCGTAGGTACCGCTTCACAGGAGATACCGCACAGTGTTGTTAGGTATCTATGTGTAATGGCATAAACGTTATTTTCGTCATATGAGTACTTAGGGAAACTACTGAACTCTGCGTGAAGTGTACTGTCCACACGATGAGGCAGCATGTTTGCACGCAAGATGTCCTTGAATGGGCGAATTCGTCCCACTACTTGGGCACACCACTGTAGGGAGGTAGGTCCCATAGGTGGAACTAGTCGGGATGCAGCTCGACGTAGCGAATGGCTCTTGCCATCTTAGGCCCAATTCGCTTCATGATCGCATGCTCACTTGGATCTCAGCTTCGATAGCACGAGCTTCATCATTCAGCGCCCTAAGTTCGCCTGGAACGAAAGGGCCGAATTCCTTGTTGTCCCCGACAGTACCGAAGATTACCGTACATCGAGTACAGCAACGTTTGGCATCCGTCACGATCCTACCCAAGTGCCCACCGTAATCCGCACCGGAACCCTCTGGATCGATCTTCTCAACAACAAACTTAGCACCAGTTTTCATGTTACCACTCCTAGGTTACTACGTAACATTACCTTGTTTGAATCGAACGTTCTGCTCGTGGAGACTCTGAGCAATCCTGACCACTTCGATAGTAGTCTTAGCGGAAAGAGCCCTCTTAAGGGTCCGCTGATGGTACCCTACAGTGCAGTTACAATCCTCATCTAGCCCATCGGGGTCATTGAGGCGGTACTGGCAGTAACGCCCATGTCCTACCTCACCCGCTACGACTAGAAGGGCAAGCTTCTCGATGGCTAGAAGCCTAGCCAGAGTATCCTTGACGTCGTCAAGGGCAGAGCGAAATTCACTTGCCTGATCGCTCACAGGACCTCCACATACTCCATGCAGAGCCTAAGGACAGCTTCGTATGAAGCCGAAGACAGCGCCTTATCCGTGAACTCCTTCGCTTGCTCGGGGAGCTTTGCAGCTCGAAGGGTTCGGGAGACCGCTCCGATGATCGCGAAAACGTTCCCGTCTGTACCAAGTTTGCATTTGGGCTTGTCCATAGAGAGACCTACGTAGGTGGGGGAGGAGGGTTTAACGGGGATCACTCGTCATCATACCCGCTAGCGCGGGTATCGAGTATGTCTTGGGCTACCTGCACACCAATGCGCCAACCCTCAATTTCCGCCTTCAGCCGCTCGTTCTCGGCTAGGAGGCTCTTGCGCTCGACAAGAAGGGTGTCGATGTCATCGAGGGTCGCGAGCAGCCATAGCGGTGCGTCCTCCACGTCTGCCATGCCATCCCATCCCTCGGCCCACGCAGCACGCCACCTCACACGCTTCTCTGCCGTCGTCTTCATCTTAGGCATTCCATTCCTCCGTGGGCCTCAATCTGGCCCCATAGGGGCAAGTTCCCACGTTTTGGCCCGAGTATCGAACCAAAACCACTGGCCTGATCCACTATACACCCACCAGCAGTCTCTATTACGGGCGATCCAACGAACATTGGATATAGTGATCGTAGCCGGTGGGCATGGGATCTTGTTGATCGTCAGGAGGTGCCGCCAATACTCGTCATCGTGGTATTGGACAAGTTCTTTGGCCTTATGAACAGCTGCATCGTAGTCTCGAATGCCAATGTAGGCGGTAGGTAGCATCTCACCAGTATCAAGGCACTTCAAGGTTACGTTGTAACCCCCACTCCTACCCGTGTTAAAGACTACGTAAGACTCCATGCCGGTCTCACTGTTGGTGAATGCTCTAGGAATCATATGAACCTCTAGCTACGCCCAAAACAGCTCGATAGCATTCGCAGAGTCAAGCATTTTCCTGTACTTCTCAAGAGTCTCTAGGAAGACCGGAGCTGAGACCTCCAACTCCTTGGTAAGATTGAAGAACTTGCTTTGCTCGCTGTAGGTCAGCTCTGTCTTGGCTTTAAGCTTCTCTAGTTGCTCCACGAGGTGGGCAACGGGGGCCATCTTACGGGCGACCACTCCCTCGTACGCTGCCAGGGCAGCCTTACCTTGGAGAGAGTTAAAGAAATGCCCACGCTCTTTGAACACAGACATGGTTTCTGCTGTAGTTGTCTGCCAGGGGAAGCCGACCAGCTTACCGTCCAGTTTGAAGTGTAGGTTCAGGCTCATTACCTTGGACTCTCAGGAGTTGGGGAAACCGTCCGCACAGAAGTCATCCCAGAGGGAGTGGAGGGTATCCTGGATGCTCTGACGATCGTCCTCGTCCTCGTACCCACTAATGAGGTCCTCACTAGGACCTCGCCCGAACGGAGACGCCTCAACCGTAACGTCGAGCCCGGTCCGCTCATCGATCCGATCGGCAACGTGCTCGATCCACGCGTCGTAGTCAGCCTCTGTGACGTCGCCCATGTTGTAGCTCGTAAGTATAACGGCGATGCTATTCATGAGTAAACCTTCACGGCCTTGCCGTTGACAATCTTGGCGAAGGGGATGCTCGCGCAAGTGTTGGAAGTCTTGTCGTGGTTGAGGAGGTAAGCTCCCTCAGGGGCGTGGATAACCGCCTGAGCGCGGGAGGAGTAGACTTGGAGGTAGGTTGAGGTGCTAACCCAGGTGAGCTTCTTCATGTAGCGACCTACGTAAGAGCTGGACGCGAGTTAACTGATATTTGGACCGAGGTTGATTTTTACCGGCTTCCCCCGAACTGCCTCGTACAGCTCTGCATCAAATGGGGGGATGTAGAACCCATCAGGTACGAGAGTGTGGTACTTACGACCAGCTTCGGTGTCGATGACTTGACACTCTGCACATTTGCAGCGTACGGCCTTTGGGTGTTTTGCAGGATTGTACCCAGGACGTGGGACATGGAAGTCATCCGAGTTGTTAGGGTCCACCCACCCCCTCAGCTCAGTCCAGTGGTAGTCCACACTCGCAAGCTCTACTCCTATAAGAGGCAGCCTCAAAGCCAAGCAAGAGTCGTGCTCAAAGTCGTACACCCCCTCCTCAAGGAAGGCTTCAAGGACACTCTACTACGTACGCTCAGGGCTAACTGTCCGAGAACTTGCGGAAGGTTACCTGCCTTCGATGCCGAGGTGGTTGCTCGTCAATCCCGGAAATTGGCCTGTTCGCACTCATGCTATCTCCTACGTAAGGTCTCGCGTATTCTTTAACGCTGAAATCCAATGCTTATGCTGAACGGAAAGTAAAGCCGCCACTCAACGGAGGTCGCACTTTCGAGGCGGTAGAGGGTAACCCACCCTCTACGCCAACGGGTGATGCTGAGGTACGGAACAGACAACTCCCGTGTCTTTACGTGGTCCCAGTTCCAGCTCCACCACTTCATTTCACTTTCCTGAGGATTTGGACGCCAAGACCCTGAAGAGTTCGAATGGTCTTGAGGTCTAGGTAGGTACGCTCATTACCATTTGCTAGGTACCTGTAAGCTTCGTGGTAGTCGAACACTGTTACCTTTTGAAGAGCTAGCGCTCCATTGTGCCGTGTCTCCATGTCTAGTACAGGTTGGAAAGAACACTGGAAGTTGCCACTATAGGCCTCACTAGAGGTTTCTAGGTAGCTAAGTAGCTCCTCTCGTTCAAGTTTTGAGAGGCTGTCTACAAGGGTCTTGAGTTCTGGTTTCATCCTGCTGTCTCTTGAGTTAGAAGCCTCAGGGCTTCCTGGACTTCCTCAGGGTTAAGTCCGATGGTCTCACCCTCGTCATCCGCCTTAGAGATGAAAAGAGGGCCTACGATGGGCAGCCCCATGACATCCCTATTGTAGGCGAGGTCCAGAAGATGCCCCTCCTCATTGACGAAAAGGTCGAACTCTCCCACAGCTACCAGCTGGATGAGGCCTCCCACAATGTGCTGCATAGCATCCAAGGTGTTCTCGATCTCGATCACCTCAGGATTCTTTCCAGGCTTGCACGCGACCACGGTTATTTTGCTCATGCTCCTACTTACGTACACCAGGGACGAGATTTAACCATCTTTTTGGTGTAGATAAGTTAAGCCTTCCTGAGCTTCCACCGTAAGGACACCTATGACTACCCCAAATAAGACCCTGGTTGTGTACGCAGAGTTCCCTGAAAACGTTCGGTTTTTCCTTGTACCGTCAGATCACCCTCAGATCGCAGAGTTGCGTACGGTTGCAGGACAAACCGTGAACACTGTAGACTGTAGAGACGAAGCCGTGGAGATCATCTGTAACGCTTTTTGCGCTGAAGCTGAAGCGGGGCGGACTGGTTGGGCTTCTGAATTTGAGGTGAAGGCCGACTTGGTCCACCCTTGCTCGGAAGCCTTCATGGTCGGCTTTTGCATGTAGGGTTAGGCGGCACCTTGAAAAGAAACATCTACGTTGCCAGCTCGTGGCGCAACACCGTTCAACCTCATGTTGTAACTTTGCTTCGAGGCTTAGGGCACGAAGTTTACGACTTCCGTAGTCCTGCTCCTGGAGTTCATGGGTTCTCATGGGCGGAAATTGACCCCGCCTGGGAGTCTTGGACTCCTGCACAGTATCGAGACGCCCTTAAGCATCCGATTGCTAAACTTGGATACTCACACGACATAGCAGCCCTTCGTGCTTGCGATACTTGCATCCTTGTTCTCCCCTCTGGTCGCTCAGCCTCCTGGGAGCTAGGGTACGCCATGGGGCAAGGAAAGAACACATTTGTTTACAGCGCTACTCCGTGCGAGCCTGAGCTTATGTACTTGGAGTCTGAGATCCTTGTAGGAGTGGAAGAGCTTATTGAGACTTTCACCGAGTTAACGCTTCTGTTTCCTTGAGGTTCGTACTTTTTGCTTAAGCCTTCCTGAGCTTCCACCGTAGGGGTGAGTATGACGGACTACAGCTACATGAACCTGGATTCGGATATCATGCACCTCGTTACGGAGTTCTTCAAGGAGGAGCCTCCTTGCAACTGCGGAACCCCTCAAGGGTGCTGTCTGCCCTGCATCTACCAACGCAACCTCCTCCGAGTCCTGTCAAACGTCCAACCTTCCTTCACCAGGACCTACCGTCTCTATGGGGATAGGGGGGATGAGCTGAAGGTTTCCTATCTGCTTAGTGTAGCTAAGCTTGATGAAGCTCAAAACCTTCAACTTGAGTTTCCTAAGGGACTTAAGACTGTCCATGGGAAAGAGACCTTCATCTTCCCTACCGTTGTGCACCTCTCGGGTACAACCCAAGACCCATCTGGAGTTACCCGTCACCATACGGTGACGATCCACCTTATCGTAGAGGATGACGAATGATTCGGTCTCTTGAAATTCTTGACCCTAAGAACACCTTTCTCAAGTGGCTTGGAAACGTGGAGGCTCTTTCCACGCCACGGAAGTTTGAGTTCAAGCCTGGTTTGAACGTCATCTGGGGGCGGAATGGAGCTGGAAAGTCTACGATCATCCAGCTCCTAGCGAACCTCTTTCACTGTCACCAGGCTGGAGTTCCTGTCGTAACTCAGAACTCCATTCAAGACCTATTCTCTAGGTCTGAGGAAGACTTCACGAAAAGCATCAAGGTTAGCCACGATGGGCAAGGGGTTAGGTACTTCGACCCTAGTATGCAGATTGGAGTTGTTGGGGGTGGGGCGGCGTTCGATTGGGACTTTGGCGTTGAGGGGGTTTCGAACTACATGTTTCGAGGCTCCGCTGGGCAGACAACCCTAAAGCGGTTCGACAAAGTTCTAGAGTCTCTTGTCAGGCGAACGACCCCACCTAAGGTGGAGTACAAGGTCACATCAGGTAAGGTGAACAGTCTCTGGGAGGATCGACTCAAGATTGCCAACACCTTCTTGAAGGGGTCCGGAAAAGTAGGGCAACCTACGATTCTTCTTGACGAGCCAGAGCGAAGTCTAGACCTGAACTATCAGCCAGCCATTTGGCGTTTGCTTCGAGCGTTCGCACCTACGACTCAATTCATTGTGGCAAGTCACTCTTTGTTCGCGCTTCGCATCCCAGAAGCCAACTACATCGAGCTTGGCTCGGATTACCTGAAGGGGTCTGAAAAGGCTCTCAAACTCCTAGAGGGTTGGTCCGAGGAAAAGCCTCAACCGCCACCCACACCGAAGCCCAAATGAAGTACAAGGATTTACTGGAAGACCTTGACACGCTAGCTGCTATGATCTCTGGAGGTAGGAGCCCTGCAAGCTACATTCCGGAAGTGCAGAGCACTCTACGGTCGCTACGAGGGAAGGATAAGGTCCAGGGAAACGCTAGAGCCACCCTTGGCCTTATCCAAGATGGCCTGAGATTCACCCCGGACCTTAACCTGAAGCAAATCGACGTGCTGAAACAAGGGGTAGCTCTGCTTATCGAGAACAAGAAGAGTGAGCTAGGCCCCCATACGAGCGACCTAAAGACCTACTTGAGCCTTCTCCACGAGGTGGAGATAGTTCTTTGGCCTTACCCAGGGGCCCGCTGAATCGGTTTCTAGCCTTGGACGACCCAACCTAAGGGGTCAACCTGTAAACCTGTTAAAGGGGCACCTAGGTGCCATAGACCATGAAACTACATCGTTGGCCTGAGGAGTGGAATCGAGGCGAGCGTCTTGAGGAGTATGCTCGACTCGTCGAACCTTTTGAAAGTTCTCCGGATTGGGCCTTTGCGGCGAAGCAAACGTACGTCATGAATCTGGGCTACTCCAGGGACTGGCGTACAGGCATGTGGTGCCATCGGGAGACCCCGACAATTTGGTTCACTCTTGCGGTCATCCTTGCGATGAATCCGCTACCTGCCCCGGTACGGTGTACGGTCTGTGGTTACACTCCAGTCAGGTACGGATACGGATCAGGTTGCTTCTGTGGTTAAACTTCTCGGTTGGTGTCCGTAGGTTCTTTGAGGAGAGAAAAAATGAGTGATGTAACCAAGCTAGAAGCCTTCTTTCAACGGTCGTACTCCAAGCCTGGGGTGACTGGCATCTTTTCTTGGGACGGACATGAGCGTCGTTCCAGTCGATACGGATCGTTTGGGGTATACCCAGCGAATTACGAGCAAACGGTAAAGGTTATCCCGTACTTCAACCTTGAAGCACTTAAGGAGCTTGAGGGTAAGAGGGTTAAGGTAACCGTAACGGTTCTCTGTGACTACGAATCTGGGCACATTGGAGACCTATTCCTTAAGATCTTCCCCTCTCGTCCCAAGGTAGGGGAGATTGTCGACCTGGGGGTCGGGACCTTCAACTTGATTGAAACCGAGTTTGGCCCGAACTTTCAGCTCACACCCAACGACGGTCGAGAAGAGTTTTGGATGGATCCAAAGAAGCTGTACCGGCTTCACGACCAGGTGGTCTCGGTATCTTTCGAGGTGACTGAAGAAGACTTTTCGCCTCCTCCTAGCATCTGCTTTGAGAAGCAGAGCGAGGATACCGTAGTACCCGTCCCGAACGAAGGTGCAATTCAGGTCAAGTCAAAGCTGACCGGACCTTGCGTTATTACCCCAAAGATCACCCGTTTGGGGGATGGCTTGTTCATCATGAACCCCTTGGGGGAAGTTCGAGAAAGAACTCCGCATGGGCTATACGTGCAAGAGCGCACATGTACGTAGGTCCGCTAGGGTTGCACACACCCATTTGTGGGAGGTGGTAGTAATGGGCTCGTTGTAGCCAATGCCCTATCCTCTACAGCTTCCTACTTAGCTGTAGGTGGTACGTTAGCTACCTACGTGTACAAGCATGGAGAGTTGCTTCACGGCTCAGGTCAGGGTTTGGCTAGAATCCTCCGATTTCAATTTCAGCTTGACCGGGAAGTACTGCCGTTTGTTGAGATCAGTCTTACCGAAGGGTGTATTCGAGAGCACCTCAATCAAGTTGATCGGTACCTACCCATTACCTTTTCGATGGTCTGATAGACCATTTACCTTTTCGATGGTCTGATAGACCATTTCGTGCTACCTGCTCTTCGTGACTCTAGACGAATTACATGAAGGCTTGAGTAGCTACAAGTACCGGTTCGATAGTGAGGTAGTGCTACAGGACGCCCTCCAAGCTGCCCTGGAGACCTTAGGATACTCTTACCAGAGGGAGGTCAAGCTAGATGCGAAGTCGCGGATAGACTTCCTTGTGGGTGCTCTGGGACTAGAGGTCAAGGTAGGTGGTGGGTTAGCCCCTATGCTGCGTCAGATTCATCGGTATCTAGCCTCCCCAGGGGTTGAGGGACTACTTCTTGTAACCACAAAAAGCTCTCACAAGGGGCTCGTTTCCGTGTTACAAGGAAAGCCTGTACGCGTCCTTCATGTGGGAGGTTGGTTGTGAAGCTAAGCTATGGCGTCAAGAAAAAAGAGTGGATTCTAGAGGCCCCACCCCACATCTTGATGCGAGCAAAGCGGGTCTTCTCGAAGGCCCAGCAAGGGCCTAGTAAGGCCCTTCACCTCAGTGACTCCCCCGAGACCGCAAGAGACTTGGAATGGTTCATCTCTAGATATGAGCCCTACGAGGTGTCCGCTCTAGATCTTGAGCGTCTTCAGGGTCGGTCCTCCGTACACAAGGAAAAAGAGAGTCTCGTTCAGAGGTTCCTAGCGAACCCGTCAACAACTCGTAGCTTTGACTTGGCCCTACCCCCCAGGGACTACCAGAAGATTGCTGGAGACCTGATTCTGTCTACAGGAGCATTGCTCCTAGCTGACGATCTTGGCACGGGAAAGACAGTATCAGCGCTCTGTACCCTCAGTGACGCCAAGACCCTTCCAGCGTTGGTAGTTACGATGACCAGTCTTCCGCCTCAGTGGGAAGAGCAAGTCAATCGCTTCCTACCTCAGTTGAAGACTCATGTGGTTAAGGTAGGTAACCCCTACGACCTGACAAAGGCCGTAGCGAAGAAGTACAAGATTGCCCCTCAGTTTCCTGACGTTACCATCCTGAATTACGCGAAGCTGGCCCGTTGGGCTCACACGCTATCCGAGTCGGGATTGAAGTCTGTCATTTTCGATGAGATTCAAGAGCTAAGGTCTGGGTTTGGATCGAAGACTCCAGCGAAGTACCAGGCAGCGGCAATGCTTGCGGAAAGTGCTCAATACCGTAGCGGTTTGAGCGCTACTCCTATCTTCAACTATGGAGGTGAGTTCTACGCTGTTCTGAACATCCTGTTCCCTGGCCAACTCGGGTCATTCGAGGAGTTTACTCGGGAGTGGTGTTCTCACACCTATGGAGATAAGCCTAGGCTAGCCTCGCCAAAGGCGTTTGGAGAGTATCTTCGAGGCTCTGGGATGATGCTACGGAGAACACGCAAGGACATTGCGAGAGAGCTACCAGCTCTACAGAAGATTGAGCATACGGTAGACGCAAACCCTGAGGCACTCAACAAGGTCAATGATGCTTGCATGGAGCTTGCTCGAATCATCCTTGGGGAGAAAGAGGTCAAGAAGGGAGCCAAGATGCTCGCCTCTGAGGAGCTATCCAACAAGCTCCGACAAGCAACAGGAGTGGCAAAGGCTCCATTTGTTGCGGAGTTCGTGAAGATGTTAGCTGAGAGTGGGGAGAAGATCCTTGTTTTCGCTTGGCATCGAGAGGTGTACAGCATCCTTCTAGATCGCCTAAAGGAGTTCAATCCCCTACTCTACACGGGGTCTGAGACGGTAGGTCAAAAAGAGAGAGCTAAGAAGGCATTCTGCGATGGGGATAGTCAGATCCTTCTCATGTCCCTACGAAGTGGGGCTGGGTTGGACGGGCTACAATTCAAATGCAGTACCGTCGTATTTGCGGAGTTGGACTGGTCTCCTGGTGTAATGGATCAGTGTCTGGCTAGAGTCTATCGAGATGGTCAAGGTAATCCCGTGGTAGCTTACTACCTCACTGCCAATACAGGGTCTGACCCTATCGTATCCGAGGTCCTAGGTTTGAAGCTCCAGCAACTGGACGGAGCCCTCAAACCAGAGGAGGGAGACCTGCTCGAACGGCTTCAGGTGGACCCAGGGCACATTAAGAAGCTAGCTCTTAGCTATCTCGCAAAGCATGTGAAGTGAAGCATGACAGAAGACGAGAAAAGGGAGCTGCTCAACAACTTTTGGGCAGAGAATGTCAAGTTCAAGTTCAAGCCTGGGGACCTGATTCGATTCGTAGATGTTAACAAAGGGGAAGGAGGCACACTACCCTTCTCCTATGGTATAGTACGAGAGCAAATTACCTCTCCAGCTGTGGGCTATAAGGTCGAGCCAGTGGCTCACGATTACGTACTTTACGGGAGCACCTGCAATTGGGGAGAAAAAGAACTAGAGCTAGTGACTGAGATCCATAGACTCTGTGTCAATCGGTATGATTGGAGTGTGGACTGGCCTACGAGAATCATTACCGAATTTACGAAAGGCGAGTGACTAGATGACTCTACTTGAGCTACTTAAGTATCGGGCGAATACCTTGCGAAAGAAGAACAAGGTGGTCACCCCTGAAAGTTTGATGGGCTCCATGAGCGCCTCTCGGTTTACCAGAGATCAGTGGCCTCCTGGGGTCCCTGGTGTGCTAGCAATGGCCATGAAGTTTCGTAATCGGACTCTATCTGCGAGAGTAGCTATGTGTGAGAAAGCACTCAAGGAGCTATCCGTAGGATGGGGAACAAAGGCCCAAGTGGAAACCTGTGAAGCTGAGCCTATCGAAGTAAATGGGATGGTCCTAGACCTCGCAGCTTACAAGCGTGAAGCTAAGCTCATTGTGGCTGAGCTGAAAGCTTGGGTCCGTAGAGATCTCGATGGCTGGGGGGTAGCCAACCATGGGAACCGTAAGCGCACCACTTACGGAATCCGAAAGAAGCCAAATACTCCAATTGCACATCCGGCAACATGAAGACAACAGAAGATTCAAGGGAACGACTGCGAAACATGGCGTGGGCTAACGGGATTATGGACTCTCGTGACTGTCTCACGATCCAGGTCCTAGATGATGTGAGGGACCTTCTTGCCGAGAATGTAAAGATCTCCGCGCGGCTTCAGGCTGCGGAGGCTCGCACTCTCATGGATGAGGAGCTTATTCAGAGGCTCGGACCCATGGTGCTTGCCGCTGAGGCGGAGGTGGAGAGGCTGAAAACGACGCTGCAAGAGGCATGCACCCACCTAGATATGGCGGTAGAGGCAAGTGAGGAATCTGGCGACCTTGACAAAGAGGAAGCGCAAGAAGAACGGGACTTCATTGGACGATGCCGAGCTGCACTGGGGGGCCCTCCAACTTCCGATAGCGTAACCCAAAATTTGGTGGCGTTTAGCGGAAAGAGAGAAGGCCCTTCGCAAAGCGATCTGGGAGTCCTTCGAGGGGTGCGAGTGCAAGATGTACCACGACGGAAGGAGCATTCCAGCCAAGGACCGCTGTACGAAAACCATTATCCGATGTCAAGGCAGAGATAATTCGTGGCGGGATCGCCTGGCAAAGGCTGGACTGGAGTTGTTGATCGGATTCAAGCTGGGAAAACCATGACCGAACCCTACGAGTACGAAGCAAGCCATGTCAACTTCGACATGAACGACCCTGTTCAGGTCTATCGACCTGAGGTGTACGGAGAGTGGGTCAAGAATTCCCGCAGGGCTCAAGCTCACGCAAAGGCTATCGTTGAGGTCTTAGCAGCGTCAAAAGCTCTCCTATCTGGAGATAGGAAAAGAGCATTGATAACCCATATTGAGGCGGTCAATAAGCTCTTGGAGTTCGAGTGGGACGCGGAGTGGCAGAGAAGAGAAAAGCCATCAAAGATAGTCGTCCACTACTCTGGCGAGCTGTCTGTCATTAGGTGTGGTCTACATGAGAAGGGGCGGTCTGCTTGTCTAAATGGTCGAGATAGGGACCGGATTGCGGCCAGGGGGGCTCACAGTGGCAAAATAGCTAACGTTACCTGCGTACGATGTAAGCGTCTACTTGATATAGCAGCTAGTTTGGATGCGCTATGAGGGGAACCCCAGCTACTAATGCTTTCTGGGGGTTACTCCTTGCTGGGTTCCTATCCACGTTGACCATATTTGTGTTGGGGATGTCAGTCCATCTACTCTCAAGCGGTTTGGTTTCCTTGGATCGACTAGTCGCTGTAGGGGTAGTCATTGGTGTGTACCTGTCCCACTACATTGAAGCGAAGTACGGAGAAAGATAATGCCCCGCTCATCTACAGACCAACTTGTCAGCCTACAGATCAATACCGGCCAATTCCTTAGCTTACAGCTTAACGCATGCTTTGAGACTCTAGCTGAGTTGACGACGAAGTTAGTTGACACACCTATTGGGATTTGCGACCCAACCACACTAGAACGTCGATACTGGGGGGAGGATTACCAGTGGAGGCCAAAACTTACTCCAGAGCTTCGTAGGTTGTTCTGTGAGTTGACTTGTCTAGCTCCCTCACCTCAGGGACTTTTGAGCCCTCCACTAGACATAGAGCTAGCTAAGCTGTTACAGCAAGTCATCATCGTGAAGGGGTACACCCTCGACAATGACCCGCCAAAGGCCTACAAAAAGATGAGTTTGGATCGTAAGCTCAAAGCCTGCCTAAAGGCAGTTCGTAGCTACAGCTTGGATGTAATCGACTTGCACCGTAAGTTCCCAGTTTCCATGCTGGCTTTGCCACAACCTAAGATGGATTGGGATGAAGGTGTGCGTAAGGAGCGAACGGTGAAGTCTAACCCCAAGGGGGATTGGGAGCTTGTTGTGGGTAGAGACAATGTCCCGCACCTGTATGTTCGTAGAGGGCTAGCCTATGTCGTATCCTATCTTAGGTAACATTGAAGCCACTGCCTTCTACGTTCGATATCGAGAAGAATTTCCCGATGGCGAGTTGTGCGACTATGCTCGTAGGGGCATGTGGACGCATGGGGTAGAAACGAAACCCTTCTACTGGGTCGACGATCTTGCTGAAAAGGTGGACCTAAGCCCTACAGTAGGAGTTGCTGGGTTCATTGGAGACGTCCATGCAGGACTCAAAGCCATGGGTAAGACCCCACCGGAAAACGTGGACTATCCAGAGGAACTCCAACCTTACTTAGGGCGTACTCTTGGTACGGCAACCATGATCGAAGTTCGCTCCAGTATCGAGCCTATCTTCATCAAGCCGAAGGAGCACAAGCTCTTTACAGGCCTGCTTTGGATTGGAGATGTTGAGTCTAGAGCTAGGACCGTAACCGTGCCTGATGACACTCTGCTTTGGACGTCAACTCCAGTGCAGTTTGTAGCTGAGTACCGAGCATTCATCTTGCAAGGACGTATTCTAGATGTTCGTCTGTATCGTGGGGATTGGTCGAAAGCCCCTGACAGACTCATTATCGAGCAAGCTACAGCAGCTCATCAAGAAGCAGGGGCACCCATTGCCTACTGTTGTGATTGGGGGGTAACCTCCGATGGCCTTACTCTACTCGTAGAGCGCAACGAAGGGTACTCTTTTGGGCACTATGGGCTGAAGCCAGCGGATTACGCTCGAATGTTATCGGCACGTTGGTCTGAGATGGCAGGAGGTACGTGATGCGAGGTCCCATCCCTATCTTGGGAGAGACGGCTGAGGCTGTCAGGTCTCGCGGGTGCTTGGTGCCAGACATGGTCAATGCCTGTCAAAGCCTTTGGTTAAGCTCAAAGTAAGGTACGTGATGAACGGATACGTGATGACGGGCGATTACTTGGTGATAATGATCCCGACTACCGCTAAGTTGGAATCCAACCCCACAGAGACAGATCCAAAGGCAATCTTTGCCCACATAGCATCTGAATTGAGTAGACTTTGGCGAGAGTGTGGAGTTCTAGTAGACATGGAGGTTTCAAATCCCGAAGCCTCTGCTCTAGCCGTTTAAGGCGGGATGTATAGACATCCTGATCAGGATACCATCCCCTCTCGTGGTCCTTGACTGTATACTCTAGGTATGGCCCAATGTAGGTGTACTGTTGACTCATGTTTGGGCTTCTCGTTTGGCTCTTGCCTCAGCCAAGTACTTGTCAAGACGTTTACCATCCTCCTCTAGCTGAATCTTGTGCGTAGCTCTTGTGTTATACACGAGAGGCTTCACCTGACCCAGCCCTCGCATGATGAGGAACAGAGTTGTCATCAGGTTAAAGTTGCCGTGAATCTCAGCACTCCACTTGAGAGAGTTGGACTTTCGGTATCCGAAGATTTCCTCGTGTGGGAACCCCTCGAAGTACACTCTGGAAAGGTTGTCCCCAGTGTAATCAGGCTCCAACGGGGGCGACTCGATGAACAAGCCAGTGAAGTCGGCTTCGATGGGGGTCGAGGAGCTGACGCTCATCTTCCAGTTGTAGAAGTTGTTTCGCAGGACAATCCGCAACTCCAGGTCAGGGCGGGCAAAAGCTACGACGGGTAGGTTTACAGACTTCGACCTGTGTTGGGAGATTACCCTACCCTCGATCTTCGGGTAGATGTTCGAGCCAGAACTCAGTACTCCCGCAACATCGTCCCGTAAGAACATGACTTGATTCCAAAAACCTTGGGCGTAGAACATCTCCTTGCCCGGCTCATTGGCATTGGCCCACGACTGGAGGTCCAAAACGGTATCTGTCTTCATGTTACCTGTCACTCAAGCCTCAACTTTAGTAAGAATTCCGTACACTTGGGATGGCGTGCACCACCCATTCACACGACCCTTATTGTTACCGATCTTGTATCGGCCGTCCGCACCTACCGCCAAAACCAAGTGTAAGTACTGGGCTCCAGCTACCTTACACAAGACAATACAGCCTGTTTCTACAGGGTGGGTTGGGGGCTCTAGAGTTACAAGTTGACCGGACTCGATTCTGCCTTGCATAGAGTTACCTCGGGGGCGGAAGCTAACAACCTCCCCCGACTGTAGCTTTGCGATGTAGGAGTCAGCCCAGCCCATTTGAGGCACTCTCTTTCATTGTGCTTACCATGGCAGCGCGAAGTTCTCTTCCCTCGGAGACTCGCTCCTAGCTTTGGTCTTTCGCTCCGTGCGAGGAGCCGTTCCGATGTAACCATACACCATGGGGGTGCCAGACACATCGAAAGGTGCTCCCACCCCAGTGATAAAGATGCGACGGACGCTCCCATCCCTCTTGAAGACCTGACAGAAGGTCCCAGGGACCACCTCGTCAGATGCCCCAAGGACCACCCAATCGCCCTGCGTATTCTTTCGGAAGGTTGCCATGCTTCTATAACGTAACGTGGCGTCCGAGCCTTAACGTCTTTTTCGGTTAAATTCCCACCTCAGCTCACGTAGATGGTGAAGTAAAGGTGAGCATGTTGAAGGTAAGCGTAGGGACCCCCGTTGTTATCGTGGATGTTAACCGTCTAGACGATCGGAAAGAAGTCGTCACCAAGGTAGGCAGGCAGTACTTTACTGTAGCCGGACGCCAGTACAAGCTAGCTAATGGCCGTATCCACGATGCCTACGGGCATGCTACAGCTTACACTATTGAAGACTACTGCTTCTACCGGCACAAGGGAGACCTGCGATACAAGTTGCAGAGTCTCGTCCAGAAGCTTTCCTGCGAAAATACGGGCAAGGAAGATTGGGTCAAGGCTCAGCGGGAGCTTATTTCTTGTGTCAGTGCACCCATCCCAACAAAATTACCTTAAGCCCGGTGTAGTCTTCTACGTAGGGTCTAGCATGACAGATAAAACTAAGCAGACGGAAGACGTGGAGACGAAGAACCCTCCCAAGTCTCAGGAGTCTCAGGACCCCCTAGCCTGTGAGCGTGCCGCTTATGATGATGCCGCCAGACATTTTGGTGTAGACATCATGGCTCTTCGCTACTACTTCCCGAGAGGACGGCCATGAAGCCGTTCGTTTGCTCCGTAGGTGGATGCACGTTCATCATCAAGTACCTCCAAGGGTACGAGCTGCACACCTTCACCTGCAAGGATGAGCCTAAACTTAACTGGTCTGAGAAAGTTGTTGACGGAAAAGCAGTAACTCGCTAAGGTACTGAACACCCACGGTAGGCTCTCAAAGAGAAACCCCTACCATTTACCCCCAAATAAGAGAAAATCATGACGAATCTCGAAGCCTCCATCAAAGCCATTGCCATGTCGTTTGCCACTGCCATTCTCTCTGAGATCCGAAAGGTCCCCCTGACGGAGTTGCAGTCTCTGGCAACCCCAGCCCCAGCCAAGGTTTCCAAGGTCAAGGCTCCCAAGGCCAAGGTCAAGGCGGCTCCCAAGCCGAAGGCAGTCAAGGAGGTAAAGGCAGCACGATACGTTCCTGCTCCTCCTGCCCCCAAGCCAGTCTCGAATCCTGCTGCCTCGAAGCCTGCTGCTACTCAGGCGACCAACGGTACCGTGTTCATCAGGAACCGTGTTGGAGGTGGATTTACGGCTACCTTTGGGGGAAAGACCTACAACGCAACCCGAAGCCGGGATCTGGCCTACAAGGCTAAGAAGGCTGGTTTTGCTGTCATGGTCCTGAGCGTAGAGTAAAGCTTAACGAATGATCTCAACTGAGCTATCAGTGCAACTTACCGTTCCAACTATCCAGCTTGCTAGGCTTGGGTGGGAGCTGCGCTCGGTAGAGGTTGACTCGGTTGCTAGACGAGTAGATGTGCAGGCGCACCATACAAGCGGACGTTGGGTGCACCTGCGCATCTCCGATAGAGGGGCAACACTGGAGAGATGGCAGCGCTCGGTATCCACTGTAAGTGGTGGGAGAGTACCTACCTACGATCGGGTCGACGATCAATTTCTAGGCCGTGCTCACATAACGGGTGGTGTATCGGATGCTATGCACGCACTGGTTGACTACTTGGTAGACAATACTCCCCACCAACTTGCTCAAGGCACTAGGGTACTCGAAGACAAATGAGCACCAAGATTAAGGTTGAAATGAAGCAGGTTTTTGTTCTTTGCGGGATTCCAGGTTCGGGTAAGTCCACGGTGGCGAAAACGATGTGGCCAACCGCTAAGGTGGTTTCAGCTGACGACTTTTTCATGGTGGGAGGGGAGTATCGATTTGATCCTCTTCAAATCGGGCAAGCTCATAACGCATGTTTCAGAAACTTCATTGAGTCTCTCCAGGCTGGGGTGGAGTGTGTGGTGGTAGACAACACCAACACTGATGTGGCCGAGTTGGCTCCTTACATGCAAGCCGCAGCTGCATTCGGATATGAGGCGAAGGCTGTTACGATTCTGTGCAACCCAAAGACAGCAATCAAGCGTAACATCCACAAGGTGCCTGACACGACCATCTATCAAATGGATGTCCAAATTCGCAATCGAAAGTGCCCTTCTTACTGGGCCATGGAGGTTGTGGACTTCGACCCGGACTACAACCTTGGGGAATTCGATGAGTGACATTCGAGAAGTGAGTGGGGAAGTGAGGTCTACAAGCAGGCTTGTAAGCTTCCTGTATTCGTTGATGCGGGACCATCTTCCTTGTGGAGTAGTGGAAGAACTCGTAAAAGGGGCTACTCCAGACAAGGAAACGCTGTACTCCAATGGGTGGCTGGCTAGCTACGCGGAGCATCTAGCAAATCGAATCTCTCCTGAAAAGGTGGACTTGGAAAACCTTAAAGCAGAGGGTCTTACCCATGAGGCGCTACGTGAAAAGGGCAGTGACGTTCTAAAGGGTAATGACTCTCTAAAAAGAGCGGAGAAAGCTGAGAATGAGCTAGCCCTCCTTAAGTTGTACTATGAGACTCTACGCCAGTCTGCTGAGGAAACAGCAAGTCAAAGAGACAGGTCACAAATAGACCTGCATCGCATAGGGGACCTACTTGGAGTTCGACCTGAGGAGGCAAAAGACGCGGTTACTACTCTTGTCAATCGAGACAGGCGTGATGCCGAAGCTGTGAAGGTGCTAAAGGACATGCTCGCGACGTGGGAGGTGAGCGGTAGTATTCGTGGGGACACCTACGAGGCAGCCCGTCGCATCCTCGCCTCGGCAGGCCTCTCTGTCGAGGGTTAATCCCCCTATACCTTACCCTACTTGAGGTCTATGCTCACACCTGAGGAAATCACTCGAATTGACTTTGGTTGTCACTTGTGCGGGATGGAGCACCATCCAGATGAGAACGGGATAAGGAGTTGTGAGCCATCGGGCTCTGAGTTCACAGAGGTGTTTTGGGAGCGCCAGCAAGCGAACGATGCCTGTCAGTTGGCACTCTGGTTGGCGGTTGAAGAGAACTCCAAAGATGGCTTAGCTCTACTAAGAGCCGCCTATGCACGTAAGGTGAAGTCTGACCCTAAGACGACTAACCTGAATAGTCGATGGTTTACAGCTATCAAGAAGCTGCGATACCGAACTTTGTCTACAAAGTCAGACTCCCTTCCATGTGCTTGCTGTGGGGGGTATGACCCTGCTGTAACTGAGGCCTGGCGAGAGCAAAATCCTGGAGGTATGCGAACGTTGTGTCGGCAGACTCCAAAGTGTATGTACTAGATTCGATCAAACCTTGACTTTGGGGGGTTGTGCGTAAAGCAATCCCTCGGGTTAGGTCGATTCGCTGCAAACCACTCACGTTTGCATGTTGCGCACTCACACGCACAACATGCGGGGTCTAGACATTCGACGTGAGGTTCAGGGCTCTGATGTGTGTCAACTCTTTTCACACCTACACTAACCTACAAACGTCTTATTCAAAATGAAAACTCAGTCAAGTCATGACTCTCGACGAACTGGTAAAAGAGGCTTGCCTTAGGGACCTTACTCAAGACGAGGTCGACCTTCTATGTGCTCTGGCAGCTAAAGAGGGTAGGACCCAAGAGGCGTGTCTTAGCATACTTACCGCGCAAACAGCTGCTGGTCGCAACAACCTTAAGTTAGCTAAAGACTTAAGGGTATCCCCACGTTACACGAAGACCCGAGAGGAAGTCAGGCGGCAAAAAGAGGAAAGAGGGCTAGCTATTGTAAAGCTCCTTTGCCACTACCGTCTCCCCTTCGTGGTAACGAATCATGCCTTTGAGCGGTATGCCGAACGTCACCTCCGCAGCGAACCCTTGGAGAGGGCAATAGCTTACCTGACGGAAGAGGCTAAGACCGCTACCCCTATCCGAGAGAAAACTCTCACTGGGGATGAGCAGTGGGTAAGTACCTCTGGGGTAATATTCGTCATGCGTCGGGATGGCGGTAAGTCTCGACCCGTTTGCGTTACGGTTCTTCCTAGGGAAGAGGACAAGACAGTAGGGCACAAGGTTCGTGTAGGTAAGCCACTTAGGCGAAGGGACTATAGGTAGTGGACCTGATATGAAACGAACCAACGCTAACACACTCAAGGCATCCTGGAGCAAGCGGGAGAAGGACCTTGTATTTCACCATCCCGACCACAAGGCGAATGGGCACCTCTTGTACAGCGTGCTTTGCGCCGAGCGCCCACATGTGGACTACCGTGACAACGGTGAACGATTCATTGCCTATGACAAGTCGTTCGTCGCCGAACTAGAGGAGCGCGGGTATGACATCACCACGCTTCGGTTTTCGATCTGCAAGAAGGAGCCGAAACCATGACACTCCCACGAGTGTATATCTGCTCTCCAAATAAGCATGCAACCGTCACTAGAGCGCTACTGAAGCAGGCTACTGAGGCGGGGTTTGAGGCTGTATCCGCGATAACTCACACGGATCAAACCTTAACTGAGCAAGGCATATTTCAACGTAATGTCGAGTTGATCCGATCCTCTCTTTTCTTCGTTGCGGTTCTACTAGACTACGGCAAAGACCTTACGGCAGAGGTGGGAATGGCTTATGCTTGGGGTAAGCCATCCGTTGGCCTCAATTACAACGCCCTTTCAAGCGACGTAATGAGTTACTATGCCCTTGATGATATTGTACCTCCTGAGTCGTTTAGTGAGGTACTAGAATGTTGGCACGACCACTACGGGTGGAATGAACCCAGAGTTCCCAACGAAGACGGATGAGCAGAAAAGAAGGGAGTCTCCAATTGGGAGACTCCCTTCTTTCTTTCGAGAGGTACGCTTTACAGTTTCAGGCTACCTACAGAAGCAGAGACTTTGCTTGGACCGTAGTTGGCGCACAAGCCTACCGTCTCAATGGTAACTCCAGGGTTGACTGTACTTGTCCAGGCTGCTGGAGTTACCACGATGGTACCTGTAGCTGCGGGGTCCGGAAATACTCCTCCCCACACGGCCCCTGGACCGCGAAGTCGACCGTCCCCCAACTTGATTGTCATGTCAACCCACTTCATTGCCTTGGGGTTTGGGTTGCGCATGTAGAACTTACGGCAGTATCCTGTCCCCCAATCCGCAGTCTTCTTAGACGAGACCACGAGAGCTAGACAGCCATTCGTTGTAGGGTCCGAAGTTCTCACTCCTGCGACCGTAGGGCAAGCATCCAGCTTGTCATCGATCCCGTCCTTGTCTTGGTCGGGTACCGTGTATGTGCAAGCTTGGCTCAGCACGGGGGCTCCACCAACACAGCTTGCGGGAGCAGAGGTCAGTACTGTACGCGTTTGGCTACTCGTTGGGGCACACTCCGACCAAGCGGAGTAGGTGAAGTCTGAGCACGTAGGAGGCACGTAAACGCAAGCTTGTTGCAGCGGCTGAGGGGTCCCCTCACATCCAGCAGGAAGACTCGACAGAATTGTCCGAGTTTGCGATCCGCTGGAGGCGCATGTTGCCCATGCCGAGTAGCTGTAAGTACAAGCAGGAGCTGGTGTAGCCCACCCACGCTTGAGAAAGGGTAGCCCGAACATCACCAGGTCGTATTTGGTACCTGAGGTTCCAGTGTCGTTATCCCAGTGAGTTCCAGTCTTCTCGATGGTGCTTACTGGAAACCCTAGGCTGGCCAAGGTAGCCATTTTTGACCGAACTCCAGAGATAGGGTACGTAGTGTCCGATAGGTGGGAAATTTGAACCAGGTTGAGCTTCCACTTTGCGGAGGGTGCCAGAGTAAGAGCTTCGCTACTAGGTGCGGTGTTCTCGAAGATCGCACCTGCAAACATGTCTGCATTCTGGAACACGAGAGGATAACCGATGTCACCACCAGAGGAGTAACCTCCAAGCACAACTCGTCGGGAGTCCACATTGAAGTGAGACTTCATGTCCGCAATAGCTGCAAGGACCTTGGGGCCATCCACTCCTAGATTCGACCAACACGAACCTTCACGCCCTCCCACGGCTAGGGAGATCCAGGTCTGAGAGGAGCCTCCTGGGGAGACCATGTCGATATCGTACTGTCCTCGACCGCCACACCCATGGAGCCAAACAAACATCGGCATCGGCGTAGCATGGGAGCTATCGTAGGCTAGAGGGACGTAAGCCCAATTGGTCGTACCAGAGTTCGTAGTGAAGATTGACCCCTTCGTAAACGACACAGGAGTCAAGCCCAAAGAACGCTCTGAGGCATGACAGGACAGTAGCCCAAGACCTAGGAGACTTAGAACAGTTCGTAGATTCTTCATGCCCCTCTTATAGAGCATTCAGTCGTCTAGGTCAAGTTGACAAGAGGCATGCTCTGCCATGTCAATCTCTTGACTCACTTTATGCTCAGCTGCGAGCCTTACAGCCTCTTCGGGGGATAGTGGTTCCCCTGGGTTAGCATAGATCTCACACGCATTTTCCGAACCAGACGGAACCCCTTTGGGGTTCCCAATCAACTTTTTCACCACGGGACCTAACCCTTCCAGTGACCTTTGGTAGTGTACCCCATCTTCTTGGGGTATTACAGTTTTACCGAGAACCTTGGGTACGTGTACAGCACAAACGACAGGGGCTCCGGCACTTAGACGCTCTACGGCATGGCTAACTTCAGCGTACACTCCAGGACGCTGAAGTCGAGCCTTGAAGTGGTCTTTCATCAAACTTTTACCTACAGCAGACCCATCCGTACCTGCCAACCCAGCCTTTAACCCCATCGAGGTGCTCTTGTACAGGTTGAAAGCTACGGGTTTGTCTCCGTCAAGCATAATTTCCCACTTGTCGTAGTCCAAGAGACCCGCAGGGCTTGAAACGTGCATGCCGATTTTTTGGTAGGAGGACTTGTACATGTCCCAAACGACCTCAACGTAGTCCTTACGCTCAGATCCTACGGCCCAGACGGACTCGTTGTTAGCCTTTTTCTTCCACCTAGCTACGACATTTGAGATGACTGAGAGCGACATTTTGTAACTCCTATAAGGTAAGGAAGCGTGGTGGAGGTGCTACTTTATCCCCCGTTTTAGGTAAATCCGCTTTCACCCAATCCCGGACCAATTTCTCAAACGCCTTCCCATCCTCATCTACCTGCTTGTAGTCGTACTCCACATCGGAGATCTTCTGAAGGTAGTCTTTTGTCCAGGAGGGGTCCCCCTTGCGGACAACGGCATTGTCCCGATTTTGAATAGAGGTAATTTTACCAGAGTGCAAGTCGACTAGATATTGCTGCAACCCCCGTAGTCGAAGGGCAAGTACCTTAATCACCTCTTTAGTGCCCTTAGGGCTTTCCTCAAAGGGAGGGTGGTCCACTCCAATGCAACGACCCTCAGTGTACCCCCACCCTGGCCGCTCATAACCATGGAGAACCATTTTGTAGGCATCTCCAGCCTTCTTGAGCTTGATGTTACGGAAACAAGCTGGGCAGGTACCAGTACCACTAAGCTCTCTTGGTTTGGACTTACTTAGCCCTGTGGATGTAGGACGGTCAGAGTTAGGCACCCCAAGTACCTGAGAGATCTGGTCAAGGAACTTAGTCTCCGTACGAAACCACGATTTCATCTTTGAGGTCCAAATAACTCCTTGGAATGGGTCGACTTGGTCGTGAGTGTCGTTAATAGCTTCGTACTCCTTCCCTTCCGGGGATCGAAACAAAATCCCGTTGGAAAGCATGTACTCCTTGTAGGTAAATCCGAAACTACCTCCAGGTAGGTCTTTAGGGGCTGTAAGCTCAAATGGGTACACCTTACCAATGACTTTTGGCCCACTCTCTAGCCTTAGTCGAACTTGGTAGCGCTCCCTAACTTCTGCCTCTGTTAGCGTATCAGTAGACACCACTTTAGGCTTTGAAACCCAAGGCTGTTTGATATTGTCAACTGCCTTGTAGCTCCAACCACCAAGATAGTCTAGAATTTGGAGTAGTTGAGGTAACTTGAGGGAAGAGTCCGCTCCCCGGCGTACCTTTTCCAGAAGGGCGAGGAAGGCGGTTTCTTGTTTGGTTGCTGCGAACCGGTAGACGACCCTGGCTATTATGTTATTCATTTGACCTCCATGAGGTCATTGAAGCTTGTAGGGAATTCTAGCTGGTCCCATTGTTCGATAGGAGTAAACCCGCCGATCTTATTGGCAGTCTTGCTCTTAATGATAGCGCTTCTACTATCCTCTAATTGCTTCTTGAGGGAAGTCAAGTGTAATTGCTTCAAGGTGTCACGAAGGTTCGACAGATAAGACGAGAACATACCGTGAGTGTGGTAGTAGATACTATCCCAATTCAGTGGGACGTCCTCACTAGTATTGAGCAAGCCTACGAGACTAGAGGACTCCCCCATCAAAGCCTCGTAGGACTTAAGGAGAACCCTCATTGCCCTGAACCGAGACTCGATATCCTTGAAAGTAAGAATTTTTGGTAAGGGCAGAGTTACTGCGATGCGTTGCTGATCTACTCGCCGCATCTTACCTACGATGATATCGCAGATTTGCTGAGTCTTCACCCAAGCTGGGTCCTTCTGAGGGGAGTCATCTAGTGTATCCTGAATCTCGTCTTGGATCTTGGCTATTGACTCGAAGGCAGTATCCAAGAACTCAGGGAATGGTATAGTGTGCCGACCGAATGGCGATAGAATTGCCGCCTTTGATGACTCAAATGCACTCCCTACCTTCGCCTTCTCCGCTTTCACGTCCGCAACAAACGCCTCTTGTTGCCGCTGCTTCTTTACTCCAGCATCCTCAACGTCCGGAGTGTACTCGGTCTTATCGTTGACTCGCTTCCCCTCCAATATCTCCTTAGCCACGTTGATGACGACCATCTTCTTTGGGTCACCTCCACGGTCAGGGTGATTTTGGATAGCCTTTGCGCGATAGGCTCGTTGAATCTCTCCCGAGCTAGGATTCGCATTTGGAGCAAATCCTAGTGCTTGCTTGGCCTCTTCCATAGACATAGCAAGGAGTAGACGAACCGCTTCTCTGGCGTTGAAGGACATACCTAACCTCAGGATAAGTATGTTATAGGTTGAGTAGCCAAGGTTCGGTCGACCCCATTGTTAGGTCTAGGAGGGCCATCCTCACGTAAAGTCCCATTTTGACCTCTCGAAAGTAGGCCGCTCTAGGGTCAGAGTCGATCTCTCTTGGAATCTCGTTGACTCTCGGGAGGGGGTGTAGAATACGTGCCGATGGCTTGAGCTTCTTTACTAACTCCTCCGTGAGAATACAGGAGTCCTTTACCTCAGAATAGTTCTCTAGGAACCCGAAACGCTCTCGCTGGATTCGCGTCATGTAGACCACGTCCGCCTCTGCCAAAACCTCCTCAGCCTTTACTAGGCTATCCTTTACGTGAATCTCATGGGTTACTTTGTCTTTGATTCGCAGGTAAGGCGCCGAATCATGACTTAGCTTCAGTAGGAATGGGGATACTAGGGAGAACTCATTTCCTGAGTAGAGCGCTAGGAGTGCAGCTAAGCTGTGGATCGTCCGCCCATTCGCAAGGTCCCCCACAAAGGCTACCTTAAGGTTGGATGTACGCCCGAGTTCCCTTTGGATCGTGTATAGGTCTAGAAGAGCTTGCGTGGGGTGCTCACTAATACCATCCCCTGCATTGATGATTGGCACGGGACTAACGCTAGCCGCAAGAGCTGAAGCCCCTACCGTAGGATGACGAAGAACAATCGCATCTGCATATTGACCCAAGGTGACGATCGTATCTTCTAGCGACTCCCCCTTGGATACACTTGAGTACTGGACCCCTTGTGTGATGGGTATCACGTTCCCACCAAGCTTACCCATTGCAGCAATGAAGCTGGAGGATGTTCGGGTAGACGGCTCATAGAAAACGCAAGCCAAGGTCTTACCCTGTAGCTTGTGTAGAAGTCTCTCAGTGGTCGAATGCTCTATCTCCTGAGCCCTTTTGAATACGAGGTCGATAGTCTTGATGTCAAATTGACTCGCAGCCAGAATGTGACATGGAGCCTGGGGTTGTTTGGCACTTACTTGTGGGCTATCTCCTTGGAGGACTCTCTCAACAAAGGCCATTTGTGCCTCATCAAATTCACCCCCAAACTCATCTCTAAATGAGCAGATAGCCCGATAGGTATCCCAATCAACCTCATCGTCAGAGTTGAGATAGGAGATACGATGGAGTACGTGGTCTACCAACTCATCCCCATAGCGGTCTGATCGCTCATCGAGGCTCAAGATATACTTGGTTACTAGCTGAATCTCAAGTTCACTTAGCATCTGTGCCTCTTGGTTTCGGTCAAGTCGGGTTGACCAGCGTATACCCCAAAAGCATCAAAGTAGCCACCAGAATTGGCAAACTCCTCAATGGAGGATTCGGGGGCTCTCTTTGATTGGAGCCACCCCTGACTACTTCATTGTAAATCTCATCGCCAGTCATTTCCCTCTCCTTGCCCTGAGTACATCTTCAACGAGACGGTAACGACCTTTCCCTGCAAGCAGGATGTCAGAGATACTACGAGGGGTAATAGGGGCTCTCATCCACTCCAGGAGACTCTTGGGGGGACTTTCACTGCCAAGGTGAAGGTAGTGCGGGTCAAGGTCTAGAAGCTCCTGTACCAGGACTCTAGAGTGCGTAATGATAACTTGAGCTAAGGTGTGAGCTGGAGGGGTACTGAGGAAGTCTCGCAGTGCTAACCCTACTCCAGTTACACTGTTATCTGACAGTCCAAGCTCAGGCTCATCCCACACCATAACGTGAGGAGTTTCCCGAGATTGACAGGTTCGCATGCTGCCTTGGATGAGGTTTGCTGAGTTGTAGCCCGTTGCACTCTCAGTCTCTTCCCCATAGACCATGATACGCTTCAGCCCGGTGGACTGAACGCGCTCTTGCATGCTGGTATGAATGCACTCTAGGTTGGACTGCTGACAGAGGTAAGCAATCACACGACGTAGAAAGCTCTTACCGGACGCGTTTTCCCCTACTACGACTACTGTATTACCTGTTCCAGGCTTCCAGTAGGTCGGAATAGGGGTAACTCCGGATGAGGTGGGTTGGAAGTACTCCAACTTCAAGACCTCCCTCATTAAGGTGTCAGCTCCTGTGATCACTTTCCCTGACCCCGAAAGGCCTCACGATTCAGCCGAGCATGCTCTAGTATAGTGCTGTACTCAGGCCTTACGTAAGGTACCTGGTTAGCTAGGAGGTTTCTCACGACATCCAAGTCTTCTTGAGTGTGGACAGTACCTCCACTATTCAAGTCCAGATACCACTGAAGGCACTCTTCACGAGTCTTCAGGTCATTTACATGCCACCTAAGGTTAGCGGACGTAATCCTTGGCTTGTCCGTGAAATCTCGGAAGTAGCTTCCTCCGAACACTTGGAATTCGTTGTTAAGGAACCCTAGCAATGCGTCAAGTCGCTGCTTCCCATCGACAAGGACGAACCATGACTTGGGATCCAGTGGAGGTACCATGGAATTCCAGGTAGGGCAGTTCGTGTAGATGTCTACCCCAGAGGAACCACCTCGGAGGAAGTACTCCACGAAACTGACTTTCTGACGATCAGTCCAAACGTAAGCCCTCTGGAAGTCTGGGGCCACGTCCAGACCCCACTCGGTTACACACATGGTATAGTGCGCCACCAAGTAACCCAACCCTACATTCACGGTGTAGGGTTGGGCTCTTAGTGTAGGGTGGTATGTCCCTGAATCTTGTAATTTGAGTCATGTGCCGCCTCTGTCGTAACTGTACGCGACGCGAACGAAGCCTGAGTGCCAACGAACTTCTTTTCGACCCAGCACAGGTGGGTCTAGCTTCACGTATGGCTTCCCACGCCGTTCTACAAGCTTCCCCTTGGCAGTAATCACGCCCCCCAACAGCAGGTTGAGTTGCGAGTAAGTTACCTCTTCCCCGTACTCAAGACCGGCCTTTTGTAGAGCTTTTGTACTTGCAGCTAGGGTCTCTTTTTTGTAGATAGCCTCGATCTCGGGATACACCTGCTTGTATTCCGAAGTTGCTGAGAACGCTTTGAGCCCACCGTGTTCTTTTGCCTTCTGCTCCATCCATGCACGGGCCTGGTCATAGTCGAGGAAAGTGGGTTTCATTGAGTTTTCTCCATCCATGCACGGGCCTGGTCATAGTCGAGGAAAGTGAGTTTCATTGAGTTTTCTCCATCCATGCACGGGCCTGGTCATAGTCGAGGAAAGTGAGTTTCATTGAGTTTTCAGTCGTTGTTGTGGATGTCCGGAGTACACTCAAGCTTCGTGTAGAGCTTCGCATAGAACTCCTCCATTTGCTCGATGGTTGTATCACCGCCAAGGTAAAGGTCCACCTTGAACGAAGTGTAACAATCACGGCCCTCACTTCCACGCGAGGTCAGGCCATCCTCTTGGGAGAATACCACGTCCACGCTCGCGCTAAGGGGGCGGTTTGGGAACTCCCAGATGAGGACGTTGATGAAGTAGCTTTTCTTCACCTCGCCATGAGCTTGACCGTGAACGGTCTTCTGGTACAAGCCTCGGCAGAAATCCCCATGGATAGGCTGGGGGTAGGGGCCTCGATAACCAGCGTCTTTCAAAGTCGTAGGATTGATGTTCATACCCTCTCCTTACGTACACCTTAACGCGAACCTTAACACGTTTTTTCTTTCGGTGGGACCTCTTTTTTTTTTCTTTCGGTGGGACCTCTTTTTGGTGTAGATGGGGCTAGATGCATCAGAAAGTCATTTCATTCGTGTTCATCGCAGCGGTTCTCCTAGGACCTGGCATTGCTTACCTGGTGGGGCGTGACGCGCATGCTTTGTTGCTGCTGTAAAACTGAAGGAGCTGAGGAGGACGAAGTTGAGCTAGAGCCCTCTAGGACCTGCTACGAGTCAGTACCCCAAACGCGAATGGAGCGGATCTTCGAGGAACCTCTCTCGGATCCTAACGCCCCCATACCATTATGTAGAGATTGTGCTATAGACCATCATCAGTTTTGGGATGATATGTGGGCAGATTACTACTCTGGGTTACTCTAGATGGATCGGTACCTATGAGCTTAGACCTTCGACAACTTGAGGGCTTCAATGCAAAGGACTTTGAGCGGGTTGTTCAATCTTGGGCAAATTCCACCAATGTCCTCCCACCCGAGCTACACCAGGCTTATTTACATAGGTTGGCGGAGAATAGAGTCTCCTTGCCGTGCCTTCATACGGTAATCTTCGATGCGTATGAGCTTGGGTGGAGGCCTGTTCAATTAGCCACAGTGAAGTACTTGCAGGATCGCCACGAGGTAGCAGTAAAGGTTCTAGCTCTACATAGCCAAAACAAAGCCAACTCCACCCCAAGGTACGAGTCATCTCGCACAGGACCCGAAGACAACTTGACATTCACTACTGAGGTGGTCTTGGATATTGGAGGTACACTCTACCATGGGTGGGCCACAGGTACCCAGAGCAAGGCTGTAAAACAGGCAGCTGTTGCTCGTTTGCTCGCTGCGGTTGTAGGGTTCCGCACTGAGGATTACGATGAAGCCCGTTTACATGGCACTGGGGAGTAATGACTAAAAAGTACGCCTTCTTGATCGGTCTTGCCATTACCCTAGTGGCATTTTGGTTTGGGACCCCCATTGCTATTCGAGCTTACCTCAATGGGAAAACAGGAGTAACCGTCACGAAAGTGGAGATAGTAGCTCCTCTGAGAGGGGGGCTTCTCCTCTCAGGCGTGACAGTTGATCGGGGCTGGGTGAAGGGTAGCTTCCCGAAGGTCTATGTGTGGCGAGACACAAAGCAAGTTCACTTGCAGGGTGGTAGCATCAATATAGCTCTGAGTCAGAAGCCAAAGGGAGCTAAAGGCGATGAGAAAAGTGACGGTTATCTAGTCACTGGGGAAGACCTGGAGGTTTACGCTACGTACGAAGAGTCTTTAGCGACCCTAGGTGGGGTGCGTTTTGGGTCTCAAGCTGTCGTGGCTGAGACGGTTAGTGGGTACCACCCTAGAGGAGACTTTGACGCGAAGGGTGTGACTCTCACCCGGACAGGCTCTCAAGTACTTCTAGATAGCGGGGAGTTTACTCCTAGAGGGCAAGTGATGGGGCATACCCTAGGTAAGGTCTCATTTCAAAAGGTCACGGCCCACTTGGCGAATAAGACCCTCAAAGTAGGGTCGACTACTACGAGCGCCTTTGGGGCTGGGTTAGCTGCCGTAGGTATGAAGGTAGAGCAAACTCCAGAGGGGATACTCGGCACGTTGGAGTCCCTCGTAGTGTGCTCAAAGCAATTACACGCGGATCACCAAGGCAACTGCTTACCTACGACATTCAAGTCAATCGAAGTGGGTCCAGTAGTCCTAGATAAACTTGCTAGCTCTGATCAGAGAGTTCGAGTGGACTCGGCAACGCTTCACTTCAACCTCGAAAAAAGGAGGGTGTGGGGGGCGGAGACTTGCAGCGCCTGGTTCTCAGCGCTACCCACAGAACTCAAAGCTCCTATGCTACTTGGGTCCACCTATACGGGAAACTTTGACTTTGACCTAGAGTTGAAGCCAGAGGTTAAGCTACGGTGGAATCTGGGTTGTAAGTCTACCGTCTCCCCTGCGGTAGCTAGCCTAAAAGACTCCTTTCAGTACCAAGTCGGAGCTAACGGTGAGACGAGTAGGATGTCCGGATCCAAGACAAAGGACTGGGTTTCTCTTCAAGAGGTTAGCCCAAACGTAATTACAGCGCTACTGACCACGGAGGATGGAGCCTTCTTTCTGCACCATGGTTTTATCCGAGAGGCTTTGGTGTCGTCTATTGCAGCTAACCTGAAGGCAGAGAAGCCCTTGCGTGGGGGAAGCACTCTGACCATGCAACTCGCCAAAAACCTATGGCTAGCGAGATCCAAGACCCTTGGGCGAAAGGTCCAAGAGGCCTTCCTAACGATTGACCTAGAGAGCCACCTCTCCAAGTTTCAGATCTTAGAACTGTACCTCAATGTTGTGGAGTTCGGACCAGACCTCTACGGGATAGGCCCCGCAACAAAGAAGCTGCTCGACACAACTCCCATGAGACTCACACTTACCGAGTCCTTGTTCCTTACTCTACGGCTACCAAGCCCTCGTAGGGCTGGACCTTTGGATGCGGCTAAGAGAAGTCAGATCAATCGGCTAATCACTGGACTTGCCACCAGCGGTAAGATCCCAGAGGACCTAGCAACCATAGAAATGAGCACTGAATGACGCCCTCCATGCGAGAACGGCTTGCGGCTGCTAGACGGCTTGCAGCTGCTGGTTTAGCCTCAAGATTGGTTAGCTCAGAGCCACTTCGAATTCACGGGGGCACCTCACTTTCAGATCCCTCTGAGGGTGAGCCTCGTGTCTACACGAATGGCTTTGCAATCACTCAGATAGGTAGGGAGTATGAGGTTGCAGCTACATCAAAGGTCGGCTATGATGCGTTGGACCAAACTCGTTACTCAACGTTAGCCGGTGCGGTTCAAGCAATTGTTGAGGCTTACCGAACCGCTGTGTCCAGGGTACTAGGGCCTATCTACAAGCAAGTACTGGAGACCAAGTAAATGTCAGAGGTGTACGGGATTCTAGGTAACAAGGGGCACGGGAAGGATACGTTTGCCAAGCTTGTCCAGGAGGCTAACCCGAACTTCAAGATCACCCACTTCGCGAAGTCGCTTAAGGAGATGGCAGGTCGAGTGTTTGGCTTGACGCACGACCAGCTATACAACCAAGACTTCAAAGAGGTCCCACTCAGCCAGCCAATCGAGATGGATATCTATCTTGAGCAGATGCGCAAAGAGTCAAGTTTGCCTCTACTAGCAGCTGGTAAGGTGGCTACCAATCCACGAGAAGTCCTTCAGTATTTGGGTACTGAGTACGTGAGGCGAGCCCAGGATGACTTCTGGATTCAGATGCTCATTCAGGAGGTCCACGGTACTCCCCAGGTTCTTATCCCAGATACCCGGTTCATCAATGAAGCCAAAGCCTTGAAGCGAATTGGGGCTCACACGATCAAGATCGTACGTTTAGACCTACCCAAGTCTGCCGATACCCACAGCTCTGAGGTGGAGATGGCAACGATACCCGTGGATCTTACACTTGAAGTTGGGGAGGGGGACTTCGACTTCCTGAGGAGGTCTGCTCAGTCTTTGGTTAGCGGGGGGATTCCTCAGGTGATCAAAGACTACTTGGATAGAACGTCTGATACCCCTTTGACCACACCGGGGAAGCCGTTCGCAGGCGGGCTAGCGTCTAAGGTTACCTGGTAAAGCTAACCTTCTTATAGGGACAAGTTGGTATGGCGTCCAACCAACTTGTCCCTAAGCTTGCTACAAAACTAACCCCACAACTCTACGTCCAAGCTGTCGTAGATGCTTGGAGCCTGGTGGAAGAGGGAGTTCCATCGAAGGCGAGTATTGGAGTCCTCTGGGCCCAATACATGGTCGAGACTGGCAACAGGGCGTGCTGGAACTGGAATATTGGTAACGTCAAGAAAGTAGCTGGAGACGGCTACGACTACCAGTACCTGAATGGCGTATGGGAAGGGTTCAACCCAGCAGAAGCTGCTCGGTTGATTGCCAACGGAGAGGCAGTCGCAGATCCTAGCGAAGACCACGCGAAAGCTGTAGGTCCAGGGAGGGTTTCGATTATCTTCAAGCCCCCACACCCTCAGACTAGGTTTCGGGCATTCGCTTCTTTGAACGAGGCCATGAGAGACCATGTACGCTTCTTGAAGAAGCGCTATGCTGAAGGGTGGACTAAGGGAGTCCTCGTCGGAGATTGTGATGAGTTTGCAGTATGCCTTAGAGCTAAAGGCTACTTTACAGCTGACGCTAGTGCTTATGCGAATGGGATGCGACCCTCATTCAAGGCCTTCATGGGCTCTACTGCCTATGAGGACGTGATGGGACTCTCCGACCCTAGTGTGACTCCGCCAAAGCTCACCCTAGCTGACTTTGAGGACGTTGCACAATGGCAGCGAGAGCTGATAGCTGAGGGGTTCGATCTAGGATCAGCCGATGGCATTCTTGGCCCAAAAACCAAGAATGCCATTCAGCAATTTCAGCTAGCACACGACCTAACTCCAGATGGAGTCGTGGGCCCCAAAACAAAGCAAGCCTTGTTAGATGAGGCCCTCAAGCGAGAAGAATAGGGTTACTTACCCTTCTTCTTCCCCTTACCTCGTACCTCCTCCTGAGGCTCTTCATGGACCTCAGGAGTCTCGGGAAGAGGTTCACTTGAGTGAGACTCTGGCTCCTGAGGAGCCACTACGACGAAATCCGCAGGAGCTGGTACTTCTACTGTCGTAATCTCTGGCTTTTGAGAAGCCACTATGGGGAAATCCTCAAGAACTGGAACCTCTACTTCGATTAGATTAGCTACAAGCTCAGTTACTTGCACCTTCTCCTCAACAACCGTCAAGGTCTCTTCTACTTTGGGGGCCTTCTTTACAGTCATTTCCCCTACACGCAGTACGCCACATAGGGAGCGAGGACGTGAGACGCGATCTCTGAGTTCCTCTACCTCATTGATAAGGCGAAGCAGGTAGTCGTTGGCTCTACCGATATTTGCGCCATTACCATTGGTAGCGTGGATTCGCTCTTTGAGGTCCTTGATCTCATGCTTTGATAGGTGAGTCGTCATTCGGGGCTCCTTACTGGTTGTGTAAGCCATCGCAACACATCATTATCTGTGAAGGACGGTCTACGAGTAGTTTGCCATAGCAACGCTAGACCCATTCTAGTTTTGCTTTCAGCCTGACCACTATCACACTTACCTGAAGCGTAAGCGTTCAGTTTTTCAAGGTCTGGCTTACCGCAGGCAAAGGAGGATCGCAGAATTGCAAGACCAGCTCGCACGCCCTTTTTTCGATCCCGAACAAGGTCCTCTCCACTCCACCCTCGGTTAGGGTCGGAGGTGAACGCAAACCCTGGACTAGCTGTCACCAATTCGATTCTGCCAGCACCTAGGTTGACTTGCATGAGGCCCCAGGACCTCCCGCCGTCACCCTTCGAGAACTTACCTACACCTAGGTCCACATCCTTGCGGAAATGGGACTCGTAGGTCATTACAGCAAGTACTACGGTTACAGTGTTAGCTCTGCCGTAAGGGCCAGAAAAAAGAGGACGTTCATTTCGGTCATAGACCACCTCCATGACGTCTCTAGCAATCTCATTGTACCGCGTAAGGGTCTCAGCCTCAGTTTCCTTTGCGTCCGGGAAGTACTGAGTACGTCCAGGAGGGGCAGAGGAGATAATGAGGGCCACGATCCAAGCAATTACGATATCCAAAACAGTATCCCTTTCGAGTTAAGGTAGCAGTAAAAGTCGGCCAGATTAGTGGTCGACTAGCTACCAATAGGTTTGTTAGTCTAAGTGCAGTCCGAAAATTAAGAGCCTGACTTGTACCTCATCTTGGAGGTGAGTTCAAATTTTAAGTGCATGCCCTCCCCAGCGGTGTAGTTTGTAGATATGGTCTCCCCCCTTGAGGTACACAACTTGCTACTTAGAGTTTCTCCTACACAGGGGCAGCAAACTCTATACACCAACCCTCACGCACGAGGGGTTTCTTCAGCTAATCCAGACGTAGAGATAGTGGACGCAACTCTCATCTACGGCATGGCTCAGTCCTTAGAGGTGCGAAAGTACCACCCAACCTTCCACCCCACTCTAGTCTTCACTCCCGACTCAAGTCTGATTCTGGCACGGGTAGAACATCTCGGTAGGGCGCTGCACCAGAAACTACTGCCAGACCGTAAGTACGTCCAAGTGAAGCGGGCAGGGGCTCTACTGCAATTTTGGTTGACCGCAATTCGATGCGCTCCAATTACCAATTGGAAGAAACTGGCCCCACCTGACCGTTGGATGAGCTTAGGGTACACTCAAGAGAGCTTGGCAGAGTTTCTACCCCCGACTACATTTCAACTCGTACCAGGGTCCAATGGCATTTGACGACAACTCTATTGGGTTAGCGCTAACCTCTGAGGACCCCTTTCCATTCGAGGTCCCCAGGAGGTTGACCAGTCGGGAAGTACTGGCTCAAACCTACCCAAAGCAAAGGTATGACCTGGAGTGTCCAGACTGTGGAGCACTGCTCATCCTGAAGGACAGTAAGTTCGGCATTTTCTACGGTTGCGTCAATTGGAGAGAGACTCAGTGTAAGGGGTCCCTCTCTTGTAATCGTTCTGCCAAACCACTAGGGTTTCCTGCAAACGCTGAGACGCGAAAGCTACGGCATCAAGCGTATGAGGCTATGCATACCTTCTGGGATAGGAGTAAGTGTGAGTATGGGGAGATTCACACCCTCTTAGGTGTGCCACAGGACTACCTAAGGATAGGCTTTCTAGATAAGGCCAAGTGCCTCAGGATAATCGAGGCAGTGAGACACGCCACCCCTAAATCTCGCTATGATCGATTCTAAGCCTCCTCTTGAAGTTTGGACGGCTAGGATTTCGGTACTGGATAACGAGAAGGGGCGAATGCTAAGCATCCGCCCCTTCAGGTATGATCCCTTCTCAGTTCCGTAAGTCAGGGTAAGAGGAAGGGAGTCATCCGATCTTGAGTGCCTTGCGTTTAGCTTCAACCATTCTCTGTACGGCAGCGGTTTTGGCTTCCGGTGTTCGCTTTGCGTGACCTTTTCTTACAGCCTCACTGCGTTGTTCCGGCGTTTTCCTTGCCTCACGCAATAGGATCGCTTCTCTACGCTGTTCCGGCGTTAATAGTTTGCGAGGTGTAGGCTCTTTCCTGGGTTTTGGGTTTTGAGCTTGACGGGCATGTCGCATGCTCCGTGAGCGTGCTTCTGGGGTCCTATTGGCTTCACGTCGCCGAGCAATTTCGCTGCGTTGCTCTGGCGACAGACCTGCAAGACCACGCATTGCCCGAGCTGTTTTCTGCTCGGGGGTCATAGCTGCTTCGCGTGCTTTTGCGATAAGAGATCGTCGCAGTCCCCCTTCTGGGCTTGGATCTCTTGCTGCTCCTCCACCCCCCGAATGTAGATTGTACCCAAACGCACTATTGTTGGACTTGTATAGCGTAATCCAACGTTTCTCGGCCTCGTTGGCGGCCTTTTCAGAGTCAACTCCCTCAAGCACGATGTGATCAAACGCGTCAGCACCATACTTACGGATTGCTGCGTGAAAAAAGTAAGTAGAGCCACGACGGACACAACCAAGGTGTTGCAGCCATCGTCGTCGCATCGTTAGACGGGTCTGCCCAACGTACCTTTTTCCAGACTCTCGATGTATGTGGCAGTAGATGACAATAACTACTGTAGCCTCTACTGGAGCTGGATCTTTGGGCATGGGGCTTTTCCTAAGAGTTGGTTGACGCTCCAACTTACCTACTCGGTCGTCCTGAGAATCGAGGGCGTATGCCCTATGGCCTTGCAGTAGGATCCTACTGCGCTTTGGTATGCTTTTTGCCCATCGGCATAGCCTTGGTCGTAAGGGAGAGCCCCCTTACAATTGGAACGCATTGCCTTTGTGCTTGCTCCGTCTCTAAATCCTGAGCTGTAGAGCATGTAGCTCTCCCTCAAGGACCAGGATCTGGCGGAGTTAGGTGGGCCGGGAAAGCCAGGGGCTGGTATCTTCATTTGCTAGCTACCTGCTTCAACTTTAGAATAAGGGTCTTGACTTTCTCACCCCTAGCATCTCTATGCTCATTGATGCGGTCGTAGAGTGCCCGTAGGATGATCTTCAACCTATCAACCTCTAGCTCGTGCTGTTGAGCCACTTCCCTAAGAGCAGAGATATCCTTATCGAAGGTCTCTATTTCATCTAGGTCTAGGTGGAGGGAGCGATGGACTTCAGGGGAAGGGTCAACTACTAGAGCATCTGGAAGCAGGGTCAATTCAAGCTCCCCTCTTCTTTTTTCGGAGCTTGAGTTTTAGGTAGCAAGGCACTCAAGAGTTGGCGCTCCAACTTGCTCTGATTCGCCATCTCCTTCAGGTTGTGAACGAGCACTCGACCAATGGCAATGCGACTATGCCTAGCTTTTTCGTCTGCTGCATCTGCCTTGGCCAGTAGCTTATGTACGCTGTCTGGAACTGAGGTATCCATGGGGGTCATGTGGTCCCTGAACCTATCGACAAGCTCAAGTAGAATGACCTCTTGGTCTGCTTCGAGAGCTTGCTGCCATCGATCGAACAGGTCAAGCATCTCTGGGGTAAACGGCCCCTTTGAGTGGGATATCCCACAAGTCTCACAGATGTCTGACTTCACAGGTTTGTCCCAATCTTTCGTAGTCGAGTCGTCTTGAACCTTACCCCACAGAATCGCAGCAGACTCAAAGGTGTGCGTTGGGTCGAGTGCCACACCATCCTTCATATCTACTTTGATCCTTAGGATGGGGGCAGGGCCTTGACTCGTATAACCCAGACTGATGCTTTGCACGATTCCCTCGTGAACCAAGGGGTCAAATGCAACATTACTACGAACCCTATCGCCCACTTCAATCCGATCAACCATTCGTCGAGTCCCCTTTTTCATAGTCTAGCCAAGTGTAACTACACCGAGTACAGTAGGCATCGCATCTTGCAAGTGGGTGGATAGCTTGCAGTGCGCTAAATTGCTCACGAGTAGTAACCCACCTATGTCCAAAGATCCAGCATAAACTTCGTAACCACTGCCGTTTGGGAGTCAAATTAGGAAGGTAGGAGGACCGGTACACCACTTAGACTCATACACCGGAGAGCGGGACTTGAGTGACGTTTCATGTTATGCTCAGGGGGTAGTATGAGCTTTATCGGGTTACGAGTACCACTAGAGGTGGGTAGGCTTCTTACAGGTCTGAGCGTACCTGGAGACAAGGAGCCGATCAATCACTACCACATCACCCTTTTTGTGACCGGTAAGGACCTCCCCATCGATGATGTAGGACCCATTATTGTGGCCATCTACGAGGTAGTCTCTAAGACGAAACCCTTCTCGGTAGAGTTAGACCGTGTTTCCTCTTTCCCTAAGGGAGAAGACAAGGATGTTGTCCCTATCATCTGCCCAGTAACCTCTCCAGAGCTTCACGAGTTACATGCAAGTCTCAAGAAGTCCCTAGACAAGGCAGGGGTCGAATACAACAAGAACTTCCCTGTGTACAAGCCACATGTAACCCTAAGTTACGCACCAAAGGCCGACAAGGATGTGACTTTTGGGCCCATCGACTGGACTGCATACGAAGTCGTGTTTTGGGGTGGGGACACAGGGGATGAGAAACTTTCAGTCTCCTTCCCTCTTGCCCTCCCCGGAAAGACTGCTCTTTGGAGGCGACTGATCCAAGCTAGCATCAGACGGTAGTAATTCGTCCGTGTCTAGGTTAGGTCGAACGAATCGACTCGTTGGCACTTGGGGGGCTACCTTTGGGTTAAGTTCTTCCCTCAGCAACTCTCGCTCTCGCTCCAGGTCAATAGCCTGCTCTGGGTCAATGGCTAGTAGTGTCGAGAGCTGGCTAGTGGTTAATGTAGTTACTGCATTCTCAATTTGTTCGAGCGACGGGAAATTGACGGAAACCGTGGGAGCCTCAGGGATGAAGCTGCTGTGCACGCTATCTAAGTCTAGCTGACTGAGTTGAGGATTAGCAATTCGCCAATCACGTAGAGTGTGTGCCTCAGGACTTCGCACCCTTCCTGCGTGAGTCCTACGGTAACTAGTGAGGATCTCGGTCGAGTCGCACAACTGTACGATGTTGGGTGGGCGTAACTCTATTGAAGATGCTATGTCGTATTGAAACCCAGCGGTGGGGTTTAGAGTCAGAGTCCCAACTCCACCTACTAAGGGGAAAGTTACGTTAAGTTCGACATGCCTTGTGTGGTAAGCTCGGTCCTCTAGGTAGAGAGAGTCGACTCTTAACCTGAACTCCAGAGGCTGGCGCCGCCTTCTAGTGTCTGGATCGTACAGTGACTCAAATGAAACTGCGTACTCGGACACCTGTAGGCCATTATCTGACGTAGCTCTTATGATACGCTGATCTCCATCTAGGTAGTGGACTCTAGTTGGGGCTAACAGCTGGTCAAAAGAGTCAAGCTCACAAGTTACACTTGTTGGCGTGAGATTCCGACTCAGAAGTATGAGTACCAAGTGTTGAGGGTACCGGCTAGAGTCAATTCGCAGATTGGGGCGGTCAAATTGAATGAGCATCTACCGTCCAGGAGGCTTAAGGACTTTATTCTGCTCCCAAGCATACACGGTGGGAGTCTTAGGTTTTACGGACACTACAGGAGGGGGTGGAGTGTCGCGATACACGCGGTCAAGTTGTAAACCATAGTACTTCTTCTCCGCCCACTCTCGTTGAGACTTGGACAGTCGAATGTACTTTCCCCCTTCCAAGTCAAATAGCATGCCCTTGAAGGCTTTTGCCTCAGCTGTGGATAGGTTCTTCTTCCCAGCATCCAGGAGCGCCCTAAGAATTGTCATGTCAGTGGGCTTCACGTACGTCCTTACTTTGCGCTGTGCTAGACACCCAACGTATCAACTCGAAGGCCACATTTACGGTAAGTGTCAGTGCAATAACACTGACACTTACCCATACAGCGACCCGGAACCTAGGCTTTCTCCAGATCAAGACTGGTTACTCGTCGTCATCCTCGTCTTCGTCGTCATCCTCATCATCGTCATCCTCATCCTCATCGTCATCGTCGTCCCCCGCATCCTCTTCTTCGTCTTCCTCATCGTCTTCCATTATCTGAAGAGCCTTGATGGTCTCGTACACCTGAGCTAGCGAGGTTGGCTTGTCAAACTCCAACTCTCCCTTTTCTCCGTTCGTCAGCCGTATGAAAACCTCTTTAGCTTTCTCAGGACTAAGGTCCCCTAGATGGAGGTGTCGAGATAGCCTTCCAGGTCGGAGAAGAGCCGAGTCGATTTGGTCGATCGTAGCGTTGGTCGTGCAAAGCACCCGAATGTTGAGTGCATGGCCTAGGATGCCATCCGACACATTCAACAAGGCACTAATTGCCGCAAGGGACCCCTCATCTCGTGGAACAAGGGCCTTATCTGCGTCCTCAATGACCAGTACGATAGGGCGATTGGTTCCAGCCATCCCCCTCGCTCGGACCAACATGGGTACAAGCTGAGGGCCAGCAAGACTGTCTACTAGGTGCGGAGGGACCAGCACAAAGATGGCATCCAACACCTCATGGATGAGCCCTCTAACTAGGAACGTCTTACCGCTACCAGGGCTTCCCTCCAGGATAACAAGCCTTCCGATAGGGTTATCCCGTTGAAGCTCAGCTGCAATTGAGTAGAAACCCTCAACCGTTTCAGCTTCGTAGTTGTCGTCCTCGAAGTCTTGCCCAGCCAACCCAACCTCAATGATTTCAACTCCTTGAGGCCCTTCAGCGAGGGAGTACACGGGCTGTCGAACATGGTCTGGAAGGATGTGCTCCCCAAGAGTGTCCGCAACGAGCATGTAAGTGCTCTCGTCCAAGCAGGAGACAGTAACAGACAACTTGTTGTCAAGCCCAATCTTCAGCTGAATGGCGCCAGTATCCCAGGTCAGCCAGGTGTCGAAGGTGCCCCGGCCGAAAATCGGCCCTTCCGTGTAGGGGGTGTGGGCTCCGGTCTTTTCTACTAGAGCTTCGAGAAGGTACTTCTTACCCTCTTCTAGGTCTGGGTGCTCCAGGAAGCCTTGGCAGTGTCCACTGTACAGGGTAGCCTTTGAGGCCATCGCTTGGTCAAGTAGCATCCCACCTAGCGGTCCAAGGTTACCTACGACGGTAGCCTTCGTTGAGTTCCACCAACTTGTAGGGACTAGTAGCTCTTTTTTCATTTTACGCTCTGGGTTAAAGGGGTAGCCTTTACCTCTACACCGATTTTCAACCCAGAGCTAGAGAAAAACGGTGTAGTCTACCTAGCGCTTCTTAATCAGTACCCGGCTACCTCGGCTGTCTAGAAGCGCTATCTCATGGTCTTTCAGTCTGTTCGCATGTGTCGCGTATAGGGTAATTGGCTCTCGCGTCCACTTGTCAGGGGTCTTCCTGGGGTACACGAATTGCAGCCTTACCATGACTTCCTTTTCAGGCTTACCCCCCACAACACGCTGCCATACATCTACAACCTGAGCTGTAGCTCGCACCCCAATTCCTAGCGGTGTGGATCCTTTCGTGACAATGACTTTTGCTTTCGGTTGCAGCTCCCAGGTAGGGTCCCTCAGTTTGTCGTTGATTACAGGTACGTCTTCTGTGGGGGCTTCCTTAGGCGCTTCTTCTTTGGTCTTCAAACCGGCCTTAAGCTCCGCGATGCTTTGCCGCTGGATCTGACCTTGTGAGTTCACCTTGAATATGTCAACGTCCTCTAACTTGACGTTGATGAGGGAGCACCCTAGGCCTGTATTACACCTACTCGTATCAAACACAATGGTCTGCTCTGGGGCTCCATTGGGGTCAATCGCCACTCCGGGGTCTAGGTGCATAAAACTCACGTCAAAGGCATCCAACTTGGCTAGGTATAGTTCTTGTCCAAGACGCCCCCCTAGTTGTCGTAACCCCCAAGGAATGACTTCGTTGATGTTCGACCCCCAACTTGCCCCATGGTCTCGCTCAGCCTTTACAGAGTAGTTCCCTCCCGTGATCCTTCCGGAAGCTAGAATGTGTCCAAGCTCTACCTCGTCAAATATCCCGTGATCCTTCCGGAAGCTAGAATGTGTCCAAGCTCTACCTCGTCAAATACTCGATACATGGTCGTTGTGCTGTCGAACTTGCCGATGATTAGATCCGAAAACAGCGAGTACTTGCTGCGAGCTTGAAGAGTAGCCTGTAGGTCTACCACCACCTTGGTGGCTGCGGCATACCGGTGTACTACTCTAGTCAAGATACTTGGCATACTTCACCCTTGAGATAAGAAGAATATGAATCGTTACACCTGGACGTTGGACCTAGAGGTGGAAGATACGCGGTCTAGGTTCGACCGAATTCTTCCTGACCTCAGTGGAGTAGTCTTGGTCAACAACCTAGTGCTCGACATTCGAGCGGCACACAATGTCTTGAAGTTCAGTCTTGGCTCAAGTGTGGTACTGGCTCCGACCTTTGACTTAGGGTTGTACCTCTTAGGAGACTTCATTCAGAACGGCACACCCCTAGAAAATAACTTGAACCCCATAGCGCCCATAAGTGAGATAGACCAGTACTTGCTACAGAAAAGTGGTACACTCACTATGACGCTTCTCCCGTATTTTGGCGAGTCTGGTTCAGGGTCGCAGGTCCACACAATCGCTGTCCGAAGGTTACCCTCTCGCACCTACCGAGATGGACCCAAGGAGCACACTGTAAATCGCTACGCCACCCAAAAGGGGACAGGACTTACAATGAACTCTAGTGTACTATCCGCTCTAAGTACCAAAGACTACATCACAGAGACAGGGGTACTTACCGCATGAACCTAGAGTTTTTCCATCGTATTCGACTAGGCCTCAAGGTAGCTACTGCGGTGGCAGATAAGCTACCAAAAAGTGAGGACTCTGCCTTTACCACTTTCGTAAAGTGCCTCTCGCTGATTGACGTCATCGAAGACGCTGTCAATCCTGGGAAAAACCATGGAGCCGCAACTCTCGTTCAGAAGTACAACCTTGACTCAACCATGAATGCTCAATTTGTGAGCTTGTTCTTCGATACCAAGCTCAAAGATGAGTTTCATGTCCACAAGTACGGGATTACCGAGTACCTAGATGTAATTGAGGCAACCTCTCCAACGCATGGGCGCCTGTTCTTTCTAGAGTACCGGTATAGCGATGGTCGAAAGGAGCCAACCTTCTACCACTCCAAGGGGTTTGTGTTCGAGGAAGCGTTCGACAAGATGTGGAGCGTCTATGACGGTCGAATCCATGTATCCGCAGTGAACTCGTCGGGTCGCATCGATCACAAGTTTACAAGCTTTGGGGTGCTGAATAGTCCGTTGTATGGTGACGCTGAGGTGCAAATGCAGAAAAGAGTGCAGCGGCATCGAGCCTGGGTAGCGCAAGGAGTACCTAGGTCCTACATGTTTTTCGGACCTCCAGGTACGGGTAAGACCTCATTCGCAATGGAATTCGCCTCTAGGTTAGGTAGCCGTATTCTCAAGTTCGATGCATCTACCCTAGCTTACTGTGAGGTGCAGGCGATGTCATTTCTGCTGGATGGCCTGAACCCAGAATTCCTAATCATCGATGATCTGGATAAGGCGGACCTGTCGAAGGTCATGCCTACAGTCCTTGACCTCCTCCAGAAGTTCAAGATTGACCACCCCAAAACATCCGTAATCTTGACCTCAAACACAACAGACTCCTTCGACGCTGGGCTTCTACGCCCTGGTAGAGTAGATACGTGGTTTGAGTTTCCTCTCCCAGCTCCCGAAGAGCGGAAGAGCCTTCTTTCAGGGTACTTGAAAGATAGCCCGATGCAGTGGGATATCGACTCTTTTGTACTCGCCTCCGAGGGGCTCTCTCAGGACTACGTGAGGGAGATTGCTCTTCGTCTCCAAAGTGGAGATACCACGGAAGAGGTAATCGCTAGCATTAAACTGATGAAGAAACTCCTTGCGGGAGTCACTTCAGCTGAGGCTAAGGATTCAGCTCCCAGCCCTTCGAATACCCGTAAGTTCAGTCCGTCTTAAGCAACGAGAACACTTCGTGGTCTAGCCACTTACCGTTACAACGCTCGGCACCACGGGAGACTCCTTCATGGTGGAACCCCAACTTACGTATCACTCGTAAGGAGGCTAGGTTCGTTGTAGCAGCTGCAACTCTAACCCTGTGAACCCGAGCTGCGAATGCCCAGGGTAGGATTAGAGTTGCGGCTTCCGTGGTATAGCCTTGACTAGCTACATCTGATCGAATCCAGTAGCCTAGTTCTACGTTATCGTGCATGTGGGAGACCCCCTCAAGACCGATAACTCCAAGAAACTTGCCTTCGTTATGGATTGCAAAACGGTAGGCCGTTCCAGAGTCCCAGTCGGACATACTGGATTCGATATACCGTAGCGTTGAGTCGAAGTCGTGGACAAATGGGACCCAAGGCAGCCATTGCTTGAGCTGTGCGCGAGAGGCCTCTACCCCCTCAAACATCCCCGTCGTGTCTTGGGTACTTAGTGGGGTGAGTTGCAATCGCTCACTTACAAGTGGGCGCATCTCACCCCTAGGAGTAACTACCAGCATTCAGGTTTCCTTAGGTTGCCGAAGAACTCGGACAACGCCCTGATGGCTTGCCAGTGGAGCTAAGGTAGTGGAGTTGAGAAGGTCATGCAGGTCAAAGACCTGACCATCGACTCGACACTCCCTAGATACGAACAACCCAACTTGACTGTAATCGTCATGAGACGGCCCATGACGCGTTCCCCTGCCTTGGATAAGGCGTACAAGGTTCCCATCCTCATCCTTTAGGTTGGACGCTGTAGGCTCGCCTTGGATGCCCTGGAAGCTGGACCCCTGAAAGTGCCAGCCATAGTTCATGGCCTTCTTAGCACTAACGCTGTTGTCTATGACCCAAGTTTTCCCTACGGTAGACTTGACTCCATCCCCTAAGGAATCGAACCTATTACTTAGGTAGGTGTCAATAGCAAGGGAGTGCTTGAGCATAGCCTCCGTGCTTGATGTTATAGACCTCGGGAAGGGCGGGATAGTAATCTCCCTCTGCGCCCACATGAGGTCGCACAACTTAGCTGTCAGTAGAGACCCATCGAGGAAGTCTGCAATATCCTGCTGCAAGCGTGCATTCAGGTTGACACGCACACCCTCTATTTTAAGGGCATCTGAGGAAACCCAAAACTCAGCGGTCCGCCCTTCGTGGGTCGAGGTGATTCTTGACCACTCGTGCTCGTAGTTGTTCCCAAGCACGTAGTGTAGGATCGCTTGGTCTCTTGCAGGACCGGCATTTGGGGGGAGCTGTAGTGCCATACCTACCCCAAGCTATAAACGATCAAATCGACTACGGACCTCATAGGTCTCAACGACCTGTAAAAGGTCTAGAGTAGGTACTTCCCCCATAAAGCGGTCTAAGAACGGCATGTCGCTTGGAATGATTACTTGAATGACATAACCCTGGAGTTGGTTGTTGACCGCTAGGGCGTACCGTAGGTGCCCATGTTGTCGATACACTTCAGGGCTCACTTTTATTTTCTCGATCGTCAGGCCTTGAGCGGCTACTTCACTAGCGATTGAGTCTAAACAGAGAGCGAATACCTTGTCATCCATCGTACCCTTCCTCTAAGTACTCTTCTTCTTCATCTTCTTCATCATCTTCTGGCTCGATAGACTCCAGGTGCCCTTCGAGCCCTTCACGAAACCGATCTACTAAGTCGTCGATTGACATAGTGTCCTTCGCGATAAGTCGCTCTATGACCCCTTGAGGGAGATCTTCATCCTCTCTACGGTCATACACCAAAAAGCTGTCTACGAGGTCATCCAACGCCTGGTAGACATGATCTCTATCTGCAAGTGCCTGTTTTTTTCGATTGGTCATTTCGAGTATTGAACTTGCACCAATAGACTATCCAAGCGGAGGGGCAGGAGGAAGGAACTTATACGAAGGCAAAGGTAACCATCCACACAGGGACTACTTCTTTGAACTCTAGAGAAGACTACATGGCGCTGCGGGTCGCTACGAGATTTGCGGCATCTCAGAACGTTACTCCGGAGCATCTGGAGGCTATCCTCAAAGTACTTGATGCCAACGCAGCCCCGGATGCAACGACTCGCATTCAACAGCTCGTCCGGTCTCTACGGAATGACGCCATTGCTCCGTTCCCTGTCACAGAGCTAGGGGAATATCTTCGTTCGCGTGGCGTAGACGAAGATGAGGTTAGCCTGGTAGAGCGTACAAAGGTTAAGGCTCCGAAAACTACGAAATCTGTTGACTTCGTTGACGCCTTCCTAGCTATGGGTCGAGAAATGGGGATCAGCGTTGTCCCAGACATGAAATTCGAGAATGACCCCGAGGCTGGGAAGGCTGTCTTGGGGTGGGTTGCGGGGTTCAAGAAGCTCAAGCCCAAGGCTCGTCAGGTTTGGTCCCAGTCTGTCAAGAAGGTTCACCTTGGCGGTCCTATGGGTTCCGAGGACGCCTCTTGGCGGTCTGGTGGAGTGATGCATCTCTCGATTCACAAAAGCTATGACGCTAAGGTTAGGACGACCCAACTTACTCATGAGTTGGGTCATGCCTTCGAGGAGACACACCGGGTTGACGGCCCTCCATGGGGTAACCCTCCATTCATCTCAGACTACGCCGAGCATAAGCCCGGCGTAGAGGATGTGGCAGAGAGTTTCCGGGCCTACATTGAAGAGCCACAGGAGCTGAAGAGAAAGTGCCCGGAGAAGTTCGAGGCGCTCAAGAAGCTCGTGTAGCATGGGACTTAATCCCAGCAAGGAATAGCTTCGATCGCTCGTAAGTCTCTACCGCTGTCGCTATCTCCGTGCGAATTGCAATGTTGTCTAGGTGGATAGCTGTAGAGGCAATGAGGTCCTCAGCCGTCACTTCGACGAAAGGACGCATATCCTTATGGATATCGGCTCTCATCTCTTTTGTGAGTTGAGAGACCTGGAACTTTTTGGCCCCATCCTGAGTCAACTTCGCGATAATTTTCTCTGCAACTCGCGGGTGATTCCGTACTAGGTCGGACATCTTCTCCCGCCAAATGTGGTCGGCAACCTTACGGAGGGTGTCTCCTACGGCCCCCTCAAGAAGAGTAGCAGCGTCTTCCCAAGCTGCCTCAGGGAACTCATGGGAGATAGGCACAAACCCAGTGAAGTGCTTCAATAGCTTCACCCTATCCGCTTGGTTTAGCTCGCCTACAACAGCAACTTTCGAGAAGCGTCGAATCATAGGCATTGGGATACGTTCCGGGTGGTTCGTCGCACTCCAAACAGCAATGTTAGGGTATCGTAGGATACCATCCATCAGTTGTTGGAACTCGGTTGTCAGGTTCGTAGACCCGAAACCTCCACGCGCATGGTCGTCATTGAGGATGGTGTCCACCTCATCAATCAGGATGAAGACCTGCTTTCCAGAGTCTTTCTGGAGCTTGAGTGCTGCCTCAAAGAGACGCTTTGGGTTCTTCTCAGCCTCGCCCTTCCAACAGGTAAGAAAGTCGGAGGGTTGAGCGTAGATGCCAATGGCTTGCTTGTCACCACCAATGCCACGCAAAACTTCTGACTTACCGCAACCTTGCGGACCGATAAGCAAGGCATTTGCCTTGTCTCCGCTCTTGCTTGGGGAGGTAGCCAGGAACAAGTCATGCCACTTTGCACCCTCGCGAATCTGGAGAATGAACTCCTTTACCTGGTCAAACCCGGATCCCACTACATCGTCAATATTGACGACAGGCTTTACTCCTGGGACCACAGTCAACCCTCCAGGAGCCTCACCAGAGAATTGGTTACCAGTCCCAATCTTACAGACGTAGAAGCTGTTGACCTCCTGGTAGTACTTGTGAAGCTCTGCCTTACGAGTGAGGACGTATCCGACCAAGTCAGTGGGCGAACAATCCGGGTCTTTAAGCCTACTCACAATCTGAGCTAGAGTCTCATTTTTGAAAGTGGCTTCCAGCTGCTCTTCTGCGGTAGCCATCTGCTGCTTGTCTCGAAACACTACGTTTCGTGGGTCCAAGTCGCTCAGGTACCCCAGAGAGGCCTCAAACACATGGTCCTTGATCCGCTTGGGCTCCCGGTAGGTGTTGGGATGTAGCCTTCGAATCCGTTGAGCTGTAGGTGCGGCAAAGTCTGCTAGCTTTACGCCTAGGTCCCTCAGGTCCTTTAGCCCGGTGCGAATGATACTCATGAGAGTGTCTGGGTTGTCAATGATTTGACCGATTGGTCCAAACTTGACTGCCTCAATCACCAGCATAGCTTTACGTAGAGAGTAGGCACTTACCTCATCTGGGTTTTTGCCATCCTTGACCTCCCCGTTAGCGTCTACGTTCGCGTAAACGGACATTGCAATGTCCGTCAAGATGGGATTCCCATGAACCTGAACCCCATCAAACTCATGCCGTTGCAGGAGAGTGTGGTAGTAGCGATCAAGGATGTTCACAATCTTGTTGCCAATCTCCACGACAACATGATCTGCCCTCTCTGCGAGAACAGTACCAGAGGCAAAGTCGTTGATCGCTGCTCGGTTCATGTTGTATTGAACAGAGAATGCAGACAGCTCCTCAATGGTTTTTGGGTGGGCCGTAAGGCGTTCACCTACCACGAGAACTTCCCCTGGGATTAGACCCTTTGCAATCCTAGACAAGGCACTGTAGCCCGTCTGAAGGGTGGAGTAGATGTCGAAGATGACCTGAATGAAGTTACCATCTACGTTATGTCGTAGATCGGCATACGGGTCTTCTGTTTCCGTACTCGTGAATATGCCCTTGTCCTTTTTTCTCGTTGTTTGGCGTACCTCCGCCAAGAGAGCATCATTCGACTTGGCTAGCGACTCAACAGACTCGTCTAGATTCGCTACGTTGAGTTCTACCGCCTTCACAATAGCTTCCAGCAGCTTGTTCGTACTGGAAACTGTGAGCATGAGGTCAATCATGGCGTTGAACGTAGTTGGGTTCAACTCTGCAACGGACGGGGTACTTGTTAGGCTATTCGACACGGGTTAACTTTCTGGAAAGGTGAAGATACCTCGCTCATAGCGAGTGAGGAGAGGATTGAAAGGGAATGCTCTAAGTGAGTAAATCCCTTGAAATACGTCAACGTTACCACTATCATCTAGAGTCACAATTGCAGCCCAAGAGCCTCTAACGCATGCAATTTTGCACGCTATGGGATCCCACTCGTCAAGTACCTTATCGCGAGCATACACCGTTCGGCCTTCAGTAAACCAACTAGGGTTCTTCTTACTCGGTCGAGAGGCCTCAATGATAGTCCAATCAGATAGTAGGTCTTGGTAGTCTGAGTAGTCAATCTGTACAGGCCATTGACGCTTGGAAGTTGACCCATACACCACCCAGTGGCATCGAGGAGGCTGAGAGATACTGAACGGAAACGGACTGTGGAAGTCCACTTGTCGTTGAGCTACTGGTAGAGTGACGCTCACCTCCAACCCGGCAACAAACGCCTCTGGAACCCCTTTACGCGCCCACTTCACCCAGGGAGCATCAATCCATTCGAACTGGAAGGGTACGGGTAAGGTAGAGAAAGTGGAGATATTGGTACTGTAGCAAGGCATTTCAAGCTTGCAGGTTGTGCTGCTCTCTTGTCTGATGAAAGAGCGTGTCGAAGTTACCCATCATATTGAAGTGAAGGACGTATGGGGGGACCCTCAACTTCTTCCAAAGGTTCCAAACCTCAGGGCCAATGTCTGGGCAAGTGTCAACGCTTAGAGGTTTTTGAGATACCCCATGGACCACCTCTCCTGTAGAGGTTCGACCGTAAATTCCTAGGGTCAACCCTTCCTCAGTAAACCCGAGGTAGACTCCGAGAGGCCAAAGGACCTCGACAACCCCGGAGGCTTGCTGTACCTGCTTGATTGTGACCTCTGGGATGGCAACCAACTCCTCTAGGTCGTTCAGAACCGCACAGTAGATGCGTACAAGGGGTCCTTCGCTCACCTTTGAGCCTGGAATCTGGGTGGCCTTGGGGGTATCCATCAGGAAGGCTCCGAGGTGCGTTCCAAGTGCTTTTGCACGAAGTCTAGAGCGGCTGCCTCATCCGCTACCTGAAATGTAGCAGGAGTCACATCGACTAGCTGGGTGAGGATCCCGTCCTTTACAAGTTCCTTGCACGTCCCCCGAATGGTTGACTCTGCAAAACCCTGACCAGTAGTCTCAAAGTACTTCGTGAGGTCCCGTACGGTACAAGGTGCCGTTGAGCCCACTAGACGCTGTAGGATGTTCGCCCCCACAAGGTAGAACGTCTTGTGCTCCTTGGGGTTGTAGTTGTGTGCCCTAGGCTTGAAGGTAGCCTCCAGCTGAGGGGAGTCGTCGGGAGTCTGCGTCGCATTGGTTTGCTTGTCCATCCAAGACTTAGCCAGCCAGGCCTTCCAAATGCTCTCTGTAATCGTAGCTGAGCGACCTTCTTTTCGAGACCTCCTAACGTAGTTCACGAACCGGTCCCACTCAAGATCACAGAACTCCTGGCGATATTGCGGATGTTGGAGCTGGAAGTCAGCGAAGTGCAGAGGAGCCCACATGGGCATAGGTTGCAGCAGGTCCTGGTCAGATGGGGTCTGACGAAGAACGATGTCTTGCCCATGAAAAGAGAGAAGCTTCTCTCCAACGTACTTGAGCGCTATTCCGACTAGTTTGAACATGGTTTTCAGCATGAGATGGAGTACACCAGTAGAGGGGTTACTTGAGGGATAATTTGTGGAGCTTAGCTTCCATCGTCGGCATGTTCTAGCATCTCTTTAGTGAGTACTGATCGATGGCCCTTGGGTCGTTGAGTTAGCTCCGCCTCAATTCGCATAAGTTGCCCTACAGCAACACGAGTTGCCTCTACTCGTCGGATCCAAGCTGTGTCAAGGGCTCTGAACCTTAGGCCAAGCCTGCCAGTTGCATGGAATAGGGCGATTCTAGCACGCTCCTCAGCCCGTGCTGTAGCTAGAACAGACCTAATAGCCTTCGCATGAAGTTGAGCTTGGGCTGGGGACCCAGTAACTCTGGACGTAATGGTAGCGTAGGCTCTACCACCATGACCGCCTACACACTCTTGGGCGTTGGCGGTGTAACTTACTGTCTTTTTCCTTTTCCTCGCAGTACCATTCAAACTACGCACCTCCAAGTGAAGGTTACGTATGACCAGTCTCTGCATTCCAGGAAGTGGTTTTGATTGACCGGTCTTCCAACGGTAGACTGTAGCTGGGATAACCTCCATCTTGGTAGCTAACTGCTTAGGCTTCCAGTTTAGAAGTTCCAACGCCATCGACAGGAGTTCCGAGAACGAGGCCACCTCGTATTGACCTTGCAGCCAGGCTCCAGCCTTTCTCAGAAACTTCTCAGACTTCTTACGAGGTAGCGTCATTTCACTTCCTAGGGGTGGGTTTGATGGGGGAGTCTAAGTGGGAGGACAGTCGCCACAAACTATGGCGAAGTACCTCTGCTACGTCGCAGGTCAGTATCGGGTAGCGGTATAGCCCTTCAAAAGGGGTACCATCTAGGGTCTTGCGCTGCGCAGCTGAGAGGGGGGTTTCGATAATGAGTCTCGTTGAGATCTGACGAAACGTCATTTTTGCGGGCACCGTCATGTGCCGTACGGCAACCCGAAACTCTTCGTAGGTCTTGTAGGTAACAGGAAGAGGCGCCTTAGGTACCATACACCCTCAATCTTGGGAACCTAGAGCAGAAGGACTCAAGCTCTGGGTCTACTAGGATCTTCGTCTCTGCAATCTGAGGGTGCTGAAAAAGTAAGGTCAAAAGGGAGTTGGCAATTCCCTGGTACCGGTACTCAGGTAGCACAAATGTGTTGACTATGTAGCTTGTTCTTTTGCCCCTGCGAGGGAGCCTTTCGTAGGCAACCCACCCCACAAGCATGCTCCCCACCTCGGCACTAAGTGCAGCAATAATGGGACTTTTACCTGCAAGTAGGTCGTCAAGGAGAATGTTGAGGTCGCTGCTCGAATCCTCACTCGTTAGGGCTCGAAACTCTGGGAGCCTAGCCAGTACCTCGGCATTTGTCTGGTACTGGCTAGGTGACCGAGACCCTAGGCGAAGTCTTCGATAGCATGCTTGAAGACAAGCGCAACCTCTCGGTTAGCTGCTTTATCCGCACGCTCGTAGCCCTCCTCAAGTGCGTTGCGGATCTTTGACGGAGGGGCGGTAGACTCCACTACCATCTGAACAAATGCTTCGGCTTTGATCTTCGTGCTGATGTCGTAGGTCATTTTACATCTCCTCAGTAGTTATCGCTACGGTAATCACGCTGCTTGTTGCGGTTACCCCCACGAGGGGTGCGACGATCCTTCATGATCTTGACGCCACCACCGTGTCGAGCCACAAGAGCCACAAGGAGTGGGCTACGGCGGGGGAGGTCTTCGGACTTGATTTGGATGCGAAAGAGTTCCATGTCTGAACCTACGGCTAAGGAGACCTAGAGCTTAAGGTAAAAGTTCATATTCTTCCAGGTCCAGCGGACCCTTTGGAGAAAAAACCCTCTTCTCGTTGAGGTTCCAGCCCGCACGCAGGGCATACTCGATGGCGCACTTTACATCTTTGGGGGTAAGAGAAGACTTAACTCCGGTGTGCTCCTCGTCGTAGGAGTTCTGTGCGGCGTAAGTTTTCGAGGCTAGACTCATCTGTAGGATCGCCCTAGTTGAGCTACTCGACATGACAGTGAGAGTAACCCCAGGACCTGACATACCCATGAGGTGGCCCTTACCTGAACCTAAGTTCCAGAAAAACAGGGTCTTACCCGTTGGAGTATCAACGACAATCTTACGGGCCCTAGGTAGAGTACTCATGACTAGATCCTCTCGAAGCGATACTTCGTAGAGTCTCCGAGAAGACTCTACGAAGTAGGTGAGCACTTACCGCTTCCTTGGCTTTTTGACGGAAGGAGGTGGTGGAGTAGCTGCTACTCCCTCTACTTTTGGGGCAGGCTTAGCTGGGGTAGGCTTAGCTTCAGCTTTTACGGGAGAGGTTTTGGTTAGGGGTCGAACAATCATAGGCTTACGTGGAGCCTTACGTGCCTCAGCTACAGGATCGGACTTTCCGCTCTTGTAGGGGCTGCTGGTCTCCTTACGCTTGCGAACCTCATGCAAAAGTCTAGCCACGTCTACGACCTGCGACTTGTCGATCTTCAGGTCTGCGACAAGCACGTTGGCTTTTCGAATCAACTCTGCTACATACTCGGTATCGTTCATCTTATACTCCTACTAGGTTGCACACCTACTAACCAGTGTACACCAGTTACCGAACCAAAGTGACTAAAAATGCGATCCAAGTTCAACCGTCGAAGCCCAGCTATAGCAGCAAAGTGGATTAGTACCAGACTCCTCCAACATGAGGTAGAGGTTACTGACATTGCACGCCTAGCCAAATGGGCAAAAAGAGCCCCCTCCGAACGACTTGCAAACACAATCCTTTCAGCGCTACGGCTTAGGATCGAACGGGATTAGGCTCTCCTCC